GTAAACGTACAGACAAATGAACGGCTCTGGTTGCGTTTGTTTGTCTGTACGTAAACGTACAGACAAATGAACGGCTCTGGTTGCGTTTGTTTGTCTGTACGTAAACGTACAGACAAATGAACGGCTCTGGTTGCGTTTGTTTGTCTGTACGTAAACGTACAGACAAATGAACGGCTCAGGACGGTATCGATCCGTCTACTTTCCGGTTAACAGCCAGATGCTCTGCCAAGTGAGCTACAGAACCTGAGATGCCAAGGCATCTACACTATACCGTAGGCATTTTTACATTTAATTAAACGCAGTGACTGTGACTAATATTGGCACAATATTAATCCCTATTACAATAATGTTATCATTTGGCTGCCCTCAAGTATTAGTAGTTACATGTATATGTGGAATGGCAGGATACGGGTACATGATGAACGATATGAATTTAATCGCTCCACTTGCGGCTGTTTCGGTGTCATTTGTTACATGTGGCCTGTGTTTAATTATTGAGCGTTGTCGCAATCCAGATTTTGAAAGCCCCCTATTACCAAAATAAGAATGCGTCATATACGTCTGTTTTATACGTAATCATTTACAGGCCTCATCCTCACAGGTTAGCAAAAAAATACTAACAAAGCTCAGGCAGATCCCCAGCCCCTTGAATAACGATATCTTTTCGCCTAAAATAAATAGTCCAACGAATGTCACCAGTACATCGCTCAACAGATCCCAGACAAAATTCATAACCACCATCGACTCTAGGCGAAGACTCTGAAGGAAGATCCACGGATCGGCAGCGTAGACTAGAGTCGGAACAATCATAACCCACATAGGTAAGGACTTCGTGGCGACTCCCTTCGTAATCGGCATCATGACTACATCGATTAGAGCCAGCAAACCTCCGTATGCGAGCACAGACCACTTTAACATCCCCTACTGACGCACAGGAATTTGTGCCCCTGCGGCAGTACAATAAAAAAATTGAAGTCCAGGATCGCTAAATTTGACTGCCCCCCAATCCTACAACTATCCATAATAATATGCCTCCCAAGAAAGCAACCAACGTTGTCGTTGAGGTCCCATCATGTCCCATCTGTGCTGAGGCCTACACGAGTCACCTCCGTAAAAAGGTCGAATGTAATGGCTGCCATAAGGAATGCTGTATCAAGTGTGTCGAACAGTACATGCTCTCGAGCATCGAAGATCCGCACTGTATGCACTGTCGAGCCGCCTGGACCCGCAGCTTCCTGAACACCATCTGTAGTGCGACCTTCCTAAACAAGACCTATTACGCCTGGAGACAGACCATCTTAGTCAATCGCGAAAAGAGTTTCTTGCCAGGCTACCAGTTGGCGGCCGAGCGAGAGATGCGAGTCCGTGATCTGAAGAAGGAAGAGAACGAACTGAACAAGGCCTACGCAGAGATCGAAAAGGAGTTCTATGCGAAACTATCAGTAATACAAAAACAGCGAGGAACTATTGGTCGCAGAATCTACAATATCCAAATGGGACGGCCTGAAGCAGGAGAGACAGGATCGAACTCCTCGTCTTCTCCTTCTCCCGTTGTATCCAGGTTCGTCCGACGGTGTACCGCCGCCGACTGTAACGGGTTCTTGTCCAGTGTCTGGAAATGCGGCATCTGTCACGTCTGGGTCTGTCCCGATTGCTTCGAGGTCAAGGGGCTAGACAAGGACTCGGCACACACCTGTACTGCGGACAATCTAGCTACCGCCGCTTTGTTGAGGAAGGACACCAAGCCCTGTCCTTCCTGCGGTGAAATGATCAGCAAGATTGACGGGTGCTTCGCTGGAGATACTCCTGTTCTTGGCTGGGATGGGAAGGTTGTTCTAGCCAAGAACATAAAAGTTGGTGATCTGCTTATTGGTGATAATGGTTCACCTAGAACAGTTCAAACAGTCTGTACAGGTGAAGATGAACTATATGAAGTAAGTCAGACAAATGGAATGACATATACTGTAAACAGTAAACACAAATTAGCACTGAAATTTAGCGGAGATCGAGTAAAATACTGGTCTGATTCAAATAATTCATGGAAAATACGATGGTTTGACCATACAACTTTAGAAATGAAAACCAAACAAATTAAAATAACATCGGACATATCAAACGAAAAAGCAAGCACTCTCATAGATGAGTTTAGATCTACTCTTAATTTCCCAGACGTTGTTGAAATAGTTATTGATGATTACATGAAATTACCAGAATCTACTAAAAAGAACCTTATGGGCTTTAAAAGTCAAGGCGTATCATGGCCATCTATTCCTGTTGATATTGATCCATACCTGATTGGATTGTACATTGGTGATGGTATTCACACTGGTGAAGCATTTGCTATTAACGCAAATCGTGATCCTGAAATCCTTCAATATCTTCTTGATTGGTGTGAATCACATAATGCTGAGCTGTGTCATGAAGCACCTTATAAGTTCTGTGTTCGTGGGAGAGGTCGTGGACTGGGACGAAAAGCTATTGGTCATGGAGCTACATCAGCAGACTGTTCTGCTTGTAAAGAAGTTCCTTGTTCCCTATGTGATCTGCCTGACAAGCCATATTCAAATATACTAGAACGTGAACGATCAAATCCATTAAAGACTCTTCTTGACAAATACGATCTAATTCACAATAAGCATATTCCAACTGATTATATGATAAATGATCGTCAGACTCGACTTGCTGTGTTAGCTGGTCTAATAGATACAGATGGGTATTTATCAAACGATGGAAAGCGGATAAGTATCTCACAATCAAAAGAAACAATCGGCAAACAAATTGAATTCTTGGCAAGATCTCTAGGATTTACCGTAACAACTCGCACACTTGAAAAGAAAGCAATCTCTATCAATGGTAGTGTTGTCAAAGATTATGCGGATCACTTTGGAATAAACATATCGGGGGATTCTCTTCATGAAATACCAACTCGTGTATTACGTAAGAAATGCGTAGCATCAGAAACGAATAAGGATAGTTTACGAACAGGGATTCATGTGAAATCCATTGGTAAGGGTAGTTATTATGGTTGGTCTCTTAATGATAATAAACGATTTATCCTTAGTGACTTTACAGTTGCTAGAAATTGTGATCAGATGTGGTGTACTGCCTGTCACAGCCCCTTCTCCTGGACCACGGGCCAGGCCATCAAGACAGGGCACGTCCACAATCCCCACTACTTCGCCTGGCTCGCCAAGGGCGGCCAGCAGACAGCGGCTCATCCTGGCTTCGTGCCCTGCGGTGGCTTCCCCAATCCCTACCATGTCCAGTCGGCCTTAGAGAAGCTCACCAAACTTGAACGCGTCGATCTTCAACAGATTCTCAGGATCTGTCTCCACATGACCGATGTGGAACGCCACCGTTACGAAAGACATCTGAACCCCGTGAACAACGAGGACATGGGAGTAAAGTATCTGCTCAAGGAAGCGGACGAAGAGGATTGGAAGGGGGTCCTGGGTCGCCGTGAAAAGGAGCGACTGAAGAGCAATGAGATCCGCGATATCCTGGATGGGTTTAACGGGGCAGCGATTGATCTGTTCCGTCGCATCGACGTCGCAAAGAAATATACGCGGGAAGAGGCCCTGGATCTTGTGGCCTCTCTTCGTTTAGAACTGGACGCTCTCCGTCAGTTCACCTTCCAGGCTATGACGGATGTGAGCAAGATCTTCAACTGCTCGGTGCCGTTCATTAACGAAAAGTGGGAAGTGGTCCATGGCAAGGTCAGCGACCTGGCTCGAAAGGCCAAAGCCGCGGAAGAAGCAGCAGCGAAAAAGGCGTTGGAGGCAGCAGCTGCTGCGTCAGGTGCTGCGAATGTTGCGGCAAATGTGTAACGATATATAAACAAACTATCTACTATTTTTATTGGATCCAGGTAGGGAATGCGATACGATCTTGTCATCGTGGGAGCAGGAGTTGCGGGACTAACAGTGGGTCTTGAGACCTTGAAGAAAAATCCATCATGTAAGATTTTGATCGTTGAACAATATGACTATGTGGGGGGCCGAGTGCTCACCCATCATCAAGGATCTCTTTCCTGGGAAGCAGGGGCTGGACGAATAGGGAATGATCATGTCTTGACTCATGAGCTGATCAAGCGGTACGGACTAAAGACCTATCCCATTGGCAACTCCGATGGGAGCCTGTATATCCGGGACGGCACAGTCCAACAGAATCCCTTTACAGATCTGTTGGCCACCATGCTTCTGCCACTGTCAGAGTTGCCTCCTAGCGTTCTTGCCACTCATACCTTGGCCGAATTAATGACCGAGGTCTATGGACCCAAAAAGGCAGCCGAATACTACAACATGTTTCCCTATTGGTCAGAAATCCATACGTTGAGAGCAGATCTGGCGATCCACAGTTTCCAGACAGAATTTGGATCGAAGGCCACCTATTCTGTTATCGCAGGGGGATTTAGCCAGATCGCAACCGGTCTGGCAGCAGATTTTAAGCGTCTTGGTGGCAAATTCCAGTTCAAGACAACCGTCAGCCGACTTGAAAAGGACGCACAGGGTTTCATAATCTGTTCCGACAGACCCGATATTCTCTGTCGGGCCTGCGTTCTGGCCATCCCGTCTGTGGCTGTTAAGAAGATCGGGGGTCTCCAGGCCATTCCTGCTCTCACCCGACTAGCCATGGAACCCCTGGTTCGCATGTATGCCGTTTTTAAGGATAAGGACTGGCTCAAGGATCTGACCAAGATCGTATCAGATTCTAGGGTCCGATATACAATTCCGATTTCTGCCGAAAAAGGGATTGTAATGATTTCCTATACGGATGGGGCTGACGCTCATTACTGGATCAAGTTCCGAAAAGAGAAGGGAGAAGACGCAGTCAAGGACGCCGTCATGAAGGGAATTCGCAAGTTGCTGCCCGATAAGGACATCGGTGAACCAACTGAGTTTGTGATTCATCCCTGGTCCAACGGGTGTACCTATTGGCTCCCTGGCTCCTATGACCCTGTGGCCGTGTTAAAGGACTCATTGAATCCTGGACCTAACCTTTTTGTTTGTGGGGAGAGCTTTTCTATGCGACAGGCCTGGGTCGAGGGAGCCCTGGAATCAGCCCTTACACTTCTGAAGCTGCCAGCCTTTCAAAAAGAATTAGCTGGATCCAAGTAGATCTCATGGACATCCACCTAATCATCGCCCTGTTCCACATCCTGTTCGTCGTTCCCATGTTCTTCCTGATTGCTTTTTTTAGATCCGATCTGCCTAGCTGGGCCTATCAGAGTCTTCTGGGCCTGGGTATCTTCGTTCTGATTTACCATGGATACAAGGCCCTAGTAAAATATGCCGCTCACAGTCCCTATCTGTGGGTCAATCTGATCCATGTACTGATCGTGGCTCCTCTTCTAATCTTCATCGGTGCCAATCAAAAAAATACCGGCAAATGGGCCTACGAGGCCTGTATCATGGTCGGCTTCGCTGCCCTCGGATATCACACCTATTCGCTCGTAAAAATGGCAAATGTCGTGGAGCCGAATTAAATTGTGGCGATATAGTATAATGAATAACGAGAACAGTGACCTTAAAGCAAGTTCAACATTTTTATATCAAAGAACAGGGGGGGGGGCACATCCTGTAAAGGTTAGTGAACATAGTGGTTTACGTAAAAATGATAAAATGCCATATCAACTTCTAGTAATAGAAACTACGGATAATTATAGACCAGCTACTTGGAATACTACCTTTGTTATGATAAAAGACTTAACACTTGAAAAATTTATTGAAAAATATATTGAAGGTAAGGAAGAATTTAAGGACGGATACTTTTCTAAGCCAGCTACAAGTGGTGGCAGACGCAGACGCCGATCCACAAAGAAGGCTCGTAAAACTCGCCGTCGTTCTAAGAAATAAGATATGATCATCATCAGATAATATCTTTCAATATCTCATGCCTCGGATCTGTCAGAGGCAGCACAATACACCCTAGACTATGATAGTAGAAATGGGGTTTAGACTTAAAGGTAACGGCACACGTCTTACATTTCACCTGTTTATCTGGTGTAACCTCCATGATATTCGCCACCTCCTTCTTCAAGTGCTTCCGCATACAGTGAGTCCGACAGTTGCCCTTGGTCGGATTCGTAAAGTCGCAGCCCTCAAAGGGGCAGACAAACTCCTCTGTATCGTCCTTATTAACAGGTGGATGACGAAGACGCATATGGGTGTCTAACGCATTCTTCTGAACAAATTCTTGCTGACACTCCGTACACACAAAGTCCAGGATGTTCTGGCACCGCTTCATGTGGTAATGCATTGTGTTCTGCTTCTTCTTCGTGATGCCACAGTCAGGACAGATATACTCATCCTTCAGCTCGTCGTACACGTATTCCATTTTCTTCGACTTTTCTATCATATCGGAGCCAGGTTGCTGAATGGGAGGGCTCTGTTGGACTTCAATTTTTTCTACTTTAGATGGCATAGAAAAATAACTGTAAATCCCTAGGGTTTCAAGGCGACTAGCGTTTAGGTCGTTTTCAATTTTGCTACAGTGTTACTTGGTAACACTCAAGCTCCATGTATAACCACCCGTTCTACCACTTCCTCCTTGGTCAGAATCTCCTGTGCGACGAACCACTCTACGACCGTCTCTCTCTGATCCCCCTGAAGCTGGAGGATCTCTCCAAACTGTTCGTGTTTATCAATCGATCCATTACAATTGAAGGTCTTTTTGAGAGCCTTGAGAATCCGGTGAAGATCGAGATCGTCGTCAAGACCCTGGACGGTTGTCACATTACGTCTCCCATTTTGCTGAATCCGGACGTGTATTTTCTGGATCGCTTTTGACTGAAAGAGATCTTCCATTTCGTCTATATATATCGTTTTTCTTAAGTCTTAGTAGAACATGAATCACTCAAAGACAGTCGGCTCTAAGGCAGAAGTTTTTCACGGTACGGCGAAGCATACCAGCGGTGGCCTCCACAAGAAGGATCTCATCAAGAACAAGGCGGGTCGCATTGTGAGCCGCAAGAAGATGGCTGCCGGCAAGAAGGCGATCAAGAGGCTGTTCGCAGCCGGCTACAAGCCCACCAAGGGCAAGTTTACGGCGATGCGTAAGGGCATGAGGACCACGAGGCGTAAGGGGATGCGTGGCGGTGCCGATGCTCTTGGAATGGCTGCTTCCGCATCAAAGGTCGGAGCGACACAGGCCCTAACAACCTTCATGGATATGGCGAAGGGCATGAAGATGTAAAAAAACTACCTGAATTGACATGATAACCAACTAAAGAGATCGGCTAACTGTCCCTTGGACAATGTATCCGATCCCTGATCAAGTACTGGATCATACCAGTACAAAGACCCCTGTCCGTCTACATTCGATCCTTCTCCAATCCTTGTCCATGCTAGCGAAGCTCCGGCTACCCTGAGCTCCTGGACGATTTCCTTAAAGTTCTGGGGTGTATAGGAACGCCTATAAGTCTGTTGGAGGGCCTTGAAGACAGTGTCACCGAATCCGGTTGCTACGTCTTCTATCGGGGCAAAAAAGACCGTCTGATACGGTTTCAAATTCTTGAGCGGTGTCGAGACAATGTGAACAAAGGTGATGGATTTGTGGAGCTTCGGCCATAGAGCCTCGGGAATCGGCAGATCCTCTGCGACCACTAGAACGTCTTTCGGACAATGAAGAATATAGGTGAGTGCCAGAGACCAGTCAACGGGCTCTCGAATCTGAAAGACGGCATCATAAGAGACGGACAGGTGTTTACTGAAGTTTAGGGGGGAATTGGTCAGGAGCACCTTGCGTTTAAATGGATGATGGAGGTCCTGGACTGACTCAAGGATCGGGGGCTGCTTGGACTTAGGAAAGGGGCCTTGACATAGGATGGTCGTTCCGTGTATCTGCGTTTGGAAAGCACTGATATGGACGGTGTCACTCATTACTTGGACGGGTGACAAAGGGTCTGGATTTTAAACGCAAATAGTAGATGATCCCCTCCTTCAAACAATTCGTTATTGCTATGGTTGTGCTTGTTCTTATCGACGCTGTCTGGCTATTAACTGCGGGCCGTCTTGCTCTCAGTATGACGGAGGCTATCCAAGGCTCGTCTGTGGTCTTTCGAATAGGGGGTGCGTTAGTCGTGTACGTGGCTCTCGCCTATCTGATCTATCAGCCTAACACGGTGTTGGAAGCTGGCCTGATGGGGTCTGCTGTGTATGCTGTGTACGATTTCACGAGCTATTCGATCTTGAAGAAGTATGATCTGAAGATTGCGATTGCCGATACGGTCTGGGGGGGTGTCCTCTTTGCGGCTACAAAGGCTGCTCTGAAATATCTGAAGGTGGAGTAGAGTATGGTGTCTACACGGAAATCACGGTCTAAATCTGGATCAGGATCCAGATCTAAATCTAAATCTAAATCAAAAGCACCGGTTCTAGCTAGCAGTAGCTCTGCTGCTGCTGATGCTATTGCTGATGCTGTTGCTTTAGCTAGTAGTTCATCATCCTCGTCCTCTGCTGCTAAACCTGTTGATCTAGAGGAATCTGTTGTTGAACCGAATACTGGGAATGCTATTACAGCAATTGTAGAAGCTATCCCTCTAAACGTGGCCGTCCCTACAAAAACACGGAAACTGTTGTCTGTTGCGAACATTAAAAGTCGAAGAACGTTGAAGGAACTAGGAAAAGGCACCTTTGGTCGCGTGAATGAGGAGAAAGTGATGTCTAGGGGAATCTCAGTTGCCACAAAATATCCTTTGAGAGAGGATCTTATCCAAGAAAATATAACTGAAATTGCCACCATAAAATATCTGGAGGGTCTGCCCCATGTATCCCAGTTCTTAGGAACCGCAAATCAAAATACAATAGGGACCTGTGTTGTCTTTCCCTGTATGATTATGGAAGCAGCCAAAAATAATCTAGGTAAACTAGTGTATCCTAATTGGGACTATACGTTTAAAACAGTCATCGGTGTATTAAAAGGCTATGATACCTTACATTCAGCCTATATTGTTCATCGTGACACAAAGCCTGGAAACATGCTAATGTCTACAACAGACGAAGTTCTTATCACAGATTTCGGCACTTGTCGCTATACGCCCCCCAATATGCCACCTTGTCAGGATGGATACACGGGTACCTACTGGTATTCAGCCCCAGAGCTATTGATTAAAAAGTATATGAAGGTACGAAGTCCTATTCGTTCGGCTGGATTATATGCGGCAGATGCCTGGTCTGTGGGAACAGCCCTGTATCAGATTGTAGTAGGGACTCCTCTTTTTACTGACGCAGATGCTCGCGGTTTGTTCGATAGCATCAAACATCATCCTCTAAAAGACAAGACAGCCCTTCATGTATTAATAAATATGTATTCAAAGCTCGGAACCCCTGTCGAAAAAGACGGAGAGATGTTTGTAGCGGACAATGCGTTCACCAAACAAGCAATTACAAGTCTGTCAGCCAGGACAAAGGAAGTGTATGCGGGGGCTACGTTAGATCAGAATCCGAAAGCCGTTTATATTCGTGTAGTAAACAGGGCCAAATTCAAGACAAATGATAAACAGCTGAGATTAGTGGCTACGATCATTCAACGGCTCCTGGATTACAATCCAGAGACTCGCTTGACCATTCGAGGAGCCTTGAAACTACTTCTGAGAGCAGGGTACATTAAGACAGATGATTTAGCACCGAAATACGACAAGGATATCTTTGATCAATACATGCTTCCTGCCCGTTTAATGGCTTCTGAAACTGCCTTAGCCTCTTCATCGTCGGCATCCACAGTCCCTTCCTGGGCCATTACAAGAAGTGCCGTGGTAGCAACCATTACATGGCTATATTCATTTAAATGGCCATTGGCAGCTGATTCAATTTATTTCGTTTTTGACAGGGCCCTTCTTATTTTAATGGCAACGTTACGTCATTTACACCATAAAATAACAAAAAATAATATTGATATTATTGGTCTAGTATCAGTCGTTATGGCAGCCTATATGTTCGACAGTACAGGAATCGGATTATCCTTGGAAAAAGCAATTAGTATGCGATCCAATATTAAACATAGATATTCAACCCTCTATAAATACGTAAAAGAAATTGTTCTGACAGATATCCAGTTTTATGGAACTACCTTCTATGATCTGTTGATACAGGAAGTTAAACCAAAAAGAGCCAATGACATAAATGCGTTGTGTTACAGATATTGTCTGTACAGCGACTTTTTATCGAAAGCCAAGCCGGCACAGGTAACGGAATTCCTACTCGAATTTGGAAAGGGTGAAAAGGATGCGACAAAAAATAATCTTGTTACAGGATTTGCCGAATATATTGCGTAAAAGTTGACTGTCATATTCATTATTTACTGTTGTAACAACAAATAATGAATCCGTGTTCTCTTGTGATGCGAAAAGCCGTTTGCTTCTATTGCGGCACCAAACAAGAGGCCGATGAACTGACAATCGGCCATCACTTTGGTATTCGGTACTGTTCCGATCATAAGACCGATGCGAAACGGGACTCGAATGCGTACCTTCATAGGACGAAAAGGGTTCGGGCGTCAGATGCCTTGAAGCATCCTGTGACTGGCCCTTTCTTCCAGGCACTCAACCATGCCCATATCCGTCGCTCCAGTGGCTCAGTAGAAGGTGGCTGGCGATTTCAGAAAGGATTCATGTACGATAACATGATTCTATTCCCTGAAGGAAAAGGTGATTGGTTTATACCGATGACGCATGACGCATCAGAGACCATCAAGAGTGTCCCGCTCAGTATGTTTGCTGAAGAAGGAGTGAGGGAGAAAAATGATATGCGGATCGGTGACCTAGTGGACACCGTTCGATCTGTCCTGAATGAAGGGATGTATAAGGAGGATTATCAGGCGACTGTTACGATTAGTGCTACGAATAGTATTGCTGAAACAGAAGGAGTTCAACTATGCTATTCTAACGGAGAAATAGGGAGGGTCTACATACCTGTAAGTCATAATTAGACCGGTGTAATGTTCCACTGGCCCCGATTAAATACGGTCATCCCCCCTGTATGACCGCGATACAGGGCTATCCAGAGGGAACAATTCCCATCTCCACAAATGATGGTCTTCGTTTTCGACATGATTATCGTAATTGCTAAGTACCACTTAGAGAATTCAGAATTCTGATCCGCATGTATAATATCAACAGTACTGATTTGTTTTTTAATGTGTCGGATTTCATCCTTGAACAGAAACGCAGTTGGAAAGGCTCGTGTCATAAGTTCAATGAATTCCGTTTCATCACTTTGGACTAGGAACCTGATATTCGGATTACTTTGTCGAAGTTTGTCGGCAAACTTAAGATAATCGAGATATTTTGGCAGAAGCGTTTCAGTGGCTTTATCATTGCCCCTATAAAACAGCGTACAGACATTCGAATAATCTTGAAGATTATGTTTCTCCTCTAAGAACGCAATACGCCGTTGAATGTCCTCAGAAGGGCTGAAAAAGCGATTTACGAGGGGAACGGTTCCTTGAAAATCTAGGGTACGATAGTCACGAAATTGGTGTCCATGGTGAAACGAAATGGGCCTGGATGGCAAGGGTAATGGGGTTTGTTCAGGATTAATAAAATAATCAAACGTCACGTCGCGTGAATCGTCTTTTGGCTTATACCATTGAAAGGATCCGCTTGAATCTACAGAATCTGGAATCGTGTTCCATTGATTAACATATTCTACTAGACACATGAGTCTGACGCTACAGCATGAGAAAAACCCGGTGCCGCCACGAGAAACAAGAGTAGTTGGTCGCATTATCTACACGTTTAGAATATTGTTTAGACCCTGTACTTCATTTGTTACGACGGTGGATCCATAGTTAGTCCATTAGTAACTGTTTCACCTGATCTGTATTATGATAATCGTTCACGCTGCTATGGAGTATGTTATAACCCTTGTACATCCACGTGTCACAATCTGTACAGCCTGTAATTTTCTTTGTATCATTTTCATGTAATGTAGATATAAACTGGCCACTGCCAAAAAAGCCACTCATAAAGGAAAACGAACTACCAGTTGAAATGACAAGAGGACTGTAAAACATTGTCGCAAAATCCTGTTCAGGTGTTTTACATTGAACAATCACCGAATAACCAATTGATTGTAAATACTCCTGTAAATAATCTGTATAGCTTTTACATGATTCTTGTTTCTGTTGATCTGCTTTATGCGTTGAACAACTGAGCAGTGTAATGGATTTGTTGGCTCTATTATTTTCAAGAGCATCCTTAAAAAAAGAGTATTTTTGAAAATGATAATGCCTATTACGAATAAAGGGTGTATCCGCACATCGAAAATGAATGACTGGTTGAGATGATCCATGTAGATTTTCTGAATTGAGTGCCGTATCAAGGAGTGAATGAAGAAGTGGTTTCATTACATAGCCTATATCCTGTTGAAGTTTGTCTTTTACGAACCAAAACTCTATACCAGACGGGTATGTCTTTTTAAACTTAGTCGCAGTAATCCCTAACTGATTCAATTCCATAAATAAGTCCTGACGAAACGGTATGTTTGACGGTAATTTATTAATAAAGGGTTTATTTGGAATAATGTAGGTAAAATCCCGCCGTTCTAAAATAGACAGTACAAGCGACCGATAATAGGTTGACAAAAAATTACCCATGTCAACCTTGTTATTTAAAGTTAATGAAACGACTGTAGATAATAGTCCATTACGATATTGGTTAACACAATATATAACTAATAACACTGTACATATTAGAACTACTAAAATTATAAAAGGGACCATCACTCTATTCAAGAACTCTAAATTATTTCTTCCAGGCCTTCTTTGCTTCTGATGCTGACTTATATAGGTCAGCAACAGTGGCCTCAGTAATTGTGTTGACATCGATACTTTTAGGGATCGATACGAACACCTTTTTCTTTAGGGATATCTTGAACATGTAGGGTCCATAGGGGCCATTGCGAATCTCATAGTCTTTAAAGGTCTTAAGAGTGGACGAAGGACTGGCTGCTTTTGCCTTGAGCTTCTCTTCGATCTCGGACCACGAGTCTGTGGATAGGACGGACAGGGTTATAGTTCCTGCTGTAATGTAGGGTCCGAATTTCCCTGTCTTTCTGAGAACTGGCTGGCCCTCAAAGGTCCCAATCGGTTCCTCGGCAACCGCTTTGGCCTCAGATACCTTTGCCACAAAGGCTCTGGCATCTGCTTCTGTCAGATCATCAAATACCACCCCTGATGGCCAGCCATAGAACACTGTGTTCGTCCCCTCCTGAAGAATCAGTGGCCCCTTCTTGCTCATGACCGCTTTCAGTCCGTCTGTTCCAAAGGTTTTCACTTTGGAACTGTCAGTAGATCCAGGAGCAATAGACCCACCAGACTTCATACTCTCATATTTGTCCTTGTACGTAGCCCAGGTATCCCTGAGCACCTGCTTCCACGGCTCTGTTCCCTTTTCCACCAGATCCAGCCTGGTTTCCATCTGGCTGGTGAATTTGTAATCGAAGAGGTGCGGGAAATGTTTTTCGAGAAAGGACAGACACTGGAGACCAAGGGCAGTCGGCACGAGCTTTTTCTTTTCGCCACCCATTTTCTTTTTTACGATCTGTTCCTGGGGAGGCCATGTACTTGTGGTGGCAGTTAGGGAATATGTTTTAAGTGTCACATCTTTCCCCACAATATCCGTGATTTCAGCGTAGCCTCTGTCTTGAATGGCCGAGAGGAGGGACGAAAAGGTGCTGGGTCTGCCGATTCCGTGACTCTCAAGCTCTCGGACCAAGGTGGCCTCGGTAAACCGGCCGGCCGGCTTGGTCTCGTGGGGATTCGCTTGTAGCTGGGTCCAGGTCAAGGAGGTCATGGGGATCAGGGCTTGGGCTTGCGTCCAGGTCGCAGCTGAGGCGTCGGCGTCCTCTTCGGTCTCTTCAGCCGTTAGGTCTGCGACTCGTCCCATGCGTTGCCAGCCCTGGAAGGTCGTGCGTCGCCACTTTGCGGTCCACGGGAAGTCGGCGTCGTCCTTTCGATGGAAGGTAACGGTACAGGTCTCGCCCGTGGCTTTTGACATGACGCTCTGAATCGCTCGTTGTCTGATCAGATTGTACAGCTTCTTGTGAGTTGGATCGGTATCTGAAATCTCGGCGATTTCCATGTGAGTCGGGCGAATAGCCTCGTGGGCCTCCTGAGCTTTAGGTCCTTCGGACGCCTCGGTTTCTTTAGGCCCTTTTTTGGACTTCTTGGCCTTCGGTTCTTTAAGTTCTTTTGGCTTGGCATCATCAGGGGCGACGTATGCGGGACCGAAGGCCTCTGTGACCCAGTGTTTCGCGTCACCGACAGCCTCCTCGGACAGGACTGCCTTGTCCGTCCTCATATAGGTAATGTGACCTCCCTCATAGAGTTTCTGGGCGATCAACATGGTTGTCTTGGGACTGAAGGAGAACAGGGCGGAGGCCTGCTGCTGAAGCGTGGAGGTGATGAGGGGATCGGGAGCATTGGAGGACCAAGGCCTGGTCACATTCGAGTTTACGATGTGAGGATTTGCTCTGTCCGTGTAGCAGTTTTCCAGGAAGTTGAGGGCATCGGCTTCGTCTTCAAGTTCGTCCTGAAGAGCTGCGGTAAATGCTGTATCTTTTGCTTTGAACTCACCTGTTAGTCTCCAACTAGATGCCGCCTTGAAGGCCTGGATCTGTCGCTCCTTTTCGACCACGAGCTTTAAAGCAGGAGTCTGACAACGGCCAGCAGATAAGCCTCTGGCCACATGGCTCCACAGGATGGGACTGAGCGTGAATCCGATCATCATATCCAGCATGGATCTGGCCTGTTGAGCATAGATTCGGTCCATGTGGAGTCGCCTAGGGTGTTCCATGGCCGCCTGAATAGCAGTCTGGGTGATCTCATGGAAGACAATACGGGGCGTTGTTGCTAAAGGAAGCTTGAGGAGAAGAGCCACAGAATAGGCGATGGCTTCCCCTTCTCGGTCATCGTCTGCCGCCAAGTAGACCTGTTCGGCTCCTTTTGCCGCGTCCTTTAAGTCCTTTTGGACCCTACTCTTGGCCTCCAGGAACTGGAAGCGAGGCTCGAAGTCCGTTGTGAGTCCCACGGCGTCCAGGGTCTCTTCTAAGGCCCTGATATGACCCATGGACGCTTTTACGACGTATCCGGGTCCGAGAAATCCTTGAATTTTGCCGCATTTTGCGGGGCTTTCAACGATTACGAGTTTCATGTTGCTAACTAGTAGCTTTAGAGAATTGTTCAAATTTATTAGGTAACAATAGGGACATGAATACTACAGGAACAGAGATAATACCTCTCTGTAGCGAGGTCATAGGAACGGCAGTCGGCATGGGTCTATTGGCAGCTATTAGTATTGTAACCTGTGCTTCTGTTTACGTATATCGTGTTAGGAGAATTGCTAGTCGGTGTCCCTACTGTGACGAACAGGTTGGGTCTGAGGTTCTGAGGGAGCACTTGGGGGGGTGTGCGAAGCATTTGGAGCACTGGGCCTTGAAGAAGGGGGATCTGGCGTCTACCGGTCAGGTCATCTATGTTCGTCCCGATCGGGCCGTTAGTCGGCGATCTGTATTGAATGTTTAGTGCTTGCGGGTTTTACGGTGTTTTCGGGTTTTATTTTTTTTGGATTTGCGTTTGCCACCGCCATAACCTGGTCCACCTACTGTACCTAATGACTCAGCAAAAATCGTTGATTTACTGTGATTTCCGTATATAGCGTTATTAAGTTCTTTTTTTTCTTCCATTACTCTTGCTCTTGCTCTTGAGTTGTCTGCTGCTTTCCTTTTTAATTCAAGATATTCTGATACAAAAGGAGTGGATGTTATATACTTATTAACGTTTTGTAAACTTTTTGATAGGTCTTCGCGAGCCTCTTTTAAAAGTTCACGATTTACTGAATTACCTGTTTCTCGCTCCGAATTAGTCATTGTAAGGTCATCAATAAATACATACGCTACCCTCTTTTCACGAAAATACTCACGATTATTTTCATCATTATCGATACCCTCAAACGTAGGTGTTGGCATTAATTTATAAAAAGTACCAGTAACAACACCTTTAAAATTCCAAGCGTCATTATATCCATATTCTAAACCATATTTAAGCAACTGAGGCTCACCAATTTTTATAGTCTCCACTTTTCCATCCTTGAATTTTATTTTAAACGAACCGCCTTCTATTATATTAGAATTTTTTATTTTATAATCAATTCTTTCTACACTAGGATTTTTTATAGCGTAATCAAGTTCTTCTGTAGGAATATAACGTATTAATTGCCCTTTTGTTAATTTATAAAATGTACCGGTCACTTTTTCGACATAAACTCTTGCCTTAGTTAAACTATAAGGCCACATGCCCCACCTAGAGGCTATCATGGGTCTCGTTTCAGACATTCTAAACTATATCTAGAAATATACTTTAGAATCGTTTCTAATTTTCACCGTATACGCAGTCGTCCCATTGTGAGTAATCTGTGCTTCACATCTAGTGCTTTCGAACCTTTCTAGTTTTAGTTTTAGTTTTTTTGGATCTGCGTTTACCTCCACCTACTTGTATACTACCACTCCTTAAAGGAGTTACATGTTTATGTTTTGCTTCGCCCTTATATATCTTAGCTTCTTGAAATGCGTCAGTCGCGTTTACCCATGCTTGATCGAGTATCTTAATTTCCATAAAATTAAGAATATTTGATTCATTATTCATTATTGTAGGATACCTTATTTTAATAGTAAGTAAGGGGTCTTTAGCGGTAGTATTTTTTTGATTTAAATATAATAATACGCCCGTTCCAGAATTAATAAAATTAGTTATACTATACTCCCCTATATATACACTCTTATGTTGTTGTAAATTATCCATTATAATCATTAATTCATTATCAATATATTTATCTGACTTACCTATATAATCTTTAAATAAATTATAATAAATCTGTATAGGGTTTATGTTTGATTTTGATTGATTAGCCCCCATACTCTAATGTAACGTTCTAAAATCATTCACGCCTAAACAAATCTTTCTTCCAGTAATGAACACGTATATGTTACCGACAACATCTCTCCAAGTGTCCATTTATGAACTCGTGGTAAGATGTTTTTACCGTAGATTGGAAGACGTCTGATACGCCATTTGATCAGGATTAAGACGCACATGTGTTTCAAGTTAGTCGCCGATCTGTGCTGAACGTTTAGTGCTTGCGGGTTTTGGATTTGCGGTTTTTGTGTTTTCTGGTTTTGCGACTTTTACGTTTGCCTCCCTGAATACTGAATTTAGTGTTAACAGGATCTTTTAAACTTGTATATCCATTACTACGTCTAATATTATTTTGATTTTGCGATGGTAATGATCTTAATATAGAATTTACCTCTGATTTACTCACTCCAGCGGCTATCCTTTGTCCTATCATTGTTTTTATAAATTCATTGTCTTCGTCTAGTTGTTTTTCTCGTTTTGGTTTTAGCATATTATCTAATACAGTTCTAATTTTGTCAGTTAATGGTGAATTGCCTGGAATTTTTTTTGCTTCAGCTTCCAAATCCTTTCTACAAGGTACGATTATATATTTGCTTTCCTCAAACACCAACCCATATGGATAGGGGTTTTCATACTCATAATTATCAACCAGAAAGTAACGGGAAGCAGCCATAAATCCTTCTTGTGGGTGTCGTTTGTATACCAGTCCCCCCTGATAAACCTGGTAATCATCAGCTATCCATACAAAACATTTATCTACATAGTTTTTACGTGTAATATCAGTTCCTAGCAGTAGTAGAGCAGGGTCTGATTTAGAAAGCTCTATTGCATAATTTACTAATAATTTTTTAATTTCATCCCCTTCCTTCTGTTCCCTAGCAAACTTTTTTTTTCGCCCTTCTATGTTTATACCATTATGAAGATTCCAGAATGTGGATAACAATGGCATTGTTCTACTTAATCCTCTAAAATAATTCACGCCTAAACAAATCTTTCCTCCATTCCAGTAATGAACACGTCTACGTTGCCGACAACATCACTCCAAGGGTCCATTTATGAACTCGTGGCTCGGGGCAAGAAAGACACCTATTTTGCCGTAGATCGCAAGACCTCCAGTCTGCCCTTTAATTCTAAGTACGAGTTGTCAGTCGGCGATCTGTGTTGAATGTCTAGTGCTTGCGGGTTTTGGATTTGCGAGTTTTTCGGTGTTTTCGGGTTTTTCGGGTTTTTCGTTTGCCACCCTGAATACTGAATTTAGTGGTAACAGGAATAGATTTTTCAGGAACATAATTTTTCAAATTGATATATTTACTACTACGTTTAATACTATTTTGATTTTGCGGTGGTAATGATATTAATATAGAATTTACCTCAGATTTAGTCGCTCCAGCTTCTATCTTATTTTTTATCATGCCTTTTATAATGTCATATTCTTCTTTTCCTGGTTGTTTTTGAAAATATGCTTCTATTATATTTTCAATTTTTTGAGCCTCAGTGATGTTACTTGAGTTTTCACTAACTAGTTTATCTATTTCAGCCTTTGACGGCACAGGTATAAATACATACCTCCCCCACTGCTGTGAGCCCCCCTCCATATCTTCATACCAAGGACCCTTCATCTCCATATAAATGCTTTGTTCTGAATCCTTACTCTCACTATAGGGGAGGGATTTACGGTTTCTATCCAGAGCATTTATAAGCAAATTATAGTATATTGGAATATATTCATTATAAAAATAATAAAATGGATCCTCCCTCCTCCAGTTATCTTGTAACTTACCAAGATATTCTGGTATTCTACTAGCAAAAGGGTTGCTATAATTTAATCGTACATAACTAGCCCCCCCCTTAAGCTTGTCTAAACCAACTGCTGATTTTCTATCTGACTGATACAGCTTTAATGCCATTTGTTCCAATGGGTTTGTATACATTGTTACCCGAGGTTGTCTATACGCATCTAAACTTTTACTTCTATTTATTGGCTCAGGTTCGACCTTCTTCTTGGGGGATATCCAACTGTATTCATCTGGGTTACTTGATCCTGACATAATTCTACCTATCCCTCCTAAAATAAATCACGCCTAAACAAATCTTTCCTCCATTCCAGTAATGAACACGTCTACGTTGCCGACAACATCCCTTCAAGGGTCCATTTATGAACTCGTGGCTCGGGGCAAAAAAGACACCTACTTTGCCGTAGATCGCAAGACCTCCAGTCTGCCCTTCAATCCCAGCTACGAGTCATCCGCTCCTTTTTTACAGGAACGCAGAACCACCGTACCTTTGAACGCACCGCAGTTCGGGAATACCTTCGAAATCGAACTGGACCGGTTCGGTGATATAATCACAGACGCAAGCCTGTTAGTTGATCTGCCCACGTGGCTGCCCCCCTTGCCAACAAACAACAATCTGTCCGCACCGACCAATAACACCAACAATCTGTCCAATGACCCTAAGATTGCCAATTCTCTGTATCATATTACGGATGTTTCAGGAGTCAGTTACGGCTACACAAAATACATCGGTCTGTATCTGTTCGAGAAGATCCAGTTTCTCCAGGATCAAATGCTGATCCAGGAATGGTCAGGAGATTCCCTCTTTATGACAGGGTCCACAGAAGGCTCCTGGAATTCCATATATTTACAGGATCAGTATCTGGGCGGCATCGATGTCGGATCGTCTGTTGGGAGGGCAATTGCTTTTAGGGCGACCCCTGGTCGGCTCCGACTGAGTCTGCCCTTACCTGGGCTCCAGACGCCAGGTGATGGGGGCTTTCCCATTTGCTGTATGCCCAATCAGGCCTACCGGCTTCGCATCAAGCTTCGACGGCTGGAGGATCTGGTGGTTGCGTCCAATGGGGCCTATAAGCCTGAGCCATGGACCAAAACCTTCCAGTACCAGTTGCCTAATACAGATGGTTCAGGATCCACTCTGTTCACGTTTGATCCTGTTAGCCGTGCCAACATTGGTCAACCCACGATTTTGCTGGGAACAAAGCAGGCCTATGTGCCTGCTGACATTCGAAAAGGCCTCCAGGATAACAGGCAGTCCATTCCGTTCCGAAAGTCTTTTGAGAACGTCTTTACGATTGGGGAACTGGATTACAAGCCATTAGATCTCAGTGGAGGAATAGCGACGATCACGCGGCGACTGGATGCTCGGCATCCCGTGGAACGCATCCAGTTTGCCTTTCGTCAAGCGAATATGCTGGACCGCAATGTTTATACAGACTTCACGGATCCCTATGCCTATGACGGAAAGTTCTATCAGCAGGCCAAGCTCGTGATTGCGGGTAGGGACAGGGAACTGGAATTCCCCCCGTTCGTCTGGGACGACGTGATGAACTATGCGAAAGATGAGATTGATCCAGGATATAATTTTAGTGAGATGCGATGGAGCCTCGGGGATCAGATGAACAGGATAAGGCCGTTTAGTCGGGTGCCAGAAGGGACTGTGAATTTCACAACGGCGGATAGGCCAACGTTGTGGCTTCAGTTGAACGACGTGCCACGCCAGATTATTTCGGGACAGAGAAAGGTGGACTTAAGGGTCGTCATGGAAAGCTGGAACGTATACGAGATTCAGGAGGGACGAGGACGGATGTTGTTTGCGAATTAATTTGATACAGATCAATAGGGATCATGAGGGTCGGGATAATCACGATGCCTTTTAAAGGTGTTTCCTTTATTACGAAAACACTTGTGGACTGGTTCAAACGAGTCAGTATTGAGGTTATACCGATTCCCTTTACGACTCCCTTGAAAGACGCACAGGTGGTTGTGAAAGGCATTGATAGTCTCTGTTTACAAGGCGGACCTGAGATACACCCTATATACAAGAAACTGGCATTCAAGATGTTGGATCTAGCGTCTGACGCTAAGTTACCAGTCTTCGGCATCTGTCACGGGTTTCAAATGATGCTCTTATGGGCAGGGCTGAAAGGTCTCGATCACATTCCCAGAGGTCCAGGATCTGTCTTACAGGTTAGCTGTGATAGTCAGATTCTTAAAGGTCGTGATTTAACGGTGAGTTCTAAGACCTTTCTCCATGATTACGGGGTCTACCATGATACGTTTGTAACTACCAAATCGTTAACGAAGACCTTCCGATTGTTGACGGTGTCCGAGGACAGGGACGGAAAGGTCTATGCGAGTGGGATTGAGGGACTGGATCTGCCCTTCTGGGGATTCCAGTTCCACCCTGAATTGGATCGTGGGCTGGACTGGATGGCGGACTTTTTTAAGAGTCAGATGCGGGGATCTGGTCATCCGGTTTCCGAGGAGCCATATGCGTTCGGCAAGCCTGTTGTCCTATGGGAAAAGAAACAGTGCTACGTGTTTCCTGGTCGAACGGGCCATCAAAATACTCGAAAACGCCGAAACAAATTGTAACAGATTAGTAGATAGATGAATAAGAGCCAAAGGGAGGAAAAGAGATTAGGGTATAATAAAAATAGTTCAACATTAAAAGACGCATTCAAAGAACTAATACATAAAATAGTTGTAAAGCTAATATATCAAATTGATATTAATAAATATCAAATGTCGTCTTTTTTTTCAAGTTTAGATGACGAACAAATAGCATTGAATCATGCTATTGAAAATATTTTAGAAACACAAGACTATAATTTTTTAAGAGCATTTACATTGTTAATAACTAAATTAGAAAGATATAAAAAAGATCACCCAGAATTAAATGATAATTTTACAAAGCTTTATGATATAATAACGAAGGATGAACTTGTCGCCTTTATAATTGATATATTGAATGAAACAAATATGACACATGTATTTAATATAAATGCTGGCACATATACAGGCTACATTAATATTTTATCTTTAATGATTGAACGAAATAACATACTTGATAAAGAGTCAAAGAAGAGTCTTATAGAAGATATACAAAAATTAAGTAAATCGTCAGAATTACAGAGTAAAACGAATATATTAAGGGACACTAGATCGACTCGTAAGATTTCTGGAGGGTCTCATAAAAAACGAACCCAAAAGCGTTCTAAACGATCCAAGCGATCCAGTTCTAGACGACGATGAGTGCGACATTTTATTTACCGATCGATAGAGGTAGGGCAGAAGTCTTGTTACAGAAGTTCCCCCAGCATCCCATTATGCGTCCTTGTTTCTACAGCAAAACGAATCCTAGAATCTTTGCGGTCTCGTATTCGAAAGGGGGCAAAATCACTCATAGCCTCGTAGAACGATCCTCAGAAGGAACCTTCTATGAAATAACAGTACGTCAGAATCCTGACAATAGCAAGGTGTTCTTGAAGGGTCTTCATTCCTTCAAGGACATGACAGAACTCGAAATAGTGATCAAGAACCTGTGTAGTGGGGAATTCGATGAAGATCCTGTTGATTGCTAGAAGACTACTAAGCAGTCTTCTTTTGTCGAAATAGCTAAGCTATTTCTTACTAAATGAAAAGGATACTCCCTTTTTCGGTTCCACCTTTTTTTCAGGCGGCATCGGTGCTTCCAGAACATTGACGGGTGGCCTTACAACGGCAGTGGTAGGCGGCTTGTTCTCTGGCACAACAGTCCCAGGCTTCGCCGGCACAGTCGGCAACGTACTCAGCCATTTACAGACGGCCACGTGGTCTGCGTTGGTGTATGGCGGTAGCTGTCGTCCTTGGACAATTGCCGCAAAGGACGGGATCTGTCTAGCACCACAGAATTTCAGAGAATAATCATTTACGTCAACGTCACACAAGTACCACTTGATGTCGTTACGATAATTATAGACGGATGCCAGCTTCAGATTCTGGCACGGCCTACACCAAGATGCCGTAAAATATATGATGACCAGGGGATCCTCATACGTCTGGGGCTGGAGCAGCCTGGTTTCAAGATGCGGCTGGCTCAGGGGGGACATCATCGCCTTTACCTCGTCGTTTGACATCGCTAAACGCTTCCTCATCTCGATCGGGTTTGTCGTTCCGATCATCCGTATTCTGATAGGCCCTTCGTAAAGAAATGGTGACGGCAGACACGATTATGAGGCCTATGGTGAGGGACAGAAAGAGTGCTAAAGGGGCTGTTGTATCAGGGATAATGAGATCGCTTCCTCCTCCCTGTTGACAGGACTTGGTTCCAGGAAGAGATTCTCGGATCTTGCTGAGCTCGGCTAGATTGGGAATCTTCTTAGACATCGAATCGTCAAACAACATCTGTGCTTTTGCGGCGGCATCGCCCGAGACAACTTCATTGACAACTGCCGCCGCCATCCCATACGAGACTCGGAGGGCCTGGATAAGTCCGTCGAGCAGAGGGACGACAAGGTTGATCCCTGGAATAACAGACAAAATGCCTCTTAGCGTCTGGAGGAACCAGATAAAGAGCTGGGCAAACATATTGTTACAGGGGGGCATATTGGAGGGCTTGGGATAGTCAAAGTAGTTCCAGTTCTGTTCCAACAGTTCTTCGGGTTTGATAAAAAAGACATATACACGGTACAACCACCATACTATTGCGATCGGGGCCAGAATTAACGAAAACAGGAAACAGATTCGAAACATGCCAGAAAGGGTGTCTCCCACGAGAAACGAATCGCCTCCAATAATCCCCAGTGAAAACAGGACTATCGTGTAAATAAAAAAATTCGCATGCTTACCCTTACTGTCATTGGAAATGGGGGCGTCGTCCCGTTGAAATCGCCCTGCGGCAAGACCCATAGGACCCAAGCCGGGAATGCTAGGACCCGCAAATTTAATGGAGGGCTGATCTGCTGTCGCAGAAATTAGATCGTACATCCACCAGTAGCCAAACGTACCCGAATTGACGAGGAGCTTGGCAATAGCCGTAAGAGGCGATCCTAAATATAAATGATCCAAGCCGATTAATCCGAAAAAGACTGCGAGGAACCAGTACCAATTATAGTCTAGGTTCGCCTTCTGCCACGACTTTAAGGACGTGACGACGAAGAGGGATTTTAGATACTCCATAGGGACAACTCTGTTAGATCCCTATGGAATATTTACTGTGTGTTTCACACTTGCTTAGATCGTGAACAAGACGCCGCCGAATCCATTGACCACACGGAAGACGTTGTAATTCGTGGCGTAAATGCGAATGGTCGCATTGCCAACGGTAGAATTGGCTGAATTAAAGAGGAGCGGGTTCATCGTGATCTGCCAGTTCACGGCATCAATGCGACTCGCATTCAGTGTGCCCGTGGGCTGGGCGTCCTCAGGTCTCAAGGCGATACTGTAATTATAGATGTAACTCTGAACAGGCGTCGTCGTATGGTGATCGTAAGGCTGTTGAAGACGGAAATAGGGTGCTGAGCGGACCTGGAACCGGTCGTATCCGTCTAGCTGAAGGAGGGCCTGGCTAATGAGATCCGTGCGGACCTGGCCCTCTTGTAAATACGAGGTGACATTCGGACCCACGGGCTCATTAATGGCTAAAGAGCTGTAGTTGAAGAACTCGTGGACCTGGTCCATAAAGGTGCGGCGAACCACGAAGATGAACTCCTTGATTGGATGATTGAAATCCGTCTGGATGTTGATCTGGTTCTGGTTCGGTGTGATGGAAATAATGGGGGTGTACTGGATCTGTTCGATCAGATACTCGTGACTCTGACTCACGAAGCGGCGACGCTCCTCGACATCCAGGTAGACGTAGTCGCCCCAGAGCATCATGGAGGTAATGGACGCCGGATTGACCGTGAGGGATCCATTAGGGGTCGTCAGGAGCCTTTGACTGTAAAACAGGCTCTGAAGGGGAGCAAGGGTCAGATTGATGCGAATGGGATGATATTGAAGGGCTAACAGGGGAATGTAGAGTCCGGGATTGCGACAGAAATAGAACTGGAGGGGGATCTGGAGGGACAGACCTGGGCTATTCGGACCCGGAATCAAATCGGGTACCTGGTATCCGTCCACTCTGCCGATCATATTGTTCAGAGCTTCGCGTTGCCCTGGTGGTGTTGACAGCTGCTCCCAGATCTCCATCCATTCGCCCGTCTGCTTATCGATTTCCTGTTCGCCCACTTCAAAGGTGATCTCTGTGATCAGGGCATTACCAATACCATTCACATAACTTACCGGTGTGTTGGAACTGTCGTTCAGGGTGAGCTGTGGCAACAGAACTTCAATGTAGATCTTACCAAGCAGATCGCCACGTCTAGGAATCAGACAGGTAATGCGTTGGCCGAAGTTCGCCGTACCGTCAAAGTACATCGGTTGAGACTCTGTGGCGAAGTTTGTATGTCTACGATACACCATTTTAAAAAAGGAAATCTGGGGATTTCCTGTTAGGAACGTGTCCTGCTTACCCATGGCGACGAGCTGTAATAATCCTCCTCCTGCGGGCATCCTCTGTTGTAGCTGTAGGTGTTTTGTGAGGGGGGAATACACGGAGGATTAGATTTATCTTCCTTGAAGAGAATGTCTGTTCGAAGGCCTGCGGACTTAGGATCTGTGTCTTTACGGAATATACGGCCTGTGAATCCGCTCACGAATCAGACAGTGTTCCCTGGATATGTTTTGTCCATGGATCAACAGGGGAATAGTGTTTGGGTTCCGATGACGGGAGGGGGTGGAACGGGAGTTACTGGACCGACAGGGTTTACTGGATGTACAGGGCCTACTGGACCACAAGGGATAGATGGAACAGCTAATAATACTGGTGCGACAGGGCCTACTGGCTACACGGGACCTACAGGAGCAGATGGAACAGCAGCAAATACTGGGGCTACTGGACCTACTGGCTACACAGGACCCACAGGAGCCGATGGGACAACAGCAAATACAGGGGCTACAGGGCCTACTGGTCCAGGTGTTAATCTAAATCAGGGAACAGGAGGAGCCCTTTTGTACACGGATACTTCAGGGAATATATATTATTCGAGGTTTGCGAGTGTAATCGACGATTCCTTAGGTGGTACAATAGTGTTAATGGATGTTTCCAATAATCAAAGTATAAAATTAGAATCTGATTTCAATTATAAAAGTCGTATTTATGTGAACACAAGTGGTAATCAAGGGTCCTCATTTGTAACAATAGATGGAGGTATTCACGGGCCCAATCTGTTTGAGATTCTTTATCAGGGACAGACAGGTGGTAATATTATATCATATGACGCTAGTAATTCTGGCCAACCGATTGTAAAGGTTGGAAAGGATCAAATTGAGTTAAATTCTTTTGCCCAATCCATATCAATGAATGGATCTGTTGGAGTCTATGACCCATCACAAAATCAAGTTATCGGATTATTTGCCGCCTTCAATAATAATGGTCGTATTACATTAACATCAAATGGAACAGATGGACAAAACCAGTTTACAGCAATTGACGGAGGAGTAAATGATGTTTCAGGTACTTTTGCTATTCGAGCACAAGGTACTACAAATATCATAGGTTATACACCATCTGATCATGATAATGTAACGATTGGAGGGTATAACGGACTTTTAGTTAAGACAAATTTTACTTCTGGACCTCTGTTAACACCAAGTCCTATTGGAGGACAAATTCTTTTAGGTGCGAATGACACTAGTAATATATTTATAAACAGTGCGGTCATGGGACCTAGTGTAAGTGGTTCAATAAGTTTAGGTTCGACAGCTAATCAATGGTTTAATATGTATGCTTCTGGTACTAAATCGTTTGTAATTCCCCATCCAGATCCGTTAAAAAATAAAACACATCGTCTTAGACATTGTTGTGTTGAAGCTCCAACACGAGGCGATAATTTATATAGATGGACGTTAACAACAACAAATAAAATGACTGTTCAACTTCTACCCTCATATTCACCCTTTTTAAACAAGGATTGGCAATTTTTTGTGAGTCCAGTAAAATCATTAGGATCAGGATACGTTATTATATCTGAGGATGAAACAAATTTTACGTTACATGTATCAGACGATGAAACTTATAATGTTCTCGGTATTGCTACCCGTAAAGATGAAGGAGGTAACTGTTTTGATAAGACAGGAGTTGAATTTGAAATAGAATAGGAAACGAGCATCTAAACCCCATCCAGTTAATATCCCCTAAGAATCAGAATGTCGGCCAGGAAGACTCTGGATATTGATTTCATCACCCTACGGAAAATCAGGGCTGTCGACCCCTTAACCAATGCCTTGATTACCCCGAACTTCATCTTGGCCATGGATAATCAGGGGCAGGCCCAGTGGGTAAACACATTGTCCAACATCAACACCTATGGGGGGGTCACGGGCTTCACGGGCCCCACGGGACCGATCAATCAATCTGCTATGGTGACTTTAGTGGCGAATTCGAATCAGACCTTTGTATCAGGAACACCTTCTGTTGTTGAGTTTCCTTCCATAGATCTAAATAATTCCACAGCGACCAACTTTGGGATTACCTGGGATACGCTTGGATCTGTGTTCACAAACACATCTGATGTGCCGCTTCAGGTACTTTTGACCTGGCAGGTCGGTTGGAACCAGCTCCCTGGAACAAAGGCTGAATATAAATCCTTGACGACCTATACTCAAGTGAATGGAGCCAATAGCTACGGGTATCAAACGAATGACTATGGGCTTGGAAACATTCAGGGAAACGCCAATCCTAGCCAGACATCTTCCTGTGTTGTCCTCTTGGATCCGAGCAGTTACTTTTCTATTTATGTGAACCAGGTTAATAATGCCGGCTGTCCAGCGACAACCAGTTCTGCTTCCAAGCTCATCATAACCCTCGTTCAGACGGGACCACAAGGAGATACGGGAGAGATAGGGCCGACAGGGGTGACAGGATTGACAGGGCCTAGTGGATTAATGGGGCCGACAGGGTACACTGGAATGACGGGGCCGGCTGGAGGAGAAGCCTTGGTATTGGTGACTGATAACTTTATGGTTGGTGGTGGCTCAGATACAAGTAATAATGTAGGATATTCATATGATGGGCTTAATTGGAATACAAGCAGTTCTGGTAGCAGTCTATTCACAACTAATTGTGTAGCATTAGCATGGAATAGTGCTCTTTGGATAGGGGGCGGACAAAAAGACGGTTCAGGGATTATTGGGTATTCGTCTGATGGAATTAATTGGAATGATTCGAGTTCAGGAAATTCTGTATTTGTGGATAGTCAATGTAATTGTATCGCATGGAATGGATCCATGTGGGTTGCTGGGGGAGGTTTTCAGGATGCTAACACAATAAATAAAATCGTATATTCCTATGATGGTATTACATGGACACCCTCGTCATCAGGAAATGCGTTGTTTACAGATTTTGATGGGGGTGGGTCATGTAATACAGTTGTATGGAATGGGTCTTTATGGGTTGCTGGAGGAAGTCCACACTATTCTGGAAATAACACGTCTATGATATATTCCTATGATGGGATTAACTGGATTAAATCTGTTTCAGGAACAAATGTGTTCAATGTATGGTGTAATTCTATCGCATGGAATGGGTCTTTTTTCATTGGGGGAGGTAATAGGAGTAATAATCCAGGAAATGACATTGGCTTTGGCCATCTCGGTTATTCAACAGATGGAATTAACTGGACCGATCTATCAAACAACAATACTGTCGACGCCATTTGTCAAACAGTAGCATGGAATGGATCTCTTTGGGTAGCAGGAGGACAGGGTTCTAGTTCCATTGCTTTTTCATCCGATGGTCAAACATGGTATCCAGGTGATAATTCAAATATATTTGGTGGAATATGTAATAGTGTCGCATGGAATGGATCTGTCTGGGTCGGGGGGGGACAAACAAATGTTGGTGGTGGTGTAATCGCGTATTCCACAGATGCTAGTGGTTGGACAATTTCTAGTTCAGGATCTTCACAGTTTTCAAGTGTATGTAACACATTAGCCAGTCGACGTCCTCTTCCTTACGTCGGTGAAACCGTTGTGCCGCCCATTTTACATCAAGCTACAGGACCTACAGGAGGAGCTCTCGTATTTACCAGTCCAACAGGTACCAACAACATGTACTACTCGAGATTTCTGTCATTGACGGAAAGTGATGGGACTGGGACTCTTGGAGTCAACGGATCGGTTCGTGTAGGGCCAACAGGAACTATATCTGCGGATACCAGTGGAAACCTCCTTCTGAATACAAGTCTGTTACCAGCCACTGGCTATGCCTATGACCTCGGATCTACTGGGATGCCTTGGAACGAGCTATACGTTGGAACGGGATCTGTTCACATCGGACCGACGGGAACAATATCTGCTGATCAAACCGGCAATATGCTTCTAAAGGTCAATGCCTATCTTGGTTTAACAGGTCCTCAGGGATTTAGTAGGGTATACGATGAAGTGTATAATCCTCTTCCTTCATCTACCGTGTTAACAACTGGAGCATCTTACACTCTTCCAAGCGAAACCGGTCAATACTTGGTTGAATTTACTCTATATGGTGGGGGAGGTGGAGGAGGGGGTAGTCCTAATAATGAGTGTGGGGGAGGAGGAGGAGGGGGATCTGGTTCTGTTACGAATGGACAGGTACTACTTTTGCCAAATGCTGTAATAACGTATTCTATTGGCGGAGGAGGGAGTAGTGACACACCAGGAAATGCTACAACATTAACAATTAATTCATCAAGATCTCCCCCATTAACATTCACGGCTGCTGGCGGAAGTGCTGGGGGGCAAGGTAGCATTGGAGATAATGGTGGTAATGGAGGAGCAGGAGGCGAGTATGGAGGAGGAGGAGGGGCGGGACTCTCCTTTGGGAGCAACCCTGGCCCTGGAATAGGGGGAGTTGGATCAATTCAATCTGGAAGTATTGGTGGGACTAATAATGGAGGTAATGGGGGAGGGGGTATAAATGGCGGAACAAGTGTAAGTGGAAAAGCGGGGGGAGGGGGGGGAGGTATTGGCGGCGGAATAGGCGGAAGTACTGGTAATGGTATGGTTGCGACATTGTTTGGCTGTGGAGGGGGGGGAGGAGGGGCACCAGCGTCTACTTTCACTTTAGGAGGAAATGGAGAGCAGGGATATATTGTTCTTAGTATTACGCAACTTATATCAGACAGTTAGACATATAATCAAACTCATATTATTAGATTTATATATCTGATAATGTGAGCATCTAAACCCCCACCAGTTAATATCCCCTAAGAATCAGAATGTCGGCCAGGAAGACTCTGGACATTGATTTTATCACCCTACGGAAAATCAGGGCTGTCGATCCTGCGACCAATGCCTTAATTACGCCGAATTATATCTTGGCTATGGACGCAGAAGGTCAAGCAAAGTGGGTCAATACCCTGTCCAACATCAACACCTATGGAGGACTTACAGGGATGACGGGGCCCACGGGACCGATCAATCCTGCGGCTCTTTTAACCGTTACGGGTGGGCCAATTCCAGGACTGATAGGGTATATTGGGCAAACAATACCGCATAACGTGCCCACCGTTGTTCAATTACCCAACGTAGACATGTCTAATTCTACAACAAACGTCAATATTGGTATTTTATACGACCCTGTCACTGGGTCCTTTACAAATAATACTCTGGTCCCTCTTCAGCTCCTTCTGACCTGGCAGATTGGTTGGACGAATCAAACACCGATAACCTATACATCCCTAACAACCTACGCTGAAGTAAGTGGATTATATATTGACCCGTTACAAAGTAAATACGGATATAATTCAATAACTGACGCGAATGATAACATACACTATACCATTCAAAGCAGTAGCTGCGTGATTTACTTGGATATCTGTGACAAGTTCTTCATTTATGCGAGGCAGACGAACAGTGGTAATAGTTCGACTCTCATCTCTGGATCAACATCTGATATGGCACTCGGATATTCCACAAAGCTCGCGATTACCCTGGTTCAAACGGGCCCGAAGGGGGACACGGGACCCACTGGTCAAACAGGACCCACGGGACCCATTGCCCCCCTTCTAACAGAAAACTTCATGGTTGTAGGAGGGACCGACATGAAGTTCTCGTATAATGGACTTGCGTGGAATCCCTGTGACTTGTCGAGTTCCATGGTGACCGCGACGCAATGTAATGCGATAGCGTGGAGTGGGAATCTCTGGACTGCGGGATTCACACCTTCTGTGTCAGGGGATAATCCACTCGTCTATTTTGCGTATTCGAGCGATGGAATTAATTGGTATCCTGGCAATTCATCGGGTCTAACAATAACAAGTTGTAATGCGATCGCTTGGAATGGATATCTGTGGACTGCGGGCACATCAGGGAGTACAGTGTTTGCGTATTCCTATGATGGAATATATTGGACCAGTTCACCTATCCCGTATGTGACAACTAGCCAATGTAATACCATAGCTTGGAATGGATCTATCTGGGTCGCAGGTGTATTGGACAGTAGTACCTTCCAGTACATGTATTCCTATGATGGGATCAATTGGCTTCAAAGTCAGACAACTACATTTGATAATGGCGGCCAAGTCAAAACGTTGGCTTACAATGGTTTGTTATGGGTCGCAGGAGGATATGGACCAGTGCTACCATCAGGTAGTACACTATCCAGATCTCCCGATGGAATTACTTGGACTTCCTCATCAGCTATAACACTGTTGAACAATGGCTGTAATTCTGTTGCGTGGAATGGATACATGTGGGTCGCAGGAGGGGAGCCAGATTCTAGTGGGAATACCATTCTTTACTCCTATGATGGACTGAACTGGACCGAGTCTAGTTCAGGATCGACTCTTCTCAGTACCGGTTGTAACACGGTCTCCTGGAACGGTTCTATCTGGTTCGCCGGCGGCAACCTATGTCCTGATTATGCGATATACTCGAATGATGGAATCAACTGGGCCATCTTTGATCAACTGCCCTTCAACGGCATCATAAATGCCTCTGCTGCCAGACGGCCCCTCCCTTACGTCGGCAAGACCATTGTACCACCAGTCCTCAATCAGTATGTTGGACCACCGAATGGTGCGATCACCTATGTCAGTCCGTCGGGTGGCACAGGTCTAAACGATATTTATTACAGTCGCTTTGTAACGATTCATGAAAGCGGCGGGACAGGGACTTTGGAAGTCATGGGGACAGTCCAGATTGGACCCACCGCATCCATTACGTACGATGTGTCAAATGACCTGATATTCAATACGAACTTATTACCTAGCACAGGATATGCTTATAATCTGGGGTCTCTGACCTATCCTTGGCAGGGCATCTATGTAGGGACAGGATCTGTCCATATTGGGCCGACGGGAACTATTTCAGCAGATCAGAGTAATAACTTGGTTCTAAATACGACCTTGTTGCCTGACCTATCTGATGTATATACATTTGGAAACGCTGACCAGTTCTGGAAAGATGTGTATGTGGGGACAGGAGGAGTTCACATTGGACCCACAGGATCTGTTTTAGCAGATCAGAGCAATAATTTAGTAGTTAATACGTCATTTATTCCTGACCTGTCTGATGCCTATACACTGGGTAACGTAGACCAGTTCTGGAAGAATGTATATGTGGGAACTGGCGGTGTTCAGATTGGACCTACGGGATCTATTGTAGCAGATCAGAGCAATAACTTGGTTCTGAATACAACCTTGTTGCCTGATATTTCCAATGCGTACACACTCGGATCAACAGGTTACCCTTGGTCACAGCTATTCGTGGGTCCATCGGGCATTCAGATTGGACCTACGGGATCTATTGTAGCAGATCTGAGCAATAACTTGATTTTTAGTTCCAATCTGATTCCCGATATTTCCAATACCTATACACTTGGATCAACGGATTACCCTTGGTCCCACCTATTCGTTGGACAGTCTGGCATTCAGATTGGACCGACGGGAACTATTGTAGCAGATCTGAGCAATAACTTGATTTTTAGTTCCAATCTGATTCCTGATATGTCAGGGATTCGCAACCTCGGATCTGCGTCCAAGCCTTGGGCAGATATTTACCTTGATACAAGTGCTACGATTCACATAGGCCCCACAGGGACCATCACGTCCGATGCCAGTAACAATTTGGTTTTAAACACAAATCTGTTGCCCGCAACTGGTAATGCGTACAGCCTCGGATCTGTGACCAAGCCTTGGGCAGATATCTACGTTGGAACAGGATCCGTTCATATAGGGCCAACAGGGATTATTTCATCAGATCAACTGGGAAATGTTATTATAAGTACTACTAGTGGCCTCAGTTTAACAGGGCCTTTGGGACCTAGTCAAGTATATGATACAGTGTACAATCTGCCGCCAGGCAGTGGTGACGGTGATTTCTTGACAGAGAATTTTATGGTAGCAGTTGGATCTGGTACCAGTCCAATTATTTATTCCTATGATGGAACTACTTGGACGAATGCGATTCAGTCAATCTTTGGAACTGTAAATACAGTTGCTTGGAATGGATCCCTATGGGTATGTGGTGGATTTAATGGGGCAGCTGGCGTAATCGCATATTCATCGGATGGAATTAATTGGTACCAGGGCACAGGTAATGTGCTTAGTGATGTAACAGGTGTTGCTTGGAATGGTTCTATGTGGGTAGCTGTTGGAAATAGTGGGGTTGGAGGATCTTATTCTACAGAATATTCATATGATGGAATACATTGGCTAGCTGGACAAAACATTTTTAGTACTGGTGGACATGGTATTGCCTGGAATGGTTCCATCTGGATAGCTGTAGGTCAGGGTTCCTCTTCAATATACTATTCATATGATGGAATATCATGGCAGGCATCAAGTAATGATCCTTTTGGAGGAATAGCAAATGGAATAGCATGGAACGGCTCTTTATGGGTTGCGGTTGGTCAAGGATCCACATCTATAGCATGGTCATCTGATGGTATTACCTGGACAGCCATTTCGAATTCTACAACCTTATACTTTAGTGGAGGAGAGGGAATAGCCTGGAATGGTTCTCAATTTGTTGCTGTTGGAGGGGGGGGAGCACCTGGTAGAATTGCGTATTCACCCGATGGTAAAAACTGGACAGCGGCGACTAGTAACCCCTTTTCAATACTGGGAACTGGTGTAACATGGAATGGATATAAATGGTTTGCTGTAGGAGGTACTACACCTATAATGGCTTCTTCAATTGACGGCAACATCTGGACAACCGTTTCATGTGGTGCCTTAAACGGTTTTGGGAGCAGCATTGCCAGTCGCCGAGTACTCCCATACGTCAGTCAAACCGTGACCCCTCCCATCTTCCATCAAAATGGAATTGGACCTACAGGAGGTGCGTTAGTGTTCACGAGCCCCACTGGAACGAACAATTTGTACTATTCAAGATTTTTGAATATTACTGAAAATGGTAATGGAACGGGGGTATTGAAAGTGAATGGGACAATGGATGTCTCAAGTGTAATTAATCCAAATGGCCCATTATTATTAGGTCCAGCGAATAAATCAGATTGTCTAGTTCTTAATACGAATCCTGGGTCTACTGCCGGATATCTTTCAATTGGTGGAGCTGGAGCTGGGACAGTGAATATAGGGGGAGGAAATCCTTTGATACCAAATTATAATGGAACAATACAAATGAGTGGTGCTCAGATAAATAATCCGACATTAACTATTGGAGCAAATAGCGTTGATTCTAATAATATTATTGTAGGTCCTGGTTCAATAACAACATTTGGTACTACAAATGGACTTGTAATAACACCAAATGTAAATAGTGGACCGTTGTTATCTCCAACAAGTGGGACATTTGGGCAATTATTATTAGGCACAACTTCAAGTAATTGTGTTTTTATAAATCAAACCGACGTAGGTCCGCAAACACCTTATGGATTAGCATTGGGAAGTACTGCTAATTATTGGAGTAGTCTGTATTTACGATATCCCATTCTATATGCTCCTTTGGCAAACGCAACAAGTTATAGTTGGACATATGAAATAAGTGGAGGTGCTTATTCTAGTGGTGGAACAGTGGACGCACCAACAGGAAGTTTTGTAAATTGGATTAGTCCTGGTGGTTCAGCACCTCCAGTAATTGGTAATTTTTACATTACTATAGGATCGCCAGGTATTTATAGAATTACATTAAATTTTCAATTGATTCCCGTCAGCGGTAGCACTCAAAGTGGTACTATCTGTATTGCTGTCCAGACTGGTGCTGGTGATCAAATAATAGCATATAGTATTGCTGGAAGCTATTGGTATTTTTCAACAATAACAGTAGATACTGTTTTACAGACTGGTGATAAGATATATATTCCTTTTGGCCCTGGAGATTACTTGAATAATACTATATATGCTCCTGTATCTAATCTGAATCTTTCATTAGTAACCGCATTGTTTTAGTAAAAAGGTGTTGAATTTAGTACTTTAGAACAAGGATGCCCTTGTTCTAACGTAGTTTTAATACGGATTTTAGGGAGTATAGACCGCTAGTTTATAGTTTACAGGAGCCCCTGTTCCGATATCCACAGTAATCGGTATATAGCCGGCCAAGGCTCCAGCAGCCCCTATTGCTGTGTTTGTCATATTCAGTGTATTTGTATACGTATTTGATGTTATTATATCTGCCCATGTTATAACTGTTGACGGACCAAGACTACTTATTGTAAGCGTTGAATTAGCAATTTCTACGTTCTCATTCATTAAAATATTAGAACTGCTAACCTGAAATTTTGTAAGATTATTAATATCTACATTAAATGATGATGTAGTCGAATCACATGAAGCAATTACAGAACCACCTAGAAGACCCCCTGAATAAATCTTATCTGTAAACATCTGGTTGTCATTTAAAAGAAGATTGTAAGGGGTCGCAATATTCACAGACCCTTGAATCTGAATAGTCCCCGAAGGCGTCAAAGGCTTAATCGTGTTGACGTAAAAGACGCTCTGATTGTTCGATCCATTCACCTGGTTCGGTGAATAAGGACTGATTAAAAAGGGATTCGCATTGTTACTAATGAACGTATTAGCATTCGTGAAACGTTTGTAGTAGTCCGCTGTGGTCGGCAAATTGTATTCACTGCGATTTCGGGAGTCCGCGGGTCCTGCTTGCATTATTACTTACTTATTGAGAGTCTAGCTTTTAGACCGATTGGAAGTCTAAAGCGATTATCTTGAAAGACGAATAGGTAGAGATGGAGGCCCATTACTACGCCCCCTACGAATCAGATTCATCCAAATCCGGATCCGGATCTGAGGCCAGCTCAGATTCCGAAACAGAGCTGTCAGAGGACGAGCTGAGTTTCGAGGATACGGCCGCCCGTCGCTTAGACAACGACTATCGCTACGCCCTCGTAAAAGCCGGTGGACCTAATTTCAACACCCTGAACGAACAGCTCGCCTTCACCAAAGACAATATCGGCTCCGCCTATTCGAATGAACTCGTGGCCGACCAAACACTTCAGCCATCCACCGTCAACCCCATTTACAAACAACCCAAGAAACAGATCGTCAGCAGCCTGTTCAGCTTTCGAAGTCAGGATCGGGACATAACTGTCTACCCCTTTTCCACTTATTTTTCGATTAAAACCCCCCGTGTTTACAAGAATATCACCCAGATCCAACTTGTCCAAATCAATATACAGTCACCTGCAGGCAGTACCTTTCCCGATATATCTGCCTTAGAGAACGCGATCGCGAATGCCGTCGGAAAAGACCTCGATATTAGCGACTGTAGTGGATGTTTCCAATCACCTGGCCCTGCCAGTAGTTCCATTACATCAATCGGCATTTCTGAGGCGGGGCGTCGAAACCCAGCCATTACCAATCAAACACTCGTCCACGCGATTCACATTCGTCCAGGCAGCTATAATCCCGTTACCTTAATCGATGAACTGGACAAACAGGCTAACAAAACACCCCCTCTTACCACCGTGTCTTACGCAGAACACAAACGACTCTTTCAATCCAACAAAACAGTCGACCATCTGTTCAATGAACCTGGCAGATGGTATCAAAATAAACTTTCAGGTGAATTCTTCGCCACAAACAGCAAATCAGATTTAATTAATCTGTATTTACCAAATCTTACCCTTCAGGATAGCCGTACACCCTCCGAAGAAGAAACCCTCGTGGCCTATTTTTTCCCAGTACTCCGCGAAGCCTTTCTGTCCCCCTTCGATTCCAAATTTCTAGATCTCGCCAATATGGATATACGAGACGCAAAGAAGCGTATCCTCCATACATTTGAAAGTCTCGGAAGCCCCTATTACTATACGCTATGTAGGATCAATCAACCCTATCTGCGTACCTTACGCAGAGCCTACACATTCGAATATCATCCAATCAACGACTATCAGTGGGACATTGAACAGGGTTCCAGCCGTCTTATTGTTCATCACGCAAATCTTCACAAATCGATCCAAACAGACATCACAAAACGCTACAGCTATGACAAGCAGCAAGAGAATGTTAAGGCAGGTATCACCAGTCAAATCCTTCAACGACAACTTCAGACAGAAGCCATCGTGACAAATCTGAAACACAACGTGGACTCAGCACTCGTCCAACTCGGCATCCCCTATAGCCTCTACTCCACGAGCTTCCTCTCTATTTCGACGAACAGTGTGTTTACACAGACTATCAATGCCCTCCCCGTTCAACAGAGGACACCAAATGACGACCATCTCTTTGCCCTAGCCACAGGAACGCTTACGCCTCCGACTCCAGCTATCCCGTCAGGCAGTGGTTCTTTTGGCTGGAACACCCTTGCTACACTCATAGGCGATACAACAGTGGGAGGCGGATTCCCAGATCCGTCGTATAACGCGGCCGTTGCGGCCGCCAATGCCGCAGCAATCGTAACACAGGCCGGCGGTGATGCGATCCCAGGATATGGTGGTGTCCAGGTTCAAGCCACCAACTTTCCGTCCCTCTACAGTACCTTTGTTAACTATCAGTCCACCAATTCGGGTCTCAGTGTAGGCATTACTAGTGCTTCAAATGCGGCTGCCCTAGCCACCAACCACTATGTACATAGTCGCTATTCGACTGTGTTTCCGCCCTTCCTATTGGATAACAGTGGTGTTCCAACCACTACAGGTACAAATGCGGTCACATGGTATGCTGGGCTTCATCATATTAAACCCTCGACGCCATTTGATTTTCCAAACATGGCCAATGCTATCAATTCGAATGACCCTATTACGAGTATAGGACCTTTTGGAACAGCACAATCTCAACAAAATCAAAGTGAATGTTGTCAGCTTATTCAACTATATCTTCGAACACTCTATGGTTGTGTTCCTACTAATTTTTACATAAATTCAGCCTATTACAAAATGGGCTTTGGATTCAATAATTTTATTTCATTTTATAGTACTACTGGGCTCGCAAATGCTCTTCGTATTGATAATATTTATATAACTGTTAATACGGAACAAACGATGAATCGAATGGATGTAGCGAAACCTCAAAATATCAGCATAACACAAGAAACAACCAGTGAATATAATGCGGTTCTCGGTAAGATTTTGACAGAAGGAACAGGAGTTGATACATCGACTCAGGCCATCGTTCAAAGTCCGGCAAGATTTAATCCTCCGCTAGCAAACATTGACCATGTTACCTTCCAGCTACTCTTGGATGATTTAACACCCTTCAATCTTGTTGTTCCATTTGAAGTTCCACGATCAGCATGGAACGGTATTATTCAGATTGACGAAGAGATTGGAATTTTGGAGAACACACAGTAATCTAACCCTGAAGTGCTAAGCTAATCCAACCTAAACCAAAGGTAGTTCAAACATAAATGTTTGAACCTAAACCTGAGGTAGTTCAAACATAAATGTTTGAACCTAAACCTGAGGTAGTTCAAACATAAATGTTTGAACCTAAATAATTGTGTAACATACATATATATATAAAACACTGAACAAAATTAATAGGTCCATCATCGTTGTCAGTAAAGCGGCTCTGTACAGACAACACCGTCTATGGCAACAGCACCTGCCTCAGGTCACCCCCTTCTACGCCATGAAGTCCAATCCTGACCCCGTGATTCTCAAGTGGATCCGTGAACTTGAAACAGTCCGACTGGATTGTGCGAGTCCCGGCGAGATGCGAGTAGGACTAAAGGCCGGTTTCAATCCTTCCGAGTTCCTCTATGCGAACACCATGAAGGCCAAGGCCGACTTACAGGATGCGATTATGATTGGGGCATCTGTCACCACCACCGATTCCGTGGAAGGCGTCGAGCAGATTGCCGAGACCTACAAGGATATAGGGTTTTCCAACAGTATGAAGGTCATTATTCGATTAGCCGTCGATGACAGCCAGAGTCGCAGTCCTTTTTCCCTAAAGTACGGGGCGACTGACGGTGACTGGTGGCCAATTTTGAAGGCCCTGGATCAGCACAAGATTCCTTTTGCCGGCCTGTCGTTTCATGTCGGCAGTGCGTCCGCCAATCCTGAGGCCTTCACAAAGGCCATTCGCCTGTGCCGCGAGTTTCAGCAAGAGATGAAGAGGCAGGTACCCATAGTAGACATCGGCGGGGGATTCTTGCCTGATGCGAAGTCCTTTGCTTCCACAGCAGCCTCGATTCGTCACGAAATAGAACGGTGGGATCAGGAAGAGTCGTTCAGTCCAAGTCTTTGGATCGCGGAACCTGGTCGCTTCTTCTCGGCCCCAACACAGACCCTGTCAGTCCCTATAGTATTCAAGAAATCATCCCATGATCGCGTTCGGTATGTCCTAGACGAGTCTGTCTATGGCCAGTTCTCGTCAATTATCTTCGATCATGCTCAGCCTCCTTGGACCGTGTACAGAAATGGTGATCGGATCACAGAACAAACTGCTAAAAAAGCTTTTTTCTTCGGACGAACATGTGATTCACTGGATCTGATTGCCATCCAGGACAAGGCTCCTGAATACGAGGTGGGCGACGAGTTCGTCTTTCCCTGGATGGGGGCCTATACGAGTGCGTCGGCCACGACCTTCAATGGATTTGCTAGGCCCAAAAAGATTTACTTGGAGGGCGAAGAAGTAACCTCCACATTTGATGCTGAAGTACCTGATCCTTCTGTAACCTACCCGATTGAGACGAAAAGCAGTGTGTCACTGTCCCTACAGCCCTCCTTGTCCTACAGACTTAGCTAACGCATTGGTTCGTGTAAAGCCTTTTAGTCCGGGATTGTATTTGTACAGAGTCTTGATACCCTTGGTCTGATTGGCCCCAAAGCTTTCCACGACACAGCCTCCCTCCATGATCAGGTTGTCTGTGAAAAAATTGGGGCATTCAACATGATAATAGGTGATGGGGGATCCGATGCCGTACTGTGTGATTTGATCGGTCTGTTTTGCGGCGTACATGGGAATGTGCCACAGACCCTTCTTGAGTTGAAAGGCGTGGAGGGGCGACAAACGTAAATCTGCCAGGGGCCTTTGAGGTCCGAGGCTGTTTTTCGGAATTAGATAAGGTGCCGTAGAGGGGGAGGCCGAATCGATGGTTCTGCTGTAAATCGTAGCCGGAACTTGACGTCCGTCGGCCGTGAGAACGAGATCGCCCGTCTTTAAGTCCTCTACGGGCTTAAAGGAGGTAGGACCGATAGCGATCCGAGATCCCTGGGGGAAACAGGGAATGCCGAGTCCTGTATAGGCGGGAAGTAGGTAAGGGGGACTGGTAATAGGCGGATCGGGAGTCGTACCAATAAGAGTCGATCCTTGAACTGCCATTATCGCAATAAGAAAGGGATATTGAGAATTTAGTGTCTGTGGGTTATTTGTGTCAGTGAAAGTCGCAGAGGTGGCGGTGCTTTCAAAGGATACATTTGATATGGTTGATATGGGGGGATCTGAATAATTAAATACCGTTATGATGTAATTGGTCGCATTTGGAATCGCAGTCCAGGATACATTGATGGCATTATAATAGTTCCAAGAACTGGATAGGATTTGAATCGTTGCCATATCTATACTGGTAGCATATTTTATTTGTCAGTTCGTATTGTTCTAAGAAATTAAATAATTCTATTAGAGAGTCATGAGCGTGAATCAAACCTTTCAAAATGCTGCTGAGCAGCCTAGTCCCTATCCGATAACATCAGCCGGTTCAGCGGAGGAGCTCTTCCCTCCTATGTGTCTGCGAAGCCACTGGGACGCGACGAAGATACTGACGCACATTCTTCCCGATCAGCATGTGGATCTGCCCCTCGACTTTCGTCCCTATGTCAAAATCTGTAAGAACTACGTGACATCGGCACCGGCAGAGGTCGCCCCGATGCCCCCGAAAAACATGGTGTTCCCAATGGGCGGCGAATTCTACCCGCCCGGCCGTTATTCCGCCAATATCAACAAGGAGTCTGTGCTCCACTATTTGGACAGGACCCTGGATCGCTGGTGCCAGAAGGACGAATATGTGTCGCCGCTTACGAGTGACATGTACATCGCCAATTCCACGGTCGTACGGACCAAGGCTCCCACATCTGCCCTGGTCCAGGAGCTCGCCATGCCCAAGGCGGTCACGAGGGAATCTGCCTATCACTGCCGCACCGAAAATGACATCAAACTCTGGAACAGGTCGCCTCGTCTCTTCAGTAATCCCACGAAACAGGATCGCTACGGAGCCCAGACCTATTACTCCTTGCCTGGAGGTGTTCTGGTCTATCCTCATGGTGGTGTACCAACTGTACCCTTGACAAATCAGGCGATCGCGGGAGCAAGAATCGTCGGGTCCATGAGAAAGTTTGGTGCGGACGGAAAGGGTATCTACGTGGACGGAACCAGACCCACGTCGGATGCCCCTGGGTCTTTAGGTCCTATTGATATCCCTGGCGGCTACAATCGCTATTCGGGGCCTGGGTCCATTCGGCCTGTGAAGGAACGACCTCTTCGACAAGTAGTGGGAGGTGTGACAACGGCGGGAATGTACGCACCTGCTTAGCCTAGCTACTAGTACCAGACTAGTACATTAGATTTCAGTTAATAACAACCAATCATACTGTTTATAAACTGTGTGATTAGATGGACCTCTGTCAGTACAAGGATGCTCTCGGTGTTCCCGATACAGGAATTCATAGTTATAGGCTCTTTGGAGTCGCCATAATAGATGTTCTGTTCACTGTGTTGGGGGCTGCCCTTATCGCCTATTTCTTTCGCGTGTCGTTCGGATGGACTTTCATCATCCTATTTTTGGCCGGCACAGGGTTCCATAGACTGTTCTGTGTCCAAACCACTATTGCTAATCTAATAGGAGCCTAAGTAGGTCCTCACTAATCGCTGTAGCAATGGATATATCTGGGACTATTCAATGTGTTCTAGACGAGTTTGAGGCATGTGATAGTGAAGCAATGTCTATCGCATTTCAGAATCATCTGTATGGATGTTTTTCGATTATGGAACAGCACACAGAGAATGGATCTGTTTTATTGGATCTGTCTAAAGATCTGTCTAAAGATCTGTCTGGGACAGATCAACAGACAGATCCCTGGACGACTCTTGGAATTGAATACGGATTTCTTGAAGACGGGCGAGCTGCCTATACGGGATCTGACAGATATAGATCTGTCATGACAGAGTTACTGTTGACGCTGTGGGCCGACGAACAGTTGGAAGAGTTAGAACTGTCCGTCTTTGATGGGCTTCGAACAATTGATGCCAAGTATTTTATAGCAGCATTAGAAGATCAGGCAGATGTGTTGGAGGGGGCCAGCAAGGCCTTTGAAATCCCCAAACTTCAAGAGGCGATCATCGATCCCAAGCCAAAACCACATGTTAAACAGTTTAATAGAACAGTCCATAATAAACATCAAAAAAGTTTAAAACCATTGTCTAAAACTAGAAAGCGTAAGAATATAATCTAAAATCTGAAAGTATTTTTTGAGCTTAAGCTTTATTATATAAAATAAAATAGAATTATGGATTTATCTATTAGCCATTTACAAACATCTTTGTCTAATATATCTCTGGATAAATTTCGGCCAATTCAAGGTCTTCATGGTAACGAATTTTATAATAAGCACGGAATAGAACATTATAAACTCCTTGCGTATTTATCGACGCTTTTCCATGACCAGGAAATCTTTGATATTGGTACACATATGGCCGCTTCAGCTATCGCCTTATCCTATAATCCTACTAATACAATACATACATTTGATATTCAAAATGGTCATTTGAATAAGAGCGAACAAGGACCCACCTCTATTCAAAATATCAAGTTTCATCTTTACGATCTTATGAATCCTGTGACAAGAAGTCCATGGGCCGAACGACTGTTGGCCAGTCCTTTAATCGTCTTAGATATTGATCCCCATGAAGGGAGTATGGAATATGATTTCTATTGTTGGCTTTTAGCAAACGAATATAAGGGTCTTCTCTTCCTAGATGATATTTGGTATTTTAAGGGAATGCGAAACAACTTATGGCACAAAATACCCAGTGAGTATAAGCACGATCTGACTCCTGTAGGTCATTGGTCAGGATCAGCGATTGTGAGCTTTGACAAGGATCTTGTAGCCTCCTGGAAGCCATCAACACCTCTAAACAAGTCATGGACTCTGGTGACAGCCTATTATGATTTGACGGCGATGTCTGATGCGTCTGTTGAAATTAACAAGCGACCTACCGATCATTATCTGGCTAATGCTGCGGCTACATTAGCCCTCGACCATAATCTGGTCGTCTACTGTGAAGCCAAGACAATCGATATGATTAAGGCCCTTCGCCCTGAATGTCTGGCGAACAAAACCCGCTATGTAGTGAATTCCTTTGATGATTTCCCGATGACCCAATTTCGCAATAAGATTATTGAAAACAGACGGACACACCCCTATCAATTTGATAATCGAAACACGGCAAGTTACTATCTTTTCTGTATGGCTCGATACGCAATGCTAAAGGAGACTATCACATCTAATACCTTCGGTTCCAGTCACTTTGCGTGGATTAATATTTGTATTGAACGAATGGGTTACAAGAACCTGGTATATCTTGAAGATGCCCTTCAACAGTATCGTGATAAGTTTTCCACTTGTTATATTGACTATTTGTCACCACAACTTATCGCAAATCTACCCTCCTACTTTCAGTGGGGTCGTTGCTCCATGTGTAGCGGGTTTTTCACAGGAAATGCCGACTACATGTATAAGGTCTGCGATCTGATTGAGAAAAAGTTTCATCATTTTTTGGAACTCGGATATGGACATGCGGATGAACAGCTCTACAGTCCTGTCTATTTTGAGAACAAAGATCTCTTTGACCCTTATCTTGGTGACTATCAACAAATGATTACAAATTATACGCTGGTAAGGGATGAATCGTGGCGACCTGTTCGTCAAGTGCTTCAGAATGCGTATAATCAAAAGGACTTTGATACAGCCCTTCTTGTTTGTCGCTTATACACTAAATCTCTTAGGGCAGGGACAGCCGCTATTGATGATCCGACCTTCCTCGTATTTATCAAAATGTATGTGGTATCTTCATTTACAAATGGCACATTAGAAGATTTTAATAATATCAAAGAACTTTGTGTTACTAGAGGAATACCTTTTACGTCACTTATTTAGGAAAATAATAACGATACAAAAGGCCATCTTAGAATTTGCGTTTTTTGTTCATTTGTTAAAAAATCAAATCTGTCGAGGTTCTTATCTGACCACCAGCTATAATGAAAGGATATGTATAGTGGTATTGAATGTATTCTATGAATATTATATAAATCCTGAAGAATCATTTCCTCACCTCCTTCAATATCCACTTTGATGAGTGAAACAGTGGACGGATCAATAGAATAGTTTACGAGAATATCATTTACTGTAATTGTTTTAACGGTATAAGCACCCTCTGAATCAATGTAAATTTGAGAAGTACTATCATTTAATTTTGAATTAATAAGAAATTTATTTTTTCCAAAAGATATGTTTTTATTACGTTCATTAAATACAGCATTCTGAATACATGTAATATTATACGCATTAGTTTTACAATTAGTTATTAAATCTTGAAATGATTCACGATCAGCCTCTACAACGTACACATGTTTTGATTTTCTAGCTCCATACATACAGGTTGTTCCAATCCATCCGCCAATATCAATAAATACCTTATCACGCTTTAAAAAGTGATCAAATATTTCAAACCTATCATTTTCCCAATGACCATATACGTCTCTCCAAAAGTTCATATTTGGATCATCTGGTCTATTCTTAATAAAAAAAACTTCATTTAATTTTTTAATTTTACTATACTTTGTGGTTATATAAGGTATAATAAATCCAGATATTGTAGAAATTCTAGCAGTTCCATTAGATGATGTATAATTATCAGTTTCTATATATGTTCTATAACTATCATAAATATTTATAACTGAATTTTCATAGTACCATGGTAAATGTTTTGCTGTATAATTACCTGCTATGCGAATTTTATAATTATATATACCATCCTTTTTAACAAGACAAAATGTTGTATCAATAGCCGCATCATATAATTCATAGGTATCATTCGGTATTTTATCTTTCCAAAATTGTAATTCATGATCAATAAGCGATATAGTATCTCCTATAGTTATGTTAAATAGCTTATCGGGCTCTGAAATATCTAACGCCATTCCAATTTTTTCACAGTTATATTTATTTGACAATTCAATTAGAGTATCAATAAAATTAAGTGGCAGATCTTTATTAAATTCTAAATCAGGATCTGTTAAAATAAATTGATTTGGCATTGTATTATATATATGTGAATTACAATGGGGGGCAATCCAAGGACCATTATTTCTTTCATTATGAATTATTTTAACATCAACTTTGTCCAAATACTGAAGTGTCTCTACATTTGTACTATTATTATTTATAATAATAATATTTTTTAATAAATCACTATTAATCTTTTTTAATTGTTGTATAGTATTATCTACATACAGATGATTATTATAACAGATAATTAAAATAGGAATCATAATAAATAAATATATATATAGTTTAAGCTCATCAACAAATAAATCAACCTAAAACAAGATATATAATAAATAACAATGACCCTTACATATGTCACCGCACTTATGCGTGTGTATGAAACGGACAATACATCCACTAAAAATCTTGAGACACGTCTTGAACATTTTAAACATTTATTGGACGCAAAGGTGCCACTTCTAGTCTATGTATGTAAAGAGTATTCTGAGGAAGTGCTACAACTTTGTAAGGATTTAGATCATGTTCAAGTCATCACTATGGAGTTAGAAGATACCTGGACCTATAATGCCTGTCTTCCATGGTCCACAAAACTCCCCACACATCGGAATCAACCGAAAGACACCTTTCGATTTCTAGCACTCATTAACGCAAAGATAGAATTTGTTGTCAAAGGGATCCTTCTGAATCCGTTCAAAACTGCCAACTTTGCCTGGATAGATTTCAACGTATTCCATGTTATCAAAGACACTCCTCTTGCTACAAAACGTCTTCGACAACTTTGCGATGTCACTCTTGAATCGAATCGGTTCATAAGTCCAGGATGTTGGCAAAAAGGTTGTAGTTGGGACGGAAACCATGTATGTTGGAGGTACTGTGGAGGGTTCGCTCTAGGAAAGGCCCTTACCTTCCTACAACTCTTTCAATTATACAAGGATCATATGGTAGAATACTTCAATAAATTCAACTGTATATCCTGGGAGGTGAACACATGGTCCTATTTGGAATCTGCGTATGAACTGTTTGAAACAGAGTGGTATGCGGCTGATCATAATGATAAGATTTTAGATGTTCCTGCCATTAGGACACAGGTCCCATTCTTGATTAAGCGACCCGATGCTACATCTGGCACCTATACATTTCCTTCTGAAACCAATTATCAACCTACCTCTTTGTCCTTTCTAGTTTATAAGGGACTACCCCTATTGAATGTACGCCTTGTAAATTACTTTTTAACGCCTGAAGGTTCTTACATTATCCACCATCCAAAAAGGTCGCTTATAACACATAATACACTATGTAATTTAACATCTGATTTGAACACCATAAACGATTACAAATGGATGATTAATTTAGTTTCGAGCCCTGTAACGGATGATGACATACAGGGGCTGGAAGATGTGCGTCTATGGATAAATTCAGAGGGAAATCTAAAATTTATTGCGACCCAGAGACAGTGGTCTCCTTCTAAACAGAATCGCATGATGATCGGAAATGTTGATACGGAAAAGGGTGCCTACAGATCCTGTGAAATAATAGAACCGCCTGGGCCATCTGGATGTGAAAAGAATTGGATACCCTTGTTAATAGACGGAAAGGATCGGTTCATTTATCAGTGGCATCCCTTTCAGATCGGGGAAATCGTTGACGGTCGGCTTCAAATCGTTACGAGTGTTGTACGACCCTCCCTGGCCGGCATGAAAGGGTCCACGATCTTTGTGCCATGGAACAATAAGTTGCTTGGCCTCATCCATTCCTCTGAGGAGGGAACACCTCGTAAGTACTACCACTGCTTGATTACACTGGACCCAGTCACAGGTCTGCCGTTACAGATCAGTCAGAAGTTTGTCTTTGGCAGACTGGGAATTGAATTCTGTATCGGATTCTGTTTGGAGCCAGAGAATCGGATTCGCTTCTGGTATTCCCAGCATGACAGAGATCCTATGTGGACATCTGTTCCAACAGATGCTTTTGAATGGACAGATTGTTGCTAAGATTGTTGTGTCGATTGTTGCCTAGCAACAATCTTAGCAACAATCTACACGATAATCTTAGTGTGAATATTTTTAGTCGATTCACACGATACCTTTTACAGGATAGGGTATAGTATTACTATACCCTATCCCATAAAAACTAAGTGCGAATCTTAAAGACCCACTACAACCTTACGAGGCAGTAGGGTTACCATGTTAGAATGGATATTAATAAGTCTCATAATTGTCGGCATTCTAACCTTTTTTTATAATCAGGCGAATTACGAATTTAATATCAATCAGATCCGATGGTCCCAGAAAGACAAGCTCTCAGGCCTGTTGGACGAAAAGGCTCCGATCGTGCTACAGGATGTTCCGCCCGTGGCCTTTTGGACATCCCAGGACATTACAATGCGACCCATATACAATACGATTCCTGTATTCGCCGATCAGATGTTGAGTGAATGGCTCATTACAGCCGACATCGATGCTGCTTGTCCTTGGACCATGGAACACGCACGGCTCTTAGCACAAGGAGCCGGCTTAGATATCTGGGCCGAACGAACACTCCATCCTCTTGTCTTAACTGTTCCTCTGAGCAACCTCTGGTACAGAGCCACGGGTGCCTGTTGGATGGGCAGTAAAGGCCTACATCCACTGAGGGCCAAGTGGACAACCATCTTCGTGACCGAGGGAGCCATCCAGGTCAGCATCGTCCCAGGAAATCTCAAAAAATCGCTCCCTCCGACGTGGACTGACGGGACAGTCCATCCAAACAAACTTACAATCTACGATACACCCTTTTTGTCTGATCTGAAGTTCTTTGATATTGTCCTTCGCCCCGGCCACTGTCTCTTTCTCCCCACCCATTGGCTCATCAGTTGGGCTTCCCTCGAGACATCCAAGACAATACCCATGATTTGTACGGTAGAGTATCATACTCCGATTAGCTGGGCAGCGACCGAGTTATCGAGACGCTAACTCTTTAGAGCCTAAAAATATACGGCTCATAGTATATAGACCACTATGGAAATTGATTCTGATTCTGAATTGAATCTTGACAGTATATTTGACGAAATAAAGGCATCCTATGAACAAATTATCAGTAAACTTACTGATTCGGTGAAGGGACTCAAGGAGCTCAAGAAGGAGGTCAAAGGCTTAGATGCTGTCCAGGCTGTTCCCAAGAAGGGCCGTGGCTACGGGAAGGCGGTCGCGGCAGCACTTGAAAAGGCATAAATTTGACGAAAAGGAGGCTGGTTGAATTGGTAACACTATATGGATACTCTTACAACAGAACAACAATCTGTTGTAAAAGCATTAGCGGAGGGTAAGAATGTCTTCATGACGGGCTGCGGGGGCACCGGCAAATCGTATTTGATCGGGCTCTTACAGACCTGTTTAGAGAGCCTCATAGGCCCAGAGGCTAACATGTGTAACAAGAAGGTGAATGTAAATATCACTGCGTTAACGGGATGTGCTGCTCTACTCCTTGGTCCGAAGGCTAAGACCCTCCATTCCTGGTCAGGGATCGGCCTCGGCAAGGAGGACCCTGTGGAACTCGTGTGGAAGATTAATCGCAACGGGCGAGCCAAGAAGCTCTGGCGTTCCGTCGATCTGCTAGTGATCGATGAGATCAGCATGTTGACTGCCGAACTGTTGGAGAAGCTCAATGAGATCGGTCAACGGATGCGAAAGAACTTCGACAAGCCCTTCGGGGGCATTCAACTGCTTCTGGTCGGCGATTTCTACCAGTTGCCTCCCGTGGTAAAGGACGGGACAATGTCATTCGCCTTCGAGAGTCGGCACTGGTCCACGATTATTCACAAGACCATCGAGCTCAAGGAAATCCATCGGCAGAAGGATCCCATCTTTCAGAAGCTGCTGTGCGAGATTCGACTCGGGGATCTCTCTGCGGAAGGGGAAGCCCTCCTGCGTAGTCGCATGGGCCTGCCCTGGCAGAGTCAGAAAATCCGCCCGACCCTGCTCTTTCCCAAGAATGCCGACGTGGACATGATCAACCAGGTAAATTTAAAGGCCTTGAAGGGTCGTCCTGTAACCTATAAGGCCCAGTATGGCTACGCCTCGGCCAAGGTCTCAGAGAAAACCAGGCTCATGGATCCCAGTTTCGTCCAGACGGTGACGAACATGGATCGCGATGCGATGTATCGAACTGAACTCACCCTGTTGACAGGGGCCCAGGTAATGCTAATCGTCAACCTGTCCGTCGAAAAGGGCCTCGTAAACGGATCAAGAGGTGTCGTAGTTGGATTTACAGAGAAGACAGCAGATAAGGATGACGGAGACGTGCCGATTGTGGAGTTCCTGAATGGCATGCGAATCCCCATTCCTACGCACAACTGGGAGATCGAGGGCCACCCTGGTGTGTACCGCAACCAGATCCCTCTTCGTCTTGCCTGGGCCTGTACGATTCATAAGGCTCAGGGGTCCACGCTGGACTGTGCTCTGGTCGACATTGGTGACAATACCTTCGAATGTGGTCAGGCCTACGTGGCACTCAGTCGGGTCAAGAGTCTGGACTCCCTGTATGTCCACGACTTTGACAGGGCGGCGATTCGGGCGAATAAGAAAGTGTGGGAGTACTATAATAGCCTTTCCATTTAGGAAAGGCTATTATCCTACAACCATACTGAATGCTCAGGCATTCAGTATGGGAGTACTATGAGACTCTTCCTAAAGAAACAGTATAAAAAGAAAATTGAAGTCCAGGTAGTTTATCTTGGCTTTAATAATCCCTATTTTTTACTGCTAAATTTGATGAACAGCGTAAATTGTGTGAGGGTTATCAAATGGAGAAAAAATCACACCTACCAGTACGGCAAATGGACCTCAAGGTGACATCTGTAACGAAGACACCCAATCAAAGTCCCGTGTTAAAGGGGATCGGAGCTCGGTCTAGAGCGGATTCTGTGACCATGCCTTCGATGTCTTTAAGTCCCCTGCCCGATCTGATAGAATCAGACGAATTTGTAGAGCCGATTCTGAGGAAAAACCAGAACGTGTTCACCCTGTTTCCCATTCAAAAGCCGAAACTCTATGAGCTGTACGAGAAGCATAAGGCGGTGTTCTGGTTCCCACACGAGGTGGATCTGAGCAAGGACCGAGAAGGATGGTTGAAGCTCTCGGACAAGGAGCGGTTCTTTCTCCGTCACATTTTGGGGTTCTTTGCCGGCTCAGATGGGATTGTCCAGGAGAATTTGGCCACGCGGTTCATGGGGGAGGTCCAGATTCAGGAGGCTCGGGCTTTCTATGCGATCCAGAATGCGATTGAGACGATCCATTCGGAACAGTATTCGCTGTTGATCGATACCTATATAGATGACCCTGTGCTTAAAAAGGAGACCTTCCATGCGATCCAGACGATCCCGTGTGTCGCCAAGAAGGCTGATTGGGCCAAGAAGTGGATTGAGTCCAAGGAGGAGAACTTTGCCACGAGGCTCATTGGATTTGCCGTTGTGGAGGGGATCTTCTTTAGCGGTGCCTTCTGTGCGATCTATTGGCTCAAGTCCAAGGGTCTCATGCCTGGACTGACCTTAAGTAACGAGTTCATTGCTCGTGATGAGGGGCTTCACACGGAATTTGCCTGTGCTTTGTATGAGGAGATCGAGCGGAAGTTGCCGAAGGCAAAGGCCGTTAAAATCATCAAGGACGCTGTCAAGATCGAGAAGGAGTTTATTACGGAGTCGTTGCCGTGTGATCTGATTGGCATGAACTCCAAGCTCATGTCCCAGTACATTGAGTTCGTAGCAGACCGCTTGTCGACTCAGCTTGGCTATGGAAAGATCTATTCTACGGCCAATCCATTTGACTTCATGGAACGCATTAGCATGGAAAGCAAGGACAACTTCTTTGAGAAGAAGGTAAGTACATATGGAAAGGGGGCTATTGGTCAGGAGTCGGCAGGGTTTAATATGAACGCTGATTTCTGATTTCTAGGATTTCTATTTTTTAAAGTGTTCTAGTAGGGAATATGGGGGCAGGACAATCAAAACCTGTATCTGGTACATCAGTAACACCAATATTATCAAAGCCACAATCAGTGCCGCAACCAGTGCCGCAACCAGTGTCACCGCCAGTACAAGTAAAACCACAACCAGTGCCACAACCAGTACAAGTAAAACCACAAAATAAAAAAAATTTAACCAAAATCACGAATGCTAAAAAGGTCGAAGAAGCTACTCAAAAAATGTTAACAGTTCAATCGCTAATAATGACAGCAACGGTTGCTGGGATTGCTGAAAGTATAATAAAAGGTACTTTAGCTACAGGGGGTCTTATTGCTGTAGCAAATCCAGTTGTAGCTCCCGCTCTCGTTGGCGTCGCTTTAATTGCGGCAGCATATTTACGATTAAAAGCCGGTCATTTAGAATTAATCACTAATTTACAACTAAAATCAAGTAAATATATTAAACTTATGAATCTAGTGTGTATTAGTGAAACAGTATACCAATTAATGGTAAATAGTGATAAAAATAAAGAGAAGCGAACGGCGTTAGAAAAGTTTGATATGAATACCGAATCAATTAAACAATATGCTGAATTATTCCGAATTCAAATATTGCTGTCTGCTCCTAATAGTCTTATTACAGAATTAGAAAAAGCGAAGGCTATTTCTAATAGTAACTATAAAGCATTAAATAAACGTAGTTTATTAAGTAAAAAAACTGTTGGAAGTTTTAGTTCTTGGTTCGACAGAAAAAGTACCTTTGGGAATTTATATGGAGATGTAACCCGTGTCTTTCAATCCAAAGAGATGATAGCATCTATTAACAGAGCATTAGATGATTTATTTTTGGAAATTCAAATAATGTTAGATCGTTATGACGAGTTTACAAGAGTCTATAAGAAAGAATATGATAACATTGTTGAAAATTTTGAACAAACGCCACAATTTCAATTAATGATAACAGGATCAGATGCCCAGGCATCTGATGCGTTGACACCTGAAGAAGCAGCTAAACATTTAGAAGATGCTGCGAAACAATTAACAGCAGTTGGTGTTAAAGCCCAAGATCCTACAGAATCTACTGTTGATGTAAAAAGCATTGTTATAAAAGAAGTAACGCAAGGGGAAGCAGCATCAAATGACGCTACAAAAAAAGTTGCTATTAATGCTGGTATAACCTCTACAGTTTTAGAAAAGAGTGTAAACGCAGCACAAAATAGTAAAGAACAAATCGAAACACTGGCGACTTTGGTAGTTGAAGCAGAAGAAGCGAAAACTCCTGTTGTTCTCAGTCCTACAACAAATAATACATCCAAACCTAGTGTTGTTACGACAGTTAATATTCCCATAGTTAATATTCCTAATAAACGTAATGTCCCTCTAAAAGGTAATAATCCTAAGCCATCTAATATTCCCAATAAAGGTCAAGAACATAATGGTGAAGATCCTGTAACATATACACCAGCACCTATGGTAGCTGCTGGTGCTGCGGGCGGATCCCGAAAGAAGAAAAAGCGGTGTCGATCAAAAACAGTCCGACGCAGAAAGCGACGTAACTAGAGAAAGCAATGCTTAAAAAACTGCGTAAACGTCATCGGTTTCTCTGTAAGCATTGTATGATACACCTCCGACACATTATACTCATTTAGTTCCATATAAATTACTTGAATAATACAATTGCCTACAGCCCTAATCCTATATACGCTGTATCTTTTATACGCATAAGCACATTATTATACCAAGATATAGTTGGATTTGTTGAAAATTGTACAGATATCATAATACGTTTTTTTCCTTTATTACAAAACTTCGTCGCCATATGAAATACTTTATCACCCTCAAATAATATTGATTTGCCCTCCTCCTCTTTTATGCTTTCTTCAATATTATACTTATTATAATATGTGTACTGTGTACATGTGTTAGTTATGGTAACGGGTATTAATAGTGTAAAAAAACGACCATGAAAATAATTTATATCATAATGCCAGTTTATAAAGTCACCATCCTCTTCATAAACAAGCACAGCACATGTTGTTGGTAAATTGTCTGATGTTACATAAACTTTTTCCCCAATAATGGTACTTATATAATCTTCTAATCCCGTATACCATTTAAATAGATTAGGCAAACTCTTTTTCACAGCTGTAGTACTTATAGTACGTCCCGCCTTCCATCCGGGTATAACAATACGTTTTCCGATACCAGACTCTACTTGATCTAAAATCTCACGGTTTAATGTATATGGAACGGATAGATTTATAACCTTTATTCCACAAAATTCTTTTTCAGGAATTTCTTTACAATCTTCCAATTTTTGATAATTAAATGCCCCACGTAATGCTATATACAAAGTAAATAACACAATAAAAAATAACGTACATAATAATAATATATTAAATATAGATTTTCCTAACTTTTTCTTCAATGCCATTCTATCTAGTATATATAAATTATTTTTACTTTCTGTAACCAATTAATAAAATGAATGCCTTGGTTACAGAATATATTTGACACTTATACGCACAAGTATAAGTGTCAAATATAAATTTAATAGATGCTTGGAACAAGAATAAATGGTAATAATAGGGATGTGGATATACCTATTAGCAATAGCTCTACTACTAATATTGTTATATAAGCAACGAGAATCCTTTATAGATGTCGTGGCAGTTTCAAAGCCATGTAAAGTCTGTGATGTACAGAGGGGTGGCATGGTTTTAGAAGCAGGAATGCCTCTTTATGAAGAGAGATGGCTGGGTGGCGGATTTTATGAAGGTCCTTATGTAAGATACCCTGATGACCAACCATTGGAACGAAGAGCAAGGTGGCCTTGGCAAATATAGTCATAGCTTAGCTATGACTATGGGCCTTTGGCAAATATAGTCATAGCTTAGCTATGACTATGGGCCTTTGGCAAATACTTTCATAGCGTAGCTATGAAAGTAGGCCCTCGGCAAATATAGTCATAGCTAAGCTATGACTATGGGCCTTTGGCAAATATAGTCATAGCTTAGCTATGACTATGGGCCTTTGGCAAATATAGTCATAGCTTAGCTATGACTATGGGCCTTTGGCAAATATAGTCATAGCTTAGCTATGACTATGGGCCTTTGGCAAATACTTTCATAGCTTTTGCTATGAAAGTAGGCCCTCAGCAAATATAGTCATAGCGTAGCTATGACTATTGACAACTATAATAAAATACGCATCTAGTTCGATACGTCCGGTATTAATTAACTGTGGATAATACTCTCTATATTTTTTTTAATTTTATTATAGAAATTTATGAGTTCTATAAATGTAGAAGCTATTTTACATGAAATTAAAACAGAACATTCTAAATTAAAAGCAGCTATAGACAGTACAAATAGACAATCTGAAAAGGTACTGGATCTGTTAAGTAAAAATGTATCAATACATAATAATCATAATGAGGTACTTAACCAGTATATAAACACAAATAAAATCGTATCAATTTATAATATAAAACGACCCATTTTAAAGTCTTATGATCATGTTGCCATTCTTTTGGAATCACGCTATAATCCATCTTATGAACTAGTAATACGGCAAGTCTTACGTTTTTTACCAGAAAATTTTAAAATCATATTTATGGTTACACAAGATGTTATAAATGATTATTCTAAATTAGTCTTTAAGATTATAAATACAGCTAGTCATCCTGGTATTGAAGTCCGTTGTTTAGATTTTCCCCTAACAAATGTAGTTGATTATAATAATATAATGCTTGATATTAAATTTTGGAAAGAATTATCAATGTATTCACATGTTCTAATATTCCAAACAGATACAATGATGTTTAAATATGGTCTTGAAAACTACTTAAAATACGATTATATAGGAAGTCCCTGGCCTCTTACATATGGCCTCGCAGAAGGTGTAGGAAACGGTGGATTTTCATTGCGATCTATCCAAGCAATGATTCAATGTCTTGAAAAGAAAGATGAGATTATAGTTGGAGCCTATACAAATGATAAAAAAAATCTAATACAATTCAAGGGCAATCATCCTGAAGATGTATTTTATTCGTTCGCGATGAATCAATTAAACTTTAACATTTCCCCCTCCAATATAGCCAGCTATTTTGCGAATGAAACTGTCATGTTTAATCCAAATATAATCGGCTGCCATCAACTTAGAACATTTCATGCTAGTTTTTATAACGACTGTTTTTTAACAAGTATTATACCCTATAAACATGTTATTAATACTAATCCAGGAGGTCATAGATATGGTTGGAATTATGTGAGTTCAGAGTTAAATAATATATTTATCAATAAAAATGGAATAGAATTTAGGAGTTATGGTGATGTCGACAATAATACTAATACAAATCCTTGGGTAGGAATCTTTCATTTTACACCTACAGATACTAAAAAATATTATGCGGCCACAAATATTTACAATTTTAAAAATAATGCCCACTTTCTTCACAATTTACAATATTGTAAAGGTATCTTTACACTAACTAAATATCTTAAAGACGAATGGACGAAAATATTAACAGAATTGAACCTAGATATTCCAATAGATGTATTATATCATCCCATTCCAGAGGCTGAATCAGAATTTAATACGCATAGAATTGATGTTAACACATCTGTTGTGTTTATTGGCTCTCAGCTTCGCAGAATATCTACTATTTTTAGACTAAACGTACCCAAATCTTATGATAAAATATGGCTTCATGGGAGATCCATTAATACAGCAATAGAATTATTAAATGAGGAATGTGATGAATTTGATATTAAATTATCAGATGAAGAATTAAATTCTGTAGAAATCCTCTCCCTTACTAATGAAGAGTATGACAGTGTCGTAAATAATTCGTTTATAGTACTAGATCAAATTAATGCTTCCGCAAATAATGTAGTTATTGAATGTATAAGCAGAAACATCCCCCTGTTTTGTAATCGTCTTCCAGCGATCGAAGAATATCTTGGACCTGACTATCCATTATACTTTAATAACATAGAGCATCTAGAACAACTACTTTTAGACAAGGACACTATTAAGAAGGCGTATAACTATCTAGCCCATAATCCTGAATTAAAAGAACGACTGACCATAAAGAATTTTATTAAAGGGATTTTGAATTCCGATATTACAAAACGTCTTTTAGTACAAGACAAAATCCCCGACTATGTAACTAAATATAATAATATAGTTGAATAAATTCAATAAATTTGAATCTAGTAAATTACATATAAGAATGTAAGGAATTCATACGTATGACAACATATGAACTCATTATTCTCGGGAACGTCCCTTTCCTTGGGTCAAATGACGGACAGCTCTACTACTACGATTCCAAGTCCGTTGCCGCTTCACAAAAGCCTATCCACATCGGAACTTACAGCAAAGAACACGGTACATATACACTCATTGAAGGATGGAAAGAGCGAGTGGCCGATACAGTCCGTCAATTTAGAGACTCCCTCGTCCCAACCGAGCGGGGCATCCCTGTTATTCGTGCGGCTAAGCCCCCCAGAGCTGCTCCTAAAACGGCCAGTCCAAAGGCCAAGAATCCTAGAAGTGTCAAAGGAAGATCTAAGGTCGCTGGGACAGGTGCTGAAGGAGTTTAGAGAATCACTATAATAAATATGTAATACTATTTTTAATGTTCGAGCCGGGCGATAAAGTCGTATATAATCCTTGTATGGATTGTTTACCACCTTATAACAAACGACCCTGGGATATCGGAATCGTCGTAGAGGCAGATGATCGTTACGCGAAGGTACAATTTATGGATGAGTATGTGGGACAAATTCTGTTCATGGGACTTAGTCATCATCCTCTTGGTCCAAAAGCCCATCGACTAAGGCTGTCCCTTGTTATTCCAGATCTACTAGGGGCAGTCGAAGGCCGCGTCGCAGCTCTTGTTTTAGCGGAAAAAACGGGTCTGACAGCATGTCGTGGTTTCGGTCCCGCAGACAATATTCGTAGATTTTTAGATCCTAGAAAACCAAGGAAGCATATTAGTTCAAAATAAAATGAAAATATATGAAATTAGCCTTACAATTAAGATTTTATTATTGCTTATCAAAAATAAGTTCCTTAAATAGTCGCATTATATTCTCGGGTGTATACTGTGTATAAGCATTCCAGTCATTTTTTGAAGCGATAATCGATTTCAAATTATTAAAAATATCCACTAACTCCTCTCTTGAATTATATATGATACCCTTATCTCCCAAAATTCTAATATGCTCCAAATCTCCGCAACTATACGTTATTACTGGTTTATTTTTTGAAGAGAATTCAGCAATAGCTAATCCAAAGCTTTCCCCTATTTTTCTTCCATGTATCATTGCGTCACATGTATTTATGAATTTAGTCTTATATACCAAATCTACATTTCTATCTAAATAAATAATTCTTGGATGCGTATAAAAAACATTTGTATTCATAAATAAAAAATATGTATTAGTGTTTGTATTTAAAAATTCTATGATAGCATCATGTGCTATTTGAATATCAAAATGGCAATGCCCACCATGTCTACCTATAACAATAGCATCCTCTGGTATATGTAATTGTGTTCTTAATGATTCAGATTCATCTGGTAAACATACAATATGGGGTATTATGGGGATATTTGTATTATATAATTTATTTATAGAATCACCTATACTTATATAAAAATCAGATTCTGGATATGTTGTATGAAATACACAATGCTTAATAGTTTTACATGATCCCCATATGTCTTTATTGTCAAATTGATATACATCCTTCATTCCATGTGTTAATGTATAAAAAAATGATAAGTTATAATCCTTTATAACTTGTGTCATATCTTGAATAGCATTAATTTCAATAATTGGAAATCTTGATTTAAATTTCTCATAGGAAGCACGTATAGATGGAAAATTTAAACGCCTTTGTGTATTTTCTGTAAAACAAATTATATAACTATTATTGTTTAATAGTTTTTCATTATACTGAGCATAATCATATATAGCAACTTCTGTTCCAGTTTCAGTAAAATGCCTGACAAAAAATCCAATATTCATTTTACTGTATACATATCATAATCTTTAGACCCGTGCGAATTATAATCCGCATCGGTCTAAATTATAAATAATTGTTACAAATTAATTGGAACCAAACCCTGGAAACAGGGTATTAACACTGTATGTCGGAGCATTCGTTGTGCCTGGAATGGCCTGACTGTACTGGGCCTGAATGTAGCGGATACGATCCTGATCGGACTGAAAGATGGGGAGCTGGGCCCTACGACGACCCGCCGCCACCTGTTCACTCTGAGCATTCAGCGAATTGAAAATAGTCTTCGCCTGATTGTTCGCCGTGAGCTGCGACTGGTTTGATCCTGGACGGAGAGGGAATGACTGGATCGATGCGGGACTGACGTATTGTGTAGAGACACTACTCGCATCAATATAGGTTCCAGCAGCAGCAACATAGGGCTGTACTGCGTTCGGGCCGAGCAGAATCTGTCCCTTGGAATTAAAATAACCATAATGTGTGTTCTGGGCATCCGTATAAGCCGCACCCGATGACCTTGGAGGCTGAGACCAAGTTCCTTCACCGCCAATATTATTGCTAGACATTCTACATACACGAAAGGATTTAAATCAATGACAATCTATATATATAGTATGTCCGGTCGCAGAATCCCTCCCATCGTAAATAGTAAAACTATCCCATACAAAGATGGTTTAACGGCAATATGGCTTACGAATCAGGATATTTCCAATAAAAAGTTCAGAAAATGGTCGGGTCTAGTAACATCCATACAGGATTATATAAAATGGTGTCGTCATGCCCCTATCTTAGCCGTGGCCCTTCATACACTGACCCCATCAGACTATGAATTATTGAAAGTCCATAGAGCCACCATTCAACACCTGTTCGTCACACAAGAAGTTGCTAAAGAATATACAATTTCAAATACATTTATTATAGATAGTCTATGTACACAGTATCCTGTTATTCCGTTTCAACATGATGGAACAGAAGCTACAAGTCTTGCGATGATTGCGATCCTGTTTCATATGACCCATATTGTAGATATCCCCCTATCCGAAAAATGTTCTGACGCAATCAAAACACTTGGAATTAAACAATCGTTCGGAGCTGTACCACCTGATATATGGTTCATAACACAATATTTTGTTCATAAAATGACAAAGAGGGCCAAGGAATTTCGCCAATGCCTTAAAAATAATTTAGCATGTGAGGCAATTGACAAGGTTATCCTGCTAAACGAGTCAGATCTTAAATATGAATGGTCAGGTACCAAAGGAAGTGAAAAGGTCGAACAGGTGATCATTGGAACACGTCTCACGTATGCCGATTTATTGAAATACACGTATGAGCATGTTCCAGACAATACAATTGTTATTTATGCGAATGCTGATATTTATTGTAACCAGACGCTAGAGGAACTGTACAGCGTTGATATGCGTGATAAAATGTTTGCTCTTCTCCGATGGGATGAGGTATCGGGACCAGATGACCTCAAGATTTTTGGGCCCCGTGTAGATTCACAGGATGCGTGGATTGTCCACGCATCCTCTGTAAAGAAGCGAACATGGGACTGGTCCACTTTTCAGTATAAGCTCGGAACAGCCGGCTGTGATAACCGATTCACAGGGGACATGTTTGGTATGAAGTTTATGATATCCAATCCGTGTAATAGTATTAAAACGGTCCATATACATAAGACGGAAATAAGGGATTATAATAAGCACGATATTATTCAAGCAAAGATATATCTGTATATCCATCCGTCTAACATTACATATATGGAACAGGCTAGATCTGGTCCAAAACTTGTTGGAAAAATCGAAGGTCGTAATACAAATGTTACGATTCGCTGCCTTAATCAAAAACAGGCACAGACATACACTGTCATGTTAGCCCGCGAAAAGAAGTTTGTCTGGTCTCATGAGACTGCCTCTATACAATCGGGATCTACATTGGCCATTCATAATTGGACAAACGCATTTACGACTGGGGGGGGATTACTGTACGATTACAAAAAGATTTACGCAGGTCCAGGGGAGACATTTGATCCATTTATCAGTACGAGCAATATTCCGAGCCGCACATCTTTTTTTGGTTCTGTGGAACAGGTGGACAATATGATAGTTATTCCTTCTAATCAACAATCTACATTTACAAATCCTGATCTGTACTGTATTCGATATCTTGCTTATGCGATTCAGCTCTACAAGAAATATCCTGATATTAATTTTAATATTTTCATGCCTCAGGCTATTTTAAATACAATACGTACATTCAAATTACGCGATAGTACTGAAGCTGTTCCAGCTATAGCATGGAATCCAAATGCCTCTATATATATTAAAAACGCATATGGATTCTTGCCTGAAATCCTAGAAGTTTCCCCTGTAGAAATTCAAACACTTCGAGATGCTTGGCCAGCGTTCAAAGAGCCATCGGAGTCAAAGTTCTGCGTAGTTCTTACAGATGATCTGATTACGTCGACCTTTGCTGAAACAGTGCTGGGACCTTTGATAAAGATGCCAATTGTATGTGTTGGACGAAAAGAGTTTGGTCTAGAGGCCTATAACAAGGTTCGGGGTGCCAGCCTCTGTATCCTCTTTAATTTGCCGAAGCAGGACGAGGATTGGATGAAGCTCTGGTGCTTGCCTAGGGGATGTCGTGTTCTAGAATTTCAGAATGAACTCAAGGTTGTCGGTGATTTTCAGCATTTTGCTGCGGCGGCTGACCTTGAATGCTGGTTGATGTCGCTTCATAAGGGGCCGACCGAAGATCTTCAAGGACAGATGGTTACTCAGGTCGGCGAATGGCTCAAGGTGAATGCCGTTTAACGATGTTTTTTGTTTTTATGAGTTTTTCCTGAATAATGGCTTAGTCGATGATTATGATACTTTTGAGTGTAGTGTTTGCGGGCCGATAATTCTGAATAGGAAGACTTAAGTTTAGGAAATTCGCTGTTTAGGAGGCCTGACCAGCCATACTCGGGAGCATTGGGAAGACCCACTGCTGCTGCCGCTGTCAGTACATCTAGAATATCTGCTTCAATGACGGTCACTTTGAATGTGACGGTCCTTGGATCAGCCTCTAAGACGTTGACTAGCGTGTTCCATGTGTGATGGCCATCCACGATATATCCATCTTTGGATACAATGATATTAAACTTGGAAGGATCGAGGCCTTTTTGGGCGACTTTCGCGACTTTATCGGCGACTTTCGAGGCCATGATTTCGGACTGAGAGGGTTTGATTTTGGCCTTCAATTCGTCTGCGGATTTTACTGTGATCGTTTCCTCATGTTTTTTGAGATGGATCCCTAGCTTATTGGCATCTTTGATGAATTTATTAACATCTTTTATCTGGGGCATGATATATCGGGGGAAGGTGCCGCATGTGATGTCCCCCATAGCACAGGTATCGGCTATATCCCGTGACAGAATATCCCCTTCTTTTGTGATGACGGGCATACTTTGACCCATTTGCCTGTACGTTCGGTACTTTGTTAAAAATTCTAGTGCCTTTTCCTGTCCCTCATCCGAATGTATTTTGGAAATGGTCGCGACATTTAGTTTCCCTATATCGGCCTTGACATTTCGCTCAATCGCTCTGCTCGCCATTGATATCTTGTTCATGGAGGGTATTAGGGATTCTGATTGTTTCAAGAAAGGACTAGATGATACTGATGCTAAGGATGCTAATAATACTAGCGACGGTAAAATACCTAGACGAGGTTTTCTGGAACCACCCTTTTTTCGTCGTGTGAATCGCATACCTGTCCCTATTTAGATATAGATTTTTTCTTACGCGTTTCGCGACTAAATGTTTGTTGCCTCTTACCTGGTTTACGATTCTTACCGATGGATAAACGACATCCATGCCCCTTCGCATATTCAATAGGATCCCATTTCTTAAATTTCTTAGGATCATAGGATATTCGTTTCAAATAGTCTATGTGGGCCTCTTTGTTTTGAATCGAAATATCCATTTCGATCATTTCACAATTAAATATATTTTCAGGACCAAATCCAACATATTTCTTTATCATATCATTTATAAATCCATAATGACTGACTAGAACAAGGCTTTTAGAGCCATGGTCCGTAATCTTACTTACGTTGGAACCAAGCCATTTCATAAAGGCTCCAAGCTGTTGCTCCTCACCCACCTGTTCGACCTTATCATAATATGAATAATCTCTTAATTTAATGATAGGCCTGTCTATTGTTTTCAAAAGCTCTTCTTGTAACTCTCGCGGCAACTGATGATTTTCTTGATAGTTTTCACCAAATTCATTAATATAGGGAATAATATACATTTTTTTAGGGTTCAGAAGATGATAGGCAGTTTGATGTGTCCGTAACAGATTCGACACACCCGTTACAAAAGGTTTTCGAATCTGTTTCAACGCATAAGGTTTAAGGTTTTTTGCCATGGATATACCGCCCTCTGTTAGTTCAGGGTCTGTGTATAGATTCGCATCTAAATCATTGTTAAGTCGTCGTGCTAAATTGGAACAAGACACACCGTGACGAAACATATAGACCTTGTAGGTCCTCTGTTTCTTTCTTGTTTTTGAGACCATCCCTATAAGGATAGTAGATAATTATGGGCAATAAGCCTAATGGGCCTATTTATAGGGCTAATGGGCCTATTTATAGGCCTAATGGTTGATCCATAGGGTCACGATTGGGATTCCCCTTCATCTTCTTACCCCACTTGTACGTCAAATCGATCTTTTTCTTTGTCATCGGAGTCTGATACGCTCTCAGATCGAACATCGCTCCCTTAAACAGTTCATCAGGATTCCCATAAGGGTCCGTGACCGTTGCCCAGTTGCTTCTGCCAATATAGTTGTGCGTTAAGAAGCTGTTCTGAGGTAACCAAGCACTGGCCTCTTCATAGACCATCTCTCCGTCCCTATAAAAGTTCAGGTTAGGACGAACAGGGTCTCGGTCTGTGGTTGTTATGACCAGATGGGTCCATTTTCTGAGGGGGAAGAAATCAGAGACTTGGATTCGGATCTTACGTTGCTGGGAGTCCCAGATTTCATAGACAAGGGTTGCTGTCTTGGCCTCATGAGCTGGCTCCGCTTTCGGCTGAATCGGGGGCATAATGCGTCCATAAATCTGCTGCTGGGGGCATGTGTAATCATTCACGTTTGCCGGTGTCGTTTCCATGAGGACCTGGGGCGTCACGACCTGGACTGGCTGGGCACCCGAGGGCAGAGCCGGTAACACGGCATTCATGTCGTCATGACAGAGGCCCAGACTGGATGGCTTGGTCTCTGCTACGCTATTGCCTCTGCCAATGATTCCCAGGAAGACATTGTCCTTACCCGCTCCATTGCCGAAATCCAGGATATGGGCGTTATTCGTGAACTCATCAAAATAGACCCAGACGCTGATCGCACGCATATAGCGGACGTCAATCGTATTCCCAAATTCCAGGTCATTATTGTCACCGATACGGAGAAACTGGTCGACCCCGTTGAAGACCAGGGTTCTGGCCTCATCGGGTCTCGGAGGGGCTTCATCAATAGTGATGTTCCCGGACCTATTAATGACGAGGTTCTTCGCATAGTCCATCATATCGTCCCTGAAACGGAGCCAGAACAGAATCCCATCATACATTTGAAGAAGCTCCTCAATGTATTTCGGAGGATTGGCATCCCCCGTCATCTTATCGCGGAATTTGTCGTCCTGGGCTGGATTACAGCGTGCCTGAAAGGTATACTGGTCTGTTTTCAAAATCCGACAGTAACTGTCCCGTCCATCTCCCAGATCGTTCATATAGTCATCCCTCGACATCGGCAGATCCTGAAGGGTGGACTTGGTTCTGTATCGAGTGGACGACAGACCATCTGTTCCTCCCAGAGCACAGGCAAAAAACATGTCTTTAGGATTGGACTTGGATGTCAGCATGCGACAGAAATCCTGATCCTGACCCAACCTCTGAACATCAGCATATCCACTAAAATACCTCATATCCCTGTAATATCCTGCTTCCTCTTCGTCCGGATCTGTGCTTATATCGCCTCTGCGGGGAACATACTGACTCCAGAAGGAATCGGCACCAAGTGCCGTTTCGAATCCCTCTTGGATGACGTGTGGATACCAGATTTCTAAAATAGCAACAATCAATAATAGGCATACCCCGATCCACAAGATCTGTAGGATCATCTCTGAAGCATCTTCTGTTTATTTTAAAGCTATAATAATCATTCTGTGTAATAGAGTGGAATGGAAATCCAATCCGGAGGAAAATTATTCGCAAAAGGTGCTTATGGGTGTATTTTTCATGAACCCCTCATATGTAAAGGCAAATCGGAAAAGAAGATCGAGAAGAATTCGACGATACATATGGGATCCGAACTGTCAAAACTCCTAGGCGAAAAGGATGCGGAAATTGAATTCGACATTGCGAAACGAATCCAACAGATCCCTCTGTGGAAACAGTATTATTTGGTGGCAGAAGCCATATGTGAACCGGCACCCCTTAAAAAACAGACGAACAGTGAAATCCAATTATGTCCCGTGGTCACAGACACTCCCAAATTCGACTCGCTCAGACTACTCAAACTGTCCTATGGGGGAACTCCGCTCACCAATTATCGCATGAACTTCCAACGCTATCCGTTTTATGACTTTGCGAAACATATGATCGAAGGCTTCGCCCTTCTGACCCTTCACGGAATTGTCCATTTGGACCTTCATTCAGGAAATGTATTAGTGGACAATGCGAATATTCCTCGAGCCATTGATTTCAACCTGTCCATCGATACCAAGGATCGCAGCAACCTTCTTCGTCGTCTCAAGCACTCCTATCAGTTAAATCTGAGTCAAGAGAGTCCCGATTTTATGCTCGTGAACGCTGTTCATATCAAGAAAGACGGATATACGGTCATTCGTGATATAGTGGAAGAAAGGCAAATTGTAAAGCTTATCAGGACAGTACTGGGCATTAAGGAAGACGACCAGCGATCAGATATTGAACAATTCTTTCTTAAGAGCCCCTCCGCCCAAAAGGGCGATCTGGAAACTTGGTTCGATCTGTACTGGCCAGTCTGTGATAGCTGGGCCGTCGGGACAATTCTGATAAAGCTACTGTCCAAACTGAATCTGTGGCCGTCTTTTGATCGAGGCGACTTTCGATTGTCCAAGGATAAGTTGTTTGACGTCCTTCGTAAGATGTGTAATATGAGCCCCACAAAACGCTATGACTGTGTCCAGGCTCTCGCTGAACTAGAACCCGAAAACTACATCATTCGCAAGTACGCCGGCCCTTGGTTAAAGAAGCGACCCGTTTCTTGATGGACTTCCGTCTACCACCTCGCTTTAGTTTTAAGGTCTTGTTTCGGGGGACGCACATGTAACTACAGAACTGCTTATAGTTAAGGTTACCCGAATCCTTCGTATAATCTCTGTCTGCCAAGTCTGGCCTATAAATCCTGTGACCTGATGCGTCTTTTCGGGTGACCTTGGTCCCTCCAGGCTTATGCGACCAGAATCCGTCGTCATCTAGGCGATACCAATGATAGTCATTCTCAGGATCTACCACAAGGGCCACCTTGGAAGATCCCTTAGCACACCGCCTAGTCGCATTCGTTAGGCGAACACCCGGAATATCGCCCATAACACGAGCCACAATATCGGGACATCGTTTTCCCTTGATTTTATCCCACTTCGGGTAACCGGCTCTTCGTCCTGGCTGGTGAAAGGGGATATCGCAACTGTTTTTGTTACATTCCTTGTCCGAGGGCTTATCGAAGTGATTGAACGCATAAGCATAACAATTGTGGGTGTCCTGAATGATAAACTCGTCATTATAGGCTTGGGGATTATAACTGGGTTCATGGCCTGAAAGCCGATGTTTACGACAGGTTCTCATATGTTTTTTACAGAGTCCTTCTCCTTTTATGGCAACCTCTTTACATGTAGGGTCGCATTGACACTGATGCGGTGGCATGGTCCTTCCTTACTCTTCGACAACAATATTCTTTGGGACAAAGGATTCTTCGGATACCTGATTCTTGGCCACAAGACCTTTAATCGCTTCCTTCATGGACTGGGGGGCTATAAGAGTACTTAACTCCTTGTCCAGAGAGGGCGGAAAGAGGGGGGTTTCCGTCGGTTTAATGGGACCAGGTGTGTGATTCATGACGTTCGTGGCATCCTCATACTTATAGTATTCCTCCTCGATCTGTTTGAGCTTGAGTTTCTCCACATAGTGGCAGAAATAACGATACTGATTGTCATGTGTTGGTACAGAATGTGTAAGAGCACCCGAATAACGACCTGTGAGTTCCAAATACTGCCAACCCTCGGATCTGAGACGTTCCAAGGTCGTATGGAGAAAGTAGTATTTCTTGTCGATTTTGAGGAGCAATAACACTCCATTGAAGGTTGTGACTAAAAGGGACAAGGTCCATGTGAGCCAATTAAAAATGATGGAATTATCGTTTGTCTGATTATACTGGACGGAGATAAGTGCCGGCACGATCAGAGATCCGACCGTAATAATTAGATGCCCGATGTAATAACATAGGGAATAATAAAAACAACGACGGCGAAAATTGTACAACAGATACAGGTAGCGACGGCGAATGGCATTTTTGCGAATATCGTCAATCGAAATGGACGAAAGGACTACTTCAAATCGCTCATCCTCGTTCTCCCTACAACACTTGTTGACAGGTTTATAAGGTACAATGTCCGTTTCATCAATAGTAGACATGTAAATTTGAAAAGAGGTTAGATTATAAAATAGGCTAACCTACTATGTCTTCCTTTGAAGAGATTTTGCCGATTCGATCCCTGACCTTTGTGGAAGTCGATAAAGAACACTCAGATGAGATTCTTGTTCCTAGATCAGTGCTACAGGCATGGATGGAGCATTATCCTCCTGGCTGTCCCTTGTTGGCTACCCTAACCAATCCTATCACGGAGCAAGTCCAGACGGTTTGTATCGGAAGCCATAATCCTGATACAGATGATCGTACTATCTATGCTCCCCTCTGGATCATGGATCAGATTAGCACCGTTACAGATGACCCTGTCAGTCTCCAGCCCCTCTTTGAACAACCATTACCTGCTACAAAACTTGTTTTAAAGCCTCTTGATAGGATTGCTTATGATACGGACTTTCGGTCTGTGATAGAAGAGTATTTGGACATGTTCCACGTGCTTCAGACAGGAATAACACTCATGGTACCAGTCAAAGATCTCGGCGGCTATGAAATTGCTGTTCTTGTGGAGACGACAGAACCTGATCTGGTTGTTAGATTGGGAGGTGAAGTGGAGTTTGAGATTGTACCGCTTGTTCTTACAGAACAAGAGGATCAAGTGATGACGAACAGTATTACTAATGAAATTGCTAATGAAACAGTTATACCTGATTTAATACCTACTCCTTTTGAAACACTTACAACTGTTACTTCTGTAACACCTGTAGAAGAAGCGGACTACAATAAACAACATAGAGAACGCATGCGACTCGCATGGCTCAAACGATCTCAAACCCTCCAACAACAGGAGCAATCTCTCGCTGATATCGCTCCTCAAACATCTGAAGCGACTTCAAAAAGTTCGGGTATGGCATGAAGGCCACAGGTCTCTTCTGGCGAATGAACTGAATGGCCTCCTCGGATCGCATCCGTTTCAGAAATACTAGGCACATGGCCACGGAGACAGCCGACCGTTGTCGACCTGCCATACAGTGAACTAGGATTCGGTCCCCCGCCTTATAATGTTTCAGAATCTTCATGACTATTTCGCCAGCCCACAGACCAGCGTTCCGTATTTCCTGTTCTTCCAAATTGTCATCTAAGGGAATCCTATACTTCGTCGGGACTACATTCGAAAACGGAAGATCCTTTGTACAGTTAAAGACTACGTCAATATGGTTGGACCGTAAGAAGGTTTCGTCCTGGGACGCATGATAATCCCCTAGCCATAAGCGAGGTAGAATCTCATTCGCATGTGAGTTATATTCCATCTGATGTATAGATCTTATTCTTATCCATTTCTTTTTCGCAGAGCCCAGACTGGAAATTCGGTTCCATTAGACCAAGGATCAAACCATGTTTCATCCTTCAAAATGGTTCCATTGCTCTGTTTTATCAAAATAGACCAAACACTCTGATCATGTCGATGATCACGAAAAGATGAATCATTTGGTACAACAGACGGCGAGTCATCGATTAGGTGATAATTATAACATACCTCATACCACTTATTAATAAGACTTACAGACTCAGGGCATTTCTTAATTATAAAAGCTGTAGTAATAACCTGGTCTGTATCCAATAGATTCCCAGCATTCAAGAACGTTATAGTATCCATTTTTGTCCATGTTTTTTCCAAATGGTCTTGTAACTGAAATGCTACAATACCATTCGGACTCATCTTCACAAGTTCAAAATATTCCATTAGTCGTGTCTTTCCCTGTAAATTTAAAACGCAACCAGCATCTGAATAAAATAATAAATCGTTGTCTTCCATTTTTTCTAGCTGTCGTTTAATTAAAAATGATTTCCATAAATAATAGCCAAAGCCCCTCATATTTCGACGAAAATGTGGGGCATGTGTTCTCCAAAAGTCCGTCTCTGTCAATAAATCCTTTTCAGTTAGTTCAATAATCCTATCAAATAATTCGAATGTTGCCGCTTCCTTACAAATACGTTTGACAGCACAGTGATAATTATATGTCGGGCCTCCAAAGGACATAAATATACGTTTTGTCATTTGATAGTATCAGATCATTATGTATTTAAACTCATAATAGATCTACGCCACTAATTGTAAGGTAATCGCCAAGGTAACAGGATCAACCTTCATGACAGTCCCTTCTAGGATAGACCCGAGACGAACAGTGGTGCCTGATGGTCCAGTCAAACTCCCGTCCTTCCAGGACCAGCGTTGCTTCGGCTCCAAGGCACTCACATGCGTAAACCCATTGAGGCTGAGAGCTGGAAGGAACCACTGAATCCCCACGGCCTTTACGTCGGTACAAAATACCTCATAGGGACCGTTCATATCTTGAACCCACCACGCAAGCTTACACTTCTGATAGAGCGTTTGATAGCCTCTCATAGCTGTGCTCTGCCGGTTCATGGCCTCGACTTCGGTCTCCAGATTGTCATACTGGACTCCTGCCAACAGCCTGTGAACCAATACATCCGCATAGCGACGCATGGGACTGGTAAAGTGGACATAGTCGGTGAGGCCAAGGCCAAAATGACCCTTTTCGTCCACAGAATACTTGGCTCGAGCGAACTTTTTTACAAGCACAAACGAATCAACAACTGGATTCCCTGTAACAGGTTCTTGAATGGGAATGCCTCGTAACGTATCGTGAAACCTGTTAGGCAGCTTGATATTAGCTTTTGCTAGGTGTTGACTTATCACAAGGTTTGCCATGATCATGGCGGTCGCAACGAGGGAATGAGCATCGTCATTCGTCGCTTCTGCTTTCAAGGAAATTGGTAGACCAGACGACTGATCCATGGTAAATCGAATGGACGGAAGCGTCAGATTATAGTTGATTTGGGCAGATCTGTGGTGGGTAAGATCATTGAGGAGTAGAAGGGCTGGACCCGCCCCGCCACTTGTAAGGAGGTCAGTTACCTCATCATAGGTATATCGGCGTTTCACGATAATAATCGATCGATAAATCTCATAGGACTCAATGAGTCCATGTGCCACTTTCATGGCCACTGTTACGACCTGTCTGGGCTTTCCTTGAACTAAGCTGAGTCTATCAGAAGCAGTTTCCAAATCAAGCAGATGCTCTGTTCCTTCATTTGCTAAATACAGAGTTAGACATTGGCTTCGAAGCTTTGCTTCTTCTGTTTCTGTCAGATCGGCGTGAGCGATATCCACAATGTGTACATAGACTGTCTGTCTAGACAGATCCACAGAAATGGCATCATCAAAATCGACCGAACTTGTTGGATCAATGGTAAATGTACCTAGGTCTGTGTGATCAACAATATCAGATCTGGTGTACAGAGGAAGTCCCTGTTTGACAGGGGGGACAGGACGAACAGGGATATGTTGGACTGTTGTTTGGAGCCAAGACACATCTGTTCTGGGATCTCGGGGCCAGACAGATTCGATGGTGACAGATCCATGGGATCCAAGTTTCACTTGGACGCGATCACCAACTGATAGTTTATTAGTAATATGAGGCAGAGATGAATCATACGTGGGGAAAAAGAGTGATGTAGGGGATTCTACAACTGCCACCGTCGTTCCAGGAACCCTGTGAACCAGCGTAATAGTATTAGACTGATTGATCGCACGGTCCCCCCTCAGAAAATTGGCTGATTTGGGCAACAATATACAGGTTGATGGATCTATATCAGGCACAAAAACGAGAGCATTCTTTCTCAGTTCAATGACCCCTTCCATATTAGAGACGCATAGGGTAATCGGTTTAGACTAGCAATTCATAAAATTGATCTATCAAACAGGGTGTTAGGAGTGTAACCATGCTCACACGACATTTATATCGCTTTGACGAAGTCAAAGTAGCCCTGAGCTATAGCATTTGTAGAGGGAGGGCTGAAGAAGCGGCCTTCTGGTGTCAGGAACTCGTCGATTCAGGAGCGATTGTTCAGGCCTGGGCTGTCCTCTTGGAAACCTGGCTCTGGCAAGCCCTGGCCTCAGACCCTGGCTTTCCAGGAGACACCCTCTACGATCCCACTGTCCTATCCATACCTACAGAACTCCATAAGGCTGCCTACAGGCTATCCATGGTCTGCCGTGAGAATCGAGACAACAGTCTATGGGCTGTCCTAGTTCTCGGGTCCAATGAATCTGTGGTCCCCGATAGACCCTGTCTCCGTCTCCCCACACAGAAAGCCTATCAAACAACCCTCCAAAAGTACTTCGCATCCTGTCTGTTCCAGGGCAAAGTCTTATGTGCCTGGTGGGCCTATTCCAAACTTGGACCTGATTTAGCAGAACCCTATATGAGGGGATCGAGTCTCGGTCGAATCATGGAATCAGTAGGTCTTGTAGGAACTGAATGGACCATTATCGGAACCTGTGCTCAAATTATCCAACAAACGGTCATCGATATCCATCGCCTGCCAAGCCCCTATTCGTCGTTACCCCCGTCTCTGGAAGCGTCCATTAAAAGCTGGACTTCCCTGGAAGGTCGTCGAAGTCGACGGATCTATCCAATACCGCTCGAATGCCTGTACGGACGAACAGGGCGTGGAACAATGGGGTCGAAAGAATCGAATCTGGCCGAACTGAGAGGCCTCGAGGCCCAGTTTCCTTTAAGTCCTTTCTGGGCCGGTCCATGGTCTCAGGCCTGTCAGTCAGATGACGCCTTGGAGGCGTTTTATGGGACCTACTTTCCCGATGATATCCCTGACGAATGGTCCTTGACAGATCAGAAGAAAAGCCATGGATCAGGTGTCCTACGATCTGGTCAAACGCTTGATCTGGCCGCACTCGGTCGCCTCTGGATGACGGGGGAAAGCCGGTTCGCCTGGGGATTCTATGAATGGTCTGCGTCGGTTGTCTTAAACATGGAAATTGACAAGGGATGCGTCTTGGATCTGGCTGATGTGGCTCAGCTATACATAACAAGAGAGGAGACAAGCGTCGCCGACGAACTTTTAGAACCTATGAGGAAAATGCTAATCGTTAGTTAGAATGGACCACGATCCCGACTATGAATACAGAGGACCCTATACATCAATACCATCATCTGTAATCCCATCAGCCCCTCCTGCGATAATACAAGTCGGATGTATTATGTGTGGCCAAAGCCATCTCGTTTCAATTCGCCAGTTCCCATGTAACTGTTATCTGCCCATTCATAATGGGTGCGTTGATCACTGGAAGCAACTTACCTATCAAAAACAATGCCCGAGTTGTCGTCATCTGTGGCCCATTCAAAAACATATGCCTTCCAGGCCCATGTGTTTGAAGAGGAGTCTATTATGTTTATGTATTTTAAGTCTTGTTGTATGTGGCTTTCTGATCTGGTTCGGCTTCTATTTAGCGGCGAAGTTTGCGAGTATTTGATTTGGTTGGCTTTACAGGACACATGGCTCGGCCAAAAATCGCACAGCCGATTCGCTTCCCTGAATGACCCGTGGTCTTGGAATCTGGAAAGTCGCCTTTCCCCAGATCATCTTCGTCCTCGTGAACGATTAAAGACCGTCCGAGCAAATCCTCTGGCTTCAAATGAGGGATCAAATAGGAATAGTGGACCTCTTTTCCCGTCAGTTCAATATTTCCAAGATCCCCTGTATGTCTAATCGCTGTGGACCCGGGTCTCCCCCCGTGGTCACAAGGAGGGCCTAGGTGAAGATGATCGCAGGCCCCCAGACACCCCTCGCCCCTCAAATCGCCCGCCTTGTGAATATGGAAACCGTGGAGTCCAGGTGGTAGCTTCGTAAAAGTGACGGACAGGCGTGTCTTGGTCCCTGCCTGTTTTGCCACGGCTTCGCCTTGGATTTCAGGGGTTTGGAATACTGCGACAACTGATATTGACATCTCTACTTAGACTTGTTTTTTCTCGTACTGCGTTTGCCACCTCTACTACTAGTGCTACTGTTACGTGTATTACGTGATGCGGTTTTTCTTTCGTAATTAGTCGTTAATTTACTTAATTCACTATTAATAGCATTAAGATCCCCTTTTAATTTTTTGTAGGTAGGATCATTTTCATTACCAACTTTCCATTTGAATGCCATATAATTATCAAGTTCAACTTGTTTTGAAGTTTTTTCTAGACGTTTCTTATTTAAGGCATATTTTGGATCTGATCGTCCTTGAAGATTGTATATATAACCTGATTCAAAATGTCCCGCTTTAATAAGCTGACGTTTTAATTCAGGATTGAATTCATTTGTAGCCAAAGATATATTATTTGGTTTTATTCTTTCACGAAATTCCTTTGACAATGAATCGAGTTGTTCGTAAAATTTATCCAAATTATGTTTATTTAATTCATCTAATTTAGAAATATTTGTAAGCAAATCACGTGTCTTTACAATATATGTACCCAGCGTGTTAAATGAAATAGTTGACTCCTTATAGGGTAGTATTTGCTTATAATAATCATCATACAAACTATAAAGTGAATCTACAAATGTTTTATTTACATATACTTTTCCAGAATTTTTGTTTTTAATTGTACCATATTTAACTAATTCTAATAACCAATCATGGGTGATAGACATAAATAAAATATACAGTGTTCCATGTGATCTTGATTTATTATTTGCCCATGATATACGACGACGTGGATCTGTGTCATTCCATTTTGAATAATTAAGACCTACAGGTTTTGTTGATTCTTCTTTACTCGTTGTCGCTCCCATTCCCTACCCTATCGAAACAATTTAGTCATCCATCTCGGCATCCTCTGCTCGTCGTTCAGCCTCGGCCTCTTCAAATTGTCGATCCCCTACTTTTTTCCACAGAGGCCCGTTAGGATACGTCTTTCGGAACGCAGCATCAAACAGATGAAGCAACATGGGCTGGTTGTCAATCCTATAAATATGGGCCTCATGATTCAAAAAACACAGATGACGGAGACGGGCTAGCAACGGATCGTCGGAATACCATTCGATCGCATCTGTAACAATCTGCTCAAAATGGTCTGTCACGACTATGCCGATTTCTGCCATAGTGTCCTTGATAAAATCTGCTAACATTTCCTTTCCATCATAGGATCGTATATCGTTGAGTTCTTCTTTAATTGCCGAGAGACGGAGTGTCCTGCCCATATACAGCCTCCACTGATTCAGACAGAATCCGATTTTTCGAAAATAGGAGAAATAGGCGGATCCAGGGATAGCAGCAAGTTGCCGCTGAATGGAAATGAGCTGTTGGAATTTGAACGGTCTATTTGTCACCACATTTTTGGGCATCTGGGGACTCGGGATAGTATATTGCTGTCGGAACAGATCCTTTGTGATACACTTGATCAGTGACATCGCATCAAAACAATATTTTCGTCGTTGTTCCATGTCATAGACAGTGACTAGTTGCTCAATCGGCATAAAGGTAATAGGGTCTATGAGATCCTGTGGCTTCGCATCGATTCGCCTTGTACGCCATCGACAGACTAGTCTACGAAAAATACCACGAATCTTTCGTTCCATTAAATAGTCATTACATGCTCTTTCATGTAGGGTTTGAAAATAGGGACTCTGATCATCTACTGATAAATACAATAAACTTTGTGCTATACTAGTACAATTGGATCGTAGCATATGAACTATTCTTGCCGCTGAATATATGGACGAAAAGTAATGAATGGGAACCACTGTTTGTGGCGGCCTCCGAAACTCTTGATGGATCCTTTCAAGATAGGCCGCGGTATAAATGGGAGGCCTGAATTGCGACTTACATTTTCGGGTAAGGATCCTTTTCTGTAACCTTGCCTTCTTCTTCCTAGCTTTAAGAATTGACGGTTTTAGATCCGATATAATTGGTTTTGACTGTATTGATTGTATTTTGTTCATTACATTAAAAATGGGACCGTTATTTAGGCTACTCGACTTGGAAGAGCTGTAAAGACTCTCGTTCCCGCGAATACTGGCCCCTGATTTTTCCTGTGGAATCGACCACGTAATTATCTGGTAGTCGGACCCAGAGGGATGGTCGGTCAGGAGAGTCACGAAGTTTGATATATTGGATAGCGGATTCCGAGTCTGTGACGGTCGATCTGTTTGTTTTGTGGGATCCGCAGAATTCGGACCCTAACAGAACTGGATGATCGCAATGTCTCACGATGACCCCATCCTGTATGAAGGCTTGACACTGTAAAGAGGATGTCTGGGTGTCATGAAGGGTGACCTTGATCGAATCCTTTGTTGGGAAGACCTTTTTGAGCAGTTCCTTCTCATTCACGTCAAGTGTCTTGGCCATATCTTTGACTAGCCGTTTACCCTGGGCCAAGAGAACGGCCTCCAAACTTTCCCATAAGAGCCTGGGAACTTTATATTCAGGCTCGGTCATGTAATCCATTCACTGAAATGAAAGGAGCTCAATTTTTCAACCTAAACCATAGTAAAAAAATCTTAGTAATGGAAGGCCCCGTGACAACGGTATGGGGGCCAGCTCTCTGGAACCTATTTCATCACTTGGCCGAGCTAACAGGGAACAAGACGACAGATACGAAAGAAGCAGACGAAAAGAGGTTGTGGCGATCGTATTTACATTCGCTAAGGGCCTGTATTCCTTGTGCCAGATGTAAAAATCATTATATCGAATATCTTAATGGGCATTCCTTGGAACCCGTATTTCGTTTAAAACGGATGGAATGGGGCAAGGCTCTGAGAACCTGGCTCTGGACCTTTCATAACCATGTACGTCTTGCGTCAAAACAGGATCTAATCTTTCCAGAAGAGACTCTGACATCGGTCTATGGACCGGTGCCAAAGGCTCAAGTTGCGACCTGGAAAACCATTATTTCCGAACATATGCGACGAGCTATGTTTCTGAGACTTCATACACGAGACGATATTCTACGCTATGTTCGATTATTGGAAGAACTCTATATTTGTCTGACAGTCCTATAATTCTCACTTATTTTCTTGAGGAAAGCATCCCATAGGTTGATTTGCCAACGCATCTGGTGGCAAGAGACGATTCGCAATACCAAAGATATCTGACAGACGGGCATTATTTTTAACGGATAGGAGTTCAAACCAACCCCAGCCAAACAGCCCAAAGACTATGGCTGCTACTGCTGTCCCCCATCGATCACATCCACTATTTACACGTATCATGATAAATAGGAGAGCTACCAATGAGATCATGATCATACAGATGATCATTTGACTCTTTCGTAGGGTTGTCTTTTGATTAATCGAATTTTTCATGGCTTGGCTAGGATTGGTAACCTTGGGAGGCGGCAATTTGTATAATTTAACTGCGTTAGCGATAAGATAGGAGAAAAGGAAGACTGTCATACCCATCCAATGCGTAAATAATACATTCTCTGTTTGTCCTGTTGGTGACGTGTCAAAAGACGGATAGGAAAGGATAGTGTTACATATCTCATCCACTGGCCCAGCCATGTTTACCATATTAGCTAATATATTGATGCCTGTCGTGATTGCCGGTACAAAAATTAAATAGCCGATCAAAAAGAATATGATCGCAAAATTGCCCGTGAACAAACTGAGTATAAGAAGAGTTCCTGCCATAGTTAGTGGGAGCGTCTGAAAGCCCGCGTACAGGAATATTTTTATGTCGGAAATAATACCAAATAAATCAATATTCGCAAGCGTAGCCATCTCTATCATACGACCATATAAAATATATCCCTCTAGGGACATTAGGATTCTTCCTGTGGCCCTCCTTGAGGGACCGTTGTACACATATACAGGGGATTATCAGTTTTTGTTTTATCAAGTAAATATGGAAGACCAAGAAAATTCATACTTTCCATGCCGAATACTCGTGAATTCAAATAATACATTGCTATTCCTACAGCAATACCAACACCGAATGCGATACCTAATTCCACTAATGAGTCACATCCAATTCTAGATAGAATCGCAAGGAAAGATACAATACCGATCATAGTTGTACCGAACACAAAGCGACCCTTCCATTCAGGGCCCATTTGATCGAGTGTGTCTTTAAATGACAGATCTGCCATTAAAAGATAGGCCGCAATCGATCCGAAGAAGAACATGGGAACAGACGGATAGCCGCCCCCAAGGAAGCCCCGTTCAAATTCGATGCGACTATATCGGAATCCGGAACGACATTTCATATCCGTCGTTCTTGCTGGCCCACTTGTATTGGACGCATTTTTGCCACCACTTGTCTTGTCAAACACGAAACTAATCAGCTTGTGAAAGAGACTTGTCTCCATCAGAAATACCGTAAAGATCCCATAGGCCATATTTTGGGTTAAAAAATATAGTAATAGAGATCCAAAGATAACCGAATCGGGAAAAAGTCGGCCAATTTCTGAAATGGAACCTGAGACAGGTGTAATAAAATTTGGTACAATTGACGAATGCCACGATGTTTGTGTCATATCTTTATTACCAATGGTTTTTTGTGAAATGAATGACGCAACACCACCCATGATGATCCCTACTGAAGGGGGATAAACTTTCTGTAAATTTGAGGATCAGTAAATGAATTGATAAAGGCACAAACATGGGAATCCCTTCCTATTACAGGCGACTAACCAAGAAGAATAAGAATCTTGTTCGTCGAAGCAATCCTGGTTCCGTGGATTGGCTTTGGATGGATTTCAACTGCTTGATTTACCACTGCTTGAGGCGACCTGATTTAAGACCGTATCCTGGACCAGAAGGACAGGAGGCCTGGGAGGCTGAGCTGTTGGCAGCAGTTGTAGCCTATACAAAGAAGGTAGTTGCCTTGGTAAACCCTGCGAAAGGAGTCTATATTGCCGTGGATGGGGTCGTGCCGATGGCTAAGATGAAGCAGCAGAGGTTGCGGCGATTCAAGTCGGCCTGGCTGACGGAGCATGGGCTTGCCGAGGGACAAGATGCCTCTTCCCCAAAAGAACGCTGGGATACCAATGCGATCACGCCGGGCACTGAATTCATGGGGAAACTGAGGAAGGTCTTGGAGAAAATGAACAAGAAATGGATTATTAGCTCTTCGGATGAGCCTGGGGAGGGTGAACACAAGATTATGGAGCAATGGCGAAGGTGTTGCTCGGCAACACCGACGCGGAGACACAGCTTGGCTGTGTCTACAGACACAACCTATGCCGTCTATGGCCTGGACGCAGACCTGGTGGTCCTTTCCCTCCTCACTCAGGACACGGTATCCAAAACCACTAGCCAACCACTGTCCGTCTACTTATTTCGGGAAGAGATCGAGGATGGGTCCATGGTCCGCGATGCCACAGGGGAAGAGCAGTTTCAATGGTTCTCCATTGATGCCTTACGAGACACGATTACAGAAACGATGCCTATTCGTGAATACTGCTTCGCCATGTCCTTTCTGGGCAATGACTTCCTACCATCCGCCCTCGGTCTCAAAATGCGGGAAGACGGACACGAGGTGCTCATGGACCTCGTGGCCCATTTACAAGGGACTAGTCCGTTGCTGGATGAAAAGGGGTGTCCGAGTGTGGTCGGCTTGACCGCTCTCTTTAAGTCCCTGGCGTCTATGGAGGAGAAGCGAGTGCTGACCTATGTGCGGAACAAGGTTCGACAGAGCGATCAGTATGCGTCGGATCTGGTCTTAGGGGATCCGAACTGGCCGATGGTCCAGGGGGAGGAGAATCGGTTATTGTCTGCTGGTGACTGGCGATCCGTGTACCGTCGATCCCTTCAAGGATCCGAAGGGATGGATGGAATCCGTACCTATTTACAGGGTCTTGGTTGGATCTGGGACTATTACAGGGGCGTCCCTGTCTGCTATAACTGGTACTTCCCATGGTCTGTGCCACCGCTCTGGTCGGATCTGGCCAAAGGCCTTACAGAGAATCCAGGATATGTGAAGGCTGTGCCGATCGTAGTAGGGGCAGCAGATATCCTCACAGCCGAGCAGCTCTGTCTAGTGCTACCCCCCAGTTCATGGAATCTGATCCCATCTACCGCCAGTAAACAACGACGATTTATGACTGTCGCTCCCTGGTACTTTCCATCCGAATTCGAGTTCTGTAGCATCGGTCGGCGATTCTTCTGGGAGTGTGAGCCGAAGATTCCCATTCCATCCATTCAGGAAGTCAAATTGCTTCTGAGTTGAGTCTAAGGCCCTTTCCTTCTTTCCTCCAGTAAGGAAGAGATGGGCAACGGTGTATCTGTGTCAGCATTTGATCCGGCACACGTCCGCATTTATCAAAATATTTTACAGCTTCAGTCGCCGCAGACACGTGTCCAAATGATTCAGACCTGTCTGGCCGGCATTGAATATACACAGACCGCGAAGAGAGCAGGGGTCTACTCGTACCTACTGAATTACGTCAGTACGGTTCAAACGGGGGGGCAGCCACCTGTTTTGCCTGGGGAAAATCAACAGCATCAACAGTATCAACAACAGCAACAACAGCAACAGCCTATTCCCAGAACCCTCATGAACAACTTCCAAAACCCGGTGGTCTATCCCAAGCCAGAAATCAACACCCGAAAAGTAACTGGGCAATTAACCAATTACGCCGAACCCAAGCAAAATGCCTGGACCGCCATTACCCAGACGCCCCAGCAGAAAATGGTGAGTTACTTTTCGTCCTGTCTAGAGGTCCTTGGAATTCAAGAAGAGGTTGTATTGACTGAAGAAGCATTGAAGAAGGCCTATAAGCGAGCATCGCTCAAGTCTCATCCTGATAAGGGGGGGTCCGAGGAGCAGTTTGAGGCGGTCACAAGAGCCTTTGCGTATCTAACCGAGATCTTGAAACGGCTCCAAGGAGGTCGAACAGGGCCTTTGAAGGAAGTGTCAGCTCCTGAACAGCTCACCACAGGCAGATCCGAGGAGTCCAAGGCCTGGCAACATGTGGAACCTGTGAAGCTCAATCCGAAGAGCTTGAATCTGACGGCGTTCAATACTATGTTTGAGAAGACGCACATGGTAGACCCTGATAATGACGGATATGGTGATTGGTTGAAGGATGAGGGAGTCACAGATTCGGGGGATAAATTCAAGGGCAAGTTCAATCGCGATGTCTTTAACAAGATGTTTGATGAGTCGGCGAGGAAGCAAGGGGCTAGTCGTCCTTCCAATGCTCTTGTCCATCCTGAAGCGATGGCCTTGACGCTCGCTCCCTCTATGGGTCTGGAACTCGGCAGAGAACGACCCGATACCTTTACACCGGCCCCGAACTCGAAGCAGCAGTTCTCCGACTTGATGGATGCGTTCAGTCGTGAGGCGACCATTTCAGACAAGGTCAGCAATGTCCGAGTGGAGAACAGGTCCATCGATGCGTACAGAGCGAACAGAGAAAAGGGGCCCGATCCCTTCACAGATCAGGAACGGTCGCAGATGTACGAGGCTGAGAAACAGATCAAGCAACGGGAACAGAACCGTCAAGTGAGGGCGGCAGATCAAGGAGTTATGGAGCAGAGATATTTCGATCGCATGAAGCAATTGGTCATTACGGATCGACAGTAATCTAAAGAGTGCTACACATCTATACATAGAATGAGTCCATCCAGTGTTATGCTTGTGTTCCAGAGAGCCGAGGGTCTCAATGATTTTGTGGCGTACATTAAGCCAAGTCGAACGGGGTACAGTATAAAGGTAGTCGAACGAGATGAGCGTGATCCCTATGAACAGGTCCTAGAAGTACCTACGTATGAGGCCCTTACAGACTACGTGGACTGTTTGATCAATCAAGTCACAGATGACAGGGATCCAGAGAATCCCTTTCTATATCTTCAATACAATGTTCCCATGTTTCCTGCGATCCTCGTGTCAATTGATGACCTGAGGGAGGACAGTGTTGCTTACAACAACTTTGTGACCGCATTTGACTTGTATTTCTCATAAAATTGAACGGATTTGTATGTTAAAATGAATAACAACAACAACTATGTTATATCGCATACTATACAACATTATGTTTCTTCGATCCAACAGTGATAAAATACTTCTAGGAAGATGGGGGTATCACTGGGACAAATACAAAGATATACAAAAATATTATGATTGATATGGGAAATAGCCTATTAATGTTTTTTGAATCATCATGAAACATTAATAATTTTAGAGGGGACGAATAGGGATCATGGACTCGTTCGCCAAACTTATTTTAGCACTGCTTATTTTGTTTTTAGCAGCATGCGTTTTCGCTCTGTACCACAGTAAAAAACTGATCGAGGAGAACGTCTTTCTCGATAAGCATCTGTTGGAACGAGGCCTAGACAAGCCGGTCATCTGGCTCTACTACGATACGGCCGATGTGAACAGTCGCAACTGGTACGACTTTGGAGCCAGGTCCAGTCGTGCGATCAATATGCCATACATGAATCTGTGCTATGAGACAATCGTCGCTCAGAACCAGAACGAGTATCGCGTAGAGGTCATTACGGGATTGGCAGGAGTGGCCCAGCTTCTAGGAATAGAGGCATTACCGGCCCGGTTACAAAATCCCATTCAGTCCGTGAACGAGGCAGAGATCAACTGGATTAGGGCGGCTGTGCTAGCCAAGTTCGGAGGGTTATGGCTAGACCCCCACACGATCTGTATTCGTCCCTTCGGACCATTGCCCGAGGATCGCACAGTCTTTTACGGCACAGATCTGGATGAGACCTATGCCGGTCAGGAGGGTACCGCCATTCCCGGCTTCCGCTGTATCTGGGCTCCCCAGAGTAACATGCCACTGTTTAACGACTGGGAACTGACCTGTAGGGGTCGACTTGATGCGACAGCTGGAGGGCAGCAGATTCGTGGGGACGCAAAGTGGGACTGGACAAATCTGTCATCCAGGTACCCTGGAGTCCAGGTGGACTATGCCGCCGAAGGAGGACGAAAACATGGTGGGAAGCGGATCCAGCTCGAGGACATTCTGGCAACTGGCATTGAGGGCAAAATTCCGTTTAATCTGCCGCCTTATACTGTATATGTCCCGCTCCTGTGGACGGAACTCAGGGATCGAGAGATCTTCGGTTGGTTCTTACGTATGAACGAGGACCAGATCATGGAGTCCGATATAACGGTTAGATATCTGTTTGAGAAGGGACTTATTGGTCCGCCAGTGGATATAAAGGCCTAAAGTAGTATATAGATTTTATTTAAAACGATGGATATTCGAAGCATGTTTACGCCTGAACCTAAAAAGGACCTCGCATTCACGGGGTCCTTTTTTGTGGTCTCGGGATTGACGGCTCTGACTATAGAGAATTATCTCACCGCCTTTTTCAGTTTTCTACTGGGATTTAGTAGTGTTTGGTACCATTCACTGCGTACACCCGCATCCTTTGTCTTGGATCAGGTCGCCCTAACAAGTGTTGTTATTCGATCCTTTGTCGACGGATATAATGGGTCTGTGCCTGGAATGACAATAGCATGTGTAGTAAATGGGTACAATTGGATCATTTATTTTAGTCCCTATAAGTCTCTATTTACTGATCATCCAAATCTAGTTATAGCGAATCGATGGCACATGTCGATTCATATTCTAGCCATTCTCAGCATCATTGCTCAACAATATTGTATTTATAAGCCCATTCGCTTGAGTGAGGAATCATTAAGAGTCTTATAGAAGACATTTTGGAGTGACAGCACGGATGTATTGCCCTTACAATAGGCAATCCATGCGTGAATCAAGAAGGTATGAACAAGCGTGTTTTCTTTCATGGAATTTTCCCCGAAAAGTCCATGAATGGTCTGAAAGGATTCGAGAACATCCTCGAAGGTGTATCCGCGTTTCCAGATTTCTAGGAGTGTATGGGTCCCACCCACGTAATTCCTCTGATTGAGAGCGTTTAACAAGGGTAAGAAATCGAGATGAAAGGGCGTCGAACAGATCGTTTGAACGAGTTTCTCTGTAATTGGTTGCTTGGTGGTCTCGTGGATATTTTTCACAAGCGTTAGAATTCGAATCAGATCCGAGACGTTATTCTGCGTCGTATTGAGAATCCAGGACCAGATTTGTTCTGTAAAGGACGGAGAGGGAATGTTGACGAGTTTGAGGAAGTCGTCCTTGTATTCATACTGATCAAAGGAGTTCATTTGAATGTGGATACAGCGACTGCGGATCGCAGGAATGAGGTCCTCCGTGGAGGATCCAATAAAGATAAACCGCGTAATGTGACTGTAGGTTTCCATGGGTCGTCTTAGGGCTTGCTGACTGATCTGGGGAAAGGTGTCTGCGTCATCGATGAAGACCCAGGACCAGGTTTTAAGGTCTGTGTTGGAGGGAGGGGGGGCCATCTGACGGATAAAGAGGGTTACGTGGTTGCGAATGGTCTGTATACCTCGGTCCTGGTCGGGCGACAGAATCATACATTCCTCGAGGGACTCTTCGCCCCAAAGGGTTGGACTGGAACGGCCACGACTGGTCGCATAGAACTTTAAAAGGGATTTAATAATTGCCGTCTTACCAGATCCGGCAGGTCCTGTCAAAAACAGATGACAGGATGTTTCTAGAAGCTGTTTCAATTGATTCCAGACCGTTTCTTGCCCAATGAGGTGAGCCATTGTTGGCTAACCTCATTGGACGCTTAGGCTACAATTCTTTTCAGAGGAAGAAGTAAGGACTATGACGTCTTTACGATTTGAACCATTCTATGTCCCATTACATTATTTGCCGCCACTCGATCGTAATAACTACTATATAAGTGGCAGACATGGATTTGTACCTGTTACTGAAAGTGGTATTGTGTATATTATAAACAATCTGGGACAAACATTTGTAATGGATGCGAATCCATATCTAAATAAGTCAGATATGCCAGTTAAATTATTAAATTTATTGTATCCATCGAATATTCCTGAAGTCGAACGATTCTGTCTGTCCCTTATTTCAGAAGTCCATCAAACTCTAAAATCTACGAAGGATTACAGGATAGTTTTAGGAGGCGGAAATGCGTTAAAACTTTTGGGGTATGAACAGGTCTATCCTGGTGATTTTGATACCCTAGTCATTATAAATCCAGATCTCGACGAAGAGGGATTTAATGAGGTACATAAGCACGTTACAGATACTATAAAACAGATTTTGATTAGGAGGGTTCAGGATAGCAGTGACTGGAAACCCGTCTTAGATGCCTGTAATAAAACGAAATATACTGTAAATACATTGGAAAAATTCATAACCTTAAATGATTCATTTAATAAAATACCTGATTCAAAGCAGTGTCCCTTCTCATTAAAATTATTTGACAATTATTCCTATGTAGACAGAAATATAGGAGAACTTGTTCGATTAAATATAACAGAACTGAAATTACAATTAGAAACAAGTCCATTAACAGATTTAATTGATTTTACTGTTCCTTTACAAAACTACAAATTCTTGCCAGCGTACTGGGCCATTTACAAAAACAATACACAATTCAAAGGCAGTATTTCTCTTCCCACAGATATAGCCATTTATGGAGCCCAACGAATCACAGAGTTATCTGAGGATCGCCCTGACAAAGTTGCGAAACAACAGAAGCGTGCTAAAAAAACGCAAGTAAGACTTGGACATCAAGAAAATGAAGCGAAACGAAAAGGTGTGCCTTTTCCACTTGGATTAAATACAAACAATACAACACGTCGTGTATTAAATCGTAAGAATCTAACAGCGAAGAGAACAGCAACCAGATCTAATACAAATTATATTCAAAAGATGATCAAAAAACTCAATAATTCGGATCGTAAAAAGAATAATAACGCATTAACTGTTGGAAATATATATGACACCTACTTAACCGATTAATTACTCCACACAACCCTGTCCGTTAAGACACGGCCCTCCCCATTCACAGTTATATGGTGTATCTTATAACTGTGGATAGATCTGTCCTGTTCTTTCGCAAATGTATTTGCTTTTGTTATTGAATGAAAGACACCGACGAGTTTCTCGATGTCTGACATATCGGGAAAGCTCATCACTCTATAGACTAGCCAGTGCTCCATTTATTTAGGGCGACAAATCAGTCTAAGGCCATTTAACACAACAACGATAATGGACCCTTACAAGGTGCTCGGCGTGGACAAAAAGGCGTCCGATCAGGAGATCAAGCGGGCGTTCAGGGATTTGGCTCGGACTCACCATCCTGACAAGGGCGGGAATGAAGAGAAGTTCAAGGAGATTCGGTCCGCTCACGACGTGTTGACAGATGAGGGGAAGCGTCGGCACTACGACATGACGGGACAGATCCCTGGAGAGGAAGGGGGAATGCCTCCTGGAATGCCAGGAGGCTTCCAGTTTCCCTTCGATATCGGAAATCTGTTCGGGATGTTCGGACAAGGGGGCAGACCAGGTGGTGGTAGAAAGGGCCCCAAGGCTCCTCCCAAGCTTGAGACGCTCAAGCTGACTCTGGCCCAACTATATTCGGGACATTCCTTCCAGATCTGTCTGGACAGAAGCCGGTTCTGCGGACCCTGTGCCGGCTCAGGGGCGAAGAAGAAGGAATCCTGTGCGTCTTGTGGGGGTAGAGGTGTGAAAATACAAATCTTGAACATGGGAGGGATGATGATGCAGACCCAGGGGCCATGTGAAGTCTGTGTGGGGGAAGGATCCAAGACTGTGGAACTGTGCCCAGCGTGTGACGGGAAGAAGCGTGTGAATGAAAAGAAGACAATCGATGTACGTATTCCTGCGGGAACTCAGGCCGGCGACACCTTTACCTTTCCTGAGGCCTGTTCCGAAGTGCCCGAGTTCGAGAAGGCAGGGGATCTCCAGATGACAATTGCGTTAGCCGACACGGGCGGTTGGAAGCGTATCGGTTCTGGAGGACAGCATTTGGAGTTTGAGGTGGTCCTGAATCTCGCCGAGAGCTTGATGGGTACACGGATCCGTTTGGAAGGCCATCCTGGCTACGATGAGGGGCTCTATATTGACATCCCTCCTGCGTCCTTCACCAATGACGTCTTCTGTATTACGGGACTTGGAATGCCAGTGAAGGGATCTGCGACCTTGTCAGGGGATCTTTACGTGCGTATCAAGATGGTCATGAAACAGACGGAAAGAGTGTTGTTGGGATCTGCGGCGACACAGGATCTTTTGGCATCTGGGTTTGGCGGGTTAAGGAGGGTTGTTAGTGTCAATGGAGCCATCCTAGATGAATCGGATGTTCAGAAGGAACTGTTTTTAACAAAGTTGCCTGAATAAGTAGAATGGATCTGTTTGCTGACGCGATATCCCTTTCCGTCCTTGCCCCTATTTTGTATTTTTCATGGAAGATTATGGTTCCTGGCAAATACTCACGGTTTGCGTCTGTATTCTTTCTTCTAATGACCTTCTTTGTAGTATATACTGCTGGCCTTTTAAAGAAGATTATTCCAAGTCCAAGACCTGAAGGGGCCAAGAGATGTGGTATATTCAATGAAGAAACTGGTAAGGAAAACGGCATGCCATCTGGGCACATGGCTACAGCCATGTTTTTTATAATGGCCCTTTGGATATACTATTATAATAATAAGGCATTTTGGATTCTTGGTTCTTTATGGCTAGGGTTAATGGCCTGGGCCAGATGGTATAAAGAATGCCATACACCACTCCAGCTACTTGGTGGAGTGGGATATGGGTTTGCTTTAGGATATGCGTCTGTACCATTAATGTTCCTATTTGCCCTGGTATTCTATTACTAGTTTACTGGATCGCATCACGGGCTGCCGCATCCATGTACTCCGCAGCGGCACCACGGAACTCGGGATTCAGCCCAGCCTCATCATACATCTGCTTGTTGGGGAGTAGGAGACCATTTGCCGTAACCTTGTCGAAGCCAAGGGGAGGCATACCAAGACTACCACCCATCATTCGTCGCTTATGGTTCTTGGTACATCGTCGCTTGCCGTGCTTATGGGCCTTCTTGGACTTCTTGGACTTCTTAGAAGATCGTCGCTTCCTGCCTCCCTTCTGGGGCGTAATTCCGGCCGTAGCGATCTGGTTGCCGACAAGGGCGGCAGGATAGGGATCCTTGAACTGTGCGGAATACCTGATCGCATCGTTCAGACCCTGGACACGTGCGGAAGCCGCGGCCGGTCCGGACAGAAAGGGTTCTCCACTCAACACCTTTGGGAATTCACCTCCCTCCAGAGCACCTCCGTGCTGGTCCGCATGATACTTGAAATAGTCTGTGCCCTGGTTGAGTGACATCTTAGAAGACCAGCCATCTGCCAAAGAATAGCTGAGAGGAGCCCCTCTCACCTCATAGTTGCCGCCTCTTAGTTTACGATGCGACTTTCTGTGGTTCTTGCGTTTTGTACGCCGTAAACTTTTACGACTGGATCGTGGTTTGGCCATTCTATTTATGTCGCCCTTTTTTATTTTACACAATTAGAATGGAACCTGAGTGGATGTCGAAGATTAACAGTTCTACGATCTGTAGTTTTTATTACGCGTTTTTTGTCGCCTATGCCGTGATCGCCCTGATCGCTGTTGTTGGCCTTATATTAATCCTAGCATCCAAGATTTCGCTTGATAAAAAGCTGTACGTGGCCTTCAACAGTCTGATTACCATTTCCCTCGGAGTGACTCTGGCACTCTTCCAGTACATGGTCTGCGATAGGGCTCTTCTGTCAAACGAAGTTCGACGTGCGGAAGTCCAGTAATCAATCAATACAGTCCTATTTTGTTTGGATAAATCCAAATAAAATAGTAAAGACACATGCTTACTCAGCTGCCTGTAGTGCTGCCAGATTCAACTTACGCTTCTGAATGGCACCTGAGACGATGTAGATCGAGTTTTCCGTGATGATAATATAGTCCTCACCGACCTTGTAAAGCTTCTGAATATGAGAGGTAAACTCATCCTTGGATTTGATCAGCACCTTTTCCTTGGTCTCTCCGTCCTCACCGATAAAGGCGGTCTTGTTCGCCGTAGCTGAGAAGTAGTCCAGTTGAATGGGCTTGTCCTGTTGAATAGCGAGACGAGCTGCTTGAACAAGGCATGTGGGGTTTGGGACTGGTTCCGTAGGGGTGGCGGCGGGAGTTGTGATCGCAGTCGCAGTCGCAGTCGCAGTGGTGCCGGGTGTCTGGGTGGACATGTTGAATTCTGAAGAATAGGAACAGTTCTTATATGGTCTCTTGGACGCAGATGATTACTAACTAGCCCTTATCTCTTGATCAGAACCGTGTCTTTGTGCATATCAAAGACACGGTTCAAAAACCGATAGGCCTCCTCGATCTGATCCATTGTTCTTGCCCCCGTAATGATGATTTTGCCCGTGCGGAAGATGCTCATTGTGATACGCTTACACTCACCCTTTCCGTCCCCTGTACCCTGTCCCTTACAAAAGGCCGGTAAGCCGCAGGCACAGACACCCGTACTATGATTATTCGTATTGTAGAAGTACTTTGCGTTCACACCTTGATAAATCGTCTTTTCGAGCATACTGAAGAGGTTGTATCGCTCAATCAGAAGCCTGTGTAAATTATCCTGCTGAATATCACAATTCAACGAATAGTCGGTATTGATAAGTGAAATGCCGACCTTTGTGATGGACGGAGAGGTATTTGTGATTACTCTGGTCTTAGGTTTGACCTTCTTTGGTACTGTTTCTGTTGCTGCTGTTGCTGCTGTTGCTGCTGTTACTGTTGCTGTTGGTGTTGTTGTTGCTGCTGCCGTTGCTATTGTTTCTGGTGCTGTTACTGTTGTTGCTGTTGCTACTGTTGCTTCTGCTACTGTAGCAACAGCCTGAAATGGACTTATCGGCAATGTTTTTATGAGTTCTAGTAGCCATGCGATAGATTCAGTCGCAAATTCTTTGGATTTTACACCAGTCATCTGAATTCCTCCACTCTCAAATAATTTCATGTTGACTTCCTTGAATCCAGATTCAAACGGTCGCCTTAGAATGATCGTATCTTGATTGTAGAAGGGATTCTTTGTAATTTTTCTATTTGTGAAGAGATCCTTGTGACATGCTCCAAGAACCTTCTTTTTTCTCTCGAATTTTAAGATGCCCTCTTCTGGATATCCGACGGGAATGAAATATGGCGTCAATTGATCAAAGAGTATATCCAGGCGTATCGGCATCCCCCAATCTGCGGTAATAGTCATTGTTGAGATACGTAGAGGTGATTTCGTAAATTCCATCACAATTGTTAGCAAGTGACAGTCTTTAGACCCTCTTCAAATTTTTGCTTAAATCGCCCAATAATATTAGCAATGAGTTTTGACACATATTCCATCTGAACATTCGAATTTAGAAGGGGAATCGCAAGATTAATCTGATCTAGCAGTTCTGAGTCCATGATTAAATATATTTGACTCATAAGCAAAATTTCACTCAGAATCGTATTTGGATCGGTGTTGACTGTCCGTAAAAATTCTTGAAGCTGGCTCGGATGATGATGAAGATAGAACCAGAATCGCTGATCTGCCTCGGATCTACGATTACTGAATCGCAAATCCCCCCTCGTAATTTCATGAAACAGATCCTGAGACGCCGTTTTTGTCGGTGGATCGTATCGAATCCTCAGAAGACGCTGTCTGAGTTTCGGGTGAATGCGGCTCTGGCTGTTACAGATCAGAATGACGCACACATCCTGAGGCGGCTTGTCTAAAATGGTCTGGAGGGATAACTGGGCGGCCTCTGTCAACGTCTCGCATTCGTCCAAAATAATAAATCTCGGGGCGGATTTTTGAACGGTAATCGCCGACCAAGACGCCCTCAAAAACGGGAAAATCTTCTGACGAATCGATTCGAGAGACCGTTCATCTGCGGCATTCATCGAAATACACATGAGCGATTTCTGATTTTTCCAGATCTGACTGACAAGCCAATTGGCCGACGTGGTTTTCCCAGATCCTGGGGGGCCAAACAGCAGCAAATGTTGTAAAGAATTCGGGTTTTTAACGAAGGTATCAAAACATGTGCGGACTCGCCGACACCAAAAATCGGTCTGTATCGTCTTGTCCATTAGTAATGATTCCAAAAGGTCCGTTTAGGTTTGATTAATAGGGCGAGTGACCTAAACAAATCAGTGAGTAATAGTGACATAGATATGTCAGGACGTGGTCGTGGTCGAGGTCGTGGTCGCGGTAAAACAATAGCAGAGTCTGATGACCCAACTAAACGAACCTCCAAAAAGAAGCAGTTTTCCGTTGTCGCTGTTGTAACGCCAAATGGAATTGAAGGGAATTTACAGCCAGAATCTCGCAAACCATTAATTGCCCATTTGCCGATTCAAAGTCGTGATATTATGCTTCATGATGCGGTGGTTCAATACAATCCCAATCCTCCCACTAATGTGGAACCTTATGACGCAACCATGGACAATCCGTTTCTAGAGGGGGCAGAACTATTAACTGAGGCCGCTCCAGTCGCAGAAGTCGTAGCAAAGGTCACACAGAACGAAAAGGTGGAGACAGTACATCAGGAATCTGTAACACCTGATTATTATAAAAAGGCAACCCTGTTAGTCCAATTCCAAACGAGCGAGGAGGTTCGCACGATTCCCGAATCTACAACAGTCGCATGTTTCTGGTGCTGTCATACATTTCATTGGCGACCCGTTGTTCTTCCTGTAAGAGACCAGGGTGAATATCTTCAAGTTCAAGGAAACTATTGTTCACCTGAATGTGCTATGTCCTTTCTCTTCGACACGAATCAGGATTCTTACGCTCGTTGGGAGCAGTTGTCCCTGTTGAACAGGGTCTATTCAATTGATAAGGCGATCAAACCGGCACCTCCTAAACATGTGCTAAAGCTTTTTGGAGGACCCATGAGTATTGAGGAGTACAGGGGTATGCTACAGGACGCAAAGCTGCGTATAGACATTCATCTGCCGCCCATGGTATCTTTGTTGGCAACTATGGACACCAAGCCCATTGATTTCTATGACATTTCATTAACTAAGAACGTCATGGAAACCGTCAAGGAACGGTTGGCGAAGGCAGAAGAAGTCTTGAAGCTCAAGAGGACAAAGCCGTTGAAGGCCTGGGAGTCGACACTTGATGCCTGTATCAACTTGAAGGTAAGAAATAATTGATCATAATACAGTCGGCGTCTCGTGTGGATTTATAATCCGCACGGGTCTAAAGGTTGTTGTTGTTTATAACAACAGTATGGAATCTTCTTTGAAACACGCATTTTTGGATACTGTCAATCGTATTGTAAGGCGATGTATGTCTGACGTAGAATCAGAAACTCGCAAGTATGCGATAGTCGTGAATGCGTTAGCTAAACAACAATATCAACAGCAACCTGTCGATGATTTATCCACTGTTCGTCAGCGTCTGTCGCAAGTAGAACATGCGATTAATGAGGTCACGGAAGACATGGATGAGATGAATGAGCGAGTGAATCGTGTAGCCTTGGCCGCAGAAGTTCCAGAGACCGTTCCTGAATGGGACAACCCGAGTGACTTTTTGTCAAATACTATGGAAGTTGTGATTGATGATAAGAGTACGACCCTTGAGGGACTTCAAGATCTTCTTGAAGCGACTACAGCGACAAGTGTTTCTCCTGTAGAGCAAGAGCAAGAAGAAAAGGAAGAAGAAGAAGAGGAAGAGGAAGAGGAGATCCCAGTCGAGCTAAAGGAGTTTCAGCATAATGGCAAGACCTATTTCAAGGACTTGGAAGAGAATGTATTTCAGGACGCCGATGATGAAGTCCCTGTGGGTCGATGGATAGAGAAGAAGCAGACTATTAAGTTTTACACAAGAGCCTAAACAACATACTGTTAATACTGGTAGTAATCATGAATACTTTAACGCTTACAGCATTAAGTATTTATAATACAGTTACAGATATGTGTTCAAAAGGATCCGATGGTTTGATGCGATTTTTACACAGCCTATCCTGTTATCTAAGTGGTACATCAAATCAGTGGTATTTTATGCTACATAACATCGGTCCTGTGCCAGCGTCTCATTACAATAACACATACTATTCTTTGCCAAGCACAATCGAATGGATTTTCGATTCCTATGAACTAACCTGTTCGCTTCATTCATCTATTCGCAGAGAATCTGTTGTACAATACGGATCCCTGCCATTTCTTTCAGCAAATATTACAATCCATGATCGCACCTTTTCACTCGATGAGTTTCTTCAAAACTTCAAGATAGAATTTACACCTGATAACATTCCTGACCCTCTTCATGTGTTACGTTTCTGGTCTATTACACGATCCCTCTGGTTTACGATTTCTGAAAATCCTATCTTAAATATCATTGACAATGAAGGCAATGAACATAGCTTTGGTATATTCAGTGATTATGATGCGGATCAGTGGAACAGTTTCTTTTTTGTTTATGATGAAGAAGAGGAGGATGAACAGGAGGATGAACAGGAGGCAGAACAGGAGGCAGAACAGGAGGCAGAACAGGAGGAAGCGACTCAACCTGTTCTAGAACAACCTGTTCTAGAACAACCAGTTTTAGAACAACCTGTTCCTGAAGAATCAGATCAACAGCCTAGTTTAATTACACATATGGAATTGATTGAACCAACAGAATAATAAAATTGAAATCTACTATTAGCAGAACCTAAACTGCCCCCTTCTAAATATAATTATCCATACGTATGTCAGCCATAATTGATACTCCCTTCCCTCAAACCTTTACCTTGTACTTTCACAAGTTAGAGGAAAAGAAGTGGAATCTTGAGAGTTTTACAAAGGTCGGTACATTTCGAACCCTTCGTGAATATCTGACCTATACAAAGGAACTTGGCCTGAACGCCTTCTCAGATGGCATGTTCTTCCTCTTCCGCGACCCTATACCACCTTTGTGGGAAAACTTCAACAATGTATATGGTGGATCTTACAGTTTCAAGAGCCCCAAGGCCTCCGCTAGTCAAGCATTTGATGACTATGCGATTGCGTTCATGCTCAATAGTATAGTCTATGATTCAAAAAATAAAATTAATGGGATCTCTATTAGTCCCAAAATGGTTAATAATAGCATTAAACACAATATCGTAAAAATCTGGAACTCCTCCTTCAAGGACTTCAATGACCCAAAAGATCTAAGAGAACTCCATCCCGATGTAACCCACGAAGGTGTCGTGTACACTCGCAGCCCCGATAAGAAGATGTAAAGGGCAATCAAATATTTTTATGATGTTTTTATAACATCATAAAAATAGTGTCATTTTAATTTATTCTTTAATCGACGCATAGAGAGAACTGGATTTGTCAGCGTGCTTATAGACGATCCAGGTGCGATTGGGATCTCTTATGACGGACGGATGGTCTAGATAGGCGTGGAGGCGTATGTTGACACTTGTATAGGCTGCTCCTCCATGAACCAGATCCGCCCTGAATAGGACCGCATCGCCCTTATTTAGAACCAGTGTCTTCCTATGAATCGGACTAGGATTCAAGTCTTTCTGTATATGATGATGAGAGGCCGGCCAGACATTGAGAAAGGTATTGTCTTCAAGAGCCAAGAGAAACAATAGTGGCACGGTATCGTCTGTCGTGGCTTTCAGAGAGGCATCTGGCACATAGTCTGTATGGGCGGCCTGAGCCTTACAACCTGGGAGAGAGGAAAGAAGAACCGAGTCGGTCATTATATGATCTGAAGATCCTAATTCGTCAATCTTGTCTCTCAGTAGTTTGAACCAATGATTTGTCCTAAACAGCTTTGGACTAAGATCCACTTGAAGACGTTTATTGTCATTACGTTTTACGGATGGATTATCGTTAAAAATGGGCTCGGCATCCTCTATTAGATGACCAAGAAGGTCAAATGTCTCCTCATCAACCTCGACAAAATTCTTCAGAATCTTGTATCCCTGGCTATTCATTATAGTCCCTTTGCGTCATCTATTTAGATTCGCATAGTCCTCTACAACCTGCTTCATGAAATACTGGCCGTTCCAGTAATTAAGAATACAGGGAACAAGTCCTAGAATACTAAAATGATCTGGTCTAGAACACATTGCCGCGATCCCTAGAGCCGCCATACCGCAGCATCCAGGACTACGTATCCAGACATTAAGGTGTGTATTGATTGCTTTTTCGGTGTTCTTGTGAATCAATCCATTCCGATTCAAGGCCAGCAATGCGTAGTCAATGCCTCCAGGGAGCCCTGTGGTAAAAAAGAGGGAAAGACCTGTAAAGGTATGAGACATCTCAAGAGAACCGATGGGGAGTGCCAGACCCACCATCAGAATATGGTGGAGCCAGTCGTCATAACGGAACTTTGACGAGTAGAGAGCAATGTGATACAGATGTAGGGCGAAACAGAGTTGAATGGCAAGGTAATTTGGCGGATAGGTGTCTACGTGATGGAGATCCGTGATGGTATGGTACAGATCGGGAACTGTCGCAACAACTATAGCAGCATTATGGACGGCGTGAACTATGTAATAGACACCTTGAAACCCCTTATAAGTTAGGATACGATCTAGGACACTAAACAAGGCTGTAAAGCTTGTAACAGATATCAAGGCTATAAATGTCTCCATTTAAATGATAATACAAATCTCTTTTTAGATGCTCATAATATGTCAGAAAAATTGAATTTGTGACGGACAGGATTAATGGTAACAATATGTCGGCAGGAGATTTTAGCAACACAAAATATGATGAACAGAGTCGTAAGTATTTGAAAGATGCTTACGACACGGTTACACGTCTGGAACTATGGGACAAAATGAAGGAGGAAGTTGGTGATGGGGGGTTCATATTCTCAAACAAAGACTATGTGGATCAAATTGGAAATGGATTAAAGTTCAGGGATGAACACAGTGGGTCCTCCTTTGGTTGGACTCTGAGAATTATTCAATGGATCGCCCAGGATGGTTGGGATGCGTTCTATACGAAGATGCGAATCTAAACTATGTGGTAAACACCTTATACATATCACCATTTACAGAATGATGTATTAAAAAACTGATCAATCCAATTGTAACATCCGCCAATAAATAAATCCACGATTGACTGTTACCTATAATGGCATTATACGCAAATAAGAAATATAAAATAGAATGTACAGGTCTTAAATTATTCCACCATATGTCCTCTCCAAATACTTCTGCTCCTGTTTTTCTAGATCCTGTTAGATATATATACATAAACCCTGTCGCTGGTAGTAACGCCAAGTACCCTAAATATTTTAAATATTTCGGATCTATATATTTAGCAATAACAACAAATAAGGAACGGACTCCAATACAACCGATTAAAAACATCAAAAATCTTTGTTGTAATTGGTTCATTATTTATTATTAAACATACATTAAAAACTTATCCATTTTTATACTTTTAATTTTTAATTATTTAAAGGATAAAATATACCGTATATCTCCTGTTATGCCTTCTGCTTATCGGGGACTACAAAAAGCTATGCTTTTTGTTTTTCATTATTAGCCAAAGGCTAATAATGAAAAATATTAAGCCTAAAATGCATACGCATTTTAGGCTTTCTGTTTGTCGGGGACTACAAAAAGCTATGCTTTTTGTTTGTGCCTCGCCAACACAAGTCGAATCTCCCCCAGATTGGCCACCATGTACCTCAGAACAAGCGGATAGTCATTCTTCAAATATAGCTCAATGGACGGACAGAGGTTTGTACACTTCGTAAACATCGTCAGATACTTCAATTCAAAGATACCCTGAACTATTTCCGTGGCAGATCCAAGCTTCTGGACCTTCACGCCAGTTTGTGATTCGGATAGAATCACTGTCTCTCCGTCAACAAAATCGCCAATACACTTGAATGACAGATCCGAGCCAGAACAAGTAATTTCTAGCTTCTCTGCCAAGGCATTAAAGTCCCGACAGATCTTCTGGAAATCGTTGGACGGCATATTAATAATGGACGTAAACTGGATGTTCGGCATCTCAATGTTATCCACATTGGTATCGAACAGCTTCATCATCCATGTATTCGTTGTCTGCTTCTCGGCATTTTCAGCCCTGATCCCGAGCTTATTGGGATTAGACGCCGGCAGAAATAGGGTCAAAGAGTCCGTGTTAGACAGAGTCTTGATGAGCTTGAACAGATAAATCATGTTGACACCGAGAATAAACTTACTCGGGCAGTAAAAATACTCGAACTTGTCGGCATTGAGTCTCAAGTACGTCAGAACGACGTGGGTCTCATCCACATCAATAATGCGAATGCCGGTCGAGTCGAACTCGATATTCGCCTCTGCTAGGATCTCCTTCAGGGCCTCAATCAAGGTGCGAAACGCACTGCTCTGGACTGTCCGGATCTCAAACAAATTTCCATTCGCGTTTGGTTTGGCGACGCTTGTGCTCATCTGTGTATTTCGAGGGCAAGAGTCTTTAAACCTGTTGTAATCTGAACGCAGTAGATCTAGTGTTTAGGGAAACTTACCGGAACAGAGGGTTAGGCTTATTTGGACGCATATAAGAATGGTTATCGTCTCCTCGTCCCTTTACCCGTCTTCGACTTCTTAGACTTCTTCGTCATAAACCTATAGAGCCCATACATCGCAATGGGAGAAATATATTTCTGAGCTGCGACAGCAAACGACTGGCCAACAGACGGCAAGAAACCACCTTTCATCTGCTTTTTCTTGTTACATATAGAACACCGTTTGGACTGCCTTTTCCCACCCTTCATCATCGGAATTACAGGACGAATCGCCAATCCAGTCGGTGTTAAAAGACAGGATCCAGCCGCAGCCGAAGGCTGAGGAATCGGAGCATTTACATATTTCGGGGGACCATTGACAGACATCTTACTGATTCATAAGATTTTATAAAAGACTAAATTTGAAGGCTTAAAGGGCGTCTAGATTCAAGCAAGACATCATGACCGACAAGTTCGAATCCTATGAAATCCTGAGCCACGAGGCTCATGTGCTCAAGTTGCCCGATACCTACATCGGATCGACGAGCACCAGTGGCGAACAGAAATGGATAAACGATACTGTATCAAATAAAATGGTCTGGAAAACAGTCCAGTGTAATCCAGGCCTCTATAAACTATATGATGAGATCCTCGTGAACGCCAGGGACGCCTTTGTCAGAGCAGCGACTACTGAGGGCCGTCAGCCAATTAAGCATATCGATATCACTGTTAGGAAAGGGGAAGGAGAGCCAGTGATTATAAGTGTCGAGAATGATGGTGATGGAATTCCTGTCGAAGAACATCCCACCGAGAAGTGCTACATTCCTGAGCTGATCTTTGGTAGACTGTTGACGTCCAGTAACTATACCGAGGGCGAAGAGAAGATCGTAGGCGGCAAGAACGGTTATGGTGCCAAGCTCGCCAACATCTTCTCGTCCAGATTTACAGTGACCACATCAAATCCTGCGTCAGGCAAGAGGTACAGCCAGACCTGGCATAAGAATATGTCCGTGAGGGACAAGCCGAGCATTCGGAAGTTGACAGGGACCAAGGGATCGGTCCTGATCGAATTCGCCCCTGATGCGAGCCGCTTTGTAGGGGCGTTCCAAGACGGCCAGCTCACAGATGACATGCTGTCCGTCTTTCACACGAGGGCGATCGAGCTTGCCGCCATGGTAGGGCCTGGTGTCAAGGTCACTTGGAACGGGACTACTATAATCACAAACACCTTCGAGAAGTACATGAAGCTCTTCTTGAAGGAGGGAACCACGGCGATCACCTATGAGAACTGTGGGCCTCGCTGGGAAGTCGGGGCTGTCTTAGCGAGACATTTGTATTCGGAGGACGAAGGTATGCCCGACGAAAAGCACATCTCCTTTGTCAACGGTATCCAGACTCGTAAGGGCGGCAAGCATGTAGAGCATGTGGTCAAGCATGTCCTTGGGGATTTCTGCGAGGCTGCCAAGAAGAAGAAGGTTGAGATCAAGCCCGGTCAGATCAAGGACCACGTGGTCTTCTTCCTTAATTCCACGATTGTAAATCCGGCCTTTGACAGTCAAACGAAAGAGTTCCTCACGACACCCATGAGCAAGTTCGGGTCCAGTCCGAAGTTTAGTGGGAAGCTGGTGGACGGACTGATCAAGCTGGGGCTGCTAGAGGATGCGAAGTCGCTGCTAGAGTTCAAGGCGTCCAAGGAGGCCAAGAAGACAGACGGAAAGAAGCGATCGACGTTGCGGGGGATTCCAAAACTCGAGGATGCTTTAATGGCGGGGACAGCAAAATCGAACGAGTGTACGCTGATTTTGACCGAGGGAGATTCAGCTGCGACCTCTGCGATCTCGGGTCTCCAGGTGGTCGGGCGTGAACTCTGGGGCATCTATCCTCTTCGTGGCAAGCTTCTGAACGTCAAGGAGATCTCGATTCAGAAGTTCAATGCCAATGAGGAACTCGCATCCTTAAAGAGGATTCTAGGGCTAGAACACGGCAAGGTCTACAAGTCAGTGAAAGAACTCCGTTATGGACGCGTCATGATTATGGCCGATCAGGATCACGATGGGTCGCACATCAAGGGTCTGGTTATGAATCTGTTCCACACGGAATGGCCCTCCCTGTTGGAGGCAGGGTTCTTGTGTACCTTGCTGACTCCTCTGCTCAAGGCCTCCAAGGGGTCTACGACGACCTCCTTCTACAACATTCAGGAGTTCAATGTATGGAAGACCACTCATAACAACGGGCACGGATGGCACGTCAAATACTACAAGGGTCTGGGTACGTCGACGCCTGCTGAGGCCAAGGAGTGGTTCAAGGACCTCCATGAGATCAAGTATGAGTGGAATGGCAAGGTGTGCGATGACGCGTTAAGTCTGGCCTTTACAAAGGGTAAGCTGAAGGCTGATGATCGAAAGGAATGGCTCAGTCATTACGATCCTGAACGTACCATGTTGGTTACAGCTGGCAAGACGAACTACAAACAGTTCGTGGACGGCGAATTAATTCACTTCAGCAATGCCGATAATATCCGTTCTTTGCCCCACATCATGGACGGATTGAAACCATCTCAGCGGAAGATCATATGGGCCTGTTTGAAGAGGAATCTCAGGTCCGAGATTAAGGTGGCTCAGCTCGCAGGCTATGTGTCGGAACATGCGGCCTATCACCATGGCGAGGCATCGTTGAACGAGACTATTGTGAAGATGGCCCAGACCTTCGTCGGATCCAATAATATCAATCTGTTGAAGCCCATTGGACAGTTCGGATCGCGACTTCTCGGTGGCGATGATTCGGCAAGTCCACGATATATCCATACGCATCTCATGACCCTGGTCGATAAGATCTTTCGAAAGGAGGACGAGATCTTGTTGAAGCATGTGGAGGATGACGGAGAGAAGGTGGAACCCGAGTATTATCTGCCCGTGGTGCCTCTGATTGCCATTAACGGATGTATCGGTATCGGCACTGGTTTCTCCACAGATATTCCTCCCCATAACCCTGACGATATCATCAGCATGCTAGAACACCGGCTCACGGCCTCCGTGGATTCCTTGGCGGGGCGAGCCTTGAATCCCTGGTGGTTCGGCTTCAAGGGGGGTCTCATCAGGGAAGACACCAATACCTGGATCACCAAGGGTCTGTACTCCTTTGATGAGTCAAATCATACAATCACTATCAACGATCTGCCCATCGGCACCTGGACCAAGAACTACAAGATCTTCTTGGACAAGATGCTAATGGCAGAATCAGAGGAAAGCCGAAATGGTCTCAAGTCATTTGATGACCTGTATAATGACGTGACAGTGAAGTTTGTGCTCTACATGACGGAGGAGGCCTTCGATGAGGCTGTAGAGAAGACTGCTGCCTTTGAGTCCAAGTTCAAGCTCACCAGCTCCTGGAAGACGACGAACATGCATTGCTTCAGTACGGATTTCACCATTCAAAAGTACAGCACAATTGGGGATATTGTCGAGGAATTCGGATCGAAGAGGCTGCCATTATACGAGAAGCGACGTCTCAGACTCCTGGATCAAATCCAGACACATCTCACAGAGTTAGAGGCGAAGCGGGCGTTTATTGCGGCAATTCTGGAGGGGCGACTCGATCTGATGCGGAAGACGGACGAACAGGTGCTAGCGGGGCTCAAGGTATGCGGGATTCCTCCCCTTTCGGATCCTACTGCTCCAGACTCCGTCAAGGCCTATGAGTATGTACTGAGGTTGCGAATAGATCGCTTGAAGGCATCTGCTATTCAAGAACTGGATGAGGAGGTCACGATTAAGAAGGGTGAGAAGGCCAGGTTGGAAGGGGAGACACCTGGGACCATGTGGCTCGCGGATCTGGCGGAGTTCAAGGAGGCTTGGACAGCGTATAAGGAGGCCAGAGAGTTAGATATGGAAGTGGGGACTACCGAAGTTGTTAAGAAGGGGAAGAAGACGGCTGCTACTAAACCAGTAGCAGTTGCTAAGAAAGCAACTGTCCCTTCCAATACAATTGTAGAGCCAATAGCCAATACAGTCATCGATCCATCAACTAAAACTATAACAGTGGCAACAAGCGTCAAACTCCAAAGGAAACAGACGGTTGTTAGTACAACAAAGGCATAATAAACTGTAAGAATCTATTTATTTGTTTTTTTTGTTTTTTTATGCTTCTTTGATTTGTCTTCGTCTTTTGTTTCTGTTTGTGTTTCTTCCTGTTGTGTTTCCGCGAGTTTTGAAAAAATAAGCATTCCAAAATATGCGATTATCGCAATCCAGATAAAAAGTGACAATCCAATACTACATAGGTAATTAACAATGACACCCTGTATAAATAGGAAAAATGCGGTCAATCCAATAGATACCGGAGTATTTTTTAATAATCCGTTCAATACCAAGGAAATAAATGAAAATATCACGTATGCTACTGCTGCTGTATATACCATGATCTATTAGTAATTTATAAAAAACTATTACTACGACTACGTAAACAGGGTCGTAGTCGTAAACGACTACGTAAACAGGGTCGTAGTCGTAAACGACTACGTAAATGACTACGTAAACGGCTGAAGGGGGAGTGATCGTGTACCGGCACTCGACATACTCATCGGCTGCTGAATGGGGATCGGCAAATGACTGATATCCTTCAAGTAATACTGATAATGGTCGATTTCACTCATAATACGCGGCACAGCCCAGTCAATGATCAGCTTATTGAGTTCATCAATCTGGCCTTGTATGTCAAACAGATTATTTTTTGCGTATTGGTAATATATTCCACGCATAATTATTTTGATTTCATCGACATCCTGGTCATCTATTACATATTTCTTCGGGCCGCTACGGGCAAGGACTCCACGGCGAATGGACTCCTGGATCGTACGGACATTGTTCGGCGTAAAAAACTTACAGGCAAGCTCTGAGGGGTCCTGGTTTCCCCGGAGCATATCCCCTACGAAACTGGGTTCTGCTACGGTGTTAAATCCAAAGCCTGGAATCTGGAAACTTCCACCGGCAGATTTCGGACCTTGCGATCCAAGAGACGGCCCGCCTGATCCATACTCTTGAAGGGCAGGTCTCGAAAAGTTAATACGGCCATTCTGTCCATCAGGGGCGTAGTTCGTATACGGAAGTTGAAAATCGGGTTGGGGGGGCGGCTGAGGTACGGTATTTCGAAACAAGGACATCGGCTCTCTCTGACCCTGTCCAAGTTTTTTTTCGAACGCCTGAATATACAAATGACCTCCGTTCTCCGATTTCTCAAGCAGCGTCCTAGCGATTCTCAGTATTTTATCAGTCTGTCCGCGGTACAGGGTCTCAACATCTTTAACCAGGATGCTAACTCTTCCACGCAGACCTATGTTTCTGGAGCTGCCGCTGGTAACTTTACACTGTCAACTGTCGTTGCCCGCAGCTCTGCGGTCCTCGATAGCTCTAGTAACACCACCCTTCTGTTCCGTGACATGGGTGTGACTATCGTGTCTTCTATGCGTACCTTCCGCCGTGTTCAGCTGTTGACGCTGGACAATGGTGCTAACACCCCTGCTGTTGGTGGTGGGGCCGCCAACAACGGTCTGGGTATCCCTTGGTCTAGTCAGGGCACTAGCACAGCGGGTGTCTTTGTCCAGGGCGGCAGCACGGAAGGTGTTACAGGTAGCCAGGTGTCTGCTGGCAGCACCGCAGATTCCTCCTTCGGTGTCTTCTACTTTGAGACTGGTGCGAATGGCATCGGTCTTGCCCAGGGTCTCATCCGCTACGGGTAAGCGTACGCGACCTTCTGGTAAGCGTACGCGACCTTCTGGTAAGCGTATGCGACCTTCTGGTAAGCGTATGCGACCTTCTGGTAAGCGACCTTCAGGTAAGCAACCTACAGGTAAAACAAATAACTATTTATTATTAATTTATTGATAATACATAGTTAGAGTAGATGAATATAGCGAAGATTCTCTTTGTTATTGGCTCAATTGTACTAGGTGTTCTCGGAATCATAAATTTCAGTAATTCCAAGCAATATATTTCACTTCTGCTGTTCGTCCCCTTAACAGTCTGGATCCTTGTCATCTTTGGTCTCCGATGGTTTGGCCCTGAAGGCGAATATAATACGAAAACAGTCAAGTGGCCACCTCAGCTAAATAGTTGTCCGGATTTCCTTGTCTTCTATAATCGTAAAGCATCTGGTAATAGACCTGCGATGCCAACATGTATTGATAAGATCGGGATAAGTCTAAATAACATTCCAGATGTTTTCCCTGAGGGGGGGGATTCTGATAGTGGTGACCAATACTTCTTTCAACTCATTCCGGGTGAAATACGAGCAGATTTGTGTAAACGTTTGTCTGATGCTGGACTAACATGGGAAGGTGTGTTTAATGGAGAGACTTGCTTTGATCCGGATAATTCTGGGGCGGCAGATACGACGAATGGCACAAATGTCTGTTCAAGTCCCTAAGATTGGTGTTTACACTAATCTACAAGATTGGTGTTTACACTAATCTACAAGATTGGTGTTTACACTAATCTACAAGATTGGTGTTTACACTAATCTACAAGATTGGTATACACTAATCTACAAGGTTGGTGCTAAGCACTCATCCCAACCTAAGTACTTTAATCAAAGTCCTATTAATATGCGGTCTAGTCAAGCCGAACAGGAGACAGCATGTCTCCATCCAGCCATTGAAGCTGCCATGCTCAAATGGCTTGAAACTCGTTCCCATCCTGCGTTCCTGCTAATCGGTAGTCCAGGGATCGGCAAAACCACTATGGTTTATAGAATCTGTAAGATTGCCAGGTACTGGATCCAGGAATTCAATGCCTCCCATACTCGCACAGGCAGTTCGTTTCGTCAGACGATCCTCCCTTTACTGACGGAAAAGGGTATTTCAACTCTAATTCATCCGTCGACACCCAATGGTCGAGCCATTCTGATGGATGAAATGGACGGGCTGAGCCAAGGAGAGAAGGGGGGACTCCAGGAACTCCTGGATTACCTCAAGTCTAAACGCAACTTCAAGGAGGATGCCCCCTTGTTCCTGATCTGTAACATCATGGAGGGCCGTGTGATGCAGCAGCTCTTGAAGCACTGCTTTGTCCAGTATGTTGGAATGCCTGACAAGGAGCATCTGGATACCTTTTATAAACAACCGGTCTCTGAATCTCTCTATAACCTTGGAGATCTGAGAAAGGTCACACAGGGTCTTCAGTGTCAATCGACGGGCGAAGCGTACAGCCAGAACAAACAAGACGAAGTGGACAGAAATATTCATGTGGCTATTCGGGCAGCCTGGTTCACGCTTTTTGAGCACTGGAACATGAATGACGAGCTGGACCTTGAAACGAAGGACGCCAATCTGGCAGGCCTTCTGTTCCACCAGAATTTGCCACTGTTTCTAGAGCATGCTCCCATTGAAATGTATGAACAGATCCTGGAATATGTCCGCTGGTCTGACAGAGCCGATTTCTGGGCTTTTTTCCATCAATGCTGGAATCTGCTGCCTCTGTCCTATCACTTGAAACTCAAGTATCCGAATCATATTTTACAGGACTATAAGCCGCCGTCGCATATTCCAAAGCCATCAGAGCTGGTCTATACCCAGGTTCTGACAAAACAGTCGGCACTGTTTAATTCCTGGAAGGAGATGAACAGGGTGTCGAATGAGGGATCCGTTCCGTTTCGGTGCGTGAGCCAATGGGCCACGTACCAAACCGGGAAACTGAAGGAGACGTTAGGATTGCCTTTAGTGCTGCCATTAGTGCTACCTTTAGTACAGCACCCTATTCCAAGCACGACTTCAAATGGACCAGCTTTAGCGGTGAATCAGGTTTGCGTCCCACCCGCAGGACCGAGTGAAGCAGCACATTGTACACCTCGTAAGAAAAGCACTTCCCAAAAAAAATCAAGTGTTTCGCGAGCGTCAAGTTGAGACCTCGAATCATTTCCATAGTACTAATAAATAGGACTTTCGTAGACCCAGAGTGAAAGTTGGCAATTGTTTTATTAAATTTCGCAATATGATTCTCTACCAGTTCACACTGAATTCCTCGTTCCTGAAGTCTAGGATAGACCTGATAGTAGTTGTTTTCAAAGGGACTATAGACAATATGCTGCTCCAAGGGGTGTTTTAAGATATAGTCAATACATGTCTCATGTTTATTTAGGACCGGATTGGATGAAGCATCTTGATTTGTTACAGTAGGAATATACATCATGCTTGGAAAGTATAGTTCCGCCCTACAGGTGGGACACTTCGCATATATCTGCGATAACAGATGTTTAAATATACAGGCACCACAGAAAAAATTCATACAACACGGAAGCATGACTTTGTGTTGTACGGATTCCAGACATATAGAACAGTCATCGCCCTCCTTTTCCTTGATTAAACTCAGTCGCGATTCAAACAATTCTTTAATGCGATCTATAGAATATTCTTGGACTGACAGGGCCTTGAAAATTAGCGGCAGATGTTCATGGGTCATGCCTTCATAATTGTTTTTAATAAACAACTGCGGTATCGTTCCAATCGTAAAATGAACCGCACAGTCGATCGTCTGAGACTCGACGCTTGGATACACGATCTGATTTTCACTCGAATTGCGAAGAATTAGAGCGGAGCGTTCCTTGTGGTTCCAAGGAATCAGGTTGCGAATAAAATTGGAGGCTTCAATGGGTGTCGAAATGGTCGCGTCCTGCTTGATCATGGCATCCAGCCAGACCTCGCAGTCCGTGTTCAAAGGAATCCTGTCCCGTATATATTCTAAATCATGTGGGTTAATGTAAACGTTTTTAAAAAGGAACCCCAGCCAATTACTTGTAATAAGCCACATGAATTCAAAGGACGGAAGCGAATCGTTAGGACTAATATGGGCCGCGGCAGCCTCATCGATGATCACATGTCTCCATGTGATCTGGTGGTCTTGACAAAAATCGTACACATCTTTGTACATGCGTGTGGATATAATCATAAGTTTACTGTTTGTAATAAGGCTGGGGGTCGTTTTGTTTCGAAGCGTCCGTCGGTTATCCAGGACAATATACTCTAACCGTGTATGTGTGTCTAGCTCTGTGGTCCATTGTTGAATCAGATGCGGGGGGACAATAAGAATATCCACACATGACGCGTCAAGTCTGCGGTTCGACACGCCATGTGAGAAAAAATAGCGATTCGAATGAGGATCGAGTTCATTGTCCTGGATTGTATTTGGATCTAGAAGGGTCTGGACATGCGGCATGAGATAGGTGAGGGCGGCCAGACTCTTTCCGCTCCCAGGAGGATCCGCCAGAATCCCGATCTTTCCCCTCATCATCTGTCCATTTCGCACAAATCCATTCCGCATCCTCTGCCTATGGACGACCATGGATGCGATAAGACGGCTCTGGTTTGGCATAAGCTGCGTTTTAAGAAGATGAGTATTTTGAAGAGATTCAAGAGCCTTCCTATAAAGGTCAGGATAATCACTGGGTTCCTCGTCTATCGCATTCTCAAATACTGTATTAATCACTCTTAATTGTTCAAATAATGGACTTTCTATATTATTCATTATGTCAACAATCTGGTATGCCTTTAGGCTTATATGGAGGTTAGATTATTATTTTAACACGAGACAAAAAAATCACGAAGAGTCTTGTCTCTGATAAAACCACTTATCTTCATGCTCGTTTCCACAAGCAAGGGATTATTCGAGTTTCGGAGGTTGTTCTTGTCGAAGGTATTGTCTGCGTGGCACATCACCAAAATACACTTAAAGGGATCGAGCTGTATCATGGGATTCTTGTAGTCATCTAGGAAGGACTTCTCTTCCGCATGCGTCTGGGTCTCATCGTACCTGTGGCTCAGCATATAGGCCCGCCTATAACACATGGTTCCATTCGTACAGTGATTGGGATTATAGGGACCTGCCTTCAAGATCTTTCCGTCCACTCGAAAGTACAAGTACATTTCAGAAGAACCAGCGAGCATCACCTTTGGATTTTGTATAAATTTTATGACCGCATGACTGACACGATCGGGAGGGTAATAGTCATCGTCGTCCATGGCGACCATAATGTCTCCCTTGGAGTTATCATTCAGCAAGTTACGCTTCTGACCGATGAGCAGTTTCGTGTCTAGCGAGATATACTTGATGTTTGGAATCGTCTTGGATGCCTCCTTGAACAGATCCTCGACCTTATCCGTTCCATCATCCACGATGATCCATTCCATGCGATCCTTGGGATAGGTCTGTGCCTTGTACATGGCGATGGCGGCAGGAATGAACTTGCGACGATTGTAGGTCGGGGTTAGGACGGACACGAAGGGCTTCATACTGATGGTATAATGGTGCGGTTATTTAGGTTATGATTTACTTTCTGCTTAAGAAGTGGATTCTTCAGGTACTGTTGTTTGTATTCCATAGTTAGATAATTCTTTAGATGTGACTGCTGCCGCTGCCGCATTTCGAGTGTCAACATATTTACTAGCCAAGTCACTATACTCTTTTTTAGCCGCTTCTGCTTCTTTCCGCAATTGTTCTACACGAGCTATTTCTTGACTTTCAGTCGCGGTCCCTTTGGCTCTGGACAATGTTTCTTGAGCGGCAATTAGTGCTTTTTTAGCCATTATGGACTTTTCTGAGGCAGGTTTAAGGATTCTTGTATCGGCTGCTCTTACAGCTTCAATTTCTTTTTGTGTATTTCTACTTACTATTTGGGTTTTTCGAGGCAAGGCTTCTAATGGTTCTTTTGACGCGTCTAATTGTTTTTGTAGCGTACCTAGTTGTCCTTCTCGTTGTGCGGTCTGTTCAGCAGTAGGTGCTTGACCAGTCAATTTTTGGAAGGTTGTTGGTTTCGCATTTTCTTTAGCCGCCGCCAATATTTTTGCTTTGTTTTCCATAGCCCTTACTGCTAAACTGGGATTTTCAAGAGCTTTTTTATGCTCATTTACTGGCTCTTGAAAATGTTTTACATTTTCTAATGGCTTTATGTCTTTTTTACTGTTTATTATTACGAGTATTTCCTCTATTTTCCCTGGAATTTTATCTACTGGTTTAATAAGGCCATTTAGTGCCTGTACAGGTTTCATATGATCTTCTAATGTTTGAGCTACCTTGTTAAGGGAAGGGTGTAAAGCGATCTTATTTTTTAATGGTTCATAATTGCTAACCCGTTTCATCATACCAATAACGGTAGTGGCAATTTCATTTGATGATCGTTGAATGTCTTCCTTTTTCAAAGCAATCTCATTATCTTTATTAGATAGTTGTTCTAGGTCTGTAATCGCTTGTCTACTTGTAACAATATATTGTGCGGCTCTTGTCAATACATCCCAATCAACTCTATCTGAATCATTTAAGATATCATATAGCTCTTTTAGTTTATCATTTAGTTCTTTGTTCTTTGGATCTATGGATGATAAGACAGTCTCTGCTTCAGTAGCAATTGCTAGTTTACTATTCGATATACCAGTTGAACTACCACCCGCTTGCCGTTCTATCAACCCTATAATTTCATTGGCAATACGTTTAATGTTTTCGTTCGGCTCTGATCCCCTAGAGGTATCCAATAAAGTCGCAGGGCTTTTCAGGGCTCTTGACACCTGTTTCTCCTCTCTTGTAACCGCAATCAACGCGTTTTCGTATGCCGTCTTTTTGTCAGTCAACGCCTTAACATCCAGACCATTCGCATTAGCAGCAGCTATATCTTCCTCTAATTTCTTAATAGCCTCCTCCAATTTCCCTTTTCGTCCAACCAATATCGTTTGTAACGCCGTCTTCGCGACCGTCATTTCAGTTCCTGTTGGATCCACCTGTTCCAATTTAGCAATCAGTATTTTACTGAAGAAGGACGCTTCTTTAAATCTCTGAGCAGTTATGAATTCCTTTATAATGTCATTGAACGACTGTTTATCTTCTTGCTTCTTAGCATCCAATTTACGAAACACGAGATCCAGAATCTTCTTTCGCCGCCATGAATCCTTTTCGTCGTCTTCTGTTTCCTTGAATTTCTTTATCAGCTCTTGGACGGACAGGTTGCTTGTAAGTTCGATGGTGGATCCAGTGGCATTTCCCGATAAATCAGTTGTAAACGCAACATTCATTTTATCTATATGATCTATAAATTCGGCCATTAATGTGGGAACGCCCAAGGTATTCTTAATTGTTTCCCAGTTCGGAATACTGATTTCAATAGACTCAATATATTTTTTCTCGGTCTCTTTATACTTCTTGTAATAAGGATCTTTGTCACCGCGATTAAAATAAGTGAATGGAAACATAAGTATGTTTCCTATCATACCAAGACCACCAGCTTTCGCCGTTCGAAGAGGCAAAAGGCCATACATTATGGGAGTTAAAGGCCTGGCGACACTCCCTTCTGGTCTTCCTGAATTATAATATATCGCACTGACAAAATAATAGAAGAAAAACATAAATATAATAATACTAACAGGGGTTGAAAAAAGACAACCCAGTAATACAAGAACAAATGTCAGTAGACGAATAGGCCATGGATTAAAGATTAATAGATTCGAACTCCAACTGGCAAACATTATTGCCATAGCGATTCCCAAAATTTTTAGAACTAATGCCCAAGAGGGTGTCAAACTAGTTCCTTTGCTGGACGCATCAGATGGAGAATCGCTTTTAAAAAGTGGACCAAAATTAAGTAGATTGGAGGATGAATCATTTGAAAAAATATTTAAAGGATTCGCAGATGAATCGCTTTTGAAAATGTTTAACGGATTTGAGGAAGAATCGCTTTTGAAAATATTTAACGGATTTGACGAAGAGTCGCTTAGATTTGTACTGACGTCAAATGTATCATAGCCGGTATCATCCTTTTTAAACAGATCCATGGCCCTCTGAATATGTGTACCAATAGGACCTCTGACAACAGAACGAATGCCATCGGTGACTTTCTGTTGAACCATATCCATCGCTCCAATCGCGATAGAATCCATTTGCCTCTGTGAATTCCGTATAAAATTAGAGGGCGTACTTGAGCCCACCCATACCCGCATTCACCACCACCCAGTTCAGATTTTCGACGTAAATAGCAACATTGATTCCATAGTTTGTGAATGGCAACAGCGGATTCGGATTCAAGTCCACTTGAAACAGACGAACACGGCTGGAATTGAGCGACCCGTCGGGCTGTTGATTAGGACTGTGAAGACCAAATGGATACACGATAATATTGGGATCTGGCAGGCCCGCCAAGTACTTCCATGGAACGACCTCCGAATAATACTGGACGGGCTTCTCCTCCTGGAGCTGGTTACCGTCCCCAAAGACGGTCAAGGTATTCAAAATCAGCATTTGACCTGCCTGGATCAGTTGGCCCGTGGCATTGGGAAAAGGGGCCGGTGTAATCGGGGCCAAATAAGGTGCTGCCGGATAGAAGGGCCAATTGGACCAATTGATCACATCGTTACGATTGAGAGCGTCCGTCCTGGTTGGCAAAATAAACATGCGATTAATGGGATTGTGTGTTCGAATCTCCGCAAAGTCCCTTGATACAATCGTAAAGTCGTAACGGGTCACCTGCCTTACCAGGTATTGAAGGGGCGTCGAGGCAAACATCTGACGCTCTTCGTCCGTTAAATACACATAGGTTGCCATGATCCGAGGATTGATCTCCCAGGTTGGGATGAGAGGTGGAGGAGTTCCAACATCCGTTAGAAAGGGCCCAATATTCGCATAGGTTAACTCAGGGCTTTGAATATAGGCGACATTGATTGGCTGGGTCGCATTTAACGTTGTCTGTAGATACAGTGGGTTCACATAGTTCCCACTCAGATCCCGAATCCTGTAGAGCTCTTGAATGGGTGCCAGATCCACCTGAATCTCACATTCCTGATACTGAAGCGACAACAAAGGCAGTGCTTCAAACGTCGATTCCTCGAACCAGAAGGGCAAGGGGATTGCCAGATCCCGTCCCTTAATCGACGGAGCATTCAGATTTCCATTGGACGGATCTGGATAGACAATCGGATAACCACCATTTGTTGTGACAGATCCAGGATCATACAGTTCGGGGATGTCTCCCACGAGTGTCTGCCACTTCTGGTACGAGTTCGCATCAAGATCTGCCTGAGCCTTAACAGTGATATACTGTCCGTCGAACTCCTGGATTTTTTGGCCACCGATATAGACACCGACTCGTCGAATGAGATGACAGCCGATACACCGTGTCCACTGGAATTCTGTTTGTGTTTCACGACCATAGGGATTCTGGCTTGGATCCTGTAAATCAATATACTTATTGTAAATATCTGGCAACGTTATAACCAGATACATGTCTCGTACAAGATCTGCGACTCGTTGAATCTTATACCGAAGTGTGATCGGCTGATCTGTAAAGAGTTCTTGAGGCCCCTCTAAGGGCTGTGTCACAGATTCTTCCGCAAAGTGTGAGTATTTCTTATACGTTTTGTAAAAGAATGTAAAGTCTGGATTACCACTCAGCAATACATTTTGTGCTCCGTAGGCTACAAGTACATATAGTCCTCCTCCTGGCATATCCCTAATTAAATGGTGTTATTCTATTATGTTTAGGCACGCATGAGATTTCTGTTTCATAGCCTTATAGGGATATGAAATAGAAGGTTATGAGTCTACTGACTACTGACTTGTCCTTTTTGTAACGCCTTAGCGTTACAAAATGTATTCCGTCAATAAGGCAACGCCTTATTGACTCGTCCTTTTTGTAACGCTAAGGCGTTACAAAATGTATTCCGTCAGTAAAGCTCTGCTTTACTGGCTGGTCCACCAACTGTCCTGTAAGTATTGTGGCATTACTCCTCCCTGGGCTCCCGCAATTTCTGTAGAAGGCCCCTCATTCATCAACATGGTAATCTCCGAATAACTTAATGCGTAATTAAAGTAATACAGTCTGCTCAGCATACCCTTCATGACCCCAAAGATATCAAAGGAATCCTCGTCTTCCAATGATCGAACTGTCTTAGGGAGTGTAACACGATCCTGACGAAAGGCCATGATATCCTGGTAATTCTGATAGGGTAGAGACCCCTCAAATCCAAGCCGCTTCTTCAAGTTTCCATTAATATAAATTTCCATGTGCGTTGATCGGCAGACAAGAGCCACATGAACCCATTTTCCAATCGGAAAATTATCAATTTCCGTATATTTATTCCAAGTTCCATATGTGTTCATGTAGACACGCAAGATATTGGTATCAGATCGCATATAAACGCCGGGACCAAGGAGCGGATACTGACGGGGACTGCCCTTATGAAAAATATGATTGAGACCCTTTTCTTGACGAAAAGCGGATGGATGGACCATCAAAAAGAAGCTATAGGAAAATTCTGGCCCCGATCGCTCATTATCGGACAGATAAATGGAGGATGAATTGGGAGAATTAGGATTTTGATTGATCGTATATGACTTTTCTTCCGTGGAATACGTGATCGGAAGGAGTTCTGTACGATTCATTTTGAGCCGATGAAGCATATTGTAACTGGCTTCCAATCCAGCCAGCACCAAATATATGACAAATGGAACGAGCAGACCAATCATCACCTGGGACCAGGGACCAGTTTGATTTATAATGCTACTGTTTCTTGGCTGAGCGAGGGCCGCCGTATTTGACCGAAAGAGTTCCATACCTATCGTTAACTATGAAATAAAAGCCCGTTCATCGGAATTTTATTAAATACCATTTATATCACCGTAACGCCTACTCAAACAGCGATCTTGCCTTATCTTTCATATTAGACAACGCCTTGTTATCAGGTTCAAAAAACCCCTTCAAATAATCAAAGAAATCAACTGGTTGGTCCAGTCCCATCATGTAATTTTTATAGACTACATCGGGTGATAGGGCAGTGTCATACATCATCGTATTCTGAATATAGCCGCCAAACCCACCATAACCAAGTAATGTCGCAGAATAGCCCCCTCCATCAACCCTGTAATTAGCATCAAGAACACAGCTTCTTGCTAGCTTCCCGTCCATATAGATATCTACTGTACGGCCATTTACTGCGACTGTGATATTGATCCATCGCTGTAAATCCACCTCGGGTAAATCGCATCCAGATTCCGATATATTCTGATCTCCCGTAGACAAAGACTGGAATAAGCTTGCTCGATTGCTTGCCGATAGATCTGACCCACTGTTCGTCACAGCCCCTAACATCTTGCTATGAAGCCGTACATGTAACTTGGGCTGATACCCTCCCAAATAGACACGAATTGTATCAAAAGAGGAACCCCCAATACTCATAATGTGCTTGGGTCGTCCATTGTGATAGGACCAGTTCTGGATATAGATCCATGTGGAAACGCTGAACTCGCCTCCATCATATAGAGGAGCCATTGCGGTACTCGGGACTACAATCTGCCCCGAATCCGTAACATTCGCCTCAGTGCGTTTTCCAAGTAGGATATACTCGCTAGCCCCTGTTGGGCCGAACAAATACTGATAGAGGTAGTAAATGCCGATTATGCCAAAAATGATAATAATACCCTGTATGAATACTCTTGCGGATTCATGTGATGAGTTTGAATTCATGACCCTCTAAATCTATATTAGGATAATTAATTATATATAGTACCCCATATTTTGAGTCTATTTGCTGGCGGGGAGGTTACAGGCGTACATCCCATACCGGGAATACAGGCAACCTGTAGATTTTTGAGACCATCTGCCAGAACATTGGGTAAAGGAAAGGATGGATCCACTGGGGGTGCCCCGTTCGTATCAGCCAAAGAGTTCCTCAATCCGACAATTTCACTAGGACTCATGCGTTTATCGTTCGCAAGAATATTCACAGCAGAACCAAGAAGTTCCTTAGAACCAATCATTAGCGGATTGGACACGGGATTGGGATATTTGTCTAGACGATGGGATGCTACAATGCGATCATTATACATCACATCAAATCGGCGACCATCCCTTAGAATCGTCAAGAATACCCATTTTTGAAGTGGAAACGCCGGTAACGGGATAGTTTCTACGCCATCCTTTCGAAACACGCGAAGTTGTGTGAGAACCGGACTGATTTCAAATATCAAGGCGTCACGAATCTCTACTAGTTGAATTGGATTAGTCCCCTGTGTCCGATTCCCAAATCGAACATTAAAAAATCCCGATAATGTCGAACCGCCCGATGACAATAATTTTTTACGTGTATTTTCTGAGTCGAGTGCCTGATAGGGTATATCAAGAGGAATCGACGTCGATACAAGATATTCTACGCCATTTCCAGATTTAATAATACTCATAGACAAATAATATGTCATCATAAGTATTAGTATTAAAAGCAGAACCAATAAGAACATGGGCATCCCTACCGTTTGATTCTAAAATTAATCTGTCTTAGGTTTAATATCATCCTCTGACTCAACTTTATTATCGCATACACTCACACTGGGTATAAGATTGATATCCGTAGGTTTTGTAGGTTCTAAGCTGGGCTTTGAATAGCGAATTTCGGAAGGCGTTAGCACACGATCCCAGAGCTGTAGATTATTGACACGGGCCAAATCGACCATCTGTCCCTGTGGTGGTGAAAAATCACCACCCGATTGTCGGGGAGAAGCATCAAGTGTTCGCGTTTTAATGAGTTTTCCATTTATATAGGCCTCCATTGCCATATCCATAATCACAATACCTAGACGGAAAGGCGTCTGAACTGGAACATTCGGAATTGTAATAGGCTCTTCATTGTTACTAGAATTCATCAGAATGATTACCATATCTGTCGTATCTGGTTTGAGAGCCACTGTGATAGATGTAACATCCAGAGATTTGCCCTTTTTACCTGGATCAGGATCCAAAGAAGAACCCCGCATAAAAATCGGGCGATTCTTATTGCTAAATGTGAGTGGATTTAATATGACAATATCCATCGTCATTGTGAAATTCGCGGATCTGCCGGCAAGTCGTGTCTGGATATCTTTAATAGGCGACACGACGGTCCCAGGTTTCCAGAATAATTCGCTGTCATTGAGACCTGGAACAGGAATAAATCCTGGTCCACCAGGACTTAGTTGAAAGATGGGCCTCACAAAGTAGTGGACAAGCAATAGGATCATGAGCAAAATCACTGATACACTTAGTATATATCCAACGATTGCTTTCCATCCTGTCGAGTAACTGCTACTATAGCCACTACTTGCTCCAAAAGGGTTAAACCGACCGAAAGACCCCATAAACCCAGTTGAAGCACCGTATCCATAGGGATTTTGTCGTGGTACTGTTGCTGAACCAAACGGATTAAACCCAGTAAAGCTTCCAAAAAACCCTGTACTAGGTGCCGTATATTGTGTCGAAGATCTACCTGGTCCCAGACCATAATCACGCGTAGATCGTCCGAACATTCCTCTATCCAATACGATTAATTTAATTACCAATAGCAGCCTTTTTCAACAGACGTATAGTTGACAGGTCGTTCCTCTAAGGCGGGCCGAATCCAATGTTCATTAAAAAGCGGTTGAAAGTCGGTCATCGTATCCCAACGCCCCCCTCGAATCCCAAAAAAAAGTTGCGTCGATCCCCCCAGATGTATCGCCTTCTTCCCTCTCTGCTTCGCAAACGCCATAAGCGGGAGTGAATAAATCCCTGCCCCAATCATTGCGATATCATAATCGAGGGAGTCCATTTGCTCCTTGGTCCAGGCCAACAAACCTAGCGAATCAGACCACCTGTCCGTCATCTCTTTCTGGATTTCTTGGCTCTGCGTGCCATAAGACAGGGGGAACTTGATCGTTTGGAATTTTGTAGTGGGATTCCAGAGACCTGGTCTTGAAGCCCAGATTTTATCAAGGTTAGGAATTTGACGTTCAATAGAAGACGAAAAGGGTGATATGATCAGGACTTTGGTGTTTGATGGTATGGATGCGGTCCACCAATGATCCGGATTGGGACTCAAGAAGCATTCGAGAGCCTGAAGTGTTACAAAATTAGCGGATCGCGATAAGGTGTTATAGAGTTCAAGACTCTGTGGAATGGCCCACCAGGGGCTAGTAATAGTAAAGAAGAGGAGCGATTTTAGAAGTTCGTCTGCCATTTTAAGGGCCGTTTCCTGTGTAGGGGGAAACATTCCCGCATTTCGGGATAAAGGGACTAGCAGTTGTTCAGGGATAGGTCTTTGATCCTTTTTTGTCTTGAAGCGATAATAGGCTAATTCCAGTTCAATGGTGCCGAGTTTTCCGATGGCCGCTGGTCCAGGTCCAACGAGTTCGTCACGAACTTTGGCGAATGCTTCGGACCCTTCTAAAATAGGTCTACTTGTCATGCTTTCATTAAATCATATTCAGCTTATTTAGGCCCCATACACCACCACCTATAAGTCCGATTCCTAAAAACCCTATACAGAATCCCCTGATAAAACTCTGGAGATCAACCTCCTTCATGTCATCCTTCGTCCAGACAGGCGATCTGTCTCTCTTGCCTAACTTATTGTAATAAGCCAGAACATCCTGTTCCGTGAGGGTCGGTTTTTTCAGAGTGACGTTTACTGTATTGTGGACCATGACGGTCCAGCGAAACAGATCTTGGCGTCGATCTAGAAAAGGTGTGATAGGGTTGGTTTTAAGGTGCTGGGCGTAGTGTTCTTTACAGACACCACAAGGAATCATGAATTGGAAGGACTCGAAAAATTCTTTAGCTGCCCGCTTTTCCGTATAGGTAGGTTCTTTCGGATAACCGAGTGCCGCAATATGGATTGTATGCCAGAAAAAAGGGCCCCACACTGTTGGGCTGAACTGCATATCTCTCTGTTGTTGTCTGTGCTAAAAAAAAGAATCAAACACCGTCTTGGGTTTGTTAGAGGCTAAAGATCTATTCTCTTACAACAGCAAGGAAATGGCCTATCGCCGTGCGTTAGAAATACGGAAAATATTTTGTTCAAACTGCGGCATTGAGGGACATATGTTTAGGGACTGCGACAAGCCGATCACGAGCTATGGGATTATTGCTCTAAAAAAGGATCTGTCAGGATCAGATCCTTTCTGCTCCGATTCTGCGGTAATAATGGGTCATGATATCATTGGCCCACCGCAGATCCTGTTAATTTGTCGTAGGGATTCCCTATCTTTTATTGAATTTGTTAGGGGGAAATATTCCGTGACGGAAAGGGACTATCTGTATGTTTTGTTACAGAACATGACGAAAAGGGAGCATGAAAAGATTCGACACATGACATTCGATGAGTTGTGGCGATCTGTCTGGGGTTCTGCTGCGGATACCCACAAAAACGATTATGAGGTGTCAGAGCGAAAATATGCGACGATTTCGGAAGGGAACATATCATCGTTGCTCGATGCCTATCCGACGACTTGGTTAGAGCCCGAATGGGGATTTCCAAAAGGACGAAGGAATAGTAATGAAACGGAGATCCAGGGGGCTATTCGTGAATTTGAGGAGGAGACCAATATTTACCGATCACATCTCCATACAATTCAAAACATTCGGCCTTTCGTGGAAACCTTTTATGGAAGTAATCAAGTCCAGTATTGTCATAAATATTTTTTGTCATTCTGTGAAAATGTTCCTTTAGCTATTACACATGACAATCCACATATGAGTCGGGAAATTGGAGCTATTGGATGGTACACTATTGATCAGGCTGTTGAAAAGATCCGTCCGGATAGCAAAGAAAAACGGGAGATTTTATTTGCTATAAAAGAACTTATGAGAACTTTATGCCCTGTTATTATTTAGTATCGATGAATAGAGGATGTCGGATAGTGATGAAGAATTGTTGGCCCCTAACTCCAGTATAGAGAGTTCTGAAGCTTCAGAAGCAACTGAAGCAACAGAGGCAACATCTGGAGCTACTGAAGCTTCAGAGGAGACATCTGGTACATCAGAGGAGGCATCTGGAGCTACTGAGGCGTCTAATACATCTGAGGAGGCAGTATCTGGAGCCACTGAGGCAGATGAGGGATCATCAGAAGGAGCAGAAGAAACAGAAGAAACAGCAGAAACAACAGTATCTGGAACCACCGAGGCATCAGATACATCTGATGAAACAGAGGCATCAGAAACATTAGAAGTTCCAGAGTCTGCTGATGGAACACCTGAGGCATCTAAGGAGGAATCTGGAGTAGCAGATGTTGAGGAAGAAGAGGAAGAAGAGGAGGCAGAGGAAGAGGAGGAGGAAGAAGAGGAGGAAGAGGAAGAGGAGGAAGAGGAGGCAGAGGAGGCAGAGGAGGAAGAGGAGGCAGAGGAGGAAGAGGAGGAGGAAGAGGAGGAGGAAGAAGAAGAGGCAGAGGAAGAGGAAGAGGAGGCAGAGGAGGAAGAAGAGGAATCATTGAATACTGCCGATTACACAGGGTTAGACGAAGATGAGCTCCTTGAACTCTGGGACACGGAAACAGACTTTGAAAGTCGCGATGCTCTCATGAAGGCCCTTCAAAACAAGAAGCTCTTCCCCTCAGGCTTCTATCCGTCTTCCTTTATAAACAAATGGGAGCAATCCACAGGAGCCTATCCCGATTACCAGGATCCCGAGTTTTTACAAAAGCTTTTAGCAAAGCGTGAATTCGCCGAATCCCTCCAGAAAACCTGGAAGCCCCTAACCAATACATGTACCGAACAGAATCGCTTCGAGGTCACCCCCGTCCAACGCTTTGCGGCCAATCTCATGAGTCCTCGTAGCCCCTACATGTCAGCCCTCCTATATCACGGTGTCGGTGTAGGAAAGACCTGTGCTGCCGTTCAAATTACTGAGGCTTGGCTCTCGTCTTTCCCGCAAGACACGGTGTTCCTAATCGCCCCCAAGACCATCCAAGACGGCTTCCGATCCGAAATGTTCGACAAGGACAAGGTAGTCATTCCCGAAGACGAATCCGAAGCCAACACTCTGGTCGGCTGTACTGGATCGACCTATATGGAACTCACAGGAACCCTGTTCGAGAAGAACAGGGAGCGTATTGAACGCAAGGTCCACCAGGCCATAAGGCGGCGTTACAAGATTTTCGGGTACAAGTCCTTCAGCAACTACGTCGAGGGGCTACTCGCAGGCATAGGCGAGGACATGGACGAAGAGGAACGCGAAATCGAGGAAATGAACATCCTGAGAAAGGTTTTCAGCGGCAAGCTCATGATCATTGATGAGGCCCATAACCTCAATGACACACCTATTCGTCTTGTTACGGGGTCAGAAACTGACGAAGCTTCCGATAATCCTGGAGGCAGGGTCGAAAAGGATGATTTGGCGAGCGGGAAACGACTCACACCTCTGTTGCGAAAGGTTCTCGATGCGGCCCAAGGCATGAAACTCGTGCTCATGACGGCCACGCCCATGTACAACAATTATAGGGAAATTATCACAGTTCTGAATCTGCTTCTGAGAAACGACAAGAAGGCCTTGCTGTCCGAACGAGATGTATTTTTGCCCTCAGGTCTTCTAACGGAGCAAGGTGAAGAGCTGCTAGGACAAGTGGCCAGTCGCTACGTAAGTTTCATGCGGGGTGAGAATCCCATTACCTTTCCGATCAGGCTGAAGCCCAAGGGCGTTCCCAGACTCGGCGAATACCCCTCCCAGAATCCGAAGGGGTTCGACGTACCCGAAGAGGAGACAGTCTACAAGGATCGGTTGCCCTTGGTTCCGATTCTGTTAACAGGGGATTCCTTGGCTGCCTCTGAGGCCTTCATGGATCAGCTGCCAGAGACGGACACGGGGATCAGTCCCTCCGAGATTTTCAAGCTTGTCCAGGCCGGCAATTTCGTAGCCCCCGCCACAGAGGCTACCAAGGCACCTACTTACGACAATTTTCGGTCGCGAATGGACCTGGACGGTCTAAATCAGATCATGGAGATGGAAGGGACGGGGACAGATCTCCGATTTAGGTCGAAGACCGCCATCGGGGCGTCTTGGTTAAGGGCCGACCGAATCGGGACCTATGCTCCCAAGTTTGTGTTTCTGCTCAAGAAACTAGCGTCCTGTGACGGCTGTGCGTTCGTCTATACTCAGTTCGTGACGGCGGGGGCCTTGCCACTCGCTCTAACCCTGGAGGCCAACGGATATACCCTGTTCGGCAGACCCTCAGGATTTCTGGGCGACGGAATCCAGGACGGGCTTGGACGCCAATGTGCTCTCTGTCCCTTACGAGAGGCCAATCACAAGGGTGAGGTAGGTCACGCATTCGCCCCAGCGTTTTATGGGATGTTAACAGGCAGAGATACCCTCACACCTAACAATGACAAGACGATCAGGGCCCAACGCTTGCCAGAGAACGCCAACGGAATACGTATGAAGGTGATCATTGGATCTGAGGTGGCCTCTGAGGGTGTGAACTTGAAGTATATAAGAGAAACGCACGTTCTAGACAGCTGGTATCACTTGAACAAAACCGAACAGGTGATTGGGCGTGCGATTCGTACCTGTAGTCACGCGTTACTCCCTGAACTCAAACGAAACACGACGGTCTACCTGTATTGTGCGGTCTATCCTGACGATGAACGGGAAACCGCAGATCTCTACAGTTATCGCATGGCGTACAGGAAGGCCGTCCAAGTCGGCAGAGTAAGCCGTGTCCTCAAAACCCATGCGATTGACTGTAACCTGAATCACGATGCGATTGTGATCAAGGATCAGGCTCCAATTGAGCAAATTGACAGTCAGAGACGTGAACGAAATGATGTGAATATCAATGACCAGCCTTACACGGCCTTATGCGACTGGATTGAGGACTGTGACTACAAGTGTAAGCCCGAGATCAAGGTGAGTATTGAGGGGTCTGATGATACGACGTACAGTGAGTATTCTGCGAAGTGGCGACTCTCAGAGCTCAAGGAACGGTTTCGCCGCCTATTCGCAGCCCAGCCCTATTATCCCTACGAGTATCTGTGGTCCCAGATGTTCGATGATGTGCCTGTGATTGCGAGGGCCGAACTGTTTTCAAACATCGTGGACAATCAGTTCTTCGAAGTCGATTACAAGGGCAAGAAAGGCTATATCAAGTACTGTAATACATATTATGTCTTTCAGCCGAAGATCTACACGGATGTCCACATTCCATTGGCGATAAGAGCGGCCAGACTTCCTATTCGTCGTGATGAGTATAATCCCCAGTCGGTTGGTCTGGAGGAAGCCGAAGTTGATATTCCTGAGATGACTCGCTCGGATCTGTTTGACGCCGAGGAGACTTGGACATCCTTGAAGGCCTGGTGCCGAGAACTGGCTACAAAGGCCACCTTCACGGATATCCCTGTTCCTATTTTAAACAGAATCAAGTCCATGGTGAAGGGCGAAAAGGAAGCGAAGGACAAGTATACACAGGTCTTGGACGGAATCCAATGGATTCACGAGGGGTTTTTCCATTCCATGAAGACTCCGTCTTCAACCTTAATGGGGGTTTTCCAAAAGATTCTACTCCAGTTCTTCTGGGACAACTGGTTCACCTTGGAGGAGCAGAAATCCCTTGTATTTAGTGATGAAACGGCGAATCAGATGATTGTGGATGAAACCTATACTAAGTTGGGGTCTACTACGATTCGTCGGTTTTTTAATCCTGATGATGGGGAGCTCGTGTTTTTGTGTGGCAAAGATACGCCTTGTTCTAAAGCAGCATTAGACTACTTGATGAAGGACGCAGAGGATAAGGCAAAGTATTCGATTACGAGGTCTAAAACGGGTGAACAGTATGGGTTTTTGAGCACGGATTCGAAACACAGAATTGTGTTTAAGACGAACAAGATGCCGAAGGCGGGGTCTGAGTTGGATCGTGGAGCCATCTGTGCGATTGGAAGCAACATGGTGGACAAGAAGAACTATGTGAAGCGACTTGGCGATATTCTAAAGATGATGGGATCGATTGATCTGGACTTGGATGACCGCATCTTCATGGGAACCAGGCCCATTCGGGGTGCCACGCGTCTCTGTCTGGTGACGGAATTTGCCTTGAGGTTCATGGATGCGATTCGACTCAATGGACAGCGATGGTTCTATCGGCCCGTGGCAGCTTTTCTGACGGGCCATACGCCGGCGGGCAAAAAGAAGGTGACAAAGAAGGTATTACCGAAGGCCGAGGTTGCCAGTTCTGTTGCTAGATCTGTTACTGGTTCTGTTGCTAGTACTGTTGCTAGTAAACTAGCAACATCAGCAACATCAGCAACATCAGCAACATCAGCAAGCACCGTCAAAAAATTAGTTCGAAAGAAGGTAACTAGTAGCAGCTCTTCTGTTACAGTGCCTGTAACTTCAGCAAGTGCCAAGCTAGTTCGAAAGAAAAAGATCGGCACAATCGTCACGAATAATGAATAAATTTGATCACTATAGCCTAAACAAATAACCCTATACTACTAGGAATGGAATCAACCGCTTATTTTGAGAAAAAGATCAGCTTATCACCGACAACAATCTTTAATAAGGTTGGTCGTGATAAAAATCTGGATGAGCTATTATTACAGCAATTGAAGGAGAAATTGGAGGACAAGTGCTCAGAACATGGATTTGTGCTTCCCGGTACACTTCAGCTCATTTCACGATCCATGGGCTATTTTGAAGCAGGACGATTCACGGGAGACGCTGTCTTTTACGTGAAGGCGGAAGGAAAGGTGATTTATCCTGCTGACGGTATTCGTGTAATAGGTGAGGTGACACGTAAAAATAATATGGGTCTGATCGTGAGCTACAAGAACAATTCTCTTCGTATTCAGGTGCCACGCGATCTTCATCTGGGTGACGATTCCGATCAGTTTAGTGCGATTCAGCCTGGAGATTTTATCGAAGTTGAACTCAAGAAGTCTTTGTTCCAGATCAATGATCCTTATATTCTGACAAATGGTCGCTTTATTCGAAAGGTGTCAAGTGACGCAGTTGCTGTTCAAGCTGTAGCAGAAGGAGAGCAAGAGCAAGAGCAATCACAGGACGAAGAGGAAGGGGAAGAGGAAGACGAAGAGGAAGGGGAAGAGGAAGACGAGGAATCACAGGAGGAAGAAGAAGAATTTGAGGGATCTGCTGAGACAGAAGAGACAGCTGGAGCATTAGCTTCTGAAGAGGGATCAGCAGAGGAGGCGTCTAATGAAAGTTCAGTAGAGTCGTCTGTCCCCGAAGATGATAATTTGTCAGCTTCTGAAGAGGCAACAGCAGCAGCAGCAACAGAAACAGTAGAAAGCACTAATGCTGAAGCGGCAGCATCAATTCCAGGGTTTGAAGATGTCGTAACAACTGCCAGATTAAATAGAAAGAATCGCAAGAATCTGGCAACCGTCGGCGTAAGCAGCTAATTATTGATTGGTTAGCACTGCGATTAAACGCAGACCCTTTCCGTCCCTACGGAATTAGAGAGTATGAGTTACGAAAGGCGAAAGGTCTATTTTGAAAACCTCAAGATTTTAGTCAAATCAGAATACGAAGAAGTCTTTCGTATTCTCAAAAAACACAAAGTGGAATACACAGAAAACAGCAACGGCATTTTTTTTGATATATCCCTCCTCTCAGAAACAATATTTGAACAACTCGAAGAATACATGAAGTTCTGTCTTCAGAATCGCAAAGCGGAAGAGAACCGATCGAAGGAATTAGCGAACCTCAGTGCTGAGACGAACAAGTTCCTCCTAGAGGGCTATTCGTCTAATTAAATATTTGTATGTAACTGTAATTTGTTGTAAACAACTGTAATTTGTTGTAAACAACTGTAATTTGTTGTAAACAACTGTAATTTGTTGTAAACAACTGTAATTTGTTGTAAACAACTGTAATTTGTTGTAAACAACAAATTTAGAACCTAAATACTGACCCACTATATACAGTAAGTATGGCCCGACCTAATTATCAAAACGTCAGTATAGCACAGCTCCTTGAATGGAGTGAAGCGAATCCTCATCGTACCCATTCTCTGGAGCCGATCAAGATTCAACCCCCCGCAACCACTACCGATGCCGGCACGCCCCTCACCAAGCTCGGTCTTCCCACGTATTCCGCGATTCCTGTGTCAGGGATTCTAAGCGTGATCGCGTGGATCCGTGATCCTATGTTTTCATTGGCAAATACTACCGTTCGATCAACAATTGTCAGGGACTTGGCCACCAAGCTACAGATAGAAACTGATACGCTCGCTGGGTCTTCCTTTGCGAGGAAGCGTCGGCGTATTTTCGATGCGATCGGATCTGCCCTTCATGGAACTCCCATTGAAGATAACACATGGAAGGATCTGATCTGTGCTCTCGCCCATTTAACGGAGATTCAAATGATCTTTGTCCGAGATGCGAAGAATCTAGAGGAGAGATCGGAGGACAAGCCCGAGGAGCTCCTTGGGGCCAGCAAGGGAGGGATCTTCTTCTCCTCAAGCCCCGAGACCTGGTCGAACGAGAAGGTTACCTGGATCGCCGACTGGCACGGACGATGGATTGCGGTTCCCGAGGATACGGAAACCCGCTCTACGACGAGCAGGGTCCTGTCATTTGTCCAATCTATCGAAGACAATGGGTGGATCGTGGACTGGCCTATCGTAGATGCGACCAAGGAGGTCATCATGGAGGAGCTCCGATTCAGTCCGACATGGCAGAGCACTCATTCGAAACTCAAGAAGGATGTCTTGGCGTCTAGGTTGGGACGAGAACGGGTGATTAAGGCGTTGACCGCTCTTTAGCTCTCTAGCTTTTTAGTATGCGTCTAAAGTAGAGTATGGCCCGCAAGACTGTCAGATCATTAAAAACGTGTATTCAGGAAATGGAATCGATAAAACAGGAAAAGCTTGCGAAAGGGGAAGATACGACCCAAGAAGATGTTCAAATAAACAAATGTATGAATAAACTAAATCATACAAGAAAACAAAGAAAAGGATATAAGAAACGCGTGAAAAATCAAAGTAGAAGTCAAAGCAGACGTCTTAATCAGCAAAATCAGCAAAACCAACAAAACCAACAAAACCAACAAAATCAACCATCCAATCAGATCATACAACCCATCGCTAAAAAGCCCGAACTTGTGCTAGATAAAACCGGCACAGTCTCCCTATCCCCTGTTCGTCACAACCATCGTCTGTTCAAAAGTCGGCATAATACAAGCCGTTCCAGTTTTAAACGGGAATTATAAACATCATAATAGCTCTTATTCGTTTTTAAAAACAATGAATAAGCGATAAAAATGAATCAAAGTCGCCTAAGGTATTTTTACTATACTAACTAGAATTCATGGAGCTCTTTCCAAATGAGATCAAAAAGATCGATCGTCTGATTGAGGACTGGCTCACACACCCCGAGCAGGAACTGGAATCCACCTTTGGCAACAAGGGCAAGGTGGACGCCACGACCTTCCTGGAGATCGCCAAGCGTCTTCAGTCCAAGGGCTTTATCCCTATTCCTCAGGACGATCGTCTCAGCATCTTTCTCGTCAATTCGCCAGGGATTAAGCAAGAAAACAACATCCGTTTATCCGTTCAGGGGCTCGGTGTTCTTCAGAGCTACTGCCGATCCGATGAGATCAAAGATCTGCCCTTTACGGCAATCATAAAGGACAGCACTTCCGCAGAAGCCAATCTGGATCTAGACGAATACGATATGCGTATTAAAACCCGTCGTGAAATCCCCCTAAAGCCCGAAGATCCCTCTGTTCGTCAAATGATGTACGATTGGAACAACAAGAAGAAGGGCTTCCGTCTCATTAAGCGTTGGTCCTTCGAGGGCCCAGGGATTCGTATTGACATGTCCATGGTGTCTTCGAGCCCCACGGATAGTCGTGGTCAGTTCACAGGACAAAAGAAGTTCTTGGAAAAAGGATCGAACCTCTTCAATCAGGCTCCCATCTATGAGGTGGAGGTGGAGCTTCTCCGTGATGAGCATACCACCACTCTGGAATCTGCCAGAAAGCACTTTATTCGGGGAATCGGTGAAGTCCTAAGGGGAATCCAGAAGAACACACTCCTTGTTCGCAAGACAACCAGGGAATCCGTCTTGGCGGATTATGCCAAGCTCAACGGGTCCAGGAAGTTCCGAGGACCCACTCCTGTGACCCTGGAAATCGACAACATGAGAGCGGAAGCAGTGGCCGGCAGCGTCAACATTCGCACAGGGTATAATGTGACAGACAAGGCGGATGGACTCCGATGTCTCGGCTTCTGTGATGAAAAGGGGGAACTCTTCCTTCTCGACATGGGCCTTGGCGTTTACAGGACCGGTCAAGCATCCTTGGCCTGTGCGAACTCGCTCGTGGACGGAGAGTGGGTGACAACGGATCGTTACGATTCGGCAATCAACTACTTCCTCATCTTCGATATTGTGAAGTTTGGTGGCAAAGATGTTGCGAAGCTGCCCTTCGCCGATCCAGAGGACATGGATAATAAGGAGACACGATGGAACAAGATGACGGAATGGTCTACTGCGTGGACAGAGGGGAAGAAGGATGTTGCCCGCGGTATGACGGACGGTACTCGCCTTCAAGTGCTCAAGAAGGAGTTCGAGTTTGGCTCGGCAGCAGATCCTGAATCCATCTTCAGGGCCTGTGCCGCAACACTTCTCAGAGCAAAGACGCATCTGATCTACCACACGGACGGACTGATTCTGACGCCGAATGTGCTGGATTTGCCGAATACGAACACCTTCTATGAACAGTTCAAGTGGAAGCCGGCCATCGATAATACCATCGACTTTCTCGTCAAGTTCGAGAAGGATCCCGTCAATCCCTTGTCCGATAAGATCACTGCGGAAGTGGATCCTGTCACGGGGGAGGTGAATCGCTACAAGACCATGCGGCTCTATGTGGGAAGCAAGAAGGATCCTGCCTATGACGATCCTAGGGCCACGGTGCTCAACGAGCTGCCCCTACCCTCAAAGAACAAGACGGGGGGCGTCTATCAGCCCGTCCTCTTCTATCCCACGGATTTCCCTGATACCATGGCGAACATGGCCTATGTGCCCGTGGAACTCGATCCTGACTCTGGAATGGAGGTCGCCTCCACGGACGGGACCAATGAGCCTATTCGTCATAATACGATCGTGGAGTGTCGTTACAATCCTATGCGTGCCGCTGGCTGGCGATGGATTCCCGCCAGAATTCGCCACGATAAGACGGAACGATATCAGAAGGGGCTCAAGACCCGTGACATTTCGAGGACCTTAAACGCCCAGGCCGTGGCCGACTCCGTCTGGAACTCCATCCATGATCCTGTGACGCCCAGTATGATTAGCACAGGGGCTGAATTTCCCAATAAGAATGAGCTGGCTGTTCTCCAGGGTTCCGAGACCCATCAGCGATACTATCAGCGAGAAGCGTCTGAGGACGATCTCATGGTCATTCGAGGGCTCCGATCCTTCCACAACCACTATATCAAGGAGTTGTTGTTGTACAGACCGACAATGCTCACTTTAGACGGAAAGGGTGGTAAGAAACTCATGGATACGTCGTGTGGCCGAGCGGGCGACATCAAGCTCTGGATCGATGTAAAACCTGCCTTTGTCCTAGGTGTCGATCTGGATGGGGAAGGCATTCGGGATCCTGCGAATGGGGCTTACAGACGTCTGGTCAACTGGCAGATGAAGCTCGGGAAGGACAAGGTCCCGCCCATGCTGTTTGTCGCTGCGAATTCGTCGCAGCCTTTAGTGGATGGGGAGGCAGGGACAACGCGAGACGAGAAGAATCTGTTACGATCAGTCTTTGGCAGATCGGAGACGGACGGACAGGTGCCGCCTCTGCTCCAGGATAAGCTGGGGGGTATGCTGCGTTCAGGGGCAGATGTGGCCGTCAGCATGTTCACCTTCCACTATATGTGTAAGGACAAGGCGACCTTTGACGGGTTTCTACAGAATTTGGCGGATACCGTGAGAGTTGGGGGGTATTTTGCGGGATGCTGTACCGACGGGGATTCCGTCTTCAGCCTCCTTCAGGACACGAAGCTCGGTGGCATTCGGTCGGGCATGGCAGACAAGACGGAGATCTGGTCGATTCGCAAGCAATATGATACCGAAGAGCTCTTGGCGGATGAGACGTCGTTGGGGCATGCGATCGATGTTAAGTTCATCAGTTTAGGGGCTGACTATAAGAGGGAGTATCTGGTGAGCTTTGACTATCTTGTGACGTCTTTGAAGGCGATTGGATTTGAGTTGCTGACCGAAGAGGATCTGAAGGCGTTGCCAGGAGGGCTGAGACACAGCACGAACCTCTTCAAGAACACCTATGCGTCCATTCCAGATGCGGGCAAGAAATATCCGATGGACACTGCTGTCAAGGAATTCTCCTTCCTGAGCCGCTGGTTCCTCTTTAAGCGTGTGGGAGAGGCATCACCGGTTGAGGAGGAAGAGGCTGATGTTGCGGTTGCTACTGCGGAGGCAGTAGCAGAAGACAAGTCCTTGAAGCCTCATAAGGAGGATGCTCCCTTGATGGGGCAGGTTGCCGCTGAGGTAAAGGAAGGAGAGGAAGAGGAAGAAGCAGCAGAAGAGCCCATCGATCTATTCACCTTGCCTGGTCCTGAACGCAGATTTGAGCCCGCCGAGATCTTCATGTTCGGACCCGAAGTAGCCTTGAAGGATCCCTTCAAGATCGGTGATGATCAATCGACACGATGGCTAGCTCCCTATTGGTCTTTCCGTGTGATCGACCCCGAGGAAGAGGGGGTCTTCTATCCTACCTTGGAGCATTACTGGGAGGCTATGCGTCTGAAGCACGGGGCCAAGAAGGCTGCGTTAGCCAAGACCCTGTTGTCAACCGAGGGGTCCATTCACCAGCAGTTCTTGCCCCAGTATGTCAAGAAGTCATCGGAATCTGAGAAGGCGTACAGGGAACGTGTCCTAGATGTATTAGTCGAGGAACTGGAGGCGGTCAAGAAGGCTGTCAGTCCTGCGAACCTTCAGTCCAAGTATGGGATTTCCTTCAATGAATCGGATTGGAATGCCATGAAACCCGACTATATAAAGCAAGGGCTGGAGCAGCGTTGGACTAGGGACAAGAAGTTCCGTGAGATCGTGGAAAAGGCAAAGACTGCTGGTAAGTATCTGCTGTACTATCTGAAGCAGAAGAAGCTCGGTGGTGGGGTTGCGAATGATCTGGCCGGCAGAAGGAAGCCTGAGTCAGGACAGATTGAGGGTGAGAATCTGATCGGCAAAACTATCATGGAGATCGCTGGATTTCGAATCGAATAACTTAGAGGCTCATTACTTATTTTTTTCAGAATGGAAAAGCCAGCGACCACTCCAGACAGTATTGTAGCAGCCGTCGTCCAGAAATTCCTTCAACGATCTGAGGTCGGTCAGAAAAAGTACGGAACGACTCTGGACAGAGAGGACTTGAAGCCACTCGACTGGATCCAACATGCTCAAGAGGAACTCATGGATGGGATTTTATATCTCGAAAAGCTCAAGCAGACATTTCAGCCTAAGTAAATGACAGTTAGACTACGTAATATGCCTTATGAATCGTGGCAGATCCTCAGTAGGAGGAACGTCCATGAACGAGATCAGTATATTACGTTTGATGAACCCACTCATACGTACACAGTAAAGGGGACGTATAAGGGATATATTTCTGTCACGAAAATTATTCATGGTTTATTTCCTGAATTTGACGCCGTCAAAGTCATTCGGCAGATGCGAGCCAAACCGGATTTTGACAAGGGGGAGTACGCTGGCATGACGGACAGACAAATCATGGCGAAATGGAAAGAGGGATCGCAAGCGGGAACGAATCTCCATTTGGCGATCGAACAATTTTTGAATGAGGCTCCGCAACTTATTAATCCTGAAATTCTAAAGACAGTCGAATGGACGTATTTTATGCGGTTCTGGGACAAGTACAAGGACCAGATAACCCCTTATAGGTTGGAGTGGGAAGTCTGGATTGAGGAACTCAAGTTGGCAGGGTCCATCGATGGGGTCTTTAAGAAGACTGATGGGACCTATGCGATCTATGATTGGAAGCGATCCAAGGATATCAAGATGGAAAACAGATACCAGTCAGGGTTTGGACCGATCGCTCATTTACCCCATACGAATTATTGGCACTACACAATCCAGCTGAATATTTATCGCTGGATTCTGGAGCGGTATTATGGTTTGGTTATATCAGAAATGTTTTTAGTGATTCTTCATCCGAATTTCAAGTCGTTTCGCAGAATCGAAGTGAACAGGCTGGATGAGGAGACGGATGAGATCATGGAACTGAGACGGAAAGGGGTTGAAGGGGGGTCTGTTGTTCCTGTTTTGGTGGAGGAAGAGGGGTGTCAGATTCGGTTATAAATATTCACATGTACCTGGTTTTCCAATTGATCTAGGTTCACGTTCATGACGTCTTCCATATGAATTCGTTGTTACACATTTTAATCCATATTTACATGTTTGTGAACTATAACAAGGCCCTGTTGCCAAAAATTTTTCTTCAGGTGGTGGAGCAACCTTATTACTGGCTTTGAATTTAATAGTTCTTGATGGATTGTTATTCAAAGGAGGACTGCTGGTAACCGATCTAGATCCAACTGAAGATGGTGATCTTGATCCAACTGAAGATGGTGATCGAGAAGATGTATTACTGTCAAATTCTTCTAATAATTTATTTGCCATTCGACGAGCTGTTGCGGCGTTGTTGGATGGCTTAGATGGTGTTTTAGGAGGATCTCCACCTCGCATCCGCCTCTTCGTCTTACGCATCCCCTTCTTCTTCATCATTCTTGTTTTTTTCGCCATATCCTACTTATTCAGTCGAAATTAAACGCTGCCGCTAATCAAAAGCCTTCAAATAATTTTCAGATCCGACGCTGTTTCCAGAGTTGGCTCTTGATCTTTGAACAATCGCTGGTTTGGACGCAGACTTGGTCGCAGGCTTGGACACTGACTTAGTCGCAACTACTTCCTCTTCGTCATTTGGTACAGCCAGCAGTTCTTCCTCTTCCTCCTCTGGTGGAAGGATAGGTGCTGACGGTGGTTTGGCGGATAGGGTTGCCGAAGGTGCTTTGACGGATAGGGTGGCCGTAGATGGAAGTAATGATTTTGGAGGTGGTGGAGGGAGACTTAGAGAAGGTTTAATGGATTGTTTCACATTCGATAGTTTAGATGGAGTTGGTTCTACAGTGACTACCGTACTCTGTGGCTTAAGGGATTGGGCTAAGGCCGATTCGATGGTCGGAGCGGAGGCCTTGATTGATACTTCAGGTGGGGGAGGTAAGCTCAGAGATGCCTTTATGGATGGTTCAGGGATTGGTGGTAAACTTAATGATGCTGCTTTACTGAAAACAGGTTCACTAATTGCTTTTACTGATTTACTGGGAGCAGCAGAGGATAATGGCGTTACAGATTGCTTCAAACTTGGTATTTCTGATCCGATTGGTTTATAGGTGGAGGATTTCAAACTTACTAAAGGCTCTGATCCGATTGGTTTATAGGCAGAGGAGACAGATGCTACCTTGGCCACAGAAGGGAGCAATTCTAGACTTGCCTTCTCAGATGCTTCCTGAATGGTTGATAATGCCTTTGGCTTCTTTCGGACAAGCTTTGCTGATGCCGGAACTACAGAGGATACCTTTACTGATGGAGGAGCTGCTGCTGATGCCTTTACTGATGGAGGAGCTGCCACCGATGCCTTCAAGGATGGTGGGACTGCTGACTCTTCAGATTCCTTCGTTTCAGGCACAGCAAACAGATCTCCCACCTTAGACAGAGGAACAGCAGATTCTGGTTTAGTAGTTCCTAGTGAACTTGGAACAGTAGCAGCAGCAGCAGTAGCAACAGATGGAGCTGGAACAGTAGAAGCCTTTGAAACAGATACTACAGAAGCTGGTGCCACTTTCTTGCGAACCAGTTTGACTGTCTTGACTGTATCCCATTTACTTACCAGAGTTGCCGGCATTCGCTCCACAGACACATAGGGACTGCCAGGCTTTTCTGTCAATAGACCAAACCCATCTGCCAAGTACACAATCACAATGGCTCTGTCCTGATTCTCCTTGGCTCTTATGAAGGAGATAGATCCAGTGGCAAGGTCCACAATGCCCACAGATGTCCCTGCCAAGTCCACGTAGGCCTCGAGGGCTGGCCTAGGAATGGTAACAGTTCCAGGCTCGATATCTAGATCAGTCAATGGAACACTGAGCACCTTGGCTAAGGACGCATCGTCTTTCGCTGTCCACAGCTTATAAGGATTGGGACCTAACAGAGCAGCCAGATCGGCGGGCAAAACAGGCCCTTTCACTGGTTCTTCAGCCGTCGTCTCTGACGCCATTTCCTCATAGAACTTCGGCACGTCTTTCGGCATCCAGTCCATTCGCAACAGATTGATCCAGGTCGTCGAATTCTCAGGAATAATATACTGATCGCCCGTTCTAATCGGTCCTGTAATGGCCCTGAGCTTCTTTACCCCAAGACTTCTCAACTCTTTTCGTCTCTGGGGAAAGCGAATCAGCTCGTCCATTAAACGGTAACTGAACAGATCAGGCGTCGACACGACCCGATCAACCTTCTTGTCAGTGCCAATGGTCACCGTCGCGTCTACGTGGAGTCCACAACGCCCTTCTCCTTTCTTCCAGGCACACGATCCTGTACAGGACGCCTCATCGAGAACCCGACAGTCCTTTCTCAAAAAGGTCTCAGGCAGTTCCCAGGGTTCCGCATCAGGGACCAGCCATCGCCTCAACAAGGACCCAAAGACAATTTCTAGTCGCTTCCTCTTTTCGTAGTCTGGCAATCCGCCTTGGAACAGAATCTCTTGAAGCAAGGTTCGACCTGTGGCCGCCTGAGGCCCCGCAATCCAGTTGCTAAACATGTATCTGTATTGCTGGTACAGTTCCTCCATCTTGGCAGTCGTGGACTCCATGCGAATATCGGCCTCAGAACCACAGGGCTTGGACAGCTGCGTGTTAATCGTCCATTCCATGCGATCCACTTCGATCACGGGATAGCCTAGGCCAGCAATATCTGTTCCTTTAGACGGAGCCGATGCTCTGACGAACAGGTCATTGGCCAGCTGAATCGCACACACCTTTTTGTCCGATCGTTTGACCACGACATTCTTCACCTGATACCCCTCGTACAGGCTGAAAATGTCCTCCAAATTCGCCTTGTAATAGGCGATCAAGAGGTCCACAGGGGCTGGCGTAAAGTTCTCCATGTCCAGATAGACGTTGTATTTGTTGTCCATGCGAGGAATCCAGCCGTCGTCCACAATCGGAATGGCGACCAAGGCTGAGTCCCTTGTCAGTTTTCCCGCCTTCAAGGGGTACAGGACGCACACGGCATGGTTATAGGCGTCGCGTACTAAACCTGCTGCCTGTCGCTTGATCTTCAGGATCGCTTGACTCAAAGGCACCATCGCCAAGGAATCAACGCCTCTCTGAGGCGTATAGACCGTCCTATAGTTACTGACACACTGGGTCGTAAATTCGTTGATGCGTTGTGTCACAATGGGCGGCCAGGATCCCTCGTTCTCCCGCTTCCAGCGAATCTCATACTCATGAATGGCGACCTTTGCCCCCTTCTTGGGCTCATTGTGCGTATGGACCATGAGCTCATAGTAGCCCCTCCCATCTCGCCATACAAAGGCGAAGTCCGTGTTCTCATGACGATCCGCCGAATAGCCATAGGGCATACATCGCACCTTTACGTCTTCTTGAGCGACTGCTTCTTCCCCCTTTGTTGAAACAGGATTCCATTCCAATACAATAAGCTGGAGACCATTTCGGGTCAGAATTCCAGGCTCCGCTAAAAAGGACGAAAAGTGTCTGATTTCTTTACGCTGGGTCTTATCGTTCAAAAACTCTAAAAACCGGTTATAGGAATTGTGGATACGTCGAATCGCGTAAATATTGTCGTCGACCGGCATGTTCAGGTGGTCGGCGGCCCAGCTCTTCAGATAGGTCGTCACGACTGGCGAGTCCATGTTGTCCATAAAGTTGCCCTGGTCCTTAATGTAAATCTCCACGGGATCGGTGGGATTATAGAACTCATTCACCAGGTTGCCGAAGTTGGCTGCGATAAACATCGGGACAGTGACCTTCTCCTCGATCCGCTTCCGAACCTCCTCGATGGAATGCTGGAGCAGGAGGGGGGCGAGGACACCGAACAAGGCCTCGGTGGGCTGGGTGCCTGAGCCGCCCTCCACACGTTCCAACCGACCTATTTCCGTCCCAATTCGCAGAAACCCGTCTGAGGCGGCCCTTACTTGACGTCTGATAGCCTCCTTGATAATGATGTTTTCACTATTCTGATTGAAATATTTGTCAAAGGGGGCAGGGAGGATCGCGATCTTCCCAGGTTCATCGATGGGGTGCTTGTCGGCGAGAAGCACATAGGTGTCTCTGTGGGCGATCTGTTCGAAGTAGACACTGTAGGGGATTGCGGCATGCTGACTGGCTTTTACAGTCCGACTGACGGCGGCTGAAACCACTGTTCCAGCAACGGACTCCTCTTCGTCCTCTAGCTCTTCGTCTTCTAGCTCGCCTTCTAGCTCGCCTTCGCCTTCTAACTCTTCCTCTTCACCCTCACCCTCTTCTGATGCCAACAGAGCCTTCGATTTCTTGACCGTCTCAGCTCTGGCTTCCGTTTTAAATCGGTGATATTCCTTATCTGTGATGGACAGGATCTTGGGTGGCACGAAACAGCAGGGCAAGGCGAATCTGTTGCCCAGATCGTCCTTTTCAGGATGTGTCGAGGATCTGAGGAAGCCAATGTGTAAATGGGCCTCTGTGCCACTCGGCTTGAGTTTGCGGCGGACCACAGTATATCCTAGAATGGGCTTCTTCTGTTTCTCGCCGATGAGTTTTCCCCCGCAGAAGGGGCAAGAATCGGGCGGCTTGGCCCCTGTTTTCCCTGAACTGGGTCGCCACTTGGTGCCGGCAAAATCGGATTCCAGGATCATGATGTAATCGTAGAGGCAGAAGAGGGCAGGACAGAAATAGTGGTTCTGGGACAGAGGATCCGATCCGTATCGCGTGATACTGACGTTATAGGCACGAGGGGGTGGATCGTATTCCTCATCATCGGGACCGAGCGGATAGATGCTGAAGAAGACTTTTCCGCTTGCCACTTCGGGTTCATACTCTTCGATCATGCGATCCATCTGATCCTTCCGCAATCCAACAGGGTGTCGACCGGCCTGAGCCGCACACATACGGCCATAATTATCTGATCCAGGGGGGTCTGCGACATAGCCGAACAGACTGCCATCAAGCTCCTGGAGCTTCTGGAGGAACCAGCCAGAGGGATTGATCAGACGCTCTTCGTCAGCGTTAGCTACAAGTTTACTTGTAGCAGAGGCTACTGGTTTACCTGTAGGTTTGGCTACTGGTTTGGCGATAGATTTAGTTGATGGTTTGGCAGCTGCTGCTGAAGCAGACGCAGAAGTAGCAGACGCTACAGCGATTGAGGCCGCAGGAAGGGTCGCAGGCGTATAGGACTTTCCATCACCCGTGGTTATGCTCGGTGTTTCTCCTTCCTCCTCTTCCTCTTCATCCTCCAACAGATCTTCCATGGCAGCACTGGCTGCTGCGGTTCCAATGCCTCTACTGGCGGGTAAACTAATAGCAATAGCAGTAGCAGCAACCGATCCTCGAGAGAACGCCGTCGGTTTCTTGGTCTCCCCCGCTTCTTCAGCTAACGCAGAGGCTTCCAAGGTAGACTCCTGCTTCTGGAAGGTTGCCGCTGCCCCATCCGAGACAGTAAATAATCCCTCTTCGTCCGAAAAGAGCATTCCTAAGAGCGAGTAAATCAGTTGGAAGGACGAATAGGAGTCAATGCGAAATACCTCGAACTTGTAGTTCGGCGGCTGTCTATAGACATAGATATCCGTGCCCGCATTATACGACTCAATGAATTCCCCCGTTTCAGGAACAGCCAGGGTCACAGGATCGCGTTCCTTGAGCCACTGAATGAACTTCTGTTCCGCCTCCCTCGGATTCAGATCGAACTCTTCCTGAAGATTTTGTAGCAACTTTGGATCGATCCCTGCTCCTTCCACAGATTTCGCAGTGGAGTACTGGGATATATAGGCAAAGATGCGGTCCTGGGTGGCATAGGAGGACACTGCCTTGAAGCGAAGAGCCAGGATCGGCGGCTGAACAAAGGCCGCCTTCTCAGGCACGCCAATCTCCTGGAAAAAGGACGAAAAGAACTTGAGTCGCTGTCTGAGTTTCGTTCTCGTAATTGCGGGGGCAGAGGCCTCCTTGATCAGCTGGAACTGGAGGGCGACCTCTTTTAGCTGGAAATCGGCCGGCCTATACGGAAACACATCCAGAACATCCTTCAGAATGGGCCCGAAGTTCCTGAAATCCGTGTAAGGATCCAGGCGTTTGACGTTCTTCGGGGGCTGTAAAAGCAGATTGGCCGTCCCGTCCGCATTGATTCCAATCGTCCCATAAATGGGGGGAATCGTCCCCACAGCGTCCCTGTGAACGTATTTGACGGTGAGATAGTCCTGACCAATCACAGGGGCGATTTCCTTGGACCATTGTGTGATCACCTCAGGATTGTCCTGGGCGGGAATGGGAATCACGCCTTTCACTAGGACCTTCGTGATTGGGCTGGCTCCCGTCGGTAAAAGACGGGTAAAGGGTCGCCTATCTGTGACGGGAACCCTGTAGAAGAGGGATTCACAGCCGTCAAATTGGCCCTTGAGCTTCTGGAGCTGGAGCTTGAGCTGATACACTCCTGTGACATTGATCGGAGGCAGAGGCTCTCCGCTTTCCAGATATTCGTCGATTAATTGGAGTCGCTTGAGCCTCGTCTCCAAATGACTGTACATGGTTTTCCCGAAAGTAATATCCGATTCACTGGCCGTATAGGGTCCTTTCAGGGGAATCAGAGGAAAATAGGCCGCAAAGTGGCTGTTCCAGTCCCCCTCTGACAACGGTGTGACCCCCTGCCATCCACTGAGCATCGTATGTAGAGGAAACACATAGAGCTCTGGGATCTCCAGCAACGGAAAGACGTCCTCGAGAATGGTGCGGCCCCTCGGCATGGACGAAAGAGGAGGAAAGGCCCCTGACCTCGTGGTGAACTCGGGGATATTTTTGCTGACGGAGACCAGGGGCGACGGCAACTGAATCGCCTGATTGGGATTAGCAGATCCGGGTGCGACCCAGTTATAATCCAGGGGCAAAAAATTGGTCCCCTTTGGAATTCCGACGAACAGGAATTTGGGCAAGTATCTGGCGGCCTTGTCCTGATTTTTAAGTTTGCGTGAAATGAGCTGCTTGATTGTATCCAGCGTATCGAATGAATAGACCGATTTGGATCCGAGATCCAGCGTCTCGAACTTTGTTCCACCCATCCAGATCCGACATGAGACCGGAGCTGGCCTGCGTAAGCCTTCTAAAGGCCTCGGCCGAAGTAATTGACTAATGTCTTCTAGACCTGACGACATCCCTATCCGTCCTTTATAAAATGATTTATGGATTGGTGCCCCGTTAAAATTGAGTTATTCGTGTTACAATGTAACATGTAACATGAATACTATGAATAAAGTACATATTTGGATGGATGCGGAACATGAGCGACATCATGGAGATCGCATCCATCCTGAACATCCGAGACGCATTGATGCCATTCGTAAGCGAATGGCTTTGTGGCCACCTCAGTCCTATGTTCTCCATGAACGGACCGATCGGATTATGAAGAGGGTACCGAGCACCACGGCCTCTTGGTCATTTCTGGATGATGGAGACACCTATGTCACACCCTTTACGTCAGAGCTGTTGGACAGGGGGAAACTTATGATCGAAGAGGCTGTGGACTTGCTAGCAGACGGGCTAGCAGACGGGCTAGCAGACGGAAAGGTTAGTTCGGCGTTCGTCTGTATTCGGCCACCTGGGCATCATATGGGCTCTTCAGGCCCATCAGGCTTCTGTCACCAGAACAATGCCTGGCTAGCAGCCAAGGAGTTTTATAAGCGACGGATCAGGCATTGTACAATCTTTGACTTTGATGCTCATCATGGGGACGGCACCGAGGACTGTGTGAAGCGAGGTGGTTTAAGGGGCATCAAGTTCTGTAGCACGCACGCCTTTGGCATCAGCATCTATCCTGGGACAGGGGACAGAACAGGAAACTCTGACACGATTTTGAATATTCCGTTGTCAAAGGGCTTTAAAGGGAGTGATTATGAGGCTGTCTTGGAAACAGAAGTGATTCCCTTTCTGTCAGATTCGGAAGTGATCATTGTCAGTGCGGGCTACGATGGACATGAGGAGGACCCAATGGGTCTTCTTCAATTCCAGGATTCGACCTATGGAAAAATTGGATCTGTGTTACGAGGGTTGGGAAAACCCATTCTGTATCTATTGGAGGGTGGCTATGAGCCTACTGTGCTAGCTAGATGTGTAGAGAGGACACTGGATTTATGAGTTATTGCGTTAACCAAATATCTTTACCAAACATCCCATTTTTGATATAGAGGGTTAGCGAACTAACTTCTCCAGGAACATAGTAATATGGATTTGCTTTAATTCCAATATAATAGGGCCCTATTGTTTTATATTTAAAAAATTGGTTTTTAAACATATTTTCAATTCCATCATAATTAATTGTACCATCTTGATTAATATATTTTGGAAATGCTTTTATAATTTCAGTTCTTATTGAAACACGTTCAGGGTTTTCTTTTAGTAAGAAAGTCTCATTAGGATCTTTTTTTCGAGCCATTACATTTATACTTTTAGAATTAAACTCAAAATTATTGTTTAAAAACTTTTTTAAATTCATACGTGTAACATCATTATTATTATTACTATTATTACTATTATTATTACTATTATTATTAATATTGTTATTACTATTATTACTATTATTAGCCCCCCCTCGTATCTTCCTCGCTCTCGTCTTGCCTTTTCGCACTCTCTTCAACTTTCTTGTCACTCGCATCTACTAAACGAAGAGATTAACGTCGGCTTCGCGTCTTCTTCGCCTTTCGTCTCTTTATTGTTTTCTTTGTCTTTTTTGACTTACGCACCGATCTACGTACTGACCTACGTCTGCCTCCACGAATGATCAGGGGAGTACACGCAGATCCCACACCGCCACTAAAGGTGGTCTCGGGCTTTCCACTGCTACATGTCGGACATGAGGGCGAATAAGCGGCCTGTGTAGATCTAAAAATGGGATCGACTGACAACGACATACCTACTTATCTGGTATGTTTTATTAAGCAGTTTTTGTTGAAAATGGTTTACACCGTTTTTTTCATGGTCCCAATCTGGAAATCACCCGTATCCTTCCCAGGGTCGTACCTAGGCGAGTCCGTAATGCTCACTCCACAATAGGTCACAGGATGAGCATTGAAGTCCGTGTGCTGATATATGTTATTGGCCTCTGCCTCCTTCAAGATCCAGCCAAAGTTATTCCAGAAATCCGGTCCATGTCCAACCGACTCCGTACACACATGGCTCAGTTCATGGAGGGCGACGAAGGTCATGACGTTTTCATTCACCAAAGACTCATCCCCTCCCTGACGCTGTCTCAAACACAGGTGAATCTCTTCGCCCTTGTTGACAGAATAGGACGTATGTGACGCATCGGGAGTCGATTCAATAAACCGCTTCGGATCATCCCTATAATTCTTTCCAATGAGTTTTACCTGGGCCTTATCGGGATATTTACGCTCCAGAATCCCACATAAATTCGATATTTTGATACGCACAGTGGCCATCATATTGGCCGCTGCCTGTTTATCGGGCATATCTCGCACCCTATATGTCTTACCATCTATCGTAGACGTCACGGGAACTAAGGGATAATTGGACGAAAAGATGCCTGTCATCCAGGACGCTGTGCTCTTTAACAGATCACCCATTGGATACCTATCTATGGGGGCTATAAGTATTTTTAATCGTATTTTACCATTAAAAATATTTTGATGTGTAGATTTATCTTTAAGCATGTGTGTCTCTGATTTACGTTTAAGCACAGCCAACTTCCAAGGGTCTCCTGTTGACGTCACTCTGGATGGTGGACTGGTTGAAGATGCTGACGGACACCTGGGGATTGGGGGGCTCAGATCGGAGCTGAAGGTTGGCATTGCGAAGCGTCTGGCCGACCGTGTTGACACCAATCAAGGCACCAGCAGACAAGAAGTTCTTGCCCTTGAGGGAGCCGACGCCCATGGGGTTCTGCTGGGCATAGATGCTCTCCTGGTCCGCAGGGAGCAGCTGGACAGGGGTGAGCTGGTCACGAGGGTAGCAGCCAGCGGGGGCAGAAGCACTGCCAAACTCGGCCGGACCCTCCATGGCGGCAAGGTCCGCAAAGCCCTCCTTCTTTGCCTGAAGAGCATTAGAACCAGGACCAGCCTGAACGGTGACACCGCAGGTGCCATCTGGCTGCCTTGACTGCCCAGCAGGGCACTTATCTTCAAACGGATCCAGCTTATAGCCGTCTCCTGTCGCCTTCATTTGAGCTGGCTTAGGGGCCACATTGCCATTGCTCTTCGTCATGCCAGCACTGCTCTGAGCAGAACCGGATGCCGCCGTGCGGTTATCTGTCATCTTTCCGTTGAGCTTGGCACCCATGCCGGTACTAGCAAAGCCCTCGCTGGATCCCAGCAAGCCAAAGAGTGTAGGATCATACTGTAAAAGGATGTAAACACCCAAAATTCCGATAACGGCGACCAGAAGTACATTCTTTGTGTTGTCACCCGTGGCCATCTGTTCTATAAATGAGTTGGACAGAAATATTATTCAGAATCACTATTCTCAGAATCGTCCTCGGAGTCGTCTTCGGAATCCGAGGGGTCCGTTCCGTACTTTTGAACGTATTCTGCGTAAGCCCGCTCGGCCTTCAAATGGGCCAGTTTAGCCCGTAGGTTGGCCTCCTGTACACGGCGTTTATCCATGTGGTGTCGGGGATCAACGACGTCCAGAACCTCTGCGTTTTCATCGGTCGGCAGATCGCTGAAATCGGCGACTTCGAGATCGCCAGATTCCTCTTCTACCGGAATATCAATGAGAAGCTCTTGTTGCGACATCTTCCAGTGAACAGAAAAGGTATTCCGTAGGATGGTGATCTCAGTGGGGACGAACAGGTAATGGGCTGCGTCAGCTAATGCTGTCCCACCAGCAGATCCGGAGTCTATTATAATATGTCGAATGAGCTTCAGAAGGGCCGGTACGCTATGTTGCTTTGCGAAGTAGGGCTTTGAGAACCGGACGAACTCTTCTAGGAGCAAGGGGAGGGTACCCGACTCCGTAAGGGCCCTATGGAGAAGGCCAAGAGGATTGGCCGATCCGTCTTGCCGACCAGCCACGGACTCGTCTGTCGCAAGTTTGAAGGAGTACTGTGTATCCACGGCACCTGAAGGACTGTTGATCTTTGCGGCGACTGGCTTCTCAAAGGTAAAGACCATTTGTTCTTACCAGGATTTGTTTTAGACTAAAACAAACGAGTTGAATTATCATGGTTGATTTTAACCGGTAATGGCAGAGCCCATGGAGTCAGAGAAGTCCGCTCTTCAGAAGGACAAGTTCACCAAGATGATCCGTTCCTGGATTGACCAGTTCGCCCATGTACTACAAAGTACGGATACGAAGGAGTTCATTCAGGTCCTAGTGATAGACCCATTCTTAAAGAACATCATGGGGCAGATTTTCCCTTATATTCTCATTGGGTTCTGTCTGTTTGCTGCCGTATTTATCTTTGTTATTCTGACCTTCGTGATCATCTTGTTTCGACCATCTGCTGCTACTATTGGTGCTACTGCTGCGACTGTAGCGACTGTAGCAGCTACTGCTGCCGCAACAGCTCCAGCAAATATCTCCTGCCCTTTCTGCCACATTACGAGTGCCGCTGTAAACGCGATTCCGAAATAAGAGTTTTTGGTATATGCCTATCAGAAGAGTATGGCCGACCCCGGAGCCTTGGGGAATGATGTACGCAACTGGCTACACTACGACGGTCTGGCGACGACCTTTTTTAGACAATCCACACGAGCTCGCCAGCTCCGTGACGAATATGAGGGGAAGATCATCGATCAATTAAAGCAAAGTCGCATGGAAAATGCCGTGATCCAGATCACAAACGGCAGGATTACTGTTGTAGAAGAACGGGTTCCTCATAGCTTGACGTTACGCAGCATTGAACATCTGCTTCATGGATTTTATGCTAGAAAGGGTGTCCAGGTCAAGGATGAGGCAGCCGACATCATGAACTACATTCGCAGTCACCGAGGAGCTGAGACCGTCAAGAAACTTAAAAAGAACACGGTGGCCCCTGTTCCGCCCGTGCCTCCTCCTCTACAAGGAGGGCCCTTACAGGGTGGGCATTTACAGTAGGGGCTTTTACAAGGCTCCTCCTTGTAAAGGAAGCATCTAAGGACTCACTAATATCATACTGTATATCAAGCAGGGATTATCACCGATAATGTCATTACAGCACAACTTTCTAAGTTTTATAAAGTCAAACAATGAGCTTTACTCTGGAACACCCATTCCAGTCCACGTTTGGGCAACAGCTCTTGTACAGGATGGGATTCTGCCCATTCTCAAAGACAAGGGATTCGCATTGTCTGTCCCTACAGAAACTCTGACCAACTGCCTCTTAAATTATATGTTTTTAATGAACGAAGCAAAGTTTCACGGTAAGGTCAGTAAATACCGGTGTAAGCACGAATGTACCATACGATTTTCAATGGATCAGTTTGAACATTTTCATGAGATGGAAATGGGTCTGGATGTCTGGAACTATCTCAAACACAGATTCGAAATTTGTTTTTTAGCAGATCAAGAGGACTACGCATATAGACTCTGGCTCGAGCTCCCTCATATTGTATTTTCGCATCTAAAACTGGAAGGTTCAGAGGCGAATAGACGATTAGAAAATATGCTACGCGTTTATGACGAAGACGAAGAGGATAGTGGAAGTGACACTATTGAGACCACAAACCATCCTTGAAGGGCATCACGCCAATGGATCCCTGCTCATTCTTGAACCTCAGTTCCTTCTTTTTCTGAGCAATCACCTCGGGTGTCAAGGGAGGCCTGGGACCCCTCATCATATTCTGAACATCATGTTCCGATTCTGATGGTTTATCGCCATAGCAGGTCACACCGAAGCGAAGCTCGGGATTGTCCATGAATCCACCATTGATTCCCACGGTACCGCAGGACAAACGCTCGTCATCTGTGGAGCTGTTCTGAAGCTTGTCAAAGGTGCTCTTCTGGGTTGGGTAGACAGCCGCCTGGCCCTTGATCCTCCCGTAATTACACCAGTCGGCCCCCGAGTCCCATGCCTTCTTCACCTGATCATAGGTGGCGAGCTCGGCACCCAATGCCTTACACAGGGGTTCCGCATCGGAATAAATGTACTTATTTTCACTAACATTGAAGACTTGCTTCTTACGTTTGGGAAGCATGGTATCAATAACGGATGTGTATTCTGGAGCAATGACGGTGTCCTCCTTATTCACAACGGTTCCATCATCCTCCGTCTTCTCGTCCTCCACCTTTTCATCCTTCTTTTTAGGCTCTGGAGGTGGATTGAAAAAGTCACTGATTGCCTTGGAGATACTTTCCAGACTTATAGCAATATCATCTTTATAAAAGTACGCTAAACCTATCAGAGCTACTATAAGCGAAATACCAATTAAGATAGGGACGGACAGGAAATCTGGAAGAAAGGACTCCATTCCAGAGTTCGCATGAACCGGAATTGTTTCAATGCTGTTCTGGATCTTTTCACCCAGGTTTGCGTTCAAAGGTGCTCCCAGATTCCTCATAGAATTGCCGAGGTTGGCGGCGACCTTGGATGCCGTATTGTTAACTGTCTTGGTCGCACCGTTAACACCATTTGATGTGACATTTACAGCGGCTCCCAGAGAATTGCCAATTGTATTTACAGTATTGGTGGCAACAGTTCCAATACTTTTCAGAGTATTATTGGCTGCGTTAGTGATCGTATTGAGTGTTTTATTGGCGGCATTACCAATCGTATTTAATGCCGAGTTGGCCGCCTTAGCGTTGTTACTCTTCGGACTATTAGCAGCAGCCATATTCGGAGATTTCGGAGCCATATTCATTTTCCTCTAGTGTTGTGTGATAAAATGAGCAGCGATCATTGGGATAAAATTGACTATTATTTGACACTTTGAGTGCCAAATAATAACTATGAAACGTATTGCGATACAGATCTTTAAAGCAGTGGTCCTTATCGCAGGAATTAGCCTTATTGGTGTCGGGGCAGGTCTGGGAATAGGACCCATGATTATCGGAGGGATCATTCTCTTCATTGGAGCCGGTGTAGCTCACATTCTTACATCCATCGTAAGACCCCGTTAGAAACCGTCTTCAACCGTGCGATTCCCTCCCCTCATGTTAATATAGTTACTCTGTTGATGGGTAGCACAGACACATCCCGTGTCCGTAGAGAAGCCAGAGGGGCAGCAGTCGGGGCTGGCGATGTTGTCTCGAAAAATAAACAAACTATCGGGACCGGGAACAAATTCAGGCCCCATCATTTTTGTCGCAAAGGCAGGATAACGCCAAGAACCCTCGTCAGACTGGACCGTCAAATCATCAAACGCACCAATCTTCTTATAATCTTTACCAACGCCCGCACCATTATCTAAATAATAGGACGCAAAGCCCTCCTTCCTAGACGAGTAGACCATGACCAGATTGGCGACGAGGAGCAATAGAAGCCCTGTTATTAAAAATGCTGTCTTCATTCGGTGATTCTGTAATAGGAGACGAAGATTTATTTGCCGCCGGACTAAAAATAGATAACCTGGATGCCACGTAGGGATAGGTTTCATGGATTCTATGAACCCCCACTTCTGTAAAATCCCTGAATAGGCCAGCGTTGTAGACCTGAAAGACGCCCGACTCCGTAATCAAATGGACTCCCTCAAGCAGATCTGTCCCTGCCTTGACCGTAGAGCACCGGATCCAAGTAGACCCCTCTTTTTTAATACACGATGCTGTCCAGAGATCGGCTGAAGCACCTTGAATATGACCCTTTACAAGACCTAGAACACGCGTAACTCCTTGTTCTGACTCAATGAAATCCCCTACAAGAACCTGATCGAGACGAACAGGTTGCTTGTTGCGAATGACGCGATAGCGGGGGCTCATCAAAGAGAAGGTGCCTGCCGACTGGGTCTCTTGTAGGGACAGAATGGCAGCCACCAGGCTGTCCCATCCTGCCTGACCCGTCTCATCTTCTTCATCGATCTCTTCCCAGTCCCTGAATAGTTGTATAATTCCCTTGTTGTTTAGAATTGGGATCTGGCGACTACTCGTGTTCAGACAATAGAGTCTGTCGGAGCGTTCCTCAAGGGGCATAGCTCTCGGATCGGAACTGACAGATCGCCATGACCCCTGTTCGTCTTTCACAAGATGTGTCCCAGATACACGGATCCCATCCAGGCTGTACAGTGGTGAATCGGACCCGTCGAAGACAAAGAGGCCTTCAACTACCGTGTTCTGGGCTAATTGGTCTCCCAACTTGATTTCTGAAATGGGCTTGGTGGTACCTGAGGCCATTTGAATCGGTGTATCGGGGACAAAGCAAAATCCGCCGATCATGTCATTCGCTGCTGCTGAGGCAGATCCCACTAAGACTGCTGTGATAATGGTAAGGACCGATACGATCAAAGGAATAAAGGGGAAAAGGATGAAAAAAAGAATAATAATGATGGCCAGCATGATTCCGCAGATAATCAGAATCACATTGATCACGGTGTCAATGAAGTTCTGGATACCCTGGACTGTCGTTAATCCGACAAAGACAAAGGACACAAGGGCCGCATTGACCCGTTGAAAAGATGCCCTCAAATGCTGGGTGACAATGCCCACCTGATACGTCACGGCCTCAAATCGTTTTAGAAACGGCTCCATGAAAGACAGAAAGGCATCATATAAATTTTTTAAGAGTGCCCGAATGCCGTCCAATGCCGAACTTAACATATCGGACACTGACAACTGGCTACCGAACACGGCATAGACAGGGGCCATGGCGATTTCCAATGTCTTCTGGGCAAGTGTTTTCATACAGAAGCTGAAATTGTCAATCGCAAAGGTCACATCGTCTCGTGGATCTGATTGCGGCCTTAAATAGTAGGCAGCGAACATTATAAACGGGTTACAACGCTGAATGTCCCAGTTTTCCATGATTGTTTTACGTTCCACTGTGGCGACAGTATATCCGATCCACATGAACATGCCGAGCGTTAGAACCATGATCGGCCATAACTTCATCCCTGTTTTAGGATTGGTTATATGTTTGCTGTTGAAGCTCAGCGGTATAGAGTGTCTCGGCATCCGGGGAGCACAGCTCCATGTAGTCCCGAACCCTGATTCCACCCGTTAATTCTATTTGCGAGTTTGGAGTGACAATAAAGCCTAGGAAGACGGTATCACATTGTTCAATAGGGGCTAGAGCACACGCTCTTACCCATTGCGATTCCTCTTTGTTCCATACAAGTGTCGCAGGTCCCATACAAACACTGATTCTATCGATCATGACCCTACAGAGTTCATGGATCTGTTTATGAAGAATGCCTGTTACACGGGATCCCGTGGCCAACTGATCTCCTGTAATAAGGTATTTGGCAGGTCGGAAGGATCCATTTGCCAGTTGGACCAGCGTATCTGGATGAAGGGAAGGGCTATTTTCGAAGGATTTGTTGGCTGTCGGATCAGGACGAACAGGTATGTTGATTCGATCATGGATAAATTGAAGAGTCGCCTTGTCGGCAGTCGACGTCTCATCATAGTCACGGAACACGTAGCCCTGGATGGGGATCTGGTGATCGGATGTGTTCAGACAGATCAGACTGTGGCGTTCGTACAGGCCTGTTGGTACAGCATTAGGATGGTCTTTGGCCATGATCCACTTGTTGTCATGGACAAGGTAGTGATTGGTGCTGACATGAATGGACTGACTATCTGTCGGTAACTTCACCATGGTCTGTCCTTTGGCCGAAAAATGGAACTTCGCAGTGACTGTGGACAAGGTCGGGAGCAGAATATCACCGATCCGAATATCCTGAATCGGCAGATCCAATTCTTCTTGATTTCTCTTTACACGGAGAACTGTTTCAGGAGCAAAACAAAAGGTGTCCAGAAATCCGAAGAGTGCCGTGTCGCCAAAATTACTGACCGCCGTGATGCCTGATAGACCCATATAAATCGCACTAAACATGACGGCGTACATGCGGCCAATCATGGTTTTGATGCGAATGGCCGAGAGGCGGAGCTGGAAGAAGAAGTTATAAATGCGATCCGTGAACTCCTGGAAAATGACATTTATACCGCCGCCCATTGTCGCAGTACTTGTGCGGAGGCTGTCCATAGATTCCATAAGTGATTGTAGCATTTCGGAAAAACTGTATAACACTGACGTAAAGGGGCTGGTGACTTCGCCGGTGTAGCTTCCGAATAAATTATTCATACAGTAATTGAAATTCTCGCCAGTATCATGACCGTACAGGCTCGCAAAGGGCATGACGGTCGGCATACATCGGTATTTGTCCCAGTTCTTCCCTATTTCATCAATGCTACCCTTTGCGGACATCAGACCAATAATAATCATAAAAAGGAGCGTAATGGCTCCTTGGACAGCGATCGCATTCAGCTTGTCCCATAAATAGGGACTATCACTTGTATCGATAGGTGTTGTTATAGGCGTTGATCCTGATATTAACGGCGTAACAGCCGTAGCAGATTCGCTGCTCATTCCCTAACGTTAACTACCATTAAATTATTACTACATGATCACATGTATTAATAATTATGTACGTCATCTACTTTTGAACATATGCTTGGACATACACCATATCTTTGCTAAATTTCAGATAGGCATCTGGTTGCGAGTTCTTTGCGATATTTGCTGCCGACCTCAGAATTCCATAGACGGTCCTTGGCCCTCCCTCAATTTCCTTCATGGCCCGTTTTAAAGCGGCCTTTCTCTTGGAATCGGGAAGAGGGAAGGAATAGCCATACTTTACAAGGCGACCCCGCATAAGTCCCCCATTATTCTTGCGGGTATACTTGGGTTTTACGCAGGTCGCAGGAATATTGGCCGAATTCTTCCTGTGCCTAACCGTGTAGACTTTCTGGCCCCGTTGTACCGTATGCCCACTGTTTTTAGCAAATTTACGTATATGTCCTTCCCGAAAGATCGTTCCTGGCGGACAGTCTTGTTGTCCCTGTGGCATCCTCTACTTATAGGAATTACAAAAAATCAGTATTCTGTAAGAAAGGGAAGACACTGAACATATCATCTATGAAGTGCTTGTACGCAGCGACCAACTGCCTGTTTTTTGTTGCGTTATTTTTCACTGTCTCAGTCGTGTGATTATAAAGGTTGGTCGCAGAGTCACGACAGGACGGGGGAAGCTCTGTAAGGAAGGACTGAAAGGATTGGTCGCTGGTCTTGTTCTGGAATACTGGCACAAGGATGGCCCGGAATTTTCCGAGCAAATTCAAATATGGATTCAGAAGGCGAATGTCTTGACTGCTATTGGCCAGGACTGTCTGTGAATAGAGCTTGTGTTTGAAGTCCAGAAGCAACTGGCAAAATTTGTTATCGGGATCCTGGCATCCTTCCTCGTCGTCAAACATGTCTTCTTGTTCTTGTTGTTCTTGGTCCTCTTCATCTGATACATTGTCCTGTATTTCATCTATCGTGTCTTTTTCTGGTTCCATCCTCTAGTATTATAGGATACATAAAGTCAATTATTTAGACACAAAAAGACCATACAGGATCAAGAGACTCCCTAGGACCGTAAGACTCTGCCCAAGTCGTTTTTCAGATGTAAAGCCCTGAATAATTTGACTAGGTTGTTTTGAAGGTCCCACCGTTGGATCGAACTTCTTATTTTCTAGGGCCGTGAGCTGTGTCATTGTCATTGATGCCTGTAGATTCTGTAGCTTTGAACAATTAGGATCTGACGGATTATTACAAATTGTAGGGACTCGTTGAATAGGTCTTTGATCCGACATCCTCTACTACAATCTGTGAATTTAGAGATCACACAATAATCTATCGTATACCAGAATGTCCATCAATCCTGTAAAAGTCGATAAACAGTCTACGGAAGAGGCTATACGGGAGGCTGCCATGAAACCAGCAGAGTTTAGTCCCGTCGAACGGGCCACCTATCTTCGTCAAATAATAGGGGAACTCGTACCTCTCGTCGCTCAAGGGAAGACAAGTGATGAGCTCAAGGCATCTCATGGAGACTTTGCCAAAGGGTATCCTGAGTTGTTCAAGAAGGTCGTCGGAAAGGAGGATCTCACCCCACTTCGAACGATGTTAGGAGCCCTTGATAAAATGGCCGAAGGAAAACTTACACAGCACACGGCATCGGTCATGGTGGGTCAACAACTTGTAGATAAGTATGTAAAGCCTCAATTGAACGGTGTCGCTCCAAATAAATCGGCACACTAAAATGTTTACACCAGTGGTAGCTAATTATTTCATGATCTTTTAGCTGTTTTGTTATTGCCCCCGTTTTCTTAGCGGCATCATCCTCTTCGATAAGTGAAAAAACTTTTTCAAGGTATGACGTTTGTTTTCTCACAGAGGATGCGATTGTTTTAAGAATATAGGGATTCGGTGTAATTATTGTATTTGTTGCTTGTACGCTAATTGCTTCGGAACTGGACGAATTTGCCTCTACAACTGATGTCGCTACTGCTGTCTCACACAGACTTTTACTCCATGAACGTAACATGTTTAGAACGGATGGACTAGGGGGGCAGAATTTGTTTCCAACAAAATAAATCTCAGGATTACAGGGTCTACTCGTAGCGGGCTTATACAGCGTCCATTTTATAAAATGTCCCGATAATAACTGAATAAGCTCCTGTGTTTTGCTATGATAAATATCAAAAAATTTCAAGACAAATAGGCCACCATGTTGAAGCACCTCAAACCCAATCCTCACAGAAACGACTAACAGGGAAAAGATAGTCTGTTCTTGGGAATCATAATCCATGGAGAAATCAAAGCCGCCATCCCCAGTAAAGACATGTACCTTTTTGCTACATTCCTCAATAAACGCATTCTGATTGGCATAGTTTAAGATATCACCCGTGTCATCCGGTCCATAGACAATCTTAATATTTCGATTTTTCTTGAGAAAGGTTGCTGCTCTTTTCCATCCAGGCACATTCGCCTGCTTGGGCCTCAAGGTAATCGCGGATGACGAATAATTTTCAATTCGATACTTCGAACATTGATCTATAAAGGCCTCAATAAATCCTCCTGGTCCTTCGCAAACATGGGCCGAACGAACATGTTGTGCCTTATTTTTAACAAATTGATCATAAAAATTTGTAATGGACAAAATCTCAATCAGCTTGAAATAGGATCTAGATAATGGATGTAACAGACAAACGGACTCTGGAAAATTTGTATACTTTTTTTGCGTGTATATAAGCTCATAGGGATTCACAATTTTCTTATAATATTCCCAATCACTCATGCCTTCATCAGTTTCATACTTATTAATGCGTTTCCTCAGAAGATGTAGGGCTTCCTCTTCAGGCGTCATTGTATACGTCCATACCTCATTTGAAAGATCTGGAATTAAAAGGGTCGATTTAGAATTCCATTCCACTGATATCCAGGGAGGTTTTTCAATTACAATAGCCATACTGTATACAATCGCTAACCCTTTAGATTAATACTATTTTTTATTAAAAAAGTATTAATTTATCCTTATTTGATTATGCCGCGACTAACTCATACAACTCAATATCAGGCTCCTCTAGTCCCTTTACTTCACTTGGCAGTGTCATGTTCATCATCTGGAACTGGCTCCTGCCACAAGGATCATTCGCATCCTCTTCCAACATGTCCGTCAGATCTCCATCCTCCTCGGCCTCTTCGTCAGGCTCTTCCTCCAGATTCTTTGTCAAATGCTCCAGCATCTGGTCGTCCAAGAGGATCTGACTGAACGCCGTGCCGCCTCTGAAGGGCTGGCCTGTCATGATATTTGCCGAGACACCTGTCACAGAATCCACCTCTCCGAACAACGCAGCATTCAAGACGATCTTCGACGTCTCCTCAAAGGACATCTTGGCCAAGGGACCAATGTCATTCTTGTTAATACCATAACGATCGATGGACATGAGACGACCCGTGCGAGTAATGAAGTCGCATAGGATTCCCAAGTGACGACTATTCACCCCCACAGATCCAAAGATGGGCGAAAGCTCATTCATGAGAATCGTACGAACCGCCTCTAGACCCAGGATCTCCACAATGTCATAGATGTTCGTCGTGTACAGGCGGTTCGCATCTACCGCAGGGTGATTCATAACCTTAATGTAATTTGACCCATCCGTGTCCAGAATATACTGCTCCAGTTCCTGATACTTGCGTTCAGGGCCCTCTCCTACCAGCTCCGCCTTCTGCGTATCCTTGCGAAAGGTCACCCCCTTGATACCAGGCATGCCGCGAATCACGCAATTATTGAGGAGCTTGTTCTGAAAGAGCTTCAGGGACGTAAATTGGTCAATCGAGTCCTCTGATTGGATCCGAATCCTCATGATGAGCTTTTCGGCATTGTAATCGCTGTAGATAATCTGTGTCGTGGGATACATCTTGCGAACCACGAAGACCACGTCGGCCATTGTGATATTCTTGTTGTACATCTCCTCCCTATTGAGTTCCAGGCGTACGAGCCACTTCGAATTCGTGGCGGCGGCGAGCTCAGGCTGGCCCTGTTCCAAGAATCGGTAAAAGGCAAGAAGCTCTCTGTCCTCTTCGATCACGGACTCCTCATTCGTAGGATCCCAGTAAATCCCAATCTTATTTGTGATGTTTCGGAGCAGAGTCAGCTCCAGGTCTTGGACAAGCTGCCTGGCCTTCTCCTTCGACTTACGGAACTCGGGCTTCATATAGATCGTCAGGGACGTTGCCTTGGGATTCTTGGTGACCTTCAGAATCTCTCTGAGACGGGGAATACCCTGGGTCACGTTCGACTTACTGGCTACACCTGCCATGTGGAAGGTATTCAGGGTCAGCTGGGTCGAAGGCTCTCCAATACTCTGGGCGGCAATAATACCCACTTGCTCGCCAGGCTGGACCCAGGACTTCATGTGACCAATCACAATCAGCTCGCACAGGGTATCAAACGCATTCTTCGTGAACCGGTCCTTGACAATGAGCTTCGAAGGACTCAAATTGTAACGAAGAAGAGCCGCCCAGATTGGTACATGCTTTGTCTTCGTACGTTCAATGATGGTCTTGATCATCGTGTATACGTAGGTGGGCTGGAGGTCCGTGAAGGAATCTGGCTTCAAGCCGAATCGCACCTTCATGTTCAGGATGAGACGGCTCAGATTGACGGGGGCATTGACCGCTCCCGAATCCATAATGGATCCACGAAAGACGTCTTCGACAAGCATGCGTTGATCGGCGATCACTTCTTGGACGAACAGGGTGGCTTGATTGACTGTCTCGGGATCGAGGGTGGTTCCCTGGGGAAGTACCTTGGACCAGTCGACCGCCTTCAGACCGAAGCTATTCTCGATGTCCCCATGGCTCATCTTTTCAAGAGGAAGACTCTGGCCCTCCAACTTGGTTGCCATGATCCCGTCCTCGCCATAGTAGAACTGTACCACGTTCATGTTCGCATCACGGACGGTCCCGTCGTGCTGGACCACGATGTCCTCGAGTGCCTTGATGAGCTGACGCTGAATGTAACCCGTGTCAGCCGTCTTCACAGCCGTGTCAATCAGACCCTCACGCCCCGTCATGGCGTGGAAGTAGAACTCCTGGGGAGTCAGGCCCTTAATGAACGACGACTCCACAAAGCCACGGGCCTCGGCACCGTCGTCGTACTTCTTGTAATGAGGCAGCGTCCTGTCCGTCAACCCATATTGGATTCGCTTGCCCTCAATGGCCTGCTGGCCCACACAGGCCACCATCTGAGCAATGTTGAGCTGGTCGCCCTTGGAGCCCGACTTTACCATCGCTACCAGACGGTTCTCGGCGGACAGGGAGGCGAGACCATTCTTACCCGCATCCGCACGGACCTTCTCCAGAATAGCGAAGGCCTGGTCCTCGAATTCCTGCTGATTCGTCTTGCCCGTGTTGTTCTCAAAGAGATCCGTGTGAATCTGAAGCTGGATAGCCGCAATATCCTTCTTACACTTCTGGATGGACTCGTCGAAATCCTTCTTCGTCTTCTCATCAGCAATCAAATCGCTAATGCCCACACTGAATCCATTCAGGACCAGGAAGTCCTCCACCACTCGCTGAAGGGAATCGAGGAACATCGTGGTCTCCTTGGGACCATAGTCATTGTAGGTCACATGGACAATACCCTTGCCAGGCTTCATGTAGACATCGCCATCAATGGAGCCCTGTGTGATGTTGCCCTGGACGATCTTGACGAAGTTCGGTGACGTCTCGCCCTCCTTGGAATCGTAGGACTTGTTGCCCATGGTGATATTGAGAGGGGGAAGTAGCTTGCTCAGAACCTGCTGGCCCGTATAGTAACCGTCCTTGTCAGGGGCAGGCAGAATCCCGTCAAATCGCTTATTCCGCATCATGAGGTTCATGAATTCACGACGGGTAAAGCGAACGCCTGGCCTGGTTAGGCGAAAGGACCCCACGAGGGAATCCTGAAACACACCGATCAGCGGCTTGGCGTGCCTGGGTGTGATTATATTGTGAGGGATCGCGGCGATCTCCTCGAGCTCCATAGCTGCTTCGTAGCTCTGGGGCACGTGCATATTCATCTCTGGTGTTAATACAATAAGACAGGGTTTTCAATAATTTTTTATTATTTTGTTATACCTGAATTATTTTATTAAGCAGCCCTCCAACTTTCGAAGGAGGCCGGACTATATCTTGTGCCATCTCAGGGTGATTAAACCTTCATTGATGACCCGTTCCCATTTAGTCTCTGAACCTTCTCCATTCCCTATCATAACGGGTTTAGGAGCTTGGCTGCGGATTACCGATTTCATCTATCAATTGTTGCCTGGCAACAATTGAAGACTCATTACCAGAATTTTTACTATACCCTTGATATTTCTCCAAGGCCAGTTCTAGTTTTCACATAGAACCTTAGTATCTGATATTTTACGGACTTCCCGAACAATTTGAGGACGTTGCAAATGTTTTACTGATTTCTCTCAAGAACTCTTTCGCCCGTTCTTTAAGACTTTCTAAAGTTTCATACTTTCCCACAAAGGACGCCTTCTTATCATCTACTTTCACAATGGCAGCCAAATGGCCATCAATGTGTTTCGAGGATATGTACTGATCAAGATTAGTTAAATCTATGACCACATCACGAAACCGCTCTAATTTTTGTTTACTATGTTGAACTTGAGCTCGCTTCATTAGGGAATCACGAGCACTTTCCGTCTTAAGTGCTTCCTGAATTCCTTTTGAAATCAATTCTCTGGTGGCCTCTGTTCTACACACGCATCCACCTCTTGCTCCAGGAAGATTAGTAGTTGTCGTATCAATATTTTTCCGTCCTGTCGCAAGATATCTTCCAGCACGACCTCCTGACGTAAGGTTATAACCATTTGGATAAAGTGTATTTAATTCCGCAATATAGTGTGTTTCCCAGTGATCCATTTCTTCAATAGAACACGTTTTTAACAACACTACACTAAATACATCTTTACCATACAAGCGAATCGCATTGTTCAAATACCTAGACCCCAGTTTAGTATTACACTTTGCTTCACTTATATGATCCTGAAATCTCCCTTCGAATCCAAACGGCTTATATTTTCCCCTATTTTTACGATGACTCATAGCCTGACCAACATAGTATTTATTCGTAGCGGTATTTATGATTTTATAGATATGCCCCACGACGCCGGAGATATCCTCAAGTACACTGTTCATCTCTATCAGAACATGCGAGTTGAAACTTTAAATTCAGTATTTCATTCACTAGGTAGTTGTATGGACTCGTCACACTCTATGCGAAGTGGAAAGGCCGTGAAGTTTACACTGTTAATCTCATTAAGTACTTTCACAACTTAATAAGCAGCTACCTGTTGGCGACAAGATTTATCACCATCAAAATCAGCGTTATACGGTCTGGTAACTAACACATTCAACCTGAATGTTTTATAGGGCAGCACCTTTACACGATGTGCCATCATCGACATTTTGTGAAGCGTCGGCTGTCGGTTAAACAGCACAATGTCCCCATCGAGCAAATGGCGATTCACAATATCGCCATTGTACAGAACCACCTCCTTGGCGTTCACATGCTTCAAGGACATCATGCGGCCATCGGCCCTCACAATGGTCTTCGCCCCTGGCCAGACATCCGCCCCGTTCTGAATGAGCTTGTACAACTTGTCCTTGTTGTACTTCGTGACTCGCTCAGGAAAGGTCAAATTTGTGGCGATCTCAATGGGAACACCCAGCTCATCGATCGACACGTTGGGATCAGGCGTGATCACCGATCGAGCACTGAACTCTACTCGCTTGCCCTGAATGTTGTAACGGATACGCCCCTCCTTGGACCCCACTCGCTGCTGAATGGACTTCAAGGGTCTGCCCGATCGCTGGGCCGAAGGAGCCACCCCAGGAATCTGGTTGTCAATCAGGGTCGCCACGTGATACTGAACCACGTCTGTCATTTCGGCGATCACATGAGGCGTCGAATTGTTCTCAATCTTGGCCTGAAGCGTCCTGTCATTCTTGATAATCTCAAAGAGCTTGTGTGTCAAATCATCCTCTGACCTGGTATTATTGTCCTGAACGACTGAGGGTCTCACCTGGGGGGGCGGAATAGGCAACACGGTACAGATCATCCAATCAGGACGGCACCAAAATCGGCTCAGCCCCATGAAATCCACGTCTTCGTCTGAGATGCGTCGAAACAGGCGGTGAACGTACTCCACTTCCAAGCGTTGGTCCCTACGAGGCGTAGTGGGAGGATTTCCATTGTACACCGCCACGATCGTCGCAATCCCCTTGCGTTCGAACTTATCTGGCTGAACCGCAGCACACCCATCCTCGATCTCATGGCCACACAAGCTGATATTCGAACACAGGGATACCACTTCACGCCATCGGCTCTCTCCTCGCTTTGCGAGAATCTGCGAATGAAGCTTCTTGTCAATCTTGAGCTTGGCACACTTGATACAGACACACTTTAATACGTTCATGATGTATGGCAAGAACTGGATGAAATACACAGGTCTTGTTAACCTATAATGACCGAAGTGACCCGGACAACCGTGATTCGTTTGACCACAGGAACGACACACCTTTCCATTTTCCAGAACGCCCATGCGAGGATCGAACAAGCCACCGATTTTCGGCTCGTTTCCCTCATAGGTCGCCTGACTCGTAACTTCTACAGCAGAACGATCCTCGATCTCCTTCTGCGATAAGATACTGAATTGAACACCAATGATGGACTCCAAGTCCGAAGTGGGAGAATGAAAACCAGTCGGCATCTGTTGATTCAATATATTTAAGTCTCTAAATGGCCTTTTTAGAAGTCGCAAGCTATCAATTTTAAGACTTAATATCGTTTAGGTCGTTTCAACCTAAACTAATTCTACATCATTACATCAATGACCGATACAGAAGACTATATAGAGGACAATCCTCAACTTTCGGTTACCTATACATGGAAAGGCTGCCGAGTAATCACAGATATCACCACAGACAAGGGTACGCGAATAGAAATGGTGGATCGTCCTATCTGGGGTCTCAGTTGTTTTATGGACAAGGTTGTTCAAAGTTGTGAATTGGACGAACACAGGTATCATGGGTCATTTGTAATTTGTGGTGCCCGTCTTATCCCGAAAACAGTTACCAATCCTAAGATGTGTATATTTGGCGGGGGAGAAGGAGCTCTGGCAAGAGATATTTTTCACTATCTGCCGACCACAGAGTCTATTCACATGATCGAGTGGGACAGAGGAGTCGTCGATCTGTTTCAACAGAGGTTTCCGCAGTGGGCAAAAGGTGCCTGGGACGATTCGAGGTTGACCGTCGAATACGAGGATGCGTTTTCCATCTGTAAGGAAGAGAGGACGAACAGGTATGATATGGTGCTTGTGGATCTGTTCGATATCGAGGAATCCGATCTGACAAAATGGAAGGACTTTATTCGATCGGCAAGTCGATGGACCAGGGGATCCTTTGCCATGTACATTGGGACGCAGGCTCCCTCTGCGAAAACCAATGGCGGGATTTCAAGAAAGTTGCGTCGAACGCTGAAAGACTGTGGATTTATGACAAAATTCAAGTCTTTCTATATACCGTCATTTCATGGCTACGCGGTATTTCTTCTGGGTAAACGGCTAGTCTGAGAGGGAATAGAAATGTTCGGTTGATTGGCTGGTGTTTTTTGTGTCTGTCTTTTCTGTCTTTTCTGCCTTTTCTGTTTTGTACAGTTTGATGATCGTTGTCTTTTCTGGCAGCTTCAACTCAGTTGTTCGGATTTCTGGTTGGCTATCCATCTGTCCAAACATGCCTTTATCTTGCCTTTCCCTCTCAGCCAGCATTCGGCTCATTGCCGATTTCATTTCCTTCGCCGCCTCAGGATTGGTCGGCCGATACGAACTAGATCCATGTCCGTCAAAGCGTCGCATGCCGCATGGATTACAGCTCATTTCTTAGTAGAAAGAAAAATTGATGGACTAAAACTCACAGTAACAACTTAGACACCTATAATATAATTATCCATAATGGAAGGCACGCTTGTAACGAAAGATTATCAGCACTTCCAAGTTGTCAGTGACACAGGCCAGACTCTATATGAATTTGAAGGGGCCAAGAAGGCAAATAGGGCCTTACCAGGTGATGCCGTAAGTATTAGTCCCGATATGTCCGTCACATTGTTGGCGAGAGCTCCCCCTTTGCCGATTGCGGGCTATCTAGAACTGAACAGTAAGACTACCTACGGGATCACGGACAGAGGTCTAACCCTGTATCTCTTTGTACCGCTTGACATATCCTATCCGTCGTTCTATGTGGCGTCGTCTGAAAAAGACAGATCCCAGAAACAAGTTGCCCTCATCAAATTCCTGAGTTGGGATACCAAACAGACACTGCCACGAGGTGCCCTAGACAGACTCCTTGGACCCGCCGGCGACCTAGAGGCCGAGGAAGCCGCCCTCCTCTGGTCTGCCTGTCCCTTCAAGTCCTTAACTGAAGGACTGGCTATCCTAGATGACGACTGTCCGAAAAGAACGGAGGTCAAAGGGTTCACCTTTAACATCGACCCTGAAGGGTGTCGAGACATTGACGACTGTGTGTCCCTGGAACAGATTGACGAAAAGTCGTGGCGGATCACTGTTACGATTAGTGACGTGGCAAGCTGTGTGGAAGAAATGGGGGCGGTCGATATCATGGCGTCTACCATGGGCCAGACACTGTACAGGGACGGAAGGGCCATTCGACCCATGTTGCCCCCCTTCTTCTCCGAGGAGCACTGTTCTCTAGTCGCCGGTTCGGAGCGTCGCGGTGTATCCCTGTCCTTCTGCTGGTCTGATGGAATCACGCACACTGAATGGTCAGAGTCGACTCTTCGCAATAACACGACTTACACCTATGAGTCTGTCCCCGAAGAGCATGGAACCGTGTTACGAGGTGTTACCTCTTGTCTGGCCTCCCGAGATGTCACAGATCCCCATGAATGGATCGAAGTGCTCATGAAGTTCTACAATACGGAGGCCGCCGCCATGCTTAAAAAAGCAGGGGTTGGGATTCTGAGGCGACACTCAGAGCCTGATCAAATTCGTCTGGACAAATACAAGAGCTGGGGCCATGAATTAGCCGCTCTCGCCACCTCAGCAGCCGAATACTGTTTGGCAGATGAGGAAAACACGCGGCACTGGGGCCTAGAATCAGACGCGTACGGTCATGTAACCAGTCCCATTCGCCGTTACGCCGATCTCATGAATCAGCGAATTCTGAAACAGCTTATTCGCGGAAATATACAAGGCCTCTTTGTGTCCGTCATGTGTTCGGATTTGAACCGCAGAGCCAAGGTCGCCAAGGGGTATGAGCGGGACAGGATCTTTCTGAACTGTTTGCTGAAGGACGAAAAGCGTGTGTTTATGGGTCGTGTGTTGGATGTTGAGGTAGAGGGGGCCACTGTTCGTCTTCGCATCTGGATACCAGAGTGGCAACGAACGGTTCGATCTCGCTATAAGCTTGTTAGTGAAGAGAATGGTAACTTTATAATATCTTCGGCAGATGAATCTTTGAAACGGCTGATAATCGAGGGCATGGTCATTCGGTTCAAGTGTGCGATCAATGTGGGGGAGCGGCGATGGAAGGACCGGCTCGTCGTAAATCTTCTGGACTAATAGAATGTTCAAAGAGGTTACTGAGTTTTTCTTTCAACCCCTCGTTGCGTTCACTATTTTAGTGTTGTTTCTATTAATTTACATTTGTTTTATTGGGTATGAGGGCGGATTTACTGAAAAATTCCTCCATTTTGGTCCCGGCACAACCCCTGAAAATACCACAAACTTTATTGGAATCAAAATGGACACGTGGGAAAAAGTGGGTATTTTATATGTAGTTAGTTTTTTTAGTGCTCTTATCAATCAGTATTATGTATTTGCCGTATCTGAAAATTTAGGATCATACGTCTGGCAAAGGGCTGAAAAGGTGGTTCCTCACGACAAATTCTGGACCTATTTTATTTTATTCGCAGAACCTGTGATCGGGCAGCTGCTAGGGGTGATTGCTTTCTTTACAACCTTGACGCTCCAGCTTCAATTTATTCTTCCTGAAATGGTCGGTGGCATGATCGCTCATATTCCTGGGGTTATGCGACGTCTCGCTGATAAGGAGTTTGACCCCGAATATTTATTGAAAAATAAAAAGAAATAGATATAATCTAAAGCCCAATAACTTTATTTATTTATGATTTACTTAATAATTACGACATGTATTCATAATAAATTTGGGTTTCGTCATGCTACTTTAAGAGAAATAACATATCGTGAAGCTATTAAACTAACGCTTAAAATGTTACCAGAAGGTATTAAGCCAATTATTGTGGAAAATAATGGAAAGAGGGTCACCTATTTGAATGAGTTCGGTATTCCCGTTCTTTACACTGAAAATAATAAAAATAATTACTGGCATAAAGGAGTTAACGAGCTAGAAGATATAAAGGCGGTTATTCAGGCATTCAATATTCAAGACGAAGATATGGTTATTAAAATCACGGGTCGTTATAATCCTATTTCGAACGCCTTTTTTCGTCAGGTCCAAACAGAAGAATCAAAGTACGATGGGTTTGTAAAATTCTTTAATGTGTGTACGAAAGAATTTATGACGCATGATTGTGTACTTGGACTCTTTGCTTTAAGAGCTAAGTATTTAAAACAGTATGAAATGACGGACACTGTACGCAGCCCAGAAGCCCAGTTTGCGACATTTTGTAGGGGATTAAATGTAAAAGAGGTTCAACAACTCGATGTTCGTTGTATTTTTGCGGATAATTTAGAGGTATTAATTTGTTAATGACCTATTAAAGTCTTAAATAGAGCGAATCGGGAATCACCAGATCCCGAATAACCTGACTCTTGAGCGTCCCAATCATTTCGATCTGTTCTGTATGTTCGCAGAACGTGGCCAAACACAACCATTCATCCAACAGATTCCCCAGTTTGAGGAGACCTCGTGTAAAGTTCCCCTCAAATGTTCCATAGTCTGTACAAATTGTCGCCAGGGGTAGGTCAGGCTCGGTTAGCCATCGATAAACCGGCTCGGCCCACTGAAGCGACAGATTCCATAGTTTATCTGATTTGGCGGAACCTATTTTGTATTCTAGGTCTCCGAGTCTGTCGGCATTGGCCGACACCTGCTCCATGACATCCTTGATATCATTCGGAATCGACACATCCTTCAAGGACATGGACCAGTCCTTATCGTAATCCTCGAGGAAGACGGACAGGAGTGCGGCGAGGCCTGGACCATCCAAGGTATGGGCTGCCTTTGACAAGAAGAGTTCCGTCATGAGGAAGGGCTGGCCCTCATTGATTTCCGTGGCCAGGATGCCCTTGAGGGTCAGATCGGCCTTCGTAAGAGCGGCGGGGGTTGACTCAGATTCCTTTAAGTAGTCCGCGGCCCTCAAGAAGGCAACAGTGGGTCCAAGGTCGTCGGCATGGGCCTTCAGAGAGGTGTCATACTGTATGAGACTAGCTAGCTCTGTCTCTAGTTTCTTGAGGGCCTCGTAGTTGAGCAGGGAATAGGATAGGGGCGTGGACCAGTGTAAGGCAAGCCATTTGTCTAGTTCCTGCTTCGCCTTTTTCTGTTTGTTACCCCCGAGGGTTGTTAGGGCAGCTTCCATGCCGATTTTCTGTTCGCACAGATCGATCTGGTGGGGGGAAAGGGAGGATTTGATGGGGTCTAGACGGGCTTTCAGGGCCAGAATATCTTTGGCATTTCCTTCAATGGATGCCAGTCTCTGTTGAAACCAGTAACTCTGTTCCATCAGTTCGAGCCAGGTCGAATTTCCCGAATGGAGCGTCTTGAGCAAGAAGTCGTAGTGGAAGGTCATCTGGCTAATAATGGGGGTTCCTGAGCCCTTCATAATCTGTTGGAGTTCGAAGGCCGAGACTGGTTCACGATCAGGCAGATACAGAACCAGACCCTCTGCGTCCTTGCCTCGGCGTCCCGCTCGCCCTGCCATCTGCGTGTACTCGTCAGTTCTTAGAAGTCGCATGCCCTTTGCGTGATCATCATATTTTTTAAGGCCCGTGAAGACCACCGTTTTCGTCGGCATATTGAGTCCTACCGCGAAGGTCTCAGTCGCAAAGAGGACCTTCACCAGACCCTTACTAAACAGGATCTCCACGATCTCCTTGAGCAGAGGGAGCATTCCCGAGTGATGAAAGGCGATACCTTTGACCAGGAGATCTCTGAGCGTATGATACTGAGGGAGAGTCGCGAGGGACTTATAGCGATGAAGTTGAGCGTCAATAATATGCCCGACGTTCGCTGAATCGGAACTGTCAATGAGTTTATGGGTGATCTGGTGGGCAAAGTCCTCGCACCCCTTGCGACTGAGGACGAAGAAGAGGGCAGGGAGCTGATTACGATCTCTCAGAAGGGCCACGGTGTGATTGAGCTGATGGACAAAGGTTTTTGGCCTATGGTGTTGCTTAGCAACACCATACCCTTCGACGGGACCCTTTTCCCCCATGATCAGTTTGTTATGAACCTTGTCCTTGAATGCCGCATGACCCTCATGAATGGATTTGACCGTGGCCAAATAGTCCCTATACGTCTTGTCCTGGAAGACCTCCTTGGTCGGCGTCAAAACTGTTATGAACTCGTCTGTGATAGGATGGAGGACTCCATGGGTCAACGGCACAATGCGATACTGGGTCTGGATCAGATGAATCGGCACCTTCTTTAAGTCCCCTAGCCATCTGGCGAACAGATCGGGGCGTTCCAGGGTCGCCGACAGAAGGAGGAGCTGGACGGTCGGCGGTGCCAGGATCATGGTCTCCTCCCAGACCTTGCCTCTGTCGGGGTCCTTGATATAGTGACATTCATCGAAGACAATAGAGCCGAGGTTGTCTATGGACAGGGATGCCGTGAGACCGAGGGTCTGTGTTTTGGTCCCTTTTTTGAAGAGAAGGTTGCGGAGAATCTCAGTGGTCATGACAATAATCTGGGCATCAGGCTTGAACTTGATGTCGCCGGTCATAATGCCGACTGACGCATGGGGGTACTGTTCTGTCAGATCGTGGAATTTCTGGTTGGACAGAGACTTGATCGGCGTTGTGTAGAAGACAGTTTTCTTGAGTTCGAGGGTTCGGTGAATCAGATACTCGGCCGCCAAGGTTTTACCAGATCCCGTTTTGGCGGCGATGAGGCAATTATGCCCCTGGTACATTGCCGAAACAGCGTGTTTTTGGAAGGGATCGAGAGGGAAGGTAAACGGAACGGAGGACGGATAGGTGCTCGGTTCTGTTGTCAGATTCGGTTGTACAAGATAGGAGGACATTGTTAAATTTGGATAGGAATTGTTTAGGTATTGATTACGGTATACCATACATGATTTCAATTTTATCCCGTGCGTCGCAGAACTGTTAGACCATTGTTGTTTGTGTAACGATGCTCAAGAATCCATTCTGGATGGGCTGCCAAAAACTCCTCGACCGCTGGCCAGAGACCCTTTGTTATTTCTTCCACAGGTATACCTGTGGACTTGCTTTGTTCAACAGGATTCCAACGGTGGCGAATGGTTTCACCAACTATCGCATCCACAGTTGTATCATGTAGGATAATATAGTTGGATACAGCTGGATGCCAACGATCCAGTTCCCTCTTCAAATGACCATAGATATGCCATGTATCAATGAAGAGAAGATCAGTCGGCTCCATAGGACAAATAAGATCACTCTGCTGATAAAATGTTACCGGAATGCCTTCTGCGGCACACTCTTGGCCAAATTGAACTACGTTTCGATTAGTGTCTAAATCCGATTGATACAGATGAACATTTGACTTATCTGTCTTTGTAAGGAGACCGGCGGCAAACGCATAAGAGCTCACAACTCCACGGACACCACACTCAGTGACACGATTCACAGATGGTTCTGATGTATATTTGTAAAGTGTCGGAAGGTGCTCATGGATATCAGAGGGGGTGTTACACAAATTATTGTATTTATTTATTAATATTGACATAGTATAATTGTCTAATTGTCTAATTTAAACCAATGTTTAAGTTATTATTAGATACTATATGAATTCATGGTTTGTCTATCTACTCGTAACGGAAGAGGGTCAGACCTACGTGGGTGCCACCGTAGATCCTGATCGGAGGTTGCGGCAGCACAATGGACTGATTGTCGGGGGGGCAAGAGCAACCGCGGCCCGAGTCGGTCAAGGCCTTGTATGGCGACGCATGTGTTATGTGAGCGGATTTCCCGATAATCATGCGGCCCTCCAGTTCGAGTGGCGATGGAAGAGCCTCAGTCGGAAAAAGGACTTACAGGGCCTTGATCCTGTCTCCAGGCGTATGGAGGCCTTACAGCAGCTTTTAGCCTTGGACAGACCGACCAGCCGAGCCGAACCCTATTCGTCTTATGAGGGGGAAGGGCCAGTCGTTCACTGGGAATGAATCGGCTTAAATAATTTGTACGTTCTTAATATATAATATGGGGTTCCAGGTCTTTATAAAGACGCTAACAGGAAAAACTATTACACTTGATGTAGAACCGTCTGACAGCATAGAGGCGATTAAGGGAAAGATCCAGGACAAGGAAGGCATTCCTCCCGACCAGCAACGTCTGATCTTTGCCGGCAAGCAGCTCGAAGATGGCCGCACTCTTAGCGATTACAACATTGCCAAGGAGTCCACGCTTCACCTGGTACTCCGACTAAGAGGGTAGAGGGCTAAATTTGATTCCTATTTGTATCTGTTGTAATAGATACAAATATGAATAAAGAGAATCCGTTGATAGTCTTGAAGGAACCGATTAAGGTCTCATCGAAGAATGTTCGAGACAATATTATTGCGAAGTTGGAAACTCTGTTACCCAATGCCACATTTACAAAGCCATTTACGGCTCATTTGAAGCTTATGGGAAAGAACAAGCTGGACAAGTATAATGAAATGGAATTTGTTCTCGAAGAGTTTGGAGCAACTGTCAAGGTGAGTACGACGCTTATGGGAGGCGAACAGATGGTCTATACCTTTCCGAAGAACCCTGGACTCCCCCCTGACGATTTAATGCGAACAAAGTTTCTGGGACTGTTTTGAGATTGTATGATCCAACCTAAACCACATTAAGTTAAATTAATTAATTATAATGAGTTTTTTAAATGAAACAGAATTAGCCTCATTAGGACTAAAGAATTATGGTTCAAATGTTTTAATTAGTAGATTAGCTCAACTATATAATCCAGGAAATATTAGTGTTGGAAATAATGTACGAATTGATGCTTTTAGTGTGTTATCTAGTGGCACAGAGCCATTTATTCTAGAGGATTATATACACATATCTTCAGGAGTATATATATATGGTCAAAATGGATTTCATATGAAATCTCTTACGAATATATCGGCTGGAACTAAAATTTATACACAATCTGATTCATATTGTGGTAATTATTTAATTGGTCCCTCTATACCATTAAAATTAAGAAACGTATATGGATCGCCGCTAGTAATAGAAAAACATGTTGTAATAGGTGCTGGATGTATTGTTTTACCAGGTGTTATTCTTAGTGAAGGTGTAGCGATAGGAGCTAATTCATTAGTTCTAAAAGATTGTAAACCATGGAGTATTTACGCTGGATCTCCAGTGAAATTTATTAAAGAACGATCTAAAAAGATATTAGAATTAGAGAAAGAACTTCTTTGATATCTTAATTGTAGTTTATCTTTTATAAACGTGGTCAATTACTGCTCCATCGTTTTTAAAATCTGTGTAATGTTCTATATACTCTGGATATAATTTTAAAATAAAAGAAAAAATTATATTTCCTTGTAAATGTTTTTTGTATTCTTCATATACGTAATCAGCAAGTAGTTCCTTATTGGGATGGGAAATATTCCATCCAATATATTTTGCGGATACTACAGGTGTATCATGTATATCGATATTTAATTTCCATAATTCTGTCATATACCTATTTGTGGCATGTATCATTTGATCAAAATTATAACGCCAACGAATATTTCGTAAACTTCTTTGTAATTCTCTTTCCATTGTATTATTATGACCCCTGTACCATCCAGATGTTAAATACAGGGCTTTATTTATATTTCTTTTATTTATGAAGTCAGTATAATTTGAGTCTAGTTTTACAACATTCGAGTCACATATAAAAATATATTTATATTTTAGTAACTCAGGCACTACTTTCTCAACATAACAATTAATATAAGCTATTGTTAGTCGCATTTGAAATGGATCAGTTATATTTTTAAATGTATCCACATAAAAACATTGCCATCCTAATGATGTTGCTATACTAATATTACTACTAGAATCAGTAATATATACCGGTGTCATATTTGTAGGCAAATTGTCAGGTATTTTAAGTACAGGATCATAGTCGTAAAAATTTTTAAATACCAAACATGTATCTGACATGTTATATAATAAACTATTATTATAATTTTGTAAAATAAACACATTTATTTTACAAAGTATATCACATATGGATATCTTATATTTTTATCGTAATGCTTCGCATTCTACTTCATGTATACACAATAGCACTGGGATAAATACAGAATACTTTATCGGATCTGTATTTAATTTATCATGTAAAAAATTAATACATTGATGATCACCGCAATCATATTCTATTTTATCTGGGGCATATCCATCAAACTTAAAATCCTTGATGATTGATTTATGAATACATAAGGACGAATGAATTACATTATAAAGATTAGGTCGTACTTTTGTAATTGTAGTATAATTCTCTTTTGGTAACCTTTGTCTATTTACATGTGTACTATAATGAAATAAACAAGAAGCATCAGGATATAAAGAAAGTACATAATTTAAAATCTGAATTTTTTTAGGATGATATAGATCATCATCGTCATAGTGTAAAATATAATCACAATTATCATTTAATGCCATTTGATGTGCGTGATTAAATGCGTTTGATCCTCCTACTTTCCATAAATTTATATTTTTTGGCATATTATCACGTTCCATCGCAACAGGAAGATTAATATATGTCAATTTGTCTTTAGGAAAATCTACTAAGCAACTTTCGAACTCATCATTGTTTGTATATCGATCTCCTACAAGATATACATGCCAATTTGTACCAGTTTGATTTTTAATTAAGTTCAAACTGCGTTTCAAATAAAAGGGGGATTTTCCATTGCGACGCATATAAGTTGCCATACAAATACCAAATTTAATTGATGAAGACCGGTAGTCAGGATCTTCAGTCGCATATATCATATTTAATTTATCCATAACTGATTCTATTATAGATAAATTATATTTATTTAGGTTGAATTTATACAAGCCTTTTGATTATTTCGATAATTCTATCAATATCTTCACATGTCATATTTACATGAAATGATATACACACTATTTTATTATAAAATTCAGTAGCTATGGATGTAGGTTCCAATGGATTATAATATTTGCGACAATAAATATCGCATTTTAATAATTCCTTTATAATTTGGTCGCTTTTATCAGAAAAAAGACTTATACAAGATACAAAAGGTGTCCTGTCTGAAAAATTAGGAAATAATGTAATTGCCAAATCGTTTGTCTGATTTAAAAAATATTCATAATTTGTATTTGTTGTTTCTACAATTTTATCAAAATTATCCAAATATTGAAGAATATAAACAGCCTGTAAATCAGACATTTTATAATTTCCTCCTCGTCTATGCCATTTTGCGGTTAATGGTTCAGTATTATCAATACCAAAATTCATAATATTTCGAAGTGATCTCTCATATCTTGAATCGATAATAATACACCCTCCTTCTCCAAACCCAATTGGTTTTGTATGATGAAAACTCAGTGTTGCGACAGTTCCATAATTCGATGAATTTTTGCCTTTATAAAATGTATTTGCGGTCGCAGCATTATCAAATATCAAAAATTTATTATGTGTAGAACACCAGTCCTCATATTTTTGAATATCAACCACGTTTCCAAATACATTGGTTACAATAATTCCATCGCACGTAGAGATGTCAATCAAATTAAGATTGGGACCACCTCCTTGATCTATGTCCACGATCACAACATTATCTAGATACCCCTGTGCCGATGCCGGAAATGTAAAGGATTGTGTGGCAAATTGTAAATCTCTCTTATGATACAATTCCAGGGCAGCCACTGCTGCCCATAAAGCGACGGTACCATTCGATACACATACAACTGCTTTTGAAGCATCAATTTGAAGTATGTCTCGAACCTGTTCTTCAAGTAATTTCACACAGGGACTTCCATTCGTAAATTGATTCGATTCAATTGATTTTATTAGAAGCTCTTGAACTCGTTCATTATTAATTTTTTTTTTAGGAACCCATGATATCATTTATATTACTGTTTTAAATAATATTGTGTTTAGGTTGTATTTACGCTGACCCCGTCATATCAATTAGATCCTGTGAAACCTGTCGACGATACGCTCGTAAACCTCGCACATCCTGTTCCGTAGGAACATGGTCCGCTGACAACTGCATGAGGGCTCCTGAATTGTCAAATCGCTCGATCGTACCTTTTACAAGTTTCGCAAGAACAATTACAAAAATAAGAAGAGCGATTAAACAAACTATTTTCATTGACAATTTCATTTGTTCTATTTTAGGGCCGGTTTATTCTCCTGTAAAATTCGTTTGATTCGTACGCTTCGTTCCTGTTCTTGTTTTATTTCATTTTGACGAATAGTGGCTTGTTTGGGCCATAATCCAGGTGTTGGGGTGCGAATGACGGAGCACCAGTCGGGACCAGAGAGCTTTGCTCTCTGGTCCCCATACTTTAGATTTGGCTTTGCCAAATCTAAAGGGTCAGGGCCGGCAGGCAACGCCTGCCGGCCCACATACATCGTACAGGGCACAGCCCTGTACGATAGGTCGGGACTAGAACTTGAAACCTTCTCTGTACGTCCTTTTTCGCACATTCCTACACTCCTATCATGACGCATTAAATTCAATTTTATGAACCACGTATTTCATATTGAACATTCGGTTCCACCGTATACACATGTGTACAATTATCACTCTTTTTAAATTCTAAGGATCCATCTGGATGAATCCTTAGAAGTTTGCCTAGCTCTGTCACAGTTCCTCCTTTTTCAATGAGATTGTAGGAAGTTCCAATTTCCCAGTTCATGTTTGATTGAATTTATATATAGATAAATGGAATCAAATTTATGACCTACGATATTTTTTCGTCCGTTGAGCTGTCAGGAATTTGCCACATATATGTTTGAGTTTATTAGGATCTGATCTGTTACTTTCTAAATCTGTTGTAAATTGAGACCATCGTTTCATCCACTTTGGGTCTTGCGATTCTTCGTTTGTGTAGGCCTCTGTAAAGGTTTTGAACGCATCTAGCTTCCCTTCCAAAAAGGCTCGCACAACTGTATTGGAAGGCCACATCTGTCTATCTGGTCGCTCTACAAGATCTGGTTTCAAACATAATTCATTATGTCTTATGCGTCGTAAATTCTCTACAAATGATTTTATCACTGGCTCAGATTCAGCAAATGGTTTATTTTTGACGGAAAGGGTAAAGGTGGACCATCTTTCTTCCCAGCTAGAATCCAGTGTGTTGTTCTCTTCACAGAATGCCTTGTACATATGTTCTCTGTTTTCTTGAATAGATTCGAAGATCTGTTTGGATTTCCATTGTTTTATAGCTTCAACCTTTATGTACCCTTTCTGTGATTGAATTAATTTAACTTTTTCAGCAATCGGGTGTGTTATATCAATTGATTTTGGATAAATTATCTCATTCTTAGCGGGTACAGGATCACTGGAATATTTTATAACTTTTTTTCCTCGATTTCGTCTTTCCTGAGATATTCTACGATTTTTTTCATCATACATGAATTTTTTACAAGCTTCTATTCCTTTCTCACGTGTCAAAGTTGGTAAAGTAGTAAGTAATAAATCTAATTGTTCATCAAATAATGTTGTTTTATTATAAAGTGATTTGTACCAATCTGTAAAGTACTCTATTTTTCCCTGTGTTAAGTATGAATACACAGTAGAACTTTGAATATGTTTTTTATCTGTTAATTCCTCATGACGACTTCTTTCTTTTTCTAATTCTGATCGAATTTGTTCAATACTAATTTCTTTTGTAGATTCTGTATGATGTATATGATTTATTGCTGAAATAAATTCTGAACTTTTATTTTTTTCTTTACACCATTCAATGTAATTTATATACATACCATTTGTCATCATTTTATAAATGTCGTCTGCTGTATAGAATTCATTTCGACATTTTGAAACAGAATACACAGAAATATCTTCAAATATACTACGATTACATTTTTGCTTATTTATTTGGATACATTTATCAATAAAATCTGTATAGGATAATATCCCTTTCATTGTATTACAGTGACCACAACACGTTTTCGAATTATCAATAGAATAACATCGTATTCGTGAATCAATACGATCAATACCATTTGTATGATTGATTAGATTAGTTATACCACATAGATAGCATATTCCTTGAATTAGAGCAGTATACTCTTTTTCGGAAAGTAAGAATTCAATCTCTCGTTCTTTACTTTTTACTATATATGTAGCATAGGTTGATCTAGGTGACGAAGAAAGATAGGATTTCCATTTTTCTATAATGACTGATGAATTGGGTTCCCTTGTAATATAATAATTACAGATAGCATTTACTTTGTCTAAGAACTCAATAGGATGTTGTGTATTTTTAATAACATTACACATGGTACAACAAGATAAGCAATTTGCCAGAACATATCCTTTATTATTGTCAATTCTATCAATGCCATTTAAACGTGTAGTAGAATAAAATCCACAGTAGTAACAAGGTTGAATAACGCATTTTTCAAAGTCGCTTTCTGTAATTGTAAAGAGTAAACCACGTATATAAGCATTTTTTTGAACACATCGCCATAGTTCAGCAATTGAAATTGTTTTTTCTTCTTGTTGTGTCTTCAAATGTGTATCAGGTGATGAAATACCTACAACTGTATGCTTCTCCCGTAAAATTTCAATTGTAGAAGCAATATGCTGTTTGTCTTTATATACACAACTATTACATTTAATTCCAGATCTTACTTGATTAAAACATCCTCTATCAATATCACAATATATTATATTTTCTTTTCTTTGTGTTTCATATAATAGTTGACGAATATGTTTTTTACAATACTCATTTTCATGTATTGTATGAAATGTACAACCCTGATGTTTACAATTGAATTGTTTTCCTAATTTTTTTGCTCTACAGTGAGAACAGTTTTTATATGATACTTTTAGATCAGTTTCACTTAATTCGTTATTACATCCTCGGAAAAACATGCCGCATATAGATTTTCCTAAAGCAACTAACGATTCATATTCATAATTTCGTCTATGATATATGCAATATCCATTCTCTAATGGAATACGATCACAAGTTAGATTTATTCGCAAACCTTGTTGTACAAGAGCTTTACAAACTGGTTTTTGTTCCATCTTTAATATAAAGATAGATATATTTAACTTTTCAAATTTAAACACAAATGATGTGATTTATTGGAGTATTATAATACAATAAATATTATAGTCGATATAATAGTATTGTATATTAAACTGTGTACACAACCAGCCGGAGGATTGATACAGGTGTGTTTAATTGGAGTACGCAAGGCCGCCCATTCCGCTCATAATTCTTAATACGTTGTAGTTGGTAGCATACACACGCACCTGAGAAGACAGGTTGTAGCCCACAGCGTTGTTAGACACCGTCAGCAGCAGCGTGGTGTTATCAATACGGGACAAGTTGCATGTACCGCTGGGCTGGTGCTGCTCAGGCTGGAGAGCAAAGGAGTACACGTTGATACCAACGGCAGGGCAGTTGGTGTGGTGCTGGTAAGGCTGGACCAAGTTGAAGTAGTTGCCGTCACGCACCGAGAATCGATCGTGGCCGTTGAGCTGGAGGAGAGCCGTGATAACAGGGTTGCCACCCGCCATGCCCTCAACACGCGTGACGGAGTAACCAGACTCCAGCACGGAGCGGTCCCACCAGTCAGAGTAGTTGAAGGGCTGCTGCCCCTTCCAGGGCCCAACGATAGTGTCGTCGCAAGACACGAAGGAGTCACGCTGGACCACCCACACAAGCTCCTTGCAAGGGTGGTTGAAGTTCAGCTTGAGCTTGTTGGACGAGGAGGTGATAGACTCACCGCCCGTGAACTGGAGGACGTCGATCAGGTACTCATGGGACACCTGGGCGAACTTGCGTCGCTCATCCGTGTCCAGGTAGATGTAGTCGATGTACAGGGACGCAGCGGCCAAGCCAGTCTGGGCGACACGGTTACGAACGGAGTGGGGGTCAGAGCCCGTGCCCTGGTCCCAGCAGAGGTTGTTCAGTGTGTTGAACTCCAGGTTGAAGCGGACCTCGTGGTACTGGAGGGCGATCAGGGGCAGAGAGAGACCAGGGTTGCGGCAGAACCAGAACTGGAGAGGCACATACAGGGTGTACATGGGTGTGCAAGAGCCAACCACCTCAGACGTGTTGGGCTCACCACCATAGCAAGGGTTGTCGCAGTTGACACCGCCAGCATAGATAGTGTTGGTGAGCTCGGGCACGTTGCCAACCATCTTGGCATAACCGGCCTGCTTACCCGCCTCCTGGGTGAGCTCATTCCAGATGTGGAGCCAGTCACCATAGTGCTTGTCGATACGCTGACCACCAATCTCGAGCTCGACATACGCAATAAGGTTCTCGCCAACCCAGTTGAGCCAACGGAACTGACCGCCACTGCCGTCGGTCGCTGCATTGATCTGAACCTGAGGGAGAGTGGCCTGAAGATAGACACGGTGGATCAAGTCACCGTTACGCTGAACAGTGCAAGTGACCTTCTTGCCAAAGTTAGGGGCACCATTGAAAGGGTTCTCAATGGACTCCATGGCAAAGTTGGTGTGACGACGATAAATAACCTTGAAGACAGGTTGATACCCTCCCTTTCGGGATATTTGTGAACGGATCAGGGTTCGGGATTGGACTATAACTTAAGCTCTGTACTCATCTACAGAACCCACTACCATTTAGTCTCTGAACAGCATTCATACTGCTTGTAAATACGCAATCGCCAGATCGTATTTTTCATTATCTGAAAGTTTCTTCGATGTGAAGTACTTATTTTTAAGTGTTGGGTGATTCACAATGGCATATCCAGAACATTGCCACATCTCTGGCCGTTCTTTAACATATACCAAATACATCGGTAGATCCAAATGTGATTTTCTATGAGATATAGCAAGTTTTACTTTGTGTTCCTCAGTAAAAGTTTTGCCATAGAAATGATGCTTATCACCTGATTTTGCTGCTGAAATAGCTAATTTGGCTTCCTCAGTTCTCGGTTTCCCGAAATTATGATTCTTATCTCCAAGTTTTGCTTGTCTCATTCGCTCACACGATTGTTCACTGTGTGTACTTGCTTCACCTCCTGAACGGATATTGTATCCAAAAGGTTCTACAGTATTGTACACATGAATCATTCGTGATTCGTACAGGTTTAATTGTTCATCATTTGTTTCAAGAAGTATTTCATATTCCATTTTGTTACCATACTTTTTAATAGCATTTTCAAGTGCTATACAGTAACCAGGGCATTTGAAATGTTCCTTGATTCGTGTCTCAATAGATCGTTTTGTTTGTCCAATGTATGATTTCCCAGAGGGAGATGTTAATTTATAAATTACTCCCATTTCACTTACTATACAGATAATATTTTAAGCAGGTTAGAACTTGGCTGCGGATTGCCCATTTCAGATAATTAAATCTTCATAGCTTACATTTTTACTGTCTCTGAGTTCAGTTCTCAGCCCTTTGGACCTTTCGATCCAAAGTTAGTAGTAAGCCCTTTAGGGGGTTCCCGCAATTTGATAATGTTGCCCTAAGATTGTTGTTTACAATAATCAACTAAGATTGTTGTTTACAACGGTCAAAAGACTAGCAGCTGTGGTTTTATGAATTGGAACCACGAACGGACTTGTCGGAGTACTTATTCCAAGTTTGTACTCCCCGACTGCTTTTCCACCCCCTTCAATATGTTAAGGTGATCTGTGGGTTACCGGTGAGGTAAACGTCCTGGGCTCCGTAAGCTACAAGTTGCATCAAACCACCTCCTGTCATTTGTTATATCCTTAGTTCACAAAAAAAAATGGAATGATCGCAAATTAGTAAACGCGTTAAGTGATGTTTACCCATTTAAACAAACAGCCTATGTAACGTTCAAGACGGGATCTCAAGATGGGCGACATATCTTCTACAAAATCGAAAGCCAGTAAGTTGCCGGAGTCCCGAACCACTTTGGATGCCCTACATGGCCAAAAAATGAGCGTCTTACAGGATGAAAAAAAAAATATCGTAAATTACAAAAAAGAAATAGAGTTGCTTGGTGAAAAAATTAAAAACACCACTTCTGATATGGAAATATGGTCCCTAGAGCAACAAATGGAACGTCTTCAGAAAAAGGTAAAATCTATTGAAACTGACGGGGATATGAACAATTATTTTCTAAGAACAGGTAATATTCTGTTTGATTATTACGATGTCCAGCAAAAAATTCAACAGGGGGCGGTTGTACCAACCACCCAAACTAGGGCAAAACCAGGCAGTATTCTTGCGATTCTGAGCGATTTACAGAAGGACGAAGAGGTGGATGTTGGATTATCGATAACTTCGTCTGTTTCAATGAAACATCTTCAACGTAATAATCTGTTAAATCAGTATTTACAGATTGAAGATCCGACTGCCGTGATGAAAGCTGATGCGGAAAATGATGATGAGTGGACACATTGTGATTACTGTGGTAAAGAAATGATCATGTGTATGAATGAGGCTACGATGACCTGTTCGTCCTGTGGAAATAAGGAATTTATCTTAATTGATTCTGATAAACCGTCCTATAAGGATCCACCTCGTGAATTGGCGTATTATGCCTACAAGAAGATCAATCATTTTAATGAATGGCTTGCTCAGTTTCAGGCCAAGGAGTCAACGGAAATCCCCGCGGCCATATACGATCAGATTTTCTTACAACTTAAGAAGGAACGCATCAGCAATTTTTCAGCCCTGAAACGTACCAAGTTACGGGAGATTCTCAGACATATGGGCGAAACGAAGTATTATGAACACATTCCACACATTATCAATCGACTGTCTGGACAGAACGCTCCGTTTATGAGCAGAGAGGACGAAGAGAAGTTGCGACATATGTTTCGTGAAATCCAGCCGGCGTTCAAGAAGCATATTCCAAAGGGCCGCAGGAACTTTTTGTCATACGGATATATTCTGTACAAATTCTGTGAACTGCTGGAAATGGACGAGCATCTGGCGTGCTTTCCTTTGTTAAAGAATCGCGATAAACTTTATATTCAGGACCAGGCATGGAAGGGGATCTGTGCGGATATGAAATGGCAGTTTATTAGGACGGTTTAGAGAAGCATAGCTTCTCTAAACCCTACTTTTGTTTGTGCTAAAAGCACAAACAAAAGGACCGTGTAAAGAGCATAGCTTCTCTAAACCCTACTTTTGTTTGTGCTTTAGCACAAACAAAAAGGACCGTGTAAAGAGCTAAGCTTCTCTAAACCCCACTTATAACATATTATATTCTAATTATATAATATAGTATGTCACGAAAAACATTAAAAAGATGTAAACCTTGTACTCGCTATAATCCATTAAAAGGGTGCCGATTAGTAACAGGGAAAAAAGAAACCTGTTGTATTAACCCAGAACGTGGTTTTTGGTGTTGGGGTAAAGGGACTAAACGTAGAATATCTCGATGTATGAAACGCGAATGTTGTAAAAAATAAATAATACTATGTTTACGATGTCTCCACGATCCGAATACAACGAAGCACTGACGAATCTGTCGCCAACCATTTCATCGTACATGTGAGCGTTCCAGTTGCCAGACCAGTCTGAAAGGGATTGGAATCATTGTGAAACGCTGCCTCAATGGGACACGTTGTTTCCTGACACAAAGGTGCCTGCTCATTGATCACGGGAATTCCATTTAATGTACACTTGTACGTAGCGAGTCCATCCTCAATTTGCTTCGGGACTGTATATCCTACTGTCAAAGTCGAATTAGCTGGAGGGAGTTCATACTGAACGTTGATATCCTCTATGTGGAAGAGTGACGCCGTATCACAGTTCGTGGCGACAGGTAGTTGCTTCGAAGAGACGAACAGGGTTGTCATTAGGGCGAGCAGGACTTTCAACATTCTGATAAGTCAGGCGATTGTTTTTTTTATGATGGGTTATTAATTCCAGTAAATGCCGGCTCAGATCCCTCGACAGTCTCCATCTCTTTCAAGACTATCTCATTCTTTGGCAACTCCTTGGCCCTCCACTTCGCCATCCATTCTCGATCTCGCACCTCTTCCGCCTCCCTCCTCACCTTTTCGTCCTTTCGCATCTTCACGACTTTGAATTCCATGTCGTCATCAAATCCGTCCAGAAATTCGTTAGAGAAACTGAAATGTCCGTCGTCTCTGTTAGAAAAGAGACATCCCCCAGGCCCGTATCCCGCTCTTTGAATCCGACAGTCCAGTGTCCCGCCATCCCGCTCAATTTCCTGAATCACAGGAATCGCTCGGTCCATGACATCCGCATACAGCGTCTTGTCCTCTGCTCTCAACATCCGTTCGAAGAATTCCAGAATCGGCAGATCCTTATTTTTGTCGATTTGGACATACATTTCGTCCAGGATTTTCTTATAAGAATAGACGCTCTTCAAATGCTGCCGATAAAGTTTGAGACGAAAATGCTCCATCACCTGATCAAGCTTTCTCTCTTCGTCCCTGTGCTTGGATTCCAGTCGTTCAATAAATTTATCAAAGACAACTGTTAGTCGCTCTTTTTGGTTTGTGATCAAATCAATAAGATCGGTCATTTGAATTTAAAGAGACAATTTTCCTTAGGCTAAACCATGAATTATTTTTTTGGAACCACGACTGTAATTTTGGGCTGAGTGAGAAGAGGCACAGATGCCATTACATTACTCGTGGTTGTATCTAATGGTTTATAAATTAGCGTATGACTGAGTTCGCCACAGATCTCGGGAACTTCGAAGTTTGGAACCTTATTGAACCGCTCAAAACATGCCTTTTTTACATGTATCGGCAAAATACTATTGCCCGCTAGACTGACTTGATTAATATCTTGACGAATTGATTGTAAAAAGGTTCCACAGTTCTTGCGACTTGTGGCCGGCAGAGCCAGTTCTTCCTCTATTTTTCGCCTTATGATACCCCAGGTCGTTGAATACTGACGAAAATAGGCTGCTAATGTAGAATAGGCCATCTTTTCCTGGATCATGTTGAGAATGCTGATTACAATGGATAGGGAGCCAAAGACCCAGGCTAGTTGGAACCCATTGACCTCATAGCCGCCGGCGATCACATTGGACAGTCCCGCAACAGCGGTTACAACATTCGATGCTATCACGAGACTCTTTGCCTTCATATCATAGCTGCTGTGTGATTCGGCATGCATCCATTCAAAGCACTTGGCCTCATCGCACCAGTTGGCAAGCATATTTTCAATGGAGTGATCCCATAGAATATCTAGTTGAGAATTCGAACTGGCTGCGTCATCGGACATTTCTTAGAGGTCCACAAAATAAAGCCATTTATTCTTTTGATTCTTGAACGATCTTTGGCATCCCAATTTGAATCTGACCTAGAGCTGCTTGGACCTGAGCCTGAATCTGTGCTTGGACTTGTTCCTGAACATGGGCCTGAATCTGGGCCTTCAACTCTTCAGGATGTTGAACCGCATTTATGAGGCCTTCCGTCGTTGTCGGAACAAAGGTATTAATCTGAGATTTTATACTCTCAGAAACGGGCAAATGGTCTACTAGAGTCTGAGGATTAGCTGCTGCCGCAGTAGCGATCGCAATGGCTTCCTGTGCTTCAGGGGGCAACGCCTTTTCTGGATTGGTCAGTTTCTCTTTCATTTCATCAGAGATTGGGAGATCTTTTACAAGACTCTGGAGTTTCCCCTTATTTGCTTTCGCAATTCCTATTAGTCCCGAAATGGATCCACCTTTTCTCAAATAATTGATGGCGAAGGCAGCCGCTCCCAGGCCGACAACGCCGACCGCCACCGCTCCCAAAATCGTCGCGGTGCCAGAGGGGGCGACAGACAACATATTCGACAAAAGACTCGTTCCGTTTGTCGGATCATAGGATGGATAGGCTGTCATGTAATACAGGGGCGTCGATGTAGCCGATACATTGACAGGACTGGTTGTAGGCCAAGCCGTGACCATAAAGAGGGGGGTAGAGGTGGCAGAGAGGGTGGAGGTGGCGGTGGTCGTAGGCCATGCCGTGATGACGTATAGGGGTGTCGATGTAACAGAGGCTGTCAGAGTTTCAGTAGTGGTAGTAGTGCCAGATGCTGTAATTGTAGTGGTAGCGGTCAACGTTTCCGTTGTTGTAGCAGAAGCAGTTTGCGTAGCAGTGCCAGTCAGTGTTCCAGTTTGAGTCGACGTAGCTGTCGGTGGCAGAGCAGAGGGACTGACAGAGGCTGCTTCATTTCCCACTGTCATATCGACGCCACAGACTTCTGGTAAAGACAGAGTTGCTGAATAGGTACAGATGGGATTTTCATTCACGCCGCTCATTTGGAGGGTGGCACCGCAGGCAAGCGTTAGATGAAACTCGCGGCAACAGGAACCAGAACAGGCAGCAGGACCATACTTTTGATAGGTATATTGGCCGTTACTTGTTATGTAGGACGTGAAAGATCCGCAATTATTTCCTGCGTTTTGATTCTGCATACAGGACTGATAGGCGACGATCGTATAGCCGGGTGGGTTGAAGGTCATACCGTTTAACAGGGTGTAGAGGGAGGAGGGGCCAGTGCCGGCCATCGCCGAAATCAGAAGAGATGCAGCCGAAAAAATACGCAAAAGCATTCTAATTACACTCAAGGAAGGAATAACGTAAATTCCTCGTTTGAGTCTGTGTTATAGTAGATCTACAAAAGATCTGTGAGTGTTATGTTTATCTGTTAAACATATCACTATAATAAATAATTCACACAAAATGGAATAAGATTACAGACTCTTTTTAGTAGTCTTTATATACCTTTTGATATTGTAACAGGGGTTGGTTGGTCTTTACAGGCCTGTTTATAGGCCCTTAGGGAACCCGACGAGGTTGGCACCGATACCAAAGGAGGCACCCTGGCGTGCCGTAACACCCATGCTAGGGCTCACAACGTCCAGAATAGCAAACACGACGGCGGCGAGGACGGCCAGGGTGGCCACCTCATCCATAGGAAGAGCCTTGCGAGGGATCAACAGTGCTGCTGCCGCAACAAGGAGACCCTCTATCAGATATTTGATCACACGGTTGACAATTTCAGCGATACCACCGTCCATTTTATATTCTATCTATAGGAAAAAAATCGCAGTAGAAGACAACAATCTAAAGGACTACGTGTATAAACCGGAAGACAAGCAACCCATGACTAGTAACAAGATTGTCGAGGATTATTTGGATGAGGACGAGCCTATCAATGGACAGAGATATGCTCTGATCAGTTTCGTGAGCCCGGAAAATATCTTGGAGAAGAAGGACCTCTTCTTCTTTCAGCGTTTCCTCCAGAGCTACGAAGTCGATTTCAAGGTCAAGAATCTTGAGGCATTTTTGGCAGAATCCGTGATCAATATCAATAAGATGTTGGATGAGAAGGCTGCTTCTTTGGATAAGGATGGAAACTCGGATGCGGCGGAGGTCTACCGTAAGAACCGTCTTCCTGTAGATGGAGTCCTCGGTGACTACCAAGCCTTTGTCCGAAAGCAGCAGAAGGACATTAATAAGACAAAGATTGGGGAAGCCTATGATAATTTCCTGTTTAAGCAACAGGCTGCCTTGGAGGAAGAGTTCCATGCGAAGAATAACTTCCGTACGAGCATTCGCGGATTCAAGGTGCGATATGTAGCAAGGGACGAAAAGGATGCTGAGATGAAGGCCAAGAAGCTTCAGTCCAAGGACAAGCTTCACAATATCTATTGCTCGGAGCTGGGCAAGTGGACGCCTTGGGATCCTAAGCCACACATGGTGGAGAACCAGGAATACGCTCAGGATGAGCTCAATTCACTCATGAAGAAGTACAAGGAGAATGAGGAGAATCGATCAGTCTTCTTTGATGAGCAGAGGAAGGCAGGGGTAAAGGTAGGGGAACCAGGAGAGAAGAAGTTGTTTGGAATCACAAAGGTGGAGGAGGAGACTAAGGCGGATGGTGCTACAGTAGAAGGCAACAGTGTTCACAACTCGCTATTTGAAGGGCCTGCTGATCTAGCGATGGCCCGTAAGATGGAAGCAGTGGCTAAGACTACTGCTACAGCTGATGCTATTACAGCCGATGCTGTAACAACACCATCAGAGAATGTAACCGCAACAAATACCGAGTAATAATTCATTACAAATCATAAAATGATATTAGATGAATTTACGAGAAATAGCCCTTCACACTATCGTTGAACATGGACACAGCAATGGGCGTACAATCGTCCGCTACACCATTACAAAAGGTTCCCTCAGGGCATGTTTCGCCTTTTGAGGTAGTATTACACATATAGTATGTATCCTTGTCGGGAACGTAGCCGCGGTTACGAAGTTCGGCTTGATTTCCAGACACAACACATCCATATGATTCCATCGCCGGTACGTTCTCAAAGCCGGACATCGAGGACGATACAAAGCGAATGATATAAGATGAGGCCACAATCACGACCACGAGGACTATAAACAGGGATACAACGCCCATGGGATTCTTTACACGCGTCATTCTATTTACCGTGAATAATTAATTTCACGCGACTGTCATTGGAACCTCCATGGTATATCGGGGAGGACGAACAGGAAGTCCTGTATCTCGGCCAAGGATGGGCGGATCCTGTCCCTTACAGTATCCATTGATACACCGGTAAGGATCCGCACAGGTCGCAAAGGCCTTGCCCTCTCTTGTACGCTGATCCGGGCCACATCCCATAATCGCACATGTCCCTATAAATCCATCGATCACAGTCGGTTGAAGGAGGAACACAGTGATCGCAATGAGTGCTAACGCAACAAACACCATGCCCATGGTTGGTCTCATGTCTTTCATGATATCTCTACTAGTTAGTAGGTCTTTTTCACGGCGATTGTTGGTCCCCTTGTTTTACGCATGGCAGCAGGGTCGTAGTTATTCATCGCCTCTTCGTCCTTCTCCTTGTACATGGCAGCCGAATGGGCCCAGAACTCTGGGGCACCGATCCGGAAATCGCCATGCATCTCGGCCTTGTACCAGAAAATGGCGTCCTCCAACTTATTCGACTGGGTATTGTTGTTGATCACAAGACACTCGAAATTCTGTGTACACTGGTCCATGATCTGACAGAAAAACTCGAAGGTCGGAAAGGCAGATCCGTAGTTCTCGTAAATACGCTTTCGATTGGACATATAGGGTTCACGTAAAATGAATACGTAGTCCACGTTAGTTCTGAGAGCAGGCTGAATACCGAGGGGAAACTGCATGGTGATGATGAAGAAGACCTTGAGCCAACGCCCGTTCATGAAGAGGTATTTGATGTTCTTGTCGTGGGTCCAAGAGTCATCGTACATACAGTCATCCAGGATTAGGAAGGATCGGGGATCCAGGCGACTCGTGCCACCCCTGTCCGTCTCCGCCATGATTTTCTGCATAATCAGTTTCTGGCGTTTCACGTAATTCGCGAGGATCACGGGATTGTATTCGCCATGAATGAAAATGGGGGGCACCATTTTCTTGAAGAAACCGTTGCTCTCTTCTGTCCCCGAAATCACGGTACCGAGGGGCATATTTTGATGGTGAAATAGGAGGTCTTTCACTAGCGTCGACTTGCCTGTACGACGACGGCCGATAAAAATCACGACGGCATCTTGAGGAATATCTTTCATACTGAACTTCCGGAGGTTCACATTCATTGCTCCATTAGATGCCATTTCTGTTGTGATGGAATTTATTTAGAGATCCTTGGTCACGAATATAATTTTGTAATTATAGTAGAAAAATGGAGCGTGGATTGTCAATGTTATTACATTCGGTCATAATTGGGATAGTATTATATCTGGTAATGGTGTATGTGCTAGGACAAGCACAGCCTATTGCTGAAAATAGATCTATTTTATTGTCATGTGGCATTTTGATTTACATGATATTGTATGGTCATGGACTCCCATTGAAATTAAACAAGGACTTATAAATATATCGGTCTACGATTATTGTTTTGATTTAATCGATTAAATCAAAACAATAGTTCCTCCTGCGACCAGGAACCAGAATTCAGATTCAACCCTTTCAAAAGAGGATGTTCATGAAACAGTGTTTGATAAATCTCATGAAAGATCCATGTCGTTTTGAACCTGTGACTGATCAAATGAAAGAGGCCTTTCCGCACGTAAAGTTTCTTCAGAGGTACCATCCGGGCTTAGATGCCTTTCCCCTGGGCCTTTCAGATCGGTTGTCAGCGGCCCTTCCCACCCGTTACATCATTCAGGAATGGCTTGATACAGATCCATCTGATTGTAGGAAGAGAACTGTCAAAATTACAGATACCTCGACAGAGACATCACTAGATGTCTCGACAGAGACATCACTAGATGTCTCGACAGAGACATCACTAGATGTCTCAGGTGATACATCATCGGATGTCTCACAAGAAGCCACCGTGTTCGTCAAAACCGTCCATCTTCTTGATCCCATTGCTCTTCTTCAAAATGAATACACGATGCCTGCCCATCCCTTGCTTCCCCTCGGGACCCAATCCTGGAAAAACACGCTCCTCAAGCTTCACACACCAACTAATCAGGCCTACGTGGACGCTGTCGCATCCTATGTGCTAGGCCGTTTACGAGAACAGAATATGACGCCTCATGCTGCCTTATCCTATGGGTCGATAACCGGAATCGCAGATCGATACAAGTTCAAAATCACGGACGAATACGACAGTTATCGCCAATGTCGATGGTTCTGGAAGGGTCTGAAGACGAAATCGGCCACTCTGGAAGTGAAGAGGGACGAAGAGGATGTGCTGGAAGATCCAGAGTACATGGATCTGGTTCAAGAAATGTTTATCTGTCCATTTGACGATCTGGATCGCGTGGTTGCCGAGGAGGAAGAGCTATCTGTTGAGAAAGTAGAGGCTCTCGAAGATTCTGGGAGCCTTCACTCCTTCGATTTCGATGCTGAGGAGGAGTCTGACAAGTCTGAGGGATCCGAGAAGTCCTCAGACTCTGATTCATCTGAGTCCTCAGATGGAACCCTGTTCGACGTAAATCTAAACATGACGAACATGCCTGTAATCATGATCTGTCAGGAAGCCCAGCAGGGGACAATGGATGATCTGATGGATGAGGAAGAACTCCATGGAAATGTGCGAGATTCTGTATCCTGGGACCAGATGTGGATCGCCTGGACCTTCCAGATCGTGGCGGCTCTGTCCTTCCTACAAAAGCATATTGCGTTCACGCACAACGATCTTCATACGAACAACATCGTCTGGAGAACGACGGAGCAGACACATCTGTATTATCGGGCCCATGACGGAACCACGTTCAAGGTCCCGACCTATGGACGAATTTTCAGTCTAATCGATTTCGGGCGAGCCATTTTTCGCATTCAAGGAGAGCTCTGGATCTCCGACGATCACTGGCCAGAACACGACGCCGGCGGCCAATATAATTTTGGGCCCTTTTACGAGTTGGACAGTCCCAAAGTGTCCCCCAATCCGTCCTTCGATCTGTGCCGCCTCGCTATTTCCATGCTTGAGGGTCTCTATGATGAGCACCCTAATCGGAAAAAGGGTTCGAGTACCATCCTCAGCCAAGAGGGATCCTGGAAGGTTCATGAAACAGTGTCGCCGCTGTTTAATTTGCTGTGGACCTGGACCCTAAATGATGACGGAGAGACGCTGTTCGAGGATCGTCATGGGAACGAGAAATTCCCTGGGTTCGATCTATACATTGAAATCGCCCACAAGGTTCATGACGCTGTCCCGAAGGATCAAGTGCGTCGACCGGTCTTTGAGTCCTTCCGTTATAAGGGGAAAGTCGGGTCCGATACGACTGTTTATTCGATTTAGATACAACACATAAAACAATCAAATAAATATACCTTATATATCATTTATATAAGGTATATAAGGTATGTGTACGTAGTAGTAGCAAATGGTAAGCGTCGGGCGACTGTTTATCGGTCTGCTCTTATTAACAGGGCCTCTGATTACAGGGGCCCTGTTCAATGACACCTTAGCAACAGAGCAATCTACGGATATCGTTGAATCAATTCCTCAATCATTCGCGAGACAACTCGCCTGTGCTACCTGTGTTGCTGGTAAATACTGCTCGGGATCCACCTGCCTTACCTGTGCGGCGAATACATATAAGACAACGACATCAGGTACAGCCCCATGTACCGCCTGCTCAACGTGTGTTGCGGGATCTACCTATCAGACGGGTGCCTGTACAGCTACTACGAACAGGGCGTGTACAACATGTACGACATGTGCCGCTGGGACTTATAGGTCTACAACGTGTACAGCCTTAGCAAATACAGGCTGTATAGCGTGTGTAGCAGGGTCCACCTATAGTACCACGACGAATGCGGCAACCTGTACAACCTGTACTACATGTGCTGCTGGCACCTATGCGTCCACTGCCTGTTCTACTACGGTAAACAGAGCCTGTACTGCTTGTGTCGCTGGTACAAGTTACAGTACAACGACTAATGCGATTGCCTGTACAGCCTGTACTGTATGTGCCGCAGGAACTAGGCGAAGTACTACCTGTACGACAACAACAAATACAGGATGTACAGCTTGTGTCGCAGGGTCCACTTATAGTACAACAACAAATGCTGCGACCTGTACTGCCTGTGCTGCTGCGTGTGTCGCTGGAACCACCTATCAGTCTATCGCATGTACTGTCACGACGAACAGGGTTTGTTCGGCATGTTCGGTATGTGCTGCTGGAACATATCGATCTACGACTTGTACTGCCCTAGCTAATACTGGTTGCGTAGCGTGTGTAGCTGGATCCACCTATAGTACAACGACAAATGCCGCGACCTGTACCACATGTACTACATGTGCTGCGGGCACCTATGCGTCCACTGCCTGCTCTACTACAGTAAATAGGGCATGTACTGCTTGCGTAGCGGGATCCACATATAGTACAACAACAAATGCTGCTGCCTGTACAGCCTGTACTGTCTGTGCTGCTGGAACTAGGCGAAGTACTACCTGCTCAGTCACAGCAAATACTGCGTGTACAGCGTGTATAGCGGGATCAACCTTCAGCACAACAACCAATGCGGCGACATGTACTACCTGTGCTGCTGCTTGCGTCGCTGGCACAACCTATCAGTCTATTGCCTGTACTGTCACAACGAATAGGGTTTGTTCAGCATGTTCGGTATGTGCCGCTGGAACATATCGGTCTACAACCTGTACTGCGTTAGCCAATACAGGCTGTACAGCATGTATAGCAGGATCCACGTATAGTACCACAACAAATGCTGCGTCCTGTACGACTTGTAGTACATGTGCTGCTGGCACCTATGCGTCCACTGCCTGCTCTGTTACCGTGAACAGGGCATGTACAGCATGCGTAGCGGGATCCACGTATAGTACAACGACAAATGCTGTGTCTTGTACAGCCTGTACTGTATGTGCCGCTGGAACTAGGCGAAGTACGACTTGTACTATCACAGCAAATACTGCGTGTACAGCTTGTGTCGCAGGATCCACTTATAGTACAACCACCAATGCGGCGACCTGTACTACCTGTGCTGCTGCCTGTATCGCAGGCACAACCTATCAGTCCACTGCTTGTACAGTCACGACGAATAGAGTTTGTTCGGCTTGTTCTGTATGTCCCGCTGGAACATATCGGTCTACAGCCTGTACTGCGTTAGCCAATACTGGGTGTATATCCTGTGTAGCAGGGTCCACTTATAGCACCATAACGAATGCCGCGACCTGTACCACCTGCTCTACATGTGCGGCAGGCACCTATGCGTCTACCCCTTGTTCTGTTACTGTGAACAGGGCCTGTACTGCTTGTGTAGCAGGGACAAGTTATAGCACAATAACGAATGCCGCTACCTGTACAGCCTGTACTGTTTGTGCCGCTGGAACAAGGCGAAGTACTACCTGTACTGTAACCGCTAACACTGGGTGTACAGCCTGTGTCGCAGGCTCTACCTTCAGTACCACCACGAATGCAGCCACCTGTACCACTTGTGCTGCCGCCTGTATCGCAGGCACAACCTATCAGTCCACTGCGTGTACAGTCACGACGAACAGGGTTTGTAGTGCTTGTTCTGTATGTGCTGCTGGCACGTTTAGGGCCACGACATGTACAGCCCTAGCCAATACTGGGTGTACAGCGTGTGTCGCAGGATCCACGTATAGCACCACGACGAATGCCGCGACCTGTACTACCTGTACGTCGTGTGCTGCTGGATCCTATGCGTCCACAGCCTGTTCTGTTACAGTAAATAGGGTTTGTAGTTCATGTGTAGCAGGAACAAGTTACAGTACCACGACAAATGCCGCTATCTGTACAGCCTGTACTGTCTGTGCCGCTGGCACTAGGCGAAGTACGACTTGTACTATAACCGCTAACACAGGATGTATCGCTTGTGTCGCAGGATCCACATACAGTACAACGACGAATGCGGCAACCTGTACAACTTGTTCAGCAGCGTGTGTCGCAGGGACCACCTACCAGTCAACAGCTTGTACAGTATCGACGAACAGGGTTTGTAGTGCTTGTACGGTGTGTGCCGCTGGGACATATCGATCTACGACCTGTACAGCCCTAGCAAATACGGGTTGTACTTCCTGTATCGCAGGGTCCACATACAGTATCACAACGAATGCCGCGACCTGTACTGCTTGTTCAGCTGCCTGTGTCGCAGGAACAACCTATCAGTCTATCGCATGTACTGTCACGACCAACAGGGTTTGTAGTGCTTGTTCTGTGTGTCCCGCTGGGACTAGGAGAACCAGTGCCTGTACCGCGTTAGCAAACACCGGTTGTACTGCCTGTGTCGCAGGATCAACCTATAGTACCACGACCAATGCCGCAACCTGTACCGCATGTACAACATGCCTTATAGGCCAATCAGAGACTGTTGCCTGTACTGTCACAACGAATCGTGTTTGTGCGTATTTGTCACAGACACCAACCGTTACAATGACCGTGACACCTTCTTTCACCACCTCTTCGTCTCGAACGGCGTCTACTACCATAACTGGATCGAACACTATATCATCCTCGACATCAGGTACTCGATCCCCCACTAAAACGGGAACTAGGTCAGTAACGGCCTCTCGAAGTAGTACAATCTTAGTTATATCCTCAACATCCTCGAATACTATTACTCAATCTGGAACTGCTTTGAACACACCGAGTCAAACGATTACACAAACCCCCTCAAATACCATAACTCAGTCTGGAACTGCGTTGAACACGCCGAGTCAGACTAAATCCCAGACCCCCTCGAATACCATAACTCAGTCTGGGACTGCGTTGAACACACCGAGTCAGACTAGGTCACAAACCCCCTCGAATACCATTACACAAACGGGGACAGCCTTGAACACACCGAGTCAGACTAAATCTCAGACACCCTCAAATACCATAACTCAGTCTGGGACTGCCTTAAATACACCGAGTCAGACTAAATCCCAGACCCCCTCGAATACCATTACACAAACGGGGACAGCCTTGAACACACCGAGTCAGACTAAATCTCAGACACCCTCGAATACTATTACTCAATCTGGAACTGCTTTGAACACACCGAGTCAGACTAGGTCACAAACCCCCTCAAATACCATAACTCAGTCTGGGACTGCGTTGAACACACCGAGTCAGACTAAATCCCAGACCCCCTCCAATACCATTACACAAACGGGGACAGCCTTGAACACACCGAGTCAGACTAAATCTCAGACACCCTCAAATACCATAACTCAGTCTGGGACTGCCTTAAATACGCCGAGTCAGACTAGGTCACAAACCCCCTCGAATACAATTACTCAATCTGGGACTGCGTTGATCACACCCAGTCAAACTAAATCTCAGACACCCTCAAATACCATAACTCAGTCTGGGACTGCCTTAACCACACCGAGCCAAACCAGATCACAAACCCCCTCGAATACCATTACACAAACGGGGACAGCCTTGAACACACCGAGTCAGACTAAATCTCAGACACCCTCAAATACCATAACTCAGTCTGGGACTGCTTTGAACACACCGAGTCAGACTAAATCTCAGACACCCTCGAATACAATTACTCAATCTGGAACTGCTTTGAACACACCGAGTCAGACTAAATCTCAGACACCCTCGAATACAATTACTCAGTCTGGGACTGCCTTAACCACACCGAGCCAAACCAGATCACAAACCCCCTCGAATACAATTACTCGGTCTGAGACTGCTTTGATCACACCCAGTCAGACTAAATCACAGACAGGCACGCCATCTGTTTCACCTAGTCAGACGATTACACAGACACCCTCCAATACCATTTCTCAATCAGGGACACCATCTGTTTCTGCCAGTCAAACAATTACACAGACCCCCTCGAATACTATCACTCGGTCTGGGACTGCGTTGGTCACACCGAGTCAAACTAAATCTCAGACTCCTTCGAATACAATTACTCGGTCTGGGACAGGCTTAAATACACCCAGTCAGACCAGATCCCAGACTCCCTCGAATACCATTTCTCAAACTGGAACCCCTTCCAATACACAGAGTCAAACTAGAACCCAGACACCCTCGAACACCATAACACAAACTGGAACCCCTTCCAATACACCAAGTCAGACCAGATCCCAGACTCCCTCGAATACCATTTCTCAAACAGGGACAGCCTCGAATACACCCAGTCAGACTAGGACAAAGACTCCCTCCAATACCATTTCACAGACAGGAACAGCCTCGAATACACCCAGTCAGACCAGGTCACAGACTCCCTCAAATACCATAACACAAACTGGAACCAATACAATCTCACAAACGATAACCCCGTCTGTTTCAGCCAGTCAGACATCCACTCAAACACCAAGCAATACCGCCTCTAATACAATCACTAGAACGAGTACAATCACACAAACCCCTAGTAAAACCCCTTCCAATACACGCTCAGGAACTGTAACACAGACCGCTTCGCCCAAAAAAACTGCCTCTTTCACCGTCACACCCTCCGTTACCGCTACCAATACGATCAGTAAGACAGCCACTGGGTCACAGACCATCACAAAGTCTGGAACACAGACGCAAACTCCCTCCAATACAATTACTAAAACCCCAACACAGACGTCTTCCAATACAAATACGCAATCCCAAACCATAACCCCTTCCAACACGGTCACGATATCATCGACCGTAACCACAACCCCCTCCAATACACCCTCTCCGTCCAATACACCATCCAATACACCTTCCAAATCAGTTACAGTAAGTCCTTCTAATTCAGGGACTCGAACACAGACTAACACCAATACTGTAAGTCAGACGCCATCAAATACCGTGACTGGATCAGGAACACAGACGCCATCGAAAACAGGATCCCAGACAGTAACAATCAGTCAAACACCTAGTCGAACGCCCTCTAATACCCCATCCAACAGTGTAACACCTAGTCAAACTGGGTCTTGTGAGCCTTCCAATACACCATCTGTCACGGCATCAAATACTCGTACTAGAACGACAACAAGTTCAGGAACCAATACACGCACATCCTCTGTCACACCAAGTCAAACTGAATCACATACTCCTGCTCAAACTGGTACACAGACCAGTACGCGTACCAGTACGCCATCGCAGACTAGCACAGCGACGCAAACGGGTTCACAGACGCCATCGAATACTCCCTCCGTTTCTGGAACGCAGACAACAACCGCAACGACTACACCCTCGAATACCCCTTCTATCACTGCCTCCGGTACACCCCCCGTTACAGGAACAACCAGTCAAACTGGGACTCCTTCTTCGACGAAAACGGGGTCCAGATCGGTCACGGAAACAGGTACGCCATCTCCAGGCTCCACCCCCTCATTGACACCCCCTGTAACAAAGACTCAGACCCCATCTGGATCACCCTCCAATACGCCGAGTGTTAGTCCAAGCATCACCGCATCCACGACACAAACAGGTACATTAACACAGACTGCCAGTCAAACTGGCACTAAGTCAGGTACGCCCAATCAAACTCCCTCTTCCTCCTCAACTGTCAATCCCTCGCCCTCTATCACAAGTTCCTCAACTCAATCTGGCACTGGCAGTCAAACGGTCTCGAGTACTCCTACTCTTACGCCCTCCAATACCCCTAGCCGAACTATCACGCCCTCCAATACGCCATCCAATACACCAACACAAACGAACACGATGTCACAAACGGCAAGTCATACTGTAACCAATACACAGAGTCAAACAACTACAGGAGCTGTTACCAGCTCTCTGACAAATACGATTACGTCTTCCGTCACATCTACCATTTCTATGACAATTACACCATCTAACACCCCTTCTAATACGGCAACTAAATCACAAACACCATCGAATACACCCTCTAATAGTCAAACCCCCAGTCAAACCCCTTCCAATACGGTCAGTCCGTCAGTGACCCCTGTCCAGACGGATACTGTTTCACCGACGAATACAAAGACACCTACCATCACGCCGTCTGTCACGGCCTCTACCTCAAGTACCCCTTCGAACACCGCTAGTCGAACCAGTACAACAACGGGAACGAACTCTCAGACAATAACATCAACCCAGTCCTCTACAGTCACATCCTCCGCTACAATGACCCCCTCGAACACGATAACGCAGTCAATCACAGCCCTAAGTACACTTACCCCTTCTAGCACGATGAGCCCCTCCAATACCCGATCGAATACAATTACAACCACTGCGACCAAAACCGCGACGAAAACGCCGTCCCTTACGATGACCTCTTCTAACACACCCTCTTCGTCATATACTAATTCTCAAACGGCACCTGTCACACTTACAACAACTCCTTCACAAACAACAACGACCACATTCAGTTCTGGAGCAACCCCTAGTACCTCTATGACGATCACACAAACTGGGACAAGTACCTTGACCCTCACAGCCAGTCAGACGTCTACACAAACTATCAGCACAACAACAACGATCACAGGCTCCAATACACAAACATCTACAAGGACGCAAACGCCTACGACAACTGCCTCTGTTCCCACAAATACACCAACCGTTTCTGCTACAAATACTGTATCACAAACGCCCTCTAATACCCTAACAACAACAACCAGTCAAACCCCTTCTAACACTGGGTCTCAGACGATTACAGGGTCCAGCACGCAAACCATAACCGGCACCTCTACGTCTTCTAAAACGGCATCTTTAACCAGTTCGCCCTCCAACACCCCTTCCAATACGCTTACCCAGACGAAAACGGGATCTGGATCGCAGACTGTAACTAGAACATCTGTCCAAACGGCTCCAGCAACCGTATCACAGAGTCCCTCGAATTCAGGGACATCCCAACAAACGCCCAGTAAAACAGGGTCGACCACACAAACTGCTCCGAATACTATGTCCATTACTACCACTGTTAGTCCAAGTCAGTCTGGATCTGGTTCTCCTCCCATTACAAACTCAGTGTCTGTGTCTGGAACCACAACTCAAACGGCCCTGAGTACCGCCTCTCAAACGTCTACTCAGACTCAATCTGGAACTGAGTCAGGAACTCAGACATTTACAATGTCTGGATCTGGAACGCAGACGCCCAGCTATACGCCAACTAGGTCACAGACAAGTTCTCAAACAACGGTTCCGACTGCTCCGATTACTGTCACACCCTCTGTAACGGCATCAATGACAAAAACAGGTACGCGTACCGGCACTGGTACACAATCTGTCACAGGAACACGCACGACTACAAAAACATCGACGCCATCTAGATCCACCACTAAATCTCTATCGACTGGATCCACCCCCTCCAACAGTCCAACATCAACAGTATCCGTCACTTCCACCACGTCCCTCATTCCATCTTCTCCCTCATCGAGTGTAACTGCTGAGGCATCTACCAGTCAGAGCGATACATCCACTGGCACAGGTACAAAGACTCCTCTTACAACCGGCACACAGACTAACACGGCCCCCCCAACATCGTCTTATACAATTACAAGAACATCCACCCCTACGAAGTCACCAACGAATACTGCGTCAAATACGGCTAGTCACACTGTCACATCGACGCAATCCTATACAGGGTCTATCACGGCTTTAGTTACGACGAGTCCCTCAGTTACAGCCTCCATGACTATCACGCCCTCCAATACTGTCACGACAACGGCATCTGTTTCAGGCACTTCCCTGAAAACCCCTTCTAACAGTCCTAGTCAGACCTATACCCCTAGCAAAACGACGACTCCCTCCGTCACTACCACAGACACGACAACGCAAACACCCTCCAATACGCCCTCCTCGGCTCCCACACCCTCTTCCACGGCAAGTCGGACTTGGACTGCAAGCTCTTCGTCTTCTCATTCAGCGTCAATCACGATTAGTTCTACGCCAACTACAACTCCCTCTAATACACCCTCTACGTCTGCCACATACACATATTCTCAATCTATGACGCTCTCCAGACGCTCCACCATTTCAATGACGACGAGTCGGACACCTACGCAAACTGGCAGCATTTCCGTTAGCGGCACGATTACAAACACGATTTCGAATACGGGTTCGAATACGCAATCAGCAACATCTGGACAAACAGGGACGCCTTCTGGTACACCTTCGATGACGAGAACCATGTCAAGAACCTCGACCGTTACAATGAGTTCCACACCCACATCTCTTTCGACGGCCACCAATACAGGGACTCAGACGCCCTCTTTCACGGCAAGTCGCAGCAGCACTGCGACTCGTTCCTCGACGCAGACGGTTTCAGGGACTAAGTGGAGTCGCAGTCTAACTCCTACCGTCACTTCTTCCCAGACGAACAGTGGCTCTGGAACTGGGTCACAGACTATATCAGGGTCTGGAACTGGGTCACAGACCGTCACGCCTAGTGTCACTCCATCTTGGACCACGAGTCCTTCATTCAGCCCTATCCTTCCAAGTGCCTCTATAACACAGACACCAAGTCAATCAGGTACTCCGTCGAATACAGGATCGGCCTTAAACACTCCTAAATTAACTGGTACACCAACTATAACCGCTTCCATCACAGTAACTCCATCTGTCACAGCGGCGATTACAATCACCCCCTCCATTACATCCTTTCCAACAATGACATCGACAGGATCACAGACGCCATCCTCCGCATTAACACCCAGTCAAACACAAAGCACCACGTCGACCTTTATAGTCAGTCAAACCCCTTCGAATTCAGGGACTGCGTCTCAGACTCGGACTCTAACCGCGACTGGCAGTCAGACTATCACGGCCACAGAGACGTTTACACCGACCGTCACGCCATCCTTTACGTCCAGCCAAACAATCACTGCGTCACAAACAGGATCACAATCTCAGACTGGTACATGGACTGGAACTCAAACGATGACAGCGACTGGGTCAGGAACGCAAACTGTCAGTGCTAGTTCCTCTCAGACCCCTTCTCTTTCAGGAACACCCTCCAATACCCCTAGCGTCACAAGTACTCAGTCGCCTTCCATGACAATTACATCCAGCCTTACTGCGAAAGTCACTAACTCTCCGTCAGGCACAATTACAGGTACCATCACGCCGACAAAAACAGGTACAGGATCTATATCCTATGGTGCTACCCCCCTGTCTACACCGTCAGGCACGGCAATCACGGGAACATCGACCGTCAGTATTTGGCGATCGAAATCGAGTACTAGTAGCCCATCCCTGTAAATATCATCTATTGAACAATCGTTCATGTCATGATATTTTTTTAATCGTCATACTATCGTCTTAAAGGTCCCACTTGAATGTCCAAATCATCATCTACTTGGACAAGTTTGGTCATGGAGGGGAGTTTCAAATCATTTAATGCTACAGGAAATGCCGGAAAGGCGTCGGGTACTAAAGACCCGAGAAGAGCAATCACAATACCGCCGCTAATGAAATCTTGGGCAAAGGATATATTCTTGTGAGGCTTGTCTTGGTATTTGGAAGCGATGAAGCTGAGGGCCATGAAGGCGAGTCCACCGACAAAGATCCACGGAAGCCAGGGGGGCATTATTGGGTAGCTGGGATAAAAAGAAAACGCATTCTAGCTCAGTGATTGTTGCTGTGATTGTTGCTTAGCAACAATCCATAGCAACAATTTTAAGCAATTATCAAAGAATAACCTCATAATCATCTGATCCCAGTCCCTCGTCAATCGGCTTGTCCAAATCTTCAACATCATCGATGCCAAGAGGTTCTGCCGGACCATCCATGAGTTCTAGCCTCCCCTGATCTGATCCACTTCGCTCGTCTCCATCCTGAATCATATCCGAATCATCGGGATTATCCGAATCAAAAACAGACTTATAATCTGCGAACTTTACATGCGAGGATTTGTCCGTATCGATTGTGATTATGGGATTCGCAGATACGGGATTCGCAGATACATCATTCGCAGATACATCAATTATAGGTGCTAGAGCAGCAACAGTTGTAATAGTGTTTACAACTATATCAGATGCTGACACATCAATTGTCTCAATTGGTTTTAACTCAGTAACAGGCTCTGCCTCTTTGACCTCCTTTGTTTCTTCCGTCTTAACCTCCTTTGTTTCTTCTGTCTTTTCCTCTTCCTTCTCCTCATCCTTCTCATCCTTTTCCTCATCATCGTCATCTACTGATACAAAGTCTCGCAAAATGCTTTTAACCGGAATCATATTGCGAACTGCCTGAAGAACTCCTTCGCCTAACAGACCCTCAATCGACCGATAATTCTGCTGCTTGTCAATACTGTTGATTCCTTCCCGAAAGAGAAAGCTCGATCCCCACAGAATCTTCGACGTCTCGCATAGAACCTTGAACATAAAATGCTCGACCTTTGGAACAGTAATTTGAACCCTCTTCTGTTTGTTGCTCACACGGATAGCCGTTAACACCTTTGTATGTGCGATGAACACTGCGGTCAACAGATCCTCCAAATAGTCACACCCGCAGCTCGTCTGAAGTTGAGCGATTTCCGTGTTTACCTTTTCCATGTTCCATTCAGGAATGTCATTGAGTAGATTCTGAAAATGCCACAACAACTTTTTCGGTTCCTGCTTTTCATTCGACGTCGTTCTTGCCTTTTCCAGCACTGTCAAGTACCACTGAAAATAAGAGGGTACCAGAATCTGACAGAGCTGCTTTGTATATTCTGAACGAGCATCGGAATACGTATTCGCAATGGAATCGTTCATTCTTTTAGAACCGTGTTCAAGATTTGGTCGGATGACAACGCACTGGACAGAAAGGCCCAGACAGATCCACCCCTCTCTAGACACTCACCGTACAGTCGCATGTCAACGGTTCTCAAAAAGGCCTCAGGATTATAGGCTTTGGACTGATAGGTGGGCACTAAGTCGGCCTTTGGAGTAAGAGTTGCCAGTCGTTCTTCCCGTCTGTGCTGGACAACTTGTCTCCATAGATCTGGCGACTGAAGCTGGAGAAAAATACAGTGCTTGATTCGCCGATAACTGTACTCGTCTAGATTCAGATAGTCAAATATCGATCCGATATCAATCCCCTTATAGGATCGCATAATCCAACCCTCTAACTCAGACCTAGTCGGCATAGTCTTTCGAAAGATCTGGCACCGACTTCGAATGGGTTCCTGGAGTTTTCCTGGATCACGGCATTCTAACACAAACTGGACATCGGACGAATGTGTCTCGAGGATTCGTCGCAAAAAGGCCTGGGCCTCGGGCGTCAGATCGTCAGCCCCCTCGAGCCATAGAATCACCGCTTCTCGTCGCTTTCCCAAAACATGGAGCTTCTGTCGGCCTTCCCTCAAGGTCCTGTCCTTTCGACATGGACACGTAATGAGTTGTTTTTTCTGACTCTGTGCGTACTCCTGTATCCAATAACTCTTTCCTGAACCGGATGGCCCTGTAACAATAATTGGACTTCCATCACTGTGACTATTGTTCATTAGTCATCGTAATTAATTGATGTTTAGATTCTAGAATCTAAACATTGAATAATTTAATAAATTAAATGACTGAAGCCAACTGTCTCTTCGTCAGTAGCAGGGGCATCATGAAAAGCTGTGATGTATATCCGTCAAATCCCGTCAGTTCCACGCATCAATGTTATGATTATGACTGGGTCTCGTTGAAACCAGGGACCTCAGTCTATATTATTAGTAGCTCTCTTCCCGATTTTTTCAGGAAAGCATGGTCCCAGATAAAGGTACCGATCATCCTCGTCTCAGGTGACTGTGACGAAACGATGCCGACCGATCTTTTTGACGCAGCAAATCTTCAACTGTTTTTAAATGACCCCAGACTCATCGCATGGTTCGCTCAAAACATGGTGTCAGTCCATCCGAAACTTCATCAAATCCCCATTGGCATGGATTATCATACCCTGTCCGTCAATACGTCTCATGCGTGGGGTCCGAAGCAAACGCCCTTGGAACAAGAATCGGTTTTGAATCTCATTCGGAAAAGAGCAGATGACAAACCTCGTCTAATGAAAGCCTACGCCAATTTTCAGTTTTCCCTTAAAACAAGGTATGCCGCAGATCGCCATGAAGCCCTCAAAGAGTTGAACAAGGATCTTGTTACATACGAAGAAAAGCCAGTCGCTCGATTTGTGACCTGGGCCAAACAGGCGACACATCAATTTGTCATTTCACCCCACGGTGGAGGCCTGGATTGCCATCGGACCTGGGAAGCATTGGCACTTGGATGCTATCCGATCGTAAAAACGAGCCCTATGGATCCCCTTTTTGAAGGTCTGCCAGTTTTAATTTTGGAAAAATGGAGCGATCTGAGGTTGGACAAAATGGAAATGGCCGCCAAATTTTTTTCAGAAAATAAGATGTCTGAAAAACTGAATTTGAAATTCTGGCTAAATAAAATTTTTGCTGCTAAGCAATCTATAAATGCTCCACCTGAGAATTCACTTGAATTGACGGAATAATAAAGAGTTTTGCTCCATGTTTGTCGATCATGTCTTTGTGAAAGGAGACGTGCTCGCACGTGTCAGGGCGGCAAGTGCCTGGTTTAAGATCAGGAATGTAGGATGAGCAAGAACAGGTTGTCGTCAGTCCATTGTAAGAGCAACCAATCGTTTTGGACAGACGGTAGAGACCTAGGCCACCGAACGCGGATTCGACGGGAATTAGTTGGGCCGTTTTGGGAATGGTGATCTGAAATGGTTTGACGGCGATTGCCTTAGCCGAGGCGATATCAGCTCCCATCTGTAGTCGCATGTGTTGAATGAGATCCCAGCAATCGAACTCGATGCCCATGATTTTGGAACGGAGAGCCCAGATATCGTAATACACAGTTTTGGTATTGGCGAACAGGGCATCCCATCCCTGATGGTTGAATGCCGTTTTAAGTGTGTTCACATTAAATCCATCGAGGATTCCATCTAAGTCCACCATGAGAATGTAATCGAAGGACGGAAAGTATGTGTGGACATGTTCCAGGAGTTTCGTGCGGACGTGAGCGAGTCGTGCGGTTCTTGCTTGGATTTGATTTGCCGTTGAGTCCAGGGTCAGAATGTCTGTTCTGTGTGAAGCCGAGGATTTGTAGTCTTGTAAGATCTGCTTGGTTGAATCGGTCGATCCATTTTCGGCGATGACTACAGCGGCCTCTTTCCACAAAGGGACAATCCTGTTAATCTGTTCAAGAGTATTAGGAAGCTTTGGTCCAATATTTCTGGCCGCTCCGATAATGACACATGTTGCTTGGTTCATTTATCGTATATAAAACAATATTATTTAGACTCATTTTGTAATTGTTTCACATAAATTCCATACATCCACGAAACAGATGTGGATACATGAAAAGAACCATGAAATAGACTCGCAACTATATAATTAGGATGAAAGGCCAATGAATTCGTTTTATATCCATGTATATAAACATAATACATCCACGATAAATTCAAGATTCCTATGTACAACAGCTCTAATTCATAGCCTGTTTTACATGACATTATAATAAGTTGTACAATGGCTGCCTGATCTATATACTTAAGAATTGGCTCCTTTGAACTATGGTACGCAACAGATGTTAGAAGCACACATAATAGGGAACTATATATGTCCCACATATCATTGTAGGCGGCATATGTAACAGGGACTATAAACGAAAAAGATGTTAAAAGTAAAATAGGATCTTTCATAAACTATAATTTATGAAAATTACTACTTTAGATTGTGTTTAATTTATCATCATCATACGTGCCGCAATATCCTTGTCATCCTGGATGGCGTTCTTACGCAAGCTCTGCTGAAGAGGATTGTTCTCCACGGCCTGGACCATATCATACATGTTACGCTCCCTGGATATGTCTAGTTTGAGCGGCACCCTATACTCTACGCGGCCCAAATCGCCGACGCCTGGGGTGAGTCCCTCGCCGCCCGCTGTCAGTCGGTTCACGGCCATGGGGCGATCATTAATGAAGTCCGTGTCCAGCTTCTTCGAGGTCTGTCGGCCAGGATCGCCGTTATTCAGGGCATTCTGTCCTGAGCCCGCAATAGGCTTGCGGCCCTTTGCGATCATCTCCTTATTGGGATTGGTTCGCATGTTGTAGGCGAATGTCTCGTCCATCTGATCCTGGGACGCAGAGATCGAGGGACCATACCAGTTGAGGCCGGCGGACAGCTGTGCCTTCTGGGTAGGTCTCGCGATATCGTCGGGATCGTAGACCTTGAGGCGACCAGGAGCACCCTCATTGGGTGCCGCAATGCCTGGGCGATCCAGATAAATCGTGGACTCCTTCACCGTCGTTCTGGCAACATCCTGGGGATCCCAGACCGTCACGGAGGGAGCCCCTGCCTCGTACTTCACAGGGGTGCCTGTGATACGCAGGGCTCCGATGGTCTCAGCACGACGGGTAGGGCGAGCAATGTCCTCAAAGGGCTGGATGACCTGGCCCGTGTCGGCGGGCACCAAGTTGGCAGCAATGACTCGCTCGGATGTCTCGGCACGCTCATTGGGTCGAATCTCAATCGAATTCTTGCCATAGTCAGCCATTTCCATGCCAACAGCCTTGGTGTAATAGGTCGTCATGTCAGCGTTACGATACCCTGCTCCGCCATATTGCTGGGCCATGGGCGTCCTGTAGGATCCCGTTACGTAGGACTCTCCGAAGTCCTGACTGGACGCAGAGGGAATATATTCGACCGAGGTCTCGGGTCTCGTCGTGTGATTGAGAACCTGGACAGGACGGGTGGTTTCCTTGATTAAATCACCATTCGTGACGAAAAAGCGTTCCCCATGTTCGTCAATGTAGAAGCGGTCAGGGCGGTACTTACGAACCTCACCAGGATCAATGGCGGCGGCCCCGATGAAGTTCGCACCAGGCACTACGGGGGTCTTATAGGTCTGCTTGGGATTGGTCGCCACACGGAGCTCATCGGTGTCCTTGGGACGCATAATCTCATTCACCTCCATCTGTTGGAATCCACCCTTGCCCAGCAACCCGAATTTCTCATTTACACCTGAACCGACGTGGATCGGTTCAAAGGGTCGTTCACCGTTTCTGGCGATGGGATCCTGGACGCGGCTCTGAAAGAAGTCCGTGTTGTCCTCCATGCCGAAGGGATTGCCATAGGGAGCACGGCTGGTTTCAAACATATTCTCCACCTCTCGCTTCTTGATCTGCGTCGATCCGCTACCATTATAGGCGTCAAGAGTGGATGTATTCTGTCCCAGAATCGTGTTCTGTTTCATGGTACCGCCATAGAAGGGCTGCATGTTGTTGTGCTTATAGTCCGCTGCCGAGATCTTCTGGCCGGACAGAGGTGATACTACATATTCACTGTCGGCATAGATCGGCGACTCCTCAATCCCATCACTGCGAAACTCGATCTGAGGTTTGTTATTCTCAGAGGCGATCGGATTGGGGGTGAACTGGCCGGGACGACCCTGGAGGGGTGCTAAAGGCGGCTGTTGGGTCGCATATCCGAGTGGTTGACCATAAGGACCGGGACTGGGTTCAGACGGATAGGTCTGGCCACCAGGCTGCTGGTACATCATGTCAAGTTCGGGTCCAAACCCAACTGCTGAGGCCCCCTTGGGTGTCTGCGTGAGAGCCTGTCTGTCAGGACCTCGTTGGGCCGGTAAGAACCCTTCACTTACCTGTGCCTGAGCCTGATACATAATTTCCTCAGGTGTTTTATGTTGTTTTCTTGAAAATTTGCTCACAACAAAGGCGGCGGCTAAAAGACCACCGAGTGCTACCACTTCCATCTCTATATGGTTTCTTGGTTATTTCTTCAATGCATAGAACCACAAGCAGGACCTCTGTGCGTATTATAGAGCTCTTTGTCAATGTTTCTGCTAGGGATGAAGAAGTCAAAGGGTGTTTCAAAGGTCTCCTGAGGATTATGGAAGACGGTGTCAAACCTGTTCCAACCAGTGGCCCTCAAGGTACAGGGGGGATCCACAAGGCGAGCAAAGGTCATGGGAACAACCTCATCTGTGGCATTTTGTAAGGGCACATGATTCATCATATTTGTCGCCGGATTATAGAGGGGACCGTCACATTTGATGCGGCTACTGAAACGGCCAACGCCCATCAAGTCCGTTTCGACATCTGTTCGCCACTGTCGGTCGGGCCATGACGCTCCACTTTGTTGTAGGCGGATTGTCGCATTCGCAGGGAATACCGTGGGGCACCGAGCAGCCGGAGCATTTAGTTGATAGCGGCCAGCGTATGTGCTAATACGATTATCATCAACCTGGTGAAAATCGTCATATCGGTTCCTGGTGGTGGATTGTTGTTTGACTGGGCAGCTCATCTTGTTCTAGGAATAGAATTAATACTTCTCAGGGTTCTTACAGACCTCATTCTTCATAACCAGGGGTGTTGGCATGCCAGGGTAGGCCCACATCTGATAGGTCGGCAAATGCTGTGGAACCACATTGATATCCAGCTTAATCTTGACATTATCCCGCTTAATCTCCTTCTGATCCTTTGGAGGAGGCTGGTATTGACGCCAAGGAGCGAAGGTGTTCGGGATGTTGATTCCTCTTAAGTCCGATTCTACATCCACGACATTTCCCTCGGCCACCGAAACCTCATTCCCCCCAATAATACCTAAGATGTGTCGCTTGGGCTTAGGGCTCACGTATTCGGTTACAAAATAGGTGTATCGCTGAGGATCCTCTTTCTGTTCCCATGGATTGCCTTCAATCGTGAAAGCTTCATTGATAGACGCCATTTCTCTACTGTAACTAATAAATTTGACGGACAGAATGATTCACTGGTTAAGTTATAAAATGGGCTCCACGTGTTCATCCAATCGTAAAAGCAGTCCTGAAGAGATTGCGAGGGGGCTTGTCGGACCCTATCAGCCTTCTTCTGTCAGGATCTTCAGCCTGGACGGAAATATTGGTGTCGGGAAGACAACGCTGCTCAAACAGATCGCAGAGCGATTTCCTCAGATCATTATTGTTAGAGAGCCTGTGGACATCTGGACAGATCTCAAAAATCCGGACGGGTCCAATCTGTTGGAACTGTTCTACGCAGATAAGAAGCGATGGGCCTACACCTTTCAGACGGCTGCCTTTCTGTCCAGACTCAAGTTGGTCAAGGACGCACTGGCTACAGCGTTGGCTGTAGCCAAGCCGGGCCAGATTATTCTGACAGAGCGATCTGTTCTGACAGATCGCTATGTCTTTGCGGAAATGTTGAGGGCTCAGGGAATTATGTCGGACATCGAATGGACACTCTATACGTCCTGGTTCGATACCTTTGCGACTGGCTTACCTATTAGAGGAATTATTCACATTGATACGAGTGTCGAGACGGCGTTAAGCAGAATTAAGGGACGGGGGAGAGACGGAGAGGGTGGCATTGAATCCGCCTATTTGACTGACCTCGACGCTCAGCACAAGACATGGCTCAAACAAACAAAACTACCTGTACTCACTATATCGACGGAAGTTAACCTGGATATGGACAAAGAATTAGATAAATTGAACGTGTGGTTTCTAGATAATAGGATTGAATATGTAGTTTTATAAGATAGTTTGTAAATGGTGGATATTTTGTATTACTTTTTATACAGTAAAATTGAATATATCACGTAATTACACTACATAATACCATGGACATTGATTTTGATTGTCAGCCGCATACGAGTAACAAGGCAATCAGTTCGATTTATAGCGAGCTTTTAGCTAGCGATGAACAGTTAAATCGCCGCCCAGCTTACCAAAGAAGCCCCGTATGGGATGAAGAGCAGAAATCAAATCTTATAGATTCTATTGTGAAGCGATGTCCAATGCCGGTTTTCCTTCTCTATTCATATGAAAAGGACATTCCTGAATGTATTGATGGACAGAATCGACTGACCACAATAAAGGAATACATAGAACAAACACCAAGTGAAACATGTGTTCCCTGGGCATGGATAAAGGAATATGAGGATCATCTCGAATTTGTATTCTACACAAATTCTATAACACAGGAAGCAATGACAAAATATTGTGAATCAAAGACGAAGATGACAAAGGGGCTCAAGAAAAACAAAATATATCGCCTCATGACGCCTACAGAAGTGAAACGCTTCAATGGGTATCAGTGTACCATTTCCGAAATACAGACGAAACTCACATTTGATCAAAGAAAGGATATCTTTCTTCGTTGGCAGAGTGGGACAGGGATTAGTCAATGCGACCGTTATAAGAATGAAGACGCACCCTTTTGTAATTTCGTGATTGAACAGGAATTAGAAAAGATATTAGCCCCACGCATAAGTGCCTGTTTAAAAACAGGACGCAAGAATTGGTTGTGGGATCTCTATCGTCTCATCCATGTCTTTTACGAAGGAAACACAGAGCCTGAATCCGTATTTATTTCCACAATTAAATCTCGGACAAGAATAAAAGCTGTTTCAGAAGAAGCATTCTCCTCTGAAGAAATGAAGAATGCGGTAAAAAGGTGTGAGAAATTTCTGGGACGATTTCCATTTCTCAGCAAAGTCAAGGGCATGTACATTAGCTTCCTTCTTCAAATAGCCTTCATATGGAATTTGTCTCCTGTCCATATTCGTGAAGTGATGGAACGAGAAGAATTTCTTCTAAAATTCGCAGAGACTAATTTGTGCGATGAGACAATGAACCACAATACGTTGAATAATGGTCCAAATGAAACAGCGGTTGTATCGACATATCCACGATTCCGAATGGCATTCATGGTCGCGTATGATGAACAGAAACCAGAAGAGGCGGTTGGTGTAAAAAAGAAAAATAAGGAGACGATTCCTGCCGCTCGTAAAACGGAAGTTTGGAATAAGTATATTGGTGAAGAAATCGGAAAGGCAAAATGTGTCTGCTGTGGTTTACGAGATATTACCTCACGAGACTTTGCTACAGGTCATGTAATTTCGGAAGAAGATGGTGGGACAATTGATGCTACAAATCTTAGACCTATTTGTGCGATTTGTAATAGTAGTATGGGATCTAAAAACATGGTGGCTTGGATGAAGCGAATTTATCCAACAAATAAATTAGTTGGTATTTAGTCCTGGTAATATTAAAAATAATATCAATATTATTTTTAATGTTTGTGCTAAGTGCTCACTACTAAGCACAAAGTGCTTAGCAGTTCACGTTCAATTCATGCTAAAGCATGAATTAAATTCTTAATTGCTAGTGCCTAGGCACTAGCAATTCACGTTCCTTGTAGCAACTTTGTTGCTACAAGGAAGAGCTCACTGCTAAACGACTAGTCGTTTAGCAGTTCACATCCCTCAAATAGCTGCGAGTAGGGATGCCTCCATGGATCCAGCCCTTCGCCGCCACCTCCTCCACCAAGTTACTGGGGTTCTGAACGTTCTTCTTGAGAATGGGGACCAAGGGATCATACTGCTGGGAGAAGAAGGTCTCCGTAACGGTACCACACTCCTTGCCCATGCGGACCTGTTCGGAATGAATCAACAGGGACTCCACGTCCTGGTTACCACGACCCCCCGCCATGTAGGGGACAGACAGGAAGGGGCGGGCCTGGGCCCTGGTCTGACACCTGTTCGTCTTGAAGCCGGGCTGGTTGCGGATGTAGGAGTCTGCGTCAATGGCCGCATTGTTGTATCCAAAGCCCTCTCTAGGATAAATTAGAAGCTCATTAACGGAAGCGGGATTTACACCGGAAGCATTGGGGACAAGATTGGTAGTTAGATATCGGCCTGGCCCGACACTCTGGGCATAGTAAGATTGAATGCCGCACAGATCATCTCTGGCATGGGTCATTCGATTGATGTCCATGTTGGCACTGCTCATTCCTCTGGAAGAGTTATAGAAAATTCTGGCAATTATTTCTAAATAATTGTCAGAATGAAGGAAAGTCAGACCAGACGATTTTGTAGCTGTATCAAAAAAGTGAGGAAATATATTAAACCTAGGCGAGGTACAAAGGAATCTGCTGCGACAGCCATTTGCGTCAAATCTGTTCTTCAAACCAGGGGCAGAACGTTGCGGAAGTTCCATTGTAAGACACGAAAGGGTAAGAAGGCGTATGTTGCGACACAGGATTTGATTAAGAAATAAATTACTAATCCGAATAAGGTATTACCTTATTCACCCATTGGCAGTCGAATAAGGTATAACCTTATTCACCCATTGGTAGTCGAATAAGGTTATTCCCTACTCACCCATTGGTAGGCTCGTAATAAATTACTCACCCATCCATACATACTGAACACCCGCAGATCCTTCTGTCGTACAGTACTGTCCACCCTCCTTACAGGTGAGCCCAGGAATCTTGTACAACCAGTTCTGGTAAGATTCACGGTCATTCGGAATCGATGTTGACGGTTGTGTCACAAACTGTCTCTGACTCTGACTCTTTCCAAACACATCTGTGGGATCCGAGAACCACTGAACCCGAAAGTAATCGTCAAAGGCCTGCTTGACAATGGGATCGGTCACGGGAGCCGCTGGAGGGCGATCAGGGTTGTACTTGTACTCATCGAGTAGCACGTTCATGAACAGGTTCTTCGCAGCCGGTGGCGTAAAATCAGGCAAGGAAGGCCCAGAATAGGGGGCCGCATCATTGTAGGGCAGAGTCGCCTCGATACCGACGATCCCCGCAGGTCGTCTGAGTGGTGCGAAGCCCTCTGCCTTCTTTTTGGGTGTCTTGCTCTTGAATCCTTCGACGGAAAAGGTCTGACTGAGCTGGATCTCGTGATCCTCCTGGACTACCACACCGTCGTCGTCTACGTGTTTCTCTTGCTTACGCTTGTATGCCGGTGTGGTCATAATGATCACAAACCCAATGATGGTTGCCAGGAACACACAGACGGCAAAGGGCACAGCCCCTCCTAAGACCAACCCTACAAGTCCCACCAGCAGGCCCAAAATAATCAGCCGAGCCATGAAGTTAAAAATCTGATTTTTACATTGCGGATCGTACCGCAAACTAAAATTTTTGATGAGACCCGTGGGATCTTTCCAGAATGGTTGTTCACAACTGTCCATCTAACACCTACTTCTACCTGAAATTATTTCTTACCCGCTTTCTTAGCTTCCAGCTTCTTTCGGAGACGCTCCTTGACAAGTGACAACCTAGCAGATCCGTCACGGCCCGCAGCACGAGCCATATCCATGTCCTCGAAGCCAAAGGCAGACTTGAAGGATCCCATCATGTCCACGAACTCCGTGTTACCCGCGAACTCCTTCATGAGTTCCTCGGCCTCCTTAGCAATTTCCTGGGGTCTGATTGCCCCAGACTGGATTTTCTGCTGGAGCCGCTTTCCAATCTTCTTAATCGTGTTCTGGATCATTGCGGGATTCTTGGTGAACATATGAATCAGCATTTCAAAGGCCCGGGAAGGAGCCGTTTCACATTCCGCAATCATTTCGGGTGTTAGCCCGAGGTCCTCGGGTTTGATGTCTCGGACGATCTCCTCGGCGAGCTTCGCCAGCTGTCCCTTCAAGAACTTCTCGGGAAGCTTTGGCATCTTGAATCCACCGAGAGAGGGGCCGGCATTACCACTTGCGTCCTTGGCCCCCTCGGATCCGAAAATGCCCGAAAACTTCTTGAAGAGCCCCTCAAAGTCCATGGATCCCATCTTGTCCTTCATCTGACCCATGACATCGTTCATCCAGGACTTATTATCACCAAATGCTTCAGACGTTCCTTCTGTACCGAAACCCTCCAGGAAGCAGCACATGGACAGAATGCGAACATATTCTGATAGGGCCTTGCGATTGGACTCTGACAGCTCAGACCAAACACTGTTCGTCAGTGTAACGCCTGGCAGCAGTGATCCAGGGTTTACCGTAGGATCTAGACCGACCACTTTCACTTGTGCCTGGAATTGTGCGATTCTGTCTGCCGGTGTTAAAGCCAGGGCTGCCCTAATCGGAACATCTAGCTCAGGAAAGGTTGCCAACAGCTCCTTTCCAAATTCATCATACTTGGTTTGAAAAACAGAGGGAGCATCGGGCACAACGGTATTGCTCATTTACTGAAGCTGGGAAATGCTATAAGAACTTCTTTACGCTGTTGATTTCTGTTTTACTTCTTTTCAGCCTTTACCTTCTCACAGAGGATACAGAGCACCTTCAAATACTTCCAGATCGCATCCTGGGTGGAGACGGAAAGAGTGGTCCAGTGTCTATCAAAGATTGTGATGGCCGGCATGATTTCGTTAAATTGCGTGGCGATCTTCTTTCTGCCGTACTCCACGATAAAGGGCTGATCCCTCCCATTAATCGCGTCATTCAGATCTATGTAGATATGTTCATAGAAGAGGTCGAGGATCAGCCTAGGATTGATCTTCTTAGCTCCCTTGATGGCTTCTGTTGCCATCTTGATGTCCTTTTCTTCCGGAATTACTTCAGAGAGTTCCTCGAAGAACTTGACGATTTGATTGCTAAAAGCACTGAGCATAGACATGTCTGCGATTTATATAGAATATGCGACGGGGCTTTAATACGCTTTTGTAGTCTGACTAAAGTCAGACTATCGCCGTTTTGTCGTTTTACGTCGATTTTTCCGTAAGCGTTTTGATTTACGACGGCCACCCTCGCCTGTAAAATGACTTGCTAATTCAGGAAGAACACCTAATTTAGTATGAATAGATTCGTATGGTACAGTAGAGTTAAGTAACTTTACTTTGTATCGTTTAATATCATTAATTCCAATCATTTTACCATTTAAAGGATTAGATATTTGAAAGGGCTTTTTATTTTTAGAATTCTTTACATATATATCATATATATTTTCTAATGCTTTTTTATCAACTATAATCCTCTCATTAATAACAAATACTTCTTCGTCATCATAAAAAGGTTTCTTTGTAACCGAATCGGTAGTTTTGGAATTAAGTTCTAGTATTCCATTATAATACGCAACTTCTAGTAAAGGCCTTAATTTACTATTATTAGATCCCCAGCTTGGCTCAGGGGGGCCGTTTATAATCTTTACTATATAGTGGTCAATATCATCATGAATTCCAATTTCAATCGGTGGTTTTTTATTAACATTAATTCGAAATGGTTTTTGTGTATTTGGGTTATTTTTTACAAATTTATCATATAAATCTACTAACGTTTTTTTATGAACTATCTTATTTTTAATAATAAAAACGGGATCACCAGTTTTAAAATGCTCATCCGTTATAAAATCTGTAGTATCTGGATTAAGTGTTAGTGTACCTCTATTAAGTGCTCGTTTTAGCAAAGGTCTATCCTTAGCATTATTTCCCAAACTCGACATTCCCTACAATTACATCCGATTTAACTTCTGTGGCATCCCGTCATCCCTGGACGACAGATACGACTTCATCTGATTATCAAACATCTGCTCCTTTTTACTGACCTTTCCAACCGCTTCAATGGTGTTCATACTGCTTCCCTCTCTGGACCCTGATGCCGCAGACCCATTCAAGAAACTGAAGTTCTTTTCCGCCCCTTGTAATCCGCCATTCCCTTGGGCCATCGTGTCCTGGTCCAAGAAGGTATAGGGGTCACTAAACAAATCTCCACCAGAAGATCCCATGATTCCAAAGGGTTCTGGTTCGGCAGGCCCAGCAGCGGCGGTTGACGCCCTAGGACTCGCATCCTTCATTTTACGTTCATACAGCCAATTCATGACATCACCGTCTATCCGGGGATTAGGATCACCCTGAATCACAAGAGTCGGGACCTTCTTCAGCCAGCTCGGAAGGGCCGCCCGTGTCGGAGAAGGATCGACGCAGACAAACTTGAATTCAGACTTATAGGGTGTTTGAGCGAGTTCCATGATAAAGGTTTTTGACCACTTACAGTTGTTGGAGTAGAAGCATATATGAATAGGGGCCCTGCTCATTCTCTATCGCTTAAGGCTGGAAGAAATCTGTCAAACAGAATCGCAGTTCCAAAAACTCACTAAATTTGAGTAACCTAACAAATCATCTTCTATATCATTAAGTATGGAATTCACGGATATCAAAGTCAATTCGCTCAAAACCCTGTGTACGTTTCGCTTGGCACCCATACACGTAGCCTATGCGAATACGCTCAGACGCCTCATCATGACCGGCGTTGAGACAATTGGGTTTCGGGCGGAAATGACATCAAAGGGGACGACAACGGATGTCCAGGTGAAAACAAACAACACCCCGATGACGAATGAAATGTTCGCTCACCGGATTGGTTTAATTCCCATTCACGTTAAGAATCCGATCGAGTTCGAGGCAGACCAGTATACCTTCACGATTTCCGTAACTGCTAACGTAGATTCAAAGCGTGATGTGACCTGTGCCGACTTCAAGGTGACCAGGGATCGGGGAGAGGGATTGGAGCCTGAGGAGCTGGATCCCTTGGACTTCTTTAAGCCCCATCCGATCACCAAGGATACGTGCCTGCTTGCGACGCTGCCCCCAGGGACGGGGAAGATCGAGCTCGTGGCCAAGGCTAGCAAAGGGACTGGTCGTGAACATGCGAGATTTCAGCCCACGAGCCAGTGCTCGTACATATATACCAAGGACGAGGACGAAGAGAGGAAGGAAGAGTACTTTGTGAAGTGGCTCAGGGAGGCTAAGAAGCTCGATGCCAAGGCCATTGAGACTGATAAGCCCAAGTATGACATGTACTTGCGAGAATTCAACACAATGGAGGCCGGTCGTGTCTTTGTGAGAGATGAGGCCGGCAATCCGAATAGCTTTGACTTTATCGTTCAATCGGTTGGCGTCCTCGATGTCCCCTATATTATCAGCAGAGCCTGCGATGTTGGAATTGCGATGGTGGGCAAGTACGTGACGATTGGATCAACCACAGATCCTAAGGCCATGCCCGATGATTTGGAGGTCGTGCCTAGTCGCAGCATGATTGTGGGGGCCTACGATTTCCTGCTGAAGGGTCATGATCATACCTTGGGGAACCTCCTTCAGACATGGCTCTCGGAGAACAGCATGAATGCCAAGGAGGGTTCGGCCTTAGTGCCGATTACCTATGTGGGATACGAGGTGCCTCATCCCCTCCGTGATGAGATGGTGGTTCGTATTGCGGTCCCCTCAGGCGACAAGCTTGAGACTCAGAAGGCCTTTGCTCAGGCCTGTTCGGGATGTGCTGCTATTCTCACGGAGCTCAGAACGGCCTGGAATATCAAGGCGAATCCTGGAGCTACACTCAAACGTAAGCCCGTCGCCAAAAATCTGGAGCCGGTCCAGGCAGCTCTTCAGGAGGCCGTGGCGGCCTCCGTGAAACCCAAGGCCGTTCCAGAGAATTTAAAGCCGGTCCAGGCCGCTCTCACGGAAGCAGTGGCATCATCCGCTGCGACACAACAACGAAAGGAGGTTCTGAAACGCAAGAAGGTGACTCCGTCATAAACAAACCCAAAACAAAAACAATATTTTTGTTAAGATGTACATCCTAACAAAAATATTACAACTCTACCTCTATACACACGTCTTCATCAGATGAAGGAGCCGAGGAATCGGCAAGCGATTCACATACTCGATTACATCCTGCTTCCTCACAAAATGCCCCTTACCCCGCATAGTATTCAAATACAACGTGTGAAGCGAAAACACATGCGTCTTCCAGTGCGGTGGCAGATCCACGAATGTACACACATGTGTAATGTGTGCTGCTACATAGGCCTGATAGAGCTGCTGCGTAATGGACCTCACCTGTTGCTCCAGTCGACCCATCTCAACCTTTTCGTCCCCAAAATAATACAAATAGGTTTCCATGAGTTGCTTGCCTCTAATTCGCAAGAATCGAACATCTGCCCTGGGCGAATCTCCTCGCATCATACGCACCATGCTATACGCATTGGATCGAAGCCGCCATCTATTTAGTCCCCGCTTCATCACGAGTCCCTGCCACATCCACCCATTCTTCTCGGCAAGTCCCTGAACATAGGGCACAAGCCCAGATATGTCGGTGACTCCCTCCAGTACCGGCGGCCGAGGAAGTATACAAGAATTCGTTTGATCAATCAGCACCTGTCCGTCCTGAACCACAGACCCCCTGTGAATTATGTATACCTTTGGTTCTGCTAGTTTCGCTACAATGCGATGCTCAGGATGCTGAAGAAGCAGACTCGCAAACGTATACCCGTCTGTAAATAATTGCCTCAGATCTGTTATACCCTGGTTATTGAGAGCCTCATTGAGCAAATCACTGAAAGACTTGGACGAATAGAAGGTTCCGGTGGCATCTAGCTTAGACCGTGTACTGATCTGTACTGTCCCTGATGAATCCAAAAACACATTGATCATGACACCCTCTAGAAATTGCTCAAACTGAAGATCCGTCACAGACTCAGGAAGTCCCTCCTGAGCCTTGGGAGGAGCTACGCTCAAGGGCCTATTTGTAGCTCCGCTCCAGACAACAGAGCGAAACCACGGCACATGAGGCACGTCAAATTGTGAAGCTGCCTTATCATATCGTATAATATATAGTGAATCTCTATTACAATCAATAATCCGAAGAGATCCGCCTTCGGAAGATGATAAATACGTCCTTAATTGGTCCCAGGTTGTATACTGGTCCGTCAACGCTTTAAAACATGGCACAGCCATAGTAACCTTTTTAATGATAATTAATCTAAGCGAGTGCTTAGGCTCTAGAAACTTAAATCACCTGTTCGGATAGAGTTGATGGCAGAAGACGAAAATGACCCGACAATGTTCCAAGGACAGCCCATTGATGATGGTCAGAATCTGGATCAAGGAGATATTGATACATTGGCAGAGGAACAACCTCAGAATGATCCATTAGAAGGGGAGAGTCGAACGATTAACCTAGAAAAGGTTCTTCAGCTCGGTGATCGCGTGATCATTGATTCGGAAAAGCACGGATTTGTCGTAGGAACAATTTATTATCGATCTGGTGATCTGATTCGGGTAAAACCCGATGGAGCGAGTAACACCCTAATCGACTTTCCTCGACTTTATGAAGGTGACAAGGACGAATTTGTGGAGGAACTGGGTGTTAAAGCAGCCTATATACTCAAGAAACGCCTCTTTCCTGATTTTCTTCAACAACAGGATTTCCGCCTTGGTCAGATTCTGTTGGCAATCGATGAAGATGGTGCTGAGACAAAACACACAATTACGGCGATAAATAAGGATGAGGACTCCCTAAAACTCAAGGACTCTACGGGGTCTGATGACGAACTAAAATTTGGACACGTCGGAATTCCGCCAGAATCAGGAATTAAAATCCTAAAAATCATCGGATCGGCAAAGGTCATTCAGTTGGCGGAGGCTCCCGTTCAGACAGAAGGACAACTAGCAACAGAAGAAACAGAAACAGAAGCAACAGACGCAGACGAAGACGATGAGGTTCTTCCTGAACAAAGATTCAAAATCCAGATTCTCGGCACCATCAAACTTCCCAAGGTCCGAGCCTATAAGGAAGAAACGGGATCTAAAATGATCATTCCCCAGAACATCCAGAAAAGCAGTGCTCTAAACGATCTAATTGGAACACTGGACTTGGATGACCAGAAGGACGAAAAGATGTTGCGACAGATCCGCATCATGGTCGAGACGTTTTTTCAAATGAAACAGGATCTGATCGACTATAATCCAAATGGCACAGTGAAAGGAATGAAGGAAATTAGTCCTAAGACACTGATCGATCTTATACGTTTGACCAAGAATGAGGTGCCCCTTGGTAAGGCCGTCCTTGACATTAAGAAACGCCTGTACGAAGATCCTAGACGGGTCGCAGCGGAGGCAGGAGAAGAGGAGGATTTTGAAAGCCGAGGAGTCTTTTTTAAACGCGAGGCCAGGGAGAATTATCAGTATGATATGGCTGTAAGTCAAGGTGTCGGGTCTTCTTCTGTTGTTCATTCATCAGAAGGCGAGTCGAATTTGGTGGAGTTTTATAGCTCAGAACAGCGTCTCTATAGCACCTATGAACGCCCCTGGCTTTCAGAGAAGGAGGACAGACCCCTGTTAAATACGGATATTGACAAGACATTTTTCAGATCCGAGCTGCCCGATCTGACTACGCCGAATCTCAATGGGTTTCTGAAAGCGGGACCAAAACCGGCCTTTAAGGATCCTAGACCCCACCCTGCTCTCGGTAAACTCGCCTTCGGCCAGGAAAGGGCTTTAAGTACCACGTTTCGCAAAGGGCCGAATGGTAAACAGGCACTGTTGGCTGGCGAAGACGCCACAATTCTGTTCTATCTTCTATTTCCCCAGAGCGTCGCCAAGTCCCTGGGTGCCATTCGATCTGGCCAGCTATCTCTTGACTCTGGCAGGGGTCTACTCCCTCCGAAAACAATGCGAGATCTTCTCCAGGCTCTCGGGGGAATCCAGGACAGTCCCAATCCTCAGACCATTGTGGCTCTCGGTGTAGAAGGTGACACACTAGGTAACATTCCCCTCAAAGACTATCTGTCGGGTCTCAATATTCCTGGAACCGGCATCGGCGACACCTTGCCGACCCTCCAGGATTTTGGTCTGGCCCAGCTAGAGTTCAACACGGATATCCTGAACCTGTTAAATTCCAAGATCACCATTTATCAGCGACAGCTCAAAAATGCTATCGCCGAACTGAGGGAACAGATTCAGACAGAGACTCCTGCTCCCACCCTCAATCCCATGATCCCTCTGGACTCGACGATTCTCAAAGACATCCCCATGGACGACGCGTTCTTAGCCGATGACATTGAACTATTCAAGAGTCGCAATCCCGTTCTCCAGAAATCGGACATAGCACTCTTTGCGTCCATTCTGAGAGTTCACGCAGACTATTTTCAGGCTGTCCTGGGCCAGCAACCACTAATCATGGCGGAACAGGGTCTCGTTCTACGTCGTTCGATGAAACTGGAGGCCTTGCGACAGGAAGAACTACTCAGGACCCGAAAAGACGAGGCGGGCCTCGTGCCCGTGCCCAATCTATGCGAGCATGTAGCAGCCTTGCGAACGATTCGCAAAATCAAGGATGAAAAAGAGCGATATTATTATCTGACCAAGTTCTTTGCCAAGTACCAGGGCAAACGCCGTGAAGACAATTGGATCTCGTGTAAGGTGTGTGAAAAAGAACTCCTGTGCGTCCATGAACGACTGCTCATTCAGGCCTACCTCAATCCCCTCGATAAGCCGGCCCTTCTGAAGCGTGTGAATTTGAATTTTAGCGGGGGCGTCTTCCAAGGCTACTACATTTGTAGGAGCTGCGGCCAGCCCATTCAACAGATCGGATATGACACGAACATTCAATTCGATGACGAGGGGCGGCCTATGAGCGGGCGAGCGGAACTCGTGGATAAGGAGGCCCTTACAAATAAAGAAATCGAGATCGCATTGGGCGTGGTGTTCAGCAATGAAACGGAAGATATCGCCTTCCAAGGTGAACAACTCATTTATTACAAGATTGTGAGATTGCTTGCGGAACGCGTGGGGATTTTCATGGAAAAAGACCGTTATAAGATCGTGATTGAGCGGGTCCAAGGATACATCAATTCGTTGCCGAGCCGAGAGGCCTATGCCGAGCGTCAGGAGGAGCTGCGACTGAAAGCAGAGGCCGAAAAGCGTCCGTTCAAGCCAGGCAACTACGATGCTCTGATCAGTCGTAACATCGTGTGTGCGTCAGCGGTCTTCGTCCTCATCGAAATTCAGACCTTTATTCCTGATTATGAGCCGAAATTCGTGTTACCCAAATGCGTCCCTGGATTTAGTGGCTACCCCGTTGGCCCTGAAACAGATAAACAGGGTCTACAGTACATGGTCTGTAACATTGGAACCATTGGTAACGACGAGGGGCCCTGGAACATGACGGGCTATCAGGGCGTGAAGGATCAAGAAAAGCGGTTTACCGCCATTCAGAATCAAATGAGTCTGATTCTAAAGGATATATTGTCAGGAAATGCTGTGATTAATCGGGACATTGTTAAGAAACAGATCTATAGGGATCAGAAGGCCAAACATGAGGACGAAGAGGGAAATGCGATAAAGGATGTTGTCCCTGTGGGATTCTTGCCAGAGCTTATTGTTGAGAAGGGATTAGATGCTACAGCTGAGGGATCGAATGTTGCTGCGGCTGCCGCGGCAGCCGCAGCCAATGGCGATGAGCGGGGGGTCGCCAAGGCCTGGATCCAGGAGGGACACATGTTAGCAGAGGCCACTGCGAACAAGATCAAGGGATCTCTCTTTTCAGAAATCACGTGCTGCGACATTAATATCACGGCCCCTGGACAATTCTGGGCCTCCAAGACGGATATGCCGAAGCTGGTCGAGCGACGCATTACACCCGTTATAAAGGCCCGCAGTCAACAGGTTCACTTTCAGCCTCGAAAGGGGGGTGTCGAGGGCGTCGAAATCGACAAGGATACGACGTACAGGTTGTATTTGAAGTTCTGTTTTACGGGGGACAATATCGGAAATCCTCATGAACCGGGCCTCACAAATTTGTGTAGTCGCTGTGGATTCCAGTTTCCTGGCCATCCGTCGGTCGTGGACCCTGGCGAAGGACGCACGGCAGTAACGGAAGCAGTCGAGAATCTGTCGGTCGATGGATGTCAGACCCTCCTTGACGTGGTTCATCGCAATAATGAAGTCGCGGCATACAAAATTCCTAAGTTGGAACCCATGGCCGTCGTCCTGGAACAATTTGCTTCAGTGGAACCGCCCCCCCTCTTTATGTGGCACGCAAGGTTGACCGAGACATTGGAGCGTTTAACGGTGTTGGGGCCTCAGGCAGATGAGGGCCAAATGGTCGAGGCAATTGGACCCTTTTCCGTCTCTATCGGAACTGCCGAGGCGGCAGTGAAAGCACGGGTAGACAGAAAGGTGGCCCGTCTCCTCGATACTATTGCGGCCTTCCCTTGGGACCGGTTTCTCCAGGTTCTTGAGACCTACTTGGTCGTCCCCTTTCGCAAAATCGCCAGCCGGTTCAGTGTGAGCCAGCAGATCGGATTTATTCCCAGGGATACGGATTTTTCAACGGATCACTATGCTCTTCTGGAAAAGGTCATCCAGAATGACAATGGTCTGGTAACGGCCTTTATGCGACAGCAGCCCACACCTTTTTCATTGGCCAAAATTGCTCGCTGTTTGACACAGATCTCGGCTCTGTTGCCCTTTAAATTAAGGGTACGTCCTAGTCAGATTCCAGGAAGGAACTTCGCCTTTCAGTACATTCAGCAGGCACTTTTGTTTGGACCCTTAGCAGAACTTCTGGATACGTCCATTATCCCACCAGGGGCCAATGCCAACTCCTCTTCATCTGCTGCCGCCGCTGCGGCAGTCAATGATAATACGGCAGTTCTACTAACGAAACTTATCAACGGTGCCTTCATGAAGTTCCAGGGGGAACAACTAGGATTCAATGATGAACAGCTCCGTGAGATCATTCAGGCACGAAATGAAAAAGAGTTGCGAGGTATTTTGGATCGTAAGACGGCCATGAGTGACGAAGAGCGAATGGTGGACAGTCTCTTACAGGCTAGGGGCATGGGTCGATGGGCGGTGATTAGGGCAGATCTGTACAATCCGAACCAGTTTGATATTGAGCGTCAACAAAACGCTGAGGCGGGGATCGACGAGGACTTGTACGGTCTGAATTTCGGGGAACTGGGGCTCGGCGAAGGAGGAGAGGAAGGTTACGATCATGGCGGTGGCGATCCCGAATTTGGCGGTGAGGATGAATGAAAAAGACGAGCACAAGCGATTCGATTAATATCCTCTGGAATTGGTAAGGAGGATGAAGCTGTTGCTGTATGCGGGATGTCTCTATTTGATCGGGATTGCCATTGTCCTAATTATTCAGCCATCTCTCATGTTTCGAGAGAATGGGACCTGGAAAGAATTTGGTATTGGACGAGACTCTTATCATTTTACATGGATGCCATTTTGGCTCTTTTGTGTCGTTTGGGCTCTTCTGAGTTATATGATTATGCTACTAATGGCGTCCATGAATGTGTTGCCTGGTATTCGGACGATTGAATCGCCGATTACGGATAATGAGGAAATCATGAATTCGATGTCGCCGCGACAGAGACGAAAAGTGAATGCTTCGGGAGAACTGAAGCCCGGGTACTACATTTTGGATATGGAGGAGACTGGGAAAAAGGGGGTTCCGAAGTATGTCTTTTTAGGGGAAGAGGCCCCAAATCTGATTTACAATCGCGGATAAGATATGTACTTAAAAGTACATATCGATAAGATAAGATAAGATATATTTATATTGGTTCTGTTGAATTCTTTCAAGAATTATACAGAAACGAATTAGCATTTGATCGCTAGACCGCCGGCATTTGTCTGACCGATGAATCCTAGGAAAAATACATAATATGCGACGGCGAAGGTTTTAATGAGAGGCCCTTTAAATGTGACTTTGTGTTCTTTACCGTCGTCTGTTTTGTAAGTATCACTCGTATCGGACTCGACACTTCTCACCGATCGCTTCTCTCCATCATAAAATATGCTTGTAATGGGACTTCGAACAAATTCAAAACTTGAGATGATATATCCGAGCACCACGTATCCCAGTGTATAGACAGATGCGAGGGCGGCCGATCCAGCATTGATGGAGCCACATGCCAAGAACTGAGTGAGCACTGTGCCGCCCACAGCGAACCCATATATTAGAATGGGAGCGGCAATATACAAATATGAAACGGCCGATGGTGCCGATACCGATATATAATAGAATCCAAAGACACTTAACATGAATACAAAAGCAATGGCAGCAGCGGATCCATAGATTCCTCCGCTTTGTACTGTCGCAGGCTTTTCGTCACTCATCCTCTGTTTGAACATTGTGAAATATTTCATGACGTTCAAACAGAGTATGTCCGGAACGACTCACATAGAGGATGTCGCCACATTTTTCAAAAAACGCCTGAAGACACCGAAGCTGTATGCTTATTCGGCAACGGGCGACCTAGTCATCAAAAACAAGGACGGAGAGGTGGTTCGTACGATTATGATGCCGAATTATAGGCCTCCGACGGATGAGGAAACAGCCACTCTGGAAGCAGAGAAGCTAGATCGCATTGGCAGAGCCCAAGAAGCCTTTGAGAATGCTCGACGGACCATGAGAGACGCTGTTGCCGAGGGTGTGCCTGGGAACATTCGAAGGGCTATGTCCATCGTCACGGCACTCGACGAGGCTCTTCATAGGGCCCGATACGCCGTGGAAATGGTAAAACCGCACAAGTCCATTATGACAAAGCTGATCGACTTTGAGGATCCTAAAAATGAAAAAATGGTGGAGGATGTCTACGTCTTCTCAGGGCGTTTGTTGACCCCTCAGGAGACCTGGGCAAGGGTCGCCGAGGCCGAATTCACGGCCTATAATGCTGTTGCGGCACTTGCCGCAGAAACACCTTCTCGTCCTGTTACGATTATCTCTGGGCCAGATGGGCCTGTTGGTGGCCTGAGTAGTTGGTGGCCCGTGCCGATCACTTATGAGGATGGCGATTATAAGAATGCTTATCAGGCGATCATGTCAGAAATGGCCAGGACCTTTGCTTCTCCAGAACTCGCCGAGACAATCCAGGACGCCGCAGGCCCAGAAGAGGTGAGTTATCAGTGGTCGGATTTTGAAGGTGCGACAGAGGAGGCCTGGAACACCCGACTAGAGGCTCTGATTTTAGCGATCAATCGGGCCAAGTTCAAACAACATTTGGAGCTGGCAGACCAGTTGCTCAGTACCGGACGAAGAGTACTGGGATATGTGAATCCTGAGGATCCGACCGATGCGTTTCAGGGAATTGGTTTGGCTGCTGAAAATCCTGCGGCCCAGAATGAGCATGCCTGGACGGGACAGAATGTGTATGGTCGGGCTCTCACCGCGATCCGAAAGGAGCTGGCAGATGCGAAGAAGGCATTAGGGGCTCCTCCTGGTGGAGGGGCTTCAGCCCCTCCTAACCCTCCTAATCCATTAACAGCCCGTCTCAAGCGAAAACCAGTTACGTCTGTCTTAACTACAGCCGCATCTACAGTCGGCCAGGCGGCCGCTTCAGCAGCCGTGACAGTCGGACAAGCGGCTACAGCTGCCACCGATTCTCTCATCGATCTGTTCAATCCCCCTACAACAGGTATCACCTCTGCGTCAATCCCTTTAGCATCATCTGGTTATAATCCAATTGGTGTGGCCACTGCTAGACCGATTTCTGCTCCAGCGATAGCAACTGCTATCGCTAGGCCCCCAGCCCCTTTAGGCCCTAGACCATCCCTTCCAGCTGCTGCTATTGCTAGGCCACCAGTCCCTCTCCCATACCCATCTATGGGTGCTAGACCATCCCTCCCATACCCATCTATGGGTGCTAGACCTCCTGCCCCTACCCCTGTATATCAGCCTATCGGACCTCAAAATCCTGTGAACGCACCCGACTAGGAAACAGGATACGTCTTGAGCCGATCCTGATTTTTATCGCAGTCGACCTTCTTGGCATCATACTTGTAACACACCCCATTTTTGTCCTTATACACGGTCGATTCAATGTTCTGAGGTGTCGGATACCTCATGGTAACATGTCCTTCTTGTTTCACAAAATAGATGCCGACAATGCCAATTAAGAGCCCTATAATAAATGGGATCAGTTTGAAATGCTTAAACATCTTACTTATTCATTATAAAATAATTCATACTGACTAATAGGGATTCCATGCTCAAACAATTATTAAATAATCCATTCTTTGGGATTGTATTCAGCTTTATCCTGGGTCTTGGTCTAATATCGATTATCCGTCCTGGCTGTAAAGGAGCCGAGTGTGAGAAGTTAAAAGCACCCAATCCAGCTGATTGGAACGGGCAAGTCTATGAGATGGCATCTAAGTGCTATGAATATGCTATTAAAACAGTGGATTGTCCCGCTACAGGATCCATAGAATCATTTAAGGATACATATCCTTATCGTCAATCCGTTCTGCGATCATAATACGAATAAAGAATCTGACGGAAAGCGAGAAAACAGGCATGTCAGGCACGCTCATTTCTGATCTTGGTTCATCCCCGGATGGGGATAATGATATTGTCCAACGTATTTTGTCCGAAATTAACACGTCGGACAGTGGGTCGAATCCGGTTCAAGGAAACATGCCGCCTCCGGCTGGTAATGGAAGAATGATCTCTTCACCTAATCCAAATACGACCTATCCATTAGCTATGGATCCTGCTACCGCCACCGCACACATGATCGGGAAAGACTTTCCGACGAACGGTGATTTTGCTGCCATGATGGGACAGGGCAGCCCTGCTGGGAGTTATGCTCCCGCAGGACTCGGCCAACAACAACAGTTCCAGCAACAACAGCAACAACAGTCACAACCTGTTTTGGCCCAGCTACAACAAGGCAAGGGTTGGTTCATGAATATTATTAATCAGCTCAGACAGCCCATCCTTGTAGCCATCATCTTCTGTATTGTCAGTTTGCCTGTCATCAATGTTATGCTCGGTTACTATTTGCCATCCCTGTTGAAGAGCAATGGGGATCTAACGACGATTGGTCTCCTGGCAAAAAGTGTCTTTGCGGGAGTCCTGTATTGGACTCTTCTAAACATTATCGTTCCATTAGTGGCGTCGTAGGAATTATTTACATAACTAAGTAGAGAGAATGTCTGGAATTGTAACCTACGGCGTTTCCGTTGTAACGCTGTTAATTTATTTCATGTACATTTTGGTCGTAAAAGGGATTGTGGGTCTCCTGTTTTCCTCGGCAATTTTCCTGATTGCCTTCTCTTTTACGGACTCCATTGAGTATGTCACGGCAGTTGTTGTTTTGCTAGGCCTAGCTATCGTGATGGCCTTGAAGGCATATGAGGGATTCAATGATGCGAATACGGGTATGGCGATTGAAGAGAGGGTCATGGGCTGGACGAAGGCCTACAAGCAGTCTGAGGGGTTTGAAGACGCTAAGGAGTCCATTGAGGAAGAGAAGGAGGCAAATCCTATTGTAGATGCGAAGCTGAAATCGGAGGAGAATGGACAAAACCCCACGGAGTCCAAGCCGGCCAATCCTGGTATCAATCCCTTGGACAAGTCACCGCTCGAAAAGCTGGAGAAGGATGTCAAGTCCAATTTGATGCCCGAAAATATCGCAAAGGCCAAAGAGATGTCGAAAGGTTTGATAACAAGTCCCGCTGCGAATGCCGATTCTGTGAGCAAAAGCACACTTGCCTCTGCGTCAGCTCCAGCGACTGCCGAACCTGCTCTGAAATCCACGGCGGGGTTCGAGGGTAACCCTGGTCTCTTTAAATTGGGCGAGATGCCTTCGGACAGTAAATCGGGACCCTTTGTGGACGTGGCGTCTACCATGAGCCATGCGGTGAACTCCCTTCAGCCTGAACAAATGGCGGCGATGACCATGGAGAGCCAGAAGTTGCTGGAGACCCAGAAGTCCCTCATGGGCATGCTTCAGTCGATGCGACCTGTGCTTCAGGATGGCCGCCAGTTGCTGGATACCTTCAGTGGGATCTTTGGGGGCATGGGCAAGGGGGGAATTACGGGGCCTCTGCCTCAGATGGATGTGAACGCTGGTAAGGTATAAGTTTACTTATACCAACCTATGGTAAGGTATAAGTTTACTTATACCAACCTATGGTAAGGTATAAGTTTACTTATACCAACCTATGGTAAGGTATAAGTTTACTTATACAAAATAGGTATAAGTTTACAAACATTTATTAATATTAAAATAGAGCTTTTAATATTAATAGTTAATCAATTTACATCGTCAGTGATTTACTAGGCTGGCTGGCTCGCGTGAAACCCTTGAGACTATCATTGTACTTGTACAATGTCTTCAGTCCCTTGACCTGATTACTACCGAAACTCTCAACCACATTTCCGTCCACAACCAGGTTGTCAGTGAAGAAATTAGGGCACTCCACGTGATAGTATGTGACTGACTTACCCATGTCATACTGCTTGATGTCTTTGTTTTGAAGAGCAGCATACTTGGGTATCTGCCAGACCCCCTTGCGAATCTGAAACGCATGGAGAGGGCTGAGACGCAGATCTGCGACAGGGCTAAATCCAAAGCTATGCTTGGGGATCAGATAGGGGGCTGTGTTACTGGTACTGGCCTCAATGGTTCGATTGTAGATCTTCACCGGAACGTTTTTGTTTGCCGCCGTCGTCACAATAGATCCCTGTTCCAAGGTTTCAACTGCCTTGTATCCTTTAGGCGTCAGAATACGAGTTCCGAGGGGGAAGCAGGGGACATGTGACACCGAGGTAGGCCATGGAATAGGTGTCCCATAACTAACAACAATTAGACCAGGGCCAGGTGAGTTGAATTGATTAGCACCATTGCCAGGCCCAGCAGGTATACCTGGAAATGGCGATATGGGATACACGGATGGACCTGGGCCTGTACCACCACCCTCTTCATTACCGCCATCAATACCGTTTAACACGCCAAGTGTTGTAACAGGATATATGCTCATGCCATTAGATAAACTAGGACTTGCTGTACCGTTACCTATTCCAACCCATGCCCAAGATCCTCCTGCCCCTCCTCCCCCACCATCGGCATTATCTCCCCCCCAAACATAGGGTAATCCTGTTGTTGACGGATATTGGCCATTGTCTTCATGCGTTGAAATAGAAATATATGCGACTCCCTGATTTCCATTACCAGGTGCTGATACTGAATAATTAATAACTTGACCAGGTGGTAAATTTACTGAACCGTAAAAAGCACCCCCACTTCCTCCATCATAAAAGGGTTGTACGATACGGTTGTTTCCTCCAGGACCCACTAACAAAAAATAGGTTGTTCCAGAAAAAGATGATGGAACAGTCCATGTCCCTAAGACCCCACTATTTATTGATGATTGAGCATAATTAAAACTAACGTCGGCCATCTATATATACAAAATATTTTATTTTAAAAGAACTTAAAGCAAAATAATCTAATTATCGCCGATACATGACCACATTCTTCTGTTTCGCAGTTCTCACAAACCCTTTTCGTCTTTGATCATAGGCATACAGGGTCGATTCTTCCTCTACTTGATTGCGTCCATAGCTTTCCACAATACAGCCATCTGCCATCAGATTATCTGTAAAGTAATTTGGACATTCTAAATGGTAATACGTTATTGGTTTTCCAATATCGTACTGTATAATCTGTTTGTTTTCGTTAGCAGCGTATTTGGGAATATGCCAAAGATCTGGCTGGAGACGGAACGCGTGGAGAGGAGATAATCGCAGATCGGCAGCTGGCATAAAGGGCCCCAGACAGTTTTTTGGAATTAAGTAGGGGGCATTTTCTCGATCTGTGCTAACCAGAGTCCTTGTGTGAATTTTTACTGGAACATGTTTTCCCCTGTCTGTCGTAACCAGGCCTCCATTTACTAAATTTTGGACGGGCGTGTAGCCAAGGGGCGTCAGAATGCGAGTGCCTGGAACAAAGCAAGGGATTCGTTTGAGAGCCTGTCTGCGTCTATATTCAGAAATGCTATCCACTTTCCACGGAATATCGATGCCAAATCCTAATAGAGCAATACCATTTGTTCCATATCCATACGATGATGTGTTATTTGCTACACCTACACCTGCTTGACCGGCATTATCTGGGACTGGTACTGTGTATAGTTGATTATATGGGTATGCCACATAATTGTCTGGGGGTACCCAAACACCAAGCACTGGATCATCTACACCCCCTATTGGAGCAACACATGTACTGTATCCAGCATTACCTGCTTGACTATTTGGAATGGTGACATTATAAGAAGCGTTAGTGATCGTATTTTCTAAATAAGACAAAGCGGCATTTGTACCACCATTACCAGGATTACCAGTAACATCATACACTAAACCATATGGATTTGTACCGCCTGCCGAATATGGACTAGCATACATCTGATTCGTACCAGGCGGTGGCAAGTTGCCAGTTGGCGGAGTTAAAGAAATAAAGGTTCCATCATTTGTTCCATTTCCGTTTGTGGATATATGTACATAAATTGTTGTACCTGGTGGAAGAGATACTATGCCCTTTATCGCACCTCCACCACCACCACTAAAATATGTAATAACTGGATATATTGTATTATCGATTGTTGTAGTACATATCATAGTATTAATAGCATCCCCGTTTCCTCCTGATCCCTGAAGTACAAAGGTAACAGGAACAGTTCCATCGGTATTACCTGGTAAATATGGAACAACGATCGATGAATTTACTGTATAAAAAAAAGGAAAATCATAATTCAACATGGGTATGGACGGATACAAGGAATAATTAAATCCTGGATAATTAAATTGTAAGACAATCATGCCTTTTTCTCCAGTTCCATAAGCTGGAGTTCCATTTTCTTGTGTTATACTACCTCCATTCCCTGAAGATTGAATTTGACCATTTGGATTATTTGGATTATTTGGATATGTTATGTATGACCATTGAGGATAAGGTTGCCATTTGGGAGCTCCTCCAACAGTTCCAATTGTTCCCGAGGAGACACCTCCAAATCCATTCGAAGAATATATAGTTGTAACTGTGAGATGATTATCACCATCGTCTGTAAGATATCCTAATCCTCCATTTGCTAATCCGCCTGTACCAGCGGTAGTAGTAGCCGTTCCACCATTATATGCCGCCGGTTCGCCTAAAGCAGGCGTCGTCTGACCGATCGGTTGTAAAGATAGAAAGGTGGCTTGTCCACTTCCTGTACCACCTGCCCCTATATTAAGGTATACCGTTGTTCCAAAATACGTACCAGAATTTATTAAATTAGTTCGAAGTTGAACACTTCCAATATACACACTACCACCACCCCCTGATCCATTTGAAGAAGCCCCGCCTCCTGCCCCAACAAGAGCAAACATCATATTGAGTAGTGTAAGCTCTGCTGGTACTGCTGGATATGCGGGTATAGTTATACTTACATTACTATTATAAGCGTATAGCTGTGGATTCATAAATGACATCCAAGGTCCCTAGTTATAACAAATAAAATCAACACTAGTAGCTATGCCACGCCAATGTCCACCAGGGGTTATGTGTTTGTCAACGGAGCTGCTTTTAGCGGCAGCAGGAGTCCTTATAATCGTCTGTCTGGGCATCATGTATTTTAAAACCTATGCTCCCATCGTGATCCAAATGCCGAATCAGCAAAATCGCAGATCGGAAACAGTCATCACAACCCCTCTCAGTCCAAACATTATCGATGCGAGATTTTCGAGAGCCCCTGAGCCCTTGAGAGACTGGATGGCCCCACCAGAATTTCCTCCTCGCGGAGGGATCGCGTCCATACCGATTAACATCCCGACACAGGGACTTCCTGAATCCTTTCAGCCGATTGGAAATATCAGCGTAGGGGACGGAAAGGTGCTGCCTTTGTACGGCCGTAGAACGTATTATGGGTCGTCTGATCGCTGGCAGTACTACACTCGCACAGATACTTATAACCCTGTACCATTACCTTTGCGTCAAGGGAACAGGGACTGTATGGATGATGTGGGATGCCCTGAGGTCTATTCGGGAGACCACTTGGAGGTGGAGGGGACGGGACAGAGGGGAAAGGTGCGGATCTTTAGAATGGACGGTCCTAGGTATGTTCCAGGATTATTGTAACCCCCGCTGGCGGGGGTTACCTTACTCCTAGATCGTGGCTAGGGCGTTTGAGACGGAGTCTCACGGTCCTAGGTATGTTCCAGGACTCATCTAACTTAAAGATGAATGTCACATGATAATATGTCAAGGTGCTGACATCACCTCCATAGCTCAGTCGGTAGAGCGTCGGGCTTTTAACCTGAAGGCCGAGGGTTCAATCCCCTCTGGGGGTATTTTGCCGTTAAATACGGTAGTAGGGATATCCAAGTTGGTCAAGGAGTTGCTCTTAAGAAGCAATACGAAAGTGCGTGGGTTCAAATCCCACTCCCTACATCTTTAATCTTTTTACCTTTACAATAAAGGTAAAATGATTATCAAACTTATTTAATCACTTCGTTTATCACTTAACACAGGTAAAAGTCACCCTATATTTTTTCCACGGTATCGGTAATGGCGTGCCCCCTTGACGCAACAACAGGATTTCAGACATTACAAGGGCCTATTGGCCCGACACTCCTTAGTGACATAGCTGTAAAACAGGCCCCGTTTATTATAACCTTTGCTCCCCGTCAAACCCCTCCCGCCCTTGTAGGAAATCATGTCGATGAATCCACAGACAATATTATTCTCATGAAAGGGGAACGGTACAGATTAATGGATGTACAGATTTGTACACCGACACATGATCAAGGAATTAAAACAGAGACGCAGAAACCGCCCGAGTTAGATCTTGTTTTAACCTTTTACTGTACGAGACCCACCAATATTATGGCCCCAAAACTCCTTCTTGTAATATTTCCAATTTACGTATCGAATGAAGAAAGTCGAGCAGGATATTTGCGACAACTGATCGACACAAATCAGCCCGCGGCCTCCATCCAAACACTAATGTATGACAAGGACGAAAAGGACACTAAGGCGGCATCCTTTGAATATTTGATGTGTATTGATCTTGTAAATCCCGATAATTTCAAATCCACAATGAGCTTGAATGCCATTATTTTCTATTTTCCTGTCGGCTGTACAATTAATCAACAGCATCTCGAGACATTCAAAAAAGACGCAACGTATTATCGTTTGCCTCCGGCCTTACTGGATGGATTTGCGACCGTCATGACGTATGATGTCGTAAATGGTGTCAAGTCAGTTGGTAGTATCAGCACAGAAGGCCAGATACCCAGTTCTTCAATTAGTGTTACTCCTAATGCTCTAGGTCACAGCTTTACTAGTATTTTCCAGTACAATCTGAAGCCCCCCGCCCTCAGCAGTAATTTTGATAAGAACTCATGTCCTTATTATAAAACAAGTCAATACAAATGCGTGCCATTTAATCAAATGTCAGACTTGTCCGGTGAATATGTAGTTCCAAAAGACGCAACCACGTTAGATAATATTATTAAAGAACGGGATGAATTGGTTGCTGGCGAAAAAGGAGACGTAATCCTATCATGGCAAGCAATACTGGGTTGGATTGGAGGTGTTATTGGAGGGCTTCTATTATTAGCCGCCATATATTTTGGGTTTTCATATGTTAATACGCTTAATGTTGAACCGCCTAGTCAAGGAACTCCTTTATCAATGGATTTAAATTTAGATGTTGACGTGTAAATATTCACATGAAACTGTAGTGATGAAGCAGCTTCTGTTCCTTCTATGCGTCCTTATTATTGTTATTATGGGAACATTGCTGTACAAGAAACTATACACAACGAACGAAGGATTTGAAGCCAAGGTGAAAGAAGGGCTCAGTAGCTGTCCCTTAAACATGACATCGTATTATGACAATAATGACAATCCTAGCTGTTGTGACGGAAAGGTGGAGGGGAATGCCTGTATCTCAGTTATTGGATCAAACAGAACCTGTGTTCGAGGGATGGCCAAGAATGGCAAGCCATCTTGTCGCGACGTTCTTTTGGATTACTATAAGGATAGGTCGGCTGAAGTTTGTCCGAACAACGCATCGAATTATTACGAGGGTCCAAATGGAATAAAGGGGTGTAGTGCGGAACCCTTGGCGATCGATCTTAAGGGACCTGTAGCAAAGGGTTCTGGGAAACCCGAGTGTCTGATTTACAAAACGGAAGAAGAAAATCAGACGAAGATGGATAGTTGCCTAAATCATAAACTATTGGAGGACGTGGACTGTCGCGGCGTCAACTGTGTGAAATCAATGTCGATTGTCCCTAATTCACCTGTCCCTCTGGTCCTAGTACAATTCACGGATCAGGATGGCGGACGTCATTCCTGCTACACAGATGACACCTATGCGTCCCATAAGGCAAGCCTGAAAACTTCTGCCACAGTCAGTGAAAATCCTTTACAACTATGCTCTATGGCGTATGCGAAGTTCCTGGATCGCAAGGAAGTCTAGTGAAGGTAATCCTTGAAGATGGGGGCGGACTTGGCCCCGATCGGAACAGTGGGAAGGGGTTCCTTGTCATTCAGATTCTCCGAAAAAGGAACACGTTTGAACTTATCGGATCCCGTGCCTTTTCCTGGCAGATAAATCATATCATCGGCCTCAGGTTCATCAAATTCGACGACGGGTACGGTTTCCTGGGGCTTCCCCTCTTCCTCGACGGTTGCCTGTGCGTCCTTGTCCTTCTTCGCCTCCATGATTTTTGCGAATTTCACTCTCGCATACACGACCTTCTGGCGATTGCGTTCCATGTAGAGCATCGCAGCCAAAATGAGAGCCATGATGCCCGTGGCCGGACCGTAGCTAATGGCCATTAAAAGAGCGACGACTACGAAGGCGTTAACAAGCATATAATCTAGTAGTTTTAGGATGGTCCATGGTACGATCGGTGTAGCAAATGCTGCTATTACTAGAGCCCCTACAGGCACGTATTCATTTGAATTGATCATCCTCCTCTAATAATCATACATAACAAAGATTCCTATAAAATTTGATCGTAGAATAGATATATGCTACGATCATCAATGTCAAACCCCAATAAAGTCCTAACGTCAAAAGGATATTCGATTCTCAAGGAGTCGTTAACAAAGGACCAGGTTAAGCAAATCGAAGAAGAGCTGACCGTGAAGCCTCGGACACTCCAGAAATTTGCCGCCGCTGTTCCCGAATTCAAGATTTATGCCGAGTCTTCTGCCCGTTATTATCTGCCGAGAGCCTGGGCTGCCGATATATATGGATCACCGGAAGCAGTCACCGTTAAACCTGGTGTTCCCTTGCCTCCGACTGTCACATTCCAGGGAACTCCGTATCCCTATCAGCAGGAGATCATTGATAAGTTCGTGGACCAAGGGGCCAATGGGCTGATTTGTGTGCCCTGCGGCAGAGGGAAGACCTTCATGGCCCTGGCCATTGCTGTTCGTCTCGGTAAAAGGGCCCTGATCGTCGTGGATAAGGAGTTTCTCATGAACCAATGGAAGGGGGAAATCGAACGCTATCTTGTCGGAGCCAGGGTCGGCATCCTCCAGGGCTCAAAGGCTGAACTAGATCCGGCCCTCTTCGATATCACGATCTGTATGATCCAGACGGTCTGTCTCCACGAATTTAAAATAGGGACATTTGACGGATATGGGTTCACGATCTTCGATGAATGCCATCATCTCGGAGCCCAGTATTTCAGCGGGGTCCTTCGGAAAATCCAGACCCCCCATATGCTCGGATTATCGGCGACGCCTGACCGAGACGACGGGCTCACCAAGGTCTTCGAGTACTTTCTGGGCAAGCCCGTGTATCAGGAAAAGACCAGGGAACCCGATCCCACTGTCCAAGTCAAGGCCCTCTGGTACCGTAATGACGATCCTGCGTATGCTGATTCGCCCCTGGACTGGCGGGGTCAACTGGTCACCGCCCGACTCATGACCCAGGTTGTCACATGTAAGGCCAGAACGGAGTTCGTCCTAGGGCACTTAAAGGAATTAGTGACCGATCCGAGACGAAAAGTGTTGGTTCTGTCGGAACGCAGGGACCATCTAGCCGAGCTAGACGCTGGCTTGCCACCTGCCACTAGCCGAGGCTACTACGTGGGCGGCATGAAGCAGGCCGATCTGGACCGAAACGCCGAGACCTGCCAGGTTCTCTTGGCGACCTATGCGATGGCCTCGGAGGCCATGAACATCAAGGCCCTCAATGCGATGATCATGGCATCGCCTCGAAAGAAGGTCGAGCAGAGCACGGGGCGTATCCTGAGGACCACTGTAGATAAGCGGGTCATCGAACCCTTGATAATCGATGTCATTGACCAACATGAAACCTATGTTCGTCAATGGCAGCTGAGACAGCGATACTATAAAAAGTGTGCGTATTCTATTGAACATGTGGGGAAACAGGTTAAGGAAGACAGAGGGAAACCTGCTCCTGTAGCAGAGAATTGCTTGATTGTGTTATAGGAGATTGAGAACTTTGAGGACATCTGTAAAGAGCCCTGATTTAGAGGACGCTAGACGTTTCCAATGGGTATCCCAACATACAATATAGACTGCCTTTTCGCTCTTATTCAGACCGATTGCTTTTCTGAACATTTCATGCCATCCCTTCGGCATGGCCATGGATGTATGTGTCACGACCTCTGTTTTGCCATTTTTAATTTGAAGGGTCAGGGGTACATCGAGGGATCCTGGAATATGAATGTCATCTCCTGCTAAGGGTACATAGACAGAGTTTTTATCGGTGATCATTCCGATGTCCCGTATGAACTTGACGGCGTCTTTTTCTAACATAAATCCACAGACATAAGCTCGTTCAATAAGTTGATAATCGCTGCCTTTACTGCTTCTGCCGGCCTGGGATTCTGTTGTTATAAATCCGAGTCTGTTTATTTCTTTGAGGATCGGCAACTGTTTAATCATGGTCGGATCTTCTGAACGAATTCGTTCTATAAACTCAGGGCTGTCAAATTTGGCCACGGCCCTTTTTTTTACGTCTGAAAACTTCATCCCTACTAGAATCAGTACTAATATTTTATATCGTTACCACGACATAAAATAGTATTCCTTTTTTTCGTTTAGTTCGTCTTTAGACAGGCCTGATTGAGCCCATTCATTACAGGGATGCCAATCTGAGCATGGTATTGTCCATCTCCTGACCTCGCGTCATAACCAGGACGATCCATATAGGGGTTGTTCTTGACAAGGGGTTCTATCACCACATTCGTGTAGCCTGCGGTAGGAGCATTGTAACGCATCATATCTGCCTGACCTACACTGTATGACAAGGGGGCTGAGCCACCAGACTGCCTACCCTTTCTGGTTCGCATACCTCGACTACAGATTACACACTTCTTGATAATACAATGTATCCCACCATTGTGCTTGCCTTTTCGTCTCTTTCCGCCCTTCATTAGGGGTGCCGAGGTGATGCCCTGGACACCCATGGTAACTGAGCGAATGTTGGACAGGGGAGGGTTAGGCATAGGGGCTACAGGGTTCATCTTGTTGAAGCTGCCCAGTTCACAGGGGACAGACTGGTGACCAAAGGTGCTCATGCCGACTCCATTAGGACTGAGAATATCAGGGCTGAACCCGTATCTGCCGCCGGACTGAGAGGGTCGGTAGGTGCCGGTTACAGGGAGAGCCGAATTAATGTCCTGGAAGGCTTTGGGAAAGGGAGCGGGCATCTCACCTCTTGCGACAGACACACCGTTCAACATCACGGGGCCACCAGATCCGAGCTGGGTCGCACCGCCCTTCATGGGATGAGACGCGGGGCTTGCCCCCGTGCCGGGCAGACCTGAGTTGAGGTTCGCAGGTAGGGGATTGATCGTTCCAAAACGAATGGGGATACCAGGGCAGTCTTTTCCTGGCCCAGAATACTGCTGGTGAATCTGGTTTCCTACGCCGGCAGTCGGTAGGCTCAGATTATCTGTCCAGCCGCCACCACGCATCGATCGTCGGCGTCTAGAGCACTTTTTGGCAGCCTTTTTAGAATGCCGTTTGTTATTCTTTTTGGTCGCCATCTCTACTGAGGCTCCAGACTATTTTATAAAGTCTAAGTAGTATAAATGAGTTGTTTGTTCAACAGTCTTGGCAGGCTGCTAAATATACCCACCAATGATACCAGGCAAAAAATATGTGACTATTTAGCCAGCAATAAGCCAATTATGGACGGGATGGAGACTAAGGATATCATAGCCTTTGAAGGACCAAATTACATTCAGCGAATGCGACAGAGTAGTCAGTGGGGGGGAGCGATTGAGATTCAGGCCGCCGTAAATTTGTGGAACGTCCGCGTCCTAGTCGAAAACCGCCGAGACCGGACAAAGCCCATTGAGTTTTTACCGCTAGATAAGAAGGTTACGTCAACGCTGGTCATTTATTGGACAGGGGGGCATTATGAGCCTATAAGGAGGGCTTAGAAGAGGGCTTAAAAGAGGGCTAAAGCCCTCTTTAGCCCTCTTTAGCCCTCTTATGCCCTCCTGAAGAATGACGCAGCAGACAAGGGAATAATCTGATCCAGGATCTTACTTATCTGGTACTTCTTAAAGTCGTCATTCCATATGACTTCGACACGAAGTCCTGTCGGTCCGCACTCAGATCGCATCTGTTGACTGAGCGACATCGTAGAAATGGACGCAATACCAATATGAGCTCCATCACTGGCTTCCAGCGAGTACGCATCAGGTAGACCGATTTTCGTATAGGGCTTAGCCAGAGCACAGATCTGTACGTGGACCTCGGCGTCTCGCTTAAGGGCCGGTGCCCGAAACTGACTCGGAGCCACAGGAGTGATCGAATCCCACCAGTAAAACCGTTGACCAGGTGACTCGGGCTGAATTGTCCAGGAAAGGGAGGCGTCGTACTGAGTTTCCCAGTCCTCCAAGGAAATCGGCTCAACAATGCGTGGTTTTACTGCTAATAACGGCTGTTCGGCGGGCAACCGGTTCCACAGAGTCTTCAGGGTGGACCAGCGACTCGAAAAAGGCTGCCTCGACCAGAGATCCTGACCCTCATAGATCAGTAGATCCTCGATCTGAAGGGTCGATTCACCTTTGAGCAAGTTCGCCAGGCAAACAGTCGCACCTTTCTGTCCAAAACCGGGTGGCAAAAGCCATCGAAAGGTGAGTCCTTCTTGTCGATTCGGATCCCATAAGCAAGGTGCGTATCCGTCAATGAAAAAGAGATAACAGGCAGGCCTGCGATCAAACTTGGGCCAGACGAGCAGCTTCTCTCGATTAAAGATCTCCTTGGCCCTATGTCCCGGCAAATGGACTTCCATACGGTTCAGAAGGATCGGATGTCTGCGACAAATTGTTTCAATCGCCTTGATGTGGTCTTCATCCAGGCGATTGAAACGGGGAGGACGCTTTGCTCCCCGATCTTCTGTAACGGGGCGTGAATTGGTAATTGATCGACTCATTCTACTGTACAATAGTAGGCAGGCTTTAGGTATATTTTCTAGGTTTAAGTAGTGATATGGAAACGCCAACAAAACCAGTGGTAGTTGAACAGAAATACCCAAATATGACTGGTTATAATCCTCATCCACAAAAGTCTCCAATTAAAATATTAAGGATAGCATCGGAATTGTGGACAGCAGCAGTCTTAGGTTTACAGGACAAAAATTCTACAAATATCGAGGGGGCAGTTGATGCAGTTGTAGATGCTGCTAAAAGAGTTGCCGATGCTGCTACAACTGAAACAGATAAAGAGTCTATACAGAGTGTTATTGCTACATTTGATATTGTTATTAAGAGGCTTAACCTTGCCGCTAAAAATGTTACTAATTCAAAAATTAATGATTATATTAATGCTGCTATTCAAGAGGTTCAGGAAGCTAGTAATAGAACTAGTTTAGCACAACCAGAGGCGAAACGAAGAAGAATAAATGAAGCACCGAATTTATCTGTTGTTACAACAAGAAAATTATTTGAAGGGGGTGGCGGTCGCAGATCCAAACGCCGACAGACCAAGAAACAAAGTAAGCGACGACGAGTCTGTCGGCGACAGACTCGCAGACGATAAACTCATCCAATAATCTCTGTCTCTGACAGAATGAGTACGATCCACACAAAAATAAAACAGGTCGTCCGAGCCGTTTTAGGGACAGAGGGATTTGAAAATAAGGAAGACGTCGTCATTGAGGACGGCATTGTCAATACCATTCTGGCAGGTCTGTATCTGGGAGCCTTGGGAGGTTTCCTTATTTACGCCGTCCTAGGCTACGGTGCTGCCAACCTGTCCTATTGCTACAACATTGCCATTGGATCACCTCAAGAAACTGCCTACATGTTCGCTGCCCTCTGCTTCCTCTTTCCCTATATCTATTACCCTTACTATGCCATCATGTTAAACCCGTTGTGTAAGAAGACAAATTTGGTTGCGTCTGTACGTAAATAAATTTAAATAAATATTTGAATTAACCGTTGTTTTACAAAACAATCATTAATTTAGAAAGCCGAAAAGTTATTATTCTCCGTGACATCGTTGGCATAAATTCCATTGTACAGTTCACCGCCATTCTGAATGGTATCCAGCCCAAACTTCTGGACATTCGCTGCTGTGTTCTGGCCAGTGGGTCCCGCGATACCCGCCTCATAGGCTAGTCCATCCTGATCGTTCAAAGGGGCCGGCCTGTAATGTCGTTCCGGATAGGTGATCTTGGGTTCTGCCGTGGATGCTTCCTCCTCTTCGGCCAAGGGATCCCTAGGACTGGGATCTGCGTGAACGACAACCTCGCCTCTCGGCGATTCTTGGGCGGGGGGGTTCGGACCGGAGGACGCTACGATCTTGGGCGGTGAATAGGACGTCGGCAGAATTTCAAGGGGGGCGGAAGCAGGATGCTCGAATCCTTCGGAGCCAAAGATCTTATCCTTGATCGCCATGTAGACCAAAAACCCCAAAAACAGAACAACACTGATAATTATCGCCGATTGGACTGTACTTATCGCCATCTACAACGGCACTGGTTAAAATTCTCACAGTTCATTACGCTCAGTTAACCAGACATTTATATCCTCGATGAGCCGAGGATCACCTCCTACATCAAAAAGTGTCGCCCGCCCCTGCCTCCAGTGAATACGATTCCAGGCACCGACTTGGATCCATCTACCCCTCTCATCCTCCTTTATAACCCTCACTGGAACTGTCTCGGATCCGATGTACTCTGGTCCTGTCCATGAGGCTGATCGTTTCTCCACCCTCTGACAAATCAAAGACCCTATTCGTCCTTGTTCTAAAATCGCATAGCTATCCTCGAGATCATCGATGAACCAGTTTGACCCTTGTTCAAAGGTGACCTTCTTATCAGATTCTAACATTGTCTTGTCATTCTTTATGTAGATTACAAGTTCACTCATTCCACTTACTCTATAAACTTGAAGCCGATTTAAGCACTTATTGAAAGGTAAGTGTAAATGCCATCGATAACGACAACGCTTCTTTCGGTCAAAGGCGAGTGTAAAAAGGCGAATTTGACCTTGGATGAACAGGGAACTCTGACCATCGAAACAATTCAGAAATATTTGAGGAAGAAGGAGGCCCCTGAAGTAATTGGATCTGTCCTGGACTCGGCGAATGTCCTAACGTTCTTTGGATACAAGAAGGGCAAGTCCGATACTCAGAATAATACTGATTTGCCGGCCTCTTTAAACGCTCCGCCTCTCTTCGGGGATATCGTAATCGTCGCAAGTCCAAAGGGCCTGAGTTGGAAGAAGCCCGTGGCTTATTTGCCGACAGCATGGGAGACCTTTTTGGAAACAGGAGAGGAAGAGAAGGACGAAGACGAAGAGGATGAGGACAAGGAGGAAGAGGAGGAAGAAGAAGAGGAGGAAGACGAGGATAAGGACGAGGATAAGGACGAGGATAAGGACGAGGATAAGGACGACGAGGGGGAGGATGACGAACCAGAGGAGGAGGATGACTATGATGACGGAGAGGACATGAAACCTGAGCCCATTATTACACGCAGGGTAAAAGCAAATCCGATGCTAACGGTAGACACGGCAGCCTTTAAGGAGGAACTGCCACTCGATACGCCGGCGTCTTCCCATCCAATTCGTCAGGCAACGCTCGATCAACTGGCGTTTCTGAAGGAATGGTTTGATGACAATGAAATAAATCGACTGGAAAAGGCTTTCTTAGCTTTAGCAGCATCCGAGGCCAAGAAGAATTATATTCCGAGAAATTGGAAGTCGGCAATCTTCTGCGATCTGTATCGATCCTCGGCCAGAACCGTTCTCTGGAATATTCATCCGAAGTCGCCGATTCCGAATAGGCAACTGTTTGAACGTTGTAAAAGTGGCGAGATCTCTTTGGATCAAATACCTGTCATGAGTGCGTATCAGATGTATCCTGAACACTGGCAGGAACTCGCGGATAAGCAGCTCATTCGAGAACAGAAGATTCTGGAGGGGAACAAGAGCAGGGCGACGGACGAATATGAGTGCAAGAGGTGTGGGAAGAGAGAGTGTACGAAGTATGAAATGCAGACTAGGTCGGGTGACGAGGCGACCACGATCTTCATTACGTGTTTGAGTTGCGGGAAGAATTGGCGTCGTTAACGACGCCAATACCACACCATTAGACAGGCTATAGCCTGTCTAATGGGAAAAACTGGAGACTTAACGTCTCCAGTTTCACACACGAAGTGGAAGAATTGGAGACGCTAAGAAAATGAAACCCCAAAAAATATTTTTATCGATTCAAAATAGAGACCCGATAAAAATATGGAGAGGACTACAGTGGCATCCCTACCTGTAACGCCATTACCTAGTCCTCCCATTGCCCCTTCCGTTCTTCATGAACGCCAATTTTTCGTGCTGCTAGACCAGGTCAAAAAAGGCCGTCGTACAACATCCCTAAAAAATATTAGACCTAAGATCTACTAGTGAATTAGCATCAAATCGCTGAGCCTCCAATACTCTTTTCGTCCATTCGGCAATGTCCTTAGAACGAGAAACGGCAGCTTCTTCTCCTCCACCTCTAGTCGAGCAATGTCCCGCACATCTGTCACTGTCTTAGGCACATCCACAAAGGGTCTGGCACCCTGACTTAACTGATTCGCCCGCATCCCCAAAATTCGGGTCTTTTCAAAGGGTGTTAGGAAGGGATACGTGGTATGATTCTCATCTGGCTTAGTATCGGTTGGCTGTACAACCTTCAAAGGAATCTTATTGACCACCGTCTCCAGATAGTCAATAATCAACTCTGGATGGAGCGTATAAAGTTTGCGAAGTTCCGGCTTCAGACCCGGAATTGAATCCACAAGGGCCTCACCAAGACCCCCTCCATCAATCAGCTCATCAAACGCATCCATGACGTCCTCCATATCCTCAATTTGTCCATCGTCTCCATCGTCTGCCATTGTGACTCTATTTAGCCTAGAGATAGATCGTTTAAATGAATCAAATTTGACGATTTTTAGAAAAAAAAGAAAATTGATAAAATTGAAACGCTAAAATTGAACCTAAACTCGTCCGTAGTTCTATAATATATATCCACATGTCTGTAACGAATCAGCTAGTATCCACAATGGAAGATCTCAAGGTCTTCGAAACATTTGACGCCATGGGCCTGAAAGAATCCGTCGCCCGCGGCATTAACTCCTATGGGTTTGACACCCCTTCAAAAATTCAACGAATCGCAATTAAGCCCATGATGGACGGTTGCGATATCATCGCCCAGAGCCAGTCAGGCACGGGTAAGACCGGCACCTTTGCCATCGGTTCTATTCACCATATTGATCCCACCAATCCGAATGTTCAGGTTCTCGTTCTCAGTCCCACGAGAGAACTCGCCCAGCAGACGGAAAAGGTGGCACGCGGAATTGGTCAATACATGGAGACATCGGCCACCACAAAGGGTCTCAAGTGTGCCTCCTTCTGTGGTGGCACCCCTGTTCACGTCGATCAGAAGGCTATTCGCCAGGGTGTCCAGTTTGTCGCTGGCACCCCAGGTCGCATTTACGATTTGATCACTCGTAAAGATGGACCTATGCGTCTTGATCATTTGAAGTATCTTATCCTCGACGAGGCAGATCAACTCTTGGAGGAACTCTTCGCCGAGCAAATTCGAGCGATCCTGGCCACTGGAAAGTTTCTAGAATCGACACATCTGGCTATGTTCTCGGCCACTATGCCTGAGGAAGTCCTGGAGCTGGCCGCCCGCTTCTTGAAGAAGGACCATGTGACGATCTTGGTCCCCCCAGAAGACGTGCGTCTCAAGGGTATCAATCAGTATTATGTGGATTGTGAAAAGGATGAGTGGAAGTTCGATGTCTTGGCCGATCTCTATAAGCACATGTCCGTCAATCAGGCGATCATCTTCGCCAACAAGATTCCCACCGTTGAGAAGCTGACAAAGAGAATGTTGGACGCGGGATATACCCTTGAGTGTATTCACGGCGATATGGAGACGTCTGAACGTAAGAAGCGTCTCCAGGATTTCCGTGATGGAACGAGTCGTATTCTGATCGCCACAGATGTCTTGGCCAGAGGTGTGGACGTTCAGCAGGTGAGCTTGGTGATTAACTATGAGATGCCAAACAGTCGCGAGAACTACTTCCACAGAATTGGCCGCTCGGGTCGATATGGACGAAAAGGTGTGTCGATTAACTTGATTGGATCTGCGGATGAGATGACACTCCAGAAGGATATCGAGAAGAGCTATTGCTTGACCATTCCATCTCTTCCTGAAAATCTGGCGGGAGTTGATATGTAATACAAAATACAAAATACAAACAAAATATTAAAAAGACTATAATAGCCAATTTAATATTTTTTTCGGGCAATAGCCAATTTAATATTTTTTTCGGGCAATAGCCAATTTAATATTTTTTTGAACAACCTTTTAGTCCAAGTCTATGATCGAATATCAATACGACAGATCGGGCAGAAAACGCTTCTTTCCAACCACTGATCGATACAGCCCTTATGGAACGCATGATTACACTGATTGATTGTGCGAATTTCGGAGTCTGATAATACCTCTTCCTGACAGATCGCACAGTTATCGTCCATTGGTGTGTTTGACACAGTCGTGGCTAGACGAATCTGTTCTGTCGAGGGGGCTACAATGACGTCTTCCATGGGACCAAACAGACTATTAATAAGTCCTCCATAGTCATCCTGTTCAAAAATAAGATTGCTGGATGCGGTTGTTGTAAAGAGTAAGTTTCCTAGACGCGAGGATGTTGTGTATGGACGTACAGGTGCTAGTGGCATTGCTAGATTCATGAGTTCATTGAGAAAGCTCATATCGCTGTACCTGTTTCGACGCGGTGTTACAGGAATCTCATCGCTTGAAATATCGTCTATGATAGGTGTAGAGGTAGTTGTAGCAGTAGCTTGCGAAGCAGTAGCAGTAGCTTGCGAAGCAATTGTTGGTTCTGTTACAGCCGGTTGTATAGTTCCCGATACATCCAAGTACTGGCGATAGAGTGTACGTCGGGCTTCAAAATTAGGACATTGTGCTCTTGCCTGTCCCTGAATATATCCGAGGAGGTCCTGGACGGATTGGAACCGATCCGAGTTGTACAAGACATCGGGCAAAAATCGATCCAATTCTTCTAGGAGCGAAATGTTAAAAATTGAATTCGGATATGCCATGGACTCACTGCTACTCCTATCTTTAACAGCACTTAAGCTCTTTAAGATATTAATATAGTATCCATGTCAGAAGATATAAAAACAGTCAGCATAGTCCCAGGGCTTATCACGGGACTGGAAGGCGATCCTCCCGCTGAACCTACCTTTGGTAGTTCCATGATCGAATCCCTAACTCCATCAGAGGAGGCCCTGTTCGACGGAATTCCAGAAGCATCGGAATTCTATGAACACGGTGGGTTTTCCTTTGATCCATTCATAGAAGGAGAAGCAGAAGGGGAAGGGTTCTCCTTTGAGCCAACTGATTCTGAAACGCAATATGGGGAATCAGGCCTTCCCCTAGAAGTATCTGCCCCTCCATCAACTGATATTAGCGGATCAGAGCCTAATCAGTCCCCTCCTGAAGTACTAGTAGAGAAGCCGATGGAGACCAAGGGCATTGTGGGGCTCCAGAACATGAACAACACATGTTATGCTAATTCCACCATCCAATTGCTAAGAGCCGTCCCAGAGCTCAACGTCTTCATCATGCGTGAGGACTTAGAATCGGTCTGTACCGACAAGGACTCCATTCAGGCCAAACTTATTATGGGCTACCAGGATCTCATTAAGAGTATGTGGTCCGCACACAGACCCGCCTATGTGCGACCCATGGGATTCCTCTCCATTATTAAGGACGCTGTGAAGGACACCGTCTATGAGAGCTTCGGTCAGCCCAGGCAGAACGACAGTCACGAGTATCTGATCTATCTGCTCGATAACTTCCACGAGGCCCTCAATGAAAAGGCCAAGTCCAAAGACGTGGTAATCGATGCTCCTGAGGGCTCCTCTATGGCAACCTTGGCGACCCAGGGCTGGAACACCTTCTTGAGCCGTCACACGAGTCCCATTGTGGACATGTTCTTCGGCCTCATGCGGAAGACTACCGAATGTCAGACATGCCATAATAAGTCATATCGCTGGGAGACCTTCAACGTCTTCAAGATTCCCTGTACTGGCCCCAATCTTCAGGACTGGTTTAAGGCCGAGTGTGCCTCAGACACGATTGACGAATATGAGTGTCTTCCTTGCCGCCAGTCCCTGGATAAGCGTCAGCCGGCGACAACCTACTCGCACATCTGGAGATTGCCATCATCCCTGTTCGTCGCTCTCAAACGGTTCCAGTATGATGGCCGCAAGAATCAGACACCCTGTCCTGCCATTACAGGAACGATTTCCTTGGCAGATCACTTTGCTCCTGAATCGGATCATCCGAGTAAGGGATGGTCCTATGAGTGTCGGGCCATCGCCGATCACCATGGATTCGGAAATGGGGGCCACTATTCGGCCCAAATCGCCCATCCGGTCACGAACAAGTGGTGGTGGATCGATGATGCGATGAGTCAGTCCCTTCCTGACGGTCCTCGCTTCGGCCCATCCAACTATGTCCTGTATCTGAGGAGGAAGACAGATTGCGTGGCTCACGAAGCGTAAAATATGTAGTCTTAGTAGATTTAAAATGCCGAGGATGAAGGGAGGATCTAATTCAGCTACTTTAAAAGCTCAGGCAGATGCTATGGGTGAATCATTATTTAAGACATGGAATGAAGTTAGATCAGCCGATATTGAAAAAATTAAAGATATGTTTGATGAAAATGGCATTATTAAAGAAGATGGTGAACATGCTAATTTACTTCATTCTGCTAGTTTTTTTAGTGATTTATACAAATGGACGATGACACCTGTTATTCGAGCATTGGAAAAAACACATGGAAATATCACAGTTACATTTGGCATAGATTTACGTGACCCTCAAATGATCCAAATGCTGTTTAACAGTTTAAATGGGGATAAATCTGCTGCGAAAGAAGGATCACTTATTACTAAGATCGATGAAGCATTACAGACACTTACTCAACGCAAATTTAAACAGGATGTTTTTAAACATGTTTTATCTGGACCTCGTGATAAAATTTTTGACGTAGGCGGAATGTCAAAACAACAAAATATTGATGAAATTTGTGGATCATCTGCCTCTGAAAAAGCATTGGTAGATGAGGTAATGCCATTTATTGTAAAACAACTTGAACCTGAATATCTTACGATGACATCAGATGAAAGAGTAGTTATTCGTTTTTATTTTGATTCAACAAAAAGCGATAAATATGGAAACAAAGGTGTATTTTTTATTGAAGCAACGGGTCCATGGCATAGAGTTACATGGCTTGAAACAAGTTTAATGCAGTGTGTCTATGAAACAACGCTAAGACATGAATTAACTGTTTCGTATTATGACTGGCTTGACAGTGCGTTATTTCGTACCGCAAAGAGTATTTGCTTTTCTTATTTAGTCCAAGGTACAAAAGGCGGAAAACCATTCCCCGCACTATTTACTGGTAGACGAACAGGTGGTCGATTATTTATCTTGTTACAAAATTTAATGTTTGCTGATACATTTACGAGTGGTCTAGTTCCAAAACCACTTGATGGTAGTATGATAGACTCCTTTTCGTCAATTCTTCCTGGGCAACAAAAATGTCTTGGTACTTCATCATGCGATTCCAATTATATTTTAACACAAAAATTAGGGTTACCATGCCATCCTCCTATTGGTACAAACGCACACGAAATGCGAATGGTGTCCTCTATAATGTATGCTCATCTTGATCAAAATATTCAGGGATTACCGTTGTCACAAATTATAGTGGATTATCTCTATTATTTACATGTATGGAACAAAACGGGTGGTCCTGGTCCCGCCCTTCCAGACACAGTTGGCACGCCAGCATTTATGAAAGCCGCCGAATTTATAACATTTGGTCCAGATGTTGCTAAAAAGGATCCTGCTGGAGCTGTCATAAATCCAAATCCTACACTTTTACAATTAATAGGGTTGCCTAGACAAGATTCAGGAGAATTACAGCAATTTTTAGATACGATGGGCAAATTTGGTTACACAGGTCTTACAATGGCATCCGAAATTGATACGACTGGAACACTGTTTGAAGCAGCCGAAAAGGGATATTTTTGTTATGGGGCGGGGGGATTTTTTGGCGACAGTGAAAAGATATGGGAATCAGGATCTCGATCTAATAAATTATCGATGGCAGTCAAACCAGTGCGAGTTGTGTTTACAACATCGGTGCCTACATTATTAAAAGGTATTCCTTATGTATCTATTCTGACAGGTAATAAGGTGGTCGGATTTCCTGTTAAATTGGGTGATGCCAGTGATCCAGCAAAAGTATCTATTGATAGAAATTTATCTTCTGACATGGTCAAAAATCTTGTTAATTTTTTCATAGCAAGGAAAAATTATGTTGAAAAAGATAATATGCGATTTAATAAACGTACTGCTAGTATAACGTCTTTATTTAATGATTCTTTACTACGTAAATTAAAACCAGTTCCACTGCCTCCCTATGTTAAAAATAGTAAATTTCCTACAGGTGATTGGAAAATGTTTACTATACAGGATTTAATTGAAAGTAGACCCATTGAATCTGTTACTATTGAAAATACTAATAATGAAGGTTTGAATTATCCTACATTTGTACGTGGGAATAAGGGGGGCCGCCGAACACACAAGCGTCGTCGCATAAATCGCAAGAAAACGTCGAAGAGACGCAGATAATATCTTACTTAAATAGGTATGATCAATTATACCTATGTCCCGAGAAATTCCTAATTCTGTATTACCCCTTTTGAAACAATATACAGAATTAGGATTGTTAACAATTTCCACTGAAACAGTCACTGTTCGTCATAGTCCATTATTCACAGCACAGCAAAATAGAATATCGGCACTTTTAAAATGGCTCCAGGAGTATTGCTATATTCATAATCAAACAAAGACAATAGATGGATCGTATTTTTTTACAGTACTGGATGGATTTCGGGAGAAAACACATCCATCTTTATCTGGTGATTATGTAAAAATAACAGATCTGGATATAACAAAGTATAATAATGAACAATTTATACATCCAACGCAACTACATGAACCCTATCCAATCTTTCCCTATCCAGTTATTTCTTGGTCCAGACATAAAGGTGATTCATCAGTTGTGCTTATTCCAGATCAGTATTATATTATTCAGAATGGATATTTTCAATTACTTTTACAAATTAAAAAAGCGGATAGACCATGGACTTCAAAACAAAACAAAGTCTTTTGGAGAGGGGGTAAAAATGGAAGTCACTATTCTATATATGATCCAACCTGTTCTAAAACGCAACGAGAACTCGCAATGGATGTTAGTTTGCGATACCCTGCTCAAATGGATATTAGCTTTACAGGATCCGTTAATAAGCCTGAATATTTACAATACAAATATCTGTTGGACGTAGATGGACATGTGAATGCCTGGGATGGACTGTTTTGGAAACTGGGTTCGAACAGCGTTGTCTTCAAGATTGAAAGTCACTGGGAAGAATGGTATTATGACCAACTGGTACCATGGGTACATTATATTCCTGTACTAGGAGATTCTAGTGATCTGTATGAAAAGTATCTGTGGGCGGAGAAAAATGAAACAAAAGTGCTAAAGATTATTCGAAACGCAAATGAACTTGTCCATAAATATCGCTACGAATACACGCTTCTGTCTTCAAAAATATTCAATAATTTTAAGGAGTCGAACACTCTAGTAAAGAAATATTATTCTTAGAGTAAGAAGTTACTATTTTTTGATAAACTACATCAAAAAATAGAAAGCAAATTGTGAGTTTAATCTGACCCATTTCGTTTCCACCTACATATGTTGTTTTTATCGGGAATAGCAGTATACATCTTTCCGTCATTTCCTTTTTTTGTTTCACCACAATGCTTATTCGCAGGATAGGGCGGAGAATCACGCGTAAGATATTTTTTATCTATTTTTCTCGTGATAGTATGTTTTTTTCTATCCTTTGCTTTCACTAATTTAGCCGTAAGTTTTTTATGTTCTGCCCCTGTAAGTTTTAAAGGGTTTGTCTCTGTTTTCAGAGCGTACCCTATATTTCGTAGCCATATGCGACGACAATCGCCGATACAATTTTGTTTTCCTGCTATCATATCATCAAGAAGTTTAAATGCTTGTTTCTTATTGATAAATGGCATTCTCTATATAATATTTTTATTATAAGTCCCTGGTTATAATAAAAATATTAATGCTTTGAACTTTACAGGATTACATATACATTCCCATGGGTGCCGCATGCCTATCCTCCTTCTTCTTCAGGAACAGATCTACATGCTCCTTCTTCAGTGTGAACGGCAAAGAGAAGTCCTTGATGTAGAACGGCAACTCCTTGGAATTGTACATACGCAACATGTTGATCTTCTGTGTAATCTGCTCGATACATCGCTTCAGTTCGCGTACTCCCATCTCTTCCTTGGCATACTCCTCAATCACGTAGGTCAACAGCTCCTTGTTGATTGCCACACGCTCCACCAGACTCACGTCCTTCAAGGCCGCCGGCAACAAATACTGCTCCGCAATCGCCACCTTCTGCTTTACGTCATAGCCCTTGAGTTCGATCACCATCAGACGATCCAGCAGAACCTTATCGATCTTTGAAATGTCATTCGCACTGAAGATGAACATGACCTTGGACAGATCAATCGGTACACCCGACAGATACTTGTCCTCGAAGCCCTCATTTGACGTGGGGTCCGTCAAATGGATCAACATGTTCTGGACCTCCTCTCCCTTCGGAGTCGCAGACACCTTGTCCACCTCGTCGAACAGGAGCACCGTGGACATGGACTTTGCCCCAATCAAGGAGTTCACAATCTTTCCGCAATGAGACGATTCGTAGACAAGCTGGTGACCCGTGTACGTCGACGCATCCGAGTCTCCGCCCAACGAGATGAACTGGAAGGGCCAGCCGAGAGCCTTCGCAATACCATTCTTAATGAGCGAGGTCTTGCCAATACCAGGAGGACCAACAAGCAACAAGGACGTCCCACGGCTGCTAGGATTGGTGATCTTCGTAGTGATGTACTGGAGGATCTGGAGCTTAGTCTCCTGTTGTCCATAGATCGCGTCATCCAAGGACTTCTGGGCACCCTTCATGAAGGAAGCACATGCCTCAGACCCATCGTCGATCTTCACAGGCATTTCCTTGTACAGGCCGAAAGGAATACTCACCATCTTATCCAGCCAGTTGCGGACCTTGAAATACTCACCCGTGGCGGGATCTAGCGTCTGGAGCGAGTTGTACTTTGCGAGCACAAGTGCCTGAGTCTCCGTGGGGATCTTGAGGGTCAGAATACGCAACATGAGATTGACACCCGTGTCCGTCGTCGTAGGGCGTCGCTCCAAGGCCTTGATCAGCTCCTCCTGCTTCTCCCCAGTCAGTGCCTTGAACTGATCAATGTGTGCGTCAATTGTGTTGTCCTCCACAGGGGTTGTCAAGAGCTTCACGAACTTCTTGACAGCAGGTCCTTCCTTCTTCATGTTGTGACGCTGAGGCACCATGGGGTCCATGATGTCATCATCCCCTCCGCCAATCGTGATCAGAAGGTTCGTATGACTAGGACTCGCATTTGACCCCTCTTCATCCTCCTCGTCTGACTCATCCTCCTCATCCGTATCCTCAGATCCCAGAGTCTCTCCTTCCTCGTCATCGTCGTCTGAACCGAACTCCTCAAAGTCATCGTCTTCGGATTCCTCCTCCGAGGAAGTCTCCACGACCTGACGCTTGGCCTTCTTAGAGGGACGAACAGGTTCGGGTTCGGGTTCGGGTCTTGTTCTGTACTTGGATCCGGACTTTGCGAGTTCCTTCTTGATCAACCTATCCGCTTTAAGTGCCGCCTTCCGCTTCTTGACCGGACGCTCCTCCTCCTCGGACTCCGTTTCATCAGAATACGCAATTAAGCCACGGATGTTTCCCCTCTGATCCACATCACTGTCGCTACTGTTTTCATCATCGTGCTTGCCCCCAGCACGTTTCTTAATATGACGCTCCTTCTTGACAGGCTTCGTCTTCTGTCGTGAAGATTCGTCCTCGTCCGCAGTACCAGATCGCTTGGGCATTCTAGAAGTATGCTTCATTTTCTGAATTATACTATTTCCTATGTCTTAGGTTGTTACAGCCCTAATTAATCAATTTTAGTAGAGTTATTAGTAACACTAATAAAATAGTTACACGATTCTATTTATTTACGAGAACGCCTGGTCTTCTTACGCAAAACATTCTTGACCGTGTTGCTGACCCCCTTGCCGACATTGGATACGCCGCGATTAAGACGCTTGGTGAGCCCCTTGCCGACCCTGTTAACGCCCTTAATCGCTCCGTGCGTAAGGCGAGTGGCACCCTTGGTGGTACCCGTGATCACACTATTCACAAGACCCAGTGCTCCACTGATGGGTGTGTAGATGGTTGAAAAAAGACCCTTGCCTGATCGTCGCTTACTTGATCGATTTCTCTTTGCCATTCTACTAAGGCTTCATAAAAAATAGAGGTTAGGATTTAGAGCATTTTAATCTTGTCCAGGATGTCCATGATTGTAAAGCGTCCACGATCACTGAGCGAAGGGAGGTCGGGATTCTTTTTGGTGAGGGGATCTAGGAGGAGAGAATATCGTTCCTTGAGGGCGGATTTTAGGGCCATCGCGAGGGGTGTTGTTTGTCCCTGAATGCCCTTCAAGATACGCATAAGGCAGTTCGCATATTCTTCGAATAGCTTGCGACTGTCGGAGGATGTTGCCACCTTTGGTAGCGTCTCCACGATTGTCTGGATTGTGGTCAAGAATAGCTCGGCATCCAGGATGTTATATTTGATCATCTCTGCGAGGAATTGTGAATAGCCGAGGCGATATTTCTTCACCGTAGTGGTTTCAATCACCGTTTTTGAATCGCTGGCTACCGGACTCTCTGACACATCACTAAAGATTGATATGTATTCCTTATAGCGATTTATCATTTCAGTGGTAAGCACAGCATATTTACTGCTTAACTCTGATAGCAGCTTTACATATGTTGGACAGAAGACCTCCTCCATTGTGGCCTTGTCAAACACGAGCTTCATAAAGCTCTTAAGGAATTCTGTCCTGCCAGAATCCATTATCTGACATAGGAAATCGTGTATTTCATTGTAATTGGTTACCGAAAAGCGGTTGAGTTTGTCCTGAATAATGAGGAGGACTGGATCAATGTCTTTTTCAGCAGACTTGAATTTACTGACATATTTATACGGGGCAGTATGAACTGGGGGGGCAGTAGTAGTAGTAGTAGTAGTAGCAGTAGCAGAAGTAGAAGTAGCAGTAGTAGAAGTAGAAGTAGCAGAACTAGAACTAGCCGTAGTAGTGTTTGCGGGACGATATTGCCGGTAATTGTTACTGCTACTACTACTGCTACTGCTACTGCTACTGTTATTGTAACGCCCCCCTCCCCTCCTCCAATCATTCGAGATTGGGATTCTCCTCCATCCCTGATTATCTCCGCCGTCACGCGTCATCATCTCACGAATTCGCTCAACATTATGAAGAACTTCTGTGGAAGGTGGTCCAAAACTCTTGCGGCAACTGGTAATTGCCTCAAGAGTTTCTATGATTGATTTGTCCGTAACAGGTCCTGATACCTGCGACATATTTAGTATGGATACTTATAGTTTAAGTGCTTTTTCTTAGTAGCAACCAAACAAGACTCAAATTTACTACTTCAATTTTATTGTTTGAATCAATTGTGTCAAATTGCTGGAATTGATTCCCCGTGTTACCTGTAAATGGACGTACAGCGTATTCAGGATTCGGTGAACATTGACCGTCTTTCGGATTACATTGGAATCAGGACGAAAGCAGGAAGACAGGCCCTAAAAGAAAAAACGGGCCAATGGACTTCCGATGTTAAGCGGCTCAAACAGAAGAGCTATGAGTTTGCGACGCTACAACAAACCTTACAGAACAGTGCCATCATAAAAGAACTGAACCTGACATTCCGTGATTTGAGCGAGATGGAACCTGAGTTGGACACGCTGGTGGAAACGGCCTCCGAATTAGAAACGGAGGCCTTCAATGAACTTCTGTTTCTTCAGCCCTGGTCTCAGCCGTTCAACTTCATCCCCTACCTTCTTGTGATCTGGTCTGCCCTTCGTGTCTACATCTTTCCGGGCATGTCCCTTCTTATGCCCCTCATGATGCTGATTATGCCCTTTATCATTCTACGCTTCATGTTCAGCATACCGATTACACTTGGTCGATACAGTATGATCTTATCGACCCTGTTTTCAGGCCAGATCACATCACTACTCGATCCCAACTTTGTAAAAGATGCTCCTGTAACGGCAGTCCCCTTCGATATCTTCCAGCTCTTCAAATCGGGATTCCTGCTCCTCACGATCGGTCAAAGCTTCCTCCAACCCTATTGGTCCTGGAAGCATCTTTCGTCCATTGACGCTATAATCGTTAAGAAGGCGAAGGCTCTCCTACACTTCAAGGCACTCTATGAAGATGCTGTTAGCCTGTTTAAGGGACATGGCTATACCTTGAGTCCCATCCCGTTTGCCCCCGATATAACAGATCCCAGACAGCTCGTGGCCCATGCTCACCTTCACACTGTGTATCTTAAAACCGCCAGGAAACGATTGGGGGCCTTGGAAGCATTAGTCTGTTTGGCCAAACAGGAGAATATGGTTCCCGTTTATTGGACCATCCATAAACCCTGTCTAGAACTGACAGATGCTTATGATTACAATGTACCCTCGTCCATCCGAAAAACATTCAACATTTCCATGGGCCAAAAGACAGGCCATGCCCTTCTCACGGGGCCTAATCGAGGCGGCAAGTCCACGACACTCCGATCTGTTTTGACATCCTGTCTTCTAGCACACACCTACGGTTGTGCTCCAGCCTCAAAGGCCATCATGAGCCCCTTGAACACACTGTTCGTCTGCTTAACACCTGAGGATCTGCCTGGACAGAAGTCGAGGTTTGAACGAGAAATCGAATTTACGGCACAGACCCTGAAAGCCGATCCGAATCAGAGACATCTGGTTCTGCTCGATGAACTTTATCATTCCACGAACCCCCCTGATGCCGAGAAGGCCTGTAGAATCTATACGGAACGGCTCTGGACGAAACAGAACACCATGTCGATTGTCAGTACCCATCTGTTCGACTTCGTGGAACAGGCCCCCTCTACCATTCAACGTCTCTGCTGTCCGGCTACGGTGGATGGCGGTATTATCAAATACAGTTACCGGCTTACAGAAGGAATCTGTAAAGTCAGTTCTGTTCAGGAACTACTGGTCGAAAATGGCTTAATCTCCTCTGTGTGATTTTCTGAGAAACTAAAGTCTCTGAAGCAACAGAACAGATGGCATCCTTGAATGATACCTTAACGGTTGGTCTGATTTTGATTTTACTGTTTGGAGCAGTCTCCCTGTATCTGTATACACGTGTCCAACAGTGCGAACAGAAGCTCAATTTGGTGGAATCCATCCTGTTGGACATCAAGATGAGTGCGGAGCTGAGGGAATACCCTGAACTACCGGCTCCTGTCCCTGTTCAAAAGGTAAGTCGTAGCGGTAGCGTTGACAGTGATAGGAGTAATGACCAAGCTAGAGGCAGAGGGAATAGCAGGGATAACAATAACAATAATAACAACAATAACAGTCATAGTGAAGAGGCCCTGTATGCCAGTGCTCTAGAAGAGGCCCATTTGGACGCAGAGGCAAGTACCCTTCCCCCATTAGAGGAATCTGCTTCAGGCGTAGAGGTCGCAGAAGCGGTGGCAGCAAATACCACCTCTAAGACTGAGGAAGGAAAGGCAAAGTCTGTGCCCACTGTGAACTATGAGTCTATGACACTCGCGGAGCTCAAGGCCATCGGGAAGCAGCGATCCATCACGGGTTTCTCTGCCATGAAGCGAAGTCAGATTTTGGAGGCTCTGAGGAATGCTGATTCGAAGCAGACCACTGTCGCTGGCGATCTGTCCTCTTTTCTAGATATGTCATCTCCTTTGGACGAAGAGGGTGTGGAGACATTGGCCGCATAAAGACCAGATTACAAATATACTAATTTTATGAGGAATAATCGCATAAAATTATGATCGTAAGAGATAGGGATGAGCATCGACTTCAACGGATTTAACGCAGTGACCTATCCGAATTATTTCGCCAAACAACCGACGCTGGGCAGCCAACGCCGACTGGCCAGGAACTTAGTGAACACACCGACCGCTGAACCGGCTCCCGACAACCGCTACCCTGCCTATTCAGGTCCGATGGAAGACGGACAGAATGGCACGGACTACCGTCCTCACTGTGCCTACAATCTGCCGCCTGGCACACAGTTCACCACCAAGCTCTGGATGATCCACCACACGGACTCCATGATTAATCTGGCGAGACAGAGACATGCGGAATGGTCAGGGTCCTCCTTACCTTTAGCAAAGACTATTCCGCCCCCTGCTGTCGCGGTCTTTTCTAGCCCCTTCGAAAACGAACTGGTACCGACCCACAAGTATGGAGGGATTGGCACGGAACGTATGGATGCCAAGGCACCTCCTCTCTTCGGCACCTTCGTGATGCCCCCGACGCCCCAGGAGATCCGCAACAACACAAAGAACATTGCCTTGACCCATCAATATCAGGGGGGCCGCAATACACCCAGGGGATCTCATATGTATATTCCTGATAACTAGTAGGGATTAATGGACGAAAAGGGTCTATTTTATTATCGGTTAAATCTGATTCTATTTTTGATCAATATCGGTATTGGTGTTCATTTGAAAAATTATCTGATTATAATCACATCTCTGATAGCAGTTATTCTGTCTGTCTACGTATTTAACAATGATTGGAATAAAACCTGGATTCTGGACCAGATCGCAATTCTGGCCATTCTGATTCCCGCGATGGTTCTGTGGATTCAATTGAATCCCGCCAAACATCCCTTCGCAGGCATTTTCTTTGGAGCTGCCGCCTTCATATACGGCATAGGTCTGGTCAAAAAACTCTACACGCATTCCCAGAAACCCGCCGTGCGTGAATTCTGGCATCTGTTCGTCCACATTCTGAGTTTTGTAGGAGCGATTTTTTCCTCAGAAGTCCTTTTAGTTGGACTACTCTAAGTAACAGTCTAAATCCTTAGTATCTATCTAACGCAAGATGACGACCCTTGTTGCGTTTGATATTGGAATCAAGAATCTGGCTTTTTGTGCGATGAGAAGGGATTCTTCAAACCAAGAACTCCTGGCACTCGAAAACTATAATCTACTCGCGTCTGAAACGGTTGCTGCGATTCTCTGTTCCAAGTGTAAGTCGAAGGCATCCTATGAATCTGTTTTAGGCCCCACCTGTAAACGACATATTCCGTCAACTCATCCATTGCTACAAGAAGACGGACTGAAGATGCCTTTAATGCCAGTGCTCAAGGCCGCAGCGAAGGCCCTCAATCTCAAGGGAAAGACCAAGGATTCGCTAATTGAGGCCCTGAAAACCAGGCATAGTCTTCCTCTAACAAAGGTCAAAGCCCCCAATGCGGCCAAACAGACCTTGGTGGCCCTCCATGACGCCCTTCGCACTATGGTGACAGATCGCTGGACCGCCTTTTCGTCCTGTCAAGAAATCCTTCTGGAAAATCAGCCGGCTCTCAAGAATCCCCATATGAAGACTGTCCAGGTGTTACTGTTTGCTGCCTTAAGGGAACGATTCCTACAGTCCAATTTGAATCCCAATTTCCATTTGATCCATGCGAAAAAGAAGGTAACGACAGCGGAAAAGGGTGACGCGGGGTATGCTGATAGAAAGCTCGGATCGGAACAGCGATTTCAGGAATTAATTGACTCGGGGAAGTTGAAGGGATCATTAACAGAGGCTTGGCTTGTAGCGAAGAAAAAGTCCGATATGTCTGACGCAGTCTGTATGTGTATGGATTTCTAGATGCGATTAATTGAAGCTTAAATAATCACAAGGGAGTCAAGAATATGAGCGGCCAGGTATCCATCCATGATATGCAATCGTTCGCCGAATCCTTGACGGAACCAGATGTGAGGATGTCCTCCGATCTGGGGAACGTTATCGACTTGGGGCCGGTGGGAGATTTGGGTGACGACTTAGGGTTTGGACTCCTTACTAATGCTAAGGTGACAAGGAGTAGCAGCAGCAATAGTGGCAGTGGCAGCTCTAGTTCTATGAGTAGTAGTTCATCAAATACGGTTCATATCCCCATGTCGCACGCGAATTCTGCCGATATCAGTATTGGGCCCTTAGAGCCCTTGGAATCTATGACATTTGAAATCCCTACCGGCGACTCAGGAGCCGTTCCAGAATTTACGATTAACCGTGAATCCAGTTCCTCCTCTGATAACCAGCAAACTGCCACCGGGCCCGGTGTCAATCTTACGGCTCCCTTGAAACGTTTAAGTCCCGAGGAGGAGCGAAAGGAAAAGGCCGACATGATCAACAAGTTGAATCGCATGGAGTCCAAGGGATTCCAGATCAGCCGCAGGTTCACGATGGACAATTCACTGGATGAGATCAAGCAGGAATTCGAGCGACTTATGGATGCTCGCAACTTGGAGTCATCCATCAAGTTCCAGCGTCAGATGATGATGGGGGTGGTGACGGGCATGGAGCTTATGAACAACAAGTTCAATCCGTTTGACTGGCAACTCGACGGGTGGTCCGAATCCGTTCATGAGAACGTGGACGATTATGACGAGGTCTTCGAGGAGCTCTATGATAAGTACAAGGGCAAGGGTAACATGCCCCCAGAAGCCCGTCTTCTGTTCATGATGGTCGGATCGGGCTTCATGTTCCATATGAGTAATTCGTTTTTCCGATCCAAGATGGGCAACATGACGATGGACGATATCTTGAAGAACAATCCAGCCTTGGCGAAGCAGATGGCGGCTGCGGCAGCTCAGGCGGCGGGTCCAGGATTCGGTAATTTCATGGGGGCGGCGATGGGCATGCCACCTGGTATGCCACAAGGCCAAGGCATGGGTATGGGATCACCTATATCACAACAGCCCCCCACAACAGGAGCCTTCTTCCAGGCCCCCAATGCTCCCATGTCCCAACAGCAACAAAATCCAGCACCTGTTCGTCGGGAAATGAGGGGTCCTTCAGGTGTGGATGACATCCTTCAGACCTTCCAGGAGGTTCGTAACGCAGAAGTGAATGTCAATCCCATGTTTGCTCCTATGCCTTCAGGTAATCTACAACCTATTCCGAGGGCTATGAATAGTCCTCCAGCCCAGGCGGCACTAGCGGAAATTCAGAGCATTCATAGCGAAGATATGAGGAGCCAGGCAGAGAGTTCTGCTACGGGACGAACAGGTGGTGGTGGGAGGCGAAGGAAGGCACAGCTTCCTGTGGGGAATACGATGACACTAAATGTGTAACACGTAACAACCTAAATCTTTGATTCTAGTAGAACACACAGAATGGGAGCATTATGTACTACATCTGCTGTATCAGTGCCAAAGGGTGATCAGATAGAATCTGTTCCATCAACACAAGACATTTCAGGGTCACAGGATGTTTCGGGAAATCAAGATGTTTCAGGGGCACCGGTTAATCAAGAGGATCCTAGCTCTGACGTTAGTAGCTCTGACGTTAGTAGCTTAGACATTAGTGGCTTAGACGTTAGTGGTTCAATAACTGTAAGCTATGATACACTCATACAGCTAGCTATGACCACAATAGAAAGCATACCTGATACAAGTATATCTATACAAGACCCATCCGGCTCTACATCCAATATCACACGAAATATTGAGCAATACAAGGAGCATGTTGGAATTGCCGAAAAGCTATAAAGAAGTAAATCCAATGTCTAATAATTTTAATGTATGTCACATTAAAATTATTAATAATACGTTATTTACGCAGAACCCTGGTACCTAAAAGGAGATCTCTGTCTACGAGTCTGTCTTTTGGAAGGTCTAGATGCCATGGAGCTTGCGGCTGCTCGGTTTGCGGCTGCTCGACCAAGGCTTCGGATACGTCGGCTTCGGCTTCGGCTACTAGACCTGGATAATGACCTAGAAGGGACCGAATTGTACTGAAAATTCTCACCTTCATAGGAGCTTTCCAGCATGAGCTTGAGACGGCACTGCTCGCACACATCGACCTCAGGACCAACGTTCGCTAAGCTAACATTGTTGCCCTTTCGCTTACGTGTACCCTGCGTCTTGGTCATGAGGTAGTCCTCTGCCGTGAGACCATGGGCCCCTGAATGACGAATGCCCGCTAGTCGATCCACATTCCTCTTTGTGGGAGCCGCGACGCCAGCACGGATGAGATCCGCACGAGCTTCCGCAACCATCTCCTCTAACTCTCCCTTCGCAGAGGTCCTCCTTGCCGCCTTTACCGCAGCATTCTCTGCCCTGGCTACAATTGCGTTTAGCATGGCACCTTCATTCGCAGTGCCAATGACCTTTGCGAGAGCCGTCACATTGACGCCCTTGGGTTCTAAGCCAAGGCGTCCCAGCAGATGAGCACGGGCTATGGATGTACGCTCAATCACAGAGGGACGCTTAGGACCCGCAGCAGCCTTGGGGGCCTTTGCGGTCTTAGGACCTGCCGACTTCTTTGATTTTGTAGGACGAAGGACTTCATTAAAATCTGACATTCTACTCTATTAGACGAATTTAATTACGCGTCTTTGAGCAAAGACAAATTAGCCATATAAACGAGTGCCGGATCGGCATACTTCGATTTTTTAGCGGCCACCTCCTTCTCCTTCAGACTCGCCTGGTCGTATCGTTCCTTTTTCTCGTTCAGGCGTCGGTAGATATCTTTTTCCTCGGGTGTCATACCCCCTGGGGGATTAGGAGGGGCTGAAGCCCCTCCTCCACTAGCTCCCTTGTCCTTAGACTCATCCTCAGCACAGGACGCACCGGGTGCTCCGCCCTTGCCAAACATACAGAGGGCCGAATTTTCGTTAAACAGATATCCGAGGACTAGAACCACCGCAATAGTTAGCCAAAAGGAGATCCAGATATTACGAGTCGCCACGAAGAGCACCACAAAGATCAGGAATCTGCGGACCCACGGATGCTGGAAAAACAGCTCCTGATCCTTACTCACTTCCATGACAATGAAACGACCTCCCAAATTCAATATCAACATCATGAGACCAATGAAATACAGGTTCCCGTTAAAAGCACCTAGAATAGCATCTATCGGTGATAATGCCATAGATGTCATTCCCGATAATGAATGTGCTGCTAATCCGGGAAGACTCATCCTCTAACTCTGCTATCACATGTGGAAATCTATTGACCTTACGATGCCTAGTCAAAGGATAGGCATCTACGATGCCTTAACCTAAGGATAGGCATCGTAAGATGCCTTTACCTAAGGATAGGCATCGTAAGATGCCTTTACGATGCCCTAACCGTCGTCGCAAAGGGCGTCAACAGCGTATTCATATCTGCCAAGTACATGAAGATCACGAGGGCCACTAGAATTCCTACACGAGGGCACCACAGGGAACCAGCCAGAATCAAAAGGACTGACAGGATACGCCACCAGGGATACATATACAGATCAATTAGCTTGGAATTGTACTCCACTTCGAAAATGGTACTGTACATGACTAAAATAATTGTCGCCACAGTTACCACCAGAAGCCGCAAAAATCCATCTGTCCCGCTATTAAATGTCAGAATCTCAGGCCACTTCATTCGTCTCTAGAAGATACCACTATTTTATCCCTTAATCGCCTGTGTCGTCACATCCTGGTTAATTAACCCCTTCGGCTTTTCTCCTAGAACACGTTCCACAAACCACCTGCTTCCCTGGATTTTACGAGTATCCATATCCTTGAAGCCGTCAGCATCCTGATTGGATAGACGAGGGCTCGCACGTAGTACGAGCAGGAAGGCGACAGCCGTAAGGAGACCGTAGGACCATCCAAGGAAGTGAGTGACAGCCACGACTATTCCAACCCCTATCAGTCTCCCTAAGGCCGAATCGGCAAATGTGCTAAAGGAAGGTGGAATCTTATCGGAAAAAGAGATTGCGACGATTACGATAAAGCCGTAGATCATGTTCGGGACCGTATCCATATGTTTTAACAGAAGATCAAGAGGCTGAATAGCACCTCCTGCCTGGCCTCCTTGCGATTGTTGTTGAAAAGCCATGGTTGCCATCTTACTCTACTGTAAATGGCTAAGAAAAGACTGGAGTGTACTCATCAAACAACTTCTTAAAATCTGTTGCGGGACTCTTAAAGAGGGCCTCTTTAAAGAAGAGTCGTTTCGCCTCTAACATGAATTTATCGGCCTTATCAGGATTATTTTGAAGATAACTCAAAATCTTCTTCCAACACACATCTAATTCAGCATTTGATACCTGAAACGACTTACTTGTATCAAAGGGCTCTTGAACACTGCGATATGTTAATATTAGTCCAAGAATAATTGCGACCACTGTAAGTCCGATAATCAATGCCAGTCGCATCCTCTCTGGTAAATTCTTCAGAAGATTACTTTTATAAAGTCCAGGTAGAGTTCTCGGGCATGAATTACTGTTCCTTGGAAGACGCCTACGGTATAAAAATGGCGGATGCCGTTGCTAAAAAAGACGAACGGAAAAAGGCAAAACGCTGTAAGGGGCCCGCCGCCACCTTTCTGGATCTGGATCCCGATAGGCAGCAGCAAACGAAGCTACCCGACGCACCGGTCTTGAATCCGGCCACGGGTCTACGAGAGCATGTGCCAGTGGAAGAAAGCCAAGGGTATGAGCCTTTTCAAGACGGCGGACATAAAGTATCCTATATTGGAGGGAAGCAGCCAAGGTTAACCGTTCCTCTTGGGAGTGGTATTGACGCTGAAAAGGTGACTTATTCCAAGTTCGGGATCGACGATATTTCCAGTAAGCTGAGGGATGAGGCTCAGGTTGTTCAGGACGGACAGGCGGGCATGTATGATCTGCCTGGAAAGGATGTTCTTCAAAATGCGGCGGCTGTTGTCACGGGGGGCAAGAAGAACTTTTTCGGGGCAGACGAAGAGGATGGATTTGCCGATTACAGGCCCGATGCGAAGAATTATTTGATGGAGCCAGGTGCGGCTGCCTTTAATCCAATGGCCTACCATAACCCGGATGAGGGGGACGGCAGACCCACGGCTGCCAAGTTACCCATTCCTTCCGTGAAGGACTTTTGGAAACCGCTGACACCGGCGGGAGCCGATACGGCTTATTTTCAGGCCTTACCGAAGCCCGGAGGAACCTTTCCGAAGACCGATGGGAACAGTCATGAGACCTTGAGTCGCAAGATTGATACCATTATGAATCGGTTGGACGAGATGAAGCGAGGGCATTCTATTTCACCGGACCAGAGCCAGACAGATGTACTCCTATTCGTCAGCAGTGGGATCTTTGTGCTCTTTATGATGGATTTGTTGGTCCGAAAGGGGTCCAGTCTTCGCTTTCTTGGCGGACTTTAGAGACCGTTTCTTTTTGAGCGTTCCGCCTCCTGCTGCGGCAGCTGCTGCTGCTGATACTGGAGCAACAGCAGCTTCTTCATTAACTTTAATATGAATGAAAACATCTTCATCACTGATGGTAATGTGTATGTTTTCAGATGGAATTTTATCAAGATTGTATGCGGAACGAATGTATGTAAGGATATTGGAAGTGGGATCAGGCCTAGATGATGACATATCTCTCTAATCCGTCGTTACAACTTTTACTGTATCTTTCAACACAAATCTCACATGTTTTTTCAACTTTCGTTTGCGTTTGAGAGACCCGCCTTCTGTTGTTGCTGCTGTTACTGCTGTTGTTTTAGGCAATGAAATCTCTTTTCCTGGTTCTAAAGGAGTAGTTCCTAAACGGGTCACAATTGCGTCTAACAATAGTGTAATGTCCACTATTGATGGTGGGCCCCCACCCTTCATTCCTATAATTGGTCCGTCACCTGCCGGTAACATGGATGCTTTTGGATCAAACCCTATAGGTGGTGCTGACATTCCCTAACCATATACATCATTTTTTTGGTTCTGATACAGTCACTTTGATGTCTAAATTATTATTTGTAATTGCGTTTAGAAGGTGATTTATAAATATTTGATTTGGTTTTTTCTCCGTCAAGTCATAGGTAGGTTTTACAGCTCTAATGCCGTCTATCGGTTTATCGAGTGTCAATAAATCTTGTAATTGGAACCCTCTGAGATCTGTTCCTAAATCAGGAATCCCATAGACGCCATTTTTAATTGGAGCTACTGTCGCTGACGCTGTCGCTGACGCTGTCGCTGTCGCTGTCGCTGTCGCTGTAGCTGTCCTTTCACTTGTCGTAGTGTTAGACACCTGAGCAGGAGAGCTTATAATTTTCACTTCTTCTGTTATTGCCGATGTAAGAGCCTTAACAAGGCCAGGATCTAACCCTGGAAGTCCTTCAATGGTAACAGAGGGTGTAGATCCTCCGCCACTCATAGCAACGATTCTTCCTCCTCCTTCTGCCAACAGACTCGCATTTGGATTATGTCCGTCCATTCTATTCGACCTTTCTTTAAAAAGCCAACCTAAAAATCTACGACGACCGACAAACAGAATGACAGAGGTCCTCACTCATATACCAGAATCCCAGACCAGACGACAGAAGATCAATTGTAAGCCTGAGCTGATTATAGCATCTTTACAGCGGTTTTATGCGACAAATCCCAACGTGAATAAGGTCATGCCGTACTTAGTAGGCGATGCTGAGATTAGTCTACGTATCATTGATTGGTTTGTGACAAAATTCAGTCGGAAGAATTTCACAGCCTATGATCTCAATGGGCAGCGATTCGTGGTCTACAAGTCGTATAAGGGTCAGCTTGACGCTTATAACAAGCAGTATTTTGACACGAACTGTCGGCGAGAGCGAATCCAGTTTTCCGTGACAGGCTATGAGCCATTTATCACGACCATTGGAAAGCTGAATTTCTTTCGTTGGGCTCTGGAATCAGGCCTTCTAGACTATATCGAGGCCAATCAGGAAACTCTGAAGGCGGGGTACAATGAATTTTTGAAGGACACGACACAGACTCAGAAGCGACTTAGAGCAGAGTCGGAAACGAGCTCTGCCAATTCGACCCTGTCAAATGCGTCTACCGTCAGTATAACGGATGCGGTTGTAATTCCTACGACTGCGAAGGGTACTAGGAGACGCAGGACGAAGCAATTGGCATCTTCCTTGAAGCAGCTTCAGATTAACAACGCGAATTACATCGAGTTAAGTTTCGACTAAAGTCGAAACTTAACAAGGCTTTTAATCCAACCTTTGGTTGGATTAAAACCGAGCTATCGTTCGATTAATCCAACTAAATTTGATTACAATACACCTAGTTCTATAAAGTATCAATGATCATTCGAAAAAGAGATGAACGATTACAGTATGACTTTGACTATAATATAGTCAAAAATGAAGGCTGTTTCATATGTAATACATTAAAGATGTGTGCGATTATAGGAATATTAATAGTTATTATTTATACTCTGTCAAAAGCCTATTCATTATAGGTTCCGATTCCTTCAAAGACCAACCTAGTCCCTCTAATCGCATTAAAATATCTAGGCGACCCCCTTCGATCATAATAATAGACTGATTGAAGGTCCTATCAACAAACGGCATCAATGTTTTTAAAGCGATTTTCACAAGGAGACCTCCATTCAGAATATATATGTTTTGTAAGAATCGTGTATGTTCTCGTCGTAGATATTTGATCATTTGAATAGCGAACTGGATCAGGATCAAATGTTTCGATTCTAGATATTTACAATCGATGATCCAGGCCCATGGCTTTCCATTTACAGGTGCCAGGCTAATCTCAATGTGATTACGAACGGACGGAAAGTGACTGTAGTCAAGAAGATGTTGGAACGACGTGTAAAAAACGTGCGTTCCTCCTTGTTCCGTAATCTTTTCAAACGAGTGAGTATTTGGATTGGCTCGACACAGGTCGCACATCTATCTATAGATGTGTGACTTCTATGTATTGTAAAACACATTATAGTTCCCTCACAAATACTGAATGACCTTTTTGTACAAATATATTATGATTATGATTACACCCATGTAAATCTTCGCCGCATATTAAAATGATTTCATTTGGTTTATAAATACCACATACCAAATCATAGAATGGCATCCCCCTATGATAAGAACCATAAATAACAATATCGTATTTTTTAGTACGTATATCTTCAGCAATTGTAGTATTTAAGACACTATCATGATTTACCGAATCCAATAAATTTGTATATGTTATCCCTTTACCATACAAAGCACTATAGTTTATAGAGCCGGATTTATAAATATGGGGTATTTTAGGATAATCATGACATGATGAGCCATATAATTCTTTAAATCCGTGAAGAGTTACACAGCGTAAATAATCAGGATTTGGATCTTTAGATAGATACAAAATACGTTTTGCTTCTGAATGATTGCTTTTTTCCAAAATATATTTTGCTATTTGAACCGTTGTCAGATACTTCTTTGTATGGTCCAAAAGCCTAGTTATTAAATTGGTACATTCGGTCATTTCATCGGTCGATAAATCATTGATAGACCTTGATTGATATTTACTATAAAGACGATTACCTTCCATTAGCATATCTTTAGGTAAAAGTGCCAGTGTATTGGGCGGACAGGATTCAATGTTTGAAAAAAATGGGATTGTACCATTTGCCATTATTTCGTAATGACGCATACAATCCCAACCGCCTTTTTTTGTCGTTATAGCAAATAGGGATTGTCTGTATTCATTGTAGTAGTCTGTTTCATTCGAATAAATATATGTGGATTTTTGGCCAGGAATTAAATTAGATACCATCTTTTTTTTTAAAGGGATTGTATCTAGTACTTTACAGCCTGGAATTGAAAATGTTATTGGGTGTAACATAAATATAATTATATCATTAAAAGTCTTTATATTATCTATACGACTTGGCATAATCGTCCATGGTAGGTCGCATTCGCTCGGCTGCCTCTGTCATCTGTTTCATTTCCTCTGCGTCAATCCAGCGATTTGCCATAGATCGGGTCAGAAACGCATTATTCTGAGGAATATGTTCAACCGGCTTGTCCTCATAAACGACTGCCTGAAGTTCCCTGATAGCGTTACGACTGTCATAGGATGGATCGTATTTGTTAAAGTACTGGTTCTGTCCAAGCTTGGGGCCGCCGGCCTCGTAGACCGGTTGCCGTCTGTACCCTTTGTCCGAGGAACGACTATTAATCGGCAAGAACTCATGAAACGGTGCCTGCTTATTCAGATCCGGACGATTATGAACGCCATACTTTCCGTCTGTCTGCCACAGTTCGAAGAACCTCGCGTTCGTTGTATCCTTGACCGACAGCTCTCGTCTGCTGCGAAGCACCATTTCTGGCAAAGGCACTGGTGGAACGGGACCAATCGGGAAGGAGGGTTGTGTCATCTCTGCTAGCCCTTATGAAATTAGCTTAGGCTATGAAAATCGTTTTCGAAGAATCTTGACCCCTTTCATCTTTTTGGATCCTTTCAGCTTCCGAATATGTCCCGTCTTTTCTCCTGTTTTTAAATCTTTCAGGCCATAATAATATTCGTATGCGTCTGCCCCTATTCTAGAAGGGAACAGATCCCTTGAAATATATTTGCGATCAAGCATTAAATAGACATACTTACTTCCTAGCAGAATCGGATAGGGGACATCATTGCCACCGATGGCCGAATAATAGGCCTCAACGTCATCGTCAATCCTAAACTCGTAAATTTCCCCGCCGATATAGACATATTTATGATTGCCTAGGTGGACCAAGACAGTATTCCCTTTTTCTGATGGATTTAAGCCAGGGTATATTCGATGTGCGATGAGCTTCTTTACAAGCTCATCATAGTTATCGTAGCCCCCATCCTCATTTTTGAGCCCCTTGTAAATAGACACTGTTTTATTGCCGACTACTACTTGAAAGGGACGATCACCGTTATCATGGATCAGGTATCTAACACCTTTTGTCTTCCTCGTTCCTCTTTCACCCATATGACCTAGTTTCCTAGTCCTCCTCATCTAGACAGTTTCTACAAATTCGGTGGCGGTCTAAACTCCTGGTCCATACTTCATGACAGGGTCATGCTAATCATACCATATTATACAACAACCGTAAATAAGGCTGACAAGACAATTTACAGCATTCGCATTCTTACTGAGGGGGGAAATAGTCTCTGGTCCGAGCAGGACCAGCCAATTCAGGATGTTCTGGTACCCAATGACCTCTTTTCGTCCCGTATAACAACTGTGAAGACCAGTAAACAGACAGTCCATTACTGTGAAATCGATACAACAAAGACAGACATTTCTCAGATGTGGGATTGGACAGAGACATCGGACCCGTCTATTCACTGTTGGCGGACATTTTATTATACGCTTATAGGGAAACAGCCGTTCATGTCTGTACCCGTGAACGAATTATTAATCCCTTTAAAATTAAATGACGTATTGAATGTTATCCTAAAGGCTCACAACGTATAACATATAGACACCATGGAATCGACAAAACATAACAAGACGTTGAAGAGGCCAATAACAGAGCTTGCTACAGAACCTTCTACAAACACGGTTGTCACAGAACAGGCTGGCGGTGACCATTTGCGAAACCTCCTCGATACATCGGCAAAGGAGGCCTTTGCTCGCCCTTGGCACCGTCTAGAACGGGGTCTTAGGTTGAATCGTCTGCGAATGTATGGGGAAGAGATGGCCCCCCAATGTAGTTTTACAGCAGACGAAAAGAGTCGCTTCTTTGCGTTCTTGAGCAACGCCTTGGATCGCAAGCTCCTCAATACTCACAAAATCGTGGACTATGATTTGGATGCCCAGAAAATCAAGAGCATTCGGGGACTAGAGGTTCGTCGTATATCGGATGGAACGATCAAGTGGGGATTCACAAGGGTCAAGAAGGCGGATGGGACAAGGAGGAGGAGGGCCACTTCGGTCGGGGGGTCAGTCACTGTTCCACAATCCGATAAACTTGAAGAGGTTGTACCTCCTGTAACGAAGTTAGCATGAACTGGAAAGAAAAGATCCAGGCCTGGGTCTATTTACTTGAGATCCAACCTGAACCCCTGGATACCACCCAATTAGAACAATGGCTAGACTCGGCTGAGGATCTGGCCGATGAATTTGGGTTTGATGACACTGAAAATGTCCTCGTGGAGGAGATTTTGAGTGGCTATGAAGACGTATGGAGAGACCTGTTGGGACTGACAAAGACAGATCAGATTTCTGTCCAACAGATGGACGAGCTGTGTTCAAGGCCCCAACTGGAACAGCGAACGGCGGCCTGGTATCAGCAGATGGGCACCATTCTGTCGGCATCAGAACTTGGATCCCTGTTCGGCGGGCCCAAGGTCCGATCGTCCCTTATCATGAGCAAGGTGAACCCTCAGCCTAGGCCGCCTCAACCATTAGCAGTCGAAAGTGGATCCATGTCAGCCTTTGACTGGGGCATTCGATTTGAGCCGGTTGTGAAGGATATCTTCAATTATAAATATGGAACAACCATTAAGGAACTCGGCAGACTCGTAAATCCCCATGACAACCGGTGTAGTGCTAGCCCTGATGGACTGATCTATTCGGATCCTTCCAACCAAAAAACAGGCAGACTCATCGAGATCAAGTGTCCCGTGACGCGGCAACCAGACGGAAAGGTGCCGAAGGACTATTACAACCAGATTCAGATGCAGCTTCATGTCACGGGGCTCAAAGCCTGTGACTATGTGGAGGCGGTCTTCAATTCACCCTATTCGTCTCCCTTAAAGCGTGAGGGACCTGGGTTATACAAGGGCGAAATAGCACTTGTAGAACACATAGATCAGGAGGGTTGGCGAACGAGGCGATACGAGTATGGACCCGTGAACATCACGGATAATTGGCTCCATTTAAAAGACGGAGATCTACTCATAGAGCTTATTCCTTGGTCTCTGTATCAGTGGCACGAACAGGTTGTCATGGCATCTGAGATCTGGTGGCCGACTATTCAGCCGACGATTGATATATTCTGGGCCGACGTGGAACGGGCCAGAGTTGATCCGTCGTTCCTGGATCTCAAGAAACCAGAAGAGGATCGGTGTTTAATTAGAATATAAGTGTTGCTCAGCAACACTTTTACCAAAGGAAATAATTGTAAACACTAAATACAGTTCGCCGGTGCTGACGGAACGACCAAGTCATAAGGCTTATAAAAGGATGCCACCATTTCTTGAAAGGGGGCTGTACAGTTGTCAGGTCCCTGGCGTTTGTAGTTGTTCGTGAACTGGCGGAAGTTCCCCCCCTGTTCCAGCAAATGACTGAAATCCGTCATGTAGCACGTCTGACTATTGACGCAGCTGTTCTGGCCGGGAGCTGGCATAGGCGTAATGCCGTTATCGCCCCTCAAAAGTGTATACGTATCGTTCACATCAAGATTCGCGACAGCAGGCGAATTTGGCAAAAAAGTCGTCACATCATCTTTTTCAGGTTCGGATGCTACAAAAGCAGGTTGATCGGCAAAGTTTTCCACGTAGGTCACATATTTTGGTTTCCAACGTTGTCCCGATCCTTGCCACCGCGGTACAAAGACATAGGTCAAAAAGGCTTCCAGAGGCCCCTGATTCATGTACGCACAAACAGCGACTACTGCCACTAAAAGTCCGATCATAAATAGTGACTGTTTCATCCCTACTATATTGTTTACAAAAACGTTATAGTGGGTAAAATTGACAGACCCCCTTACACATTTTGCGACCATCAACTAAACTCCGGAATGAATACCCTATATAGTATGAAGGTCCAGAAACGTGACGGCTCCCTAGAAGAAGTCAGCTTTGACAAGGTCCTCCATCGCATTCAGATCTGTGCCGGCCAGAGACCGAGCCATTCGATCCAGTTCACGCCCCTCGAAGTGAATCCGACCCTGATTGCCCAGCGAGCCCTAGCATCCATTTATGACGGCGTCAAGACCTCGGAACTCGACGAACTCGCCGCCCAGCTTGCCATTTCCCTCGTCACAACCCATCCAGACTATGGAACGCTCGCCAGTCGGATCATCGTATCGAACCACCAAGCCAACACCTGTCCGTCTTTTGTTACAACCATGAAGGCTATCTCCAGTCAAATCAATCCTAAGTCTGGGTTATCCATGACCTACTTGTCAGAGTCCTATATGGCAGCAGTCGATACTTTCGGATCTGATCTGGACTTGGCATTGAATCAGGATCGGGACTATTTGCTGGACTACTTCGGATTCAAGACCTTAGAGCGACAGAAGTATCTGCTCCGTGGAATTGACGGAAAGGTGTTGGAGCGGCCCCAGCACATGTGGATGCGTGTGGCGGTTGGACTTTGGGGTTTCTGTGGAGACCTGACTCCAGCCGAGAGTCTCGCTCGAATCCTGGAGACCTATGAGCTCCTGTCCCAAAAGCAATTTATCCATGCGACGCCCACCATGTTCAATTCGGGAAGTCCGAGGCCACAGCTTTCAAGCTGTTATCTTATCGCCTTGTCTGAGGATTCGATCGATGGAATCTACAAGACGCTGGCTGATTGTGCCAAAATCAGCAAGTATGCCGGTGGCATTGGTCTTCACATTCACAACCTTCGAGCCAAGGGGTCCTATATCAACGGGAACGGCGGGACCTCGACAGGTATCGTGCCAATGCTGAAGAACTTCAATGCGACGGCCCGTTACGTGGACCAGGGCTCTAAGCGAAACGGGTCCTTTGCGATCTATCTGGAGCCGTGGCACGCCGACGTAGAGGACTTCCTCAAGCTCAAGCTCAATTCAGGGTCGGAAGACGAGCGAGCCAGGGATCTCTTCTATGCCCTCTGGATCCCCGATCTCTTCATGGAGCGTGTGGAGGCCAATAAGCCTTGGACGCTCTTCTGTCCGTCAGAAGCCCCTGGACTCGCCGATGTCCATGGCTTGGCCTTCAATGAACTCTATGAGAAGTACGAAGCGGAAGGCCGAGGCAGGCGACAGGTCGATGCGAGGCAACTCTTTGATCGTATTGTGGTATCCCAGATCGAAACAGGCACTCCCTACATGCTATACAAGGACGCGGCGAATGCCAAGTCGAATCAGCAGAACTTAGGGACGATCAAGTCATCCAATCTTTGTACGGAGATCATCGAGTATTCTAATTCGGAGGAGACTGCCGTGTGTAACCTGGCCTCCATTGCTCTTCCAGCCTTTGTGAAGGGCAAGACCTTCGACTTTGATGGTCTCCGACGAGTCGTGAAGGTCGCCGTGCGAAATCTGAATCGCGTGATTGACATCAACTTCTATCCGACGCCCGAGACGGAACGCTCCAATAAGCGACATAGGCCGATCGGTCTAGGCATCCAGGGCCTCGCAGATGTCTTTGCCATGATGCGACTTCCTTGGGAAACGGCCCCCGCCCAGACCCTCCATAAGCGGATCTTCGAACACATGTATTTCGCCGCCCTGGAAGCCTCTGCAGAAATAGCGACCAAAGAAGGACCCTATTCGTCTTTCGAGGGATCTCCTACGTCCAAGGGCATCCTCCAGTTCGACATGTGGCTCGATCCTGAAGGTACGCCGATAACGCCTTTAACGCAAACTGATGGGACTCTTGACTGGTTGGCCTTAAAGGAACGGGTCAAGCGTGGCATCCGAAACTCCCTTCTCATGGCCCCGATGCCCACGGCATCCACCAGTCAGATCCTGGGTTACAACGAGTGCTTTGAACCAGTCACATCCAATATCTATACAAGGAGGACTCTGTCGGGTGAGTTCATTGTCTTGAACAAGTATCTGGTCAGGGATCTGTTGAAGCTCGGTCTTTGGTCCGAGGGCTTAAAGAACCAGATCATCGCCCGCAACGGCTCCATTCAGAGCATCGAAGACATTCCGCAGGCCACCAAGAACCTGTATAAGACGGCATGGGAAATCAAGCAAAAAGTACTGCTTGACATGGCGGCGGATAGGGGAGCCTTTATCTGTCAGAGCCAGAGTTTGAATCTGTTCTTGGACACGCCGACGAAAGACAAGATTGTGTCGATGCACTTTTACGGCTGGAAGAAGGGACTGAAGACGGGGCAGTACTATCTCCGAACGAAGGCCCCTGTGATGGCCCAGAAGTTCACGATTGATCCTGAGCTTCAAAAGGAGGCGGAGAAATCGGAGGCTCTTAGGCAACAGAAGGAAGGAGAGGCAGATGAGGGATGCCTCAATTGTAGTGCCTAGTGTATAGAACAACTACAACAAACAATATTTTTAATGATCTGTGATACAGATCATTAAAAATAATACCCTGAAACACTAGGGATGAGTAGTGTCAATGCGATAACAAGATCCATTGATGTCGCTTCAAAAGAAGACGGTGCCATTGAAAATGTGATGAAAGGGATTAAGGCGATCCTTCATGTGTTCGCAGCGGCCTTAGAGAATGGTGACGAACAGGGGTGGTTAACGAGGCTCACAGACGAGACAGGAAACGCCTTTTTTACGGAAGAGGAAGCGGCTGATCTGGAACCACAACTCCAGCCCTTGGCAGATGGTCTACGATCGATGGCGAAAGGGTCTAATGAAACCCAGACAGGAGGTGGTCCTGATGAGATGTATGAGAGCTTTTTGAATGCGATAGACAGCGTCACACAGATGGTCCAAGGATTTGCGAGGTCCTCGGGGACACTACAGATGGAACTGGCCTCCGATTTCAAGCCTGACTCACATCCTTTTACGCCTCTCGGGATCCCCTTTGGACCCACAGGTATGAGGATCGCATCAGAAGTTCCTCTGCCATTTCGCACGCTGATGTTTTTGACCTACCTGGGTCTCGACGTGGTCCGCATTTTCACATCGATGCCCGGATTCGACATGCCGTTTTTACGAAAGACCCTGTCCGTCATTGCTTCAGCAGCTGATATTCTGAGGGGGGATTGGCTAAAAGCCCTTCTGTCGTTCGCAGGGTTTTTCCAGGCATCCTATGTCTACATGGGGTTCCTAGGTAAGGTGGCTGTAAGCATCTTCAGCATGGTGAGTCCCGATTTACAGGAGGGCATTGGATGGGGTACATTCAGTGTCCTCAAATCTGCGACAATGGGATTTATGTTGACCTGTTTCCAGACGTTTGCCCCGTTTGAACTGAGGCAACAGGTATACACGACCTTTGGTCAGATTCTGAATAAGAAGATTTGCGAAGCAGAGGCCGTTAAGGAGGCTATGGAAGGGGGATCTGTAACTATATCACCAGAAAATAGGGACAAAGCAGTTAAAGCCGCATCTAGAGCCGTGGACAATCGCCTAGCCACAGATTCGACCCTTCAACGAATTCAAACAGCGATAGCTCAACCATCCTCAGTCTGTTCCGACGAGGTCCAGCAGATTATTGGGGTCGCTCAACAGAATATTTTTTTGAGAATCGCCTTACAGCTCGCGAACATTCCAACAACTCCCTATGCTCTTGAAAAATCCTGTAAAAAACTCTATGATTATGTGGGCGAAAAAGGCCATCATGACTGGAAGACCCTCTTGATGGCAGAAGGCATGCTTGATTATTTGGCTCCCAATAGGGATAAGAGTGGGGACAATCCATCTCAACAAGATGCGGCAAAAGCAAATATGCCTCACAATAAGGCCTTACAGTTAAAAGACGCTCTTAAAAAATTAGAAGATGAAAAGAAAACACTTGCCACAGATCTTTCAACTGCTGAAACAGATCTTACAACTGTAAATAATAAGTCGGACGCAGAATATTTGACAAATGATGTTAAAACACTTGTTCAAAGCCTCTTTCCAGAAAACACCATTACGCATACATTCAAGGAATTTACATACGATGAATTTACGAAGATACTCATGTTTGTGTTGGAAGTGGAATACAAAAAGGGGAAGATTGATGATTTTAAAATATTTAAAGAAAAAGATCCCTATACGAATCTTACATTTGAAACGATTGCGTTTTATACACAGGTCCTTTATGAAATTCTGGACAAACCCGAATATGAACTTATTCATGAAAAGCTCTTTTCAGTGAATCGCATTATCAATGCGATCAAACGAGGCGAGTTTGGTCTCATTGATTCAGACCTCAAATCCATTACAGAGAACGTCAAACAGGAGGCCGCTAAAAAAGCACATGAAACTGCGAAAGCGGATGCGGCTTTAAAGATTGCCGATTTGAAAAGGGCTCTGGAATTGAAGGACAGTCAAATTACAGCCAAGACAAATGAACTTTTAGAAGCGACGACCGCGATGGTGGATCAGGTGGATAGCATCGCAGAACAGACAGAGAAGACAATCGCCGCGGCAAAAGGCAAGGAACTGGCAGACAAGTCGAAGAACCAGTTTACAAAATCAGAGGCAAAAAAGGCAGAAGAGGAAAAAGCGAAGAAGGCTGAGGAAGAGAAACGAATTGAGGAGGAAGTTCAGAAACGATTATCGCAAAAACAATCTGAACCAAGTGATCTAGCTAATCTGCCTGTTCCAGCGACTCCCCTAGGAGTCGCCACGGCTATGACGAAGGCAGTTAGTAATGTGTTAGGACGAGTAGGTGAGGGATCATCTGGAAGCTCATCATTAGCCACTGTAAGTCCTATATCTACCACTTCTGTAGCTGCTACCCCATCGTCCGCAAGCTCGTCCGCAAGCTCGTCATCAGCAGCCTCTGTAAGTCCTGGATCTAGCACTTCAAATGCTAGCTCATCAGCAGCCTCTGTAAGCCCTCCTGAAGTGAACCCTGTTACAAATCCTGTCGCGGCACCTCCAATTCGCACCCTTGAAAAAATATATCCTAAAACTTTAAAAATAACTCTGCCATCATCACTTACCATTAATAATAGTACACCCTATGTTGTATCTGCTGGAGACATTACACAAACATCAAAGACAAATATTACAGGAAAATTAACGGTTACTGGTAAAACGGTTACTGGTAAAGAAAATAGTCTCATTTTCACAATTGGCAGTAATGTGGCTAACATTGATGATACAACAATAAATGGGCTTATAACGTATAGTTTACCATCAATTATAAAAGAACCAACTCCTATTTTAGGAGAACCGCTAATTCCAGTTACAGGATCTGCTACTGTCGAATTATCGTATACTGTACAAGAAACGCAGAAAGGCGGTTCCAGAAAACGGCTACAGAAGGGCCGCAGACTCACGAAACGGGCTAAGCGTTCTTGATCACCTTGTTCTTCTTACCACCCTTCTTTCCCTCCTCCTCCACCTCGATCCCCGCCAACTTATGAATAAACATCAGATACTCCTTCGGAAATCCCCAGAAGCACGCGATCTCCTTGACGTCTTGTGGTGGCACACGCCGACTAGAAGAGTTCCCCCTATGTGTGAAGGCCACGATCACCTGTTGGGGTGGCATTTCCAAACACAACCCTTCTCGTCCCGTGATCCAGGTTTCTCCTTCCGCCACGTTCACATCATCGAATTTTCGACTGAGCCAAGCAGACTTATAGAAGGTGAGCGTCGCCTCCGAGATTCGCTTGCCTAAGCCTAGGCCCCAAGGAGGCACATTGACCGCCGAGACACCCCGTACCAAATCGTACAGGGCAATCGTCGTACAAAACGCAATCGACGCCCTGGCATCAGGCATCGAGGCGTCCGCATTTCGGTAGCCCTTGGTGAGCCAGGCCACTCGCCGCCTCAGCGACGTGACAGGATAGTGATCGTCGTCGTCCATGAACAGCACGATCTCGTTGGTCGCATTTTCCACACCAATGTTCCTCTTTTGTCCAATGGTCATTCGCCCCTGAATCGGCACATACTTCACCTGGATCTCGGGATTGTTCACCTGGAAATTCACGACCTTTTCCGATGCCATCAGGGTGGAGTCCTCATTGTCCTCGATCACAATCCACTCGATCTTGTTCTTCGGATAATCGGTCGCCATCAGATTATGGAACGCAATATCCATGAGCTCCCTACGATTATAGGTCGGGGTAACGACAGAGATCGGTGGACAGTCCTCGACAGTAAGAATGGGCGGGCAATGAACGACGCCTGACGTGGGTCGCTTCTTTACTGCTGAATCACACAATGCCTTCATGGACACCAACAGTTCGGGCTTCTTTGCTACTAAATCAGCAACTGTAACCAGTCCATCAAAAAAGGGCAAATAGGCATTCCATTCCTCAGACCACGCCTTTTCGTCCTTAATTAGAACATTGCTGTGGGCCCAGGGAATCGATCCAAAGGAAGGGATCCCGACATGAATGTTGATGTCTCCGAAGGCTAGCGGCTCCTTCAAATCATAATGTCTAGCCTTGGCCAGATTGACCGTTGCTCTCAGCTGCTTCAGCAGATCCTCCGCTAATCCAACCGTTGTGTTTGGGGCCGTCTTATCAAAGACAAAATTACACTGAATCATATTTATAATTCCTGTAGGGTTCGCTTTAGATTCACGAATAATATGCCAATCTAGTAGGGGTCATGACGCATCATCTAACGAAAAAAAAGAGACTCACAGGGGATCCTGTGAGGAAATTAAAGTTCCTAACTTGGCGAAATAACAGTGCCTGGATGGAGACCATGAAGGGATCTAGATGGAACAGACTCTTGGCCACAGAAAAGGCTTTGTCAAGACCGTTGCTAACAGAAAAGGTCAAACGGCTAGCAAAAGACTTTGAAAAGGAGCTCGTTGTTTCGAGACAGCTTCAGAAACTCGAGGGCTTCCAGATTCACAACGGCACGATTATTATTGCGTCAGGTGGATCTAAGTATTTTTGGCGGTGGGCCTGGTCTAACACCTATAAGGAAATGAGCGATATTGATGTCTACAATAATCGAGTCTATTATACAAGGGACGAAAAGGAGGATAAGTATAAGACGGAGCTAATCTGCGAGGATGTGGCGGGAAAAGTAATCTGGCAGAAGAAGGGAGTCAGTGGTCAGGTCTGTATTCACAAGGGTCTCTGCTATTTTATCAAGACGAAGGACACGTTCAATACCTTTGAGATTACATGTTGCGATGCCGATACGGGATCCAATGAGGAATTGGTCGCGGAGGACCATAATCCAGAGCGATTCTTTGGAATTTTCAAGACATCGGATGATACACTGTTCTGTCGGTCAAGCACATGGCAAGAATCGAAGCTATGGCGACTCGATGGAACGAAGACACTTGTCAGGGTCTACGAGGACACCGTCTGGCAGATGCCTTTGTCTAAGAACTGTGCCTTCCTTATGTATGAGGAAGGCGGTACATGGATAGCAAAAGGCGAACCTCTTAGCTCGTGGAAACTTCCTAAGGGCGAGAAGCCTGTCTGGGCAAATATTGATTCAGGACATCTGATCACGATGAAGGAGGGTCGTCAGACACTCTATTATTGCGGTGATCAAACAAAGGTTGTTTATTCTGTGTTGGGCGATTTGGAGCCCAATCCCTGGGCCAAAACCAAGAACAACGAGCTCCAGAGTTTCTATGTGAACACACCCACAGATTATCCTGCCGTCCTGTTCGTCTTAAACGATAGTTGTCAGCCGAATCTCAAGTATTCTAATTGGGCTCCGAAGTACAAGAAAATTCTACCACACTTGACTGTTAAGACATACCATAGTGTATCTGTGGATGGCACGAAAGTCCCCTATGTTATAATAAAACATCCTAAGACTGATAGGCCAAAGGGGCTCCTGTGCTATGTGTATTCGTCCTATGGTCTCACGAGTCCTGTAGGGTGGCCTTATGCGGCCTGGGCTCCGTTGCTAACGAGGGGGTTTGCGATGGCCTTCTGTTTTGCAAGGGGTGGCGGCGATGATTCAGAGGCCTGGACGTTCGCAGGACAACGGGAGAAACACGTCAAAACAGTGGAGGATTTTGAGTCAGTGATCAGGGCTAGCCAGAAGCTTACCAAGGTTGGACCCGATCAGACGATTATATACGGTAGGTCTGCGGGAGGGGGTGTGGTAGGGGCCACAACGATGCGAAATCCTGATGGGGATCTGATGGGTACGACCTTTACGGAGGTACCCTTTGTGGATTACCTCCGGTCCATGACCAATCCTGAGCTGGGTCTGACCCCATCCGGCCTGTCAGAATTTGGTGATCCGATGAAAGACCCGTGGGTCTTCCAAAAGACTCTTCGCCTCAGTCCGATGGACTCCATGCCAGTCGATGGAGCACCCGGCGTGTTCGTCCTGGTTCGCACCGGTTTGAAGGATCAGCAAGTGGCTCCGTTTGAGCCTGTGAAGTGGGTTCAGAAGCTTCGTGGAACAAATCCATCTGGTGCTGAGAACAAATATTTGTTTTTTGAACCGAACGAGGTTCATACTTATTCGGGTGAGGCCTTTGTGCGTACCAGAGCGATGGACCTCGCCATCCTTTACAACCACCTTCAAAAAAAATCACACCCTAGAGTATATAAAATGGCCCGTCCTACTCGTCGTAACACAAAGAAGAACATGAAGAAGCGAGGTGGTGGTAATAAGCAGCAGAGGCAGCAGCAGCAACAGCAGCAGCAGGGTGGCAAGAAGAGCAAGACTCGCCGCTCTTCTCGTCGCCGCTCTACTCGCGGTCGCCGCCGATGCTAAAGACGAATTAAGCATTTCTCTGCTGTTTGTTTAAAGTAACCCTGAATCACAACATTTGGTTTAGGGAGAGCCTGATCAGCAGGCACGTATTTTCGTACAAAGGTACGCCTGTGGAGTGAATGAACTCCATTAGCGACCAATCCAGCCCTATGGGCCGCCGTTCCATATCCCTTCGATGTTCTGAGTGAGTACTTTTCGGCGTCCACAGGGTTCGCATCACACCACGATATAATCCAGCGATCATGTTCGACCTTCGCTAGAATCGACGCTGCCGCAATGCTCATGTAGATCGCATCGCCGTCCACGATTACATGCTGTTCCCCATCGTATCCATGGATCGTCAGTTCCCCGTCAATCAGGAGCCGTGTTTCCGAAGAAACACCTTTAAGTCCCTTCTGGCCTCGAAGACCAGAAGAAGCCCTGCGAAAGGCCTCCTGATTCGCCCACGTGATTCCCTGTTCGTCGATTTCAGTATTGGAGACAGATCCGACATGCCATGCTACTGCGAGCCGCTTAATGTCATCGGCCATTCGTTCACGTTTCTTTGGGGCAATCTTCTTGCTGTCCCGTAATTCTGAGGACAACTTCTCGATTTCAGGAGTCCAGGAACTCTGGGGCGGCCAGACAACGGCACCGGCCATGATTGGCCCAAAGAAAGATCCCCGCCCGGCCTCATCAATTCCCACTTCGATGACCGTGTCTTCTTTAAAACGTGGTTGGAGCATTTGCTGTTTGCTATTTGTTACTTCAACAAACTTCAATAAAATCAATCAAATTTAATCACTGTTATCGGTAGGGATGATCTTAGGAATTAGTTGTTTGCTGATAGGGCTGGTTGCCATTGTGATTCTTCAACTTATAAAGGTGAAATATATTGAAGGGTTCGAACTTGTGCCAGGAACAGGCTGTAGTGACTGTGAAAAGTTCCAGAACCAACGACGCGATAATAGAATGACGGAAAGTGACTATTTAGAATATGAAAACTGGTGTGGTTCTTGTCCAAATTGTATGTGGGATGCTAAGGCAAGGAACTGTGTTCCAAATCCTAGCTATGTGCCACCCGATGAGCCTGACACGCCAAATGACCCTTGTTCAAAACCCTGTACACAGATTACGGGGGAACGAGCCTGTAATGGTTGCCCCAGCTGTATAAGCTGCGTGGATCGTGATACTGGCAATCGATGTATTGATCGCAAAGATTATACGGCTGAGATGTGTCCTGATACAGATCTAACAGATGGGGCATCCACTGCTCCTCCTGGATCGAATATTGATGATGATATTGATTCTAGTGATCAGGACGGTAGTATTTCCAATATTTGTAAAAATACGTCTTGTGATCGCATTGAGCCAAAGGATGGTACATGCGACAAGTGCCCCAACTGTAAAAGTTGCTGGCCAGAACCTGGTACAAATGGAGGTGTCTATTGTATTAAGAAAAATGAATCATGTCCCGCTGGCACGTCTACGAAAAATCGCAAATACTATTTTGATAAAAATGGAAATCGTATATTCCCTAATACTCCTACTGATACTCAAACTAAAACCGCAAAAGATGTAACACCTGAAGAAATAGAAGAAGCTCTTCGACGAATGGAAGAATTACATAAGGAAAATAGGAATCTTTCTTCCGATGATATTGATTATTCGATCACAGAGTCCGAAGAAACCAGTATAGCAAAGGAGAAGAATCGACAGGCTAAGTTCCTACAGGATTTCCAGAGCATCGTCCACAACGAGCTCCTAAACGAGCAGGGCATGACTACGGCGAACTCTCAGGATTACTTGCGAGAGAAGAAGGATCGTCAATCTGCCAATTCGAAACCGAATCAGAAGAAGGGGTGTCCCGACATGAGCGAATATATTCGCAAGGACAGCATCCCTTGCTGGGGGTGTAATTTGGAATGAACAGTCTCGACTAAATAGTCCTAACCTTGAACAATCCCTTTTCGTCCCTCTTACTAGAGATATGCGTACACTCGGTGTCATCGGATTAACGATTCTATTGATCCTCGTGATCCTCTATCAGACATATGTCCTTACGGAAGGTTTCGCATTTGATAGCTTTTTAGGGGGTGTAATTTGTACAAAAGTTACGGCAAAGGAGAGGTGTTATGGCTTATGTCAATGGGATGATACAACAGGTACATGTGATAAAGCTCCTGTAACACCTGAGGGTCCTGGAACACCACCAGCACCTGTACCCGAGCCTACTCCTATGCCTACTCCTGAGCCTACCCCTATGCCTGAACCTATGCCAGGGCCAGCACCAGCACCAGCAGCAAGATCCTTAATCGGCCCAGGGGGCATGCGAAAACCGGTAATAGAGCCAACACCAGCACCAGCACCAGTACCAGTACCAGTACCAGTACCAGCAGCAGAAACAAGGCCCTTAATTGGCCCAGGGGGCATGCGAAAACCTATCGTAGTACCAGAAACAAGACCTTTAATTGGCCCAGGGGGCATGCGAAAGCCAGTAGTAGATCCAGTTCCAGTACCAGGAACAAGAACCATACTCGGCCCTGGTGGTCACGGAGGTCGTAGAGCAACGCAAATATTAAAGCCAGCCATGCTTGGCCCTGGCGGTGGTATCGGTCCCTCTTACACTTTCCCAGCAGAAGAGGAACCCGAATCGACGTACGCTCCCTATAAGCCATCTGCTACCGATCGCAAGAAGCAGCGAAACAAGCTCCTCAAAGACATTCGCAAGATTGTTCACAAGGAATTAGCGGATAACCGACCTTCCTCTTCCTCCAAGGCACATGAGTCTTGCGACGACAGTCCCTCTATTCAGCAAGGCTGCGAAATGGAAGACAACTGCTACAATACGAGCCGTTGCGGTAATGACAATGGCAATGATGATGACAGTTGCTAAACAGTCCAATAACTTATTTTGTAATCGCATATGACTATAAAATAAATTAAACATAATTAGGGATGTATGCGTTCTTATGCCTACTCATAGTGCTACTTGTTTTATATGTAGTCGCCGATCAGACGAAAAAGGAATCGTTTGTGGGCGAGGTACCACTCTTTACCAAATCCGAGGTGACAATTCCCGCTTCCATGAAGGAACCGGCTGTCACGGAGCTTCCGGTTAGCGAAGAACTCGAGGTTGAAGGGACAGTTCTACCAGGGGCCTTACCTGTCGGCCCCTATCAACAGCTCTTTCGCAATGCCCCTTATGTCTATCAAGAGCCATCCCTTGTCACAACGAACAGGGCCCGAATCCTGGAACTCTTAGAACGTGTGAAGGGCTTCTTGGCCTTCCAGGCCCAGGAGATCGAGGACCGTTCGGACCCGGCGATCCAGTTGCCACTCCAAACGGTGAGAGGGGATTTTAAACGTCTGGAATCAGAAGCAAACGTCTTACAAAGGAACCCTGGAATCCAGCCGCAAATGACGGAGCTCGACATTGCTCAGATCGACGATAATTTGGCCTATTTACAACGGGAAGTGGAGCTCATTGGTGCGAACAGACCCTTTCAGAGTCCTGTACATGACCTGGACTTAGAGGGGTTTGTTGGATGTCAGAAACAGTCGGCAACCAAGCAGTTCAAGGAGGGATTTGAGAACAGTCAAACACAACAACAGGCCAGTCCCGATGAGCTCAAGACCTTTAGTCAGAAACTTCAGGCCGAGATTCTGAGACTGTCGGCCTCTGGTACAACAGATCCCGTTGTTCAAGCTCGTGTAGGAAATCTGACAAAGATGAAGTCGGATGTGGACGAGATTATCACAAATGTTGGAAGTGGTGCTATGCTCCAGTCAGAGATCCCTATCATGAAGAGTGCGATCGAAAAGGCATTGCCGATTCTAGGAAAGGTGACACAGCCTCTACCTCAGATCTTGAAGGCCTATGATCTGCCGGCCCCCCTGGCATCTCTGCTACCCACGGGCGTCGCCAATGATCCCGAATCGAGACGTGATATCGGGAACCTGATCAGCAAGTATGCCAATGATTTCTTTCAGGGGGCGTCGACACAGCTGACCTTCAAGGTGAATTACGTGAGTCCGAGGGAGGTGAAGTTGGCGGAAGCACAGGGCTCAGGTCTCGATTCCTACTATGAAGACGACGAGTCGACGATCACAAAGACTGGCTTTCCGTCCAAGAGGGATCTTCGCTTGGTTGCTGTTGACGACTCCTTGACAGGCATGGATGCCCCCGATGCCATCACAGATCCGTTTGCGATGGATGTGAGGGCGGAGGGCAGAACACCTGCGACAGGAGAGCGAGGCCCGAGCCATTTCGACTGGCGTCGACGGGCCTATGACATTGTCGACCAGATCAAGAAGCGGGGCATGAACCCCAAGGACTTTGGGGCGGACTTAAAGGAGCTGGGCAAGCCATCGGCCTCGTTCAGCTGGAAGGGATTCACCCAGATGGTCTGTACTCGTTTACAAGCGACAGATTCGTTTAAAATGGATGAAATGTGTGGGTGCCCTCCTAAGTCGTGGAAGGGATGGAATGCTTGAGCGATGCTTGAGCGATGCTTGAGCGACACCTATTTTCTGCTAGTAAAAAAGAATGAGTAATCCCGATAATCCTATAGTATCTGTTTCGTATCATAATGGTGCTGCCACTGTCTCTTGGACAGCGACAGGAGTATCAGCTGTTTCAGGATATTCGGTGTCGGTACTCCCTGAAGGACTGACAGAGGTCACGGATTCAAAGACCCTATCCTATTTATTCGATGATCTGGAAGATAATGTAGAACACACCTTTACGGTTATAGCTATTAACTCTGAGGGTTATAAGAGTTCAGGTGCGTCTATCTGTATATGCCCCATCCCTAAACATGTAACAGTATCTCCTGAATACCTTGGATTTCCTCAAGGTGTTCTGATAGCCACTCCATCAGGGCCTGTTCCAGTTGAGACTCTGCGAACCAACCAACACGTTTTGTTAACGGATGGCCGTCAAGTACCTGTAATTACAACATCAAAGACATTTATAACAACACAAGATACGGCTCCTTACTTGATTCCTAAAGGCGTCTTCGGATTTCCAAATGATCTTATGCTGTCACCATTACAGGCCTTCCAAATCAAAAAAGGTGTTTGGAATATGCCTAAATACGTAGCCGATTCCTCTGTTCGTCAGGTCAGTGTAGGCAGCACGATCACCTACTATCAAATAGAATGTCCGAATTATTTAACAGATGATCTCGTCATTAACGGGTGTATTGTAGAAAGCTCAGCAGCCAGAGGACTAAGAAGATTGGTCAAGTATAATAAACGATTACGTTTAGCATTATTGTCGTAATAGCTTACGATTAATTATTATAAAATAATAACAATATTATTTTATAATCCCCAAGTATACCATGCAAGCGACATACTTGATACTGGATGGAAGTGGTGTCATCCAGAGCTATTCTGGTCAAATTCCAAATAATCTAGTCATTCCTGATACATGTACTGGGTTTAGTAATAATCTGTTTTCTGGAATTGCGAATCTTACTGCCATTACGATACCTGGTACATTTACAAACCTTGGAACATCTGTCTTTCAAGATTGTAGCAATCTCACAAGTATTATAATTACAGGTATATTGCCGTCCTATGTATTTGATGTGTATCCATTCTCTACCTTACAGTCTAATAATCCAGGAACAATTCTAACGACAGCTGAAAATACTAACTACAATTCTCTTATAGCAGCAGGTCAAGTTCCACTCAATTGGGATATAAGTAATACTTATATAGTAATGACTGGCGGTGGACCTGGTCATATGCCTCCAGATAAAATCCTAGATGTATCGGCTACATCGGGTGAAGATAGCCAGACGACAGTTACATGGGCTAATCCCAACGATAACTCTATACAATCGTATACTGTTACAGCAACTGACAATAGAACAAACACTCCTGTTGCCGTGGCATCCGTTGTATGGTTAGATGGACCCCTATCGGTAGTTGTTACCGGTTTAATTAGTACTGTCGAATATACTATTACAGTTATTGCGTCAAATGGAAACGGAATTAGTGACCCTTCTGATCCAGTAACATGTACACCTACACCAGCTGAACCCTCTAATGAATCTACCGTTCCAACGAATTATAGTAGTTCTCCGACAGCTACATCGAACGAAGACGGACAGAGTATTGTTTCATGGAGTCCTCCCCCTAGTGACGGAGGATCTGCGATTACAGCTTATAGACTCACAATCTATTATAGTTCTCCGCTAACCTTTAATACGTCAGACGTTTTCCCCCTAGCAAGTTTGACGTATAATTCGCAAACTGGCAAGTATTCACACGTATTTACTGGTTTAACAAATGGGACTGCGTATAAGTTTACGATCATTGCTATAAATGTAAACGGGTCTACGGCTGAATCTCCCTACTCAGCCGCAGTTACACCTACTCCTCCTACCAGCCCCCCAACAAATGTCAAGGCGATTTCAGGCGTAAGTGGGGAAGTGACAGTTCAATGGACAGCTGCCTCCGGATCCGTTGATAATTATACTGTTAAAACATATAATGGTGCCACCCTTGTAAGCACAAACACAACGTCGAGTACAAGTTATAGGGTTACATCTTTAACAAACTTTACATATTATACATTTGCGGTGACCGCTAATAAAAATAGTAAATCCAGTTCCATTGGAACTGGTGACGCAACCTATTACAATTCTGGAAATGCGTATGATGGACCGGTCTATGCGATTCCCAATACAACAAACAGTCCTACGGGAAGTCCGCCCCTTCACCCTACAGGTGTTAACGCTGTAGCAGGAATCGGCGATGCTACTATAACATGGACAGCCCCTCAATACCATGGTAATCAACCTATTACCAGATATATCATTACCTCTAGTCCAGACAATCAAACTGCTACATGGACAAATGGATCCCTTTCCGCGGTTGTTGGCAACCTTAGAACTGGAATATCCTATACCTTTACTGTTATGGCTAGAAATGCGAACGGCAACGGTCCTGCTTCTAGTCCTTCGTCTTCCATCATTGGAGTCCAGTGCTTTCCTGAAGGGACACGCATTACCACCCAGTCAGGTCCTGTTCTTGTAGAGGACTTAAAGACAGGGGATCTGGTCCTCACTGCCGATGGTCGCCAAGTTCCCGTCAAGGTCTATTACAGGACCATTGAGACGACCACAGCTCACACAGCACCCTACCTCATTTCGAAGAAGGCGTATGGATTAAAGGCGGATTTGAAACTCAGTCCTCTCCACGCCTTTCAGAGCAGGAAGGGCGTCTGGCAGATCCCGAAGTATGCGGCTCTCAGCAATCCTCATGTGAAGCAGTACGGAATCGGATCTTCTGTTACCTATTACCATCTGGAATGCCCCAACTTCTTTACGGACAACCTTGTTGTCGATGGCTGCGTCGTGGAAAGCTTTGGAAATGGACAGGTCAAGGGGCTCAAGACACTGTACAAGTTTAACGAGACGCTGAATGGATTCACGAGGGCAAGTCAAGTTGCTGTCCTTAAAAAATAGAGACGGATAGGTGTTGTGATTTGTTGTTTAAGGTAATGGCCTAGACGTTGAGCCATGCCCTCCTTCCCCCCTCTCTGTATCCCGATTCACCTGACCGAACTCCACGTCAAATGGCTTCAAGGATGGCTGGCAGATCTGAAAGAGTCGATCGCCCCTGCGAATCATGTACGGCTCGTCCCGAATGTTGTCTACGGCGACCTTCAGGGTTCCTCGGTATCCCGCGTCGATAATCCCGACCGAATTGGCCAGGCGAAGCGACGTTCTAAAGATCGACGATCGCGGATACAGATAATAGCCCGACTCCAGTCTGAGGAACTCCGCACGCACCCTCAGATCTATAAGGGCCGTGGACCGAGGCGGAATGACCATCTCGACTGGCATGAACAAATCAAACCCACTGTCCGTCCTGTAATTGGGTGGATTGTGGCCATAAAAGTCGTTCATCAAAGTATCATCACAGACTTCTAAGCGTAGCTTAGGTCGATTGTTTATCTCATGGATCGTATTACTTGAAACAGAATTCATTATGTTGTTTATGATTTGGTATAATTATACACGGCCTTTCAAATTTTATGACAGACTAATAGAGGTATGAAGTTAAGTGTCATTCAAGTGGCGATTATTTTATTAGTTGGCATCGCTGCGGGAATCTTAATTAAGAGAAACACAGGGCCTGAGGGGTTCCAGTCCCAGACATCATGCGATTCGTGTAAGAAGCCCAGTCCCTGCGGCTGTGGAAATCCGTTGCCCCGTGCTTACTGTCCTCCTTGCCGAGAACCAGATCTGTCCAAGTACGTCCTGAAAACAACTGTGCCTGCGTGCCCGACCTGTCCGGATCTGGATAACTACATTTTGAAAAGCGAAGTGCCCCCTGTTCCTGACCTCAGCAACTACGTTCTCAAGTCGTCTATCCCTAAGCCCCAGCCTGTGATTCTGGATTGCTCCAAGTGTAACAAGCCGAAGGGCGAGTGCCCCCCTTGCCCTAGACCTAGGTGCCCTGAGGTGAAGTGCCCTCCTCCGACGGTCTGCCCCCCTTGTGCTCCTTGTCCTAGACAGGAGTGCCCACCTTCTGTGGTGAAGTGTAAGGCGGAGCCACCCCAGGGAAGCGATGGTGTGCGTCCCTTTTTGGCCCCGCTGAACTACTTTGGATTTGGGACTTAATTATTGGGTATAAGTAGAAGTTATGGCAAAACGAGGAAGGACTATGAAGAAGATGAAGGGAGGTTGCGGTTTTCTAGGTTGTGGGAGACCGGCTAGGCCAGATGTTTCTAAAAATGAGTTACCTAGAAAAAACAGAAGCACAAGAAACAGATCAGCATCACCACCTCTTCGAGCATCTCCAGTAACCACTTCATTGCCCCTTCCAGATCCACTTTTAGCGGCCAGAAGACGATTTAATCAAGATATAGAAAAGTCTTATCATACATCACCACCACCTAGTAGATTACCACAAATTGCCCAAAGTTCACGACTACCACGTTCAGAATATCCAGTACCATTCTCATTGAGTTCACCTTTACCTCCTGTTACTGCTCGAAACTCTAGGTCAAATAACCAGCGTAGAGAGACAGCATCTACCTGGGTACCCATGGCCCATGCGGCAGCAAGAGCTGGAGCAAGTAACAAAAGAATATTAGAAATAGCAGAAGCTGGGGTAAAAGCAGCTACTGGAAACCCAAATAGTAGTATTCCAGCATTGTTACGAAGAGGAGGAGCTACTCGTAAACGTAAATCTAAGCACGCCCAATAATCGCACAGGCAATTCGAGCACCCGAATGCCCCGTGGTCAAGGAATCGGAGTGACCTCCTTGACCAAGGTCATCACGATCTGCGTGAACGACCAGAGATCTGCCAATCAGATCATCGAGTTTCACACCCTTCAAAAAATAGGTAAAGGTTCCCTTGGTCACATTGCCCAGATCTCCCGTATGCCTGGGTCCCAAGGAGCCAGGAGGTCCACCATGGTTGGAAGCAGGTCCGATGTTAAAGTGATCACACAGTCCCTCGCACCCTTTCCCTCGTAAATCACCTGCCTTGTGAATGTGGAAGCCGTGATATCCGACCAAGTAAGTAAAGGTCGCATTGATACGCACGCCGTCTTTTTCAGGACTGATGTCTACAATTCCAGCCACCTCAGGCTCCTTAAAAATAGCAACACCTGTTTTCAAGGAACTATCAGATCCAAAGGCTTCTTTCACGTAGTATCCGCTACAATACGATATTATCGCAATAACAACTACTATAATCACAAAGTTGACAGTCTGGTCCCGGAATTTCATTTCTATTAGAAACTGGTAATTAAATTTCTATTCTCGGATAGCCACAGAGTGTCAAGTAAGACGTTTTCAACTGGTTCAACTGTGTCTGAATGAGGCCTTGCTTATCCGTCAGAAAGGACGCAATGACAGACATGACATCGTCGTTCAAACCGATTGGGTTCTGTTCTGACAGTGGGTGAATAAGGGGCAGAATATTCCGTCCAGCTTCCTTGAGTTGCTCCATGGCATGGAAATCATCAATCGTAGGACTGTTCAAGAAGCCCAAGGAATTATAATCATATGTGATGATCTCTAGGGATTTTGGTATAGTAGGAAGAACGGTTAACTTATTGTGAGCACAGTCCAATTCCAACAGCCCTTCAGGAAGAGGCGGTAATACCGTGAGATTACATAGCCAGCAATCAAGGACGGCCAGGGTCGACGGCAGCTCTGGTAACTTGGTGATTCCCACATTTCCAAAACATCTGAGATGGATTAAAGTCTTGGGTAGAATTGGCAACTCCGTCAATTTGTTTTGACCGCAATCGAGTATTTGTAGGAATGGAAACATGGAACAAAGGGACAATGGCAAATAGGTTATTCGATTATTGAATATATTGAGCTCAACAAGTGTATCTGGCATATAGTCCAGGATCGTACAAAGCTCATCCGAGGTCAGATTCATATTTCTTACATTGAGCCGCCCTGTTTTAAAGGCGTCGCTTACGATTATCTGTAGAAATTCCATGAGTACTATTGTTAAACAGGCATTTATATATCAATTTTATTTATACATCAAACAAATAAAATTGAAATCGACTATAATTACAGTAACAGGTACTCGATATGGCAAATCCTCTTAGCATGTTCGCTAAGACATGGACCAAGGAAGAAAGTAAGAAATTAATTAGTTCTATTCAAGAGAAATATTCTGTTGAAGAGATCACGCAAGAGCAAGAGCAAACGCAAAGCCAAAAACAGCCAGATGCCTTGAAGTCTGACAGTATCTCTCAACAAAAAGAGACTATCCATGAACAAGACGATACTTATGAAGAGCTGTGCTGTGAATACTGTAACCGACAGTTCACAACTATACTAGACACCACTGTCCATGAAAAAACCTGTCTGGCCAAAAATGTAAAAAGTCGCCATGTAAAACAGACAACCACAAAAACACCACAGACCTGTCATATTTGTGGAAACACAGGACACCTTCCTGTTCACTGTAAGGTCACACATTTTGAGAAGGAGCATTAACGTTCAATCGGTATTACTTTTTTCAAATAATCCTCATACACCTTCATGGCATTTCGCATACCTGGTGTTTGATATTTATGGTATTTGGCCCGATAATACATTGTCTGTGCGACTTGTCGGGCCTTTGATCTGGTAACAGAATGTAAACGACGAACAGTGTTCTGGGCTTTTTTCCGTGTTCCATAGCCGGCTCTCACAGCTGGCTTTTTCTTGGCGTCATTGAATACGCCCATCCTATTTTGACTGGTGAAAAGTTTACTCCTTCCCTTCAGGTTATTCCTTCACTAAAAACAACATATACCCGTAATTAAAGCCCGTGAATTGTAAATCCACGTACTTTTTATACAGCCATCCCTGTTCCTTGGCCTTCTGAATAATGACCGCAATGTCAGGCATCCAGAGCGTATGCTTCTGCCGCCTCACCTGTCCGTCCTTGAACCGAAACGTCTCACTAAACTCTGCCTTTGTGACAGCAGAATCTGGATCGTCTAGATCAAACTCTGTTTCATAATCGAACTTGTCGAAGACCGCCTTGGACTTCACGATGCGTTCCTTCGAGAACTTCTGGGGAGACACGGCAACCCACGGGTTCGCCACATCCGGAATGGGTTCGAACTTGTGCTTGTTGACCACCTCGATCGCCAGGCCTCCTCCAGGTTGAACACAGACCCCCAGATTCTTGAAGATCGCATCGAGATCCTTGAGATAGTAGACACTGAAGTACAGCAAGCACGCGTTCGAGAATTCCCCTGCGGCACCACCGAAAGGCCCGTAGACATCCGAGTTTCTCCATTCAATGACAGCCTTTTCCTTGTCCGTCAGGGTCGTCTTCGGAACCATCTGGTCTTTCGCCCAGGCCAACATGGCCGCCGACTTATCGACACCGACGGCCTTTTCGACTCCCTGCTTGGCAAACATACAGGTCGCCACGCCGGTCCCACAGCAGACATCCAGGATTCGCATGTCCTTCACCTTGCGATCCTTGGTCCATTCCTGTAGGATTAGGACAGTTTCTGCCTGAACCAGCTTGTCGTGCTGGAAGATTTTATCATAGACGGAGGCGTAGAACTTGTCGTAGAGTTCATCTGTTCTCAGAGTCTCTTCCTGGAACCCTTCTGTCGTGTCGAATTCAAAGGGCATCGGAACAATGATCCGATCCCTGACGATAACGATTACGTAACTCACAATGACTGTTAATAACATGATCAGTAATATGAGTTGCCATGTGTCCATTGTATCCCTGATTAGGGACTGGATTGTTTAATTAATGGTTGTGACGCTTCACCTTTCGTGACTTCTTCGCCTTTCGGTTCTTCTTTTGTGTCTTGCGACCTTTTCGGCGACGACCGCCACTTGCTCCAGCTTCTCCAACAGTGGCATATACTAGTTCATGATCACTTTCTGTCGAAATACCGTTCCATCCCTCTTTAGCAGGGCGATATATTGCCATAGGAGTTTTTGGGTTAAATCCGAATACTTTGTCACCAGCGTACTTATAATTCTTTGTAGCACCACGATCTCCAGGTAATGTCAACTTACCATCAGTGGCAGTTTTAATCTCGCTAGCAGCCGGTTCTGTACAGGTCTTGTAGCCGTCCCCAAAATCCACCTGAACGTCCGTATCAGGGCAACTGCTATCCCAGTTGTAGCAGCAAGACTTGGGTGCGACACCAGAATAAGTCGCGACTTTGCCTCCAATTGTAATGTCCTTAATACCATCATATCTGTCATTAAAGTCGCCCATGATAAAAATACCAGCCAACGTAGATACATCAATACCATTTGAATCCAAAAACGTACTAGCACTGGATTCCAAAAATAGCTTGTTTTTCTCCTCCATGTAGGTATTAAAAGCAGCCTTGTCCAAACGAAGACCAGGATTCTGGGCCCCGTGAACAGAAACAGACAAATAGTGTTTGTCATCCTTTTTAGTCACAACCATCAAAAGGGGCCGCCCAGGCTGATTTACATTATCAATACACTGAACATGCTTTACTTCACCAACCTTTGCGGGATTGTAGATAATGCTCACACCAGCACTATTAGCGGGTACACTCTGGCTAATCTGCTTGTATCCTGTGCCGACAAGCATCTGATTAATAGCATCTGTACCTGAATTAGCACCCTCAGCAGTCAAGTTCATTTCTTGTAAGCCAACAACACTAGGGGACTCAGTGACCAAAAAATCCTTAAGCAAATTCATAGCATTTATCCAATAACTGCGACGTTCGTCAGGCAGTCCACGCAGCCTTGCCAAAAACGCACCTTCACTGGCAAATGCCATACCAGGCCCAATAGCGGTATTTAGATCGCTCATAAAACTCATATTATACGTCCCAATAACATGAGAGTTAGAACTATTTGCCACAGCAGAAGCAGCAGGAACGCTAATAGGTGCTGCCACCCCAGATTCATTCATTAAAGCTATTCTTTTACTATTACTACCATTATTATTAACATTATTATTACTAGTACTAATATTGCTTCTAGGACGAATCATCTAATCTACTTTCCCCCCATAATTTATTTACGCCGCCGACAAGTTTTTCGTCGCCCTGACGACCCGCAATCGCTCGAATAGGACGCAACGGTGCGACACACGGACGTATAGGGGTCCTTGAAGTCCGTATCCAAGGCACATCGGAGCCGCCACAGCCAGGCCATCGTGGACCGACGACTGCCGAGATCCCTGTCCGTCTTTCTCGTGGCCTCTTCCATCTCGACAGCCAACGGCTCTAGAACAGCCGGAAGTGAATTCCAAAACTGTTTGTACCACTTCATCCTTTGACCCATTGTCATCGTATTCCACTTGTTTCTAATACAAGGATCAGCACAATGCTTTGCTTCAGGGGGGCATTCATCCATTGGCTTGTCTCCCTTAGTCCCTTCTTTCGGATGATTGTACCCCACAGCGAACAAAAAGTCCCAGAAAGTAGTCAGTCGTTCTTTTGGTGTTGACGAATTGATCCAGGTCTTGTACTGAATCAAGACCTTCGATAAGGAAGGGTTAGCTTGAACGGCGAGGCTCTGACCTCTCAGCTTATCGTTGACGCAATTATGGATTAGGTACAACCATTTGATCAGGGATTCCTGGGACTTTAATGCCTTGTCTAAAGGATACTTCTCGTAATAGTCGGACAGGCTGTGCCGACAATACTTACAAGGCAAGATATAGGGTATGGACTCAAAAAAGTCGCGATATACATCATGTTTATCGGGTGTATAAAAAAACGTCGCCAGATGGAGAAGTTTCCATCCTGACGGTCCCCAGAAGCGAGTGTCCATCTCTATTGAATGGTATGATTTTATCGCCTACTGAACCGGTAGGTAGATGGTAATACAGCTAATAGGGAATTTCTAAACTTCTGCGGAATGATCGGATCACCTTCAGATATGGAGGAGTGTTTTATTAAATCATAAAATTTATATATAACCATTCTATAGCTAACTGGTAATCGCAAATCTATTAAAGCTTCTTTGTAATTACGATACGTATTTTCTAAAATCATTAGATATTTTCTTAAATCTTGTTTAGTGTTTTGATTAGGTTCGTTTTCAATAATAGTACCTAGTTCTTGTTTCACGTTGTAAAATATTTGATCCATACTTTCAGCCATTTCTTTAGATAAGCCATTTATCGGATCGCTCGAAAATGCTCGACCTGTTGATCTTGATGAACTTTCTTTAGATTCGCTCCTTTCTGATCGTGTGCTAGATCCTTCGCCTAATCCCGATGAAGCACTAGATCCTTCGCCTAATCCTGATTCTAATGGACCACTAGATCCTTTACGTGATTCAAAAAGTTGTTTCAAAGAATCTTCGCTGCTTCCTGACAATACAGCCTCAGGTACAGCGACAGTCTCGTTAGAAGGCTCAAAATTAATAATGGCTGTAAATATTGGAATTATTTTTTGAATTATCCCTTCAGAAACATTTGCTTTAGGTTGAATGCTTTTAAGAACAGCATTCAGAGTAGCCATATAATGGTCTTTTAATTCTTCAATTGATTGAGGTTCATCATTTTGTAGTTCTTGAAGCATTTCTATTATGCTTGAACGCATCTGATCTATTACAGGTTGTTCTTCTGATGATGAAGATGAAGATGAAGACGATGATGAAGACGAAAACGATGAGGGTGATAATTGTTTATCTACAATATTATACAACTTAGCAATTAACTGATTATTTGCTTGTCGCATATCACCTCTTGTATTTCTTGTAGCGTTAAACGCTTCTGATCGTATATTTCGTACACTTCTTGTTGCCGTTAATTTTTTGCCTGCGGCTGAATCTTCAAACATGGTTAATAAACTAGACCCGAAGGCAGATTCATACAGGCTCCTTAAGGGCAATTTGATGGTTATGATCGTATCATTCTTTGGATCAAATGGATGGCCTCCTGGTGGGATTCCTGACGGTAATGACTGTCCCGAGGGACTTAAAGACCCTGGGACAGATCCTGGCCCTCCTACTGCTCCTGTTGCCAGCCTCGCCTGACGGCTCAGTATATCAGGATCCTTTGCTAAATAGACCCACAGGCGATCGGCCAAGGTGTTCAACAGAGTTCGAATGGGCCCGCATTTGACACTCAGACCGATCCATGAATCAGATCGGCAATTCTTGTTGTTCACGATGTTCTCGAGAACTTTCACTAATTCCTTTTCATCCATGGATGCCATGACAGGAAGAATGTTCATGGCTGTCATGAAGGCCCGTTGTTTGGGGAGCAACTTGTCGCCATCAAACTTGTTTTCCACGATGAATCGCTGCTTCAAAAAGGTGAAACGAACTTCGTCTGCGACTGTGGATACAGTCGCATCTAGTCCAGGAGCAGATCCAGGTGTTGCTGTTGCTGTTGTTGCTGTTATTCCTGGAGCAGATCCAGGTACTGTTGTTGTTGTTTTAGGGGGTCCAGATACTACAGCAGTAGCAGCAGTAGCAGCAGCCAACACCTCTTCGTCAGATGGACTGGTCACGGGAGTTCCCAGAGCATCAAGCTCCTTCTTGACCTTCAAAAGGTCTTCTGCCGCTGTTTTTTGACTGATTTCAGCAGCAGATACAGCCTTTGTAAGGTCTACTATTTTTGTTTTTATGCCATAGTCTGTAGGATTCTTTGTTGATTCAGCCTCCATCTTAGCCTTCTCTTCCTTTGCTTTTAGAACTGACGTCTGTGCGTCTATAAATTTCTTTTTAGCAGCTTCATACACTTCTTCTTTTGCTTTTTTTGTTTCTACAGTTTCCACTACTTTTTGTTGATCCGCAACTGCTTTTACTTTCTGTTCAATAACACCTTCCGCATCAATCAAGTCTCTTTTTGCCTTTGGTAAACGATCTTGTTTGGCTTTTAGTTCTGCTTCTTTAGCGGTAATTGACGCAGGATCAGTAGATACAGCACCTTTTAATCCAATAATAGCGGCTTTTAACTTTGAAATTTCATCAGGGAGACTAGCTATTTCAGCAGTAAGATCTGTAACATTCGTTTTAGCCTCTTCTAATTCCAACTCTGCTAAAGCAAGTAACTGTTGTGGTGTTTTATCGGATTTAGATGCTACCTTTGGCACTGTTGCTTTTGGTGTTGTTGTTCCTACTACAGGATCTTTAACAGGAACAGCAGTAGCTTTTGTGGCTGCTTTTTTAGCTATTTTAGCGGCTATTTTTGTCGCATCGGCTTTCTCCTTTTCTGCTTTCAAAAGATCAGCCTTGCTTTTTGTCAGTTTACCTTCCGCTACAGTAAGGTATTTTTCATATTTCTCACTTAGTTCTAAATCAGGTATTGATTTAGTCAATTTACCAATTTGATCTGTAAGTTCTGTTATATCCTTCGTATACCTATCTATATTGGTTTTTGCTTTAGTAACTCGTTGTTCAATGGGATCTGGAACAGTACCACTACTACCAGCAACAGTAGTCGACATCTCTACTATTCCATGTAAAATTATCCTTGTTATTTTACATGGAATGCCGTATTGTTCGATTAATCATTACCTAGCATGTTTTCAAACAAACTAAAATTTTTGGATTTGGATTTCCCTTCCGCGACTTTGACATTTGGTTTCGTAGCATTCGTTTTCTTAGCGGCTGCGGCATATCCAGATGTACTAGTTGTTGACGGATAGCGACTGCTTGCTTTCTTTGTAGCTGCTGACTTTCGTAGAGGAGACGGAGAGCGACTGGCTTTTCTTGTTGATCCAATCGGTTTATAGGCTGAACTGGCACTAGTAGCAGTAGCAGTAGCAGTAGCAGCAGCAGTAGCAGTAGCAGATCCTATTGGTTTATAGGCCGAAGACGCAAGAGATGGTTCCTTAGCAGCCGATGCTTTAGAAGTGGCAGAAACCTTCTTATGACTAACAGGTGCTACATCTGCCTCTAAAAAGGGGGCATACTTATCAAAACTCTTCCAGGAGGGAATCACCTCATTCACATGTAAAAGATATGCGACAACACTTTCCATCAAGGTGCTTTGTAACACCGTTTGAACGTCTATCTCATGTTTAAACATAGCCTTTTCTGCCTTGTTCTCGATGTAAGCAAGTGTCCCTTGTTGATGGCCGAGCAGATGGGTCGCCATTTGATAATTGTACAGTGTCTGGTAAAATTTAATGAGTGCGTCGACTCTCGGATATCGTTCCACCGTCAGAGTCGGGACAATCACATTGAAGTGATTATTATTGATCCTGTGAAGACGAATATGTCCCTTATTGGCTTGGCCTGTCACGTCGGAAGGATCAATATTGACTACGCGGAATTCCTTACTAGGACTATGATAATCGTAGATCGTAAGACGGAGCTTGTAGAGCTGGGCCAACGCGATTGGTAAGATATCCCCGATGCCTGACGCATAGGTGCCCTCATCCGCATGTTCGTCAACGGCCCGTTCAAATAGTTTGCGTTTTTGAGCCAAGTATTCAGGATCACGTAGCCCTTCTGCTAAATCTCCTGTGGCCCATTTTTCCTTTCCAACTGTCTTTTTTAATAGAGCCTCTAAACGATCATCATCCTTTTTGTCAAACTGGAAGGAGCCGAGAAAGAGCCTGTAATTGCGTTTCAAATATCGGATGGCTTGGGTACGAATGTCCAGGTGGGAAAGGGTCTGTTCGGGATAGTTATAGATATCGAAGAATCGCTGGAAGCTGTGAAACAGACAATTACCGTCACCGACCACGTTTAAAACAGTCAAACCTATTACTTGAAACTTGTTTTTCATACAGGTATCGTTGTCGTCGGTTGCCTTACACGCGTAAGTATTAATAATGGCCGAATAGGATAACTCATCATTATTGGCGAGACGGGAATTTGCGGTTACTGTTACTATCGCAGATGCTGATGCCGATGCCGATGTTGATTCCTCCCCTTTCACCTTTATATCAGGAACTTTCTTTCCGGACATACTCTACTAATAGCATATAATTCTAAGGATTAGTAGAATGAGTGGTACTAGGAAAGTCAATCAACGTCTTAAAAAGGCTCTTAGGCCTAAGGAAGAATCATCAGCATCAGGGCTTTTAAGTCCTGCGATACGTGTTTCACGACCTCATAAGGCATCAGCATCCGCATCAGCATCATCACTTGTAAGTCCTTCGATACATGTTTCCCGACCTTATAAAGCATCGCAAAAGGTATTTGAAGGAACCCCGCGACCATTAGGCCTAGAAAACGTCAACAATAGCCCTCCGTTGGAAGCCAAGCTATCCCCTGTTAAGGTTGTTAGGCGTCGTCCTGGAATTCATTCGGCTATTTCCGCAGCTCTTGAATCCCCTGATCGCAGATCCAATCTAGGAGCCTCCTCTCGATCCATGTCCGTAGCAAATTCAATGAACACTGAGCGATCACACAAGTCCCATTTTGGCGTTACAAGTGCGAATAATCGAAGAACGGTCAAACAGAACACGGCACTGGGACCTCAGACGACCAGGGCCAACCAACTCAATGCGTTAAGGCAAGCGATCCAACGTCAAGAGGCCCATCAGACGAAACGTCGGCAACGACTCAAGGCCTGTATTAAGAGGATGGAGCAGGAAGATGAGGCTGAAGCGTCCCGTATCCGTAAAATGGCAGCAAAGCTTAAGACGGCATAATTTTCTACAGACTCTATAGGGAATGTCAGTATTAAATGTCTTTCAACCGGGTCTGAAACGGGGATCGGAACATCTGCCGTTCGATCCTGAAAAGGCCTATGCCTATGTGGAACACCCCACAGAAGGCTGGCGAGTATACCTGAGAACAGCCACGTTTTTACACCCAACAACGAAGCCCTTCAAGCCTCAAGAGTTCCTCGTCGTCAAACGCACGGGGTCCAGGCCGTCTTCTAGGACCTGGGAGCCTCCGAAAGGCCAGATGGAGGGGAAGGACATGCGACGAAATCCAGGGAGTTCCATCGTGGACTTGCTCGCTGAGAACGCTCGTCGTGAGGTTGAAGAGGAGAGCCATGTGTCAGAGATTCAGCATCTCACACACACAGGTCTGGTATTTCAAGGACAGGAGACCAGTTATAAGGACAAGCCATGGTATTTCCAGTATCATATCTTTGAAGGACAGGTATCGCAGGAACAGATCGACAAGTCCTTCGGCACCTTCGCCTGGTTCAAAGAACATCCCAAGGCTTTTGCCAGGGTAACCAGGGACCGAGCAGAAAAGGACGCGGTGGCCTGGTTCAGTCCCACGAAAACACCCATTAATCCTCGGTGGTGCCCCTCGATCGTGGCCTTATATCTGAATAATGCCAAATGAAGTCTGAAAAAAATAATATAAAACTCTAATAGTATGAGCAGAATAAACTTTAATAATATCGAGCTAAACTCTAAGGGAGACACAATAACACGTTTCATAAAAGAAACTGTTGTCAGTTTATTTAGTAGAGTAAATGAGTCTAATGGAAGACCAAAACTAATTGAAAATAAAGCTACAATTAAACGTGTAATTAAACGATGTCTAGCTATTAAAGATATTATAGTAAACACAATAAATAAAAATTTAGCACTAAATGGAAATTCAAAACTAACTAAGGAAAAATTATTTAATACTGTATTAAAAAGTATACCTGATAAAGATAAATCATATTTAGAAGCAATTATTGGTTATCGTATGTACAGGGAATGTTTAAATATTATACAGTATATAATTGATACAACTACTGTATCAAACTATTTAACTGCGATAGATGATACTGAAGATAATGAAGTTCGTGAAACACTAATTAAAGCTATGATAATGATTATTGTTAAAGAATGTACAACAATACTACAAACTAATGCTAATTATAATAAATATAATAAATATACTCGTGAAGAAAGAAATACAAGTCGGAAAAATACACGAACTAATAATAACAAAACACGACGCAATAGCAATACAAATCGTTAATAAGAAGTAAAGCTATACAAAATATTCAAGATCACAACCTCAAAGCGTATCTAGATCTTATCGACCTTTACACTTAGTCCTGTGTTGTCCAGCTGCCTGGTCAACACAGTATTTGCGGAGGCCCTGTAATTGAATGTACAGGCATGTTCAGCAGAGGCCAGATGATTCATACAGAACTGATGGCCGCATCGGCAGGTCATCGGCACGGCACCTAGTCGTCCCTTACACGAATGGCACTTGGCTTTCTTGGGTTTCGTATTTACCTCAGCATCTAGGGAGATTACATGTTGAATTGCCGAACTCATCCCTTGAACCAGGGGGCTTGTCGGAGCACTGTTAATATTCACGTGGGACATCTTTAGTATGGATATAACTCTAATAGACGTACAGAAAATAGTTTTAGGCCCCCCACTTCAATTTTTCTTTTTTGTCCAACCAGTCTAAGACGTCCTAGCTAAGACCGATCAATGAGTCACTTCTGGTCAGGTTTGACCTTCCAACAGACAGCAGACAGGTTTATGCCGGCTCTCAGAGCTGTCCCGTCCTTTAAGCCCCCTGCCGGCCTCACACTGGAACTGTCAGAACAGATCCCCCAAATTACAGAGTTTCTGAAAACGAACTTTGGTAAAGTGGGCGGACCGAGACTTTGTCCAAGACTCTCTTCAACGGAATTAATTCTGACAGCGACAGATCTGTCTGGACAGATCGTCGGCTCCATTCGCTACCGACTCGCCGCTACGTTTGAGGGCCGATCCATTCACTGTATTGACTGTTTCTGTGTTAAACAGGCGTATAGAGGTTCTGGCTTAGCCACTGCCCTTCTCCTCACCCTTCATGAACTGACAAATGAACGGAACCTCCGATACAGTATTTTCTTGAAAGAGGGCCGTTCCATTCCAGGCCAGATTCCCTTCTATTCATCTACCTATGTGTACAAGGCTACTACATCAGATCCCCTCACAATGAAACCGATTCCGACAGATCTGGCAGTCAAGTTGGCGGATTGTTACCGCCAAATGAATCCCGACACTGTCTGGATTCACAGTCCTAAAAACCCCAATCAGGTCTGGTATCTCTATAAGAACGGAACCCAAACCCTGTTCGTCTGTATTCAGGATTCCTTCCAGGAATGGAAGGGGGGCCGCATAGGCTGGCTCACTGCGTGTTTTCGCACAGGATCTGTCAGTCTGGATCGTGTGTTATCTGTCCCTGGTTATCGATGGATCTGGTCAGACAAGGTGTTTTTGAATGGGGACGAACAGGATTGGATCGATGATGGACCGTTCCATTGGTACGGCTATCAATGGACGAGCTGCTTGAGGCCTGGCAAGTCGTATGCGATTGTTGTTTGATAGATCCAAGCCCTGTAAAAATTGAAATCCTCCTATTCCTCTCATTCATTCAACCATGTCGGATCATGTAATGATGATTGTAAAATTTCAAGATAAGTCTGATCCGACGAAAGAACACTTTGTAGCCTTATCCTCTGAAACGTCAGACCTGTCAGAAGATTCTATGTGGGATATTGGGCATCGGTATATAGGATTTCAGGCACCTAATATTCGCTGGACTATCTTTGGAAAGGCCAAATCAATTATTATAACAGAATGTACCCTCCCCCTTTCAGACAGACTAAATAATATTGTGTTCAAACCTGTGTATCGACGTTGGACAGATTGTGAAAACGATGAGTTCTTGGATGGGGCGGATCCAATTGAACCCTTCCTTCTAGATCAACCTATGTCAGAAGGTTATGTATTCGCTAAGCATTATATAATTCCTTCTTGTTCCTAAATATTACATACCCTATGAGTAGAATGGAACCGACAAAGCACGTCCCGAAAGTCCTCGCCTACGAGTATCTCGAGCACCCCCTGTTCTGGGCCCATGTACTGAACGCGATCTTCATTATCATTGCTATCCTAATCATTGTTTTTCATTTCAAGCTGGTAAGAAACATGGGCACCTATCAGTTGCTCATGTTGTCTCTCGCATTTTCGATTAGTGTTGGGGTCCATGGACTCACACACCAGGCCCTAGAAAAGGCCTATGGATACAATCCAATGAAAAACTTGCTCCACAGTAGATGAATTTGCCTCGCATAGGTGACATGATTGCCATACCGCTATTCCTGTGGCTTTGTATTTACTTCTACAAAAAGAAAGAACTTACCGACGAAGAAAAGGCCCTGTATCTCTTTGCCATAGGCGGTCTCATCGCAGACACCCTGTTCGTCTTTGTTTTAGGATGACGATGATGGTGGTAATGCTGCTTTAAATGCTTCTTCCATTTTACTTTTTTGTGTTTCAGTATCTCCATTTAATTTAGCACTATACGCATTGTTGATATGCTTTAAAACAGTCTCATTTTTAATTATATCTTCATTAAATATTAGTTCAGGTATTACACTTTCTTTTCCCCATAGTTCTTTTATTTTAAATTTTGTATCTACTATTTTACGTACCAAAGGTAGTTGACTCTTTGAATATTGACCAGGTACACGTGGGACAGGAATTTCTGTCCCGCTATTTGATCTTACTAAAAATGGACTTGCTCTAACAGCAGCGGAGGCTGCTTTTTTTTCTTCTTCTGTTTGAAACAACTTACTTAACGAGCTACCGTGTAATTCACCTTCATTATGTTTTGAATTTTTATAAGATCTTGGATCTTGTGTACTAAATTCTTTTCCTGGATGACCAAATGGACTATTCCGATAATTACGTAAATTAATTTTTTTTGTTGGACTTATTGCTGTTCCCCATTTTATTGTTTTTGGAGGAACAGGCGTTCCATTCCCCCCTCGCATTTTCCGCGTCCTTCGCCCCTTCATCATTCGCTTCTTCGTACCCTTCATCTACTCTAGGAAATGAAAATCAACCTAAACTCACGTCTTCATAATACTGTAACAAATGGAATCATCCCCCATATACGGCCTTTTAATGATCCTCTTTATTGCCTCTGGCATCATTGGTCTTATGGCGATCGCCTATGTCATTTACAGAGCCGTAAAGTTCTGGAAAGAGAGACAGGTTCGTCTGAGAGCCTCATCGGACCCTGAACTAGAGCCAATTGCGTCTACCGTCTAATATAAAGCATTCCTTCCAACTATATGTAATATGTTTTTAGAGGCTTTTCTCTGGTCTGTTTCCATTACCTTAGCGTCCTATGGATTCCCGTATCTCATTCCATCGATTAGAAATCGACTAAAAGAAATCCATACGAATACTGAACTCATTGGATCAGAAGAACTTAGAATCAAAGTGCGAGATTCGATAGATCGCACTTTAGGTCAGCTAGTCGCCGCGACCTGTCAGTCCCTCATGACAGGGTGGAGTCTTTCTAACTTGATCCTGGGATCCAGTATTCAAGCCCTAGATCAACTTGTAATTGGTTTCTATATTTACGATATTGTTCATCTTCTTACAAAACCCTATGGTAAGACGCAAAGAATCTATCTGCTTCATCACATTATGAGCATTTTATTTATTTATCTAAATACCTTAAATATTCATCGGAATGTGTTTTCAACGAATATATCCTATTTATTAATGGAATCGAGTAGTGCTACCATCAATCTAACGACTATTATTGTTCACGAAAGACCCAGGTATAAGTCTTTTGTTAACAAGGTCAATGTATTTGTATATGGCCTTACACGTGTTGTATTGTTTCCTGGAAATATACTGTATTATTTTGTAGATTCCCTTTCTTCGGAACAACCACTCCTCAGATCTTCCGAATTAATTATGGCGATTCTTTTTTATGGCATGTTTGTTTATTGGCATCAAGCTATGATCAAAAAGTATTTGATTTAGAGGCAAGTCCCGTTAATTGTACACACACCTGATTCACAGTCTAAATTGGTATTACATGACTGGCTGATTACATAGGAAATGGCAGGAACAGAGCCCAGGCCAAACCAGGGGGCCCAGTCACCAAACCAACCTCGCCCCCCTCCACCTCCATCCCCATACAAGCCTCTACCGTATCCATATCCTCTTCCATATCCGCCATATCTTCCTCCTCCTCCTCCTACTCCGTATCCCATCGCATGACCACCACGACCCCCATATCCACCCCCATATCCACCTCCACGACCTCCACCTCCACGACCTCCACCACCACCTCCACGACCTCCCCCACCGCCTCCACCTCCACCTCCACCACCACCACGAAAGCCATCAGAGGAAGGCTTTCTCATAAGATATATAGCAATCACTGCGATTCCAAGTAGAACAGCAATCGTGAGTCCGTTCATTCCTATCCTTTACGCATAAAATTTGACTAGATATAGTTTATACTTGTAAACTATATCTACGCAATTATCCATAATGTTCATCATTACTCTCTTTATCAGCTTCTTGTGCTCAACTTATTCTCATACAGCGACCACAAATGGTCAACCATCCATCATGACAGTTCAAATATGTAATCAGTCATCTATCTTTCAAAATGTATCCTATGAATTCATACCTTACAATACTACCTATGAGTCCAAACAACTCCTATCAACAACCTATCATGTACCTTATGTCATAAACGGTGGATCTGTGACACTTGACTGTAATTTCAACGGTGTTCCTGTTGTCAGTCAAACAACACCCCTCTGTGAATACCTGTCTTGCCCCGTGGTCCCTGGGACTCATAGTACAAAAAGGGACGCAGAAACACCCCCCGTTATTGGGACACTCGCATGTACTATGAAACTCAATGATAATTACAATAATAATCTCATGTGCTCCTATATTACCTTGTCTCAGCCACTAAGACTCTAAATTCGTAGGCCTCGTCCAAGGGTTGGATCGGGAGGTCTTGGTATTCCTGGTCCTAGTCCTGGTCCTAGTCCTGGTCCTAGTCCTGGTATTGCTGGTCCTATTGCTCGACCTATTGCTGGATCAGGTACAGCTCTAGCTGCTCTCCTTGTATTATTTCGATACTGTTTCGCAGCCAATATTTTTTTAACTCCATCCTGATATAAATTCTCACATTTCGAATAATATTTCACTAACAAGTCACGAGCCTTATCGTTAATACGATCCACCTCAGGGAGCCCCTTCTTAATGACATTTGGATTGAGCTCAACCTTGATCCGACTCCCCCCCTCCTCGATCTTGAACAATTCTCTTAGGAGAGACCCACAATTAGCCGTGTGAACCACCTGTTCCTGAAACAACGCATTTACTGACGCGTGAACATTCCCTGCGGTTCCCTGGTCCAGAACGACCTTACCTTGAAAGGGTCCATCGCTCTCCTTGGCAAATCCACACGCCTTTTCCATACGACGATCCCTCATACCAATGCGAACCTCCTTCACAGTTTTACTAGGATCAGCCCCCTCCGTAATTTTTCTCCCTGTTTCCTGGATAATACGGGCCTTTTCAGGATCCCCGTCGCCATACGACAGTTCATAACGCTCTGCTAGACCCAACATGAAATCACGGTAAGGTACGATGGTGTCCTTGATATCCATAACAATCTTAGGATTCTTGTATTGAATGAAGTCATAGAAGAGCTGGGTCAACGCAACTAGACCCTGGCTCTTTTCCACAGCATCCCCAGGTCCTGTCACACCTTCCTTTCCGTCACCTGAAACAAGAAACTTGGACTTACAGATGTCTGATTCGAAGAATCCATCCATGATGGGCTGGGTCTTTAGGAGCTGAAGACCCCGTGCCAAACAGGCAGGAATGGGTTTCTGTTTTGTCAGAGCCACCAATGTCTTTTCAAGATGGAGGGGGGCAGGGGCCTCTCGGTCCGCCTCAATAAAGCCAGTGAGCGACGAAGAGGATCTAGGATCTTTGCCCCAGATATCAGAGGAAGAGGAACTCGTCGTGGTGATCGTTCGTCCCTGTTTTCGCTTAATTTCTTGGAGGAGCTTGTCCATGATGGCCTTGAAAAAATCAAAGGGGGTCAAGGGCCTGCCCGATCCAGTGTCAATCGTATAATCCGATACGCCACTATCAAAGGTAAACTCTGTTTGTCCTATGAGCTGTCGGATTCCGTCTTCATTGAGATCCTTTTGACTAGAATCACCTCTCGGTCGCGTATAATTGAGACCCGTGAGCTTGATGCGATTATTGGTGAATCCCTGGACCTGGAGTTCAAGGAAACGCCGGCTACCGTCAATGGTCGTGTAGAAAAACCCGATGTTACTGGCCGTAAAGAGTGACTCAGGGGGCCTAAAGAAAACCTGGCGACCTGATGTGCCGCCGCCGCGATTCTGGAGCTGATAGCCGAGTTCGAGACCCTCGGGGGTTCTTCGTTCGGATGAACCTGTGTAGCGTTCTAGGAATTTAAAGTTATCGGGGAGATTCGCCCCCCCATAGTAGAGCCTATTTCGCCGCGTTTGTCTGCGGCCATAGTAATCGTTGTTATTGTATCGATCTCGTCGAAAGCCATCTCTAAAGGAATCGTATCGTCTATCATATCCTAGACCTGGCAAGCGAATCTCCCGTCTATCCTTGTGCTGACTGAGACCGCCACGACCCTCTGCTCCAGGAGTGCCGAGCCGTTCATTCCCTATGCCACTGTAAAATCCTGAACTTGTAGTAGCATTAATGTCTTCCAAAAGGGTTAACGCTAAGGCCCCGTAAATCTGGAAGATGCGAATGTAGTAATAGGCCACGAAGATACAGGTGCTTTGACGCTCTAGCTTTTTCTCGTTTGACAAGTGATCGAAATTCGAATAAGGGCGAAAAAAGATGCGGCCGCCGTCCTTGAACTCGGGAGCGACGTCCAAGTCGTAGAAGGTCTTGTCGAGTTTACTGCCGAGGAACATCACATATTTTTTACATTCGCTTGGATTGGACATCTTATAAAAGTCTCGGATGTTTAGCTCGGAGAGCATATAGTCTAAGATGCGATTCACAACCAACAGTGTCGACTGCTGTTGGTTCATTGTACTCATCGATGATCCCATGGTTCCCTATCGGTTCAAGGCAAATAAAAATAGGGTTTTGTTGTTACATTACTTAGTAAAGAACTTCACTGAGTTCGTTACTTAGTAAAGAACTTCTCATTAAGTGCGTTACATGATAGGTGGCTTACAAGTTATAGTTGTTACAAAGTAACAACTATAACCGTAAGCTACCTATTTAGTAAAGAACTTCTCAAGATCCCCAGCATGTAATTCAAGTCGCCGCAAACACTTTTGTAAAGTCGCAATGGAGATTTCACTGACCTCAGCGATCTGAGTGAGAGGAATATCCAGCACCTCACACCGCTTTAGGACAAAGGCCACGCATCCTGCTGCTAGACTCGGTGGCATATTCTCTTGACCGAGACCCAGCTCTTCGACCCGTTCCGCCACCCGAATACACAGGGTGGTCAGATGATCTGCCTGGGCCCTCTGTAAGGGCAGTTTACTGAGCGGGAGAGCGATGTATTCGACAGCTTTCGTGGACGACGAGGGGTTCTTAGACTTACTGTTGTTGTTCAGGAGTCCCTTCTGTCTGGCCATGGCCAACACTTCCTGGAGCTGTTTCAAGGCCTTGGTAAAGGTCGCGGAGGATAAACCGAATATTTCTGCGATATCCTTGGGCTTTCTGGGACTGCCGGATTCCTTTAGAACGAGGTACATACAGCCGGCAAGCATGGCGTCTCTCGATAATCCCTGGCGACCCCCGATTTCCTTGATGGTGATATACAGGGATCTACTGGCTTCAATGGCCGACTGGTTGATCCCGTGGTTCAGACCGATCAAGGTCAAACGCTCATTGGCCTGAATGAGGGACCGTTCCTTATAGGGCACGGTGTTCCAGGTGTGATACTTGCGGACCTTGTACATGGTTTTGGCTGCGGCTCCGTAGGATCCGAGAATCACCGTACCGAGGGACGCCTGGGGCAACGAGGGATCCTGAGCAGCACCGACTCTCGTGGGATCCCCCCCTCGATCGTCGTTACTGAAGAAGCGGTACTCTGCCGTGGTGTCGAAGGGGCGGCTAATAACATATCCACAACTCTTACAGGTGACTAGCTCCGACAGATCCATGGAGTCCCTGGCCGAACAGAGGGGGCAGATGTCACAATCATCAGATGCTTCTGTTGATTTGGTTGGGGTTACTTCTGCTACTGCCTTAGTTGTTGTAGTAGCAGAACAAGACCCCGAAAAACCATCCTCTTCGTCAAACCAAGACACTGGTGTTTCCAACCTCGGTGTCTTGATTGTTTGAAATCTGTTGAAGAGTAATTCCATGGTCTTCATATTGATCAGAATCTTATTTCAATTTTAATACGCAACTTTATCGCCTCTTGCTAGACGTCTTGCGACGCTTCTGAGATCGGTGCTTCTTTGTGTGACGCTTGGATCGGCGACGACCACCAGATGATGCTGCTGAAGAAGAAGTTGGTGGTGGGGGGGCAACACCATTATACATATTTTTATAGGCCTCTGTTCGTCTTATTTCAAATAATTGATCATATATTGTATTAACATCAGACTCAGGTAACATAGCTTTAATCAAGGCTTTAACTTCTCGTTCTATTTTTGTTGGTGAAATATCTATACCATATACCTCTAGACCAGCCATGACAGGACGAGTCAAATCATACATAAAAATAATTTTGATTGTATTACCGTTTTCAAAAGCAGGTATTGTCCAAAAGTTTAACATATCCATCGCAGTCCAAAAGACACAAACATCACGAGCAATACCTGTTAAATAGACTGTATTAATATTAGACTCTTGTAACATTTTTAAGAAAGAATTAGCAGGCCCTTTCATAATTTTAGGATTAGCAATTTGAGAATATTCATCAGCCTTTGATATTAGTTTTGGTGGTGAATTATGTTTAAATACATAAGGTGTAAAAACACCCCTGGCATCAGCAATCGCACTATAAGAATCAGGCTTACCATGACCTTTATGAACATAGTATAATTTATCTTCTTCTGTTGCTGCTACTGTTTCTATCTCAGGTATAATTTGATCATCGACACCTTGAACACAATGAGGTGGCCATATCTTTTGTTTTGTCCGAAGTGTTTTATCTCCCCAGTTGCGATTATTAAGAATTTCTTTCTCTGAATATTCATTACGAGATCCTTTTGCCATATTTCCTTTTGCGTTTGTAATTGTTATTTTTCCAGCAGCCTTATTCGCATTACTTAAAAAAGATGCGTGTCCTTCAGGATGCTGATCTTTTGTAAGGATAAGATACTGATGAGGTGTAGTTGTAACTAGCGATACAAAATTATCTTCTAATCCTGATGGATTTGAAGTATTGCGATCATTCACAGTAGCTAAATTGCCACCAGGTTTAAAGCATTTTTGTAAGTCAACACCTACAATAGCAACACCTTCTCCAGTACTAGAATTAGCACTACTACTTGAACTCATTGATCTACTATATCCCCATATTTTTCCCCAGTCAAAGAAGAGTCCCATGTCCGTCCCAAAACAAGGAAACGAAAACCGAGAATCCATTCTGCCAAATTCGCAGCCGGCCGGATTCGGATATTTAGGCAGTCCGTACAATGTCGCCGATTCCCTCCTCTCTCCTGCCCAGGTCGGAGTCCACAAGGGTGACGATATGGGGTCCGTCATTGATGCCGTAAAGGGCGTCGCATTTTACACGGATCAGATCGGCTTCGGGAACAGCTCGTCTAAACTCACCCAAGGCATGCCATTAAAACCCCTCGGTCTCAATTACTTTATGAACACCGGACAGACCTGTTCGAACGGTGCCAAGATGTACCAGTACTTTGAAGGCATCCCGACAGGAAATGCTCTCGGAAAGAATGTCCAGAGGGCCATGAAAGAGATGGGCATGCCGGCCTTACAGGGCTTGGTACCAGGCATGATCGAAGACGCAGAGGGTGCCCTGAATCCTGGACCCTTGCTCAATGCTATGCTTGGATCAGGCTATCCGCAGTGTCGCCTGGTAAAACGACAGGTGGGCGACGCCTACGGTCATATCCGAGATCCAAATGATGGCACCATCTGGATCGAACAGCCTGACACGGCGACCAGTGGCTCAGATGGGCTCATGTACCAGGAACGCTGGATCCAGGATGTTGATTCTAATGGAAATCCGATCAGTCTGGATCGAGATCAATGGGTCAATGAACCCAAGACCATGAACCCTGATGGCTCCCCGAAGTCAAAGGAAGGCTTCTCAAATTCGCTCATTACACCCGTTTCCATGGGTGTCTTGGGAATCCTACTTGTCGTTGCCTTTGGAATTCTACGACGCAAATAAGGCTCATGTACCGATAGAATTTCCTTCACTATTCTTATTATTTTCATCCGATAATTGTGATAATGTTCGAAAGGATGGAATGGGTATAATAACATTCGCAGTATTCCAACCTAATGGAGCTGTGCTACCTCCTAAAGGCTGTCCATTGTTAAATTTTTCAGCAGACAAAAACATGCCACTCATATCGGTAACGTTAGATGTGTTCCAGTCACTAATGTCCTGATTAAAGACAATCGCATTCTTAAACATACTGTTCATATCGGTTACTAATTCCGTGTTCCAAGATCCAATAGGCTGATTAAATAAATAGGCAGAGGCAAACATATTCCTCATAGTTGTGACCTCAGCAGTATTCCATCCGCTAATATCTTGATTAAAGCTAGTAGCTACGAAGAATGTTTCTAACATACTTGTCACGGCGTCAGTGTTCCATGGCAAAGGAGCAGAGGATAGCCCAGGACTCTGGCCATTATTGAAATCTCTAGCAAATCCAAACATATTTGTCATATCTGTCACAGCACCTGTATTCCATTGGCTAATGTTCTGATTAAATGTGGTAGAGCCATCAAACATCCATCCCATATTCGTAACTGCTGATACATCCCATGATCCGATCGGTTGATTAAAATTAGACGCATTATTAAACATCTCGTTCATATTTGTCACAGATTTAGTATTCCATCCGCTAATATCCTGATTGAATGTTTTAGCATTTTGAAACATATCACTCATATTCGTCACAAGTCCTGTGTTCCAAGAGCCGATAGGTTGATTAAATCCACTCGCATCTAGAAACATATTTTTCATGTTTGTTACATTGGACGTGTTCCATGTTCCAATTGGCTGATTAAACGTTATGGCATCATGAAACATGCTCAACATGCTCGTTACATTTGTTGTATTCCACACACTAATATTCGAATTAAAATTAGTACAGCCTCTAAAACAATTTGCCAGAGATGTATTTGACAAAATGGTGGGAGCTTCTAAACAGAGTGTCAGATCAGCGAGCAAAGAGAATTGATTTCCAGGATTCAACGGGGATGGATAGTTCCCTCTTGACAAGGGGATCGTCCCAAATTGGAGAATCGTCAATTGTTGCGTATTGTTAAAATAAAAACTCTGTATGTATGTTGGAACTGGTGCCGAAGGGGCATAAAATGAAATCCCATCATTTGTAGTGCCATTATCCGTAAAACTGACTTCCTTTACATTCACAGTGTATGTGGTTCCACTCTGATCATAGGAACTAGTGACGGTCAGAGCAGTGGTAGCAATAATTGGGACATAGGTTAGAACATTGTCTGCTCCAGAATAGTTGAAACTATAAATGAAATCTCGATAGTCAGTATCATCAGGACGATTGACTCTCCTGTCCGTCAAGGGCAAGAACTGTTGATTTATCAAGACAGTCGTATCTCCTTCATTTCGAAAAAACTGTGGCATCTGACCAAAATGAATGGATGTTATAGTATTGGAACTAAGTGAGCCTGATTGGGGGTTCGCGATAAGACCCCCTATTGATGTAGTTGTCGGAGGAGGACTTGATAATAATGCCTGATACCGATTATAGTAATCGGCATCATTTTGGGCTTTTTTAATACTTGTTAAAAGAGAGGAATCCCAATTCCTCGTAGACATCTATTTTTACAATTAATTATAAAAATAGATATATATACCTTGGCTAAATTACTTTCCAAACCTAGTGTACTTATGTGGAATTAATTCCGCAGCTTGCTAAATGCCATATAAGCCGATGCTCCACCGAGTACTTGAGCAACGGCGTATCCTAGAAGCTGTGATCCGTTCAAATCCCCGTTCAAAAACATGGACACAGACACTGCCGGATTCACGTGGCCGCCAGACACAGATCCAATCAAATAGATTACAAGGGCCAAAGTCCCACCAATGATAAGAGGATTACCATTCGACGCAAAAATGGATAAGATAAAGAGGAACGCACCCAAATATTCGGCCAAATAGGATGTCGTATCAATCTTCATTCTGCTTACTGGGGAGAAAAGTCGTTCACGGGCTGAATGACAGGATTTGTAACATTGTTGCCACCCGGAATTATTAAACTACAATCACAGGCATTTACAACTGTCTGAGTTGACAGGTCAACCGTATACAGGTTGGGAGCACTAATCACCGTATTGGGGCTCGCACGATAATAAGTGGTCTGGCTACCCAAAGCGATCTCAGTGATCTTGGAAGCATTAAAGTTGCCACTTTGGGGATTGTAAGTTCCTATAAAGACACCTGGTTGAGCAATATTCTGGGCCGCACGGGCCCGTGTGAAAAAAGCGGCCTGGTTTCTATCTGCTTTGAGTTTTGTGAGCTGGGAGCAGTCGGAGTTACGAAGAGACATTCTAAAGAGGGATAATATTTTTATGGGATTGTATAGACAATATTAGAACTTCCATATACAAGTGTGTATCCAGTAGTTCCAAACGTCAACGGAAGTGTTAGAAGTGCTGTAATAAGTTGTATTGGAGTTACGATCTTATAATCTGTTAAATCAAACGACACATTCATTATTGTATTAGGACCACTAGGGGTTAATGTGGGTGGAAGACTGGTAAAAAACCCTTTATTTAGATTCGTTGAAAGTTCGTTATTTACAAATAATTGAAGATACGGTGATACTGATGGAGTTGGACTGCCTGTATTAAATAATATTTGATTTATTATTGTACTATATGAGAATGATCCAATAAATACTAAATTAATATTAACTGTGGCATTGTTTGGTACGCCAGGTGGAGGAGGTGTTCCTAATAGTATTGTATAGGTATTTGGGCTAGGACTAGGCGGTGTTGGTGGGGCAGGGGGAGGAGTATTGGAGGTAGTCCATCCTGGATTGCTTATACCTGGACTCGCCATGTTCTGTCCTCCGTACAAAACCAAATTTACAGGGATTGATGGATTTATCGTTTGAATATCAGCAACTACCTCTTCTGCGTAATTATTTGCTTGAGGACTTTCCCAAAACATGAGACCATTGAGCCATTGATTAAGTGCTGTTCCTGGTATCGCCGCAACAATAAGAGCCTGAGCTGCCGAAATATCAGTTACAATGCTTTGAGCGATAGATGAGGCATCAGGATTTGGAACAGGATAATTGCCATCATTACCTCCAAGTAATCCAATATTGACTAGGGGTTTATTTGTAGTGGTAGCACTGAGACAGAGATACCCAAGCTGGGCCAGTATATTTGAAAAATTGGCCCCACCTGGATATTGATCTGGTGACTGATTATAATACTGCATATTGATCTGTGAAAAATTACCAATGTTGTCTACATCTAAAAGGGCGGGGCTTGCAGCTTTTGGCAACAGTGTTGTAATTGGTGAATTAATAGCAGCATACGCCTGATACACACCATTCGCATTAAACGCAGAAGGAAAAGCTCCACCAGAAAATACATAGGCAGGTTGAGGGGCACATGTGATAAGTTTAAAGGGGGCATTGGTTCTCAACGTACTCAGGAGGGTTGTTACTGTTGTTACATCTGTCGCAGCAGGATTTTCAAAATCAAGATCAATACCGTCAAAGGCAAAGGGGGCCCCTGCGTCATTAGTCAATGCTGTCCAATTAAGAGGATTTGGGCTATTAGTCTGACCTAAGAGAGAGAAACAGATACTCTGTGCTAACTGGGTAGCAAGAGTCGGCGTTGATATATCCGCAACTGTAAAGGTAGCCCCCCCAAGACTTACAAGAACCTTAGCACCCGCCGCTTGAAGTGCCTGAAAGTACGCGAAAACACCATTGTAATGGAATCCTCCTGCGGTTGTATACTCTATCGCTTCATACATCCAAACAGGGCTTTGAAAGGGTGTAAGGGATCCGAAGACTGAATCAATCCACCAATTGTCTGGTCCAAGTGGATTTGAATAGGCTCCATTATGGATCAAGAATCCTAAAATATATGTCTGCCCAGTTAGATCCCTGGACGTATTATTATCGGGAGTAGTAGTGGCAGCAACACTGTTCAACGTATTAAAAGGCACGGATACAATCGTCGTAGGAAATGCCCTGTAATAGGTAGTATAGTCACCATTATCGAGGTTGTTTATCGAACTCTGGGCCGTAACTCCCGTCTGGGGATTGATCCCTCTCACGTAGACACCAGTTGGTGCCTGAGTCTGTGCCGTAGTTCGTTGACTAAAAAAACTAAACTGTGTCCGATCCCTTGTCAGTCGAGTGAGATCGGACGAATCAAAGTTTCTCGTTGTCATAGTGACTTCTACTTTACAACTCCTTTTCCACTTCCAGATCACCCCTCAGCAACTTCTGATTGGTGATCAGCCTACTGCCCACGCACATCGTCTCGAGTTCCTGTAGTAACAACTTGGACGCATAGGGAATCTGAATATGGCTGAAGTTCGTGGTGTTCCCGCAGCCACGACAGGCCCAGATACCCTCCTTGTCATTGGCGATAGCCAAGAGACCACAGTCCTTACAGGAATAACACAGAAAGGCGTCGGAGCATTCCATCAGACGTTCCTTAGTGAACTCGGCCATGCCGTGACCAATGACGCAATCACGTTCCATCTCACCGAATCGCAAGCCACCTTCACGAGCACGGCCTTCAGCAGGCTGCCTGGTCAGCATCACCAGCGGTCCTGACGCACGACTATGAAGCTTGTCTGCCGAGCAATGTCTCAAACGCTGGTAATAGCAGGGACCAATGAAGATGCTGGTCTCCATTTGTTTACCCGTGTACCCGTTGTACATGATCTCATTACCGTATGGTTCCATTCCATATTCGTCCCTCAAGATTCTGGCCATGTCATCCACTGTGGTCGCATTGAAGGGTGTTCCATCACCGAGTGCCCCAGCTTCGCAGCCAATCTTAGACAACAGCGTCTCCATGAGCTGAGCAATGGTCATTCTGGAAGGAATCGCATGGGGATTGATGATCAAATCAGGAATAATGCCTGAACCCGTTTGAGGCATGTCCTCGGGATTGAGAATCACGCCCATGGTGCCCTTTTGTCCATGGCGACTACTGAACTTATCGCCAATCTCTGGGATCCTGTCCTGTCGCATGCGAATCTTGGCAAAGGAATAGCCCTCTCCATTTCGGTTTTTATATATCTTGTCCACATACCCACTCTCGTTGTTCCTAGGTGTCTTGGATACGTCGCGACACGTCTTGGATCCCGCTGGCAGAATCTTGCCCGTGGCGACCCTCAACGGCACCACTTTGCCAATGAGCACATCATCGGGCGTCACGTACTGGTTTACTGGTATGAATCCATCGGCAGCAATCTTGCCATAATTGGCATTCTTCATGTGCTTCGTAGTTTCCACCTCAGGCAAGCAGAAGCGTTCCTCTTCCCCTGACGACTGATTCTTCTTCTCTTCGTCCCTGTATGTCCTGTAGAAGATGCTCCTAAATCTGCCCCTGTCCAATGCCCCCCTGTTAATCATATTCGAATCCTCTTGATTATAACCGGTGTACGTCATGATTGCCACTATCACATTGGCTCCAGCAGGCAGCTTCTGGGCCCCATAGAACTTGCTCATGTAGGGGCTGACCATGGGAATCTCAGGATAGCACAGAAGGTGAGCCATCGCATCAAATCGCTCCTCAAAGTTCAGTGCGTACATACCCATGGCCTGCTTCGCCATGGCAGACTGATAGGCATTTCTGGGACTCTGGTTATGATCAGGGAAGGGGATCATGGACGCAATGGTGCCGAGGGCAACGCAAGGATGAATCTCCGCATGGGTCGTGTCCTTGTCCTTGAGAGCCGTCTCGTAGTCCATCGCAATATAGGCCCCCTCCGTTTCACCGGCATCCAAATACTCCACGATACGCTTGTCAGAGGGCGTCGACCACAGGAGCAGTTCATTCCATCCCTTAATCGCCATGACTTGGTTTCGAAGCACATGACTCGTGTCTGCTGCGATTTCCCTGAGACAAGGAGCATACAGAACTGGCCTGAGAACACGACCGGCCTCTGTCGAAATCCAGAGCTCCTTGAACGCATTTTTCCAGACAAGTCCTGTGTGAATGTGAATCTCTCCTGATCGCTTCGCCTTTCGTAGCCCATCAATGAGAGCCAAGGTATCTTCGACAGCGACGGTACCTATCCAGGCACCGTTCAGGAAAATCCGACTATGACTGTGCTTCTCAGCCACTGTGGTTTCCTTCAAAGCCCTCAACGTTCCGAGACGCTTCATGAAGATGTAGATGGTCGCAGGACTGGAGAAGATACTAATCCGTGCCGTGGCGGACAGATTCTTGATCACACCTACACCATGACCCTCTGGAGTCTCACAGGGATCCACATAGCCCCACTGGGTATTATGGAGCTTGCGGGGCTCTACGAGCTTGGCCGTCTTATCCACAGGGGTTGTAATGCGACGCATATGGGACATATAGGACGCATAGTTGAGCCGATTCAACATCTGACTGACACCGATCTTTGCGGGTCCTGCGACCTTGCCATTCCCGAAGTTGCCCGTGGCCATGGAAGACCTGAGTGTCACATCAAGGATAGTGGATTTGATGATCTTATTGATATTATTAATATTCACGATTTCCGACCAGTTCCCCGTGGCCTTCCAGGACCCTCCATGGATCTCCTTGGCCAAACAGGCTCGCATATCCTTCACCATGCGATTATTGTACGTCTTTCGCATCAAGTCCGCCAACAAGAACCCAGGAATGTCCACACGCTTATTGGGGTACGCGTCTCGGTCATCCTTGGGCATACGCTGACTTGACACCCAGAGTGCCTTTCGTGTTATGTGAGCGAGGAAGCATGCCTTTTCGTATTCCATACCCTGAGAACCAATATGAGGAAAGAGTTCCTCGGCCAAGATATCGGAGACCACCATCTGTCGCTGGGACTTGGCTGACCATGATGCGATGTGCTGGGACAGCCATTCAACAGCCAATGCCTTGGTACTAATCGCTGACGCATCATGAATGCTCTCTTCCAAGATATTCTCGTAAACGGGATCGCCATCAGGGCCAACGATCAGATTACAGATGTCCTGATCTGACTCGATACCGAGAGCCCGAAACAAGACCCAGAGAGGAATATCCGTCTTAATGCGAGGAATCGTCGCCTTGAGCATTAGGATCAGATTGTTCTTAGGATGATAGACAATCTTGACCGCATTCGACTTGGGTACCTGGTCATTATCGGGACCAATACACTTGATCTCCACTACATCCTTCTCCTTGGGATTCCCTCGTCCCGTCTTGAAACAGACGGGACGGTTCTCAGACATACGCTCAATGCTCTGGATGGTCCTTTCTCCGCCCCCGATGACGAAGTAGCCTCCATCATCCTCCGCACATTCTCCCAACAAACGAGGTTCTATGTGCTTTTGATCATACAAATGACAGTACTTGGACTTGACCATGATGGGGATCTTCCCCATGTGGACATTGGGAAAGACGCGTACCTTGGACTCCTTGATTCCACCACGAGTATGATCGATGAAGGTCGTGGTTACCTTTACGTCCACGTTCAAAGGTGCTGAATAGTTCAGATTACAGTCCCTCGCATTCTTGGGCAACATGCGATGAACAGCCCCGTTATTCTCGTAATTGGTCGGTTTTCTCATGGAAATCTTCTCAAGTTCAAGACTGATTTCGTATTCATGACGAACAGGTGGCTTTGTGACGATATTCGATGCTATATCGGTTGTGATGGTTGAGGCCGCAGCAGCGGTAATGACTTGGTTGGTGTGGTGTATTAGAGCATTCGCCGCGGTAGTCGATAGGCCGGTCGCCGCCGCTAACGCAGATCTGGGACCTGCCAAGGGAATCTCCGGTGATCCACGGGCTAAAATGGGATTTGCCATAGTAATGATCTCTGGGATGTCCTTCTCAATAAATTGATTGAAGGACTCCTTCTGATGGGCCAAAGGATCTTCATCCTTGAAATAGGCGTTCAAAAGGTGCCTGTATGTCGGCAAACGATCTTCTGTGGATGTATTCATGCTAGCAGTTAAGACAGACCGCAACTGATTTCAAATTTACCAAAACATCATCACCATCCTTTATGCTATCGATCAAAGATAATGTCGATCTTTAATAGGTCATGGAATCTTCGACAAAAACGGTTCAAATAGTGGGCGGGGCCCATATATCAGGTCATAGGCGACGAAGAAGTAAGAAGGCAGACAAGGGATCACCTCAAGTCCAGAAGGGCGGATATCAGGAAATGACGATTACACGATCAGAACTTCAGGGCCGCCTTACACCCCAGCCATCGGGCTATACCAGCCCGAGTCCTGCGACCACGGGCTCGTCCTTTAAAACGGCCTTCGATCCCCTGCTCACTCCCACTCAGAAAAATCAGCCTGTTCCTGTAAGCGTCTCTGGGCCGCCTGTTGCGTCGATGAGCCAAGGGGGTGGTAAGGTCAAACTGGATAAATCCCAGACTGCTAAGAAGGTCCGATTGGAACCCAAGAAGGACTTAAAGGATTTGCCAACCAACTCCAAGAAAAAGAAAACGCGGAAAATTACGATGGGTCTGGTATCCCTCAAAAAGCGACAGACCAGGGCCAAGAAAATCAGTGAAAAGGTCAAGGAAATGCCGTTGGAACAGCTCAGGAAACATCTTATTGAAAAGAATCTGATCAAGGCAACGAGTAAGGCTCCTGAGTCGATTTTGCGACAGATCGCCGCAGATTCCCAGATTGTATCAGACGGAATTTAGACAGACCTAAAGTATGAAAGCGTTACTATAACAATGTACGAGGAATATGGATCTTTCTATAAACAATATTATGAGAAATATGGACCTAAAACGGCAATATTTCTGATGGTAGGCTCTTTCTATGAACTCTATGATATCTTAGACAAGGACACAGGAGAGACGTTATATAATATCAAGGAAGTTACTGATTTCTTAGGAATCCAGTTGACCCCGAAAAAGGATCTGCCGGCCTCCTATGGCTCTTTAAAACAAGGCCTGTTCGCTGGCTTTCCCGATTACGCCCTCCATAAGCATGCGGCCAGACTCACGACCGCCGGTTGGACAGTCGTGGTTATTGATCAAGTGAAGGACAAAGCTGGCAAGGTCATAAAGCGTGTCCCAACCAGGATTCTGAGTCCCTCAACCCATGTGGAGGCGATGTCAGCCAATGAAACCCCCTATTTGACAGCCCTGTTCTTCCAGCTACCCGCCTTTGGAATAGCGACGCTCGATCTGACGACCGGCCAGACAATGACATACAGTGGATCTGTTCAAGGAATTACAGATGTCTGGACTGCCGACGATCTGTGCCAACAGCTCACGCTCTTTCAGCCAAAAGAACTCCATGTCTTTTCTATGGAGTCTATCCAAGAGAGCCATGTGCGACGCCTTTTAATGAATCAGACCATTCCGATCTTCATGAAGCCCCTAAAAACTCTCGGATCCTTCACGAATCATGTAGCCAATGCCGAGTACTTGCGACGTATCTATTCTATTAAGTCTATGTTGCCCCCATATGAGTACCTTGGACTAAGTGTTGGTACAAGTCTAACAGCTCTCCTCCTGCTCCTCCAAATCGTGGAAGAACATATTCCCTCTGCCCTCCACAGTTTCCAGAGGAACAGTCCCTGGATTCCTCATCAGAACCTACTCTGTGGAAACCACGCCCTACAACAGCTCCAGATGGAGGCCGTCGTCAACCTCTTTAGTCCCTGTCTAACATCGATGGGTAAGAGATCGCTTCATCACAGGCTTCTCCGTCCATTAACACAGGCCTCCATGATCGACCGCCGTCTAACAGAGGTCGGTACACTGATGGACGCAGACCCAGACATTCTAAAACTGATCAAAACTCAGCTTCGTTTTATCGGAGATCTGCCCCGTATACACAGGAAAGTGCTGTTAGCCACTGTTATCGCTCAAGAGTTCGTAGTCCTTGGGCAAAGCTATAAGGCAGTCGAGACGCTTTTAACCAAGGTAGCAATCCTTGAACCACCTCCCTATCTTCTAGAGCAACTGACCCTATACACAACCGTCTTCAATCAGCACATTGATCTGGAGAAGGCAATTCAGGCAAGTCAAGATCTGACGCCCTATACAGATTCGAGGGCGATAACCATTGAGCGTCAGATCAAGACTGTTCTGGACTCCCTTGAACAACATAGGCTTCAGATCAGCCAGACGGCCGGCCTATCCATTGACGTTTTGAAGCTCGAGGAGCGAGAAAAAGAGCCCTTTGGCATTCGACTTTCCTCCTCGACACTGGCCGTGCTCAAGACGTTAACAAATAAACTCCCAAAGGGAACCACCTTTCAGACGCTCAAATCGGGCGGCTGGATGGACACACCAGCCCTCAACACCCACAATCAACAGCTCATCAAACTCCGAGAACAGCTCGCACACACAAGTCGTGATATCATCCTTAGCACCTGTTCGTCTATTTCCGAGGCCGGCAAATCCCTGTGGACAGACGTAGAGGAGTGGATTGCTCATCTGGACTGTACCTTTGCGATCGCCAGAACTGCGAAGGAACGGGGCTTTACAAGGCCCACGATAGATATGGATAAAGGAGACGCCTACCTTGACATCAAGGCTATTCGACACCCCCTTGTGGAGAATACAGGAACACGTGTTCCTTATGTGAAGCATGATATAGCCCTGGGTCATGACAGTAGAAGCTGGCTGGTCTATGGCATGAACGCGAGCGGCAAGTCAACGCTCATGAAGGCTACAGGGATCGCCGTCCTTTTGGCCCAGGCAGGATCCTATGTGCCTGCTGTAGCCATGACTATTCGTCCTTTCCAAGCGATTTACACGAGAATCCTCAATCAGGACAACCTCTTTGCGGGTCTATCGTCTTTCGCAGTGGAAATGTCCGAACTTCGGGATATTTTGAGATCAGCCAATGAAAATACGCTGGTCTTAGGCGATGAGCTCTGTTCTGGCACAGAGTCTGTATCGGCCATGGCCCTGGTCGCAGCGGGAATTGAATGGCTGAGCCTGAAGCGAGCCAAATTCATTTTTGCGACACATCTTCATGATCTGCCGACCATTCTGAAACCAGAAACCATTGGCCTAAAAATATGGCACCTTCATGTGGAATACGATCCTGTGACGAAGACCCTGGTCTATGACAGGACACTGATGCCAGGATCTGGGTCGACACTCTATGGCCTAGAAGTCGCGAAAGCCATGGATCTGCCGACCGAGTTCCTTGAATCGGCGACTGAATACCGCCACAAACTTATTGGATCTGTGACCCAACATTTAGCAAAGGGCTCCATTTGGAACGCAGCTGTTACACGGCGAGCCTGTGAACTATGCGGGTCCATAAATACCAAGGACCTCGAAGTACACCATATCCGTCCCAGATCTGAAGCTACGAATGGCATTTTATCCGATGGCACCCCTATGAATCATCTGAGCAATCTCATTGTTTTATGCGAAGTGTGTCATGACAGGGAACATGGCTCAGAATCCATGGTCACAGACCTCGTTCAGACGAGTGAAGGGCCGAAACGGATCGATTCTGTAAGCCAGTCAAAACAGTCAAAACAGTCAAAACAGTCAAAACAGTCCAAGTGGTCAGAGGAAGAACTTACTACGATCCAACAACTCCTGTTACAATTTAAAAATGCGTCTACAAAGACACTTTCAAATCAGCTTAACCAGAATTATAATATCTCTATTTCCGCGGCAACCTTAGCAAGTATGAAACGTGCTAGCCCGAAGTAGTATTCGTTGAACTTGAACTAGGGTGTGAGGATATAGCAGTGCCGACTTGCTTCAATGACTTTTCAGCTGCTGTTAGACGAGTAACAAGACTGTCAATCACTTCTGCCTGCTTTGTAACAAGAGTCCGGAGATCTGTGACTTCATTACGAATTCCACGAATCTCCGTACGTATAGGATTGCTTCCTTGATAGTTGAGGCCGGCACTATAGAGAACAGAGGTCATTTCTAACCGTATCTATATAATGAACAATTGTTTCTAAACGCATAAAATTTGAACCTAATAACTCTGCGTCAATAGAGTAGTTAGAATGATCATTCCAATCCGATGTATGAACTGCGGAGAGACGCTCGCTGATAAGTGGCGATGGTTTCAGAAGGAGAGGTTACGATTAAGAGGTGCCAATGCTGGAACTCCCATGTACATGGACGGGACGGAAGTCGTGAAGACTGTCGAAAAGGAGTTACTGGATACACTTGGATTGAATCGCTACTGCTGTAGAAAGCACATGCTGACCCATGTTGATCTAGGAGAAAAAGTATAAATATAAATATCTATATAAAATAGGTTGTAATGGAACTCTTTCTGCCGTCCCTGTTAATATTTATTCTTGCGGCACTTATGATTTTTTTGGTTCTACCACGTATAAGCCCGTTTATATTGGTGATCATGTCCATCATTATAGTATTCATTGGAACATGGCATCATTTCAAGATCTTCGCAAATGAGTACAGGCAGAGTACTTGGCAAGAGTCCCTTAAAATCTTCGCACCCGGCATTATCATTGCTATGATTTTTATCTATCTATTTTTTGCCTTTGCGTCCTTTCAAATGGGGAAAAAAGCAGAGATTGAAGCCCCACCTAATCCATCTGCGTCTACTGCTACAAATCCTCTTACGGCGGCCCTCAATAAGGGTATTAATGTAGTGAATAATGCGACAGCCTCTGCCGCAAAGACTATGAATAATGTCGCAGCATCTATTGCGAATACTGCTAACAGAAAAAACAATGAAGGACCTACGAGAAGTTTCCTAGCCACATTATAGGGAGATGACTAGGCACACGAAAAAACTGTCAAAAAAAGGAAAACAGTCAAAACAGTCAAAACAGTCAAAACAAGGAAAACAAAATCACATCATGACAATTCCTGAACTTCGCCGATCCTTTGAACATATTGAAACCTTTGTTCATCAACACAAGAGGTCGAAGGATTTGGTCAAAATGCTACAAGAGGAATGGCTCAAGGTCTTCAAGAAGAAGCTAGACAAGGAGAGTGCTTCTGCTTTCGTAAACCATACTGTCAAAGAGTCTGGAATGATAGGGGGTGGCGGTCAACTAACAGGTGCTCCGCTGGATTATACGATGAGACCCGGTCTCTATATTAGCCCTGGCATCAATCAGGGCTCTTACGCACAGGTTCCTAACTATGTATCTTCCGGTTTCTGGAATCCTGAGCCTGGACAGAGTTATGATCGCGTGATAGGTCAGACCGTGTACCCTGATCGTACACCGGCGGGCCTAGGTGATAATACAGTTATTGGACTGAAGATGGCTGGTGGTACCAGAAAAACACAGAAGAATAAGCGAAAACAAAGTGGTGGTGATCCCCTGAGAACAATCGGCACGGCCCTCAATCAATTCCTTTTCCGTCCATTCGACTCTACGATCCCTCCCTCCATTCCTCAAGACATCTTAACAGCGTCAAAGGGCGAATCCCTAGGCCCATCACCACTCTCCTATCAAAATAAACTGGACTATCAAATGAGCCCCCGACTTCATTCAGGATCCATTAAAATTAGTCCCATTGAAGCAAAACTTCCCATACAGATTAAAAATCCGTAAATAGCATTTGGATTATACAATTCATGATCAATACATGATGAATTGTCTAACAGCCTAAGATGTTCAAAACCTTATTAATTTATATAATTCACGGTAGAATGGCCGGTCCGATAACACCATCAGATCAAGGGCGTGAAGTCGCCAGAAGTCTTATTGACCGGTATTTCCGAACAAATACATACCCTTATACCCGTCATCATATTGACTCCTATGACAAATTCTTAAAAACGGACTTGGTCAGTATCATTAAGGCCAAGAATCCTATTTTGATCATGAAGGAACTCATTCCTGATACAAAAACCTACAAATATAAGACGGAAATATGGATTGGGGGTGAGTCGGGCGAGGAAATTGAGATTGGCACTCCGACGATTTCCCTTCAAGACACCCGTGATGTACGACTGCTCTTTCCTAATGAGGCTCGTCTCAGAAATCTAACCTATGCGTCAGCGGTAAAGGCCAATATCAAGGTGAAAATTACGTACACGGACATCGTGGATGGTGAACGTGTGGAAATGGACATCAGTCCTGATGACAACGCGTTCCAAAATGTGCCCCTCATGAAAATCCCAATCATGCTTCACAGTAGTTATTGTGTCCTTCACAATAAACCGTCGTCTTTTTTGACAGAGGCAGGGGAATGTCCGTATGACAACGGGGGGTATTTCATTATCGAGGGATCCGAGAAGATCTTGATCACGAAACAGGAACAGTCATTCAATACGCTGTACATGACACCCAAGACAAATGATCCCAAGGATCCGAAACTTATTCTGTATGCGTCAATATCCTGTCTGAGTCCAAAGACTCGTCAGGTGAAGCGTGTGACTTTTCGACTCTGGAGAAACGGAGAGATCCTTGTGGGTCTGCCCTTTGTACGATACCCCTTGCCACTGTTCATCCTGTTTCGGGCACTCGGATTTCAGACGGATGAGGAAATTGTTCGCCTAATCTATCCTGATCCGACGACGACGGAGGCCAAGATCTTCATGGACAAGCTCCAGCCGTCCATTATTGCCGCCTATCCCTTCTTGAATACCTACACTGCCATCCAATATATCAAGATGCTTACCAAGGGCTTTGGCGAGGCCCACGTGATCGATATTCTGAGGAATCAGACCTTTACGCACATGTCAAATGACCCGCATACGCAAGCAATGTTCCTTGCCGATTGTGTCCGAAATATCCTCAGGGTAAATGAGGGCTTTGAAAAGCCGACGGACAGGGATGACATTCGCAACCAGAGATGCCTGACCTCTGGGTTCAGCATTCAGATGCTGTTCAACAATGCGTACAATAAGTGGCTCAAGTCGGTGGCACTCGTTGTCGGTAGGGAGCACGACAATAACAAGGGGACACTGTATCTGGGCGAGAAGTTCCGCGATATATTCGATCCCACCAATGCCATGAAGATCTTCGTTCAGGACGGGTTTATCACGCAGATGCTGATGCGGGGCTTCCGAGGCAAATGGGACTCGGGTCTCGGCGAAGAGAAAGCGGGGATCATCCAGCAACTGTCGCGACTATCCTACTGTGATTTCATGAGCCACTGTCGTCGCGTGGTCCTTGAGTTCGATACGAGTAAGAAGAACCAGGGCCCACGCCGTCTTCATGGGTCTCAGTATGGCTATTTCTGTACGTCGGAAACGCCTGGCGGATCCAGTATCGGTATTGCGAAAAATATGAGTATTTTGACGGGGTTCTCTGTGGCGACGAACACAGAGGCCTTTGAGGAATGGCTCCGCTTTAAGATGGGTGTCTTCAGTCCCGCTGTAGTAGTCCCTCAGTATCAGTTGACCTTCGTGCCTGTCTACTTGAATGGCGGTCTGTTCGGTTTCACGGTGAATGCCCTCCTATTGAAACGGGTTCTAACCCTCCTAAAACGCACAGGTTGTCTCCCTTATTCCGCATCGATCACCCTGTCCGTCAACAAGCGTAAACTCCAGATCTACATGGACGACGGGCGACCTATTCGACCCCTTGTCGTCTGTGAAGGAGGCGTTGATATGGAAACCCTTCGCCAAGAGACCCTCCAAAAGCTTATGGCCTTGAAGACATGGCGTGACCTAGTCTGTGGGACTCTCCCTCTGACAGCCAGAGTTCCTCTGTCCCAGACAGTCTTTGTAGATCCCCTCGCAGACAAACCAAATGCGGTCGCAGCAGACTATGTGGAGGCTTTGTTGCCCTATACAGGAGCCCTGGAATATGTGGATCCCTATGAACAGAATGAGGCGTTCTTAGTAAACTTTCCAGAACAGATGACGCCTGAGACGACCCATATTGAGGTCCATCCCTCCACGATTCTGTCCTTAATGACCTCCCTCATCCCTTTCTGTCATCACAATCAGAGTCCCAGAAACCAGCTGGGCGACAGTCAGTCCAAACAGGCTGTCAGTCTGTATGCGTCGAACTGGCAAAACAGATTCGACAATTCTGCCCATGTTCTATGCTATGGAGAGAGCCATCTGGTTCGATCAATCTATTCGAGTTATCTGGGGGAAGGACGGATGCCCTATGGACACAACATTGTCTTGGCCATCGCCTTCTGGTCTGGCTACAATCAGGACGACGGAATCGTGTTTAACTATGACGCCTTTCAACGGGGCCTGTTTCGATCGATGTCCTATAGGTCTTACGAGATGAGGGAGGAGATCGATCCTCTGAAGAAGATCACGACGGTCATCTGTAATCCTGCCACCAAGGCCGAATGGACAGATCTGAGACCGGGCTCTGATTACACACTCCTTGACAATAGGGGAATTATTAAGGAGGGATCTTATTGTGATGAAAACACAGTCATTGTCGGGGCCTATACTGTCAATGAGGTCGGGCAGATGAAGGATAACTCCTTGAAGCCTCAGGTGTGGACAAGAGGGCGAGTCGAAAAGGTGGTGGTGACGGTCAACAATGCGAATCAACGGCTCGTGAAGGTCCGTATTGTCCAGGATCGTATTCCAGAACTCGGTGACAAGTTCTGTTTGACGCCTGATCACGAGGTACTGACTACAAAAGGATGGGTACCGATTGCTAATATTACTATGGATGACACGCTTCTTCAAATGGATTCGAAGCTAAATATTGTGACCAATGCGAAGCCATTAGAGGTTTACAAGTACAGTCATGTAGGTGAGGTAATCGAATTCATCACGGAGAAAGGCAGTCAGTGCGTCACCTTGGACCACCGCATGTACTTGCGTCATGAACGAGATAGGAAGGCTGTCTTAGTCTCGGCTCGCATGGTCTATGAGGGTCATGGGTCTCTCCCCCCTTCTGAGGTGTTTTACATTCAGACGAGTCAAGGGGAGTCCGCGGTCAAACGAATGGTATATCATGAGCATAATCCCTATGGAACAACAGTACACTGTGTATCCGTGCCGGCGGAAATCTTCATGGTCCGCCGTTTCAAATCGACGGAAGGCCAGTGGACAGGCAACTCGAACCGCCACGGGCAGAAGGGTACCATCGGTGTCATGTTGCGAGGTCATGACATGCCGAGATCCAGAGATGGTATTGTACCAGACATGATCATGAATCCTCACGCGATCCCGAGTCGAATGACGATCGCCCAGAATCTGGAACAACTCTTTGGCAAGGCGGTGGCATTAGCAGGGTCCATGGGCGACGCGACGGCGTTCATGAACGACGGAAGTCCTGAGGGTCCCATTGGTTCTCTCCTGGAAAAGATGGGCTACGAGAAATATGGCAATGAGATTCTGTATAACGGTGCCACGGGGGAACAGATCCCCTCTGCGATCTTCGTTGGTCCAGTCTATGGCATGCGACTCAAGCACATGGTAGAGGACAAGTGGCAGGCGAGGGCCCAGGGACGCAAGGAACAAATGACCCACCAGCCGACGGGCGGCCGCGGCAACCAGGGGGGCTTAAAGATCGGCGAGATGGATCGCGACGCCATTGTGGGGCATGGTATCGCTGCCTTCGTAAATGAGTCTTTCATGAAGCGATCTGATGGGGCCAGAGTGCCGCTGTGTACCAGCTGTGGGACAATACCGATCTATAATCCGTCCATGCGAATCGCCTTTTGTACCATGTGTAATGGCCCCCCGACCTATGTGGGAGATTCGGTCAAGAATCTGGAGCTGCTGCCACCGATGGAACGACAGAAGGGGCGAATCGTGGAGGTGGAGATGCCCTATGCGACCAAGGTGGTTACCCAGGAAATTGAGTCGTATATGAATATTGGTATGCGTATGATTACCACGGCGGACACAGAGATGCTGAGGCCCTTTGAACTGTCGGCCAAGTCTGCCAACGAAGTGATCCTCCCTCGATTAGTTCTGCCAGAAGTCATTCAGCATGAGGAACTAGAGGAAGAGGAGCCTCGACCCATTGGATCTAGAGCAGCTGTTCCGACCCAGGAGGATCTGGTAAATCTTCAGGCGTCTCTGACAGCACAGAGACAGGAACTACAGGAACAGGCCGCTGCCATTGCTGCCGCGGAAACGGTTGTAGACGAACAGGGTGGGCAAGCAGGGTTCGATGTTGCTAGTCTAGGTGTACCAGGACAAGCCCAACCCTTTTCGTCCTTACTGGTAAATCCTCCTACTCCTCAAAATGAGTATGCCGCCTTTCAAGCGAATCCTAATGCGTTTACGACAGGTTTGGAAGAGGGATCTGATTATGACTCGTCTCTTGGCTCGTCTGTAGGATCTGTTGAAAGCAATGGACCCCCTCCCCTAGAAAGTATGTATCAAGGATTCCCTGGTGGACCGCCACAAGTTCCATTGGAAGCCCAGGTTCCTGGTCAAGTGTATGTGCCTCCTCCTAATCCATACAATCCTCTCGTCGCATCGGGCGTCGCAAATGCTCCGACGATTGTAGTTCCGACCGATGCGGCAACAATGGCAGCCCAAGGTCTCGTGGCTCCAGTAGGCGTTCAACGCCGATCCTCCATGAACTCTTTGGAAGGGGGGACTAGACAGTTCCGCCAGGCCCCCCAGTCATCCCAGTATAGTGGAGGGTCAATCGTTGTGAAAAAACTTGGGTAACTTAAAACATGTTAGACATATTGTTATAGAATGAACATAACAAATTCACAGATTCATATTGGAACGGTGTATATATATTCAGGTCCTCAAGGATATGTTGTTCAAGGATGGAATTCAGGTCCTGAAGCATCAGGACCATCAGGATCAAGAGACATATCAGGGAATATTGTAGTAGGACCATCAGGATCAAGAGACATATCAGGGAACATTGTGATAGGACCAACAGGATCAAGAGACATATCAGGGATTGTAGTAGGACCAACAGGATCGAGAGACATATCAGGGAACGTGGTAGTAGGGCCTTCAGGAACATCACAGTAACAAGACAAAGTATATTATTCAAAATTATTCATAAATTTGAACAATATAAATACTTTTGGTTAACTAACAACAGAATGAACTTCGAGGATATTGACAATATTTATCGCAGTCGCAAGACACTCCTAACGATCCTGGATCGCAAGGGATACAATGTAGAGCCATTCAGCAAGTTTAGCCCAGCAGAAATTGGGGCAGCCGTCCCGACAGCCGACGACTTTTCGGCCCTCGGATTCAAGGCTGCGAAAAAGGATTCTGACGATCCCATGGTTTGTACTGTCCTCTGTCTCCCTCGCGTGACCCGTCAGAAACTCGCAAGCCCCTTCTTCACAACGCTCTTTGAAAGGCCCAATTCCGAAACAGTTATCTTACTTCTAGAATTGGTCGGCCCCCATCATCACCAAGCCGCACTCACCGCCTTTTTGAAATACAAGTCCCTTGTCAGTTTCTTCAGTGTCGAGCAAATTGTAAATAATCCTATGGATCATGTACTCGTTCCCAAGCATGAGCTTGTCCCACCAGCTCAACACAAGGAGATCATGGATCGCAATAATATGACCTCTAAGTCCAAATTCCCCCTCATTCGATTTCATATTGATCCGATTGTGAGGATTCTGGGGGGCGTCCCTGGAGACATCATCAAGATTACCAGACCCAGTCCGCAATCAGGTATTTACGAGTTTTATAGGGTGGTCTCTCCATAGATATAACCAAGTTGTGTTATCGTAAATAGAAAACTCCAGAACATTAGGTAGAGGACATGTCGAGCAGCTCAACAAAATCATGGCCAGTTTTAAAAGCGGATTACCAGAAACAATTCGAACCGATTGCCGATTATATAAATAACGGTCTAGGAAAAGATATTGATACGTTGAGAGATTCATTGAGTCAATATGTTCAACATGCGGGTATTGCTACTGACCCCGCAAATGATACAATTTATAATACAATCGTCAGCACTTCAAATCGTATCAATCAAAATAAGACAGCCTTGCTAACACTGAACAGGGACATGGCAAGCTCGATAAAAGATTATTCAAAGTCGATGGATATGGACAGTCTTCTCTTAGAAAATGGAAAACTCCAGGCGGCCATAAAGGCTCTTGAACCACAAGTAAAGGAAGCCTCTGAGGACGAACAGGCGGCTATGGTTCGCGACGAAGTACTCCGGACCCGAGACACGAATGTAACACGACATCAGTTATTTTTATTGGGAAGACCACTACGGCCATCCTTTATTCCTTTTCTCTGGGCACTCTCCGTCCTCTTTATCGGTGTTTCAGTCCTTCTCATTACTCAGTTCTTTCCTATTCCTGTTGAGCAGTGGCCCTATGTAATAGCCTATATAAGACAAATCTTTTCAGATCCAAAGATCTGGATGTCCCTCTTTGGTTCAGCCTGTATTGTTATCTTCTTTCTGGTTCTCAAATTAATCGGATTTTTCAAATAATAGTAGAACTTTACTGTAGAGAGATGTCCAATATCTGCGGAAATGAATTGCTCCAATCTGTAAATGATGCGGTCTTAATGGATACCTATAGTGATGGAATTACTCCAAGCATCCTTGGCTCTGTGACAATTGGAAATGGAGATCGCAATTCAGAGACGGGTCTTCTGTTACCAGATCGTTTGGCTCGTATCGTAGCAAATTTACAGAACAAGGGTGTAATTCCGAAAGCCCCCGCTATGACCAGGGCAAAAAATCAAGCCGAAATCCTCCAAAAATTCATGGACCTGGAAGCAGATTTTATTGAAAATGTGAAAGGCGAATACTGTTTTTACAATATTCGTTACAGATATTCATTGAACAGTCTCATCAAAACATTGAGTGAGGGGTTTGGTTCTAGCAGCCAGGAAAATAAGTCTGTTGTGGCATCGAAACTTGATAACAGTGTAAAGTTAAACATAAAACTAAATGATATCACCCAAATTCTAAATGAAGCGACTCGCCTTCGATTAAAAGAGTCTCAGAATCATAATGATTCTATCAATTCGTTGAATGAAATGCTCATGACCCGATCTAAAAAATTAAATGATGAGAACGAAGTACTTACTAGGAAACAAGACGATGCTGTTCTATACAAAAATATGGTAAAGGTTACAACTGAGAAAGCAAATTATACGACAAATCTTCTAACAATGTATAGCTTCTTAAATATTCTCGCAATTGGGTCTCTCTTTTACGTGTATAGATCTATGGAATAAATATGAGACTATATAACACATGAATCTAGTTATAACTCCTAAACCTATCGCCACAATAAATATATCCCCGCCACCTGTTGAGGCAGACTTCAGTAAGCTTATAGGGGGGCTTTATGCGAAAATTAGTCAACTTGAAAATCGATTAATTACTTTGGAAACAAAGTTGGATCATTGCTCTCAAATCCTCAAACATAAGTAGATGAGCGACCTGAAGAATCTTGCGAACGATGTTGAAGTTCTTCAAACAACTGAGTTAGTCACGGCGATTCAGGATCTTTCGAAGCAAGGGAATGACGGGCTAACCCAGTATTTACAGGAGTCTCAAAAGCAGTTATATGATGGAGTGACATCTGCGAAAGACGACGCATTTGTAAAGGTATACGGCGATTATGAACGTGCGTCGTCAACACAGAATTCCCTCCTTTTCTATGATCAACGTAATCACGATTTGAATAACATCCAGGAGAGTGTATATTCACTTCAAAAAGGTGATATGGATGCCATTACACATGATTCAGATCTGGCTAAACGCCAGTACGAAATCAATCAGTGGGCCTCTGGCAACAACATGGACACACTGTTCGTCTATCAGCAGCTAATGATCATTGTCTGTACGACAATTGTTCTGCTGTATCTATGGAACGCAGGCATTCTAGAAGATCTTATTTTCTACAGCATCCTGTTCGTCCTCATTTGTATTTTCGTCTTTACGATCGTGAACAGAAGCCAGTACACGAACTTCTTGAGGGACAAACGCTTCTGGAACAGACGTCTCTTTCCGACATACAAGAAGATCCCCGTTCCAAATATATGCTCAGATCCGTCCTTTAATCCAACGACTCCTGAGACAAAACCTACCGATGGATCTGAGGTAGATATCTGATGAATTATTATAGTAGAACAGTAGAGACATGGCAACAACGCAAGATAATACAGCGGCATTAAATCGTGGGAAAGTCCCCGAGTTGTACAACACTATTAATACATATCGTAGTACCGATGAGCTACAAAAAGCAAATACGCTACTTGAAAATATTGAATCTGTGAAAGACACAGTTCAACTTCAGACAGCACAATTCCAAGATTCGTTGATACTCGGCGACCAGTTTTTCGGATCCTCTGCCAATTCTACAGCACTTAATGAAGTCGCTCAACGCTCAAACGACCTTAAAGCACGTAAGGCACAGATGGAAGAGACCCTACAAAAAAGTAGGGGAGCCGCTGAACGTCTAGATCGCGATTTCATAGATGTCAAGGAGACCCTTCCTGAGACCCTGTCAACGCGAATTATCCATATGTTAGACGATTATACCCTTGTTGTTCTCATGATCTCCTTCTTTTTTATGGTCTTGTCTCTGGTCTTTATTTACGCAGCGACACAGGGATATACTCTGATATCCATTCTGAAGGGATCGGGCTACGGACTTCTCCTGTCCGTCTTCATGTTTGTGTTTGCGTCGATTATATTGTAACTAAAGTTACGAAGATGATGTAGGATCGGATGATGTCCTAGCAGGCTTAATACCCTGTTGCTCCTGCTCAAACTCCTCAATGTCTTCCTCGGACTCAAACAGGCGACACTGTTTATACGTCTTCTTATCCAACGGCTCTCCAAATTCGTCATTTAGACGTTTCTGAAGCTCCGTCTGCGTCAACTTCTTTCCACCAGCCTCCTCGGACCATCGCTTGTAAATGTGCCATATCTCCTTGATACAGGACTCCTCGCCCTTGACCTTGCGAACCCGTGCCTGCATGAACTTGCCGAAGGAATCGAACATGGACCTGTAGTTCAAGGACTCCTGTTGGACTACAAGGGGAATGGGCTCGATGCCCTGCTTCAGATATTGTGTCTCATAGACATGGACCAGTCTAGCCATGAAAGGGATTCTCCACTTTTTCAGTTTGGCATCCATGAAGTTGTCCTTGGGCCAGATGTTCTTCTCTGGATTGATGTCCTTGCCCTCCTCTCCATCAGGATCCACAAACTTGGACACAAAGGGAACAGCCATCACACGTCTCCAGGTACCTCGGTCCATCGCATGGATCGCAGGGAACTTGTTACACAACATGAACATCTTGCCTGTGATCTGGAACTTTGACTGGTCCTCAAAGAGACCTCGTGCCTCCACCACATCCTCGCCCGTGAACTGCTTCATGCGGCTTGTGTTCAGGGGCTCACCGTCATCGGGCTCCGCCATATAGATAAATCGGCGATTGCGAACAGCCATGATATCGGGGTTAGCTGCTCCCGAGTCAGGACGCTTTCGAGTCAGGACCGTCGACTGTAGTGACACGGCATAGTCTCCTAAAGCCATGGACATCAGGTCGACCACCTTAGACTTGCCGTTACCGCCGATACCGATCCAGGTGTCGTACTTCTGTTCCCTGTTCGTCCCTTCCAGACAAGATGCTAGTTTTCGCCACATGTAGGCTCTCAGATCGGCCTGAGGAAAGACCTTCTCCATGAAGGCATCAATCTCGGCCTGCTCAGGATCATCGGCCCTGTAGGCCGCATAGTCATATGGGTCGCACAGCTTGGGCTGCCATTTACCCGCCTGAAATGACACATAGTCCTCAGGCTTACAATCACGAAACTCACAGTATTGTTCGATCTTCCCATCAGCACCAATTCGTTCTGCCCTCAGATTCACGACGCCGTTCACAAAGCCCACCAGATATGGGTTCATGTTGAGCTTCTGGGCAAATTCGTTCTCATAGAAGAAGCCGACGCAGTCCCTGATCACGGCATCCTTGAAGGACGCATCGTACAGATGTTTTTCCACTTTCAACAACCTCTTGAGTCGAGCCTCTTCAAAATCCTTTTCGTCTCCTCCATTCCCTTGGGCAGCTAGCAGCCGTCTTCTGGTTGCCTGGCGAGCCTTATCGATCAAATCCGCCACCTCTGTATTAAGTTTGTTCCTAAACTCGACCGCCTGAACTAACTTTCTCCAACAGTTGTCCTCGAACATGTACCAGGTATTGGATTTAGATTCGACTGATACCTTGAAACTGGCCCAATACATTCGCTGCATGAGACGAGCCAAGTGGGTATGGGTATCATCCACATGATTCTGGACGAACTGACAGTTATCCTCTTCCAAGAGTTTCGCATACTCGACAGGGTTGTCATTTCGACCCCATAAATGAAGACTGCGAATCGTGAGTCTGCGGCCACCAGATCGATTGCCGACCGTCCACTCACGCCTCAGCTTCGTGATGTCGTTGTGACTGAACTTGGGCGACTTAGCACTATATTCCATGTAGCAGTCGAACATGTCCTCGGTCGCCGCAATCCCATGAAGACACCAGCCGACCTCTTTCCAGGTCTCATAGGCATTTGCCCGTTTGACGGACAGGCACTGGAGCGTGATCTTCTTTGCCAACTCGATTTCCTCATCCGTACAGCCGGTACTGAGCCAGGTGGGAAAGGTATCTGCGATCTCCTCTTCCTTTGTCACAACGATGCTATTTTGTTTGACGGTCTTCACCAGGTCTAGACATCGAGTCCACTCACCCTGTGCGTCCTTCTGAATAATCACGGGTCTGAGCTGTAACTTGTGGCGAACACTCAGTTTTTCTATGAGCTCCCTATTCGATAAGGAGTCAATGGGCAAATCTGTCAGTGTTCCCAACTCGGGGTCATAGGAATAGTGGTAGGCGAGAGCATAGGCATGGATATCGGGCTTGGACTCGCCGTAGAAGAACCAGGCTCCGTTTCGAATGCTGACCTCATCGTAAATATCCTTTTCGTCATTTGTATAATTAGTATTTGCGAACGATGTCTTGATAACATCGAGTTCCATCAGCTTATGTCTTATCGCAAGCTGATATTCATAGGGGAGGGCCATGTCATATTGTATGTGGATGCCGTCCTTAATGGCCTTGTCCTTTTTACTTTCATAAGGGGTGGGTCTCAGACTAATATAGAAGTTGATGGGATCTTTCAGTTCAAAGAAGGTAGTAAGTTGATCAATATAGGCACGGAGAAACGCACGAATGTGCGTGATTCCGAACCTGCGTTTCATAGAGGATTCGAGGGGCTGCTTGAAATCTAAGTCAATCAGTCCTGGTTGGATCCCGTCGCTAGGTCTCTGTTCGACCAGATTGAGGGGTCGTCGATTCTTGACGAACAGGTGGTCATGTAATAAATCTTGAAATTCGTTGTATTTCTCTGGGGGGATAGACCATTTGCCTTTCATGGTCCCCATCCCAGTGACTGCGATAGAACCACCCTTGTCAGCAGGGTGGCTACGCAAAAATGCGGCTAAAGGGCCTTCTAAGAATGATTCGGATAAGGCCATGTGTCTGTCTATGGGTTGGAAATTTGGACTCAATTTTACAAAGTTTCTTTAGGTACCCTAGATTCCAACACATGGCACAATTTTACTGGTATAGTGTAGAGGATGGCATATTCACCCGTGATTATAGCCTTAAAACTGCTCGATCTATTTCTTCTGACGATCTATTATTTCACATCGGGATTCTATATTTCGGCTCTCATTGACTGGATCGCAGGACCGTTCGATAAGCAGGAGGAATCCAAGAAATCCACTCTTCGTCTGTTTATAGAGTCTGTTCTGTATACCTTTGTGCTTATCGTTATTTTTTACATTGTTCGCAACCTGATTTCACGGATCCCCTTTCCGTTCGAAGGAGCATACGGGTTCAAACATGATCTTGTGAAAGAGCGGGAAGGTGATGTGATTTTTGTGTTTATCCTGTTTTTGTACCAGGAATATTACGTCAATAAACTCACGTATCTCTATGATCGAATTACAAATACAGTAAATTTGACGGATTGATCGAATAAATCTATTCGCACAATCAATAAGAAATGAAGTTCTGTCCCACCTGTCGTTATTACCTCTATTTGAGCGAAGTGGATACTCCGACTGGCGATGGTACAAAGACCCTTATGCGAGTCTGTCGCACCTGTGGCTACCAGGAAGTGGACGAGGGGGGTCTCGTTCTTGAAACGGACTTAAAGGAAAAGACGTCGGAGGGCTACAAGATTCTGATGAATGAGTTTACCAAGTCGGATCCCACGTTACCACATTTGGATACGATCAAGTGTCCAAAGGAAGAATGTCCGACAAATACAAGTGGTACAAAGAAAGATGTGATTTATCTGAAATATGATGCTGTTAATCTGAAGTTTCTATACATCTGTAATGTCTGTGACACACATTGGCGATCTAAGACCGCTTCTTAGACAAGGTTCGATATATTCATCGCATCCGTTTTCAATCCTTTTGATTTTATGGTCAAATCATTCATATAATCAAGAAAGCCGTCATCTTTTTTCGTAAGTAATTTTTTTTTCATAAGATCACCTTGTTTTTTGAGTTGTTCTTTACGCATGGCAATTGTCTCTGGACTATAGGCATTATTGTAAGGGTTGTTAGGGTCATCGTCACGATTTTCATAGGTGTATTCTTTTCCCTGATCGTATTCATCAATTCTGAGATCCTTTTCATCGTAATTGCTTTTCTTGTTTTTCTTATTTTTATGTTTACGTTGTCCTCTGTCAACAATGACATATTCTACGCTTTTATCCTCGTCTTCCTTTTCCTCGTGATCATCCATGACCAGATCCATATTAATTACATTGATGTACATGACGAACAGGAGTGTCGCAACGATCAAGGCAATAAACCCGACAATGTAATATGTGTCCATCTAGTTATACCGTCGCTAATTCTCGTAAATCCCTGAAAATATGTTCGGGACCACAATCGAATTTTCGAACACTCTCGTTGCCCGCAATAAAATAGATCCAGGGATCAAATTCATGCCCTAGACGGTCAATCTTGCCGATTATGCCGGTAACATTATTCTGAAGCCACTTGGCAAAATAGGCCTTCAAATCGGATCCAAGACGAGATCCGACATCCATGTACAGAAAGGCCAAAAACATAAAGAGATCACGACCATCTTTTGGACACGGATCTTCCTTCGAATACACGTCACCGATTGTTAAATCGGCCACCCGTGTACTGTTCTTACCGATACAACTGAAGCCGAAGTCAACGAGCGATATCGTAAATTTACTATGGATGGTGAGGGTCTGGTCCGCCACTTTCAGGGTCATAAATCGGCCACCATGTGTCTCAATCATGATGTTCGACGGCTTCAAGTCCCTGTGATTCATACCGAGATCTGTACTAAGGTGCCACAGTATTGCCGAGAGCTGAAGGAGCAGTTCTAGGACTGTTCCTGTGAGCGAAGACCCGTTTAGTGACGGCAACATGGCACTTAGAGGTAGTGCGGTTTCAAAAACCTCCATACTGAAGGCCACCGATCCATCTGCCAGTTTGAACACATCATGGACAGCCGCCGCTCCTCTTACAAATTTTCCACGGTCCAAGGAGTCTTTCACGATCTGCTGAATACAGGCCTCATATAACAAACTCTTTCCAGGGACCAAAGGCCGTTTAATAAAGACCCGTTGTTGATGAAATGATCCGCCATAAGGCTGTTTTACAGTACGTAAGCCCAGCTCTACAATACTAAACGAGGACCCTGATAGGTTAGCAACCGTTTCTAATATTTTATAGGGACTTTGAATATAGACAGATGGATTTATAATATTCTGTTTACAGGGTATTTGAATGCTGGATAGGAAGAGGGGAATGCGAATACATCCCTTCCCTTCAAGCCCTATCCGTTCTAAGTCAAACAATGTTTGACAGGTAAACCCGCAATCAATACACATTATAGGCTGTCTCTTCTAGGAAGATATTAAAAATTCGGCAGCCAGGCTCTGATAAGCAGGGCATTTCTTCTGAACGTTCTGACCCGCCAGAAAATACGCAGACAGTTCGCAGGGGTGTTCATATGCCGAGGACGGCAGGGTGGACGAAAAGAAGGCAACATACTCTGGGGGAGCAGTTGTTCTGTGGATCTGTGTCTTGACGTTGTAGTACCAGACCGCCGTGTTTTGGAAGGAGGGATTAACAGGATCCAGGAACAGGCACATCGGCACCCATGTCCCTTTCCAGACCCAGAACATATCTGTCATCGTGTCAGGATTGAAACGCAGCTGGTTCAGAAGTCTCACGGGTATTTGACCCTTAAACGGTTCAAAGTACCAAGAGTTCTTGAAGAATCGAGTCCACATATCATAGTATTTGCGTTGATGTATGTGCCACAGCTCATGGGTATAGGTCTCTAGGGTTAGACCGGTCCCTGACAAGGGCAGACAGATCAGATTGGGAGGACGTGTATGGGGCATGTTGCCGTCGGCCGACGGCAAAAGAGACACGACTTGGACGCCGACCAAGTCGTTTTTTAAACGAGTCGGAATCAGTGACTCATAGGACTGGATGCGTTCATTCAGAGCATCTTGTTGTGCCATCGTTGGATGGCTGTAAACATACACCTGTCCGTCCCTTGCTAAAGCGTTTGCTCTGTCTGTTCGACAAAGTTCCCTGTAATGATCGATCGATTCTGCCGTTGCTAGAGCTGCTTTTCCCTGTTCTAACGGCACGGTGGAACAAAAAATGTGATTTGTTTGTTTTGTTTCTGTTTCTTTTGACTGTATTGATATTGATGATCCCATGATGCCTAATTATTAGCGACGATTTCATTTATGTTCTTTTTACGGGATCGCTTTGGTTTTGTGATTTCCATTACTATATCTGTCTTTTCTTCTTTTGCTTCCTCAGCTTCCTTTGCTAAAGCAGTTGCTAAAGCAGTAGCAGCCCTTCGCTCCGCCGCTTTCTTTTGATTAATCTTATTAACCAGGAAACTGTCAATCATGTAGTTGTTCATCGTCTGTTGTTTTGACTGTTTGCTCATAGAGGATATCATTTGTTTTGAGGTACTAGATTTAGTTACGGTTCCGCTCTTTACGTTGAAGAAGGTGCTTATAAAGGCACTCTTATGCTGTTTATTACAGACTTGGAGGGCTTTGTTAAAGAGGAGGTCTGCCGCAGCCTCTTCACACCATCTCAAATACTTATCCGTTTCCGAAGGGTCAGGCATGGTGACCCTCGACAAATCATCGGACCCTGGCATTTCATCTAGCAATAATCCAAACATCTGACTGATAGGGTTCTGGAGCTGGTTCGTGACATAGAACTCGTAGTCAGGAACAAGGTTATGGGCCTTGATCCAACTAGGAGCTTCAATGCGATCGCCTTGAAGCTTCGCGGCGGCGGAGCCTGGTGGCGGCCTGACATAGATATAGGGGATGCGATCTCCTGAAGAAGGAGCAGACCCAGGGTCCCGTTCGGCCATACGATCGGCAAGTGCCTTGTGGGCAATCCTGCTCGCATCGGCATAATCCGCCCTCAGCGACTTCGTGATCGTGAGCTGTCCCAGCTTCACCTTGCCATTCACGAGATCCATACAGGAGTCCTGGACGAGCCGGGTCGCACCGACAACGTCTCGTTCCATCAGTAGCTTTCGCATGGAGGATCCAAAGATGGTCTTCACGATTGGAGCATTGTCTCGACGCTTTAACGCAATCCCCATGTACTTGGTCACGTAGTCATCGGCGTTTTCTTCGTACATCAGGCCGGCATATCGCTTCTTGGAGAACATCAGCATCGGATCGAAGATCTTATCGAACTCAAAGTCATGCGGGGCCTTCAAGGCCTTCGTGACCAGATGCCCCGCCTCTGCTGTCAGATCCATGACCGCTTGACGGGCCTCGCGACCCTTTAAAGGTTGACCTGAAGAGTCGAGAACTGTGAATTCGATGAAGAGGGAATCCGTGTCACCATACATGACATTAGCGACCCCCTTCGGATTCTTTGCCTCGGGTCCATAGAAGTGCTTAATCACGTCGTTCGCAAACATGATCTGCTTGCGACCATAGGCCGTAATGGACGCCGCCAAATGCTGGAGCCGGACCTTGAAGGTTCCTGACCCGAGCTGTCCATACAGGGAATTCGCCGTGAGCTTGTAGGCCAGCTGCTCAGCTTCCAACAACGCCTGACGGGCAGGATCAGTCTCCTTGGCCTTTTCCTTTCTCTTGGCCTTTCTGGTCGCTAACAGTCCCCGAATAATATCGGGCACGGTCGCCTTGGACCCGTCAAGCGGCTGAGCGTAGCGGCAGATCCGAGTTCCCGCCTTAATCTTCGCATAATGCTTTCGCTTGTCCTCAGGGTCTTTCCTTAGCAGATCGAATTCAATATCGGTGTACCCATATCCCTCCATGCCATCATATTCGTCAGAGCCGAAGACGACTGCCATCAGGTTTCCCGAGCTATCATAGTCCTTGGTCCAGACCAGAGAATCGTGACTGATGTTCTCACTTTCCATGGAAGATGGATACAGGGATGCGAAATCTGCCACGCCAATGGGGGCCTTCGAATAGAACCCTGGAATAGGATCGAATACAATGGCTCCCTCATAGGAATCCTGCTCTTCTCCTGCCTGCTTGGGAGCCGGTAGTACAGGGATCAGAATGTCTTTCTGGCGACAGGCTCGGAACATCAGACTCTCCGCCTTGATCCCCTGGCCCCTTGTGAAGATGTAGCCGATGGGCACGCAGCAGACATTCGCCATAGACAGGCTGTTATTGAACACCTCTAGATTCCTGTACAACTCAATCACGAGGTCGCAATCCTGAAGACAGTACTTGCCTACGATAGCACGATCAGCGGCAGACCCTCGATGGAGGCGGAAGATGTCCGCGGGACTCACGTCGTCTTTTACCACGACCCACTTGATCGCAAGGGGCAGTTCGCTCTCCTCCAGCACCTCTCCGTTATCAAATTCATCCATGGATGAATTTGATAAGGATTCGTTCCTGGAACCCTTCGGTTTCCAGGAACTCCCGCCTTCCCTCAGAGGCCAGTCCACGACAACCACGGGACCATCGACAGACTTGATCACCATCTTGTCTGTCAGGCTCTCCCCCGTATCCTCCAATAAACACACAGCCCTGCCGACACGCAGATCCTTGATGGATCCAGACAGGGTAAGTCGCAGATCCGATCCGACCTTTTCGGCTTTTTTGAGTTTGCCCGACAGATAATACTTCGTGACCTCATCCAATTTATAGGAGGGCAGTGACGCATTGTTGCGTTTAATGTAGTGGAACAGATCGATCTGGAGTCGTCCCTGGGTCGTCATGATGTAGAGGAAGTTGTCTCCCATGGCAGACGAGGACAGACGCTTCTCCTCGCACTTCACTTCGGCTCCTGTGTCCAGAAGCCTGTTGAGTCCATGGACGGGCGACCGAGGTCCCGTTAAGCCCAGTTCGTCCGCTCGTCCCCACAGATACCGTTCATCAAAACCGAAGACGTTGTAGCCAATTAGGATATCAGGATTGACCTCTACAAGCCACTCAAACCAGCCCTCAATCATACCCTGTTCGTCCTTAAATACATGGACTGTAATGTCCTCGATGGGATCACAGGAAGGCCAGACGAACAGGTGTCGGTCGAGTGTCTTGGAGTCCCTGGTAAGCGTCGTACCGATCTGGATCACGGGATCGCCGAAATCAATGATATTCGTTAAATCGGGAATCTTGGACTTCGATACTGCTGCTACCAAATCGGCCCTGGTCTTCTTGGCTCTTAGCTGTCCTAGCCCGCCTTTATCGAATTTGTCCAGGATGTCTGTCCCGCTTAAATCCTTGAGCATTTCTTGAATGGCTTCTTCGGACTTCGTCGGCACAGGGAAATCCCCTGTGATCGAGAAGCACTCGATATCCCAACTTGCTATTTCAAAAGGGGCAGAGGTCTTGGAGGTCGCTGGCAACACGTCTGAATAGGGGGTTGTCAAGATCCACGTATCTGCTTCCAGGTCTTCCACGAGTTCCATGGCGTCTTTGACGACAGCCCAGCCGCAGGAATTGAGTCCCTGGACATGGAGGAATCGCAACATGGGATCTAGATTGGCCTCGTAGACTTCCACGACCTGGCCCCTCTTAAACGGCTCTCCCAAGGCCTTCTTGGTCGCCGGCTCGGACTGGTCGTTCAAGAAGAGGTTCTTAATGGATCGCCACAGACCTAGGCTGGGTGTCGTGATTTCGAGGAAGGGGAAGAGCTTGTTTGCCGTGAAGCCATAGAATTTCTTCCTGTGAATGGTTTTCAGAGTCAGGACGGATAGAGGAATTCCCTGGGTCGTGAGATAGGCTCGAATGGCGGAGACGGCCGCGACCGTCTTGACCTCGGGCAACAACAAGTACAGGGTCGGACGAAACCCTTCGACGTCAATACGCACCCGCTTTCCGTCATTCGTGGCACCGAACACATGGATCAGGAGTTCCTTGGCATCTGCGTGACTTTTCTTGGGCCGAGGTTCGTCTTCGTCATCATAGGGAGCCTCTTCGAAGACTATACGTCGCTCATTGTCTTCCTGTTCTACCTTGACATCCCTTGACTGGATGTCTAATATGTGGATAAGTATGTCGTTGGACGCCATGGTTGCTGTTTAACGACCAGAAACGATGGAGTCAAATTTAGGCACAAAGCAGAGGACTTAAAGAGGTCGCTGTCAATTTTAGACCCGGATTCGGATTAAATTAATTGTAATAAATAGAATGAGTGTAGACGCAATCGCAATCGCCTTGTACAATAAATTAGAACCTCTCATTGGAGAACCAGGGTGGCAGTCTGTTAATGGGCAAATCCAGAGAAAACTTATGGATTTAAATATATATAAAAAATACCCTGATCTAGGTGAATCAATAACACGTAATGGGCTAGTTGCTGCTATAAATCAAACGATTACAGATTCTAAAGAAAAAGAAAATGTATACACAATTATATTGGCGATTTTAAACGCAATTAACATTGAGTATATTGTGTCGATCAAGATTGATGGCGGCAGACGACGAGCGAAGAGTCGACGTCGAGGGAAGAGTCGCAAGCAAACGAAGCGATCCAAGAGGCGACGATCTGTTTGATTTATTTGTTCAACAAATATCGTCCATACGGAAAGAGTTGTTTCAGGGCGATCTTTGTGATGGGGTCCATTGTTTCGTAGACTTCTAGGAGCCAGTTCACGATCAGGGGCTTCTTTTTGAGACAGGCATGAAGATAGACGTCCTTGTAGACGACATCCCACGAGATCCCAGACATATCATAGATTTCATCAAACAATTCTTTGAGTCCTTCTAAATTATCGAGGGTCACCAGGTCTTTCATGAATCGAGTAATGTCTTTCGTAGACATTGTACCTAAACTAGCTTGGTGTATTATATTTAAATGGAAGGGACCGAAATGGTTGCCATTGATGTGGCCCCCCTTTTAACAGAATCAGATAACCAATCAGAACAGTCAGAAGAATCAGAAGAATCACATAAACCAGACATAACCACATGTAATGGTCGGCTCGTTGTCTGTCTATCGAATCCCAAAACAATCTTTGCGATTTCGCTCATCTTTTTCACGACCTATATTGTCTTTATTTATGAGGCAGGGGGATTTTCCCAGCAATTTCTTCACTTTGGACCAGGTACAAACAGTGATAATACTGCTATGTTTCTAGGGATTGTCCTTGACACGTGGCCAAAGGTGATCATGATGTATGTGGCGGGGTTTCTATCGTCCCTTATGTCAACTTATTATTCAATGGCAATGAATAATAACTTACATTCTTACATTTGGAATCGGGCAATCAAGAAAGTCCCTTTTTCGAGACGGTGGACGTATATCATTGTGTTAGCAGAGCCCTTTTTCTTTCAAGTGTTGAATATCATATCCTTTTTTACGTCACTAACGCTTCAGCTCCAGTTCATTCTTCCGCAATTTATTGGATCCTTTATTGCCGATACACCCTATTCGATTCAACGCATGAGCGAGAAGGCCTTTGCGGATGATTAGGCACGTCGCTGCTTCCTAGTCTTTCGACTAGTCTTTCGACTCTTGCTCTTTCTACGATTGAACATGGCTTCAGCGGCAGCCAACAGGACCGCAGTAGGAGCTAAGGTATAGGCAGATTTCATGAGGGATCCATACAGGGATCCGCCTTGCTGTTTTTCATATTGCTGAGTGGCAGACTTAAGGGAGGGGATGATACTGTCTGGTTCAGGCATGGATTCAGTCGAGGATTCTGGAGATGGGGGATTGACCATACCAGACATTTTCGTCTTCATCATGGAAACCGGTGCCATTGATTTTACAGGTAATGGTTTTATGGATTTTACAGGGACAGAATTAGATTTAATGGAATTTAGCAAGGATTTATCAGAGTTTGTAGAAGGTATAATCTCCTCTAATTCCTCAACAATGGACTCATTTTCTGATTCAGGTACATAGTTCGTCGCATTTACCTTGATAACCGGTCTAGAATTATTAAGGGTTTTGCTGTTTCCGAGCATAGTCGTGGCCTTCTCAATTAACGACACATCATTGGGCACTGTGCCCTTCTGTTCACCCTGCTTACCTACTAAAATCAGACTTGGGAATCCCTGAGGGTTAATAGGGGTTGCCTTAGGAAAGGTACGCGTAAGATACTCATTGAATTTTTTGACCATATCGTCTTTTATAGACGCATTTTGAATGGTATGTTGTGAATTGGACATGATAGAGTTATACTTGGGTTCCAGATCTTTACAATGACCGCACCAGTCGGCCTTCACAAGGATTAATGTAATGGGACCGATCATGATTCGTTTCATTAAATTGGGAAGATCCATATGACTACGGACTGTCATGGGTTTCATGATTTTACCCATGACGGATTGTTGTCTCTTTGATTGTTTTTGTTGTTTTGACTGTTTTGACTGTTTTGACTGTCGTCGTGTCCTTGGTGGCATCCTCTACTTTAGCGACATAACTTAATTTCCATGGATCATGTAAGGAGAATGGATCTCATTTTGATTATTGCTCTGTTGGCACTTATCGGATATATGGTGATTTATTTGAGGGGCCGCTACTATTTGAAAGATGGATACCGAAATGTACAGCCGGCTGTGTACGACTCTACCGCTGTTCTGGAGGAGGATAAGCCGGACGCACCTTATGCCGAGGCCCCCATTTACAAGTTAGAGGACTATGACACTACGGAGTATGGAGTTGTCTTTGAAAATGAGGGATCTAGGGTCGCTGGGAAACGGGAAATCAGTGATGCCATGGTTCGCTATCCCATGTCCTGGACCAGTCGCCCCCCCAGCGATCAACTCTTCCAGAACAGACGGGAGGCCTTTGTGAACCTAGCACAGGCAGATGCTCTGGAAAAGCCCGTGAACACGGACGAATTCAACTCCATTTCCGGAGCCAAGGAACAACCTCCCGACACAGAGGCCATGGAGGAGGAGGAACGCAAGATTCTCCAGATGTACCAGCCCGAAGAGACGAAGGATCTCATGTATTATAACATCAAGGACGCCACGAACCTCGTCAAGCGTCTCTATGAGAAGAGGGGCTTAGTGGCCGACGTCCAACCGTCCAAACAGGGCACTAATATCTTTGAAATCGTGGAGGTGACGGAAAAGGATCCCGTCATTGTCTATGAAGACGACGTCCAGGTTCAGAGGGAGACACTGAGAGGCGAGAATGCGATTCAGGTGCCTGAGATCGTGAATGATCTGGCGGCTGGCCTGGACCCGTATTTTGAGCCGAGAAGCAGGACTCGCATGGACCGCCACAACTACATGCGTTGGACACCGGGTCTCGAACGTTCGTTCGCCCCGACATATAATACTCGTCAATGGTATTAGAGATGTTCAGTCGCATTGTTCTTCTAGGATCGTTCTTTCTTATGGGGTTTGCTGATTCGAACAGGGCTCTTCGTGGAAGACCTGTGTATGTGCCGTCCTATTCGTCTGACATGATACCTTATGTGACGAAGTACAATGTCCCGACCTATGTATATAGTAATGACACACAGGTCATTCCAGAATCGAGTTATAGTGATTCGTTTTATGAGAGGCTTCAATAATAAACTCCCTGTGAATGGACAGGGCCTTACGTTCCATACAGTTAAATAGGTCATTTACTGTTCGTCTGTACCAGTTGGCTGGATCACAGTTGGGGCAGAAAATAGAGACTTTTAAAAGGCTTCCTTGATTTCCAATAACTGTCGTCGTATAGCGTGGGACATTCATGCGAATATCGGCCATAATGCTGTTCCATTGTAGTCCATGGGTTTGACGAATAGTTGTGATTCGTTCCGCCATTTCGGCCATGCGAAACAGACGGATCCATTTTAAAATTTCACGGACCAGTTCATACGGCATTATATGCCCAAGGGATTCATAATAAATGACTGGCATGGCATGAGCTACTAGGGCTAAAGAAGATTTGCGTTCAGATTTGCGTATTTGTTTCTACGGACTAGTTGGTGGTGCTATGGTCAACATGGTTACGATGTAGGATTCTGACTCCTGAGGACCCAGTTCGATTCTGGGTAGCACCAACACATGATACTTTGTATCATTAATTTATGACATAGAGTGTCATAAATTAGAAAGCTTGGTGACGCAGTTGGTTAGCGTGTCACGCTCATAACGTGAAAGCCCCTTGATCGAAACAAGGCCAAGCTACATTTGTTTAATTCCTTAAGAATTAAACATATCTAGCTATCTAAACAATTACAGCATTATCTCTATAATGACCTATATAGACACCAGGGAACGTTACCTCATTCCTTTGTTACCATCCGATCAAATTACAGTCCAAACCCTCCCCGTCGGCGACATTTGGATCGGTACCGATACCAGTAACGGACTCGTCATTGAACGCAAGTCTATCAAGGATCTAGAGGCATCTGTCCTCGATGGCCGATACAGGGAGCAGAGGGCCAGACTTCTCGCCTTCTGTCAAGACAGAGTAGCCCAGCCCCTTTATATTTTAGAGGGGGCTTGGTCTTCGACGACGGGCAGGCTCTCAGCCCCTGCTCTCATGAAGATTGTATCTAGATTACAAGCAGCCCACGGGATCGCTGTGCTACAGACAGAGTCCCTAGAGGAAACGGCAACTCTTGTGAAGGCCTTGGCAGAGTACCACAAGGAAGATCCGACGCATTTTGTCAGGGAGACACATCCTCTAAGGGCCATCGATACCATCCACGTAACAAAGAAGTCTAATTCAGCCGATCCGACTCAGTTCTTTATAGCTTCTTTAGCCCAGGCCCCAGGCGTGAGTCCAAAAGTCGCAGAGGCCATCCACACCACCTTTCCGTCTTGGAGCCAGTTTCTGGCAGCGTCAGAGGGTGCTATCGCATCCATTGTTCAACCGAATGGACGTAAAGTGGGCCCAGCAGTAGCAAAGCGATTATGGTCCTTGTTTCATTAGATTATTCTAGTGTAGAATGCCCGGCTTCATCCAGAATGTCTTTACGGAGTCCGACATCGAGTATTTGAACAATCTTCCTGAAGTAGTGGAAGCAAAGGCACTTCTAAACAGTAGAAAGGTAGTCTATTTTTCCATTACCCTTACGGAGTCCATTCGTTCCACGCTTCAAGAACGTCTCAACCTAGATCTTTCTACGGTTTCAAAGATTCCTTTACGTTGGATCAAGGGAGATACTCCATCACACATTGATACAGGTGCTTCAGCTTTTGAACATACCTATTTGGTCTATGTAAATGATAGTGAGGGCTCCTTTGTCCTTGGTAATGAGTCGTATCCTATTGAGGCCAATACAGCCTTTGTGTTTAATGAAGGATTGTCACACAAAACGGAAGGCACTGGACTAGAGCCTCGTCTTTTAGTGGGACCTATGAATGAACTGGCAGAGCCGGTTGGTTCTGCTATTTATTATTTCTCAAGTGAGACTAACGCATTAGCCGTTACAAATCAATTAGGAGTGGGTACCTCTTTTACAGTGGGGGATCCAGTGTTTGGAGGATACACTTCTTGGAGAATGGCCTCTAATTCTAATGGATCATCGCCACAAAATGTTGTATATACAAATGGAGATGTATTAATTTCAGATGGAAATTATTATATGTATCCTAATTTCCCTTGTTTCAAAGAAGGCACCAAGGTATTATGTCAGGTGGATGGCGTAGAGATCTATCAGCCCATTGAAACTCTGAAAGTCGGCACTTTGGTCAAGACAAGTCATCATGGCTTTAAGAAGATAGAGATTATTGCGTCTGGCTCAATTCACAATCCTGGGACTCAGGAGCGGCTGGAAGATCGATTGTACAAGTGTAGCCCAGCTAAGTATCCTGAGTTAAAGGAGGACCTGTATATAACAGGGCAACATTCTATTCTTGTGGACACTCTGACAGAGACTCAACGAGAACAGTTAATTGTCCATATGGGTAGAATTTTTGTAACCGACAAAAAGTACAGGCTGATTGCGTGTGTGGATGAACGAGCAGAACCTTTCATTGAAGAAGGGGTCTTTAACATCTGGCATCTAGCCCTAGAGAATGAAGACGTCAAAATGAATTATGGTATTTATGTCAATGGTGGATTATTGGTTGAAACATGTAGTATAAATACTTTAAAAAATAAATCAAATATGCAATCTATCTAAAGTTTCCACAGATCTGCTAAGACACCTGATGTAGATCCATTTGGCATGACAACCTCATTGGTTCGTTTTTGAGCAGGCGTTTCCATGGTCTGTAAAAACTGTGTCGGCGGTACATAGTCACTCGTGGATGGGAGCTTTCCCACCGAGGGAGCCGATGGATCTGACGGTCTCAACACGTTCTGGAATTGAACCGTGTTCGTCGACTTGGCCTTTTTAGGCTTCTTGTTAAATGCGGTATTTGTTTTGGCCTTTTCTGTCGCTGCCTTTTCTGATTCCAACATGGCTCTCATAATAGGACTCTGATCCAGGATATAGTCTCGTTCATGGTGGATCCAGTTAATCGAAATCAGGTTTGGGAAGGAGTAGCGGACTTCGAAACCAGACTGTCTCAGCTGGTAAACCAGGTAAACCACACAGTCCTCTAGGTCAATACGGGGAAGTCCCAGAATAAACGGAGGAATTGTATATAATAAGGAACAGGGACTGTTCGGCATCTGGCTCTGGACCCTGATTCTGTGGTAAACACTGTCTAAAATCTTGTTATAAGCACGAAGTCTGGCAGCGTCCTTGGACTGTCGCTTCGTATATAGTTCACTGACTTGGAGTTGGGGTGTCTGTTGCTGTCCGTTCATTACTTAGATGTTCATAGTTTTTTAATGTGATTATATTCACATTAAAAAACTGTCCACTATATCTAAGGAATGTATCGTCGGATCTACCTGTGTGGCGGTGGCGTGAACTCCATATCTCATGTAGGCTGTTTAGAGGAACTAGAAAAACGATCACTCTTGAAATTTGTGAAAGAATGGATGGGAATATCAGCGGGAGCGTTTACGTCCATGGGCATTGTTGCGGGCTATACAATTCCAGAAATGAAGAACTTTAACTTACGGTTTGATTACAGTGCCGTATCAGATCCTGATGAAGCATCCGGATGGATTTTAAATATGGGATACGACACAGGGAATCGTCTAAAACGCCTAATCAAATCTGTTCTTCATCAAAAGGGCTTTGAAGACACGGTGACGTTCAAAGGACTCCACGAAAAGACGAACAGGGTTCTCAGAGTGTTTGCCACGAATTTGAATACCGGTCAATTAATGACCTTTGATCCCATGAAAACGCCCGATTATTTGGTGATCAACGCTGTAATGGCATCGATGCTGATTCCTGGATACTTTCAGCCCTTTGAATGCCCTGTTTCAGGTCATTTGCTATGTGATGGGGGTGTCATAACAAACTACCCTTATGACTATATTGATAGGCCTTCAGATAGCGATATTCTGTATATTAGTATTTTATATACGACCGAGTTTCAGTCCCAGATTGAACTCATGGATATTTTTAAACGCCCCTTCGAATTATTAATGAATCATCGAGCGAAGCTATCCATACAACTATACACAAATAATACAATTGTAACAAGTCTCAAAAATACAGCGGCTGTACAGTTGACTTTGACAATAGACGAAAAGGGGGTTATGATGGAGAAAGGGAAAGACGCAGTCATCCGATTCTTTAAAAACAAGACACCTGTTCGTCGGTATTCGGTGTCCTAGATGGCCACAGGCAACTGTATCACGGGCTTCATATGACATCTGTTATAGGTAATATAAATCGCAGATATTCCTAGTAACAGGATTTCAACGCCGCTTCGAATGATGATCGGTGTATCATCGACAAGAATACCATAGGGAATCCAGAGACAAGAAGAACTGATGCTTAAGTAACAAAAGGTAAGGGAGTAGATATTGGTACTGGTTTTCGTATATAGCAAGATACATAAAAATAAATCTGGCAACGATAGAAAAGGACACGGCTGTATAGGGCAGAACGATCAAATAAACAGTGTCCGCCATTACAGTAAATGGATACTATTTATACTGATAAATATCTCGCTTCTATGTAGTAATGGAATGGAATTGGGGAACAGCATTATCGGATATGTCGCAGCATCGGTCACTATTGGGGCCTTTACTGTCCAGTTTTATCATACACTTAAATCGGGAACTATAGCGGGATTAAGTCTGAATCGCACCATACTCGATGCGATAAGTTTGTTACTGTGGGTCGTTTACGCAATTAGAATAGATGATAATCCTCTTCTAATTGCGACATCCTGCGAAGCATTCACGTGTCTATGTGTCTGTCTTGTTATCTTGAAACATTACGTGTATAAGGACGGAAAGGCGTCCGTTACATCATCGATGAATCAATCACCTAATCTATCCCCTCCTCTCACGCCGCCATCAACGCCTGTAAGAAAAGACAGTCTGGTTGAATCAGAGGCTAAATATGTGATCATTAGTATCAAGCCGCCAATAAAAATAGATACGATTGTGATCTAACTACTCTTGAGCATAGAGAGAGGTCCATTCGCTCTTAGTGCCTTGGCACTAAGAGCTCATGTAGGGGCTTGTACGCTAGAATAATTGCTTTAGCAATTATTCTTGTGCGTACATGCCGGTCCATTCGCGTGCCGTGAGATCATACGCCAACCTGTTCGTCTTGTATTGATGGGCCACCTCGGGCCAAAGGGGATCATCCGGGTTCGGATCGGTTAGCAGGGACAGGATGGACAGCAGTACCTTAGAAATCGTGAGGGCCGGTGACCACTGGTCTTTCAGAATATCCAGACAGATCACCCCGCTTGAATTGACATTCGGATGATAGATCCTCGTGTCGAAATTGACCTTGGGGGGCTTAAAGGGATAGTCGCTCGGGAAGTGGATAGAGAGCTTAAAGACCCCGCCGGCGAAAGGAGAGTCAGCGGGCCCCATGATGACACCTGCCCATTTGTAAAAGTTGGATTCTGATTCGGGGCCACAACTACAGCCCCCTGGGGGGTCCTTCTGCATATCGGTGAGTTCCTTTTGTATACGACGGAGTGCCATGTTAAATAGTAATACGGATGCTAGTTTAAACTGTGTTTCTACACTTCAAATTTACTAGATATACATAGTCTAAATATATGCGACCGTGAATAGTAGAATGGATATCCTGGATATGAAGATTGCTCAGATCCGATCAAAGCATTGTGAACAGATGCCGTGGCCACCGGCTTGTCGTGTGACGAACAGGATTTGGCTAGGATCCAAGTATGATGTCACAGATCCTGTGTGGATGCGAGAGAATAAGATCACACATGTACTCAACTGTGCGACTCCTGTGGACCGCTTTGATCCGTCTTCTGTTGCCGAGTATGCCTGTCTGAATGCTGATGATGATCCAGGCTACCCAATTCTCAACCTCCATTTTGCCACAGTGAAGGAATTTATGGATCGGGCCTTACAAAGGCCTGATTCACAGATTCTGGTACATTGTATGGCTGGAATCAATCGGTCAGCGACCCTAGTTCTAGCCTATGTAAGTCAGAGAGACACGACCACGACGCTCCAAAAAGTGGAACGATTTGCTCGCTACTTTGATATTGTGACAATACAGCGACCGATTATTCTGATGAATGAGGGGTTCTATGAACAGTTGATCGATTGGATTCATGATAGACCTGTTAGAACAAGAACCAATCCGACTATTTTTACGATCTCAAACATTCTGTAAGAAGGACATGACTCCGTCATAGGTACGAGATCCATTGTAATCAATCGCAGAAGAGCCTATAGGTGTATACAGTATGGACGGGAATCCCTTGACACCGAGCTGAGTCACTTCGCCACGGTGCTCCTTTTCATCCAGCATTTTAACGGTCACGGTGGATCCGTCGGGAAGTCGAATAGGACTCGCATTTACTAGCTTCTTAAACTCGGGCATGGCCGACTTACAGTGTCCGCACCACTCAGCCTTGGCAATAATGAGTTCTCCCTTTACCTTTCCACTTGATCCTTGGAATCCCTCTGATGATCTCATATTTCGTAGCACAAGAAGCAAGACAATCAGCACTCCGACGACAATTAATAGGCGATGCATTTCTACTATAGATGTGACAATCTAAACTTGGATCAACTATACATAGTAGTTGATCCATGTCCATTCCGATTCTATGTCTTGCGAATTCAGACGTAGAGGCTGTAACACCTGTGTGCGGTTGGAATCCTTCCTTTAGTTCTTCAGATAGGCTTACTTGGGCAAATATATTTGTGAAGGCGAGAGGTCAAGGGCTAACGATTCCTGCTGCCGAAAAGGTGGCATTTATGAAGACGTATCAGATACAACTGCCGGGATTAAAATGGTTACCTTAGTCGATGATTACTAGGGTAACCATCTTAGTAATCATTTGGTTAAAATGGTTACCTTAGCTTACTCAGATGGCAGCAACATGAGACCCAGCATGGTACAGAAAAAAAGACCAGCGTGAAGGAAAAATCCCACAGGTGTCGGAACACCTGTAGGTTGGGTGATTCTAAAAAAGGATCCAAAGGCCCCCTGTGTCAGCAAAAAGGTCTCAGGGTTCGCAAATATAAAAAACACTAGCATACTGTAAAAGCTGTATTTGACTTTTAATAGAACGCGATTAACGCTAAGCTTATTTGGTTTCTGTTCCGATTTCTCTGATGGTGTTATTATCTTTATCGTCTTCTTCTCCTCCATCCTCTAGTGTATCTGTGAGTTCTTTTTTGAATGCGATCACAGCACAGAGCCCATTCAGCGTATCTGTCCAAATGGGTTCTGACGGATTCTGGTGAATAGTGATTCCCAGTTTATCGAGCGTTAAACCAGGCAGATCGGCTCGGATCTGTTCCAACAGACCCTCTTCGTCCTCCTCTTCTTCTAGGTTTACTGACAGTGTATTCAGTTCCTCTTCTGTTTTGTTCGTTACGACCAGAAACAGACCTTTCTTACTGAAAAAGGATCGAAGTGCCTTTTCAACAGATCGGATCATATGACTTCGTTTCCCCCCTAATACTCCAAGGGGCTCTATGATTTCTCGTTCGACTGCCTCTGTCAGATTGTCGGGAACACGGAAGTTTCTCCCTTCTAAAATCAAACACCCATCATAGGTAAAAGGGATTTCGGGCTTTTCTCCCTTATACGCCATGTTGAACTCCTTCATGAATTTCTTGTAGGGCTTAGTGTTCAAGTTATCGACACGAAGAATATGGTCTTTCACATGAGCCTGCTTCTGTTCTTCTGCTAAAACCTGGACAGACAGGATAGAGGCCAAAGGAACATTCTCTTGTTGTTCAATGAATTCATACAAGGACGGATAGGTGTGTTTGTAATGCTCATAGATTGGATCGAGGGCCTTCGCGATTCGGTGTCTAAACGTCGTATCTAGGGCGTATGTGAATGTGTCCTTGGATGAGTTTTCCTTGGAGAACGCATTGAGGTCGAGGTTGTCCTCTAGATAATGGTGTGTCTGGAGGAGCTGGAGAATCGTTCGGAGTCGCTTTTGAATCTGGTTTTCAGTAAGCTGACCGTTGTTGCTGTTGTTATTATTGGTGTTATTGTTATTGCTGTTGTTATTCTCTTCCTTTTCCTTCTCTTCGTTGCTGTCCTTGTCCTTGTCCTTCTCCTCATTGTCTTTGTTCTCCTCCTCCCCATTCTCTTCCTTAACATGGTCCTGGAAGCTGGACACAATGTCCTCCAAGCTGACCGTTTGAATGGAATCCAGGACCTTCGTCCATTCCTTCTTCGCTATATCCATACGTTCAGGATGGGCCAAGACATACAGCAGTTTGAAGGCAGTCTGTAAATAATTGTCAGGATCAGCCATGTCGGATACAGGGTCACCGCCCCCCTGTTTTAACGCTAAGTCACGTACAGACTGAGGGACGTTCGGATCTTCTTCAATAGCCAGCTTTAACGCATCATACTTCCTTTCCGTCTTTTCACAGGGACTTTCAAAAGGATTCGCAGGAGCACAGCCAGTCGCGTTGTTCATGGCAATTAGGATCTCTTCGAGCTTTTCTACAAGTCGTATCTTGGCCTTGTCTTTCAGACGGCGAATCACGATCTGTCGGCTCTGATTTCGGAGTGTATCAATACGATTTTGAATGGCCTTTTTAATGAGATCCTTGTCGCTTTGTCGGTCGTAACAGAGATCGCTGACTTTCTTGAACACCAAGAAATTACAGCGTTTGAAGATTTCTTTGTTGACGCCTGGATAGGCTGCCTCAAACCGTGAAGGATTGACCAATTCGCCATCATTTACTTGGAATCGTTCGCCACCGATATATAGGGTGTAATTCTCTACCGTGTCATCGGCATCTCTTATTATTTTTGGGCCAGCTGTTCCAACAGTTGTTGGAATAGAACCAGAAGCAACAGTCGCAACAGTCGACATCTCTCCTTACACAAGTGTTTAAATTTGACAAACCTAAACACTTAGGTCATAGTATAAATATACAATGGAATCTCTTACTTCCATGTCCGTCAAGCAATTTGTGCCATGGAATCCAAAGAATCGGGAACTCACTCCTTCGGATGCGATCCCGATTCTTAAGAAGTATGGGTGGAAGGGACGCATCCGTAATTTCAAGATCTTCGCCCAGTCCTGTGTTCATAAGTCTTATGTGAACCGCCCTGAGCTATGGGAGGACCAAGGGTCTGAAAACAGTGGAGAGATCACTGTGTTAGCAGAGCGACCTGAGAACTGCTTGCCGTTGAGAGAGGACGATAACGAGGAGCTAGAGTTCTTAGGGGACCGGGTCCTCGGTCTCTGTGTGGCGACCTATTTGTCAAAGCGGTACCCTGGGGAAGGGGAGGGGTTTCTGACAAGGATTTTGAGTCGTATTGTAAATAATAAACAATTGGGAAAGCTGGCCAAGAAGATCGGCCTGAGTCCCTGGATCATATTAAGCCGACACATGGAAGAGATCTGCGACGGCCGCAATAACCTTAGAATCATGGGATCTATGTTCGAGGCCTGGATCGGAGCCCTGTATCATCAGGAAGAAGAGCTGGGCCGCGGCTTCCAGGTCTGTAATGACTTCTTAATTCAAGTCATCGAGCGACACATTGACTTCGTCCAGATTATTACTGAGGATACGAACTACAAGGACCAGTTGTTGCGTTTGTTTCAGGCGACCTACCATACTCCTCCGAGGTATAAGGAGGTCGCAGTGGAAGGACCCCCCCATGACCGAGTGTTTACCATGGGGGTTCTAGATCCTGATGACAATGTGTTGGCGACCAGTACTGCGAGAAATAAGAAGGTGGCGGAGCAGGAGGCTAGTCGCTTGACTTTGGAGCTGCTTCAAGGAAATGTAATAGTCTCCGAGTAGAGTAGACATGGACGCCCTAAAGCAACTATCAAACTACAAGGATCTGAACAATGTTCCCTATATTTTATTTGGTGCTCTTGTCATTGACCTTGTGGTCATCGCTCTAACAAAAAACAATCTTCTTGGAACCAATCTGAAAGTCTGGTACGACAACTTTGGCCTCTCGGCTGTTATCGCCGATACCTTGATTCTAGTTCTGGGAATCCTGATTGCCCAATACCTCTATACGGAGTTCTTTAGCAAGTCGACACCCATAATATTCTTGGTTCTGATTGGAATTGTCCAGCTTATCCATGATGTTTTGTTTTACATCTTTGCTATTGAGGGAACGCCGAAGGGCCAGAACAAAATCATGGACCTCTTCAAAACCTACGCTAAGGAACTAAGTGGCAAGATTTTGGGTGGCGATTTGCTAATGATCCTGGGATCTGCTGGTGTCGCAGCATACGCAACAACCCTCAGTAAACCACTGTTCGTCTTTCTCTCTGTTTTAGCGGTCTACACAGTGCCCTATATTATCGCATAAATATAACGTCTATAGGTAGAAATGTCTAATCGGAACTTCGATGCTTCTACCATTATCAAGATTATGAAGGCTCAGAATGCGGCTAATGGTCATAATCGATACCAGACACTAGAGAACAGCTCTGTTAATCAATTACAGCCAAATCCGCAGGCTAGACACTATGATGCTGATGTTGTAAATGAGTATAACGCAGGGTCCCAAGCCTATTATTTTAAGGGTGTCCCTACGACGACTGTTGTCAGTCCAGAAATTTTTCCTCCGATTGCTCCAACAATACTACCTAGTAATCCTCCTCTCCCAAGAGCTGCCATACAAGAATTGATTGATACCCAATCTACCGCGGGGATTGAGTCATATATAAATACATATGGTCTGACAACATCTTTAATTGGATTTCGATCTGTACTGAAAAATACAGAATCTCTTGAACAAAGAGGAGCTGCTCTAGCACGTATATTATCCACTGTAAATGGCGGAACAACCACTATCATCCCTGTTACATCACCAGCAGATATAAAAGGTCTCATTGATACATTTGATACGGTGAATGATGTTAACCCTCCTGACCCTACGAAACCTATCTATACAGTTATTCCTGCGTTTACAACGAACAGTTCCCCTTATACAGCAACGATTGATTTAGAGACTGCTACTTACAATGGATCATCCTATGCGTCCATTATAGAGTTGAATTTGGCTACGCTTGTATTTGAATTGCCTGTCAGTGTTTCAGGTGCTGAATATCAACTTACCCTGACATACAATGGTAGTTCTATGACGCTGACTTATGATGGGACAGTACTTATTGATAAAGACACCCAGCAATCATATAGTGCGACAGATACACTTTTTATTGCTGGGTTAGTAATTCCACTTATTGGTCTTGGTTCATTTGGATCATCCAGTCCTAATTCATCTGGAGCATCTAGTTCTGATTTTGGGGTGGCCCAATTACCTGTTACTACTATAAACTCTGTAACAGCTGGAGGTGATTCGACTATTACAATTACATCTAGTACACCCTATTTTAATATAGTAAATTTAAATGGTATTCTCGGAGAATTTGAAGATCTGACTACTGATACAAATGGGAAACGGACAGACTGGAATCATGTTGCTTGTCGGGCATTAATTTTTTATGTTAATGGCAATTTTTTCTCTCAGGTTGATTTTCAAGAGAATGGATCTATTGGAGAGAGAACACTAACAAATACTTATACCTTAAAACTACCGCCATGTATAAAACATAGAATAAGTATACGGGCCGTTTTTGCGAAAAAAGTTGTGACTAATTATTTTTTTGTTTCTACTATACGCAGTACTCCAGTATATTCAAAAATGTCAGCCGAAACTAACATAATTAATACACAAGCACCAACAGCCCCTGTCATAACTGGATTAGAAATCAATTATAGTACTGTTACAATTAATTTTACACCAGGTAGTAAAGGATGTGGAAATAACGCATCTGTTGCTCTTAAGATAACTGGTTCTTTAAATTATTCAATAATTCCTGCCGCACTTATTACTTATCCTTTACCTACATCAGGTATTTTTAGAATAAATAATTTTTTTACTGAATCCGTTCAAGTACAATTAATAACAACTACTGATAATGGATCATCAGTCCCTTCGAATACACTGAATATAATTCCTAATCCCGTTATAACATCATTAGTACCTGGACCTAATTCACTTACAGTTAATTTTACAGTACCCACGTCACCAATTCCCTATTCAAAGTTTACTTTTTACAGTGATAATGCTGGCAATACAATTACTAATGTATCAACAGACGTTACTATTAGAAGTTTTACCATTCGTTCATTAAATATATTACAATCATACACCGTGACTATGAAGACCTCCTATCGTGTTCTTTTTCAAGAAATCAGTTCCCCACTATCAAATCCTATGGCAGCAATTCCAACTCAATTACCAGCTGCTCCCAGCATAATGAGTGTGAATAGAAGTGGACAGGCAGTTACATTTTATTTTTATCCAGGGTATCAAGGATCAAGTAGTTACAAAACTGCTAGTTGGACAACTGATGGTGTCAATTATAACTCGTTTCCTTACTTATCACATAGTACTTATACACCGGACCCAGATTCTTATACATTTACATCAACTGCTAGTACAACGTTACAATTACAACTAATAACAACTACAGATGCTGGATCATCTCCTCCTTCTACTTCATACCCTGTTCCGCCCTATGTGTCAGCTAGTTCTTTGTAACAACTCTAGTATTACAATGGATAATTAGTCACTCATAATTAATTATATAGTGTTGTAAATCCTATAAGTTAGTATGTGAATGACCTATCCCAAATCCTAGTAGATACCTACTAAGTTTTATTGATGTTAAATTAAATAGCTATTTAATGTAGAAATGTCTAATCGGAACTTCGATGCTTCTACCATTATTAAAATTATGAAAGCCCAGAACGCTGCCAACAATCATAATCGATACCAGACACTGGAGAACAGTTCTATTAGCCAATTACAGCCTAATCCTCAGGCCAGACAGTATGACGCCGATATAGTAAATGATTATATCGCAGGTTCACAAGCCTATTATTTTAAGGGTGTCCCTGTTACGACTGTTGTCAGTCCAGAAATTTTTCCTCCGATTGCTCCAATTACTCCAATCCTCCCTCCGCCCCCAATAAATGCCATAAATGAGTTTATAAATACCCAAAATACTCAAGGTATCCAGGCATACATTGATACGTACGGTACAGCTATATCACTCATTGAATTTCGCTCATCTTTAAAAAATGGATATACTGATTCACAACGAGGATCTACATTATCAGTTGTATTGTCCTATTCAAATAATGGCACAACCACATTAATTCCATACACGTCTCCTACATATATACAGGACTTTATTAGCACCTTTGATTCCGTGAACACTGACAATCCTCCTGATCCGAATCTTCCTATTTATGCGGTCATCCCTATTTATACAACGAGTGGAAGTCCCTATACAGCAACAATTGATTTAACGGCACCAGTATACAATGGACAGTCATATGCTAGTATAATTCAGAATAATATTGCTACGCTAGTATTCGAAATACCCATCAGTGTTACAGGGGCACTTTATGAACTTACTCTGACATATACTATGGGTAGTTTTATTACACTGAGGTATAATGGAACCACACTCATAGATCAAAATGGTACCAATTATACCGCAAATAATTCACTCACCGTTGGAACATTAAGTATTCCTCTCATCGGCCTTGGATCTTTTGGTGGAAATGCGAATGGTGGAGGAACTCCACTTCCTGTGCCAATTTTACCAGGACCGCCTACAATCACAGGCTTAATTCCAGGAAATGAAACACTTTTAGTAAACTATAATGAGGGAACTACTGGGACCAATCCCATTATAAACTACGCTTATTCGATCAATGGACTAGTAGGTCCTTTCTCACCCTTTGACCCACCACAAATTGGAAGTATCCTTACGATCATAGGGTTAACCAATGGTACACCTTATGATATTGCGATAAAAGCGGTTAGTCAGGATGGAAGTGGTGAATCATCCAATGTTGTAGAAGGAACTCCTGCTGCTGTTTTACCAGGACCACCTACAATCACAGGCTTAATTCCAGGAAATCAAACACTTTTAGTAAACTATGATGAGGGAACTACTGGGACCAATCCCATTATAAACTACGCTTATTCGATCAATGGACTAATAGGTCCTTTCTCACCCTTTGACCCACCACAAATTGGAAGTATTCTTACAATTACAGGGTTAACCAATAATACAACCTATACTATTGCGATAAAAGCTGTTAGTCAGGATGGAAGTGGCGAATCATCTAATGATGTATCAGGTATCCCATTAGCAAATCCTCCTCCCCCACAAATCCTGTCCGTCATTAGTTCAAATCCTGTAGGGCCTTCTCTTGGACAATTAACCGTATATTTTTCACAGAGTCCTTATTATCCAGACCTTACAAATTATCAATATACAACTAATGGATTAGCATATAATTTATTCAGTGTACCCACGACAAATAGTCCTGTAATAATTGAAAATTTAACTTTAAATACAATATTTAGAGTAGCACTTAGGGCCTTTATTAGTTCCTCTAGCATTAGTGCCCCTTCTAATATAGTTAGTGTGTCGCCAGTTACCTCATCATCTACAATTCAAAGCTTCTTTGGATCAACTACATGGACTGCTCCTTTAGGGATTGTATCAACTGATGTACTTGTTGTTGGTGGTGGGGGAGGTGGCGGTGGAGCATATGACGTGGCAGGAGGGGGAGGAGGGGGGGGAGGTTATGTTATAGAATCATTAAATGTATCTGTAAATCCAGAAACGGAATATACTATTACTGTGGGAGCTGGTGGTATAGGGGGGGTAGGGCAAACAACTATAGATTCACAATTTATAAATCAACCTGGTTTATCTGGTGAAGCATCTTCCTTTCAAAACATTATAGCGAGTGGTGGTGGAGGAGGTAAAGAGAGTCGTGATGGGGGTGGAATTGGGGGGACTCGAGCAACTGGAAGTACCCCTTCTATAGGGGGCGGTGGAGGAGCGGGGGGGCGAGCAGGGGGGGGCGGAGGAGGAAATTCGGGGAATGGAACAAATGGAGGGGCGAGTGCTGGAGGCTTAGGTGGAGGAGGTGTAACTAAAAATATTACACAACAGTCTATTTCTTATGGAGCGGGGGGTAGTGGAGGTGGTAATTTTATAACATCTAATGGAGCTTCAGGGAATCCTGGTACAGGGAATGGAGGTGGGGGTGTTAGTGCTGGTATTAATAGTCCAAATCCAGCTTTCCGAGGTGGTACCGGTGGTTCAGGAATTATTGTTCTCAAATACTGATAAATCCCATCAATTAGTATTCAGTGGTAGATTTTATGATATATTATATCAGTTAATCTAGAAGCTCCAGCTATTCTTAATCATCTTATATAGGCCATTCGTATCATTAAGAAAAACTCCATCGTCATCCCCTATGATAGCCAAGGATCCTAGATGGGCAGACTTACAGTGAATGCCGCCATATTGCCGACTGATGCCAGCAGACTGAGCGAGGCCAGACCATGTTGTAAAGGATAATGTGGTCGCTTGAGCCGGCACAACACCTTGTTGGATTCCACTAGAACCTTGAGGAAATACGACTGTGCCAAAGGGCTGTGTTTGAACACCCAATTGAACAGGTGTCACTAGGTTCAGATCCGTCATGGTGATTAAGCCGTCTGTGCGTATATCGTCCCCAAACCACTGGGCCATCGTATTCGCAAAGACAGCCGAATATCCACTGTGTCCTGACACAAAATCGGGGAAGGGCGGTGTTACAAAGTTGATCTCTTGATAAGGCATCCAGGCCTCACCTGCCTGGGGTTGACCCGTGTATCCAGTAACCACCTGACCTCTCCAAAGACGACGAATATCCTGGATGGGACGAGCCTGGGTATAGAGGAGCTTCTGACCCCAGACAATTCGTCCCGCTTCAAAGAGACCAATGGCAACTTGAAGCCCCGACAGCATAAACGCCCTAATGCTTTGCGTGTTAGCAATATTATAGGTTGCCATGTAGTTCTTCCAGTACCACATGAGAATCCCTGGGGGCGTGGAGGTCGTGGGTCCGCCGGCCCACCATTCAGCCGTGAGTTTGTCGTAATCAGTCATGGTGGCTGTTTTGTCTAACAGGTCCGATAGATCGGTGTAACGAGCCTGAGGAGTAGATGGATAAAGGGGAGCAGCCAAGCCAGACAGATCCTGTTCGTCCTGTGCTGTCAGACATGTACTGATAACGTTATTCCATGTTGGGGTGGCATAGAGTTTATTGACTCCGCTCAAAATGAGAGGTGTCCATTGTGATGGCTGAGGATACGTTGATGGATCGACTGTCAGGGAAGGGTCCAAGGTAATAGACCCATTTTTGTATTGACTATTTGGTGACCCTGGTAATGGCCCAGGAGCCTTTGCTACTAAATATCCATCGGCGTTACGACCAGTTAACCAGCTGGACCATGAACTAGTCCAGCCAGACCAGTTCCCAGCTACTTGGATTCTGGCGATCTCGGATGCGAGTGTCACATCATCCCACCCATGACATGTTTTCGTCCTGTTCAATAAATAATTGGAATCATAGCCAGTGATTGCCAAAGTCGACATGATGTAATTGACAGCAACAACCATCCATGTAGTAGAGTCATCGTAGTTGAGGGGATAGAGAATAGTAAAATTCCAGTTATCATGTGTCCCTGGAAGCTGAGGACTGCTTTGGACCCAATTCCAGGCACTGACAGCGGATAGAAACCAGACGTACAGGAATCGGCTCATGACCGTGGGAGCATAGTTTTTCGAAGCACCAAAGGTCAGGGCAGACTGAAAGGCATACAGGACCGTCTGGTCAATCGGAATGGGGGGATCTACAAAGACAGATGGCTGAGGAATGAGAGGGAAAGGTAACATAGATGTGGGAGGAACGCTAACAACTGTGATCGGAAAAGCCTGTGTATAGGTCGTATAGTTTCCATTTATAACATCCAGCATAACACTAGATGCTGAGTTACCGCTCTGAGGGTTAGTAGCAGGATAGATCCGTAGGGGATTAGATGAATTGGTCAACAGATTCTGACGGGTTTGACCAAAGGCCACAGCTCTCGCTTGATTAAGTCTCGTTATCGCCGATGAATCTGTGTTCCGTGTGGGCATCTACCGTTACTGTAAATTAAAATTGAAGTGAGTTATATAGGTCTAGAATAACTCTACACCTATCCAACCATGGAGTATATATCCATATCCATATTTGTCTGCTGTCTGATTGCGGCGTTTATTGGCGTTATTAGGAACATGCCAAAACAAACACTTGTCCCTCCTACCAACCTTTCAAGGACAACGGAAGTCCGTTATGCGTTTGAAAAAGCCGAGTACGATGTAGCAAGGGCCAAATATGCCCTACAATTCTTGCGGCGATCTCATGTGGCGGATCGTGTTATTAAGGCGGCCGAGGAGGACTTAAAGAAAACAGGGGTCGCCTGGGCAGACGCGTTAAAGAGTGTCTTTCAAGTGAAACGACGAGCTCGGTCCGCATCACCAGAGTCCGTGGATCTTTATGAACGATTTCAACCAACTGTTCAATAGCACATCTAAAGAAAAAAAACTCATAATATATAATGAAGTCAATTACTCTTTTTTATTCGTATGGTATGGGTGGATGGGGCGATTTCATAAAGGGTCTCCATACAGTATGGTGCTGGTCCAAGGCAATGAAGCGAGATGTCCGAATTCATTTTCACAATCATATCTTTGGCACCCTGTTTCCTCAACACGTTCATTCAGAAGTACAGCAAATACATCTTCGTTTGATTGACAAGGTCGGAAAGGCGACACTACAGGATTTTTTACCCTTGGAACAAATCGATGACATAGTCGTAACCTGTAATTGGTTTAGCCTTACATCCGTCGATAATACATATTATACAGAGTTTTACAGGGAGTTGTACACTACACTGATTCCTGTTCGTCCATTGATTCATCCATTCTCCTATCATGTTCTTCACTGTCGGCTCGGTGATAAATATTTAACAGAGGCGACATCCTGTAAAGGCGATAATCGTATTGGATCCATTGCTAAACTAAAATCGCTTGTCGACGAGTATAATGCTCTTGGCCATGAACATACACTGGTATGTAGTGACAGTGCGTCGATTGTCAAACACCTCTTAACACACGTGAAAGGGGCGTTTGCGATTTGTCAACAGCCTTATCATATTGCGTATAACAGTCCTACTATTCATATCCATAAGGATGATATATACACGATGATACAAGAGCATGAGGCGATGACCCATGCTCTAACGATTACAAAGGTCGCCTATAGTGGATTTCCAATTACTGCTGCTAGAATTGGATCTGTCCCACTGTATATATACGAAGATAATGTTCGTAAACTCTACAATGATTTATTGTAGACTAAATAATTTACTCAGGACTATTAGATGGACGCCAGTAAAATTACGGAACTCAGACAGAAACGGGCCAATGTTTTTATTAATCGGGCTCAGACGGTCGATTCTTCGACTTTGACCTGGAATAATATGATCCAGGCATCGAAATATGTAGCCACACAGAATCCTGTGAAAAACTTTGCCGGCTGTACGACCTGTGGAGGCATGAGTCAGGTCGCCACGGGCACAGCGGGAGTTACACCAGGGGCCATCATGATGCCAGGACAGACCGTCCTGTATCCGAATCCACCTCCATTAAAACCCAACCCTCTGTTCAATAACAAGGGGTCAGGGTCCTTCGTATACAGCAGTGAAAGTATTACGTTACAGAGGGCTGGTCAGGCGACGTGCGGAGTTGCGACAGTAAACCAGCAGCAATATATCACCCTTCCGAGATGTTTTTGCTCCACCGATATTTTTTATCAGAATGGGAATCCGGCTACACTCTATGTGCCCGAAGGAGCCGATGTCTCGGGGAACTGGCTCAATCCCTATTTGCCTATTCCTCAGCCTTACTTGGTTACGCCCATGTACAGTTCAGGGCCGTTACCAAATGGAATGCCATCCAATACTCCTTGTAGCACATGTAGTCTGTTCAAGGTAAAACTTAATGGTAGTGGTCAATGGGGATACAGCCCTTCTTATGTGCCTCCCAATATCGGTGTTGTGGCCGTCAAAGATGGCAGTGGAAATATAGTCTATGTGAAGGATTGTACAAGTTGTCGTCCAAGGGCGACAGATGTGAGTCAATTGGTGTAAACATGTTTCTATAATAGTGCTAATTTAGTGAAACTAAATTACCACGATTCGTTAGAGATGTCTGAAACTACTGAGGAGTCGGGAACAACCACTGAAACATCGGGATCAATAGCATCTGAAGCAACAAACACAACAGAATCAGGCTCTACGGCTGACGATTTTGTTAGATCTATTGACGGTGTTGTTGTGGCCAGTCAGGAAACCGAGGACGAGGGATCTATAAAAGCAGAAGCCGCAAATTCGATTGCGATTGACGAACATATGGGGTATAAGCCGAAGCATGAGAATGCCAAGGTGGAGGCTGTCCCTGAGGGATATCTGAGGTACACAGAACCACCCCCTGAAAGTCAGTTGGAGGCTGTGGCCGCCCCGTTTGCTGGCCCCGCCAAAGTCAAGAAACCTCGCAAGCTCTTGGAACTGAGGCCGCCTCCTGTCGCCGCGACCGCCGCCGATTTTGAGAAACGCCAGAACCGCGTGGAACAATTGTTTGCCGATACAACTGACACCAGGACAGAACTGTTCAAGCCCTTTAAGGCGGCCTTCAGAACGCTTTTAAAGAGGGACGAAGAGGACAGTGTCTTTTTCAAGGAGCCCTACGATGGGACTCCCGCCTATCCCATGACGGCCTATGAGACCAAGCAGCAGGAATTCGAGGAGAAGGGGCATTATGCCCTGGACACGGAAGTCTACATGCCCTCCACCAGAAAAGCCTTCTACCGATTCATTGACAAGACCTATGCCGAGACATTTAACTTGGAGGCGGAGGTCGAGAACCGTGTTCCCGATCCCGATGCGTGCCAGAAGCTCATGGCGGGCGGCCGAGAACGCGTGGAGCCGTTCTTGTACCAGAAATTCGTGAAGGAATACATTCGTATGAGCTCGCCTTACAGAGGAATGCTGGTATACCATGGCCTTGGCTCAGGCAAGACCTGTTCGTCCATTGCGGCAGCGGAGGCACTGTATGGCGTGGCCAATAAACGCATCATCGTCATGACTCCCAAGTCCATTCAGGAGAACTTCATCAAGGAAATCAGTTTCTGTGGATTTCGTCACTTTTCGTTGAATAATCACTGGGTTCCCGTGCCGCTTTTAGTCAAGTCCAAGATGCCCATCGGCGTGAAGACCAAAAAGAAAATTGAAGTCAAGCCCTATCTCATTCATGAGATCTATGCCCGCTCTGTGATGTCTTTGGGGGCCGAATACATCAGTAGGATCAAGTATGCGGCCACGGAGGACGATAATGCTGCGACAAATGCCTATATCTGGATTCCCGATTTCAATAAGCCGCCCAACTATAATTCGCTGACCACGGCCGAGCAGGATCAGATCAGGGGCCAGATCAATGAGTCTGTCAAGAATCGTATTGAGTTTATCAGTTATAACGGTGTGTCGGCGGCTACGTTGAAACAGTGGGCCTGCGAACAGACGCACTTCGATGATGCGGTCATCGTGATTGACGAGGTCCACAATCTGGGGCGTCTCATGCAGGGGTCTATTTTGCCGTATTTGATTGAACGTCAAGGGACTAAGCGAACCTTGAAGGTAGAGCCGATTACCCCTGATCGATGGAAGCCCCAGCTGTGCGACAATCCGTCGAAAAACTATACTCGTGGCTTCCTGTTTTATAGGCTTCTCGTGGGAGCCAGGAACAGCAAAATCATTGGCTTATCGGGAACGCCGATCATCAACTTTCCTGAGGAGCTGGGGATCTTAGCCAATGTGTTGGCTGGCTATATGGACTGTATTGAGTTCGTGTTGCCGACGAGTGATGCTGGAAAGGTGGCTGCGTTTAAGGCCCTTTTGGAAAAGGACCCGCGAATTGACTTTATCCGAGCAGATCCTGGCACGGCCAATACCCACAATTTCATGGTGTCGCTCTTTAATGAGGGCTATGTGAAGGTGCTGGACGAGGCGAGTAGTGAGTTTCAAGGGGTGGAACATAGTGATGAGCCTGAGGCCCAACAGGGTGTAGCACAGGTCTTTGACAGGATCCTAGCTCACGCGACCTCCCTAGGTCTCGCTATTACGAGGAAGCCCACCTATAAGTCTTATCCCAGGCTGCCCTATGATGGGGATGCCTTTCGCCGAAACTTTATTGACCTGAAGACAATGGGGGTTCAGGAGAAGAATGAGTTTGTCTTGAAGAAGCGTTTGTCAGGCATTGTGTCCTATTACAAGGGATCCAAGTCGGACTATTTGCCGAGGATTCGAACCGATGAGGTCATCATGTGTGACATGAGTGATTTTGCGGCAGCGGAATACATCAAGCAGCGTAAGTACGAGATTGAACACGATGCTCAGAATGAGGTCCAGGATCAGGCGGCGAATCTGTATGCGGCGGTCGAGGCCTATTCTAAGGCGTCCAACCCGTCGAGCTACCGATTCAGGAGTCGTGCGTGCTGTAACTTTGTCTTCCCAGATTCCATTAAGCGACCCTATCCGTCCTCCGCGGCAGCCTTGAATGAGGAAATCCAGGCAGTGGCCACAGTCGATTTGGAAGAAGCAGTAGAACAGACGGACGAAGAGGCTGCGGCTGAAGTTGCTGCGGCCAGAGCTGTGGCGGCAGAAGAAGGGGCTGTGGTGGCTGATCTGGCATTTGCTGGATATACTCAGATTGGTCAGAGTGGAGGATCTGGATCACCTTCTGATGAGGGATCTGGTGAAGAATCTAATGAGGGATCTAATGAGAGTTCTGTTGAAACAGAAGCAACAGCAGCAACAGAAGCAACAGCAGAATCAGAAGCAACAGCAGCAACAGAAGAATCAGCCTCTGTCGGATCCACTGGAGCTGTGGAAGAGGCAGTTGTAGGAGCGACAATTCAAGTGGCTCTGTCAGACAAACAGAGAGTGGCTCAGGCCATGGCCGAGCTCAATGCGAAACGAGACTCCTTTTTACGTCTCAATGGTCCTACTCTAGATGCGTCCCTGATCACTTATAGTCGCAAGCTTTACGAGATGCTGACCCGCATAGCGACGTCAGAAGGCCCCGTCCTAGTCTACAGTGACTGGAAGACAGTGGAGGGTCTGGGTGTCTTGGCGATCGCCTTGAAGGCCAATGGATGGGAAGAGATTCGTTACACTGGAAAGTGGTGGGGGGATGACCCCGAGTTTACGTCGGATAGTCGAGAGTCCATTCTGAAAGGGCCAGCGGCAGGCATTAAGCGGTTCATTACCTTTACTGGCGGTGGAACAGCCGCCCAACGCAACGTGACGTTGAAACTGTTTAACGGCGAGTTCGATACCTTGCCAGAGAAGACAAAGGCACTTCTTTTAGAGGGTGGCTTCGACCTCAAAAAGAAATACCTCCATGGCGAGATGTTCAGCTGTATCGGTATTACAGGGGCTGGTGCTGAGGGTATCTCCTTGAAGAACGTGCGACAGATCCACATTATGGAGAGCTACTGGAACAGTGTGAGAACGGAACAGGTAAAAGGCCGAGCCGTGCGTATCTGTAGTCACATGTATCTGCCGGTTTCCGAGCGACTGGTGGACATTTATACCTACGTGAGCAAGTTTTCGGCGGCCATGGTGAATCTGAGGGGCAAGGAGGGAGGGATTCCGAGGATTATTGAGAACAATGACGGAGAGGTGGTGCCAGGATCTCAGCCGAAACGTGTTGAGATCTATACGAGCGACCAGAAGGTATTCAATATTAGTCAGAGAAAGGAGCGAATTAATCAGCAGCTCTTGACTGTGTTGAAGGAGGCCTCTGTGGACTGTAAGGCGAACCAGCCAGATAATGAGCCGTTGGAATGCTTTTCCGTGGAACCGGTGGGAACGCCCTACATGTTCGACCCCGATTTGGAACGGGACAAACAGTCCAGTCAGGGCACTGCTCCGCCGAAAAAGTCCCAGATTCCTGACGAACCGACAGCACCTCAGGGAGACGTCGAGGCAGTCATGTTTTCTATGACCTATGAAGGGAAGACCCAGAATTTTATTCTGGGGGAACAGGACCCTGGCAATGACTTTGTAAGTTTCTATGCGTCGAACGATCGACAGCGTACAACACCGTTGGGCAGACTCATGATCGATCCTGAATCTGAGGAGTATGGGGATCCCGAGTTTTACGAATAGACAACATCTAAATGCTACTTCATATGGGTTTTCAAACCCATATGAACTGGCTAGTCGTATCGACCCTTCCTCATTACCTTTCCGTCCTTCCTCTGCTCCTCTCTTATCCAGACACTGCCCCCTATATTTATATTGTATGGATGTCGACAACCCTTTCCGTCCTATGGCATTTACATGGAGAACCATTGAATTACCTTTACTATTTAGATTATTTGGGAGCGACTGTGTGGACCGGCTATGAGCTATACGCAAGTACAGGCAATTTGAGTATGACAGCTGAGGTAGCTGTACTTAATTTGATTGTATTTTTGTTGAACATGAACCCTGGATCAGACCATTATCATGTATATCACAGTCTATGGCATCTGATGTCTGCGGCTAAGTGTTTTTATGTAGCTGCCAAAGTAACAGATGCTACACAATAACTACCCATTACTTAGTAACTGCCCATTACTTAGTAACTACCCATTACTTAGTAACTACCCACTGATCCGCACAGCTCTTACGAATCATCTCAGGTGTCACCGTCGTCGCATTGAAGAAATGCCAAATGGCCAGATCCATATCTAAACCAGGGACACTCAATCCGCCAATTTGTATGTTACTAGGGGATGTTGGATTCGTTCCAAAATCAGCCGGCATAGTTAGTTGGGTTGGCACATTCAATACCTGTAAATTCTTTGCTTCCTCATGCGTATAGATGGAAATAGACCATACTGTATTCGTTACATTACGATTGACGATACATGCGTACCATTTTGACAGATCAACCAGAGGAAGTGTATTGTTTTGACTTTGTCCATTAGAACTATTTACATATACAAGTGCCTGAGCATTCCCTTGTCGTTTCGCTGTAATCTTGATATCCTGATTCATGTATTTCATAGAACATATAGCAGCATTCCCACTAACAGGCATTGTGTTTATACGAAAAATGAATAGGTGCGTGTACCAGGCAGTAAAGGATAAACGAGGGATAGAACATGTCGAGGAACCATTTAAGTTCAAATAACCCGTAGAACCTATGGGACTTCTTAGCACATCTGTAGGGCTATTTTTAATTTGAATGGAAGGATCTAGCAATGCCTGGATCGCCTCAGGAAGGCGGCGATCTGCGAAGATGCTATTGATCACCTCATACATTAGGAAAGGGCCTGTAAGTTCACGTGTTAGATAACCATTTGATAGGGGAAGGAAATTAGGATTGAACGAATCACAGGCAAGTTCTTCCTTATAATTCATACGTCGAAGTTCTGGTGAACCATTGAATCGCCATCGTATTTTTAATATATTCTTATCATTTGGTTTATATGTCCAGCAGTTTTTATTTGTAATTGTTTTATTATTTTCTACAGTAGATCCATCTATATTTAAATCATTTTCTAAATCGATTGCTCGTTCATCTGTATAGAATAATGGTCCATTAAGAACAACATTATATTTATTAAAATTATACGTAGATGTCTGAATTGTTGGATCTAATCCTAATATGAATCGAAATTGTTTCATAGTTGGAACTAAAACATTTGTATTTGTAATAATTTGGTCTCCATATAAGTTTGTACCAGGAATAGTTGATCCCCCGCCAATAGTAGGTATTGTGGATTCCTTTGTACATGCTACAAGTACATTATTGAAAAACCATAAGACATCTACGCCACGAATAGGTTTAGGTGGTTCAGGGGGGGGTGTAGGTTTAGGTGGTTCAGGCGTAGGAGTAGGTGTAGGCGTAGGAGTAGGCGTAGGCGTAGGTGTAGGTTCAGGTTTAATAGGTAAGACAGGAATTTTAATTGATTCCTCTGGTTTAATACCCTGTAAGTCAATAAGAGCGGATCTCTGGATATCATATGGATTTTGAGTTTCAAATCCCTCGACACCCCTGGCTGCCCTATTTAATGATGTCATAGATCGTAAGGCCTCTCCATAGGTCTTTTTACTCTGATAATACGTCAGGGTAGATGTGGACGGATAGAGTTTGCCGAGGCGAGTGCCTCCATTTTTCAAGAACTCTTTCTGAAGACATTTGAGGACTTCCGAGTTAATAGTGGTAATGGGGGAATCGGGACCGAGTTCCGTACAAAAGTCGTAGGACATTATGTCTCCCTTGTTCAAACATAGATCGCGGGCGGCAGCGTCAAGCTGTGTAATGGGAGATTTGGCATTCGCATTGGCTCGGATCTTCTGGAATTCACTGAGAGCATAGGCCCTTGACTGGTTGGTACCCTGGACTCTGCTTAGACTAAAAGGGTCCTCCTGATTTCTCTGGTTGTAGATTTTGGCCGCGTCTAAATTCATGATGCTATTTGATGGATTGGGATCTGACATATTTTCACTGAGGGCGTACGCAATAGACCCCCTGTTGCTACAGCCGGCATCCTGTATGACGTCTAATAGACAGGTCGCAGAGAGAAATCCATTTTCATTGGGTGTACAAATCAATTCCTTATTCGAGCGGGGATCAACGTCGTCAGGCCTTTGTTTACAGCTCTCTGAATCTGGATCTGTGATAACAGACATACATTCATTATTTACACCCTTAAATTTTGCGGCACCTTTGTTATCAATTGGAATTCCCTTATTACTTGTTGGACAGAAGCCACATAGTATTCCATTCGTGGGATTTTTCATGTAGTTTCGCAGATCTTCACAGCTTTTAATCCGATTACAGGTGTCAATTTGCTCTTGATTTGTGGGGGGAGGCTTAGGTATAGGGTTTGTCCAGTCAGAATAAAAAATGTTCTGGGGATTTGAAATGGAATTTTGAAGAAGCCCCGATTTAGGAGCTGTCGTAATAGGATTTACTATCTGTCCTGTCATAGGATTCACACCCTGTACAGCTGTCATGAATTCATTTGAAGGCCTAGTTGTACTTGGGATCAGATTCGGAATCATCGTATTAAACCGATAATTCTGATTTTGCGTATACTGTCTGTATTGTTGCTGTTGCTGTTGCTGTTGTTGTTGCTGCTGTTGTTGTTCTTCATATCCTTCATTCAAAGCAGCAAGCCTGCGGAACATCCCTAACGGATATCGATATTATAATATTATTTTTGATCCCAGAGTGATTCCATAACAATCATTGAGGGCATTCTTACGGTCATCATTGGACAAATTGTTATTATTAGATATTGCTAACGTGCTCCTATACTTGTCGATGACCGCTTGTTTTGTAAGAAGGCTTTTCGCAATCTGAAGTCCCTCGGGTCGTCTAGGATTCAGTAATCCATCGGCCGTACAGAAGACGGGAAGGCCATTTTCGTTCAGACTCGCATAGGTATCGGTAGGCAAATCATAGGTATTGGGATTCGTATAGAGCGACTGAATACACTCATCAGATAACCCCCCTTCACAGGGATCAATGAAGGAATCTCCCGTCATGAACATGCGGGCGGCTTCCCATTCCTCACGGCTCAAGGACATACCATTGTACATTCCCTTGCCAGCCTTGGAGCCCTGTTCCATCAGGAAGTCCCCGATTTCTTCCAGGGTCCGTGGTTTGGATCCATCGAACAGAATTGCTTTAAGTCCCTCTGGTTTCAAGGGGCTCCCAGTACCCTTGTCGGTGCCGCCGAATCCCTTGAAGATCTGATCCAGACAGACGGGGGAATAGGTCCCAGGACCTGAACCGGCCTTGTGGCAGGGATCGGAGTCCAGGAAGGCGGCGGAGGCTGCGGTAGTGACAAAGGGTCCGTTGTCACAGCGTTTGGAATCGCTGGACGCGATGGACGCAAAGGAAAAGGGCATGCGAAGTGTAATAGGTTTGTTTATATCAGGATTGACGGCGTAGCACTTAACAGTCGTCCCTTCATAGGACACACTTTTCGTCCCAAAAAAGCGAGGCTTGTAGCCTTCCGTTTCCACGAGCAGATATTTGATGTCGAGTGTATAGGTGCCCTTGCGTGTCTGTCCTGTGACGAATCCAGCGATAAAGAAATTATCAGACGTGATATCATCGTCGTTGAATTTGGATCCAGAAGGCGGCTTTACAGGGGCTGTCAGATCTGCGAAGGTGTCGACAATCGTTTCCCGTACCATCCCGACCGTGATAACAGACCCCTCTTTTAGTCCTGGAACACTGATTCGATCGGCAGTGGTGGGTCCAGACATTCGCTTCTTGAGGCCGCCCTCTTTGGGCTTCACGGCCTCTTTCAACACGAATCCTTCCACGGTTTCTATGATCTTGAATTCAAGGATGTGGGCATTTGTCATAATAATGAGGCTGGGAGGACCTAGTGGCACCTTGGGATCGATTCTGTGGAATTCGGAGGATGGTAAACACTGGGCACAGTTGGGGAGATCAAAGGACTTTTTTTGGTTACATTCCATCTCATCCGCAACTGCGACACAGGTCTCCTTGTCGGTAACAAAGGTACCGACAGTTGTTCGTCCATACGTAGGACTATAGATGTATTCGGGGGCTATGTCTTCAACTGCGTTGCTCTTTTGTCGGATACGCTGACTTGGTTCTAAATAGAGTCCTCCGATTCCCTGGACTTCTCCTTTACTGTTCGTACTCTTCAAGTCAAATGTGACTCCGCAGTACTTGGCGAACTCTACATTATCAAAACTGTTACAGACAGACTTGTTGAAGGTATCGGCTCTCACAACCTCACAGATTTTCTGAGCGGTTTCAATGGATTCTGGCTGGCCTTCGGGAATCTGACTGGTCCCTATGACACCGGCCTCTTTGTAGGCACCAGGCCCTCCTGTAAACTGGATGCTGTGTGTGGCCTGTTTCACCAGAGTATTGGTTTCTTTACTGAGATCTATTTGGGGGTTTAGTAGGTTCACGAGGGAACCGAATGGATTGAATCGTTTCTGAGATGCCTGTAAGTCCGGAATGATATCAGTAAACGCTTCCGTTCTGGACAGCCTATACAGAACTAACGCTATTATTAGTAAAAAAATCAGAATCAAAAGTCCTTGATTCATCAGTAATCCCTATTAGTCACTCTTAAAATCTTTCAAACGTGTTCTGATTTACTGTATTTGATTCAGTACAGAGTATAGAATGGGAGGATTTTTGAGCCGTGATGCTAAGGATGAGCCTAATACATCTTCGTCTAGTACGGGTGAGAATGAGCAACAGGCTAATGAGCAACAGGCTAAAGAAGTAGCTCCTCAGTCAGCTCCCGAAGTAGTACCTGAGCCTATCCCTGAACCAGTACCTGAGCCTGCTCCTCAACCAGCATCTGAACCAGCTCCTGAGCCAGCTCCTGAAGTAGTACCTGAACCAGCATCTGAACCAGCTCCTGAACCTATTCCTGAACCAGCTCCCGAAGTAGTACCTGAACCAGCATCTGAACCAGTACCTGCTCCTGCTCCTGAACCAGCATCTGAACCAGTATCTGCTCCTGCTCCTGAACCAGCATCTGAACCAGCTCCCGAAGTAGTACCTGAACCAGCATCTGAACCAGTTCCTGAACCAACTCCCGAAGTAGTACCTGAACAGGTTGTCGAGCAACAGGCCAATGAAAAGACCCTGTCTGTCCCTCTTCAACCCCTACCCGAGCACAACATCAAGGTAAAGAAAGAGAAGAAGAAGCATGGAAAATAAACATTACATAATACCTATTATCAATCATTCAAATGATTAATAATAGTATTGAAACAACATTTTACATATTATCCGGTCGTAATCCAGCCACAGGATCCATTTCACGTGTGATCACACGGAAGACTAATTGCGTCTGTCGGCTCAGATTAATCAGTCGGCGAGGTGGGTTTGCGAGAGCAACAGGTGTATTTCCTATATAGTTTGTAATATCCCCATCAACACCACCATAAGGATTTAATCCAACAGATCCCGATGTAGGGTCCAGATGTTTCGCCTGAAGAATGATGTAATTCGCATAGCCAACAGAATTGGGTCCATCCGCATAGGTGCCTGATGATGAATTCCCAATTGCTGCTACAAGAAATCCAGATGGTTGATTGATCCAAGATGTAAAGTCTTGACTCGTTCTAGTCAAATTATCTGAAAAGTCGAAATTGCCAATCTGAATGTTGTCACCTATATTGACTTGAAACCGACTAAAATACGTTGTAGTGTTAATGAAAATATAGTATGGGTTATTTAAATCATTATTCTTATAGAGAGACGCAGCAAAATCAGTATTTGACCCAGCAAATACACCACTAATATCAAAGGTGTCCGCTGCTAAAGAAACGCTCTGACCATTGGGTCTCAGAAGACTGATCGACAGGCGTTGAAGGGTAGACAGAGGAGTAGGAGCATAGACCTTCTGGCACTTCAAGTAACGAGGAACGAGTGAGGTAAAGCCACGAGAATCATTTGTCTGTTTCGAGGTTGTATCAAGAATAGTACTTGACAGATTCGAATACCAGTTCTGATCATATTGGATTACGCTGAACGCACGGTCAATGAAGTTATCGCTGCCAAAATTATTATTTTCCAGCTCAGGGATATTGACGGAAACAAAAGGGAGTGACAGAACTGTATTTTGATAGGCTGTGATGTTTGTTGCGGCAGATACGGTGGGTTCAATCAACACATCTAGTCCTTCTACAGGCAAAATCGCCTTCACAAACTCAATGCGAGTGATGTTCTTGAACTTCTCTTGGACTCGAACCTGGGGATAATAACCCTGGCCGTTGTTACCAGGATCAAAGGTGACACTAAAGTTATAGCGATTCTCCTTCACGTTCTTCATCCAGTCCCTGTCAGCAGAATAGACGAACAGGTTGTTCTCGATTTCCTTGTAGGCCACGGTATTCTCTTGGCGAATGATGTAGTCCTGGGGTAAATTGGTCTTCTGGGGCGAAAGGAATGATGGAATAGTCGTCGTAGGATTGCCGTTGGCGTCGCCGAGACCTCGGGGGCCGGGATTCTCTGTGAGCATCAGGGGACTTAAAGCCGCCATGGCAAGTTCGCGGCCGTCGGGAGGGATGATCAAGGGCATGTCCAGGGGCTGAATAGATGTCTGCCGACTAGCAAGGGCCATATCCGTCGCCTTGTTCTGGCTCAGTTGACCGCTTCGGAAAAAGTCGTCCGCCTGGATACGTTTGTTGAGGCCAGGATCTATTCGTTCCATGGCGTCCTTGCCCGAATTCAAGAGGCGTTGGGCCTCGGACTCCCGTTGTTTCTTGGCCATTTCATAAAGGGAGGCGGAAGAAGGTGCCTCTTCGTCATCAAGGGACACCCTGAAATCGGGAGGGGGAGGTGGAAGGGCCTTGACTTCCTGGCGATCCGTTTGAAGCTGGTCAAACCTGCGAGCCGTATCCATGTAGAGGGACTGATTCATCACGGTTTGAACGGGACTCTGATCGACGGTCTGGGCGACCTGGACGACATTCTGTCGCTGTAGATATTTCGAGAAATCCTGGGCCGTGATCTTGAGGACTTCCCTGTTTAAGACGGGAAGGGGTTGCTCGCCCTGAGTTCCGTAGACCTGTTCCACGTAGTGATCGAGGGCCCGTTCCAGCCTGTCTAGCTGTTTCCCGTTGAGGGCCTGGTTCTGACGCTTCTGGAAGTCTTGAATGAGGAGCTGTTGAAGTGTCTCCCGATTCTTTTGACTAAACAGGGCGGCTTTTACTGATGGCGGCCCGGAACGATACATGCTCTAATCTGTTGCTTGTTATTTTCACTTGCTAAAAAACGCCTCTCTCAGAGATAGCATGAATCCGTCGGGCACGGAGGTCTTACAGAACTTTCGGAAGGGAATATGCTGGAGCATACAGACGATGAAGTACATACTGTAGACACCGCATTCGCTGTCACTGAACTGGAAGCGACGGGCATTATAGGCCATCGTTAGGGCGGGGATCTGAAGGCGAAGGGATCGCATAAGACGAGCGACTAGGGGGGGTGTCTTCATGCCATAGGAATCAAAGTAGTAGGCACCGGGCTTTGACACCGATCGTAGATCAATATACATGGCGACCCAGTGGCTCCCACCCTTGAAGTGAGGATCCAGGTTAAAAATAAATCCAATGCCCCTTACACCCTTGTCGTATTCTGCCTTGAGATTCAGGTTACATACATCCGGCTGCATACATTGCTTCGGCTGGTCCTTGGGCCGATAAGGATCGGGAGCCGAGAAATCCATGGGCAAGGCCCCCATGAATCGGAACCATGGAAAGGTCGTCTCGTACTGCTTCATGACGTCGATAATCTGGAAATTATCCAGCCATTGATCCTTCTTTTTGTACCAGGACGCAGGATAACGGGGCCTCAGATACTCTTTACGGAGTTCCTCCTTCTTAACCTCGTCCAAAGGTAACCTGTCTAAGATACAGTGGTCATCATGAGGCCCACAGATATCGTTGCCTGCCGCCTTGACCTCTTTGTATACATCCGCTGGCAAACACGTGGCACCTTTTCGTCTCGATTTGTGCTTTGGATGACAATAGCCGACTTGGTCGATTGATAGCTTATATTTTGGTGCTTTTCTGGTTTTGGAACCCATTGTTCCCTCTGTATTATCTTCACAAAATTAGAGTCATGGGGTTTGATACAGAAAAATCATCGGTAGTCATGATGTTTTATCGAAATACGGCGATCATAACCGTTGTTGGAATGCTGTTGCTAATTGGTATGGGTCCACGTGAAAAACTAATTCCGAACTCGCTTGTTCAGGCATTATCGACACCTGTAAAGTCGAATAATTCGAAAGGGGCAGCAGCAGTAGCAACAGCAACAAATGTTCCTAAACCAAATGCGACTGCCACTGCTACAGCGACTGCGACAGCAACAGCAGCTAAGACAAACGCTACAGCGACAGCAACTAAGACAAATGCGGCAGCGACAGCAACTAAGACAAATGCGGCAGCAACTAAGACAAATGCCAAATGAATAACGAACCTATAAACAGAGGATGTCTAATGAATGGAATCAAGAAAAGGCAAAAGCGACAGGTATTGCTGTTTCAAATTATATGAAGCAAGGATTGATGGATAATGTAATGCCTATTGTGCTCGCTGTAATAGGAATTGTATTTTATGGTCTCTCATATTGGAAACTAGGAGTTATACAAAATTCAAACAATAACTGGGATGCCATGAATGGCGATACAATTCCGACGATCTTTTTTATTGTCATCGGATTTCTATTTATGGTGATCGCATCCATTCTCTATTTTGTGTCTATGCCCGATATTCTTCCGATCGGATACTACGCAAGCATGCTGAGTACGGTGACGCTCATGCTATCCGTCACCGCAATATCCATTGCCATTATCACAAGATAATTCCCTACTTATTAACAGTAGTATGAACGCTTATATTCCTATTGGTATTGCTGGTGGAGGAGTTATTTTGTTTATTGTTGGTGTGATATTATTGGCAGCTCATCCGTCCAACTATGACTGGGATGAATTAAAAATCGAGGTAAATCCGATCATTACGAGCGTCTTTTTAGGGGGCTGTTTTATGACCGCAGCAACCATTATGTATTTCATCACCTTTACGGATCCTATGCCGAGCCTGTATTTCTCTATTATTCTGAATATCATCACAATGCTATTGATTATTGGATCGTATGGGGTTAGTAAGATGACACGTTGATGTTCGCATTGCGAACATTAACGTATGGCTCTTCATTAGCAACGCTAATGAAGAGCGACCCGTTGATCCGTTAATGTTCTACGACATTAACCACCCGTTAATTTTACTATGAATCTGTAGAGGATGACAGGCTTTACAAATTTAATGATAGCAGGGGGCATAAGTGCTCTGAGTTTCACCTTTTTATTTGCCGCCATGGCCCTTTTTGGAGCGGTTCAAGGCTCCAATGAAAGCAATTTGGAAAATAAGGACCTCTGTATTTCGACAACAGTAATCTTCAGTATTTCAGGGTTTCTTCTTGGAATCGCGATTGCCATGTATATGATGATTAAGGAAGATATTGTACAGCTCGCCTATCTGATCCCGTCTGTGATCGCCTTCAATCTGGCGTTCGCATCCCTTGCCATTTCCTTCATGACGCGGAACTAATTATACTGTGAGCCAAATTGAAGGCACGGAATGTTGAATCCGAAGCTGTGGCACACCCTTATAGTCTAGCCGCATAACGCCATACAGACGTACGGCACACCGAATGGACGATCCGGCCTTTAATTCTGAAATGGGACATGTTGTTCCGTTTCCGAGTTTCACCAGAGTGGACGGAAAGGTATAGAGTGTTAAGACTCTGCTATTATAGAGTTTCTGGAGCATGTTGTCTAGCTCCTCTGAACTCATGGTGGCCGCCTCAGGTTGTATATGAGTCAGGATATGTTTCTGAAAGGCGACCATTTTACCATTAAAGGTCCGATGCTGAGATCCATGGCATTCCATCACAATTCGACCGGTTACAGGATCGTAGGATGAAAAGGTAATGGGGGGAGTTATAATAGATACATCTGTGAACTGGGCATAGGTATCCCTGTAGCTCATGGGATGTATGGGTCGGCCCCGTTTGTCGTCGATCTGTGGGTGAAGTGTAATTTTAGCGGGATTGAATTCCGTGTATGGAATGGCGATAATCATGGCTCCTTAGAATCATATACATCTAAATGCTTAGATTGTCAGTTTAAGAGTCCAGTGGGGAAAATGAATAATGTTACAGACACCGTCCTTTGCTTGGCGAGGGCCGCGGGGCTCAGGAAAGAGAACACAACTCCTAGCGTTCCTGGAGGCCCAGGCCAAGCGTTATAGTATCCCGTTTAAGGTCAAGGAATCTGTCTGGTATTTGACGAAGCCCAGTAATGGATCCGCGGATCCTGATGAGGAGGATGAAGAGGGTGCTACGAGTAAGACGATTCCTTATGAAGAGTCCGTGCTACATTTGGGATTTGATGTGGCACGCATGAGCATGTCTGACAAGATCTTTTTACAGAGTATTCTGACTAGGTGGACGGGACAACAGGACGTCACGCTGGCATCGTCGAGTCTGAATACGAGATACTTGGTTCTGTATCACGCACAGTATCTGACAGATGAGTCGACCTTACAGTTACAGGAGGCCTTGGAACAGAGTTCGTGCTTTGCGATTCTGTTGACAACAGAGTTACCAGTCTGTCCTAGGTTGAGAGATGCCTGTATGGAAATTCCGGTGCCTGGCACAGAAGATCGGCTTCTGTCCAAGTATGTCAAACGGTCGGGTCTGTCACCGACAGATGTCTGGCATACCTTTTTCTCTGAGACGTTGGAAACCTGGTCGACCACATGGACCAACGGACGCGTCCAAGAAGTGCGGAATTGGATTTATCTGTGTCTACAGAGGAATCTGCGGTGGACAGATGTGATCCATTACTGGATGGCGGCCATTTATAAGGCTGAGTGGATTGGTCCAACGACTAGGGCGAAACTCATGGATGTTCTGTGGCGAGCAGAGTCTGGCAGTGGTTGGGTCTTAGTCACCTCCTATAGAATTCCGATTCTATGGGAGAGTGTTCATTTGGAACTGGCCCGATTAATGTACAAGTTACGACAATAAAATTATTTGGAATAGTAGGGAAGTATGGGACAAACAGGAAGTAAAAAAATAAACTATGTAGAGGATGAGGGAGGATATTTTCGTCAACCCTTAAAAACCATGCCTAAATGGAGGGACAGTCTTAATAATCAAATTTTTACAGGATCAGTTGCTAATTTTATTGGACCTGAAGCAGAAAAACGCGAACAGATGGAAAAATTATGTACTGAAACTATTCAACGAATAACGCAGTTACAAAACGATTTGTATAATTTTAAAGATAAATACAGAACGGATGTATTAGATAAAATTATACAAATTGAAGGTGAACCTAATTTTCAGTCTCAAGGCACGCTAGTTACATATAAATATGAAGGGAATCCAAATGTAATAAGTAAAACTAGTCCATTTATAAGCGATTATAAACAATTATTCACTGAACGTGAGTCAATACGTAGTAATGTGAAAGAATTAGCTAATTATAACAACATAAACAAAAATAATAAGTTAAAATGCTTTGGCGAATTACAAAATGCTGATGCGAAATTATGGCCAATAGACAGGGAATTGAATATAATAGACAAGCAGTTGGCTAAAATAGGTAGGGATATACAATATCTTTCATTATCGAATGGCGGTTCTAGGAAACGATCCTTAAAAAAGAGGAAGCATTCAAAGTGTAAACGTACCCGTCGCCGCTAACTGCTTTGCCCCGTTAACGACGGCTCCACCAATGCCACTTTCTCCACCTTTATAAATTTCCCATCAGGTTGATATACCTTATGGAAAAATGCCAGTTTCCCCACATCCGATCCTTCCTCAGGTTTAAACGCGTCAAACACTCGGGCCGCTATTTCATGATCCACGAACTTGACAAAGGCGTATCCCACACTCTTTTCGTCCTTCTTTGCTGAAACACGAGGCAACTTGATTCCCTTTTCAACGATAAACCGTGTATCATAGAGACCCTTCTGCTTAAAATCATATCCTTCAATGACAGAAGCAATCTTCTTTTCAATGGCTTTCTCATTGATCTCTTCAGGCAGATTGGCGATCCACAGGGTATCGTAGGTGTCTTCGACTTTCGCTAACGCAGTGACAGACGTTGGCTTAGGAGCATTTCGTTCGACAGTGACTTTGATTGGGTTAACAGGTTTGACATTCGTATCAGCATATCTTGCTGCTCGTTCATTCTGATACGCCTTCAGCTCTTCTGCTGTCATCCCTGTAAGAGGATCTCTACCAGCTTTCACATTCTCATTCCACTGTATGTTACCCCACAGAGTATTTGCTGGATACTCGCCCGCATAGGGTAATAACTTTTTAGCATTCTTTTCTGCTAGAGCCGTTTCAGTTGCTGCTTTTGCTGCTAAGGCATTTTCTGCTCTGCGACTTTCGGCCGCTACCAATGCCTCTTCCACTAACCCTTCCATCCCAGGGTAAAATGCTGAAATTGGCTTTTTTACCTTCGGTCTTTTAGCCCGTTCTGCTAACTTACGCAAGCGAATCTCCTCTAGAATACGCTCCTGTTCCTTTTCGTGGTTTCGTTTTGCTTTTAACACCTTTTTTTGACGTTTTTCAAAATTGGGTTCGTTTTCTATACGAACCTTGCGAGTTTTTACGCCATTTTTATTAACAGCATTCGTTGTTCTAGATCCTGATCTAGAACGTTTTTTGGTCATCGTTTTAGACATGCTCCCTATCCGTACAGGTCAAAAAAATAGTATCTTATTCTTTGGTTTAGAGGGCGAAATCGGCTTCTGTGAGGGACGAGTAGGGACTGTTTTCGCTGTTTTCGCTGTTTTCGCTGTTTTGATTGGTTGTTGCTGTTGCTGCTGTAGCAGCAGTAGCAGTACGAACAAGAACCGTTAGTATCTGACTTCCACCGGTTCCAAATCCAACAGGCATACAGCTATAAGTAAACCCTTTGAGAATGCCGACACGTCGTTGATCACCGAATCGAAGTATGTAGCGGTGCTTGGACTGTGGAAAGCAGTCGGTGTGATCTGTCAAGGGGAATTTGCCTTGTTCCAAGGTTACAATCAGATCTTTTGTAAAGGGGGCAGGAGGAGCATCATAGGTATGATTCTCACTATTTATAGATCCAAGGACCTTCCATTGATCGGAAGATTCAACACGTTCAATATCTACATGTACGACGGATATCATTATGGATAAATGTGGATAATTATGAGGCAAGTACAATGGGTACACAGAGGCCCGGACTTCAATTTTATTTTTTAAAGCCCCCCCTAATTTCCGACGTATAAGTAAGGTATGCCCCATCCTCTGATAGAACTTATGGCCGACATGGTAAGGTCGGCCCCGAAGCCGAAGGCTTGGACCAACACGGATCTGACAGAACAGACCCTGTCCGTCTTACAACGGGAATGCGAGACACCGAGCGACTTCGATCAGATTTTTTCAAGAGAACATTTTTGGGCCTTGTACAGGACAGGCAGAATTGATCCCGTCGTCAAACAGACAGACGGGGCCATCCTTGTGGCCCTTTTAAATAACCCCGACCAGATGGATGAGATCCCCTGGGACCTCTGGTCCATCCTGTTACAGCTGTATAAGCGACCCGATGGCCAGCCCTACACGATCTTTTTGTGTGCCCATCCTGCTTTAAGACAATTCCCGAAAAAGAACAAACCAGTCACGCCTCTCAATATTAACGGGGGATATGCGTATCCATGTGACTCCACCTGCGTCTTTATTTACAGGGCGGAAGACGCCACCCGAGTTCTGATCCACGAGCTGTTCCATGCGGCCTGCTCCGACAACACGGCACTTCCCTTAGAAGTCAGGGAAGCCGAGACAGAGGCCTGGGCAGAACTCATCTGGGCCGCCTTCATGTGTGACAAGGCCAAACTTCGCCAAGGGGACTTAAAGGAACTGGAGAAGATCGTGAACGACCAGGCGTCCTATATTCACCATCAGAACAGGTATCTAAAGGACCAGGGTCACATCAAAGGTGACCCTTCGTCCATGCCCTTTCCGTGGCGATACACTATCGGTAAGGAGGACGTATGGACGCGATGGGGTCTCAGTGTTTCATCGAATGCGAGCCATGCGAAAAACTCCAATGATCGATGCGAAGATCACAAACACTCTCTTCGTCTCACCTTTCATCCTACCTTGGACATGAAACGACGTTGGAAGGTCTCCGATAGATCTACGATTCTATAGATGCCTAAAGCCAGTTAAATAATTCTTAAACAGAATGTATCAGATTAAAGTACAATCCTACAATTCGGATGATCCATTGTTTATTAAATTAAGGGATGGGCCAAACACGCTCTTTGTCCCTGAGGCTCGTGTGGCCAAGGATTATTTCAACACGGGTCTCTATGAACGAGGATACATAGACTGGGCTGTTCAGAACTTTGCTAAATCTGATCAAAACATAATTGATATTGGTGCTCATATAGGCATGTATACTTGTGCGTTTGGGAAGAAGGTAAAGCACATATACAGTTTTGAATGTTCTCCCAAATCATATAATTTTCTGTGTGCGAATCTGTTGCTTCATGATCTTAGTTATGATGTGACAAAATTCAATTGTGCCTTGAGTGATAAGGAAGGAATTACTAAGTATTATATTCGTGATCCAAAGGATGGAGGGGGCAATGGTATTTCAGGGTTTCCAAAGGATGTGAACACTCCTACAATTGATGTCCCGACAAGAACACTCGATTCTTTTAATCTAACAAATATTGGTTTTATTAAGATAGACGTAGAGGGTCATGAGGAATTTGTTCTGAGGGGATCCATAAAGACGCTAGAAGCGAATAATTATCCGAAAATCTTGTTTGAGTCGTGGCCAGAGCGATGTGAGAAGGATGGGCTACCAGCAAGAGAACTTCGTAAGTCTCTGTTTGACTTCCTTGAATCATTGAACTACAAAATAGTACAGATTCATGGAGGAACAGATGATATGTTTCTGGCTGAACGTGTTTAAACCTGACCTATCACAGATCCAATTCGCCTGTACCGTTCCTCGCTAGTCAGCGTACTCCTGACAGTCCCAGGAACAAGTAGGACCAGACAGGATCCTCCAAACTTGAAGGAACCGAGGTCCTGACCGTGACGAATAGTGTCCCCTTTCTGGACTGACAGGTCAATGGATCCGACACAGGTCGCCCCGACCGCCACTAAGATCATACCGTTGCTAAATGTTATGATCTTTCGATAGTTCTCTTGAAGAACGGGCTGTCTATTTAGTAAAATAGGATTGACGGAACGATAATGGCCGCCGACCGATTTGATGCTGGTGATCTTGGAGGCAGTCGGACTATGAATGCGATGATAGTGTTCGGGGGCTAAGCGAAAGATGAAGACTGCCGCAGACGAAGGGACTGTCTTAGATCTGAGCAAGGTTTCTAAGGTATAAGCGGCCCCTTTAATATCAAAGGCACCGCCAATCGATGAGACGCGGCGAGCCATACACTCAGCAGGACAGATAATAGCCCCTGTTCGTCGACTTTGGACCTTCAAGTATTCTGGTTTGAGTTCCCTGGCAAAAAAGTCATTCAGTGTCGGGAACTTGGCTAAACAGGATTCCAGGGTGTCTGTTTTTGAACACTTACGGGTCTTCCGATAATCAATATGATAGTCTTTCGCAAACTTGATTTTATCTGACAATTTACGGCTTTTCCCTAGGGTATTACAAACGCTTTTTGTAAATGTATTTGCTATGACTTTTGGAAAGAACCGTTGTGCGTGAATTCCTAGTTCTACGAGAGTTGACATTGCTCCTTACTAGATTCTATTATTTTTCTCTATAAATATATAGAATGGATAAATATTTGCTATTAACGAGTATTGTTTTCTCAGTAACGATAGTATCCTTTATAGTTGAATATATAGCTCCAATTATAAAAAATTATGGAAAATACAAAGAATCGATAAAAAACGGCGTATATAGATTCTTACATTATTATGTATTTATATACATTGGATTGTTTATATTTCTATTTAAGTCCAATAGTGTTCATGCGTATCTTTATTTATTGATTACATTAGGTTTGTTTTGTCATTGGTATTTATGCGAATGTTGTATATTGACGTATCTAGAATTAAAATCCTATGATATTGATCATAATGAGTATCCTACAACGTTCCATCCCACCTTTAATTCACTGTTCAGGGACTATGCGGATATGTTCATGTCTGTTGTTTCTGTTATCTTTTTAATTACAATTGGATCCATTTTTTATTACAATAAATCTATGCCACTATATATCAAAGGACTGTATACTGTTTTCGCTGTATTTTTCCTGAAGGAATCCGTTGTAAGACAACGAATGAATAATCAAATACAATATCCGACGGATATTCGCAGTTTTTTTATGAAATATGTACATTGTTAGATTATCTATGCTGACTATTTATTATTTTTACTAGGAATTTCCTACAAAAAATAATATTGGTTTTGGTTTAATTATGTACTTTACACAGTCCTTAGGATTTTTACCAACGGTTGCTTTTAATCAATTTATACATATAATTATTATTACTATTTATACGTTTTATTTTTTATATCATTTTGTATACCTATATTAGAAAAATGCGTGATACTGAAAAGGTATATGTTGGCTTGCTATTTTTTGTGTTACTTGTTGCTGGAAGATATATTGTGTTAGAGATTAATCCTAATATTTTAATAAATTCCTATATTATATTGGGAATAATAGGTTATGGCATTGTGTATACATTCACAAATCAATATGATCTATCATTATTTACGGCATTAGTCTTAATTTTTGGAGTAACAGTTTATAGATATAGAAGTGCGGCAATAAATCTTTTGCCTGAAAATTATAATAGTTTTAAAAATACTAGCCTATTTATAATAGGTTTGGGCTTATGTTTTGCTATAATAAGTTATAAAAAATTAATACAATCATATACAAAATTAGCTAGTTTTGTATTTTTGCTATATATGTTTTCAAGCATATTAGAATGGCTGATACATAGATATATAATGCACTGTACTACAAATGAATTTATTAATTCTATTATTAAACATATACCATATTTAAAAGATACTTGTGAAACACATATTGAACACCATGTTAATGTTAATGTGGATATGAGTGTAAATGATAAGAAGGATGACCCTAATAATGATTATAAATTTCGTATGGGATGGCATTTATTTTTACCTTTATTTTTATCTTTTTTATCATTTGCGTTTATTTCTAAATATATTAGTGGATTTAATATAGCGGTTATACCAATGGTATTAATTTCTTTTGTTACAACATTTTCCTGGGAGTATATTTGGAACAAAACGCACGCAGCAATGCATGAGTTTGATCATGAATATTCAGCAACAAAAGGACCCTATGACAATGGATTAGTAAATACCGAATACATTAAAAAGGCATTGTATAATAATCACGAATCACATCATTTACAGAAGGGGGATAGAAAAGGTAACTATAATGTTATATTTTTTGGAGCAGATGAATGGCTATTAACAAATAATAAAACAATTGATAACACCGAATATTGTAAAACTCATGCTGAAGAGAAAATATGTATTTAAAATAAAATTAGTATATAAAAACTTATACAAGATAATTAAATATAATGTATTAACATTATCTGGTCTGTATTTATCAATAGTTACATTCTATTGGGCTCGGTTTCAATTATTTGGGATTAAGTAAATAGCAAGATGTTATTCATGTATATAATTATGAAACAGTTCCTTGGTCTTTTCTGATACATTATTAATGCCATATTTTTTATAGAAAAATTCTATAAAAAATATGATGTAATGTATGTTAATATCTACTCAATTACATTTAGGCAGTCGCTCATCAAAGCCTAAGAGCTTTGATAAGCCATAGCCTAAAAGTCTTAAAGACTTTTAGACAGTCGCTCATCAAAGCTTAGGCTTTGATGAGCCATAGCCTGAACATATCCTAAGACATGTTTACGCAGTCGCAACAGCGGCCTTCTTCTCAGGCAACACGTACAGCTTGTACAGGTAGGTCTGGATGTTGCGGTACGTGAGTGCCTCGCCCTCCTTGACGCCCAGCACCTTACGCATGGCCGCATCAGGATGGATCGTGTGGCCCTTCTCAGCATCCTTGAGCTTGTGGCTATCAACGTAGGCACTGAACGCACGGGTGACATCCGCAGGGGTCATCTGGCTGCCAACGGGCTTGCCGAGGAAGGAGCAGAGACCATCACGAAGGGTCACGGGGGTAGTGAAGATGGTGGGACGCTTGGCGACGGGGGCAGATCCATCGGCAGGAGCGGCCTTGCGATGGCGGCGGCGACGCCCGGCCTCCTTGAGCTCCTTGGCGGCACGCTTCTGGAGCTTGCCGAGGGCCTTGAGGCCCGTGACGGCGGCATCACGCACAGACTGGAGCTGGGCCGTGAGGGACTCGATGTCCTGGGCCAAGGTGGTGGTAGGCTCGGCATTGGCCACAGGGGCAGAAATGGCAGAGGCCGTTGCGATAGGCTCAGCGGGGGCGACAGTCGCCGCGACTGTTGCTGCGACAGTCGCAGGAGCAGGGGCTGACTCCTTCTTGGAGGCCTTCTTGGCGACAGCAGGGGTTGCTACAGGAGCAGGGGCGGCGACAACAGTGTTAACTGCTGCGGTTGCTGCTACTGTCTCCTTCTTTGCGACCTTCTTGACGACGGGCTTGGATGCGGAACTCATTATGCTATTGCCGGTATTATTGGTTGACATGTTTAAACGCGATATGCCCTCCGACTGCGTTAAAACCGATTCAAATTTTATGTATTAGTCATTCAATTTCTTAAACCCAAGCACTAAATGGCTTTTTTTTGTTGAAAACCAATAAAGTCTAATATATGTTGTATTAGTTTCCGAAATTTATTTTGAGATCAAGGGATAGAGAGCAAATGAGATCTTGTTGGAATATAAAAAGCAGACCACATCCTGATACAGGATGTACTAGAAACGCAACACATGGAGACTTTTGTTCCCTTCATTTTAAAAATCCCCGACGGTTCGCAAAACCGGTGGACCTAACGATTCTAAGAGCGAAGCAAGTTGACCGTCTAAGACGGTTCCTGAACCGTTGCCGAATCAAAATTGGGCTGTTAAGGGTGAAGAGGCAAGGTCTCGCAGCCTCCTTGACAACCCTCGCAAACAACGCCACAGAATTGATTTCCATGGACGATGTCAGCTCCATCCCTGTTCATTTTCGCTTTTCGTTTCCTGAATCCACTCATCTGTGGCTCTTCGATGTTCGTTCCCTGGTCCAAGAACGCCAGAGACTGACAGAGGCTGGCAAGGCCTTCAAGAACCCCTATACGTCTACACCGCTAAGTCCTGAAACACTAGAATCAATCCAGAAACATGTTCACTGGCTACACAGTCGCCGCTACATCCTGACTGCCGATACAGTAGAGCATGTATCCTATGAACAGAAGGCAGTCGAACTCTGTTTTCTAATTGACAGTCATGGATATCTGACGAACATTCGGTGGTTTCTCACCATGTCATTGCCAAGCATCCATCGATTTACGGAGACGATCAACGATCTGTGGTCAGAGTCACTGGGACTGACAGATCAAGAGCGACTAGCTATTTATCCCGACTGGCCGACTAATACTACCTATCTAATTGTGCCCTATCAGACTATGAACTTGACAAAGGCGATGGACCATTTGATAACCGCTTTAATCACCTTTTTGAAAGCAGGGACTGTCAGAGAATCCAGGGGTCTTGCTGCGGTCTACATTATCACAGCATTAACGACAGTCAGCTCAGGGGCTCGGCGAGCCTTCCCCTTTCTTCAGGAAATGGCTGTATAGCAAATTTTAACCTAGGAAAAAGTAACGGAATTGATTCACCAATTCCGTTAAATTTGAATCACACTTTTAGTGAATAAAAAGCATACAACTATACAAACAACATGGCAAGCAACACAATTCTTCCTTCTGAGTTTAACGGACGCAACGTCACAGTCGCCGCCCCTAAGGTGGTCGAAATTGAAAAGGACGGTAAGAGACAGGCCGTCGGTAAGAAGGCGTACATCAATTACAATGGTGAACGCCTCAACCTCCAGTCTGCTACCGAGATGCGTATTCCCTTTGGCCTCAGCATTTATGCCGCGGAAGGTGGTGGAGCAGCCAAGCACAGCATCAACGTATCCTTCAATGGCTATCAACAGGCCGGCGATGTGAAGGCCTTCTACGAGACCATTACGGCTCTTGACAATGCCGTCAAGGATGCGGCCGTCAAGAATAGTAAGGCCTGGTTCGGCAAGGAGCGTACCCGTGAGGTCCTCGAGGAGTTCTACACGCCCAGCATCAAGTTTGGCAAGGACGCTTCCAAGGACTATCCTCCTACCATGAAGCTCAACCTTCGTCGCTCGGGTGACGGATATGAGACCAAGTTCTACGATCCTGCGGGCAAGCCTATTCGTGGCATCCCAGCAGAGGAGATGCTTGCCAAGGGAGCCACGGTCACCGCACTCATGGAGTGTTCTGATGTCTGGATCGCAGGCACGGGCAAGTTCAATCTTCGCTGGAATGTGACGCAGCTCATCGTACACAAGATTCCTGATGGACGATCAGAGTTTGCCTTCAAGCTTCCTGGAGTTACGCCTAGTAGCAACAGCAACAGCAACAGTAGCAGTAGCTCTAGAGCTGCTCCAGCAACCTTGGAGGATGAGGTGGATGATGAGGAGGAGCAGCAGGAGCTAGCAACTGCGACTAGAACCAGCTCAGCAGTCGCTGCGGTTCTTCCAGCTGCGTCCCAAGAAGATGCGGCAGAGGAGTCTGAGGAGGAGGAGGCCCCCCCTCCTCCCAAGAAGCAGGTCAAGAAGCGTAACGTGGTTGTAGCAAAGTAAACTAGCGATTCCGTATCTGAACCTTAAATATTTTTTCTAGTATAAATGCCAGAATTAACATGAGCCCAGCAATTACTGTAACGCCTGTAAATGGTAGAAAAACAAATCGTATTAGACCCACTATAAATCGCCTCTCTCTATTATTCACTACAGCAACAGGCCTATAAGGGACAACCCGTAACTCTTTGTCATCTTCAATTGTAACCTGACAGATCAGACAGATCCTGTCCGTCTTTGCTATTCGACGCCAATCAATCATACATCCCTTGTGAACGTAATACACACATGTACAATTATATAAAAAAAGATCATTGCTTAATGTGTCGCACTCTGTAATACATATTAAGCATTCATTGTTTGATGTATCATTATTCAATACAGTATCTGCCTCCATCCCTACTCTAATTATTGTTATTTAAATTCAAACAATATTGTGGATTGTTCGACTGACTCTGATCGATACTATTGATGTATGCCGAATACTGTTCGGGTGTTAAAATAGTCCCACTTGGTCGAATGGCAACACTTACATCGAATCCTATGACATTTGTACAAGGACCTAAAGGAGGTATGGGTTGGCCGGCATTGTATATGATGGGAGCGGGGGGAGGGGGCGGTATATAGGGTAAATACTGTTGAAATCTGATGGGAGGCCAATCAACCCCTCTCGTTTCATGACTTTGAGCGGCCTTCCCAGCCTGCTTCTGATACATCTGAAGGCTTCCCGGAATCGGTTTTCGCTTGTAGGCCGTTAGATTCCTCTGGAAATCGGTTGCCTGGCTCTGTTGGATCTGTTTTGTTAGAAGGGCCCCAGAATTAACGCCCCCCATATAAACAGGTATAATAGGTGAATTACATGAGGTTCCTCCCCTATTTTGCTGATAAAAATTCGCATTAGACAGATCTGTCACTAACCCCTGTACGTAGGCCTCTTGGACACATATCTGTGCCTGATCTGTTATGCCAGATGCCAGATTTCCAGTTCCTTGTATGACTTGTACGGGTCCAGTAATTAGTTCTACAACTGGTTGACAGCGGATGGAGTCCATTCCTCTGTTCCAAACAGATAACTTAATTTAGGCTCTAAGAGTAAGGTATGTATTTAATCGGTATCTGTTTACTGGTACTGCTTCTCTCCCTTTTAATTTTTACTGTCAGCCACAGACAAAGCAGACAGAAACTCCTGGAAGGCTTCGGTCTCATTGACACCTGGCGTACAACTCCCGAATTCAAGGAATGGATCGCCTTTCATCAAGAGATCTGCCAGTTCTGGAATAAGGTCCTAGACAGCACCTTGTCAGTAGAACAGAACGGGGATCCGAGTGTAACAAAGACCAGCCTTATTAAGCGATTTCAGATAACTGACAACGAGGGCCGACCCTTCATCAAGTGTCCCGCAAATCCCTTAACCACCCAGTCTTCCAAACAGGACATCCTGTCCGTCCTTAGCACAGATCCGAAACCCTATCAGGATACCCTCGCCTTCCTCAATAAAAAGATCCCTGGTATCATAGAGGACTTAAAGAAGTCGCTTGAGGGCATCCCTCCAGTTCCTGCTTCTGCGAAGCAAGAAGGCTTCTTGTCCTACACGGGCTCCTATGCCTGTGCGGATGTCAGTGGTGTAGTCACCTGTGACAGCGATACTGCCACGTTTACGATAAACATGAACAGTCCTGAAAATGCCGCGAATAACAAGCCAAAACCGGATCCAGATGAAGCAATCATACTGTCTCGTTTGAAGGCCATTGTCGCCCTCATACCTAGCATGAAAGATCAGCTGGACAAGGCCAGAGCCGATGTGACCTATCTCGAATCCTATCAGCAAAAAGCAAAGGATGGGACGTGGACAAAGGAGGTAAATATCCAGTCTAAGTGATTTGATGAGACGTCAAATCATTGAAAACCTAGTAACAGCATGTTCTAGTTTCCATAAATACTGTATGACCGTGGCATCTGTGACGACCCGTAACGCGATAATCATATCCCGTATCAAATCAATGTAGTCCTCCACATACACCTGTTCGTCATTGAACAAGGCCTTTGGAAGGGGAACAATAACCATAAAATCAGACGAATAGGTTGCCGTTGCTATCTCCACGTCCATCAGAAGTTCCAGCCTTGCCCTCAGATCCTTTAGAATCGTATCAATGGCTGCAATCTGTTTCTGCTTCTTATGACTGTCCCCGAATCGGAGCTGAATAAGTCGTAGAACTGATTCATGGTACTCCAAGACATTCAATATCATAGCCATGATTTCTGTTCGTCCTTATAGTTACTATCAAATTTTCTTATATGTATATACAAATACACACATATAAGAAGTCCCTTCATAGCAGCCAGGAGGATACGCAAGGGTTGCCAATCAATACCCTTACTCTGAGCCTTTTTACCGACTCGGAGGTCCTTAGTTCCTGGATTTAATCGTTCGTTGTTGGTTAATATTTGATTGCCGTATCAGTACAAAGTACTGATAATGCTAGTGCTAGTTATAAGTTGCTCAATCCTTGTTGTTGCCTGTTTGTTGTTGGTTTAACGTTGAGTATACATTGCGTAATCCGAAGATTATGCTATATTTGATTGATTGGCTTCTACATATTCGCTATAAAGGGACTCATAGGTATTTACAAGGACAGAACCGTACGCCCATTGGACTCACTTAAAACCCAGTCGACCTTGGTCTCGAACTCCTCAATGGAACGGTTCATCTCACTAATCTTGGTCTCAAGGTTCAGCGGATCCAGTACCTCGGCCTTGTTCTGAGCCAGAAAGGTCTCCGTGAGCTGCGTAATGACCTCTACATTGGTCTTGGAATCCTTGCTGAGTTCCGACTGAAGCAGACGCTCTACACGGGCCTGCTCGGACACCGTGTGAGCCTCATGCTCCCGCTTCACCTGCTCAAACTGCTGCTTCATAATGGCCAACATGGTCTTCTCGAAGTCGATCGTACGCTTACGCTCTACCGCATCAGCCACCGTGTACGTCTTGTCTCCGATCGTTACCGACGTCGTGGCGTTACTGAGAACGATCGCAGCCTTCAGCTGGTTATACCGGGCCAAGAGATCCGCAAAGGACTGATAGGATGCTCTAGCCTCAACAGCAAACTTGTTGCTATCCAGCATATCTCGCTTCTTCTTTAGGGCGATCAGACGGGATCCGTTGATCGCATGTTGAATCCTGGATCTCAGGAGCTTGAGCTCCGAAAGGGCTTGGGTCACGGATACCGAGGACATTAATATGTTACAGTTTTATTTGTTTAAGTTCAGTAGGGAATGGACAACTATCAAGATACCATATGTGACTTAGTCCATGATGAGCGGTATGATTTAGCTATTATTTTATTGGTATTACTTCGTCGTGATGAAACCTATAAAATAGATGAAATAATGGATTTATTAGATAATCAGAATGATCGAGATACGGATCTTGAACATATAGTGAATATGTTAAGAAGAAATCAAGACGGTGGAACCCGTTGTAAAGCAAAACAGATTTTACGATCTGCGTATACTCGCAAGTCGGGTAAAACTGTCAAAGCTGCCTGTATTAAAAATGTAGGTCGGCCAGGCAAGGGACTTCGAAGTGGCGGGCCTGGAATCGGCACCTTAAAGAAGGGACTTCTGGCCAAGTTCGGCTATTCGGATATTACCAACAAGTCCGATCAGGTACGACACGCCTCCTTAAACAAAGCAGTTAAAGCCTATGGCCCACTGTCCGTCTTTCGCAAGCTGAACGCTGCCTATGTGTATACCAAGATTACGAGTCCTGCCTCTTCCGCAATCTTTTTGACGGATAGGGATTGGATCAGGAAAACCTATATGTAAATACAAGAACATTATTATTTATTATAGTTCAAAACTACAATAAATAATAATCGAATACCGAGAAACGTTTACAGACGCTCTGGTTTCAGAATAGATACAGGAGTTATCTCTAAGCTGGCTTTACGATTAGTGTTTCGACTTGTCTTTTGACTAGTCTGTCGACTTGTCTTACGACTCTGACCGCTTCGACTGTTATTCTTCAGAGTCTGATAGTCATTTCTGGCATTTTCAGTGCCGGTCAAAATTAGCTTCCTCATTTTCTTCTTGGTAGCCCGAATACGCATCACCTTTTCTCTGATAAGACTGGGCAACCGTTTCTGATGTCCCGTACATTCCAAGGAAATAAAGGGAAAAGGAAAGGCATCGGGTTTCAGTCGAGCCTTGTATGAAATGCTCACCAGTTCCTTGGCCAGACAGTCCAGTCCCGTCAGAGTCAGAAACTTATACTTGAGCAGAGAAATCGCAAAAAACAAGGTGATCAGAGTGTCTAGGGATGCGACCCTGAGCGTCTGTCCCTTTTTCACGGGCAACGAATAATACGAATGACAGGCCGTCTGGGCCATAATAATGAGAAAGGGCACCTTGTCTCGCATGAAGATCGCCATCTGGGGAATCAGATCGCCACCCATGGCATCCACCTTCGTCACAGTTGTCTTATGACTGGATGAATGCTGAAGTTCATAGGCAAAGTGCTTTGTATCTGCCGCCAGATCTGGCGAATAGAACAGAATGGGCCTCTTGGTTTTCAGGAGCCACTTGGCGGCAGGTTTCTTACTGAACGATCGCTTGTAAAACCCTGCCAGATCTGCTCCCGCAAAGACTCTCTGTTCCTGGATAATGTAATCCAGAATCCCGTCCACATCATGAGCCGACATGAGACCCGTTGGAAGCTGCTTCTCCCATACCTTACAGGGTTTTACACGGTCGAACTCATTTAACATGGTTAGTCGTTCGTAGACCTTTTCCCAGCGATCCACCTGTCCCTTGGGACGACTCAGTTCCAAGTACATGAGCATACGAAGCGTATTGGAATCTAAATAGGAAATCCCGTTGTCCACAAATTCCCTCTCAGACAATAGCTCATAGAGCTTTGAATCGATCTCCGTGATATCCGCCACGGGAATATAGTTCACGTAGATCTTTGTGGTGCCCTCATGCATACCTTCACGATCGCTGATCTCTCGGAACCCTGCTTTTCTGAGGTAACCCACGAGCTGCTTGATATCCGAGGCCCGATCGGGAGTGAACATGTCGTAGTCAGGAATAGTTGTATTCGGGTCGTAGAACTTGTATTTCTCAGGGAGGTGGGCGTTGATCGCCTGGCCTCCGTAGCACAACCTGTGCGTCTTTCTCAGAAACTGTTCCACAATATCAATGGCCTTCAGGACTTCGGGGTCATGGGCCGAATCAAAGTCAACCTTTTCCTTGGCCTCGCCGGCAATTTCAGAAATACGCTCGATCTGTTTGGTATATTTCTCCTTGTCGAAGTGTGGAGCCTCGATATGTCTCATTGTATTCTCCATAGTACCCTACTGGTACAATTGAAATTAGCAATAATTGTTTATCACATTATGGATTATTAAGTAGTTGTCGGGACTCGTAACTCGCCCCCCTGTGCGTTCATTGTTACAGATGCCGATTTGGGAATCAGGAGTGGCTCCTTGATAAATCTTAGATTTTTAGGTTTCGGTATAAAACTATATTTGGCGAACATCCCATTTTCCCTATTAAACAGGAAGTCCGAATCGCTATTCCATATTTGAATCGGTATACAGTTGATGCCAAATTTGGATGTAAGATTTTGAAAGGTATCACTGTCCGTCTGAACTTGGGGATCCTGCTCGAAACATACGGAATATGTGAGTTTCGATTTTTCAATGGCATTTGTGATTTGATCCTGTGGAATCGAGAGGTAACTTTGTACCGTGTCTAGCTTCCCAAATTGACTCGTTGTAGTCTGAGTGGTCGCCCCAAGTTGTGTCTGACCCATCGTGAGCCTGAGATTGACAATATAATCCAAGTCTTTATCTGTGTCATACTTCGGGGAAGCAGTTCGGAAATCATCTGTGTTAGCGTTACACATAAAGATTACCCGTTCATTGTAATCGCGAATACTGTTTGTAAGGAGCAAGGACTCCTGTTGTTGACGACTAAATTTTCCTCCTGATGGAATATTTTCAATATTTCTATTTAATAACGGATTGAGGGCCTTGGCAATGTTTGAAAGGTAATTGAGTTTGCGATTTGGATTTTGAGAATCGGGTTGGGGAACCCGAAGAATGTAAAGGATAATAATGAGAGGGCCATTTTGACTGCCGAGCAAAGAAAACGCATTTTCGGATAGTGCCTTGGACACATCATTAATGCTTGAATTAGAGGACGTTTGACAATCTGGATTGGACGCTGTTACATGAAACTTGCGTCCTTGAACATTTCTTACGACGAGCTGGGGGAAGTAGCGAGCATTGTCGTCACTTTTATGCTTACATTCATCATTGTAATCAATTTCTAGAACAAAAGAACGACATCCCATTTTAAGGGCTGACATAACAGCCTCTCGAGTATTAAAATAGCCCTTTTCGAAAGGGCCTAAGTAGCCGGCAAATCGACAGCCGAGCGTATAAAAGTTTACCAGAGAATCCTGGTCGGGTGGAAGGACTTCATGAGGATCCTGCTTTGTAGAGGCGGACTCATAGAAATCCAGCATTTGACCCATGTTTTGGCGACCATTGGCTCTAAGATCTCTCAGGGCCACTACCTTGGCAAGCTGGTCTTTGTAGGCTCCGTCTGTCTTATAGTCAGCGAATCCTTCCTTAGCTTTTAATACCTTCATGATCATTATAATTCCACTCACCAACACTACAAGTACAAATAGAATGGAAAGATATTCTGTTACGTTCATTACCCTACCGACTCATGCTAAATTTATTTCATCGAATTATCGTGCTTGTCGACAATTTGTAGGAGAAGAGCTAAATTCATACCGAAGAGCCAGGCGTCATAAGATGTGTGAACAACTCCATACGCAATTCGCATAAAGGTCATATATCCTGAAATGATGATCGTGACAATAATGGCTGTAATCAAGATCGTATCAATCAAGTGTAAATTCTTCAATAAAATCATATTGTTTCTAGTTGATAGGTATAAAATGTGGCCGCCTCTCTGCGTACCTGCCTGACTACATGCCGGTAGTAGTAGGTGGGTATGTCAAAATACCATTATAGCCCATCCAACACCAACTCCGCATGAAGCAGTTCCAAGCGTTTCACCAGGGCCCATGATACATTGGACCAGGTAAATCCAGCGACCGTCTTGGCGGCCATTAATCCATGAGTGAGGCGTAGGCTCGCATCATTTACATACGTTTCCATGGCCTTTGATACGACCAGCGGATCCACGATCCTGGCCTCGCCCCCCAACTGACTGACAGTGGTTGGCACATACATCGTCAAAGTAGGTTCCACCAGGATCGAATTGGAGGCGTCACAGAAGGTGCGATGGCCTATCACATTGGTCAGGACCTGGGGCACGCCAAGGCCCATGGACTCAAAGGAGCACAGACCAAATCCCTCTCCGTCCGTACATGTGATTCCCACGTCCGCGGCCTGGTACAGAACACCAATCTCTGCGTCCGTAAAGTCCAGGTGTCGATTTGACTGGATCAGACGATTACCGAATTGATCAGGGTTCAGAGATCGCTTGGCCAGCTCATGGCTAAAAATATCAAACAATGGGTACCCTCCCAAAGACCCATCGTCACAGACACACATGAGAAAGAGAGACTTCTCAGGGCTTCGACTGATCAAATCCACGAAGGCCATAATCAGCAGATCATAATGCTTTCGCGGCTGGTTGCGATTGAGGTTTAGAAACAAAAACACATCCTCGGGGATCTTCAGTTGCTGTCTGGCCAATGATCGACTTATCACAGGAAACATATCCTTGTCAAATCCATGCGGTAGCACGTCAATGGGTTTAATAATTCCCAATCGCTTCAACAGATCCTTCCATTCCTTTGTAAAACAGAAGATACGATCAACCTTGTTTAGGATCAAGGGACTTGTTCCGTTCTCATAGATCTGATCCAGATAGATCCAGACCTTTCCCTTATAATCCTTTAAGACCTCTAAGTACTTCGTTACAACACCGATATCGTTGTAGATCATGATGACATGGGGGGCCTCTTTAACAACGGCTGCCGCCAGTTGCCCAAATCCGAATCCCTTTTCTATAGTCTTATCGAAGGGATAGGGTGTTACATTGGTAGAATAGGTTCTATCGGGGTTCAGACCAGGATCTCCTTGAATCGCATAATGAACGACTTGGAGCCATGAAGACTTGCCGAGTTCCTTCAGGAGCCCATAGGTGACCTTGCTATAGCCAGAGGTCTGATGAATATCAGTACTGACGAGAAGGAGCTTGAGCTTGAGATCTTGATTCATTTACCCATTGTAGTGTATTAAATACTTAGGTTCTAAAAAAGAATGCTCCTTAGATCGAGACGAGTGTTAGATGGGTCTAAGCCTGAACCGCGTAAACCCTATAAGAAGATGCCGCCAAAACGTCTTACAACTATCAAATCTGTGAAGGGGATTAAACACCAGACCAAGGCAACGATTCCGAAGGCTCTCCGAGAGCAGGTGTGGATCAAGACGATGGGTCATCGGTTTGAAGGAAAATGTCCGGTTACATGGTGTGCCAATCAGATCAATGTCTTTAATTTCCAGTCGGGTCATTGTATTCCCGAGTCGAAAGGGGGAGCTACGACAATCGACAATCTGGTTCCGATCTGTGACCGCTGTAATGCGTCCATGAGCAATCAGTACACAGTCGACGAATGGTCCACAGCATTTCAAGGAAGACCATCAAGATCTTTTCTTCAACGCCTCTGCTGCTGTTTTTTTCAAAGCAATAGGTAGAACAAATGGCCAGAAAATCAATGAAGACAATGAAGGCAAAGAAGGGAAAGAAGGGAACTCGTAAGGCGAGCCCTTGGAATAAGTTTGTTAAGAAGGTCTTTGAGGAGGGCCGCAAGAAGAATAAGGACTATTCCTTTTCCACGGCTCTCAAGGAGGCGTCCAGGCGTAAGGGGGAGATGAAGAACATGTAAATTCATAACAATTGTTGAATCAATCTATATGAATCTATACTACAAAGGCATTTTTACATTCAGTTTTCCAGAGGGTCCAGGCACTCAGTAGTTCTGCCCTATACGTGGTAGCCACAGTCAACTCAGTTGTCGTCCACGCCCGACACTGCGTGTATGCGTCAGTCCATGACCGAAACTCTTGAAGAGGAAGCTTCTCTCTGATCCAGTTCCAAAAGAGTTCGTCACCTTCTGATCTGACGTACAGGGGAATACAGCCGTTCTCCAGGGCCTCGTACAAGCGATAGGTCTCCGGTGAATTTCCCCTTGGAACAGGAATGAACTGTGATCCCTTCAATAAGTCCCTGTATTCGGCGGGACTTGTCATGTCTTTATCAAGAAAATTGTGTTGAAGTTTGAGACTGTGAGGGATCAGTCGTTCCAAGGGTTTCAGATCTGTCCCTCGACCAAACCAGTTTGTCCCGTGAAAGGACCAGACAAAGGTTCGTTCTGACCATTGTTTCTCAGACACACTTTCAGCATAACCATGAGCGAACCCCAGGGGAATTGTAACCACCTTTTCGTCCGTTACATCTGCCCTCACATAATTTCGAACCACTCGCCTACACATAGGTAATTTGTACATTTGAACAGGATCCTTTCCAAACTCGTCGCTCAAATGGAGGATTTGGAAGGGAACTTTTCCCCTATTGAGTTGTTCAGCCACTTGTAGCCAGAATCCCATGTTGGGACGGGCCATAAGAATCCATGCCCCTGGAACAAAGGGCTCATTCGATCGCAGGGGCTTAAAGACAAAGTCGGGCCACAAGGATCGGATCCATCGCTCTTCCAATGTCCCGTCATGTGGCTTCCCATCTTTGCGATCAAAATAGTAAACGATGGGACCTTTAACTGTATTTGAAAACGTAAGAGCCGACCTTTGTAACGTGTTTCGCGTCTGGATACTATGAGGGGCCTGAACTAATACGTCGGCTATACAGTCCCAGAGAGATACTTCCTGGCTCTTATTAAATCCATCAACCTCTGTAAAACAATCCTTATTATTCCAGATATCACTGTCGAAGGTATCAACGCGTTGAAAATTATCGAACTCACTAGCCTTATAGGCAGGATCCGAATCCTGGAAGCAGGTGGCCATCAGATCTCTCATCACATATTTCTTGAGACCGTGAAAAGGATGGCCTAGATAATGATCAATACTGGTACGACAACCGCCGTCCCCTAAATTCTTTATCAGTTTCTGAGCTCCCTGTCTTGTAAGTACATACGCATAGGTACAGAAGTGAAAGACAGGGGCAAGAGATCCATCGGCTGTGAACATATTGTTGGGCCTAATAGTCGCCCATATATCGTTAACTGGATCCAGACAAGACGAATAGTTAGACATGTTGCCTGGCAGAACACCGCCCAAGTACAACAGTTCCGCATCTGATGGGGCTGAGGCGAGGGCCAAGGCCAGCTCGGCCTTCCACCCTGGTCTAACAAATCTCTGATCATCCTCCAAGATCAAATAATTCTTGACAAAGGATTGTTCTGACGCAAGTTGGGCCCACAGCAGTATATGACTCAGAGCACAGCCTGCCACAGACTTCTTCCATTGAAAGTCATTCTTTTCAAACAGGGTAAACAGATTCTGACTCAGCTCCAACATCTTTCCGTCAATTGCGGGTAGTCGGTTTACTGGCAGTTCAGGGTAGGCAGCTTTCCAGGAACTATATCTGTCAGACCTCCGATCCAGACTTACCATCCAGATGTCGTCGATCCCTGGGAAAATGGGTCTATGGACAGTAAAACTGTTCCTGTGAAGGTAGACACATGCGTTCTTTTGATGTGTCTTTCGCATGCTCTCTGTACAGACCAGACGCTCTTTGTCTACAGTCGAGATTCTATGACGAATTTTCAAAATGCTGAGAATGCTCTGATCATGTCGATGACCCCATATCTTTGTTAAGGACCCTACAAAATTAGGACCGAACAGGCATTCCCTTTTTGACCCCCATTCATAGGCCTCATCAAACAGGGATTTCGCTGTTTCAGCTGCCGCTGTAAACGCAATAAATCCTGCCACAAGCTGATTTTGATCAAGTTCTGATTCAGTCACGGTCATTGTTTGAACCATCTCTTCGGAACACCAGGTACGATTGATCTGTTCCCGATCTGTCATAAGACAGACACCCTCCTTCTTCGCCACTGACAGCATTTCTTCTGGTAATGAAAGCCAGACAGTAGCACAATCAGTGTACAGAATCTGTTTCTGGGAAAGCGATCTGTCGTGACAGAGTTCTTTTAGAAGCCAGAGCTTCCAACCGAACTGACTCGGCTCCAGAAAGTCTGGGAATCCAGGAACGGGACTTCTGTCTGGAACAGATCTGACTTGAATCCAAGGGAACTGTTTCAACAGACTCGACCGATGCTCCTCCCCTACATCAGACCCTATGAACGCAAGGAAGCCTATAACCTTCTTGAGCTTATGTCTGAGCATCGCGATTCCCTGAATACACTGCTTCAAAGAATCCAGGTACTTGAGTGTCGCAAAGGACGTTACATAGAGATCGGGTTCTAAGGACCCTTGGCGTACCAGTGTCCTGAGTGCCTGTCGCGTTTTCTGAAGAGTCGCCTGGGCTGTGGCAAGACGAACAGGGTCGAGTGCGGGCCTCTCCTGTAATGCGGCAATCTTCTCAGGATGAGCCTCAAGATCCTTTACAACTGTTACAAGATCAGTTCCAGGACCTATCTGGACAAATCCAGATGGATCAAAATCTATGCTGGCATCAGATCCCCAGTATAAGGGTACGCAGCCGGCCATCTTCGCATGAAGCAATTTCTCTGTTACATAGCCTGGACCGAGTCCATTCTCATAGCACAAATTGAACACATGTTCTTTCAAGAAGGTATGCTTCGCCACGTCTCCTCCGCCCCCGCCCCCATACAGATGCGTCAGTGGCCCCCCGATATTATTTCGAAAGTTGCCGCCAGATCGAACAGGTTTATACCCGTTAAGGGCTTCAAATGCCGCATTTCGCTCAGGATTTGTGGGATTGGACACTACAAAGGAACAGAAATGAGCCCTTTCATCTGATACAGCAGTTGTTGCCAGGTCTACACTCATACCAATGGGGTTGCGTGTAGCGGCGTTCGAAGGCGTACCAAACCAGTGAAGAAAGAGAAGCCAGATAGGAAATCGAATATGCCGATCGTCTTCGACTAAATCATGTGTTAAATACAGATTAATTCTAGGATCTGCTATCTCTCCTTCTCTTAGGCGTTCTCCACTAAAATAGACCTTGGGAATCCAAGGATCCGCCTTCGTCCAGGCATTACCGAAGGGCCCGCAGATCAGAAGATTAGGACTCGAATTAGATGTGGGATCAAACAGGACTCCAATCACACCCTGTTCGTCCATTAGATCTAGAAAGAAATTATTTGTCGGATCAAACCCTTCCCACATATCTGAAAAAGCAATCACAGTCTGGCCCTTTTCGACTGGTTCCTTGGCCTTACTTAATAAGACCTTATCTTGTCGTTGTAGGCCATGGTCTAGAATCGAGGACCACGCTGACACCTGTTTCTCTACAGACCACTGGGCTTCCAGCCAAGCCTTTCGTTCAGATGCCGTGGAATTCCACGCATCATTCGAAAATGATCCAAGTCGCTCTACAATATCATCTACCTCAGACTCACTGTAATACAGGGACTTCATTCCAGGGCAATCATTTAGAATGGGACAGTTATGAATAAGGGGAATGTTTCGCCACACAAGATCCAGATACACTGGGCGAAATGGAATGAATCGCACATGGCCTATCACAATACAGTCATCTGACCACAGATCGAATGATTCACGATCTTCATAGGTAATTGTGGCATCTGTGATGAGATTGTCCCGAATATTTTTTTGAAAAAACTTGTCATCTACCAGTCTTTTACCATTAAAGACTCGAATCTTGGTCGCATGTTTATGTCTTGTTGCTGCTATAAATGGCACAATACTACTGCTCGTATTTGTTGTGTTTTTTTCGATAATATGAAGGGTTTTTGGAGACGCTATCACATTTTTAGATGTAGAATTTGAATGGCCAATCCAGACATAGGGAACACGACGAACAGGCAGTCCTTCAAACAGGCTTTGAAGGAGTGGGATTTGAGATTGTGCTACAAAAACGTCCCATACCCAGACTTCATGGACTTGACCGAGTGTATATTCCGTCGATGTCTGTATATAGGCAGACTTTTCCAGATAGGTGAACGCAGGATTTCCACGGAACAAGACAGCGACACGTTTCGCAACAGTCGCACGGATTTCTGGTAAACAGATCCCGTCAATATCAATAAATAGATCAAGAATATCCCCCTTCTCTATGAACTCTTTCATGTTTTGTGGTTGAGACGCATCCTGGTTTAACAGTATTACATCATGCCCTAGCTTACGCATCACGGCAGCTAGAGCAAGACCCTGATCATACCGACTTGAATGAAAGGGGAAGGGATGGATATAATAGGGGATTCCTATCTTCATGAGTTGAATCTTATGAAGATAGGGCACAAACACTTTAGACTAGCCAACTAATAAAACGGACGAACAGGGTTGGGACTAGGACCAGGAAGTAGTGGAACAGGATTGACCAGGTCGGCCTCAACAGATCGGGAAGACTCAGACATAGGAATCCTATCGTTAGCCACAACAAGGACACATGATAGGCCGCTCCCAGCAGACCCCCAAGAAACATGAGAAGCGACATGATTGTGATAATGATGCCAAAGATCTGATAGACGGAGAAACTCATCAAATAATGAAACCGCACCTGTTCGTCAAAATGGATATAGGACAGGGCCTTATGAAGGATCCAAGGATGTTGATTGGACACATTGGATGACTTGACCATGATTGAATCTGTGGAGGTCTGGAACGCAATGCGAGGACAGGACGCATAGGTGGTGAGAGATCCGAGCAGAGTCCTCGCCTGAATCATACCGTCCACATGGTTCCAGATGTTATGATCGAACAGTTCCAGTAGCTTTGCCGCACCTTTTCGACTGACCACGTATCCATGAAGAGCCATAGCGACACTGGGTCTCACAATATGCGGATTGATCTGTTTGAACGGCTTGAGCCAGCTGGTATAAAACATACAGTAGGTCCAAATGTTGGATCGGCTTTGACAGCCGAAGCAGCCTAGATACAAGATATCATAGTCTGTCGGCACAGATATGATCGCTTTTTCAAACTGATCCCTGAAGTTCGGAGCAAGGACCACATCCTCCTCGAAGATAATCCCATAGTCCCTGTCCGTCTTCAAAAACGCCTTCCAGGCCTGAATATGGGCTAAAGCGATTCCAATGGCGGATTTAGGGGCCAGACAGCTCCAGTGCGTTTCATTTAGCACCTGTTCGTCCGTCGCTATTATACCCTGGATCCATTGCCCTGACAGTCCTTGAACAGCAAGTTGCTCACATACTTTCACAGGGGACTCCAAACTAATGACATAGGCTGGAATCGCCATAAATCTCTTCTTATCCGTTTAAAATGTATATACACAAACTTATCGCGTCAACAATTTACTCCATCCCTCCCTATTCATCGGATTCCACGGACTATGCTTCCATTGGAGCTGTTTGGCATGAGACGTATAGGGTCCGAGCTGTGACCCATGAAGTTGTATGACTTTCGCAAGAGTTTCGAGAGCCGTAGCCCATTGATCACTGGACCAGTAGTATCCGAAGTCTTTCCATCCACTAGAACTGTGTAGAACAGGAAAACCGCATTCCATGAGTTCAAGTGTCATATAATTATAGTCATTATTGTACTGATGTGTAATAAAGAGGGCAGATGGATGTCGGGCCAAGATCTTTAAAATGGGTTGCCGATTTTCATGAATGAGTCGACCCGTTTTCTGAAGGAACAGCCCAGGAAATACCGTTTGCGTCATATAATTATTTTTTGCCATGCGTTCTGTGTTTAAGAGATATACCTTCCCCTTCCATTCAGGACAAAGAGAGGCAAACTCATTTGCTAGCAGTAAGGAATACAGACACGTCTTTTGAAACGACAGATTTGGTTCCACGATTACAATGTCCATTGTAGTCCATGAAGAAGGGGCGATCCATTGTGCTTTTCCTTGAACAAACTCAGGCGTCCATAGATAGGGGGCTATAGCACCACTGGATGCCGGCAACCCATTGACGGTACATCCATAGGCCACATTTTGTCCATAATGAGGACTCGTCCAAATTTGGTGAATCGCTCCGCTGTTATGATGAGGGAAAAAGAGACCCTTTGTAATTGCGGTGGTTTCAATATCTATGTTCAGAATATTCCCCAAATACAGCTTTACAACCTTTGCCCCCATACGTTCCATTAAGGATCGCCACCCTGCGTCAAGACTGGTCCCTATTTCAATATAGGCACAGATAGCAAGGGACTTAAAGAAACTAGAGCTAGCAAGGGATTCGGGAGTTATGAATCGATAGTTCATGAGATCAGAGCTAGACGCAGTATCCGTCAAAAGATAGCAGTCGTATCCCATGCTTTCCAGCATATTGTAGATTATAAGGGTGTTTTGATGAAGACCATTATTGAACAGTATTTCAGAACTAATATTTCCAGACGCAAGTAAGACGGTTTTTGCTATGTTTGTATGAAGAACAGTATCAGGCTGTATCCGGTCTAAGTCTATAATCTGACTGAAACCTGGACACTCTGAACTGAAACCTGGACACTCTGAACTGAACCCTGGACACTCTGAACTGAGACCAGGACACCATGTCGCCATTAATTACTATTTTTAAACCTTGCTTTAGATTAACATATGTCATTTTGCGGCCCAAACCCAATCCTTTATGACCCTATGAATCCTCCTACACCAACCTGTGCGATTCTCCTAGATCCTTCAGCAACAATCCCTTTTCAGGTAGGCAATACCCCTGATCCATGTTTTTTTAACATAAATGGAATTTATGCGATGAGATATACGGCTCCCTATTCATGGACCTTTGATAGTCTATATAATTATATCTCATCTGATATTAATTTTAGGGATATATCTAATCTAATTCATTATCCTGATCCTTATAGCTATCAAGGGGCGACTACGAGTGTAAAATATATGTCAAATCAGCAAAAAGACCAATATGAAAGTCAATTAACCCTTTTTCGTCAAGTATATGCTTTTAATTATGCGGCATATGTATATGCCGCAACAAACAATAAAATTCCAGTGTATTATCGTTTCAAGTGCTCTTCAGAACTTCAAACGTATAATGCGTCTCTAGGACTTGTTAATAAACTCTATAACGTGAGTGAATTATTTCCCTATACCTGTCTCTTTTATTTACCTTTTCCACCATTCTGTGCTTAGTGAAGCGTAAATAAAAACAGTAACTGGTGTAATTGTGCGACAATCTCATCGCGAATATTGATCAGATCAGTATCTGCTGTCGTTAAGCCTTTTACAAAGGGCCCGAGCAAATACGTGGTGGACGTCTTGACTAAACGAGTGGCCCCCGCCTCTGTCAGATTATGAAGCCTTATGATCGCATTGTCACCTGTGAGCTTGGGTCGTCCATATTTGCCCATGTAGACCTCTACGTACTGATCAATCAGTTCGTCTAGTTTATCAACGGCACCATCTGTCGCAATGTGGCGAGCATAGACCTTTGTCTGCCAATGATGAAGCTTGATCTGGTTCCGTAGATTGAGTAAAAAATGGATATCTTTTGCCGACATTTCTACAAACAGTCCTCGAAAAAAATTTGAAACGCGTGGACCAGAAAAAGTCCACGTATACTTAATCCAATCATGTGTGATCACTGTAAACAAATTGCTCCAGGCTATGCCTTTGAGCACAAGGAACGTTGTCCGTTCCAGATGGGACTTCTCTGTAATCGATGTGCCAGATTTGGACACACGGCAGATATGTGCCAGATCCCAGAATCCGAATATGCCCATCCAAACTATAGGGAACAGCTCGTTCCACCGACCCATTTAGACAAGCACAGCATAACGACGCGTGTTCCAATCCTTTCCGTCAGTACTACTATTCATGAATTTAACCATACTACTTCTCCACTTTCTACTAACGGTGTTATTGAAATAGAAGATGATAACGTTGTTATACGTCAGTTTCTCAGGAACCGAAGGATTCCATGCCCCCGTCCCGATACGAAGGGAGCGTACAAACGTCTCCGAGACATTCTAGATGCTTATGCCAAGAAACAGAACAAGAGGGTCGAATATGGCTTTCTGAAGTCTGGATTATGATACTATGAAAGTAGTGTCTGGATTATGATACTATGACAGTAGTGTCTGGATTATGATACTACTATCATAGTATCATATCCTTTTTTATACAGACATTATAGGGATGGCCAAGAGGCAAAGACGAAAGACAAATAAGAGGAAGAAGAGCCGAAAACAAACCAGACGCAGACAGAGGGGCGGGAATTACCAGATTCCAACGACGGAAACTCTGGAGGGAATTCCCACACGCGATGACGCCGTGGTGACAATGAGCAACGGACAGATTATGTCTGTTGCTGATTTCAAGAAGCTGGGAAAAGACTAAATCATGTGTTGAATTCACACAATTCTAATGCGGGCCGTCAATAAATGGCCAATCACTACGCTTCTTTAGCGGAGCTAGACGACGTCGATTTTCAACATTTGGACTACGGTCTTTTGTCGACCTCCACGACACAGGGCTCCTATACAGCAGCCGTCCAAAACATTTTCGCCAGACATTCGTCAGAAGTCAGAGGTCAGACAGAACCGGTTGTCGCTCCCTTACATCAGGTGGCCAAGCGACGAATCAGGGAGCTCATTGCCAAACAGAACAATGAGACCTTCCAGTTCCTGGCCCATCCTGAACGCAGTCCGAATATTTTAGGTATCGCTGAGACTATCTTTCGCAAATATGGTCGCGATGTTCCCGTTCTAAATAGGCCCATTGGCCGCGAACTCAACTTAGATACCAGTATGAATTCCGTGATCCTAGAGATTGAAGCAGGACTCCTAAAACTGACGACAGACTTATCAGGCAATGAAACCCAACCACTGTCCGTCCTTATGAATCAGCTCAAGTGGGTCTTTAATCAATATAAAGTTATTGGTGAAGAGGTTATGCGACTCGAGTCGCTGCTCTCACAAAAAACAGAAAGCCTGGACAAACTCCAGCAACGTCAGAATATCATTATGACCCTGATGCCGAATGATGCCTTGCCTCCGCTTCTAGATGCGTATCATGAATATGTCAAAGAAACCTTTGAATCAACACGGATCGAGTCGACGTACAAGGACCTTATTCAGGCTTACAAGATGTGGAACATTCTGAGAGAAGTTATCACAATTCAGCAGATCAGCAGGGACATGAAGGAGCCGCTGTGTGCGATCTGTCTAACAGATCCTGTAAGTCATACGATTGCTCCCTGTGGTCATACCTTCTGTACACAGTGTATCCGTCGTATAAATAATCAGTGCTATTTGTGTAGAGGGCCTGTGCGTGAAAGAATAAAATTATTTTTCACTTAGGTGAAAAATAACACTCTTAGATTGGAGAACAAAGTTTTCCAATCTAACAAGCTATTCTTTACCTTTAGGTAAAGAATAGCACTCTTATGGTCAAGAACTTTGTTCTTGACCATAACAAATTATTTTTCACCTAATTTACACAACAATCAAGGTAAATCCCTCTTCCTCTTTCGGTTCTTCAAAATACTTGGAATAAACCGAATACGCAATCTTCGGGACCTGCCGATCAGCCTCTCTAGCCTTATTACGTTTATAGGACACTTCTAGCGATGTGGCTACATGAATACATAGAACGTTGTATCCATGTTTTTTAGCAAGATCCACATACTCTTTTCGCTTTTTAATAGAACTATGGGTCGCATCGAACACGATCGATTTCTTAGAACTCATAGGCTCTAAGGCGGCCTTGATCATTTTTGTTTTGTGAACGTCACCCTCGATATACACATATTGACTGTCCTTACAGATTTCTTTAGCCACAGTACTCTTGCCAGATCCAGGGAAGCCCATCATAATGATAAGGGACGGTCCTGTTGGCAACGCAAGGACAGGAACCTCGATCACATCTGCCGGCCGAAAGACGCTCTCGGGACTACGACATCGAACACCCATAGTCTCAGCAAAGACCTTGTCGCTATCCGAGAAATTGGCCTTTCCTCCTATCGCATCACCGACAAAGAACGATACCTCTTTATCAACCGTGTTCATCCCAACAAGACTATCAAACAGAACACGGCTCGGCTTGTAATCGGCCTTGTCTGTCGCAATGGCGACAAACATAGGAATATCCAGTGACTTGGCAACAAGCTCTATCTGAGCCTGTTTCCAACTCTTCGACTGATTTGTAAAGATCACGATCATGTATCCGTTGTCATAGAACTCTTTGATAATCCCAGGAACGGTCGGATATAACCAGGTCCAATCGTCAACATCAGACGGAAAGGTCTTTCCATCCTTTGGATTGACCAGCGTCCAGTCAAAATCGAAGGCAGCCATTTTGTCTCGATGGACCGCCCCTTTCAACGTAATGAGGGTAGGGGGCATATTTAATATGGATATAGGGGATTTACTCATAAAAATAATTGATCCCGGACTTCAATTTTATTTTATGACGACCATAAACTCATTCGGTCTCAAATAAATCTGACGGAACGCCAGTGCCTGGTCTCCCGTCATATTACACGCCTTGATCACCTCCTCCACCAGCCTCTCGGCATATTCATACCAGAGATCATAGAGAACCTTTTCTGCCATCTGATAATAGTCCATTGTTGGCACCCTTTCAACCAACCCTTTCCGTCAAATTTACAACCTAAACATTGATTACGATAATTCTGGTAGTGAAATGGAATCCGCAAATACAGTCATCGTACCACAAGAAACAGAGCTCGGAATGCTCGCATCCTCCATTCAGGAGTGGAGGCGAATCAATGATGAGATTCGTGAGTTTCAAGATCAAATTAAGGAGCGTAAGACAAAGACCAAGGCTCTTGATCAGATTATCTTGACGATCATGAAGAAGCATAATATTGGTGCGTTGGACTTAAAGGCTACGGGGGGGCGTGTTCTGACCAAGAAGAGCAAGAAGCAATCGGGACTGAATAAGAAGGCTCTTCAGGAGTATTTATCCAAGTTTTTCAAGTCCGAGGAAAAGGCGACTGAGGCCATGAAGTTCATCAATGAGAGCCGTGAGGTTACCGAGGTGGAGAGGCTAGCCTATGAAAGACCGGTATAAGCTAACTTTTTAGATTCGCGTCTATCAATAGAACAATGATCGGAGCACCTATGGTTAAAGCAGTTATCAGTGGCTTCGTGGACTTACCCGGTTCTGATACTCGTAAATCTGAGATGTACTTGGACGTGGTGTCGTCTTTGATAGCCTTTTTATTGGCCGTGGTTATTATTTCTTTTGTAGGCAAGTGGCTCTGGAATAACATCGTCGTCGATTTGTTTACGATTGCGAAGCCTGCCCGAAACATCTGGCAGATCCTGGGCCTCATGGTCTTTGTTTCTCTCCTGTCCAAATAGAGAGATGTGGTTTCTAGGTTTTTTGATTGCGATGTTTATTGTCATTATTTTTATGATTGTCTACGGAGAATTGGAGAATTCATCAAAGCGTATAACACATGAGTTGGCGATTGACAAGGTAACAAAGGAAGCAAAAGCAAAGTGCTGTAAGAAGGAGAAAAAGCCGTGCTGTAAGCCGAAGAAGCAATGTAACAGGTGTAACTACAATCCTTGCCGTTGTAGGAAGTATTAGACTTATGCCTTATTGATGTAAACGTGTCCACAACGAGTACATTTTCTGTTCGATGGAGGCATCTTCCACCCTTTCAGTCCTTCACTCACGATACGACCCTTTGAAAACGGTAACACCCTGTGCGTCTGTTTTTGGTTCTGTTCAATAATATGGACATGATCGTCGGTGACCTTTGTTACGACTGCCACATGACCTGTAGGTAAATCATTCGACCAAATGAGAAGAGATCCCTCCATGGGTTTCGGAGATGATTTACGGTTTGGATAGGACGGCCACACAATATGTTCGCCGGTTTTGGTATCTGTTAAATACTTTATTCCATAGATATCTTTTGCTACGGGAACATCTTCAAAGACTGTTCCATACATTGTAAGGTAATAGCGACGAGCGAGTTCTACACATTGATAACGAATCCCTGTGTAGATTTCATTTATAAATACCTTCATACCTACTCTTTCTAAACATTTCCACCCGACCATCCCGAGAAGTACCCATTGTATTCTCCCAGTTCCTTGACCTCCTGGGGCTCAAAGGGCGTCGTCCTGAGAACACCGTTATAGGTATCGGCAGGAGTGGCGATACAACGCTGCTGGGCGACGCTGTACACATCGGTCCAGGCATCGCTAAACAGCTGCTCAGCCTGACAGACCACTTCCTCCGTAAGATTAGCTGTGGTACACAGGCGTTTCAACAGGACATTGCCCCTGTTCAAATAGGTCTTAAAGATAATATCCAAGTCCCTCTGGGGAATGGTCTGCTTGATACAGGTGGCGGCCACTTCCGCAATGGGCTCTCGATCATGAGCCGTCTCATAGGGCTGGTATCTGGTGGCCATGATGATCCCACTGGGGCTCATAACGTCCTTCTTGAAGCACGCGAGCTTGGACAGAATCAGCTGGAATTCGGCGAAGTCGGGGCTCGAGGACGCACGATCTACGAGCCCAAGGACCTCCGCCGCCTTATCCAAAGTCCGGAGACAATCGGGGTGTCCCGTGCCCCTCACAGCCCCATCAAATCCCTCTAACTCTCTGAGCTTGCTGACAGACAGGTAGTTAGAACCAATGTTAATAACTGTGTACACCACAAGAACCATGAGGCTAATCCATAAAATCTGGACAATAGGAATCTTTGTTATCATACTGGATACAGTCCTGTCCATCTCTCTATAGAGTCTTTCTAATAAAGACTGAGCGTTCTGGCACTTGGATCCTTCGTTTCGCCTGACCACTTGGGCATCCAGAAATAGGATAGCACCTTTTCACCTTCCACGCCATAGTGTTCGTGAAAGATCGATCTGTAGTAATACGCCTCCTCTGTCTGGGGTGTCAGATACCAAAAGGTCTGTTTTTGCCCTGAATCAGGAATACGTTCCTGAATCTCCTGATACCAGGACTTGGCCGTTCCAGACACTCCATCACTAAAGGCTTCTTTCTGTCGCCACAGAACCGAGTCTGGGAGTAAGCCAAAGGGCTCAAAGGCCTTCCTCAGAAGCCACTTCTCACACTGACTGTTTTTACTGCCTTTCCTAGGCCTCAACAACTCTGTTGGAACAGATCGGACCAGGCTAACAAACTGTTTATCCAGAAAGGGCGTCCTAGGCTCCAAGCCATGGCTACTGATACAGCGATCCGACCGTAACACATCGTACTTATGAATATCGGTCAGCAGTCTACCGACCTCCGCCTCATACGACTCATCATCAGGGGACCTAAAGAAATACAAGTAACTCCCGAACAGCTCGTCGGCCCCATCCCCATTAAACACAACCTTTGCGTCGCTTCTTGCTCGAATCTCCCGACTAACGAACCAGTTCCCCACGGATGCCCGAACGGTTGTGATATCGTAGGACTCAATATCGTGAATAACCTGAGGGATAACCTCAAAAAACTGGTCGGGGGTCACAATAATTTCGGTATGTTTGGATCCGATATGGGTCGCAACCTGCCTGGCATGGAGAACATCAGGAGAATTCTCGAAGCCCACCGTAAAGGTTTCCAGGGCTGGTTTTCCGAGGGCCACTAGCTCCCGTTGAACTAAGGCAGCGATCAGGGAGGAATCGAGCCCCCCCGATAAGAGGGCTGCCACAGGCCGCTCGGTCATGAGCCGCTTCTTAACGGCCTGTTCCAGGCTCTCGCGAATTAGATTACAGGCCCGTACCTCTGAGAGGACGGGATTCTTGATCCAAGGGACCGAATGCCACACCTGTTCGTCCAAAATACACCCGCTTGAGATCTGAATTCGCATATAGGTCCCGGGCTTCACATGATGAATGGTAGCCCCTGGAATTTTACCTTTGAGAGCCTTCATTTCACTGGCAATCCAGGTATTTCCATTTTCTGCGGCATAAAACAATGGTCGAACACCGTAAGGATCTCGCCCGACAATCACTTCGCCGGCATCAAGGTCCACCAGAATTAGCGAAAAGACTCCGTCCAAGGCTTTGAAGAACTGATCGGGCGTATTTCGTAGCCTGGACCATAGAGGTCCGATAACAGAACAGTCCGAGGTGGACTCACACAATAAATCTAACCTGTCAGCGAGCTCCTTCCAGTTATAAATTTCGCCGTTACAGACCCAGGCAAGTCGCCCTTGGACGAGTGGCTGATTTCCGTCAGGTCCGAGACCGTTCAATGCCAGCCTTGTGAATCCGAGTGTAAGCGATGGGAGATTATAAAGTCCTATGTCTTCTGGTCCCCGATTGTCAAGGGCCATTTGTGAACTAACAATTTCAATGGCAGATGCCTCCCTTCCTATACAGCCCCAGATTCCACACATTCTATTATAATGGTTTATTCCCTATTTAGGTCTTTGATCGCAGAATCTTCTAATATAGTAGATGGACGCTGGAGATCTAATTCGCAAACGAAAAGCTCAGGCTACCTTAGCTGGATTCAATTCAGTCCTACAGAAACAGGGTCTTCCTATTTCAGACGTATCGGGGAATGGTTGCTGTGGCTACTTTGATCCGTCATCCTGTTCATTTCCTTTACCGACGTTTGACCCCGCATATCAACGACCTAGTCCAACAGTATATGGAACATATGAATACATGGGGCTAGTTAGTGAAGGTCTCGTTGTGAATGGATGTGTGCCGACTCAAGTGATGACAATGCAGGTTCAGAAGCCTGCTATTTGTCCTTCCGTGATTGTTACCATTCCTGTAGATGCTGCTCCAAACGCAACCCTACCTGTCGAGTGAAGGAAGCCAAATATTAACATCTATAATCAGAGATTATGAATGCTAGTGCTTTAACAAGGCTACGGGCGTTAAATGCCCTCGCTGCTACATCACAGACGTATAACGCCGCCCAGACTATATTATGTTGTTATTGTAACACAGCTTGTGGTGGGAACTGTGGTGGAGACTGTAGTGGCGGGCCAGGAGCAACAGGACCTACAGGGCCCGCAGGAGGAGGTACATCTAATACAGGACCCACTGGTCCTACTGGATTAAGGGGGTTTACTGGATTTACAGGTTTACAAGGTAGCACTGGATTAACGGGACCCACAGGTCTACAAGGTAGCACTGGATTAACGGGACCCACAGGTCTACAAGGTAACACTGGATTTACTGGACCACAGGGTCTTACTGGTAATGATGGATTAACAGGATCCACTGGTAATGATGGACCCACTGGATTACAAGGTGACACTGGATTTACAGGGTCCACGGGTAGCACTGGACCCACTGGATTAACGGGGCCACAGGGTGACACTGGATTTACAGGGTACACCGGTCCTGATGGACCCACTGGATTAACGGGACCACAGGGTAACACTGGATTAACGGGATCCACAGGACCAACGGGTCCCACTGGTTCTATTCTTATTTATGCTACTGTCTTTGACGGGGGAAATGCCTCAACAAATTATATCATAGGACCTGTATTTAATTGTGGAGGTGCCCAGTAATGAGTCTAAATATTCGTGAATCACATCAGAGGAGGGATGTATCACATCACATTTCAATTAAGACAGGATACGTCTGCTAATTGGACACTTTATAATCCGACGCTATTAAATGCCGAAATGGGAATTAATACAGATACCTATCAGTTTAAGTTAGGAGATGGTACGAGTCCTTGGGCAGCTCTGCCCTATAATGGATTGTATGGAGGGGATGGGCCAACTGGACCCACTGGTTCAGTTTCAACAGGATCTACGGGAACAACAGGTCCTACAGGAAGTACGGGGTCAACAGGACCTACGGGTCCATCACAAACTGGTCTAACAGGGCCTACTGGAGCAACGGGATCAACGGGACCGACTGGAGCACGTGGAGCAACAGCTGACACTGGTTCAACGGGTCCAACAGGACCACAGGGAATATTTACAGGTCCTACAGGACCGACAGGGATGTCTGGTACAGGTTCAGTGGGACCAACAGGATCTGCTAGAACAGGACCTACTGGAAATACTGGTTCAACGGGTCCAGCTGGACCTACTGGGGCAGGGTATACAGGTGCTACTGGATCAACAGGAGGAACACCTGTCCAGACATCAGGATATATAGAGGTTGGAATGGTATCATTTGCCGGCCCCCCCCCCTATTCCTATTTTGACCCAACTACCTACGATTTTTCACATTTTCCCCTCTCTATAGGAACTTGGGCAATAATAAATCCACTCCCTGCCCTCCCCCCCTACTTAACACTTACATTTACAAACTCCTATGCGGGAAATATACCACCAAATATTATAGGAATTGTAAATTGGTATGATGGAACTAGGTATCAGTCAAGGATGATTAGTTCAGGAACTGGATTAACATTTACATTCTCAGGAACTACATGTACATTGACATATTCAATTGACTATTATGATTTTCCAACAGCAACAAATAACACGAATGGTTATGGATTCGTTCTTCAACTCAGCCTCTTTTTTTAACGTAAATTACCTAAATGAATAGAAATATCCAATTACTACAGAGGGATGCCATTTGTTCAGTTTCAACCAAGACATGATACATCAGGAAATTGGAATAATGTCTATAATCCCGTGTTAGCATCTGGTGAATTAGGAATTGATTTAAGCAGTAATATATTTAAAATAGGAGATGGTACGAATAATTGGCAAAATCTTCCTGTAGCAGGATCAACTGGTCTAACAGGTCCCACAGGCCCTACTGGAATAGCTGTATACGGTACATCGTTTACAGGACCTACTGGTCCGTCTTCTAGTATAACAGGTCCTACAGGAATTGCTGGATCTACCGCACAAACCGGACCAACAGGTGCTACTGGACCCGTTGGATTACAGGGTCCTACAGGAAATACTGGGGCATCAGTCACAGGTCCTACAGGCCCTATAGGTCCTATATCCACAGTTACAGGTCCTACTGGCCTAACTGGCCTTTCAAATACTGGTTTAACTGGTGTAACTGGCCCTACTGGAATAACTGGCCCTACTGGACCTACTGGTCCTACTGGTCCAATAGGTCCTACGGGATATGGACCTACTGGATTACAAGGACCAACTGGATATACAGGGACAATTACGAGTGGATATATAGCAATTTCATTTGTTGGTTCGGGACCAACATTAGAATTTTCATCTATTTCAAATGCTACATTCTCTTCTGATGTTATTAGTTCCTATACATTATTGGATGGTTCTAGCATTCAAATCACATTTAATAATTCATTATATAACAACCAATATATTCCTCCAAATATATCTGGAATTACCTATTTTTATGGACAATTTGAGCCGACTGGAAATATTGATGCCCCTACAAATCCCCCCTATACTGGAACAGCACCAAATATTACCTATTGGAGAACACAAATGATTTATCCGCTTCCAGATAATAGCACTCCACTTGCCTATCCATATGTTACAATGAGATGGAATAGTACAAATTGGATTTTACTCATATCTTATTCTGCTTTTTATAGTTATCCTGCGGATCCTACACCGTCACCCTATAATGGTATGATGAATACGGCTGGAGGATATGGTTATGTTCTATATATAACAGTTCTTAATTAATTATACTGTGTGAGAAGTCCCTGTAATAAATAGAAATATCCATTTATTACAGAGGTGTATATGCCATTTATACGATTACAAACACGTCGTGATACAGCAGCAAATTGGTCTGCTCAAAATCCTATTCTAGCAAGTGGAGAAATGGGAATTAATACAGATACTTATCAATACAAAATAGGGAATGGTACACAAATATGGGATTTACTTGAGTATGCTGGATTCCACGGCCCTATTGGGTTGACTGGATCTACTGGATCTAGTGGAACTGGACCAACCGGTTCTACTGGTTCTTCTGGTTCTACAGGAATCACAGGTCCAACTGGAATTGGAAGAACAGGGCCTACGGGTCCTACACAAACAGGAATTACGGGGTTTACTGGTGTAACGGGAACTTCTATAACAGGAGCTACAGGGCCTACAGGGAGCACTGGGTCAACAGGGAACACTGGAAGTACTGGATCAAGTTATACAGGACATACGGGTCCAACAGGAATTGGTTTCACAGGTTCTCAAGGAGAATCAAGTTCTGTAACGGGTCCTACTGGCCTATCTGGTACTGGTTTAACAGGACCTACTGGTGTTGGAGGAATTGGGACGGTTACATATGGATATGCGATTAATACATTAAATGCTTCCGCATTATTTGGGACTATAAATCAAACAAATTTTCCTTCTGGAATTGGTATTTGGTCAGTTACAACAATTAATGCGACATCCAATTGTTTTCAACTTGATTTTGATTCCTCCATAGGATCTGAATATTTACCCCCTAATATTTCAGGAATTTTATCGTGGTCAATTGGTACAACAACTCTAAATACCCAAATGATATCCTATGGTGTTTATATTACAAATAATCCAGTAACAACACTTCAATGGCAGTTATCACCTCCTCATTGGCGACTATATATTGCGATTAATACATCATCATTTCCATCAGGTGCGACAAATCCTGTTGTTGTTTATTTGAATCTATTTAATTAGATATGACGACACTTTCTCCACCGATATGTATGCGTGTGAATTATACTTCCACTGCTAGTATACCTACTCAGCCATATTCATATACAGCTGCAATAACAGTGACTACCCAAACATATACCGGCGGTAGTTATACGGTAAATTCTATCACAACAGATATGTGGACATCTAATTCCAATAATGGATATATATATAAGATTACAAATATTAGCAATATTAATGTGGGAGCAGGTACTGCAACATTAACATTACTGGATGTATCGAGTGGATCACTTGATGTATCGGGTGGATTTAATGCTAAGATCGGTACTCTTAATGGAACCCCTGGAAGACCTCCAACTGGATTTGGTTACATTTTTCAATTAAATGCGAATTATCTTCCAGCCTTGTCACAAGTTCAAACTCCACCAACACTTACATTTACAGATTCAGTATTAGGCCGGTTTATCTATCAACAATCTGCTTCAGGGACAGGGACAGGGACAGGGGGAACTGGATTTACTGGATCTACAGGTGCTACTGGAGCTACTGGAGCTACTGGATCTACTGGAGCTACTGGTCCAACAGGAGAAACAGGGCCTACTGGATCTACTGGTTCTACTGGTTTACAAGGAGAAACAGGTGCCACTGGACCAACAGGAGAAACAGGGCCTACTGGATCTACTGGTTCTACTGGTTTACAAGGAGAAACAGGTGCCACTGGACCAACAGGAGAAACAGGGCCTACTGGATCTACTGGTTCTACTGGTTTACAAGGAGAAACAGGTGCCACTGGACCTACTGGTTCTACTGGTTTACAAGGAGAAACAGGTGCCACTGGTCCAACAGGAGAAACAGGGCCTACTGGATTTACAGGGCCTACAGGATCTACTGGTTCTACTGGTTTACAAGGAGAAACAGGTGCCACTGGACCTACTGGTTCTACTGGTTTACAAGGAGAAACAGGTGCCACTGGACCTACTGGTTCTACTGGTTTACAAGGAGAAACAGGTGCCACTGGTCCAACAGGAGAAACAGGGCCTACTGGATTTACAGGAAATACAGGATCTACTGGTCCAACAGGAGAAACAGGGCCTACTGGATTTACAGGAAATACAGGATCTACTGGTCCAACAGGAGAAACAGGGCCTACAGGATTTACTGGTCCAACTGGGGAAACAGGATCTACTGGACCAACTGGATTTACTGGTCCAACTGGATTTACAGGATCTACAGGGCCTACAGGATTTACTGGTTTACAAGGAGATACAGGAGATACAGGACCTACAGGACCTACTGGTTTAACAGGATTTACAGGGCCTACAGGAGCTACTGGTAATACAGGCCCTACAGGACCGACTGGATTTACTGGTAACACAGGAGCTACTGGAGCTACTGGAGCAACTGGACCTACTGGTAACACAGGAGCTACTGGAGAAACAGGATCAACGGGTGCTACAGGGAACACAGGTTCTACAGGGTCTACTGGCCCTACAGGACCTCAGGGACAAAATGGCGTCACGGGAGGTCTGACGCTCTTTTTTGACACGGCAGGAGGGAGCATATCAGGTGCCGCTCCTATCCCTGTATCAGGCACGCTTCCAACGATACCGAACCAGACGGCTCCAACGAATATAGTTTATAGCAGTAACACTGCTGGAGCGGTGACAGGCGTCCAGGTAGGTTCGTTCATCACCGCTGCCGATCAGATTGTCAGCCCCATCTTGGGAGGACTCTGGTCAACAAACATATATGCGACAACAACTGAAACAACTATGTATTATTACGTCATTATATCCTCGGTGGATGCCGATGGGACAACCGGCAAGACCCAACTTGTGAGTGGTGCAGCAACTCCTGTCATTATCGGAGCTCAGGCGGTATATACACAAGATCTGTATGTACCCGCGACAACGTTAGTAACTGGTAAGCGTATCATTATTGATCTGTATGTAAATAATACCTCTGGAAACAACCACCAAGTTACGTTTGAATTTCGTGACACACGTCCGTCCCATGTTCATACAACGATTATTGGAAATCAACCTACTGGAGCCACTGGTCCAACAGGTAACACAGGACCAACAGGTAACACAGGACCTACAGGTAACACTGGACCTACAGGTAACACAGGACCTACTGGTAATACTGGACCTACAGGTAATACTGGACCTACAGGTAATACTGGACCTACAGGTAATACTGGACCTACAGGTAATACTGGACCTACAGGTAATACTGGAGCAACAGGTAACACAGGACCTACAGGACCTACTGGTAACACAGGACCTACAGGACCTACTGGTAACACAGGACCTACAGGACCTACTGGTCGAACAGGTCCTACTGGAGCAACTGGAGCAACAGGTCCCGCCGGCATTCTCCAGCAAGTGTATTATGTGGCGGAAAACGGTTCCAATTCCAACGCTGGTAACATTGGCAATCCATTTTCGACGATTCAGAAAGCAGTAGATGTTGCCACTGCCAATTACAGCGATAAATATACCACCATTTACATTGCCCCAGGATCATATATTGAAAATATTTACATTGGCAATCACCCCTATATTAGCCTTATAGGGATGACTCAGGATTCCTATCAAGAAGCGGGTGTAACTATTAAAAGTGCTAGTACAACCTTGCCGACAATCTGGTTTGATCCAAGTAATATTGTGTTTGGCAGTTTATCAAATCGTATTACAACCTTAAACAATCTTATCATAGCAGATGTATCAGGAGGAGGGCAAACAAAGCCCTGTATTCAGTTTGATGGTGGTTCCAATGCTGTTCAGTTAATCATTCAGAACTGTAATATTTCCCCATCGAGTTCCATTCCCTCAGTCATTGCCACAACTAACACTGCCCCCCCTTCATCAAGTCGCTTATCAATGGATAATTGTGCTGTTATAGGATCGACATCAGGACCCATGATTGATGTTCAGGGTACAGTTACCATCTATAACATGAATCAGTGCCAATTCAGTCATAGTGGATCAGACCCCATTATTCAGATAGGATCTGCAATAAACACCACTGCGTCAGCCGTTAGCATTTCCAACTGTAGTTTCACTCAAACGGCGAGTTCAAATATCATAAATACTTGGCAGATAACATCCCCTGGTACAACAATGCTCGGCAATTACATGCTAGCCAATCATGGTTCTACACAAGCTCTTGTCGTTCTGAATGGGTCAGTTGGACAGGCCCAAAGTCCCTTTACGATTCGTAGTTGCCAATTATACTCAACAACTGCTTCTCCTACACAACAAAACTTGATTGAATTACTAGGAGTCAGTGGTAATTATGTGTTTGTGGAAAAGAATACCTATGGTTCAGCAGCTGCCGTTAGTTCCAAGTTTGTGTATTCTGCAAGTTTTTCAAATGTTCTTTTCTATTCGTCCAATATTGTAGCATCCGCATTTACAAGCCCTTATTATGGTCCGAATATTGTATTAATTCCTTATGTACAAGATGTAGGAGGTCCAACTGGATCAACAGGACCAACAGGACCAACGGGTCGTACAGGAAATACAGGAAATACAGGAAATACAGGAAATACAGGAAATACAGGGCCAACGGGTCGAACAGGAGCAACTGGACCAACAGGGCCTACAGGAAACACAGGAAACACAGGACCAACTGGAGCAACTGGAGTAACAGGTAATACAGGTAATACAGGGCCAACAGGCCCAACAGGTACCTTTGGACTTACAGGGATTAGTTATGGTGACAATATATATTGGAATGGAACTACCTGGGCTGTCTCAGATACCTTTGTAGCAATTGGTGGAAAAGCAGGGTCTGGACAAGGAACAGCAGCCATTGCCATCGGGTATCAGGCAGGGCAGTCAAGTCAAACACAATATGCGATTGCGATTGGAAATAACGCTGGGTTATCTAGTCAAGGGGATAGTTCAATTGCGATTGGTCGTAATTCTGGAGTAAGTACTCAAGGGTCAAATGCGATTGCTATCGGATATGGTGCTGGACGAGATATTCAAAAATCAGGAGCAGTTTCTATCGGGCATTTAGCTGGATTAGGTACACAAGGTACAAATGCTGTAGCGATTGGAACTGAAACAGGATATCAAGCTCAAAGTAGTTATGCGATTGCGATTGGATATCAGGCAGCGTTCAGCAATCAAGGGACTAATTCAATAGCAATTGGTCGTACTTCTGGATCAAATACTCAAGGAGTAAATGCGATTGCTATTGGATATAATGCTGGACAAGATTCTCAAAAATCAGGAGCAGTTTCTATCGGGTATTTTGCTGGATTAGGTACACAAGGTACAAATGCTGTAGCAATAGGAAGTCAAGCAGGGCAGTCAAGTCAAACACAGTATGCGATTGCGATTGGATCAGCTGCCGGGTCATCTAGTCAAGGAGATAGTTCAATAGCAATTGGTCGTAATTCTGGAGTAAGTACTCAAGGGCAAAATACGATTGCTATCGGATATGGTGCTGGACGAGATGTTCAACAATCAGGAGCAGTTTCTATCGGGTATTTAGCTGGATTAGGTACACAAGGGATAAATGCTGTAGCGATTGGAAGTGAAGCGGGATATTCGGGCCTTGGGCAAAATTCAATTGCGATTGGGGCCAATGCCTCTTTTGGAGGGGGAAACTTTCAAAATACAATTGTATTGACAGCGGCAGGAACTACAAATCCAAATACTGGATCTGCCCTATATATTAACCCTATTCGTCTTACAGCTGGTAGTACTACAGTTACACAGGATGTTTCGAATATGTTGTTTTACAATCCATTAACCAAGGAAGTAGTTTATGCTCCAACATCTACCTATGGACCTACTGGCCCTACAGGCAATACAGGACCAACAGGTCCTACAGGAGCAACAGGCAATACAGGCAATACTGGAAATACTGGAAATACAGGACCCACTGGCCCAACAGGTCCTACAGGAGCAACAGGCAATACAGGCAATACTGGAAATACTGGAAATACTGGAAATACAGGACCCACTGGCCCAACAGGTCCTACTGGAGCAACAGGTACCTTTGGACTTACAGGGATTAGTTATGGTGACAATATATACTGGAATGGAACTACCTGGGCTGTCTCAGATACCTTTGTGGCTATAGGTGGAAGAGCGGGGTCTGGACAAGGCTCAGCATCGATCGCCATCGGCTATCAGGCGGGACAAACTGGACAAGCACCTAATGCTGTAGCCATGGGACTCCAGGCTGGTCAGACAAATCAGGCATCTGGTGCTATAGCGATCGGTGTTACAGCGGGACAAGGAACACAGGGATCAGGGGCAGTCGCGATCGGAATCGCAGCGGGCCAAGCCAGTCAACAGTCAGGGGCAGTTGCCATCGGATTTACAACGGGCGGAGCAAGTCAAGGCACAAATGCTGTGGCGATAGGCCATTCCGCTGGCAATAACAGTCAGGGACAAAATGCGGTCGCAATCGGATTTCAAGCGGGTCAGTCGAATCAAGGGACAAACGCAGTGGCCATTGGTAATCAAGCAGGTCAGTATACGCAACGGTCAGGTGCGATTGCGATAGGGTTTCAGGCAGGTAATACAAGTCAAGCGATAAATGCTATTGCTATCGGTTCATCTGCTGGATTTAGTTTTCAAAGTAACTACGCGATAGCCATCGGTGTAAGTGGTGGTCAATACGCACAGCAATCAGGTGCGATTGCGATAGGTTTAGGAGCCGGTCAAACATTTCAAGGGATTGGGTCCATTGCTATTGGAAATCAGGCTGGTATATCAGGTGAAGGGGCCAATACTATTGCGATTGGTACAGGTGCTGGTCAAAATGCCACAGCTCAGAACATGATATTAATTGGAAATCAGGCAGGCGGAACAGGATTGGGCTATTCTGGTCACATAGCCATTGGCTACTTAGCAGGAACAGATACCGTCGCTACACAAGGGGCATCCATCGCAATTGGCGGTCAAGCTGGACAATCAAAGCAAAATCAAAATGCGTTAGCGATTGGAACACTGGCAGGCCAACAATCTCAAGGATATAATACAATTGCGATTGGTATATCGGCAGGACAAAGTAATCAGACACAGTTTGCGGTAGCAGTTGGTTACAATGCCGGTCAAATAAATCAAGGTAATTCGGCTTCAGCATTCGGTCCTTATGCGGGAAACAGTGCTCAAGGAGCTTATGGTGTTGCTGTAGGATATGTTGCGGGACAATTCAGTCAACAAACAGCTGCGATTGCTATTGGCAATAATGCTGGTAATCAGTCTCAAGGAACGAATGCGATCGCAATTGGTTCATCAGCAGGAAGAGATCGCCAAGCGATTGATGCGATTAGCATTGGCGATCTAACAGGTCAATTCGATCAATCTGGTGGAGCAATAGCTATCGGTTATGGTGCTGGTAATGGCACTCAAGGGGTAAATGCGATTGGTATTGGATACCTAGCGGGACAAATTGGACAGCGATCAGGTGCGATCGCAATAGGGTTTCAGGCAGGTAACACAAGTCAATTCACGAATGCGATCGCTATAGGTTCATCAGCAGGATTTAGTTTTCAAAGCACTTCTGCGATCGCCATCGGCGTAAGTGGTGGCCAGTACTCACAACAAGCAAATGCGATTGCGATAGGAAATGGAGCGGGCCAGACGTTTCAAGGACAACAATCAGTCGCAATTGGTATCTTGGCAGGTCAAACAGGTCAAGGAAATAACTCTGTAGCGATCGGTACAAATGCAGGTCAATCAGGTCAAGCAATTAATTCAGTCGCAATTGGACTCTACGCAGGTCAATCAGGTCAAGCGTCAAATGCGGTAGCGATTGGAACACAAGCGGGGAACTCTAAACAGCAATCAAATGCGATTGCCATTGGATATCAAGCAGGTCAAGCTAGTCAGCAATGGATGGGTGTGGCAATCGGCTATGCTGCTGGTCAGACGAATCAAGGAACGTTTTCTATAGCAATAGGTGATCAAGCAGGAGCAGTAGACCAAAGTGGTAGTGCGATTGCGATTGGAGTATTAGCAGGTCAAACCCGTCAAGGAAACCTGGCAGTGGCAATAGGTCGTGAAGCAGGTGCTAGAAACCAAGGGACGTATGCGATTGCTATTGGATATCAGTGTGGTCAGTGTTATCAAGGAACTGGTGCTATTGCGATTGGGAATGGGGCAGGAGCTAATACTCAAGGAAAATACGCAATTGCGATAGGAGGGTATGCTCCTGCTGCTGGTAGCGTCACCTATGGTGGTCAACCAGATAATTCAATTGTTATTTATGCCCAAGATGGTTTTGTTCCCACAGTCTTGGCACCTGGCGGTTTACATATAGCACCTATACGAACAGGTGTAACAACATCAGAAACAAGGCCATTAGTTTGGAATTCCAATAATGGTACTAGTTCCGGCCAGGCTGCCTTTGAAATAACGACATCGACTTTGGCGAGTGATAGGCGTCTTAAAACAGATATATCAGATACCTCACTAGGACTTTCCTTTATTAATCAATTACGTCCAGTTGAATTCAAATGGAAAGATAAAGGAATTTCGTATTTATATGATGAGAGTGGAAATCCAGCAACAGGGAGTAATCCAGGTGCCCGTGTACATCAAGGATTTATTGCTCAAGAAGTGAAACAAACACTTGATCAAATGGGTATTGATTCGGCTATTTTTATACAGTACGAGGAGCCAGATTCAATAAAAGGTCTTAAGGCAGTACGCTACGATGAATTTATTGCTCCGATTGTAAAATCCATCCAAGAGCAAAACAAACTCATCCAGACACTTCAAGAACAAGTGACTACTCTTCAACAAATTATTAATCAACAAGGCACACACTAAAGCTTCTCCAAACAAATCCTGTAGCCCTTGTCTAAGACCCTGTAAGCCCCTTCATACTTGGACAAAAAGTGGTCAACGCCTTTCATGGGATACTCCAGTACAAGCCCTGACGCAACCCTATCATGTCTATACATGTAGTCATCCACAATCATCGTCCCTCCACTTTTCAACAGCCTCCAACTGAGAGCCATATCGGTATAGCAATCGATACATTTATGACTCCCATCTACATATATAATGTCGAACAGAGCCTTTTCAACAATCAGATCCAAAAGTCGATCGACCGAATCTCCCTTTAAGGCGATAACGCGACTAGACATTCCTGCCTTTCGCATGTTCTCATGGAATACCTGCTCAATCCCTGTCTGTTCCTGAGTTCCCAGACATGTAATCCCATCTTCATCATAATCGGTCCATCGATCAATCGCAACCCCTGTTGCTTCAGGAAGAATCTTGAGCATCTCGATCAACGATGTTCCCACAAAGGTTCCGATTTCCAGAAGGCGTATTCCAGACCCTGTATGTCGCAACAACATCTTTTCAAAAATAGGACGAGTTCCCTTGGGTAAATCATGCGTCCAGTTATACATGCCAGCCATAGTCGGAGCCTCCTTACAGTACAAGTCCAAGAACTTGGTAGCCTGACCTTTCCACGACAAACCAGATGCCCATCGCCAGCCCCTTTGAATCAGATCCTGCTTCCTTTCCCCTACAGAAAACAGTTCCTGAAGAGCCTTATCCTGCCATTCCTTAGTCATAGGGTTTCCTTCAATTACAATTCCTCTGTCGCCGACAGTATTCTGTAACGCCGCCAGATCCGAACAGACAATCAGACAACCACTATAAGCGGCCTCTAATGCCGTTAGACAGAAGGTCTCGGCAAAGGTACAGGGATACAACCAGATATCTGTTGACATCCACGCTCTGGCAAGTTCCGCCTTGGAGACCCAGCCCTTCACACTGACTCCCGTCAATCCCTTTGCCAATAAATCCCTGATCGCCGCTACCACATCCCCTGCCACCCTGTTCGTCCATTCATGATCTAGGTCACAGAAGACCTCTAAGGTCGCATCTGGCCATCGCTCTATAATCCGAGGCCACATCTGTAACAAGGGTAACAGACCACGGTTAGGAAAGGACGAATAGAGGAACGAATGGCTCTTCTTAACAATCCCCTTAGGAAATCGCCCCTGATCTAAGCCATAGGAAAAGACATCGACGAGTCCTTCGCACATAGGAAACCCCTTCAGAAAATGCTGCTTATGCCATTCCGTGAGACAAAAGATCCGTTTGAGCTTTGGACTAAGGGGTATAATGAGTCCTGTGGGTCCCAGGTCGTGAAGTACAAAATAGACATTTTCCACATGGCCTCGAATGGCTACTGGCAGATACTCAGAGTACCGACTAACAACGCAAGTCTCAACCCTATTCGCTGCTACAAAGGAGTGGAAGGTCTCAATGGGTCTATACTGAACTCCTTCGAAGACATCAATATCAGGACATCGACAGAACACTAGTACCTGATACAATCCTGACGCCTGGATATACCTAGCCATTTCCACAATATAGGTCTCCGATCCTCCCATTCCCTTCGTCAATATATCACGGCCCGTCCAAGGACCCCATCCCCCATCCGCCACAAAGACGAACAGGGATGTCGAACTGTTTGTTGGTGTTGTTAGAGCCGGCATCTGTATCAGATGCTGAAAGACAGTGTTCCAGTCCCGCATGACAGCCACGTCAGCCTCTGTGACTTCCTTCTTTGCTACTACAACACCTTTTTCTAGAAACAGTTGGCTGGCCTGGAGTCCCAATCGAAAATCCTCAAATTCGTAGCAGAGCGGGGCCAAAAACTTCGGCAAAAAGTAATAGGACAGCGTCGGCTTCAAAGAAAACTGGGCATGAACGGGGTAGCCCAGCTGAAATGCCCGCTTGAAGTGGTCAAACGCAACACCTGTTCGTCCTTCCATCAAATAATGGACCCCAATGAAATACAGGGGATCGGGTCTCGTCGGATCCAGGTCATACGCCTTCCTGTACGTCTCTTCACACAGGTCCCAGGGCTTCCCTAGCTTGAAATTGTACAGTCTGGCCAGTTCAAAATAGGAATCCACTGCTTCCTGCTTGAATCCATCCAACTTAGACGTCGCCCTGAGTTCAAAGTACTTCGCTGCCGACTCCCAATCCTCTAACAGATTGTAGGTCTGTCCCAAATAATATAGGTGTCGAGGGTTATCAGGATCCTCTGCTAACATGTCGAACAGGCGGTCCAAATCGTACCGCTTCCTGTCCATCGTCCTCTTTTCCATATAATCGGCCCTGTAATCGAAGATGGTCGCCTGATCCTTTGGCACAACGACGGTCACATTGTTTTTTGCCTGAATCACCTCATGAATTGTATAAATATAACGGAGCTTATCTGCCGCTTTCAGCACCCTATTGGAATAGTATTCTGTGTCGTCACTCAAAATCAACAGACTGTAGGAATTAGCGAACTGATCGGATCGAATCAGGGTCAAAAACTTCCTCAAGTCTCCCCTTACCACATAGGTATCATCCAGCATCAGCGTATACTTACATCGATTAGACGCCAGTTCCAAACATCGGTTGCGACTGTCACGAAAGTTTATGAAGGGTTCTTCATACAGCTCACCCTTCTTACCTCCCAAAACCCGTCGCACAACGTCTTGCGTCCCATCGATAGATCCCGTATCCAAAACAGTCCAGCGATCGATGTAGGGTAGATTCTCCTGTAGCACACGTTCAAACATAGCCCCCCCATTCTTCACCATGATACACAAGTGAATCAGGTTATCATAGCGAAAGACCCCCTCATCAAAATACGACGCAAACTCCCTGTCAAAGGCGGCTTTACGTCTATCAGGGACACACAAGACGTAGCCAAACGGATCATCCGACAAAGGGAACTTAAAGGAATGCGGAAGGCCCTCAGCGACAGAGGCAGGGCACAGAACATAGGCTCCTAGAACCGTCGCCAGCAGATTCGCAGAAGGATCGGCTACGTAGACGACAGAGGGAGGACTTAAAGGGAGTCCAAAGCTGATATTGGATAGGTCAGACAGATCTGTCTGATCCATCCCAGATGGATTTATCCAGACAGCATCATAGGCCTTGGAACAGTTGATCGGCACGAACAGTCCATGACTGGACCCTACGCATTCTAGGGTAGGTTCTGAATTGAGTGGATGCTCATGTAGACAAAACATTGGATCAGGAACTTCCTCTAACGCATCTGTCAGATCCGTGAGCAATCCTATATGTCTTTCTAGGACACCCGCGTCAGGAAACAGTTTCAGATTATTGTATTCCGCATGGAACATAGGGTTAAACTCGCCACTCTTTGCGTCATAGGAACGACCATTCAGCTTTACAGAAGGCATTAAAATTAATCAATAATGACCCTTTATATTGCTAAAGAACCTAATGATATAAAGAGTCTACAGGGTATTAAATGCTCCGCTATTCACTCGATCTAGTCCCGACTTTGAACCACGTAGATGTGTCACAAGATTCCGAAAAAATAATAAATAAATACTGGCATGTTCATCCTCTTATACAAAAACGGCTTGTAGACGACTGTAGCAACTGTACAACAGTCCTAGATGTTGGAGGAGGCCCCTTCCCATTTCCAGCGGCTACTCATGTTATAGATGCTGTCCCTGGACCAAACGTAACTACCCTCGATATTGACCATGAACCGAATCCTGCCACTGACAAGTTCTTCGACTTTGTCCATTGTCGTCACACGGTCGAGGACATCCAAAACCCACTGTTCGTCTTCCAAGAACTCACGAGGATCGCTAAACGGGGCTACATTGAAACACCAAGCCCTCTTGTTGAAGTAACGAAGGGGGTGGATGGGGGAGAGACAGAGTACCGTGGTTACATTCATCACCGTTATATTGTCTGGTCGAATAGAGACACAAATACGCTCCATTGTCTGCCAAAGTATCCCATTCTAGAACATATCCAGCTTAATCCAGACTTCCAAAAAAAATCTGTTGCCCTCCTCAATAAATACTCTGTCTACTGGAATAATTACTACACATGGACCGATAATCCATCGATTGTTGTATATCGAAATGGAATTAACATGAACATTCAGAAAGATTATGTAAACTTGATTAATAGAGCCATCAATGAATCCATCGAGTACACGAATCACTTTGTCAATAATCACCTAAACACCTCTAACTCTTATTAACTAATGTCTACTATCGTGTTTGCTGACAGAGATCAGGTGAGGATTATCCTCCTCCTTATGATCAAGAATGAATCGAGAATTATTCGCAGGTCAATTCAATCAGCACTTAGTGTCGCTGATGCGATCTGTGTGAGCGATACGGGATCCACTGATGGAACTGTAGAACTCCTTCAGGCCTTTTACCCAACCCTACCCGTCCCCTGTAAAACCTACACCCATCCCTGGACAAACTTTGGAATCAACAGATCCAAGTCGTTCAATGACGCCAAGCAGTTCTGTTATGAATTGGACTGGGAACCAAGTAAGACCTATGTGTTGGCATTGGATGCCGACATGGAGCTGGTTATAGAGCCGACCTTTTGTAAGCAGACCGATCTGACTTTAAAGGGATACAGTCTCATTCAGAAGGCCGGCTCTTTACATTATGCCAACATGCGACTCATGCGTCTCGATCAGCCTTGGAAATGTACAGGGGCCACCCACGAATACTGGGATGGACCGATGGAAGGGACTATTCCAGAATCCAAGCTCTGGATTAACGATAAGAACGACGGTGGATGTAAGGCTGACAAGTATACCCGAGATCTCCAGATGCTCCAGGATGAATTGAAGGAACAGCCGACAAATCAACGCACTCATTTCTATCTGGCCCAGACTCTAAAGTGCCTCGGCCGACACGAGGAGTCCATTGAATTCTATAAGAAGCGTATTGAGCTAGGTGGTTGGTATGAAGAGGTCTGGTTCAGCTATTACATGATCGTCCAGCAATACCTTAATACAGGGAAACCCGAGGAGGCAGAACTATGGGCATTGAAGGGGCAGAAGTATAATAACTATAGGGCAGAATCACTGTATCATCTGGTCAAGCACTTCCGTGTTATCGGTCAGCAGTGGAAGGCGATGCATTATTATTATGAGGCCAAGAAGATCAAGAAACCAGGCGTGGCTCTGTTCTTAGAATCAGAGATATACGATCACCTCCTGGATTATGAGTATACCATTCTCCAGTACTATGTAAACACAGCGGACAGAAAGGAGGGTCTCCGTTCCTCTATGAAGTATCTGATGAAGCCTGAGTCTCAGCCGCTCCTCGAAAACGTCTTCAGTAACCTTGAATTCTATGTCCAGCCCTTGCCAGGAACCCCTACTGTGCTGCCCTTTCCATCATCTGATCCGTTCAAGCCATCTTCCTGCTCTGTCACCCGTCTGAACAGTCAACTAATCATGAACGCCCGTTACGTGAACTATCATACCTCGAATCAAGGGGTCTATACTGCCCGAGATCCTGAGAACATCGTTCGAACAGAGAATCTGGCTGTCACTGATCTGACGCAGGCTCCCCAAATCCAGTACATGAGTTCCGACCTCCCTGTTTATCCAACGAATATCTTGGGTCTAGAAGACGTCCGTCTGTTCACTCACAGCAATCAACTCTTTTACACGGCGGCCACTAAGTCCTCTACTCCTGATACTAACTACCACATTGTCCTAGGGAGCTATGATATCAGTCGCAATCAAATGACGAACACTAGGATCCTAGACCATCCTGTTCGAAAGCCCTGTGAAAAGAACTGGCTTCTCCTAGATCACAACAACAAACAGACGGTCCTGTACAACTGGTACCCTCTCGAGATTCTAACAGTCGATTCATCATCCACGACTCTTCAGCCCCTCACCACCTATCAGACAAACCCCTATTTTCAGAAGTTGCGAGGCTCGGCGAATCCAGTTCTCCATAATGAGAAGGTCTGGTGCTTAACGCATGTGGTGAAGCACGGAACACCACGTAAGTACTACCATCACTTTGTGATCCTCAACAAAGATACCTTGAAGCCTGAACTGATTTCGACTCCCTTCTACTTTCAGACGCACGGCATCGAATACTGTATCGGCTTTGATATCCAGGGCTCAAATGCGACGTTCTATTACTCGACTTGGGACGCTGACCCCCGATCTTTATCCATATCCCTGGCCGCATTTGAATTTATACCGGTTTAAATGACATGATCCATATAGAATCAAATGACCAAGCACGAGAAGACAAAGGAAGACCGACTAACAGAGGGTCTCAAACTTTTGAAAGATATGCTGGACATCGTGAAGAATAAGGAACTGGCTGGGTACGTGGAGCTAAAGAGCCGTATTAGTGAATGGGTCACCACGGGCAAGGCATGGGATGGACGAATAGAGTTTGTTACCTTTGGTCGTTACGCGGATGTATCCCTGCCTAAAACTGCCTTAAAAGCCGCGGAGATCGCGTTTAAAGCGAACAAAACAGACTCATAAAATTGAAAAAGTATGTCTAGTTATAAAATAGCCAACAATGGGAAATAGTCCAATACAACAAAAGCATGATGTTGCTGTCCCTCCTATGAGACAGCAACAGCAACAGCAACAACAACCACAACAACAGTCCCTAGAACAAAAGATTAAGGCCTGGACGAGCCTGAACAATCCAACCGAGCTCCTCGATCTGTCGCACATGGGCTTAACGGATTTCGACGGGTCCATTATTCCATCGACCTGTCAACGGTTAGCGATTTACAGCAATCATCTTACAAAGATTCCCTCCCCTCTTCCCTATTCGCTGAAGGAACTGTATGCGGATCACAATCCGATCAAGCATATCGACGGATCTATTCTCCCCCCCTCTCTCGAGATTCTGGTGCTCACTCGCACCTTCATTAAGGCCCTTCCATTTCCGTTGCCCCCAAAGCTTCGCTACATGTATGCCTCGAATTGTAAACTCCAGTCCCTTCCTACCACCTTTCCGTCCACCCTCACGAATCTCAGTGTCCACAACAACTACATCACGACTATTCCCGAGACCTTCCCTGATTCTTTGCGTATCTTCTATGCGTCCTTCAATGAGTTCAAACGGATCCCAGACAGACTTCCCCCGTTCTTAACGGATATGATTGTTGCGGGCAATCACTTTCTGATTCCCCAGACATCGAATGACGAAAAGGGATTAGCACTGTACAACTATGCTCACAAGGTCCAGGAAGCCCAGAAAACTGCGGAAGAAGAGGAGTCGAAACGCCGAATTCAGGAACGAACGGAGCAGCTCAGAGGAGATCTCATGGAAGTGATCTATCATCCCGACCGCATCAGCCAGTGGTTTCAAGAGGGCGTTCTGTTCCACATGGTGTCGGATTATGACGGTGTAGAGGCTGCTCATAATCAGAGGCAATGGACGCTAAGAAGTGAGGATCCGATAGCTGTTGATTGTAGGACATGAATAGGTTGACTATTATTTTTAGTAAGCGATGATTATTTGCCTTATTAAGCGATGATTATTTGCCTTAGTAGGCGAACAATAGCCCCGCCCTTGTCGGGGCCGAATTGTTCGCTTAATAAGCGAACAATAGCCCCGCCCTTCCGCCATACACCCTTAGAACATTATACGTTTCCGCCCAGATATACACGTCATATGACGGTACATCGTTCTGATTGTAAGTGCCTCTGCGAGGGGTAAATTCTAGGAGCAGTTCCCGTTGTGACATCTTATCTAAATTTCCCTCGCCCAACGGTTTGGACACTGGTGTATAGCCACTGTAAAGACCAACAGGGAAGTTGTAATAGAACCTGTTGATCCAAGGGCTCTTTTTTTGTTCCCATGACGGTAAAATAGACCTATATAAGGCCGGTGTTTGTGTACGAAACCGAGTAAGAGATCCTTGGTACATGAGGGCAACACCTATAATCGGTTCCGAGTCTGACAGGGCAAAGGCCGGTGTCAGAAAACTAGGTTGAAACGCAGAAAGTCCCGTCGCATTTGGCCACCACAGTTTATCTGATTTGACAGCAGTCAGATCCCGTGTGGCCAAGAAATGGGCGTTGTAGGTCGGTGCTTCCACTCTCTGAACCATCCAAAACAGATCTCTCGTCGGATTGGGGATTTCAATGGGAATCCTAGCATTAGCAAGACCCCTTGTCTGGAAGGGCTGGACAGCGTAGTGCTGGACAATGGGCACCTGTAGATCTGCCATACGAAACCTGTTTGCCTCAGGCTGGTCCAAATAGACGTATTCCGCCATGATGTAGGTATCGCCCAGAGACAACGTGTTCGGCATATTGATGCCAGGAATGATGCCAACAGGTCTCACTGGATCGATCCCTGGGACAACGGTCCCGCCTCCCAAAAGATAGGCATAAAAGGGCGAATTCAACAGAGGCCATAGCCCAGTCCCATCATCAGTGCTAGTATTGTTGACGTTGCGACTGTCCGTATAATACATGCCATTCACATTTCGAAACGTTATCCCAATGCGAACCTCGTCCGACAAAATAGCATCAATCGGGAACGCACAGCCCGCATCACCACGACAGAACCAGAAAGGTAACGGTACGACTACCTGTGTCGGAACGGGATCATGGCCAAAGGTGGACGAGGTAAAGCCGTTGTCCAGGCGTTTAATCAGTCGGTTCATGGTCGTGGTCTTTTCCAGGGGCGTCTGGAACTCATCCATCATTTCTAACAGACGACTGTCCAAGGTTTCGATCTCAGTGTTGCCGATGTTCATGGTCGTACTCTCGACAAGAGCATGGCCAATACTGTTCGTCCATCCAAAGGTCGGTCCCGCAAAGAAGGCCCCTGCTTTGGCCCTAGCTATTGCCTGAGCCGTCTCAATATCGGGCATATTCGCCACAAGAAACAGCCGTGTAATCAGCTGTCCTTTGCGTAAAAGCCGGAAAAAGGATGTGCCGCCTAGGACAGGTGCTGAATCGAAGTCCAGGCGAACCATCTGGGTTGTGAAGCGTCCCGTGGTATGCCACAGCCTTACAAACGGTGCGAAAGTCTGTTTAAAAAAAATACGTTCATTTTGGATCCCCGTGGTAAGAGGTTTGAGGAGTGAGGCTACCATTGACTGTTAGTACAATCGTTTATTTAGATTGAAAATGTCTTACTACTTATATGGCTCCAGTCGACCTCGTCTTCCCTACATTCCCTAAGTTCTTCGATCGTTATGTCGGGATGTTGACAATAGGTCCTAGTACACCAACCAAGGCGTCTCACATCAGCTAGACAAAGACCCTTCGCCTGAGAATTCAAGGCTCTAATAGTCCATGGCTTATCAGGGAACCGCTCATAGTCTTCAAGCGTTACACTAGGATTGTAGCTGTATTTATCCCAGTCGACGGCAATTTTGTGCCTTATAAGCTGATCGACAGACATGGGAAGCAACAAGAACAGTTCGTGCCAGTCCCATTCGATCTCAGGATGTGTCATGACGTAGTCCAAGGTCAAATACCGCCTATTGCGACTCCAGCACCACTCAATCTCAGGATGACGTTCCATGAGCTCAAGCGTCACACTTGGATTGACAGAGAGGCCTGTGGCTCGCCATTTGATATCAGGATGATCCAAGAGCTCATCTGTGATAACAGCCAAGTGACTGAGGGGCCACCAGTCCCATGGCAGATAGAGATGGGCTAGGATCTGCTCCATGGTCGCCCGTCGACTCACGCGGTCCCAGTCCCAACTGTACTCTGGATTATGTAGGACGACATCCACAGGGATCGAGGGATTTCGACTGAGCCACGCAAAGTTCCATGGGATCTTGGGAAAGGCTTTAACAAGAGTCCAGGTAACACAGGGATTGCCACTCAAATAGGTGTAATTCCAGGGTCGCCCAGCGAAGTTGGTCACATCATACCATGTCAGGTCTAAATGATTACTGAGAGCGTCAAAATCGAGGCCTTCTGCCTCGTGTTCTAACAAGAATCTGACGGATACGGATGGATTCTGACACAAGAGCTTCCAGTTCCATGGATAATGGAGCTCGGATGCGACATCTTCGGTCCTGATCGCAGGATTCTTGCTCAGTTCGTTCCAGTCCCATGGCCGATCCACAGTTCGCCGAAGAAATTCAAAGAACTTCATAAGTGGTTAATATCAAAATAGCACCTGTTCGTCAAATTTAACAAAAATAGGGGAATGGGGTTTTTACTTGTATTCTATGTTTTTGGGGTCTCGTTCTGTGGGTCCGAGGTATTTCATGCCGAGGAAGACGAACAGGTCTCGCTCATCTCGGATCATTGGAACGTCTTCCATCATCGCACCAGGAGCAACATCCAGTCTGTGCTCATTGAGCGTATAGCCGAGTTCCAGGCATCTGGATCGCATCTTCACATTGAACTCCATGGGGCCGGTGAAGTACACGAGGGCAAACGGATACTCTTGAGGTGGGGTCAAGAGGATATCCAGGCGTCTATGGGCTGCCCCTGGCAGCCGACAGACACCCATGAACTTCTTCTCACCATTTGCGAGGGTATCTGTAATATAGCCACTGGCGATCAGAGTCCTGATAGTAGTCCTGAGATCCTTCGAATCAGCCGAACAGAGGAGCAGATCGATGTCGCCAGATGAGACAGCTCCCCTACGAAACGAGCCGACGATATCTGTCTGAATTCCTGTGATAGCTGATTTTAAGAAGGACTCATGGGCCAGCATTTCCTCCCTTGAGATCCGTTCTAGGAACTCTTCGTAATGGGTTAGACCGATGCGTTGACCGGCTGTCAGAAGCTTTGGATTTGCTGTAGCCGCGGCTCTCAAGTCGGCGACAGTCTTGATGCCTGTGGCAGCGAGTGTCTTAGCCTTGGCCACGCCGATCCCATAGCAGTTCATGAGCATCTTGTAGACGCCCACTTTATCGCTGGATTTGATGGTTTCTGCGGCTGCCAGGGTCCCTGTGGCTAGCACTTCGTCAATCTTCTTCTGGATGCCCTCGCCAACACCTGTAAGAGTAGACAGATCAGAAGGGGATCTGATGACAGGAATGGCCTTGATCTGTTTGATGACGTTGTTGTAGGAGCGGATCTTGAAGCTGGCTGTCTTCCCCCCATCGAGTTTGGCCTGGTCCTTCATGGTTTCCAGGGCACCGACGAGGGCTCCGAGATAATTGATGCTAGATGAGCAGGAACTGTTGGACATTATGGATAGTATGGATAGTAATATAAGGGCGGGGGCCTCCCTATCCCTACATGTCTCGCTTCAATTTTCTTTTTCGTCATAAAAAAATAGGACGAGGCAAGACGCAACTATCTCAATGCCCGATAGTTCTGTTGAGCACGGAGCCACCAGGTTTCGTTCTTCCTCTGGTACATACGACGACCAAAGGGACCAATAGGAGGCAGAATAGGCTTATAGCCCCTGAGATCAAGGAGAGACCAGGATTTGAAGACACCGCCAGTCAAGCGAACAGCGTGCTCTGCTGTCTTGATGCCATTAAGACCTGTATAGGCGGATATGTTGCCGATGGTCCGATTGGTGTTCAGGTCGTAGAATAGGGGCTGGCCATCTGGCTGGAGGATCATGTACGCTGGTTTTACTGGCTTGCCCCGCCAGTTCAACAGATGAACACCCGTGGGCATGAGGTGTAGGATCTCATAGTTGTCTAGGGTCTGATGGTGGGGTCTGAGGAGGATGTCCCGTCTATGGGCAGTGAGAATCCCTACTAGGCCCGCAATGGCGGCAAGATACGTGAGGCAAAACATGATAATATGGATATTGATGGAAAGTGCGTGACAAGGGAGATCACACCTGTTCGTCTGTGTCACCGGTCTTCAATTTTCTTTTCCGGATCGGCAAAAAAATATTGCGGTCACTTTCTTACAACAGGACGCGATTCGTAAAGAACTCCTCCTTAAGCAGATCTCGTTTCATATCCGCCGCGGTGCCCATCATGGTGTCGATATTGAGACCCTTCTCAATAGCGAGGAGCAAGTGAACCACCTTGACAACCTTTTTCTGGCCCATACGCACGGCTCTCGCCTTGGCCTGTTCCATCATCGCACTGGTCCACCAGGGGCTCATGAAGACAACCCCGTCGAATTCTTGTAGATTCAAGCCACAGCCACCTGCCTGGAGCTGGATCAAGAGGACGCGACAGGAGGGATCTCTGGCTCTCATTAGGGTCGCGGTGCGTTCTGTCTGGTTAAGACCCCCGTGATACTGCTCGGCCTCAAGGCCCAGGCGATCTTCCAAATACTCGGCCACCAGTCGCATTTCCTCGTGGAAGGAGCAGAAGACGATCCACTTGCGACTCCTGTCCGTCTGTATTAAGTCACCGAGGCCGATCATCTTGGTGCTAGGGGCTGTCCAAGACTTGTTGAAGGTCGCAGGACTAACAGAAGCCTGACGGAGTCTCAAGAACATCTCGAACTGGTAGTCATAGGGATGCTCTGCGGTAGCACGGTAGAAGTTGCGTTCTTTTGCGGATGCGAACTCTAGAACATGCTCCTCTTCGTCAGGAACAGGGGGAGCGTCTCGTACCTTGCCTCGAATAGACTCCATGGATCTGTAGATTAGGATCTCCTCCATAAGAGCTGGGTAGTAGACGGGGTCCCATCGCATAGTGGGAGTATGGGGGATGCCGAGGAAGGCGAACAGGGTGACAGCATCGCTGAGGGAGTTGACTACAGGGGTGCCGGTTAAGACCCATCGCAGAGATGCCTCGATCTCAAGAACCTTTTGGGTGAGGATGGACTTGTGATTTCGAATACGATGGGCCTCGTCAAGGACCACGCGGTCCCAGGTTTCTGCTAACACAAGAGCCTCGCGATGGAGGAGAGTGTCGTAGTTAGTGATGAAGACCTGGGGAACAGAAGGGTCCCAGGCATCTGCGGAGGCTTTGGTCTCAGTTGGCAGTAAACTGCTAACTTTGGTCCAGACCCGCTCCTTGCCGACTACGAAGCAACGGAAGCCGGCCTTCGTCGCTGCTGTCGTCCAGGGCTCCACAAGAGCCAGTGGCACCAGTAGGAGGGTCTTGGGTTTCGGATTATTCTTCATCGTCATGAGCATTTCGCTAGTTTTGCCGAGCCCCATGTCGTCGGCGAGGACACCGCCACGAAAGTTGACAGCGGGCTGGTCGCTGAACGGAGGTGCCTCGGTGCCCTTGCGTTCGAGCATCAGCATATGGTTGATGGCCGGTCCTTGATGCGAGTAGGGCTTGAATCCCTCATAGAGCATCTTAAGGGGGGCCTTGCGTTTCAGAACGGTCATAGTATGGATAGTAGTAGAGGGGGGAGAGACCGACCATGGGGGGCTTGCCGCAAATCAATTTTAGATTGGTCTTAAAAAAAAATCGGAAGTCGCCAGAACCCTCTACCACACTGTTCGTCGGCAGTAGGTTCTGCCATCTTCGGAAAAAAAAGTTTTTTAGGCTTTTTTTGATTTTTGGGTTTTTTCTATTTTTGGGGTTTTGCTATTTTCCTATTTTGGGTTTTATTCAACATCCTCGGCAACAGGAGGCCACACGGGTTCCTCCGTTGTCTCGTCGATCAGGTCCTCGCTCTCATTGTAGACACCGCACCACTCGCCTTCCGCAGACCAGACCTGGCCTACATCGTTCTTCAGGTAGGTCGTACCGTTGAACTCCCAGGGTGCCATGGTAGCACGGGGGTTCACTGGCACGGCGGGTAGGGTGAGGGCAGGCAGAGCGGCCTTCTTGCCCTTCTTCGCAACGGTCTTGATCACTGGCTTAGCTGCTGAGCTACTAGAGCTACTGTTGCTAGAGGACTCAGGGATCGTCTCGATGCGAGCGAGTGAGAGGGAGGCAGGAGGAGCAGGGAGGGCCTTCTTCTTCCCTGATGGCCCGTCTGTCAGTTGTAGAACTTTGACAGTGGGGCACTTCGCAGGAGTAGTAGAGGCCTTCTTGCCCTTCGCTGGTGGCGGGGGGAGGGACGCAGAGGAGTTGCTGCTGGGGGTCATAGGTATGATGGCTGTGCCGAGACTGGCTTCGCGTTCCTCGGTGGACGCGACGCTGTGGCTATCATCGAGATCGAGGATAGCAGCAGCAACGGGCTTCTTACTTTTGACAACGGAGACAACGGAGGTGGCAGTAGCAGTAGCAGCAGCCTTACGCTCAGCGAAGGCTGAGAGGAAGGCTGTGTACTCGGGAGTCTGTCCGCCCTCCTTGGAACCACCGAGATATGCTCGGTGGCCCAGGTAGGCGATCATGACTCCCTGCTTCGTACCATTGACAGGGTGGGTGTAGGCCTCTTTGAACTCGGTGTAGCGTTCAGCACGTTCCGTACCAGACTCACCCTTCGCAGGCAGGACATATGCTGTCCATGCTTGCCAGGAGTTCGTGTTGGTGCGGCTGCCGCCACTGCTGACCGAGCTCGAGTCGGAACCAGAGGCCTTTTTGGCCTTCTTGGAACCAGCTTTCGCTGTGGCCGCAACTGCGGTTTTGTGCTGTTTGAACGCTAAGGCAGTGGCCTTGCGGAGGTCCTTGACGGAGGCGGTGAGGAGATCTATTTGTGCCAGAATGGCTTCAGGGGACGCAATCAGTGTTGTGGACATCTTGAGCTGAATAATTGGATAGACTTGTGAGGGTTGTCTCTATTTGGGGTAGAGGGGACCTTCCTAGCCGACCAGATCCGCATTTCAATTTTATTTTTAGGTTGAGGAATTGGCCGATCCAGGGGACCCGCTGGGGGACCTGTTGGGGACCTCGGCCGAGGCCATTTCCGCCCGCAAAACGGGCCTGGGTCCCCTGGTCCAGATAAAATTGATCGGGGGACCTGGGCCTAGGTCCCCAGACCAGATAGGGTGGCCCCAGGGGACCTGTCCGTCCTCAACCTCGGAATAAAATTGATGGCAGCCAGGGGACCCTTGGTAGGGTCCCCTGATTTGTGACCCTGTCCGCCTCAACCCAAAAATAAAATTGAAACGGGCCTGATCTGAACGGCAGGAGGTACGGTATCACCCCAGATACTCCCCACCACTGGTAACAACTTTACACATCTATCCATATTTGCGGCTTTTTTGGTTGCAGCACGAAATGAGTAAACTAGTCAATACCAGCAACAGCACGTGTGCCGGCTCAATGGTCACCCTGGGGCAGGAAGCCCCCAAACCCATACAGAAGGGTGTCGCTAAGGCAGTTCGCCGAAGCACAAATCTGTTCCGCGGGTCCCTGGACAAGAGACTCACCCACGACCAGATCATCGCACGTGGGATAGCAGCAGAGCGTGCCATGAAGTCCAAGCAGGCCGAGGACAGCGATGATGATCTGGGTGTTGAGGGGCAGGACATTGCCAAGCGTTGCGTCGCAGTCCTCAGTCGCTACGACAATGTTGCGGCCAACTCCATCGAGGAAGGGGCTCAGCTCGACGCAGCGGTCCACCTCCACATCAACTACGGCCCCAAGCATCTGGCTGCCCTCCTTGCCTATGAGGGGGTGTCTGTCGAGGATCTGCCCGCCCACGAGCGAGCCCTGGTTTCTGGTCTTGGCCTCGCGGGCAAGAAGACCGGTGCCAGAGCCACTGGGTACAAGCATACAGAGGATGCGGAGTTCGTAGCAGTCATGCGTGCCCAGCAGGAACGCCGTGAGGCATGGCAGGCTGAGCAGGCTCTGATCGCAGCAGCGAAGCTTCGGGCCAAGCAGCTCGCGGATGCCTGCCGCGTCGCTGTCAGGACTAAGGCTCGTGCTGCTATCGCGAAGCTCCTCCCCAACCTGCCTGCCCTCACGCGTGCTGTGGTCCAGCATCGCCTCGTCAAGCTTGAGGCCAACCTCGCAGCTCGTACTGATCGCTTCAGGATAGCGAATGCCCAGAACCGTCAGCGTGGTGAGTTCGGGACTCTGCCCAAGTGCGTCGGTTGCGGCTGCTGGTACACCTGCGACTGTGCTGACTGGGGTGCCATGAGTGACTATGAGGATCGGGCCATGGGTCGCATCAGACGCTTCCGAGGCATCCTCAAGCCACTGGGACTCCACCAGCTGATCAAGTTCACCAGGCCTGCTACTCCTATCACAGGACCCAAGTGGATAGAGACAGTCACAGAAGTAGCTGGCCCCGTTGTCGAGCACCTCCCCAACTACCTCATGCCTGTCGCAGAGGAGGCCTATGTCAAGCCCAAGTCCACCATCTGCTCTGTCCGTCTCGGCAACATCCGCTACCTCCGCAACAAGCCCGAGCTGTACCGCTTCATCCGTGATCTGAGCGACTTCGTCAAGCGTCAGGGGTGCCAGATAGCCGAGAAGGAGGCCATCTACGCTCCTCTGCGTGACGGCAAGTCGATTGGGTTCTGCTTCCTCAAGTTGGCCACAGCCGAGCAGGCCCAGCTGTTCCTGGAGCGTTGCGGCCCTGAGCCCATGCTCGAGGACTCCCTCACGGGCGACAGACGTGCTATGTTCCCCGAGTTGGCAGCGTCTGATCGCAAGTCGAAGGAGGAGATGCTCAGGCCCAAGGTCACCCGCCACCCTTCAGCTCCCGCCCCTCTGTCCGCTGTCGCATCCGCCCTCAAGGCCGCGGTAGCAGCCACTGGCAATCAGCTGGCCCCCGTCTGCCTAGGTGCTGCCAAGCGTGAGGTGGTGGCGGATCTGGCCACGGCGATGGCAGATGCTGTGAAGAAGCGTCTGGCAGAGGCCTTCCCCGTCCTGGTGGCAACTGAGTCTGTCGGTGCCAAGAGCTTCGAGGTGAGCTTCGCAGCAGTCGCGGCCAAGCCTGTGGTCACCCTGGATCAGCAGGTGGAGGATCTGCTGACAGAGGAGGTGGAGGGTGTGAAGTATGACAAGATCTTCCTGCCCACCCACCCCCAGTATGAGGCGATGATGGCACTATCGGAGGCCGCGAGACAGAAGTAAATAGACAAAATAGACAAAAACTGAAAATCAAAAAAACAAAAAAAAGACCAAAAATCTTTTTTTTGCCGTTTTCTAAAATTGAACAGACGCCCCCTGTCCGTCTCAGCTGTCCACCTACGACTATCCATAATGTCCGTTGACGTACTCGCACACGTGTTATCCAATATCGATCTGTCCTCGACAGACCAGGACGCTGACCTGAATGCCTTGGCAGAAGCCCTGGACGAGGCTCTGGCTGAGGCCTCTTCTACGACGACTGCAGTAGCAGTAGCAGTAGCAGTAGCTGAACCAGTAGCCCTTACGGCAGAACCCATACACTACGTATCAGGCAGGAAACGGCCCCGTTCTGAGTTCATCCCGCCTCTCGTCAGTGATCTGTCGATTCCTGAGCTTCGCCTCTTAAAACGTGGCCAGTTCGAGGATCTTCTCGGCGAGCTCACGTATCGCCAGCTTCTCGAGTTCCACAAGACACGGACAGGCAAAGGACAGCGGCTTCGTGTCTGGCAGTATCGGCTCCTCCGTTCATGCCTTGATGAGGCGTAGCCTAAACGTGTTCCCCTATTTTTTGTTAAATGATGCCCCTATCGCTTGAAGATCGGTTCGTTGTGACCCTTCTTGTGTGGTGGAATGCGATCGTAGATATTTTTAGGACCCTCCATCAAGTTCCCTCTCTTGATGAAGATGGCTATTGTGTTCTTGAGTCGGGTCTTGATGCTGTCCCCCGAACAACCCTGTCCGTCCTACCCCCACATTACATGATCTTGCCTAAGGTCCATACAAATAGGGGCGGCAGTAACCCGTTTTACTGGCGTTCTTCTACTTTTTTTAAGAGGACCGTCCATCCGACGTATCTGGCCGTCCATTATGAACATCCTGGGCCCGCACTTTCAGTCAGTAAAGGCAGTCACTTGGGATGGCAGATGTCCCTGCCTACGCAACTGAATGTTCAGCAAAACTCCCTCGTCCTGATGAATAGTGGGCTATTGAAGGCTCATATTGACACGGCCCCACAAACAACGGTCCGGTTTCTCGCCGTCCACCAACATGACAACTACCTGTTTGACCAACAGGAGAATACAGAATCCGTGTACATACCTTCGCTAACGTGTACAGCCCCCATTCTTGAGATCCTCTCTTACTTAGTCGCTGTTCCTGTTCAAGGGATAGCGACGCTTGTCTGGACAGTCGGCCAGTTCGTAAAAGAAAAATTGAACTAGGATGGCCCCCCTTAGTCAAAGCCCCACCTCCTATTATTCATATCCATATTATAATGTCCCAAGCATATCGTCATTTCCTCGAATTTGACCCTATTTATAAAAGAGAATACCTGAACATCAACTGGGCCAACAAACGCCAGCTGGAACATACTGGCGACGGTCGGTCTGTCGAAGAACTCATTGCGACTCTTGAAATTCCCCCTCACATTCACAAGATGGTCTGTTCGGGCCTCGACCTAAATCAGATCCCAGATGTACGGCCGCAAATCACTCATCTCGATCTGAGCCACAATCAGTTCAGGACCTTCAAAACGCCCGACCATCTTATAGAGCTTCAGATCAGTCATAATCCCCTGGTCACCCTCTTTCTCAATGAGGGTCTGAAGCATCTCTTATGTAACAGGACGACCTTGAGAGCCTTGCCTTCTCTGCCCTCTACGCTTGAGGTGCTGGGATCTTTCTCCAATCCCTCCCTTTCAGACCTCCCGCCTTTACCCCCGTCCTTGGTGTACCTGTCATGTTCCAACTGTAGTATCACGGGTCTTCCTGAGCTTCCTGAAACCCTCGAAACGCTCGCATGTGATTATAATTTCCTCCCCGTCCTCCCACCGCTACCTCCTAACCTCAAGCATCTGAATGCGGCACATAACAGGCTTCTAACACTCCCCCCAATTCCTGCGTCGTGCGTCAAGCTAGAAGTCGCATTTAATCGGCTAACAGAACTTCCTGACCTCCCTGAGGCCGTTAAATCCCTCTGGATCATTGGCAATCCAGTCGCCCAGACCTTCACGTCTGAGACCCTAAAATTCAATACGTACTACAATTATTGGATGAAATAGGCACCTAAATCACAGTCCCAATATTTTTATCAAAAAAAAAATTGAAGTGCGGACGAACAGTGATTATGGTTGTAGCCACAGCAAACCACCTCACAAATATCCAAATTTACATAATGTCTCATTCCTGGTACAAACCCTATATCTTCCTTGGCATGCTAAGGATCAACCGTGATGCGATCCTAACGGCAGAAAAGGCTCTTGGCCATGCGTTTACATGGGACGATCTGGCGGCAGCCCTTTCTGAGCTGCCGTCCTCTGTTAGCTCACTATGTCTGAATAATCTGGCACTTGACAACTTCCCGCCATTACCCGCTAACATCAAGGGTATTTATGTAGAGAACTGTCATATGGCAGACTTTAAGACCCCTGAACATCTCGAGAACCTTGCGATTCAGAATTCGACCCTCACGTCTCTTACTCTTAACGAAGGCCTGACCTTTCTTGGCTTCCTTAAATGTAGTTTCACGGACTTCGTTCTTCCCAAGTCCCTTCTTACATACTCGCAAAATCACAGCCCCATCAAAACCCTCCCTGTATTACCAGAGGGTCTTCTGAGTCTGTCAGTCGACAATACAGACCTGAAGGAACTCCCGCCACTTCCTCCTAGGCTCGAACAACTCCACTGTGGGAACAATCCCTGGCTCAAGACAATCCCCCCACTCCCCGCCACGATCAAAGAGATTCATGCGATGAACAATTCCTTCGAATCGTTCCAGACCATTCCTGATGGGTGTGTAAAGATTCTCCTCAATAATAACCTTCTGACCGCCTTTCCGTCCATTCCTGAATCCGTGAAAGAGATCTGTCTCATTGGCAATCCTGTCCTAAAGACGATGACCTTTGAAGCTCCCTGGAAATCGAATGGCCATTTTGGGTATGTTCGTTAAACCCAAATCACATTTCCATATTTTTTATAGAAAAAATTGAACCGCTTGGGCCTAGGGTATATAGCCCCCCATTTAAACATTATCTATCCATACTTATCATGTCTGTTCCCTGGTATTCTGCTATCTACAAAGACGGAAGGCTTGAGATCACAGACTGGACATCAGAGATCAACAGTCGCACAAATCCCCCTCCAAAGGGCTTCTTGAACGATCTCCCCCCCGATCTTCGAATCCTCATCTGTGAAAAAATCCCTCTGACAGATGAGGATCTGCCAGATCAATGGCCACCTCTTCTAGAATCCCTTTCCCTAAATTACACGCAGATCACGATCCTCATCCTTCCACCCTCCCTGAAACGATGTGACTGTGGCGGAAATCCAAGTCTGACCATCCTTCACGCGTTCGAGGGGCTGGAACACCTTGCCTCCGTCGATTCAGGGATCACATCAGATCTCAAGATTCCCTCCACAGTCACCAGCCTCCACATGGCATACTGTAAACTTCCCACCCTTCCCGTCCTTCCATCAGGTCTGAAGGAGCTGAGGGTCAACGACTGTGGTCTCACACATCTGTCTGATCTTCCACCAACTCTCGAAACGTTAGCGGTCGATCACAACGACTTGACAGCCATTCCACCTCTTCCATCAACTCTCAAAACGATTGTAGCGTACAAGAACAAACTTGCCAGCTTTCCCCCTGTTCCTGAAAGGGTCACCCTTCTCCTGATCCAAGAGAATCACCTCCTTTCCCTTCCTACGTTACCCATGTCCCTTGAAATCCTGAATGTGGATGATTCGATCGCCTCAAGCATCGATCGCACCAGGTGGACTCATGAGAGAAAGAGTTCTAATTACTGGCATTGGGAAACCCACGAGTACAAGAAACAAAGGCCCGTGACAGAGTACTTTGACTGGCGAAAGACACAAAAAGAGCTATCCAAGCTAGACTAAGACCTGCCCGTCCTATTTTTTATAAAAAAAATTGAAGTCCCAAGCTACCAAAGAAATCTCGAACACCCGCCTATTCCTATCCAAATTATCATAATGTCTGTCCGAGTTCGCCACATTATTAAAACCGCACCTTCTGACGCTCTCAAAGAGCTTCAGAAGCTGTTGCCCAAATCCTCATCTAGTGGGGCTAAACCCCCCCTAGAACCCCCAACCCTTACAACCCACCGATACCCTGCCGCACTCCTGTCCGTCTTTCCTAAGGAGGAGCGATACTCCCTTCTCGGCTGTGTTACTGAGGATCTCTTACGTCTACCCGTCACAGATATCACAGTAGACGCTCTTTGGACCGCCGTTCAGAACTGGTATCCTGGTGTTGAGACCAAAGCAAAAGACAAGCTAGTAGTCTCCGAAACCACAAAGCCCTATCTCCAGCACGTCAGAAACACGAGGGCAGCCCTAGACGTCGTTACTAAGGGCCCCCTTACCTTTGATACCGTTGTCGCCTTTGATTCTGTGGAAGGCCATCCTGATGCTCAGACGCCAACCCAGATCTTTGAGGTGAAAACCACAGGAATGCTAGAAGACAACTGGAAACAGTTCTTGTTCCAAGTGTTCGCTTACGCAGCCCTAGATCTGACAGCCACAGATGTCTATCTGGTCCTCCCGCTTCAAGAAACTGTTTGGCATTACAACGTCAGTACATGGACGAACAGGGTTGCTTATCGGGATCTGTTCAACCATTTGGCCAAGCGACAACTGAATCCTGATGCCGACAAATCGGTTCTGCCAGGACAGGCTCTGGCCACTCTTCATGGCATCGGCAGTCACATGCCGAAACTGAAGACTCTGACAGATACCGTGAAATCTCTTCCCCCGTCTGTCCCCAGCCAGATCTTTCTGTCGGGCCCCATGAATAGCAAGGTGACTGCGAAAGAGGAGGACGTAGCGGCAGCCAAGGGCCTCCTGACCGAATCACAACCCCTGTTCGTCCATAGCCCCTACATGATCAACTTATGTTCAGATCCTGCTGTCAAAGACGACTATTCTACCGGTCTTCTGATCAAATACCTACAGATTGCTGTGCCATTAGGATCGAAAGGGGTTGTTGTTCATGTGGGAAAATCCACCAGTCAGGATCTGAAAATAGCCATGGACAATATGAGAACCAATCTGTTGAGAGCGATTCCTTATGCGACTGAGACGTGTCCGATCCTCCTCGAAACACCGGCTGGTCAGGGCACAGAAGTTCTGACTGACTTCGACGAGTTCCTGGACTTTGTAACCTCCTTTAAGGATCCGAGGCTCAGAATCTGTGTTGACACGTGTCATGTGTTTGCGACAGGCTACGAGCCAAAAGACTATGCTGAAGGGATTCTGGCAAGACGACCCGATCTGTTGACTCTGGTTCACTTTAATGACTCTTCGACTCCCTGTGGGTCCTGTGTAGATCGGCATGCGTTCATTGGGACAGGAGACATTGGGCTAAAGAAGCTAACAGAGGTCGCTGAACTGTGTACAAAGTACAAGGTTCCGATGGTTATTGAGTAAAGAGGGCGGCCAGCTTCTTTAGCAGTCTCTTATGATGTAGCTCCAGCCTCTCACAGAATACTTTTTTATCGGCCAGGGATATCTCTGTCTTCATACGAACCTGACGGCAAGCATCAATAGTAGCATTCTTATGATCTGCTTCTAACAGGGTCATTCCAGTGTCAAGAAGCGATACCTGTGCTTCTTCTCGCATATTATGAAGGTGTCTAATTTCACGGATAATGCTCTCAACTTCCTTATTTGCTCGTAAGAGTCTTGATCGAACGATATCAATCTCTTTTTGAAGGGCTTGAATTTGGGCATTCATTATGACGAATAGGTATCAATGGTTTATATTCACGCCTATAAGTAGGGTATGCCGCTTCACTTTGAGGATCGACGAGTCTTATTGAAACCAACTATATCAACCATGCTATCTGTCCTAGATTCCAAGGGGAATCCCGAATCGGCTTATAAAAAGGGGACAACTGTGAAGGTCCATAACAGGATGGAAAGGGGTTACAGTTACGTTTTGGAAGCAGATCCAGGCTCCATAACTGATCCCGAGTTCAAACCTGCCATAACACCGAAAGAAATGTTGGCTCTCGGTGTCTTTGAGGGAAAATACTTCAATGACTGTATCTTGGAGTTCCCGAAAGACTGGTTTCTGCCGGCGATCATGCTGGGCAAGCTCAGCCCCGAAAGGCCCGATATCACTGTCAATCTGTTCCAGACAGACAGTCGCTTGTCTCTGTCTTTATGGCATGACTATGGCTGGGTTCCGAACAAGGGTCACCACGTAGCGAAACAGTACCCAATTCTGTCAGATCCGACCAAAAATCCTGATATTCGAGGCTGGGCCCAATGGTACTTTCGGTACTATCTGGGCCGACGAATCCCTGAACTGGACGCAGTCCAAATTAAGAGGTGGAAGGCCTTCGTCAGACATGCGGGACAGATCAAAGCCAACTGTAAGAAGGGGGATTTGACCTGTTATAAAAGGAGCAGACAGGCACTGTTACAGTGGTCACACGATCCGTTCCTCTAAGAGGAACGGATTGTGTTTCCATATTGTTTGGCAGCAAAGCTGCCAAACACTGTGGTCCCATGACCCTTTTCTCTAACGAGAAAAGGGCCATAGGCAACATAGGTCCCACAATCCGTTCCTCTAAAATTATCGCCTATGCCGCGTTCTCTTAGCAACCCTTTTCGTCTTTCGAACAGATTTACGTCGTTTTCCTCCAACTACCCCCATAGGATCAGCAATCATAATATCTTCTTGTCTGCGTACATAACAACGCTGTTCAGGATCCTCAACCTTCTTTGAGCAACCAATTGGTTTACGACATGTATCTACCTCGCACTGTTGTTTGAAATCAATCCTTGTATTCACGCTATAGTCTATTTCTTGAATATCTGTAAAATACACTTTATCCCGTACTTCTACATTAATCGCATGGACAGAATAATTTTTTACATCATCCGATGATAATTTAATCCCTTTAATATATTTATATAACTTTTTGATAAATCCACTATGCGTTACAAGAAACATATCAGGATTTCTAAGTTTACGTTCTTTTCCAAGAAACTCATAGCTATTAAATAGCCATTGTTTAAAATTATCTATATTTGGAAATGTGGCATATTTGTTCACATATGGTTCAAAATACTGTATATTTCTAACACGAGCAATATCAGACCCTTGACCACACATATTCTTATTTAGAACTTCCGTTTGCTTCTCAAATGAAAAGGCAAGATTCTCTTGATCGGCTACTTTTTGTGGATCAACTCCCGCTATTTCAGACACGTATGGGACAATATAAAATTTATCAGGTTGTGTCATTAAATAAGCAGTTTGTTGAGCCCGAATGAGCTCTGATGATCCAATGATCATCTTTTTAAAATCAAATCCAGTTGTGTTTAGCAAATATCCATACTGTATTGCCGCCTGACGTCCAATTGTCGTTAATTCAGGATCTGTGTACTGGGTGCGAATATGGCTAGAAAACAACCCATATTCTTGTGTTTTCATAACATTCGCACATGAAATACCATGTCGTACTACATAAAGTGTAAATTTGTATCGTAAGGGCGTTGGTATATTAAAATTCCGTTGTCTACTGCTAGACACCGTCAAATCACGTAAATAATTTGGTAGCGGTCTAGTCGCATATATCGGTTCAGGTTTACTAGTCCCCAATCCCATAATCCCTACTTACACAGCATAAAGTTATTTAGTATACTACTATTAAATAACTGGATGCCCCCTCTCTTGATTATTCAGTTTAGAGTCCCAATTAGTAGCACAGGCGAGTCGGAGCTCCAATGGCACGCCTTTTCATCTTCCAGTCCAAGTCGCACCCAAGTTCAACTGCTCTATGATACCTGCTATGATCTCGGCTATCAAATATCCTATCCGTCAGACAAATACACAAAATTCGGTGACTTTGAGAAACATTACAGTTTTTTGAACTCTCTCACAATCCAACAGAGGAGCCAGGGGCTTCGCTTTGTCTATGATGATGACGCAGAGTCTATTAATACTATGTATCCAATTATAACTATGGAGGGTAATTTCAATGAGGAAATCCCCGAATCTGCTGGAATAATCGTCTTTGCTCATCACCAAATTATAGAACCCAATCTATCCTTAACAATTCCATCAGACTCTGATTCCGATTCCGATTCTGACTAACTCGTCAGCCACTTGTGCGTCAAATACGCAATTACGCAAATACCAGCCACTTCTAAGCCCCTAACTAACAATAGCTCTTCGACTCGGATGAGCTCCTTTCCTACAAGTTGGCTATTAGACAGATCACAGACATAACACCGATTCCCATTCTGAATATCCGTCTTAGAACTACGTTGCGTAACAAAGTAGTTCTTGATCCCCACAATGGTTAGACCGTGGACAGACTTGTAGACGCACATCCAAAAGTCGATCTGCATATGAAGCATATAGGCCTCCTTCAAGAACTTCTTAGCACAGTCCAACGTAATTACATAACACTGAGTACCCATGAACGCTGTCACTTTATTTAGTTGTGGATCCTCTATCATAGTCTTGGTGCCGGCCACTTGATGACAGAGGGTGAACAGATCCCAGGCCTTGAGATCCTGAAGGACAATGGACCCTTCGATTACATGATTTACCTGGGCCACAAAGTCAAAGGGCACCGCTGCGTCATCTTCCATGACCAGACATACAGGGGCATTGTTTTCCACCATCCATTCCCAGACACCAATGTGACTGAGGGCACAACCAATGGCTCCCATGGTATCAATATCTTCATGTGACCGTCGCTGTTTCGCCAAAATATTTCGTTTCGTAATCAACGGAATCCGCTCATCGGACCTTACATCCAACGACTTTCCGTCCACTGCGATAAATCGTTTGATATTTGTCAGATCCATTACTCCTGCCTGCCCCGTGAACTGTTTCCAACGATCGATACGTCGTTCCAAATTAATACAGAAGGCCGGAATTTTATCAATTTGCCAAGCCTTTGAATCTTGATTATAGTAGGCCATATTATCCCTATTATAATCATATGTTATAATTATCCAATTATATCTCAGCTAAATACATATTTGTCATACCACTTATGGCTAAAATGTTTCTGTACCCTAACGTAGTTTTAAGGAAGTCAAAGAGTGGTCTATTTTCATGATTGGACTCAAAGAGGATTTTAGGATTTCCACAACGTTTTATAGTTTCGACGGCTCCTTGTAGTACATTTAATTCATTATCCTCTACATCCATTTTAATAAATCCAATATTCGAATAATTATATGAGTCAAGCGTTCTTATTTGAATCTGTTCTTCCCGTAAAATAGGGTCGCTCAGAATCTGAACGGATGATCCTCCACCGTCATGACTGCGTATGTATAGGGTTGCGTTGCCTTCTTGTGCTTTAGATCCAAGCCCTGTGTTATAACATGTTACATTTTGAAGGTTCGATAACGCAACGGATCCACACAGGGCATAATATGTCATTTTTTGAGGTTCAAAACTATATACTTGATTTGCGTAAGGGGCCAAACACAAAGAATAGGTTCCTGTATGGGCCCCAATATCCAATACATCTTTGTCTTTTCTACAAAGTTGCTTCGTCCATTCTATTAGACTTTTTTCAAAAAGTCCATGGTTCGTGTAGTAGTTTAAATTTGTGGATGGCAATATATAGGTCAACGATGAATTAATTGAAATTATTTGATTCATACTATCATCCGTTACAGGTTTTTCTTGTTGTTTTGATAATATGAAATATTTTGTGGACATTGTTCTGTATAAACCATGTGTGTTTAAACCCTTAAATTTGATACTTTTATAATTCGTTTAGCAAAGTCAAATGGGCCATTTAACTGTATTGATGGGCTGTATGTTTGCCCAAAAGACCACGGAACTGTTACGTCGCATTCGCCGATTCAAGGCGATCGGCTACAAGGTTCTGGTGGTCAATTATGTCGGTGACACTCGTTATGGGACCAATAAGATCGCATCACATGATGTGGATACATGTGATGCGATCTGTGTAAATAGTCTGGCCGAGGTCGCCGGTCAAGTTGCCTCTTATGATGCCTTGATTATCGATGAGGGCCAGTTTTATTCGGACCTGTACAACTATGTGACTGAGTGGGCAGACCGTCTTCCGCTCAAGATTATTGTGGCGGGTCTGAGTGGCGACTCGGAACGAAAACCGTTTGGGGACATGCTAAAACTGATTCCGATGGCCGAGGAAACAGAGCATCTAACAGCCTACTGTTCTGTCTGTAAGGATGGGACTGTGGCAATGTTCAGCAAGTGTATTAAGGCAAAAACGGGTCAGGTAGTCATTGGATCATCAGATACGTATGTACCCGTCTGTCGCCAACACTATCTGTCATAGCGTTGTGATAGCATTGTGATAGCATTTCATAGCACCTAAAACCATTCTATTTTTATCGTATATGGATGTCAGTGAAGGTTCTAGAGATTGGAATCGGTCCCCTAAATCCGCTTATTAAGGTCTTTTTTAAAATGCCTTTAAACCATGCGTTAGAATGGATTCAGTGTATGACGGGGATTCCATCCGTTATAAAAGACGAACAGGTGGAGGTGGAGTTCATAGAAATAAGACATCTAAACGTCTATACTCAGACTGTCTTGCCTCTTCAACTTCAACCCTATGTGTCCATGATAAAAGAATATTTAACAACAGCTAAAATCTACGAGTTTACTGACAATAAATTAAATTACATAAAATAGGGATGAATACACTTGATAATCTTACTGACGAAACAGTAGATAACATCTTCCATATAACAGAAGCGTCTCCTACAACAAATCCTGTCTTCCTCATTATCGCGGGGATTCCAGGGGTAGGAAAGAGCTCCGCACATAAGGAGGCTGTTAAACGTGGTTACATTCCAAAACATAACTATGCCACAATTAATCTGGATACTCTTGTGGAAAGTCTGAAGGTCTTCCGAGCAGCCTCGTCGATGGCACACTTTTTAAAATTAGATGGACATGAGGACATCAGGTTTGGAACGATTCGAGCGTATCAAAGCAAACATCAGGATCTAGAACTGTTTGATTGGTATGATAAGATTCATGAGACTCTGGATCCCCAGACAAAAAAACGACTAGATAAGATCCGATCACGCTATTCTGATGCTACAGCTATTCAATCTCACAGTATACAGGAACTTGGTGCCGATGCTATTGAACGAGCCGTCAAAAAGCAGGTCAGCGTAGTTTATGAGACAACCCTGTCGTTCAATAAGAAAGAGGGGATTGTGAAAAAGATCGATGCGATTATGGATCTACTCAAGGACACATCCTATCGTGTCATCCTTCTTCATATTGTGGGACCCATTGAGGAAATTGCCAAACGAATTCATCATCGCCAAGAGTATCAGACACCCTCCTTAAGCATGCCATTTTACAGATATATGCCGGCATCAGAAACAGTCTTATCCAAAATCGACAAAGATAACAAGGAGGCTGTCAAAGCCATTCAAACCATTTATCCATCAATCAGTGTCGTTGTAATGGAAGCCACTATGAATGAGTCTCGTTTACCAAAGCCTAAACGGTATACCTTGCGTAAACAACGGCATAAGTTATCGACTGTCTTTGGACCGTCAAGGTCAACCTCAGGCTATTCAGCAGATAGGAGCCGAAGTAGTAGTCGTAGTGTGACTAGTCACAGTAAAGCAGGTAGCAAATAGAGAATCTACACACACATTCTAGAACATAAGAATATAATCCTATGTTCTAGTAAGGGAATGGACAGAACGTTAAGACGCCCTCCATCCTATTCAGATTCCTTTATAGTCCTATCGGGTAAGCAAACAGAGCTAGAACCTTTAAAGAGTCCCTTGTTAAGGAGGGACAGTGGGTTTTTCATTGAATCCCCACCACCATTAGAACCATCCATCCTACAGTCCCCATCTATAGAATTACCAGTTCCACAGATCATAATATCCAGGCCCCACAGCCCTGCTGAAAAGTGGTTCAATCGGATCATGAGTCTCGGCGTCCATATTACGCTAATTAGCCTTTTTGAGACGATTTTCTTCTTCCAGTTCGTGTCAGTATCAGAAGACACGGGACTCAAATCGACCATCGACAGTTACGTAAACAATATTTTAACAACATGTAAAAACTGGACCTCAGAACAACACATCGTCATAAATGACATCCTGTCCGTCCTAGTAAATGTGACACAGGTAGACGAAAATGGGTCTATCGCATCTTCCAATCGACATGCGTTCAACTCATCGCTTCACTTACAGTCTTGGATGTATTTTGTGGGACTTTTATCAACAATCATTGTTACAGGATTCCTTGGCTCGCATGCTTCTTTACGTATAGCGTATAAGAGAATCTTAGTGGAGAATCTCATCATGGTGACTCTGTTGGGTCTTTATGAATGGACCTTCTTTGAAACAATTATTTATAACTATGAGAATATATCGCCACCCGAAATTGACCAGTTTGTTGTAGGGCAACTTCAAACAACATGTAATTTATTGACCTATAATAACACGTAAACAAGTTATTGCGAGTATAACTTGTAAACAAGTTATTGCGAGTATAACTTGTAAACAAGTTATTGCCCAACCATAACCTTTAGTCGATTAAAATGCGGGACCCAGCGTTTCCAGTTATCTATTTTGACAAGTCCATTACGAATTCCAAAGGTAACATTGCCCATCATTGTATTTATATGACACTCTTGGATTGTTTCTGCCGCATACAGTTCGCTATATTTTTCAAGTGTTAGAATATCGACTGCCTGACCCTTTGTCCTTCTCACTGTATTATGAAAATTCATCATCCATGTACGAGCATAGGTATTTAGTTCTTCTCCTCTTAGTGTATCGCATCGAAATGGAGTTGTGACCAAATACGATCGCATATGGGCCTGACAGGTCGGACAGGGTAGAATCGTGGGTAAATGGCCCAAAACAAATTCCATTTCTCTGATTTGATCGACATCAATCGATGATTTACCTATTCGACAGGCGATAATGTGAAGCATAGCCCAAATGGCAGGCCCCCACGTCTCAGGCTGTCCGTCTGCTTTGCTATGATCCACGACAAGTGTTAATTTACCTTTTTTACATCCACACCCCATTCCTTAATTTCAGTAATTTTAAATTAATTTCTATTTGTACACGGGACCGGGATAAGACTAATTAGTCTATATTTGCCTATCTGTAAGGCAGAAATCTACGACGTCTATGAATATTCATATCATAGAGAATATCAGTATGAAACATGGAATACACGCCGAAAATTGACTGAGATACCATGATTCCAAATAGATAGTATTCTGGTTTATGTTTATAATCATGGCATATCATAGTGGCAATTAGTAAAAAATGAACCCATACAAAGACACCTCTCGTTCCATATATGGAATAATATAAATATATAAGAGGTCGTTTAACAGTTGAACAGATGTATTCTATTGTGTTAACTCCATACAGGACATGGTATATGACACTTGATACAAGTAAATACAGAGGGGGTCGGTGTAAAAAAAGTGAACTATATAACAGAAAAAACGCAAAGTTTACAATAAAATGAATAACAGGTTTGAACTGATCCATCTTTGATGATCGCCGAATGGGGGCCGATTCAAAGGGGCGATTATAGCGTATTTTATATCGCTCATGACATAGCTCACATCGCAAATTCTTCAAGGTAATCTCATCTTGATGTGCTATGGCAGGAATTAGTCTGCGATAACTCGTATCAATCCATCGATTTAGACAACCTTCGTGAATATACTGTATTGATCCACTACAACGACAAGGTACAATCAAAGGGCTGTCCTCCTCACTCTCCTCAAAACATATTCTACAGCTTGACATTCTTATTTTGTTGTTTTCCAATAAACTTGAAACGCTGTGTCTTTCCAACTTAATGATACAACGTGTCTATCCTTTACTATGCGTACGACAAGTCCCTCCAGGCAAGCTCCCAGACGCACCTTTGGACTACAGATACCTAACAGTCGTAACCCGATTGTTTATAAGCAACAACAAAGACCTAGACCAAAACCCGGTAAGGTAGAAGTATATGGGGCAATCATACATAGCAGAGCCACCGACAAGTACTGCCTTGTTGAGGGCCGATCTTCAGGGAAGTGGTCTTTTCCAAAGGGCCATGTAAAAGAGGACGAGAGTCCCTTTGAATGTGTAGGACGTGAAATCGGTGAAGAGATCGGCATTGACAGTTTACCCATGCCCCAGAGAGGCATGCCACTCCGTGTAGGATATTATTACTACTTCGACATTCCGAACGAGTGGCCCCTAAGTCCAAGGGATCTGAATGAGATCGGCACGGCCGGCTGGTATTCCTTACAGGAGATGGAGTCCATGAATCTCAACATAGACGCCAACGTCTTCCGAACGCAACAGAGTAAATCCAATATAGTGATTAATTAATCGTGGATAATCCCATCACACATTTTCGTCCTAACTACAAGATGATCAACTCGCGGCGAAACGAGATATATAATAACAATGAGGTGGTCAATTCCAATGACCTTAGAAAACGTATTGTGAATGTGGATAGCCGGTTCCGATCTGTATTAACAGATTCGTCGACAGATTTTTTATACAAGTTCGAGCATCCTTATAAGAACGTGATACGTGTACGTATCGCATCTGTGGAAATCCCCAATATGTGGTATGAGTTTTGTGATAAACAATATCATAATACTTATTTTCAGATTTGTGCCTACGATATTAGTAATGTTCTACAGTCCGCAAAAATCCAAATCCCTGATGGTAACTATGGAGCAACGGAACTCATCAATACAATTCAGGCAAAGCTAAATATATCGTTTAATTCAAAGTACGGGATTTTTATTGATGTTAAGGTGGATCCCTATTCAATTAAGGTTAGTTTTGTTCATACAGGGGTAGGTCCAGTAGGGGCCACAGCCCCTACAACCTCGGCGAAACCCTTTATCTTGAACTTCAAGGTCCCAGAACTCTGCTATCAGCCATTTGACTTTGGTCTTGGATCCAATTTGGGCTTCATGAACAATTTCTATAATGTGACCACGATTCTTCCAGATGTTTCGGGCACTCAGTACATCCAAACAAGTGAATCGCTTCTAGATATTGTAGCTGATCACTATATATTTTTGTCGATTGATGACCTACATGGGGTAGAACAGCGAACCAATGACAACTACTTCCAATGTTTAGCAAAGATCATCGTACGTGAAGAAAAACTAGCTGTTATATACGATGACGGATCGACCCTCTTATCAAATGATGTCATCTTTCCGTCCCCTGTGGATCTCAAACAGATCCGTGTTCGATTAACGGATCCATATAATAAACCGATTGATCTCAACTATATGAACTTTTCCTTTTCCCTAGAAATTACAGAAGTCATGAACACCAAGATGTACGAATTCTATAGGAATTACATTTGGCTAGGTACGATTCCTTCTGTGCCTGCGAATGTGACAGGATCGGCTCAGGGATTGTTGGGGGGGAAGGGGCCTTAATGAAACTGGGCCTTAATGAGCCCCTGTAAATAGGTTACACGATTTAAGACAAGGGATATGTTGACACTGTCAATAATGTTCTGAATGATACTGATGATGATGGTCTGAATGGAGAGAACTTCTTTTGCTAAATGGGTTTCTGCTGCGATAGCGGTTTGAATGGTTATTAGATTGGCCATGACGTTATCAAGGGATTCTTTATTAGTAATTTCAGTTATGACGTAGATAATGAGGTCCGCAATGTCATTGTATAGAACAGGAAGATCGGTTGCTGATGCTAGCAATCCCTTTAGATAAGTAATACGATTTAGAACCATGTTAATGTTTACCCCTGCTGCGATGTTATCCACAATGCTTAGCATGATGGTTTCGATGGTTGCCAGGGCCTTTTCAGCGTCTCTTAAATCATGAATATCTGTTTGAATTTCTTGAATTTCCTTAATGACTGTATCGAGGCTGACCTTATCGATAATATATTGTATGATCTTCAGGATAAAGGTTTCATATTCCGAATAAAAGGTGGCTACATTGTTAACAGGAACGACTACAATGGTTGCTATAAGCTGGTACTTTTCAGGGAGCGAAGGTACATAAAAGACGGTTAATTGATTAGATGGGACTGATAGATTAATATAGGATGTATATTGATCTGCCGTAGGATTATGGACTCGTCGCCTTGGCATATTTAATTTACTTGAACGCAAGTAAATTAAATAGGATTAGAATGAGTTATATTATGTTATATCATGTTTACACGGCAGCAGGTCCCAGGGTGATCTGGAAGGCATAGGTGATGGCCTGGATCGCATTCGCTCCCGTACCCTCTGTGGGGTAGGTAGGGGTGCCCTTAAGGTTGGTGGCAGTGGCACCAAAGGCTCCCGAGCTGGTCGGCTCTGTCTGAGGGGCAATTGTAGAGTTGTTAGGGAGGGTTGTGGGATTGGGCTTAGAGTTAGGATCTGTGTCGGTATTAGTGTCGGGACCAGGGAACCCTACTGAAACGCTAGGTGCCTTTAGCTGGATCTGAACGTACACGATATCACCTGGGGCGAACAACAGGGCCTGGTGACTGTTGGTGTTACCGCTAGTGTTATCCCTCTCACTGGCACGAGAGGGGTCCTGAGACAGAACCTGAGCCGCGATAGACCTCGCCACAGCAGAACTCATGGATCCGAGTGACTGTACAAGGCCTGCGACAATGTTTGCGTGGCTTTCGTCAGCGGCGACGTCATCAGCATTCTGGGCATTGATGTAGTCAATCAATTGCTTATCGTTGTCAATGGCGGCGGTAGCGGCAACGTGTCCAAACAGATAATGGGCATAGTTTGCCAGAACCAGGTCACCGAAGGTAGCATAGTTGTAATAATCTGGCTGGCCAGCATACGCAGTAGCATTGAATGGAGTTGCGGAACCAGCGTTCAAGCCCTTTTGGCCGTTCATACCATCCTTATCAGACAGCACCTTGTGAAGATCGGTTCGCAGTTGACCAGACGTATCACTAAAGAACGTAAACTGGCAGGGCTCGGTAACAGCACCATCAGACCCAGCAACACTGTTACCCGCCCTCGTAATACAGGCACGAAGCGACCCAGATTGTCCCGAAGGCTCCCAGAACTCAATGATACCATGGGACGCATCCTGGTACAGATCATCAACAGGGAGAGCAACCTTACACACCACAACGTTGCTGAGAGTCTCGCCCAAAGACTCAATAAGGTCCACACCGCCCTGAGCACTAACACTTGCGTGGAGGCTAACAATCACGCGATTGGACGCCCTCGCAGAGAGGATACCGTCAACGGCACTGCCATCAGTAAGGGTGTTAGTGCCAGTAGCGACGGAAGGGGAGAACGTCATGTTAGAGGAGGGATCGGATGCGTTTGGGAGGTTGGAGGAGGGGGCACCAGATACTTCACCGTTGATCGTTGTGGCGGGGAGAATATCAGCCATTTGTTTTGTACTTACTCGTTAGAAAAAAATTCTGGCGATATAGAAATGGGAAAGTATTATATTTCGAATACCACTGGAACCCTGACCAGCACTGGAATTATCAATAATAATGGCAATGGCAATGGCAATGGCACGAATCCAAATACATCTATGTGTGGATGTTACTGTCCCTCTTCTACAACGTTTTTGTCAACCTTAACGGACAAACTGTTAGAGATGGCTCAAAGTCTGAAGGAACAGTTTGCTGCTTTGGAAGCAAATTCAAACTCTACATTACAAAAAGCAAAGGGTGTGATTATTGCTGAAATTACAACACAGGGTAGTATAACAACAAAGTGGGAATACGTGTTGTATATTCAAATATATGGTCCTCCTGTCCAAGGTCAATTTGATCCTGTCTATCTGGAGCTGATTCGGGATGGGATAGCGGATGGATCCATTCAAATTCCATCCTAATCCTTAGTCTTTTTTACACGTTTCGCCTGGACACCCACGATGGGCCGGAGGTTTCCCGCACAGATCGAGGCGATACCGGAGAGTTCGGATCGCCGGATCACAACCTGTTCGTCTCCACAGGACTTCAACTCCTCCAAATGTGTGGCCAACATCACACCTTTGTAGGATGTCAACAGCCCCCTCAAAAATGCCGGAGTCTTTTCCAGATTCGGACCGTCGCAGGCCGTAAACCCTTCGTCAATAAACAGCTGCTCATAGACAACCTTACAAATTCCCAGTCGGCTCATCGCAATACGCATTGCCATGCCCACAATGAATCTCTGGAAGCCGGAGGCCTTTTCGATAATAGGACGACTGGTACCATCTCTCAGAAACCACGCAAATGTGTCAATTGCGTTGAGCCATTCGGCCTCCAAGAATAGGGGCCTACCGTCACAAATGGTCACTAATAGCTCATTGACAGCCCCTTCGATCATTGGCCGGAGCTTTTCCCTGTAGAGCCATTGTCTATACGTCTTGAAGGCCTCGCAGACGACCTCGATCAGGATCTGCCGGACTTCAATTTTCTTTTTAGCGACGAGCACCTCGGCCACCCCGTTAACTGCGGCCGACGCCGCGACTCTGGCTCGCAGTTCTGACTGCCTCCCTCTTAGATCCAGTTCCTCCTGACGTAGCTCCAGATCACGCCGAAACCCAGGGAACGCCGCCAAGACACCCATCAACTCCTCGCGGCGTTTCCCTGCCTCCAGCTCCCCAATCTCCGCCTCCAGTACCAATAGTCGCTTCTCGGACCCCGCTAGATCCTCCCGTTCCTGATAATCGGTCCACGCGGTCCAGGCCTCGGCCTCCTCAACAGCCCGAGCCAATCCCGCCTTCACCCCTGATGCCCAGCCCAATCGACCCGCCACTTCCTTTTCGTCCCATAACGCCTGTTCCTGCTTGAACCTGGTCACTAGTTCCCCTAGAATTGCCTGTTCCTTCAAAGCCCTCAATCTCTTCACTTCTGCCCCGACCAGACTCGATAGTTCAAACCACCTACAATATACAATAGCCACCTCCAACTCTCCTCGCCGTTTTACGGCATCTTTCAGTTCCTTAAGGCCCCCCCTTACATCCTCCACGTCTCCATACGTCTCCGCCAGATCGGCCAAGACTGCTTGGAGTTGCTTGCGTTCTTCCTGGAGTCTGGCTAGCTTCGCCTTGTCCTCCTGTTCCCGTTTCTTCCACGGCTGGGCCTTACAGGCCTCACACGCAGCATTGAAGGGATAGACAGCGTACTCCTTGATCTGGGGCTTGAGATCCTTGATTTCCAAACCGATTCGAGTCCATCGATCCATGTGGCCAGGATAGGCGGCAACCACAGATTCAAGCACTCCGATTTTACTGTCGTCAACAGATCCAATCCCAGCCAACTCAGACTCCAGCTTCCCTAGGCCAACACCTATCAGTCCCTTGACAGGCATGTTCGGCTTATCCCCTAGAATACGTATCTGTCGACTCTCTGCGTCCACTAAATCCCGACTGATCTGTTCCAAATCCCCCCCTCCCGTCCCCACCGTCCCACTGGTAATCCCCCGTCGCCTCCAGCCTTCCAGCCAGCCCCTCTTTTCCGCAACGATCGCCTCATACTCTGCCTGACTCATGATAGCACAATCAACAACCTCTTCGTCCTCGATCCTGTTAATCCATGACCTCTGTAAGGCCTTCTCCTCCTTTTGGAACCGTTCAAGTCGACTCATAACATCCGCATACGCAACCTTGGGTTTTACTGCCTTGCCTACCTTTACCACTCGACCTTGTAACCCTCGTTTCAAATCCGCAATGTGCTTCTTCAGAAACGTTCGTTCTGTGATCAAGGCGTCCAGTCGCCCCTTGTCCCCACCAACAACTCCAGTTCCAAGTCTATCCAGTTCCTCTCGATAGGACTCCTCTGTCCGCTCAGTAAACACCTTTGACGCGTACGCAGACCAGCTCTCTTTAACCCTAAGACCCTCCTCCCTTATCCCACACAACCTGTTCGTCACCTGTTCCAACTCCTCCTTCAGATCAGCCCCTACTACTTCACCAGATCCTTGCTTGGCTGCCAGCCATAGTCCAATGTCCTTCAAGACACCCTTGTACGCCCTCTTGCCCTCTTCCAACATCAGCTGTAGACTCTGAACGGCCTTCAAGGAAAACACGTCATCAATCAGTCGCTTCTGGGCCACCTTCTCCAGACTGAAGAAGTTACAGTCCCCGTCCTGGGTCAACATACAGGAAGACAGAAAGGTGTTCAGAGTCCCGATATGGGATGCCAGCCAGTTGTCCACCGCCACCTTCTTCTGACAGACCACTAAGCCCGATTCCATCTCTCGCACCTCGATCTTGTCGCACTGAATCAGATTCTCTGTGCCCTTCTTTGTTCTGGCATGAAAGGTCCGTTCAATACAATACTCCTTCCCGTTCAGATCGAAGATCAACAGAGATCCAGGGCTCGATCCTGATGGCGTCTTGTCGTTCAGAATGGCCGCCGAGAAGTTCTTGTTGAACCGACTAGGAAACCCCTCACCGAATAGGGCCACGCACAGCACCTCAAAGAAGTTCGATTTGCCACATCCATTCTTGGCGTTCAAGACCACCAGCTTTCCGTCGGCCTCGCCAAAGTTGTAATGATTGCCTGATCCATAGTTAAACAGCCAGTTCCAGGACAGATACTTGAGACTGACCTTTCCGAAGATCCCAGACTCCCTCACATGGTTTTCTAGGGCCTCATTGAATCCCTCGACGTACTTTAGCAACTTCTCATTCCTCTCTCTGACAGCCCCTATCAAAGACCCATCCAGTCCCTCACTGGGAATCAGGATCTCCTCGGGTCTCTGGAACCAGTTCTTCCATTGATCCGATTCCTGGACCACGGTATCCTTACAGTTATCCACGATAAACTGCTCCCACATCGCAGGACTGTTAAGTTCCATCATATCCACATCCTCCACAACCTTCACCTCAGATCCACCTGTTACAGCAGGCCCCAAGGGGTTCAGCTCCGAAATCCCCAAGACTTCCTTGCCCAAGTCCTGGAGCATTCGAACCGCGTCCTGTAACGCAATTATACCTGCCACGCTTCCCCCAGCCACCCGCACATATAGCTTCGAGGGAAACCAGACCGAACCCACAACCTCGGACCCCACAAACACACCCTTTCCGTCCTTCCTCATAAGCACTTCCAGCTTCTCATCAACGATCCTAACCGTCACATACCCATAGGGATTGTGAATGTGATGCTCTGTGACCTTGTTATTTACTAGGTCCCAATGAAGCAATCCGTGTCCCAGAAGAGCCTCACCAAAGTCCTGTTGTAACAGGGAACCTGGATAAGCCCAGGTGCCTTTCTTACAAGTATAGGAGGTCAGCTCAGTCGCAACTGATCCACTAACACCTGATAAGCCAATGCGACTAGCACGATTTACCTGTTGTAAATGGATATCTCCCAACAGAATCAAATCATATCCATTGAACCATTCAAGGGGGTAGCCATCACGTTCGACACTCATACCGTTCTGTAGCTTGGCCTGTATCACAGACCCGTGAAATAGTGCGACCTTGTGCGTCACCGATTCAGAGAACTCTGGTTCAGGAAAGTCTGGAAGCTCATCTGTGATCCCAGAGGTAGAATTACGGAGCAATGTGTCCTGAATGGCGACTAATCCGAATCCAACATTGTCTACTTCAAACGTGCCCGTGTCATCCATGTAAAACAGGTTAGGAATGTCCCATTCATTGAACGCACTAATGAGATCCAGTTCATCAGGAGCGTCCTGACGATAGTCATGATTCCCTCGAATCACATAGGTACGGGCGATCTTACTGAGACCCTTGAACAGCTTAATCGCCAGTCGCATGCCATGTGGTTCCAGCCTGTGTTTATTATGGAACAGATCGCCTGTTAAAACAATAACAGACTCATTCGGGTCAATCGTTGACAGTGTCTGGAATAGATTCTCAAAGACGCTAAGATATTCATGTTCACGAGAGCGTTCCGAATTGCCCGCCCGAATATGAATATCGGATAAATGATAAATAGATTTTATCGTCATGTTACTATAATAACGAGGGAATAGCTTAAGCTGTTTTAAATTGTAAGAGAATGGTAGGGAAATGGGAATTAGAGCATCAAAAACACAATATAGTGGATTATCTGATGTTCAGATCAAGGATTTATTGAATAAAAATATATATACATCTGAACTAAGAGAAAAATCAAATATTACTGAATTGGAAAGGGAAATTAAGAATAGAATTAATAATCTATATGATGAAATTAAACCTAATTCGTTATCTTTAGCAATGGGTACACCGCCCATGTATACTGACAAAATAAATATTAATGATCAAATTGCTAATTATAAAAACTTACTTGATTCATTATTAGAAATTAAAACAGAGGTGGAAAAATTAACAGCACAAACAAGTACTAGAGGTAGTATATCTTCAGGCGGCCGGCGTAAATCTAAGAAGGCCCGGTCGAAACGTAGGCGACGAACAGTTCGTAAGTAAATAGATTCTGGTAGGGATTATATGATTGGTCTATCTTATATGAACTAGATAAAATGTTTTAATATATATTGGAATGGTAGGGAATGAATAATAATGAAGGATATAGTGGAAATAGTGAAAATGAAAATCCTGTCAGAAAACAAAAAATACGTCCTACGTTCCTAATAAAACCTGATCTTGTAGAGGCAATAGATCAATATTATAAGTCTAAATATACTCGAAGAAATAAAAAAAAAACATCATTACAAAATCCTATTGATATAAATGACAATATAGATGAGCTATCAGATGCTCTAAAATATTATATAAATGTTGTAACTCCAACAAACCAATCTCATCGCAATAATTCGCCAGCGGAAATTATACGTGTTATTGGTGATAGAATCGATGAACTTAAAACAGCAGAAGAAGAACGTACTGCGAGAATAAAAACATTTGATCCTAGGTCTGTAATAACTACACCATATCGTCTTCCACCTTCTATATTGACTGTATCAAACCCTAATGCCACAGGGTCTATTTTTAATCCATTTCCATCACAGAAGATATCCACAAAAATCCAAGGCGGGCGTCGTAAATCCAAAAAGGTCCGGTCTAAGCGAAGACGTTACACAGTTCGTAAATAGGTTATTTTATAAGCCTTAAAATATAGTAGTAAACTAATATATTTTAATATTGATTATAAATAGGGCAATGTCTAAAGCAAATTATAAAAAATATTTAGCAGAAATTATTAAAGAATTAAAAGGTTATAGGGCAGGTCTGTTAGAGGCAAGAAGTTATAATGAATCATCGAATACTGACACTTTAAATAAATTTATATTAAATCTTGAAGGAAAAGATCCTAAATTACAATACAATTTAGTTAAAAACTATTTAGAATCAATTGATATGCTTACAACATATATAAATGTAAAAGAGGAAGAATTATCACCTGGTCATCCATTAATAGAAAATTTATATAAAAATATAAATAATATTTTGTATAAGATTACAGATCCAGAAACTAAAATAATATTACCTAAAAAATTTGTTGATTTTGATGAAAAATTACATATTTCTAATGTTAATGATAATAATAATAATAATAATAATAATAATACTGAACGTGTACTTAATATGTTTAATTTAAAATATTACCCTAAAGAACGTAGTAATTTAAGAACATACAGTTCAAAATCAAATTTTGCTGACCCAAAACCCTTTTCTTTTCGTAAATTTACGAAAGAGGCTCGTAAAAGCTATAGGCAAAAACATCCAAGGAATAATAATAATACAAATGATGATTTATCTGGAGGTAAACGTAAAACCCGTTCAAAGCGTAATCCCCGTCGTAAGACTCGCAAATAATAAAGCCCATAAGTAAGGATGTCAACATATACCACCTATGCGACAGAGAGCGAAATCCGAGAGCATATTAAAAAAGTACTCGACGTCGACGATAAATTCGTAGACTATTATCTTATGCCTAAATTCGAAGGTAAACGTATTCGTCAAAGCTTTCTAAAGAAGCTAGGACCTCAAACACTTGAAGCAATCATATCAAGTCCTAAGTACCTCAATTCACTTATATCTGGACACAAAGGTCGTGCGAAAAGTCTGTCTCGATCACCAGAAAGGACACGAGTAAAATCAAGATCTCCAAACAGAGCTAGATCTACGGCAAAGGCACGATCACCGCCAAAGTTTACAGTGGCAGAACGCAGGAGTCTGTCCCCCAAGCCTTCGTTAGCTGCCCCCTCTTATCGCTTTGCGTCTGTCGCCCCTCCGACAACCAACCCCTTTCCGTCTAGAGCAGTAAAGCCAAGATTTGATGTAACTATAGAACACTTCCCTGTTACAAAGACAAGACGAGCCACATTGAGCTGTGAAATCATTGGCGGAGGTAAAAAGAAATGTAGGAATCGAACAAGACGATTATAAATGGATATACATCCTATGTTGAACAATCACTGTTCTTCAACATAGGACCTAAAGAACTTTATGGATGGCACGGTTTAATCTGGAATTTCAAAATCGCGTTTTTCAGGCTACAAAAAATTACTTCAACGTAAAGTAAGCCATCGCTATAAATAGCAATGAAGCACTTTGAACATACAACATTATCAGAATTTAGTAAACGGAACTACGATAGTCGACTAAACAACTGGACTGAGTATCTGAAGAAGCCACTCAGTGCTATTATAAAAGACCCCAAGGGATCCTTTGATCTTCTAAAGTCTGTGAAAGACCTTACACATACCGAGGTGACCTATCATCTTTATTTGAATTCGATTGTAAGTTATATGAAGCACAATCCTGTAAAGGTGGATGAAAAGGTAAAAGAAGAATGGACTAGGTTGGCCAGGGGTAACAGTGAGGTCATTCAGGAACATTATAAAGAGAATAAGCCATCTGAGCTCCAGAAGGATAAGGTAATGTCTTGGAAAGACATTGAATCTGTCAGAGATAAACTGTCAGATGGGATTCCAAAACTCTTGTTGTCAATGTATACTCTGTTAGAGCCAGAACGGGCGGATTATTTTGAGTGTGAACTCATTTCCAGGGGACAAAAAGCAACATCTGCCAATTACATTAATCTGTCTGATAGTAAACTAGTCATTACAGACTTCAAGACCGCAAAGAAATACGATAAGCTGGAACAAGACATTCCACCAGAGCTGATGAGACAGATCACACTGTCAATTACAAATGAACCACGTCAATACCTGTTCATCAACCGGTTCAAGAAACCTTTTGAACGTCCACAGTATAGTAATTGGGCAAATCGTGTTCTGTCTGAGATCTTTGGTAAGCCGATAACCTTGACTATCTTAAGGCATGCATATTGTTCAAAATTAGACTTCAATGCTCCTCTAAAAAGCCTGGAGGCAATAAGTAAGAGAATGGGGCATGATGTGGGAACGCAGAAGAGATATCAATGGATCAATGAGGTGGTGGAGTGAGTTGAATAGT